TTGCTGGAGCAGTGACTATCACTCATACGAGTTTGGGAACAAGCGCTGCTTATGGTACGCATACGTTGGTTCGTGGAGCAGTGACTATAACTCATACGAGTTTGGGTACAAGCGCTGCTTATGGTACGCATGCGTTATTTGCTGGTGGAGCGGTAGTCCCCACTAGCATTAGTAGTGCGGCGTCATATGGGACACACAGCTTACTTAGCACCATAACCCTTGCTCATACATCTGTTGGCAGTGCAGGTTCTTATGGCACACACACATTTGTTCCTGGTGTAGTTAGTATTATTCACACCAGTGCAACAAGTGCGTCGTCATATGGAACACACACATTGGTTCGTGGTACTGTTACCATAACACACAGCAGTGCGGGGTCTAGTGCATCATACGGAACACACGCACTTGTTGTGGGCGCAGTGACAATTATTACCAATGGTGTAGCCACAAGTTCGTCATACGGGTCGCACACATTTATTCCTGGTGTTGTGGCCATAAACAGCACTTCAATTTCTAGTATAGCGTCATACGGCACATCAAATATCACAACCTCTTACCAGATTATCGGTGGGGGGCTGTCAAGCGCAAGCTCTTATGGCACTCACACATTAATACCTGGCGCGGTTATCATTACAGGTGGCGGATTGCCAAGCTCAAGTGCAATAGGTACGGCGTCGCTTCGGTCAATATACTATGTTTCAGCAAGTTCAATTAGTTCTGCTTCTGGCACTGGACTACCGTTGCTTAGTGCTACATATTTGATTAATGCCAATGGTATCGCCAGTTCTCAAAGCATTGGCACCACTGTCCTGTATGCCATCTATCAAATTACAATTGGCACAGGCATACCTTCGTCCGAGTTTGTTTCAACACCCTATATAACAATAGGTCCGGTGCTTATCGGTGTTGTATCAATTCCTGGCGGAGATGCATACGGTACACCAAGTCTTTATGCTATCGCGTATATTTTAACCAGTTCAATTGGTTCTGCGTTGTCTCTTGGTAGTGTTAGATTGCAACTTCCAGCTATACCGGCGCAAGTGACTTCTCTATTCGTTGCCGAACCATGCGTAGCAACTACACGTGTTGCGCCGTGTGACAGTTTAACAAAACAAGTTCCTATGCTTAGGTCAGTAATCAAGTTCGCCGCAGTTTCAAGTACTGTCGAAGAAACTAATACCGATGCGGAAATAGCTTTCGTGTAGGCATAGCGGCCGTGGATTCTTAAAAACACACTGTGCCTGAGTTTGAACCGATTACACGAATAAGAATTCTAGCGAATATTAGAGATTTTGACGGAGTTCTGTCAGACCCTACAACGCTTGAGTGCACTGTGCATGAACCCGATGGCACAGAAACAACTTATGTATGGGGGACCGATGTGGAATTAGTCAAGGAAGACACAGGGCAATTCTATTTAGACTGGGATGCGAACCAGGCTGGCCAACACAAATATCGTTGGCAGTCAGGCGGCGTTATTCTCGCCTCATTTGGCGGTTCGTTCAACATCAGACAGCCGAGGTTCTAATGACAGAATATTATCCAACAACCAGAATAAGGGTAGAGGCACAAATACGCAACTTAAGCAATGTGTACACAGACCCTACACAATTGATATTCACAATCGAAGAACCCGACGGTGTTGAAACGTCGTACATGTGGGGTATTGACCCAGAATTGGTCAAAGTATCAGCCGGTAGGTTTTATGTCGACTGGGATGCAGACCAAGAAGGACAACATAAATATCGTTGGCAAGCGAACGGTGCTATTCAGGCGGCGTTCGGTGGTTCATTTAACATCAAAGAGTTCAACTTCTAATTCTGGTTCTTCATACTGAATACGAGTAAGTGCCTCGCCCTTTGATGTGAGTGGCATATATCGCACGTTGACCTTGCGAATGTATTTACCAGAATCATCTGGCGTTATTCCTGCTCGAGATAAAAGGTCTAGAATTGGCTTACATGCATTGTCTGGGTCGCAATTCGGGCCCCAGTCTCGACCCTGAACAATGATAATGTCAACGTCTATCGGAAAGTTGCGCGCTGGTCGCATTTGTGATTGAACAATTGGTAGATTAGTTTCAATCCAATTCCTGTATTTGCTTGTCTTGAATACGCCTTTGGGTGTCATCGCGTACATGCGATTAGCAGATATAGGCGCACCTATGCTACATGCTGTGTCTTGACCAAACATAGTTTGGTTTATACATAGTCTTTAGCATCGTATGGACTGGTTGTTGTGCTTGGTGGTTTTGGCAATGTGTTTGAATTTGAATTAGACTTTGGTGATTCTGTGGCCGCTGGTGGGTTTTTAGGTTCTGTCTTATTTGGTGTTGTGGCTGGGTTAGGTTTTCCAACTTGTTTTTTGGATACCGGTGGTTCCCACTTGAGTTTCTTGCGCTTTTTCTCTTCTATGGCGTCAGAAAATGGCTTAGCCTGCGCAAGCCATGATGATTTGCCGCTTTTGATTTCTTCCAGTCGTTTTGCTGACTCACCAGACCACTTTGAATCTTTTTGGCCAGGCGCAGTTGGTTTTAGTCCTTTTGTCTCTGGTAGCTTCAGGGAACGTGCTCGAGCGACAACTGCTTTTACAAGCCATGGTTCGTCATTTTGCTTTAAGACTGGAGTGCCGTCGTTTAGAGTAACTATGCGCTCTTCTTGCATTCGACTTTGCATGTAGTCAATGCCCTTATTACGCGCAAGTTCGAGTAATTTACCAATGTATTCAGATATGCCGCCACCGTAACCGGCGGTGACAATTCTTTGGACGTGCTCGTCTATGTGACTTGCGGTGACTATTTTGCCGCTGTCATCTAATTGAGCTGCCGATTCCAACATGTACGCTATAACAAAGTCTAAATCATTCATTTTAGTCATCAATCCATCCCTGGTAATTGCCTATGTCTGGCTTTTTAGGTGTTTCTGGTCGTGGCACCTGCTGTTGTGGTGCAGGCTGTTCTGTTCGTGGTGCAGGCACTACAGGCGGGGTGTATTCAGGTTGCTGAACCGATGGGGTGTCATACTGCGGTTCGGGCTGTGGTTGCATTGGTTGAGAGTATCCAGATTGAGGAGGGTACTCTAAAGGAATGGCCTCTTTAGCTGCTCCACCTGGTGCCATTTGAGCTAAAATAGCCAAAACAGCGGCGGAACTAAGACCAAGACCGACTAGAAACCTTTTTAACCTTTGTTGCTTTTGAAGCTCTCGGTTTAGTGGCCATGGACCTGTGTACTCTTCCGACTCATCTGCAGATTTATCGTTATTCAAGTCTAGTTCAGGCTCGTTATCACCACCAAATTCACCTGGCTTTGTCGATATTGTGCCAGGGGCGTGCTCCTCTTCTGGTCCAGAAGTCATAGGGTTATTTTCTTCATTCCAACCCATGCCTTCAACAATCAAAGATGCGACTTGGTTTGCAGAGTTTTCTGTTAAACCACTCATTACATCCGCATCAGGCTTAGAATTATCAAAAGAGACATCATTATTGTAAGCATAGACAATTGTGGCAATTGCTTTTTTTGCCAATTCTCCCCCCTTGATTATATCTATTGACAAACTCTTCAAGGCGTTAGTCTCTGACTCGCTCTTTTCGCTTGCTTTTGATTGAAAATCTTTGATAATACCGACAATATCGTTGGCCAATCCGACTTCAGGCCCGTCGTTTTTTGATTCATCTGAAGAATTTTCGATTTCAGAACCTAATGGTGCTTCGTCTGGTGCATCTACGGTAGATTTGATATCGGTAGGCACTTGTGCGTCAACATCACTCATCCCAATATCTTCTACATTATCGGCTCCAGAATTATCTATGCCAACAGGGGACTGAACGGGCTCATCAATTTGTTTGCCTTTTCCTTTAGATTTTGGTGTTTCAACAGGTGTTTCGGGTGTTTGAACAGGTGTTTCAATAATCTGTTTGCCTTTTCTTTTTTTAGTTGATTGTGCAACGGGTGTTTCAGTTGGAACAGTGTCCAGAGTTTGTGCGTCGCCGGTTTCATTTTGCTGAATAGGAGTTTCATCAACTTGTATCTCTTCGCCTTGTGTCACTGGTGAATCAGATGGTTGAAAATCTGTAATTGAATACTCTGGATTTGACCGCCTCAACAAATTGTCAATTTCATTTTGGTCAAACCATCTTATGCCATTTGTCTCAGGGTCTCCCGCAGATGATTCAAAAAAGTCATCTGGAAGTGCTACATCACTTGGCATTCCAACCATGCGGGCTTTTTCTTCCACCAAACCCATTGTTGATTGAATATTCGGCAATGGTTCAAGAAACCAGTTTATCAAAGCAGCGGCATTGGCAGCAATGACTTCTCTGTCTTGAGGTGTCTGGGCTCTCTGAACTTCTGGCTCTAATTGCTTGCTTACTAGCAATTCTGTAATTTGTCTAGCTTCTGGTGTTTGTAAATTTGAAAGTCCTTCAAATTGAACTTGAACAATTCGCTCTGGAGACCGCTCTTCTTCACCAGATATCATTTTGGCCTTGGCAAGTTCCTTGCGCATATCATTGCTAAAATCTCGAATAGAAATATCTTCTCTATCACCAAGTGACTGTAACTTCAAAGACTTAACAATATTTGAACCTATTGCATTCAGTTCTTTTGGTGTATATACGGCATTTGATTTGCCAAAAGACTCTCTAATGCCATTTAACCAGATATTGCGAAATACTGGGGCTAATGTGTTCAACATTGAAATTTGACCTGGTGTTAATTCACCATCTGTGTTTGAGGCAAACCTTAAACTAAATGGCAATGACCTTTGTGCTATGCGAACCTTGCGTTCTTCGTTAAGCATAAATGACCACAGTTCAATATAACGGTCAATTTCCCCAAGTACAAACGTTTTTTCGCCTGCGGTTCTTTCGTTTGTGTTATTTGATAAAATTAGTTGCTTGGCAAAGCGCAACAATTCAAGATATTCACGGTGTTCTTTAACATTATTAAACAACGGTTGACCGGCATCCATTGCCATGCCGACTCTCATTAAAGATTCTACATTGTCGGCTTGTCTAAAAAAACCAATTTGGTCTAGGGTGTTTGCCGTGCGAACATATGGTTCTATGCGTGTGTTGTTTGCCATGATTCACCAATTACAAGTGTACAGTTCGAAATTTAGGAAAGCCGACAATTTAGACCTTTCTTTTGAAAAACACAAGGCGAAAAATAGCATGTTCCTAAGATATATATAGTCTATGTCATCAATATCACTGTGCGGTTTCTACGGCAAAAATAATTACGGAGACGATTTAATGGCCGAATGCTTGAGCCATCGTCTTGGTATCAGTGAAAACAAGGTAAGAATTTACTCTGACGTATGTAAAGGTGATATTTTGAATGGAATGAAAGACCATTCATTCTTAGACAGCGACCGGATTGTAATTGGCGGCGGCAATATCATTGGTCCTAGATTCTGGGCTTTCAAAGATGGAATGATTGACCTTTTGCCAACAGACGGCAGGGTCGTATTTTTGAATGTTGGTGTAACACAAGACTATCTGGGCAACAATGAATTCAGCACAAAACTTGATAAACTAAATGCAAAATGGTGGGTAAGAGATATGGAATCACAAGACATACTCTACAAACTTGGCATTGAGTCTAGCTTTTTGCCAGACATATCATTGACGCTCAGGGACAAGTTGCATGCAGAAAAAGAGGCGAAAACCATTGGGGTATTGCTTAATGCGTATCCGATGAATGACTTATTCAACAACGACAATGTGTATCTTTATCAACGTGCACATCAATTTGCACGAGTCCTGGCACACCATTTAGACTGGATGATATCGTTTGGATGGAAAGTGAAATTCTTGCCGTGCCATGTAAGTACCCAAATTGATGATAGATTAATAGCGGCGGTAGTTTTTGGATACATGAAAAACAAAAAATCAGCGATATGGCAGGTTTCACACATGCCATGGAAGGATTTGTCAGAGGCTATCAGCAAATGTGAATTAGTATTTTCAATGAGATATCATGCGTCGACTACATCGGTAGCTTCCAAAACAAAATTCGTAGACCTAATCCACCACGACAAAAACAAGCAGTTTGTCAAACATATGAAGGTTGAAAAGTGTGCTGTAAACATATGGTCTGCCACACACGAAAGCCTTATAGACGCAACGGTCGAGGCCGAGGCCATAAATACAGATTCATGGTATCAATGCAATGTTGCACAAAATCTGTGGAACGACTTTGATTCATCATGGAAAACTTTCTCATAGAGAAAAACAATGCAAGAACATAAATCACCAAAAACAAAATCACTTATCAAAAAGATATTATCGGGCATTATGTGTGTAATGCTTTCGGTGTTCTTTTTCGTCGTTGGCATCCCTCTACTCATATTGGCGTACATTGGACTGTGTTTCGGATACGCCGGCAGGACACTTGATAAGACCGGTTGTGCTATATGCGCTTATGTAGAGTTCTTGTTTAGAAGTATCATTGATTCATTACATAAAATGTGTCACATCGACCCATATGATGGTGAGTATTGCGGATGCTGGCCTCCGCATTGTGGTTGGCACCCGCATTGTGGTCACGCACCTCACTGTGGATGCCCGTCACATGGATGCTCATGGCTGTCAATTTTAGTTATGCTTTTGAACATCATATCAATGCCATATTTCTGGTGTACCAAAAAACCACGCAAAGCCCATAAGCCTCGCGTTGGGGATAACGAAAAACTACGAGTGGCATATATCAGTGTGTGGGGCACGCCTTGTGGAATAGCCACATACAACGAAGAACTTGTGCCGTATCTGAGAGAATACTCTGATGTCAAAGTATTCGCAGAGTACGCTGATACTGATAAAAACCAAGGACTAGACCGCGACCCAGAATGGGTATTGCGGTGCTGGAGCCGGCACGAGCACCCAAAATCCAAGCTCATGCACGAATTGCTCGAGTATCAACCCCATGTTGTACATATTGGCCATGAATATGGATTCTTTGCGAGGGCTTATATGTACACATCTTTGGTGACTTGGTTAAAAGGTCGCAAAATTCCAGTACTAACTACATTCCATAGTGTTTATGAACACCAGGACAAGGTTGTTACAGAAGCGTCAGCGCCGAACATTATCGTCCATACAGATGCCGGAAGGGATTGCTTGGTGAAAAAGGGTCTTCATCCAAACAAAATACACACAATACCACATGGTACCGAGGTTCTTGCCGGCTCACAAGATGCGCCAGAACTGTTGCCTAGTATGTGGAACACTTGGCACACAAAGCATACTATATTCCATCCAGGATTTATGTTTGGATACAAAGGACACGTCAGGATGCTTCATGTTGTGGCCAGGTTGAAAAACAAATATCCTGATGTGCATTACATCATTCAGGGTTCAGAAAACCCACACACAATGAAAGAACACGATGCGCTCTATGCTCAAATTATTGAAACAGCAGACGCTCTCGGACTTTCATCAAATGTGACAGTGAACCGTGGGTTCGTATCCAAAGAAGTGTTGTTGTCGTTTATCAGAACTACTCGAGTGTGTGTATTACCATATCAAAGCCACCCAGACCACGAGGTGCGTGCAACATCTGGTATCGCCAGAGTAGTTGCTGGTACAGAGACACCACTTGTTGTGAGTTCAGTGCACTTGTTTGATGACCTTGACGATGTCGCCACAAAATGTATTGACGATGATGCAATGTATAATGCGATTGACAACATCTTTAAGGACAACGACGTCAAAAACTCTCAGGTATACAACCGAATAAAGTTCTTGAAAGCAACTAATTGGAAGCACATCGCCAAAAAGACTTTTGACGTCTACAAGCAAATCATTCGTTGATGTCTAATATTGGCATAGCTATATCAACCAGAAATCGCCAGGCCCATTTGAAGATGTGCCTGGCGCATTTTATAGCGTATTTACCAGCCGAACACACTGTTGAAATCTTAGTGTGCGATGACAATAGTGATTCTCATTGTGCAAAAGAAAATCAGTTGACATGTGAGTATTGGGGTGTAAATTATCATTATCACCAAACAAGAATTGGTGTTGCCGCGAACAAAAACTTTGGATTGTCAATAATGGCAAACAATGATGTCATCTTTCTTTTTGATGATGATAGCTTCCCGAATGAAACACTCTGGGTTGAGCCTTATGTCCATACAATGAATTACAACAATGTGCATCATATGACATACACTCCATGGTTTCCAGAGCAAAGGTCGGAACGGGACAGAATGTACATTAGCGAATGGGGCATGGGGTGCTGTATGTTTTTTAGCAAACAGCTTATAGATAAGATTGGAGGGTTTGACGAAAAGTATCATATGTTTGGCTTTGAACATCTCTCTTATGGCAGAAGGGCGTTTTTGTCTGGAATGAACCAGGATTACGGTGCGTATTTAACCCCAATTGATGCAATTGGGAAAATCTTCACGCTTGATTACGAGTACAAAAACCTCAAGCAACAACCCTCGATTGGCACTATTGATTTTGAACACGGTCGAACATCTCATGCTGACACACCAAGTGAAATTGTGAACATGAATCGCAATTTGTTTGATAGTAATAATGATGCCTTATATGTAAAACTCCCACAGTATAAACTGTAATATGTATCGTGGCAAGCGCATAGTTGTGGTTACACCTGCCGGTCGTAAGCGTTATCTCAGTGTGCTTGTGCCATATGTATTGCGAGAAAAGGCAATTATTGACAAATACCGATTCTGGATTAACACCAACAACACAGATGATATCAAGTATATCGAACAGTTAGTCGAATCAGACCGTGAATTTTTTGAGGCAGAGTATCTTGATGACCCTAAACCTAACTGGAAAGGTAATCGAAGGGTCAGGCTTATATGCCAATTCTTCAAAAACTGTACAGAACCTGATACAGTGTATGTAAGACTTGATGATGATATCTGCTGGATGATGAATGGGGCTCTAAGGGCATTAATTGATTATAGAATTGACAATCCAGAATACTTTATGGTGTACCCAGGTATTTTTAACAATGGATACACAGCCGAGATACACTCCGCGCTGGGGCTCATCAAATTTCCTTCAAGCTCTTTCAGGAAATGGCAACGAGAATCAAAATGGGGGATTTTACATCACGAAAAATTGCTTGAGTCAATAGAAAACAACGACATTCATCAGTGGTTGTTTGAAAGCAAGGTTATCAAAGACTATGCGCAGGCACCTATAAACTGTATCAGTTGGCTTGGAGAAGAGTTCGCAAAATTTGGAGGTGTGGTTGCGGATGAAAATTGTGACTACCTAGAAGAAGTTTGGTTGACTAAAATAAAACCAAAGCAAATTAACAAACACAATTGTATGTATGGAGGGAGTTTGATGGCACATTTTGCATTCAACACACAGCGTGAGTATTTTGAAACACACACCAATCTGCTCGAGAGTTATGAAGTGTTGTCACTATACGATGGTGCTATGGAATTCTAATCTATATCCACTGGTGGTGTACCAAGCGGTGTCAAATCTACGCATTTGTCCAGTGTATCAAACTGTATTCCCTCGAGCTGATGGGCAAGGTTTTCTAACATAAGTGCTTGGGCCACCTTGTCGTTGGCATATTGCTCAATGACCTGAAGTGTGAACAGCATCAATGATTCATACTCAATTTTATCAGCTTCTTCAAGTTTTTTAAGCGCAACTGTAAGAGAGTGTGCTTGCATTCTTAGTGCGGCGGCAACTTGCCGTGCTGTCATCTTCGATTCATCCTTCCGAGTAATGCTCTTAGTCTTGGGTCTGACGATGGTGAAGTTTCTGAGCTGTCTGATTGTGTGGGTATTGATGATTCAAGCTCACTGTATGCCATCCATACAATCTGATACCTTTCATAATCAGACATTTTTACCGCCCGCCATTCTGTAGCATTAAACACAAACACGCGTTTGATGATTCCATCAACGTCTAATATGACTGGGTGCACCGGGTGCCCGAGCTCTCCAGAGAAGAATGATTTGGCAGAAGCGTATAGTGCCTGGGCTTCTCCAAACTGTACGAAAAACACTTTAGAGGCGTGTTCCCAAAGTTGAACTACGAAATCATATGATAGTTGGGATATATCTGTATTGTGTATGTTTTTTGTACTTGTTTCTGCAATCCATCGAAGTGATTTTTTCAGAAGCTCTCTGCGTTCATATTCGCCGGCGAAGTACTCTCTCCCATCTTGTGATTTTCTAAATGCATACATTTCAATTTCGACCGCCTCGCGCCAAGTTGGTTCGCGCATGCAACACAAATAAGTTTTATTTTCAAACTGAATTCGCAACAAAAACTCATCGTCTTTGGTACTGGGCAACCAGCTTTCAAATTCTGCAACAGTCACAGTAATAGGTTCGCTTGCTGTTTCTGCCTTGCGATTTTTGCGTGCTTCATTTAGCAATTCGCGCATCTTTTGTGCAGTTTCTAATTGATTGTCTTTTATCATGATTATTCCGTTGTTACGTAAAACTCTGATGTTGGGTATTCAGAGGTGGCTGCTGTAAACCCTTTGGTAACGGCATAGTCACAAGACCTGGCAACAAATGAATATGTCACATCATATGTCTTTCCGGGGTTTAGCGTAGTAGTTGGTTTGTTCCAGTCAACATTCTGCATTGGAAACAAAAACGGTCCGCCGAAATACATGGTAACTGAACCAGATGACCCCTGAGTCATACCTTCAAACAATGCTTCTCTGTCGCGACCAGTGAAAGTAATTTCTCCTCTTACAACTCGATTTGATATTGAGACAAACCTTGGGCCGTGTTGGTCACTTCTGCCTCTTGATGGGCACGTATATTCGAATTTGACATTTTGCTGTACACTCAAGTTCATACCAACCAATGCTTCATAATCCCAGTATCTCGAGTTTGACATTGAAAATGCCAGGTCTCCTGATGTTAATTGCAGTGTTGTGTCAAACCCACAATCCATAATATTCGCGGTGCGATATTCATTAGCATATCCTCGCGTTTCTATATCTCCGTCCCAAAACGCATTTGGTGGCATCAATGGAGAGCGAACCACTTTACCGCCTTTCCAATCAATACTTACCTGAACCGGTGCCATCGAACCAGAACCAGATACACTGAATGAAACAGACGACATGAATACAGGACCATATGCGCGTGAGGCTGGTGTAGTGGTTCCAACAAACATTGGCATACCTGGATAGACTATTGATTGCCTTAATGCCAATTCACCAGGATAATTCAATGACAAATAAGGAAATAGGACATCTCCGCTTGCCAATGGTATCAATGGAGATGTTTGCATTTTAGAGTCAAATACGTGGCCTGATGCAAGACTGTGCGTAAATGGTGCAACTGCAAAATGTGTTTCTAGTGGCTCAAAAACTTTTGAACCTGCGTCATCAGAATACGACCCAACTAAGAGTGGTCGCCAATATGGAGATGTTGATGACAAAGTGTTAAACCCAGACCCATTTCTCTCAAGTGGCAACCCGCTTGCCAATCTGTGCATGTCCCATGTATACGTGTCCTTAATGGGTTCTAGTCCGTTTCTGCGATTACACATTCCAATACGGGTTTGACTCTCATCTAACCATATGCCAGGATTGTAGTCGGTCATAGACATTAAGTACACAGACTGTTGTCCGCTTGAGATTAATGGCGGTGTTCTCATCTGTTTCTCAGACCAGTCTTATTTAACCATTCTCGAGCGATTGTCCTTGGAATTTCATCATGCATCTGGCCTACAACCTCTGGTGTAATCGGGATTTGTTTTCCTGTCTCATCTTTAATATTCCACATCTTTACGAAATTACAAACGATACCTCGGTATAGGTTTCTAGTTCTAACCATCGCATTGCCAGTGATGTGATTGATAATGGTCGAGTCCTCTAGAACGCGAGACATTGTATCAAAATCGCGGCCTTTGCAAGCACAGATGATTTCGTTGCACTCTTCGCCGGAATCAGGACTAAGAAACTCAATGCCTCCACTCGGAATCATGCGAAACTTAAAACGTATTTCGATTGCTGGATTTTGGTCAACAAATAAGCTCATAATATTCAACTTGTACAATTTTAATGTGAGCAGAAAAGTCGTTATATCTACAGGTTTTGACCGTTCATATTTCCCAAAGACCAAGGATTATATTGATTCCGTGGCCGAGCACGGTGAATTTGATGAATCTGTTGCCTTGTGCTTGAACTTTATTCCAAATGAGTCTGAAATTTGTGAACCTTGGAGATATGTATATGTCAACGAGCACCAGGTCATAGCTCCGCATTCCAATAGATGTATGCAACATGGTGCATTCATCAGCTTCTTAAACCTAGACCACAATGATGTAGTTTTGTTTACTGACTCAGATATGCGAATGCAAAGACGAATGTGGCCTGAAGAAATGGCCACATTGCGAAAACTTAAACACGGGGAAGTATTTGTTGGCGAAAACAAAGATGCTAATGAAACCTTGTATGAAGAAGCCAAGTATTTGAGGTCGTTTGTACCATTAGAAAGTTTGCCAGATGTGTTCAAAGACGCTAATATCAAAACATCAAAGTGTTACAACACAGGCGTAATGGCGGCGACGGTTTCTACATTTTCGGTGATACTTGAGGAATACGCCAGGCATATTGGGAATATTGATTACACATTTGAACACTACGCCAGACAACAATGGTTGATATCATATATCATTGCATATCGCGGAGACCTGAGTGTACGAATTATGCCTGCGACATTTCACACACACGGTTGTCATGGTGCAAAACCGGGCACGTCATACAATGGATTGTCATACACCTATCATGGCGTTGATGTGTTGTTTGCCCATAATTTGCACCCACATATGTTTCATCAAGAGAAATCAAGTGCGTTTTGACCAGTGATTGGAACGTATAATTGACGTTCTTTTCTAGAAACCTCTTCGTTGATAATTCCATTGACCTTGCGTGCATGAATTCGATAGGCTTCCCAGGGTTCTTCTACCAGGCTACTCTGAAACTCATGTGGCAAACTTTTAAGCGGCGGCGGCACTCTTCCCATTTGCCAATCAAGGTCGAAGGCATAAATGTAGTTGCTTGCGCCAATAGGCACACAGGAACGCCCTAGTTTGTTGGTTAGAATGGCTTCCTGGGCCCGTCTGGTGTATTCCATGTGTTCGTAGCCATAAATGCCATAACGCTCGTCAAATCCGCCTATAACGTCAAGGCAGTGTCTGGTCATAAACATTAATACGCCTAGTTCGGCATTGTACTCTTCAACACCAAATGCTTTTCCAACAGGGGCATAGGGTCCAATGTGTGCATTATATAGTAGATGATGGCAACCACTGTGCTTGTAACAATTAACATAAAGTTCATCCCAGCCTGGTTGTTTTGGAAAGCAATCATCATCGAATAGAAAACAATAGTCACAATCACCAAGTCGCTCTAGACATTGATTTTTAGCCTTCGCAATGCCCATTCTATCACTGGCATAAACATAGTTCATTGAAAACCCGTGCTCTACACAAGATTGTTCATTTATGCTGGCAAAATTTTCGTCGCTATTGTCGTCAAGGACAACAAATGAGTAATCCAGTCTTGGCTTGAACACGGCAAAGTGTCTAAGACATACCGACAAGACATCCGGCCTGTTTCTTGTTGTGATTGCGATACCAATTTTCTCTGAAGTCATTACATCCCCCACTTGTCAGCAAATGCCTGTCTTAATCCATGTGTTTTGTTAATTTTGTCTTTCGGGTCTAGTAGTTCGTGAGACTGAGACTCAAGATGTGTTACAAGCGAAGATGTGACAAGTGCGTGTTTCTTTTTAGTACATCTGAGATACTGTGCCAAGTCATTGTCCTGAAACCAAAAACTAAAAGCCTCGTCAAGTGGCATTATGTGTTTCAGTGTGTTTTGATTCATAACCAAACACCATCCGCAAAAATGTATACCAGACTCAAAACCAAACAATACCCCGTCGTCATATGGCCTGTGTGCTTCCCACACTGGACACTTTGGAGACGCAGAGTCCAAATTATACTCTTTCATCTTTTCGACAATCTCAGAAAACCAGCCCCTGTGACACAAAACATCATTGTTCATGATGATAACATATTCGCTTGTGCATTCTGGCAAAGCAATATTTAGATATTGGTTGTAATTAAACGGAACATTTGGGTGAATTGTGCGATGCACAATGTCTTTGTATGTCATACCATTGAGTTCTGGTGCGGTTTCCACTAAATGCACCCTAAAGCTCCAGTCACTTTCAGAAGAGTGCAACGATTCTATGCAATGGCGTGTCATTGCATAGAATCGTTCGTTTTTCGTATAGCTCAAAATAACAACATCAACTATTTTCATCAGCTTGTAATATATGTCATGATTGGTAGGTCTTCATAAGCATCAGTTACCATTGTCCATTGAACTTGCCTAGTTTGGGTTTCTTTAGACTGACCTGTGCCGCTCGATGGAGCCCATATTACATGAGGGACATCAAGTCTGAAAGTGTCTGCTGAAATCCTTAGTCCATTTTGTCCAATTCCATTGGGACCCCCTAATCGCTCGGCAAGTGCCCAAGGTTCTATTGGTGCTTTGTATGTAATTGTTCCACTCACGACGCGGCTTTCGACAGCAAGCGCAAACGGAAATGCGTTTAGCATTTCTCGAGTGGCGGCATTGTCGTACTCTGGTCGTTCTGGTTCGCTTCCAATTGCATGCATAGAGTGTATTGGTACGATATTATGTTCGATTTTGAATGTGAATTCTTGTATACTGGTTGGCAATAGGTCAATTCCAGAAAATCCTCTGAACAACGGGCTGTCAATAAGACCATCCATACCAAAAGACCACGAATCAGATGCAATAGATTCAATCACCACAGCGGTGTGTCCAACCATACGGGCCGGCGGTTGAGCTGCGTAGGCGGCTACAATGTTCGCTGATTCATTTCGAATTGCTATTTGATGATATCTGTCAAGCCTGCACGCATTGATTTCAGATGACACCTTGATTGGCTGGCCTGGCTTGAAAGAAAGTTCAATATTCTTGACAAGGCAACCTGTCATCAAACCTTCTCGCAGTGAAACCAGAGAAAAGGCTCTTTCGTGGAAAATGTCAGTGGCATCTCGTAGTGGTGCGAATATCTGTGTATCGGGTGTAGTGCCAAAGCCAATTGGGGCAGAAAACGTGAGTTTACCAAGACGCTTGTTGACATTTGTTACAGTTGCAGAACTTGTGGTTCCATTATTGATAATGGTAACAGTAAAAGGGGTGGTTAATCTAACAAAATCTGCGGCGTTATCCACAAGTAATTCGGTTGTAGATGGTGAAACAGTTTGTCGACACTTGGTTATCGCCACACTTGGTGTGCCAGCATACGACAATCTAGTCATGTGATACAAGTCAGCAAACGCGGGGTCAACCCATCCCTGAATTGGACTTTGCAGTGGCATATCCAGAGTGGCGGTAATGGTCAGTGGTGGTACCATAAAGTTGCTCGGGTCTACTGATTCTCCGGCTGACTTCTCGGTTACTTTAGGTGCTTGGTCTACGTTTAATCTAAACGAACTTGCTGCGAGAATCGTGCGTGGTGTGACTTCATCTACGATGTCAATTGCATACAGCGGCTCGCTTGGTTCATTGCGCACAATTGCCAATAGGTCTACGAATCCCTCGTGAAACCCAAGCATTCCAAGACTACTATAGATTGATTGAACAGACATTACGGCACCGTTTCTACTGTTACAAAATCATACAGGCTCCAGGCAATACGATAATTTGTATCCATGCTTAGGTCAGCGCCTGGTGTGATGAGAACTTCGTCAACTCTATCAAACAAATCTGATTCAGAACCTATGAGAAACTCAGTGCCTCGAATAGTATTTCTTGGCACTGTAACACTGAATGTTTGTGGTGTGCCGGTTGCTCCGAGACGCGCAGTAATCGTAACAATCAATTCGTTCTTTGTAGGGCTGGCTTCTGGGTCTGACAAATCATACTCATCATCTCCAGCAAAAGAAACAACCGGGTCTCGTCCACGAATTAATGTGTTGGCTTCTACAGGTGGAACATATACACGCAATCTTCTTGGTTCTAGTGCTATATCACCAGTCAGTCTTAGGCCTCGTTGTGTTACTGATTTACCAGCAACACCACTGTCAATATAACCGTACATTGGGTGAATGTATGCAGTTAGATTGTTGATTGTCGCCCATGTAGGCGGCGTTGTGGCTGTTGCATATTTACCGGTTGCAGTTGCTGACGATGCAATAAAACGAATGTTTCCACCTGTTGGCGCTGCTGATTGTTCAATCACAAGCCAGTAGTCACTGCCGTCAGCGAGGACTGCCTGTATCTTTAATAAGATAGTTCGTGTAGTTGCTGTCAAATCGCCATATGGTACAGTGTCTGTGGCTGTGGCCACCAAAGTCCCTGGTACGCCGGCATTATCATTATAAATGTGAAATGTCAGTGTTTCTAGTGGATTTGACAACGTGGCTGATGCTTGAATTTGGCATCTGATACCATTAAGTAGCGTTCCAGAAGCCGTGAATTTCATGGCTTCAAAAGTTGTTGACATGGTTCTGGTGGTGTTATATGTTAACCCTGGAAATGTGTATGAACCATATCCTGTGACTTCGTTTACACTAGTTAGCCGATAATCAATCTGGTCTCCAACCAAATTTGAACGACGATATACATGATAGAAAAGAGCATCTGTTACTTCATCAAACTCGATATGATTAACAAAATAAGACGGACTAGAATAGCTTGCGTTGGCTGTAGTGTATGTGACAGGCGTTTCGCCATTGTTGGTCACAGCACTAACTCCGTAGATATATGTGCCTCGACTCATTGAAAAAGATTCGCTAGACCAGTACACATCATCGTTGCGATAACTTGTTCCTGTCACGTTGGTTGGTGCGTCACCAACAATTCCATATGCATAATCAAACAAGTCGCCTCTAAAAATAGCGAATGTGTGCTGTACGTCAACACCCCTGATGTCATAATATGCCCTGGCGAAATTGCGCGGAAATTCAAATCTTTCAAGGCCGGCAAATGAAATACCTCGAGCAAAATAGCTAGATGGCTTAAATGAGCGCGTCGCCCAATATGTCCTGAAATCCTGGTCTGGGGCATCAGCTACCTGGGCTGTGTACTCTTCCATAGCGGCCATCATGTTAGCCAAGCTGGCGTTATCTCTGGCTTGCTTCAAAGCAATTCTGGTTTGCTTAGCCGCTCTAGTAATAGTACTTGCGTCTGCAGAACCAAAAATTGGGTTGGTCGAATCTGGTGCTGGATATTCCTGAACTGTTCTCAAAATTACTGGTTCGCCGGCATCTTCTGTTAGTTCCGGGTCTTCTGGTGTACCAGCAAGCATGTCTGCGATTGGAAGCCACGTATCCGGCAACGGAGGAAAATAATAGAACGTTTCTGGATTTGTACCACCATGAACCACAGGCAAACCATATAGTACAGAGAGCTTTGGTTCGTACACAAAATACACAGGAGAGCCGGAGGCAATTGATGGTGAAATACGGCCGTATCTAAGAGGGTCACTAACAAGCCCAACACCATTATCATAGCTCGGGTCTACAACAAGTGCGGTGCCGGCTGTATTTACGCCAGAAAACCTGACGAATACGTTGTTGACATGTGCCGATGCAGGAAATCCAAGTGCCTCGACAAGACTGATGTTATTAATTGGTAATTCAGTTGCATTTGCCGAGGTTGCCGCAGAAGTTGTTGTGGAGTAAGATTGCGTAGCACGCTCAGCTTCTGTAATCGAAAAGCCTACTCTAATGCCATATAGATATCCAGCACCATATGTGTCAGCAAATACTCTTCGAATTGCAACTTTTTGCGTTGGGATTACAAGTCTTTGCCCGTTATACCCAACTTCACCAGAACTGAAGTTCACAAAATACTTGTCGTTTACGTTGTCGTATGAACCAACGAACCCTTCTGGCGTTGTTTCAAGAATACCAAAAGCAGGTAGTTGATTTGAAGCCAATTGCTCGAGTTGATATAGTTCAAAAGCGGCACTTTTTGGAGTAGTTTCATTGCCAACTCCATCTTGCACTGATACATGCATGTCGCCTATTGCTCTGACTAATTCGTAAATGTATTCTTCAACCATATCTATGCTCACGGCAAAATGATGTTTAATTCGTCTAGTAAGTATTGTTTCAATCTCTGCGGCATATCGTCGTTATATGTCGTCCAATAATCCACAAAATCTGGTGACCATGCCGTTAAATCAACCCACGCACTAACAAAATTGTACAGCGAGAGAGTTATCTGGTCTGCAATTTCTGCCTGAGAGCGCCAGTTGCTGATTGAACTTGGGTTAAAATATGCAGCACTGATTTCATCAGCAAAACCACCCCACGCCCTGGGTGACCTCTTGTCTGAAAAATACACCTTAGCCTCTGTTAAACTGTTTGAGCCAGGAGTGTAATTATCAACACTAATGACAAATCGTTGCAATTCTAGGTATTCAACTTCGTCGCCTGGGTCTATAATAGTGAACGCAGACATGTATTCACTATTTACAAGTTCAAGTGCTTCTGGAACTGAAATTGTTCTTCCAATTAACAATGGTGAACCCTCGTTGGTCGCACCGCCTTTGAATGGCAGTGCGTTAATGTTCAAAAATGGAGTAGTTGATACTTTGTACGCTACGGCGTATGTAGCACCAAAAACATAAACATCACTAAGTGGTCGGGCTCCTAAAAACACATCATAATCAAACGCGACTTCATATGGTGAAGAATCATATTTTGCTGTTGGTATTGCATCGCCATATTTTCGAAACAGGCCAGTTCCAACAACAACTGGTTTTAAGGCATTGCCTGCATCTGATGGCTCAACCCAACAAGCGCCGAATGAACACTCTAAATTTCTAGAAGATAATGCTGTGCCTATGGACATTTCTGCTGATGACAAAGCGCGGTCTTCAGCAGACAAAAACTTGTCTACTGCGACCACTACTCCATTCACTATTTCTGCGCTTAAAAATGGCTGTGACATCAACTACTCCTTATTACTATGACATCACCCGGCGGTGCTCCATCTGTATATGTTTCTAGTTCTTCTTGTGTTTTGGCTACTGCTAAATATGCAACACCATCTGCCAATTCTGGTCCAAGACTTACTGCCGTTGGTGCAACTGCATACGATGTATCCGGGCTGATAAGCTCTGGAATTGGGTTAGTTGTAGAGTGCCAAAACAGCTTCAATTTTTGTGTTGTTGTGTCTCGATAATGCTCTACTACAATCGTGTATGTGCTTGATTGGTCGAGCGGGCCAGGAATAACATAACTAATTGGCACATACGATGGTGAATCCCATGTGTCTATTACCGGAGTATTCATATCTTCAAAGTACACTCGTGCGCCGGTGTTCGCCTCTAAAACCAGCGTGTACACTTCACCATCGTACAACGGCCTAAAATTACCCTCAAATCTGGCATTCCAGTTTTGTCCTAGTTCATCATCATCGCCTTCATAATTTTCATAATTGATGCTCTCTACAATAACGTCTGTGGTAGGTTCGTCAGTTATGTCCAAGTCCTTCTCATTGCCAGAGGTCTTTGCCCAAAACTGAGCCCTCCAACCAGGGGCAGGCTCTAAATGTATGATATCTTTTTCAACAACTCGACCGTCAACCCACAGTTTGACCTTTACAAATATATCTCTGCTTCTTGGTGCGTACTCCCATGACGTTGTATTAGCGTTGTAGAACGCCCGAGGATAAATCGACAACTCTGCGGGTTCTTCTAGTTGCCTTGAGGTATATGACCAAAATGTGTCAACTTTGTACACGTTACTTTTTGTGTTTATAGCAGTGTATCTGCGCTGGTCGTTCGGCGGCGGTAAATGTTCGGTAATGTTTGGTGTATCACGATTGAATGCACCCAACACTGCGTATGTTTGTTGATAACAGTCTAGCCAAACATCGGATGAGTGCGCAATCCATGTATTATCAGGGTGTCGATTAGCAATATAACCATTTGTGACATCGCTGGTGTCCTTTGGCATAAACACCCATCCACCTCGTGGTGTTTCATCAAAATAAAACTCCGCCCAATAAGTACCAGCAGACAGGGTGTCTGCTGTTTCAAATTTGTATTCAACCAGACCGTCCGTAATACTGCGTATCTCTGGTCCGATTGCTGTGGTTACTTCGACACCAGATGGAAAATTTGAGACATCTGTTACTACGCGCATTCTGACTCTTTTTCCGGTTGCGTTTAACAATGTTCCATATGGATTATCTGATTGCAAAACAGTTGAAAGCAAAACACCAATTCGGTCTGTGTCGCTTGGCACAGTTATCTTAATTGACGTTTTGTCATAACACAAAACCTCTTCATAATATCCATCCTCTGTGTCGAATACTGGTGCTATTGTTTCGGTGTCTCCGTTGTACCCAGACAGCCAAATAGTTCCAGACACCGGAGTCCAGTCTGGTGTTTCGCGGCCGGCGTCGTAGTGCCATGCTGTAAGAGTCACTGGCTCTGTTTTAGATTCAACTGCCACAAACCCCCATGTCATCGCTTCAGTTGGTTCAATAACAAGCCAGTATACTCTGGCTTGCGCAAAGTTGTGATTCAAAAAGAATTCTTTTTCAGTAAAATCAATATCTGATATTGAGTCAAATGTGACCGTGCCGCCGGTCGCAATCAAGTTTCCAGGCAATCCATCAACACTTGAGTACAATGATGCCTTTAACCCAGCACCAGGTGAGTTTGTGAATTCTCCATCATATGATGATTTTCTTAGTCTAAGTCTGAACCCAGAGATACCACTGTCAATTGATGTGATGATTTTGGTTGCAAATGCAGGGAATACAATTGCAGTTTCGTGACCTGTGTTTGATGTTTTGTCTAGGTCTGGGTCTTCTGATATTAAAACTTGGTTGCCGTATGACTCAAGTAAAGAAGGGTCCAGTCCACTCGGAGCAATAGTAAATGAATCTCCGCGAGCGACTTCTGGTTCAACAGACCCATCTGGTTTTGATGAATCTCCAAAACCAAAAAATCCATTAAGATTATTTACCCAATATGGAGAATCATACAAAGCAAGCTGCGACACACAAATTCCAAGTTCATCAAGTGAGATAAATTTGTTGTCATACTGTCTTAGGTCAATAACCAAAAATTGGCCGCCATTGTCAAGAAACTCTCTGACTGCGTCGTCTATTTGCTCTTGTGAATACCCTTGATTCTCAAGATTCTTTCTGAATTGTTCTTCTGTAACTAGTGTTTCATCATCTGGCGACACCACTCGAGTGTTGATGATGCGATAGTCGCGCATAGACAAGTCAGGGATTACGCCGGCGTATCCGTGTAGTCGAAATTCGTTCATGTGTTGTAGGGTGTCTTTTTTGAAGTATCCTAGTGTTGACAATCCTGCCAATATTCTTGCGTCATATTCGCTTTCAGAAAGATAGTATTTTGACGCAGTAACATACAGGTCTTTTTCAAACTGGTTTTCATCAAAGTCTTGTAATTTAAGCCTGAGTGTGTAGTCATTGGTAAGTCTATCAGCGGAGCTATCTGATGTAATCGCATCACACTGGTCTGATTCGTCCATGAACACTTCAAACGTATTTGCGGCATCAAGTACTTCGCCGGTGGTACTCAGCAAATTTGAATCAAGTCTTGCCATAACTGTTGATGGTGGGCGTGTGGCAATATCTGAAACTACCCTGCGTTCATCAGGGTTAAACTCGAATGATTGATAACCGTCTTCTGGCACTAACTCACTGTTGATTGGTGTTTTCAGTGCGGCGCGAAACGCTTTAGACGATGTGTTATTTTCGTTTCTTAGGTTTGACAATCCAGTAAGAATAGTATTTGGCAAATATGCACCAGGTGGTAGCAAGCCGTATGCCAAGCTAGAAATTGGCGTATCAATCGAGTACAACCTTAATTCAAGCAAAGACAAATACAGTGCGAATAACAATCTCTCAATCGCATCAGGGTCTTTAACAGGGGGTCGTGCAAAAGACAGTACATCTTGTGACATCCACGCAATATAAAAGTGACAATTCAGCGATGCTATTTCATCTGGGTTGGCATCATCAACATCACCAACATCTGCAAGCAGTGTTCTAAATCCCGCGTTTCTTTGGTCAACAATGTCGTATAGTGAGCCCGGCGCGCGAACCACAACAACACGGCCGAGGGTTTCATACCCATCTACCTCTGGAGGAAAATACGAACACTCATCCCAATTTTTTGGCCAAAACTCAGCAGTAACCTCTGGTCCGACAGATAGTAGTGGTTTGACATCTGGTGATTCATAATTACTCTTTTGAGTTCGACCCATAAGGCGAATACAACAAGCAGCGCCGCTTCTTAAGTCACGTAAATATCCAGTCAGTGCCCCTGTGTGGCCAACTGGTGTGGCGGACTCCCAGTCTTGCAACAAATACAAACTTGGCACAGCCGGCGCACTATATTCGCCATCAAAAAACTTGAAATGTGTGCGATTTTTGGCCCGTAAAAATGAATTAGTAGCATAAATTGAATCAAGCGTCCAACCGAATTGAACCCCAACATCTTTCCTAAAAAAATTCTTGCGAGTCCAAATGCGCATATTTGTTATAGGAACAAAAGACGGTAAACCAGACACACCATTTATTGGTTCAAGTGAAAGTTCTTCGTGTGTGCCCCACATTACAACAATGTGCCAATAGCTGTCTTTTTCCCATTTGGTTACATTAGCCGGAACCTTAATGAAGATTGTGCAATTTGAACCTGTTATTGATACCTCCATGTCAAGTACAACAGGCATATCTCCGTATGATGGTAGTGTTATCGCATCCCACGATGAACCGGTTTTAGTTTGTACTAATTCATCATACGCATATACCCTAATATCTCTCGGTGTGTCAGTTTCTGCATCAATCAACATGAAGCCATCTAGTTTATCTAATGGAATTGTAAATGTAATCCAAGACAAAGGCTCGATTGCGTCATCTGTTTCATTTAGCAATGACACCCATCTTGCGTGCTTAAAATATGGCACATCCTGGTGTGTTGCGCCATCCCATCTCTGTGGTCTGTTGTATGTGAGACGGTCATCATAATTAGAACCTTCGGTGTTACCGTCTTGTGGTTTTACATCCCATGAACTCCATGCATTGTAGTACCAAATACCCCACCCTTCTGGACATGGTGGACCGAAATATCTTGGATACCACATGGCAACACCTGGGTCTTCAAACTCAGGAGCATCATAGTCTTGTTCTTCTAATATGCCATCTAAGACACCAAAACGAACTTGGTCTTCAGTGTTGTATGCCAAGAGTCCAGAAGAGCCATCTGAGTCATGGAATGTTGTGGCTTGGCGCAATCGACACAACGCAGACTCCATGCGTATTAAGGCACCTGGGTATTTGTTGGTATCACCAAAATCACCCAGCAAGGCATTTCTTGCCTTACCGAGTGCTTTATAGACTTGCTCAAATGATATTCGGTCTAAGTTCATTTACCGTCTTTCCCACGAATCAGTGGAGACGTTATCCGGACCATACTCAGCAACTCTAATCAATTCTGTGGCCGACAATGAAGCAATTGCTTTGTATAGCAGTTGTTGCCCTTCTCCGCCGTCAGATGTCTTGATTTCGCCCATTACCACATTGTATAGAATTCGAACTGGTCTCCGCCACTTACTCTTATACGAGAGAATTCTTTGGCGGGCTTCGGTTGATAAATTTGGTATGACTGGATTGCTCATGTCTATCACCGAATCATACATTTCTAAAAATGCGGCGGCGGCGAGAGCACTATCCGCAAGTGTTGGAGAAGTTGATGTGTGTGTGAGATTCCAAATATTATCAAAATCAGTCTGGGCAGATGTAACATAAGTGGAAAGAATATCATTGTGACTGTCAGTAAAATGTTTTGGAGACAATGCTGATTTTCCGCAAATTGGACATATTCCAACTACCCACATTCTTCGATGATTGCGCAGGATGTCATTGAGTAATCTGGCTGCCTCTTGTGAGAACCTTTCACTTGATTGGCGTGTTGAACCCTGAACATACACCTCTATATCAATTTTGTGTTGATACTCTTGAGCACCATAAACCTCGTCTGAAGTCGGAGTAGATGTGCCTTTAATAACTACAGCGGGTGTATCAGTTCCAACTAATGTAAACTCCCCGAGGTGCCATTTTTTGATTACTTGGTCGTAAATAGACGGCAACGACTGATTGTTTTTTGGCCACTCGTCAAATAGTATTCCGCGTATGGTTTCGTATACATCTTCAATCATTTATATCACTTATTGCCTTGTGACTTGCCTTCAACCGCCGGATTCTTTGGTGCTCCACGCAAAGTATTGGAAATGAATCTACTGCTTCTAGTTCGTCTTTGACCCTCTAGTACGATTTCGCCGTTTTGCAGTCGTACCATCATATTCTCTGCCCAATCGTCTCTGCGCTTTTGAGACTCACTTGATTCTCGGTCTGCGCCCTGGAGTTTCTGTTCGTAAATCATTTGTGCGGCCATAATAGCGCACACTGTGGGTATTGGAGATGGGAAGTCCACCTCTCCACCTTGGTTAATCTTTTTTAGTGGCACGTCATAAACTGCACGTATTAGTGCATTTATACGCTGGGTTGCCTGTTCGATATAAAACTCTATGTTGTCGACTAAAAGATTTGCCGGTTCTGGATTGTATGGGTCTGGCGTACTATTGGCACCTTCAACAATAATATTGTTTGGCAAATACACAATTACATCTTCGATATTGCAATACGTTGTCATACAATTTCTCCTTTAGCGCCAATTCCTGGTTGCGCTAATCCTGGTTGTGATTTTGGTAATTGCTGTTCTTGGATTTTTTCTGCTTGTGTCTTTAGGTAATCCGGCTTAAAGTCTTCTCCAAATCCTTCTGGAATAATGCCATAAGATTCCAGGTCTCTGCGATGAATTAACGTGTAAACGTTTGTGCGTTCAACATCATTAGCGTTTCTCGATGCAGAACTAATGAATTTTGGCAACTGCACATCAATATCTTGGTAATGACCAACGGCTGCGTTATAGATTTCTACTGCGTCTGGTGATGCCGGGGTGTTAATTACGCCATTGATGTTTTGTGCCTGCCCTTTAGTGAGTTCAGAAATCATAACCCATCCACCAGATTTGTGAGCATGTTGACATGCTTGTTGCATATCAAGATTAGGTGGCATTGGCTTTTTCATGAGATACACAAGTAATCTAGACTTATCATTACAAAGATACTCTTCTCCTGGTATTACCCATATATCTAGATTGTCTTTCAATGCAATTTGTTGTGCTCGCCAACCAAACTGAGGCCCAAGTGGGTGGACTACCCCTACTACATCTAAACCGTTGGCAATGCCAGCAGTTAGAAGCGAACGCAAGTGTGGGTCAGCGGCAATAACCGATTGGGCACCAAGTTCTACAGGTGCATACAGGCGCAAATCCACGCGCATCATGTGTTTGCGCAAAGACTCTACTATTCGTGATTGCGTATACCAACTGTACTGACGCATACCATTCTTTTACACAAGAACGGGGTGCGTACCTATGCGTTTGGAGCGGAGTATGTGGCCCGTTTTTGACCACAGTGTGGGCAATATTTTTCGGTGTTAAATGAAAATCCACATTCGGTGCAAAATCGCACCAATGAACGCGAGGCAAAAGTTCTTTTCGACTTAGTCTCTGCTTGGCGCACAACTGGTTCCTGGTAGGATTCTGGTTCTTCGTCTTGAAATTCCATGGCATACGCATCAATGTCTGTAACACTGGCGTGCTCGTTGTTAATCATGTTAGCCAATGGTTGCTCTTTTGGTGCCTCTGCTATTTCAGCAGATTCTGCAAGTTCGCGGTTCCTGGCGTAATTTTCAAAGAATCGCTGTAGGGTTGGTGAATTAACAACGCTTTTATTGTGCACGAATTCTCCAGATGAATTAATGTGCGGTTGAAATTCTGCGTCTGGAGCAATATCATCAATTTCAATATACTCGCCTCTCGCTGGCTCAGATTCGTTGAGTACGGTTTGACCGTAAGCGTTGGTTCTCATGGCTATGGCAGCGTTCATGTTGTTTTTTGAGAACGAATACCTTGTGTGTTTGTTCATGTTAGTCCTTTTGCTTTTTGCTATTGTGCACAGACCATTTGAATGATTCTACTTTGACACCTAGCGCGTCTCCAATTCCTAGAATATATTCCATAATGTCGGCTTCTGAAACACCATGGGGTGCAGCGAAAGCCACAGTTGCAGTATGAACCTGCACATTTTGAATAGGACTTTCTTTTCGGACGAAGCTCTCAATAGCCGGCACCTCGCCGGCTTCATTGAACTCGTCAGATGGAACCCCGTCGATTGCCTGCGCAATCCGCATAAGCCTTGTGCTTGTATGAAAATTGCCGTTTGATGCAATTACCTCGGCTAATTTTGTTATATTGTCTGTGTTTCGCATAGTATTGCATTCCACGTCAAATGGTAAGTGACCTCATTTTTGATTTATTAGTCTATGGCCGTCTTACCTGCAAATTCCAGTTCATACTTGCGTAATGCACTCATAAGTTCATGGTCTGAACTACTGTCCATCACATCACTAACACTTCGACCATCCTTTAATCCATCAAAAGCCTGCGGCCAAACAGCGTAGTATTCAGTATTTTCAATTGGCTTGCCGGCAGCCACTGCGTTTTCGTATCCCTCACTAATGAATCTTGCAAGATAAAGAACTCGATTTAAGACATTTCTTAGAGTTGGAGGGGCGGACATGCCGCCAACATATGATTCGGCACTTACAGAAACATCACTGACTGTTATTGTGCTAGAACCACCGCCGGGGCCGGTGCCGGTACCCAGCCCGCCAGTGTCTGATGGAGTTGGGTCTGGGTCTGTAACAATGGTAAAGCCCTCGACATCAAGCATCCTAAGCTCTCTTAATGCAGATATTTCATCATCTACAGAGTAGATGCGCATGGCCTCTGAATATTTTGGATTTCTGATTTTGAGTCTACTGAAGTTTTTGTCAGCAACAACGTATCCTTCATTTTTATAAGCATCTGGTTGCTCTTCAATCAATGCATAAACTTGCGCTAATGAGCGCACCTTTTTGTATGGAACAACCTCTCCGTGAAACTTCATGTTAAATATATCAATTTCTTTGAGTGTTTTTATGTTGACAGCGGCGACGAGATACAAATGTGATGTCGAGTACAAAACCACAACTCGATTGTCTGGTGTAACGAGTTCAAAAACATATGATATATCTGGATTGAGCTTGCTTGTAAACTCTGCCCAACTTGTTCCGCTGTTCATGAGTGTTTCTTCAACTAGTTGTCTCCATGTGACAGTTCTGTCAGAACTATTTGGACTTTTCACAATGGAACTACCATCTGCGCTAAATCTAGTTGAGCATCGCCACTGTCCTTTATAATGATAAATGCATACCAGTGCCCCGTCAATTTTGTGCATTGCTCTGGCGCTAGACCAATCAAATTGGTCTGAAACCGCTTTGTATCCTGATTCACTTGGTTCAAAAAACGCATCTATAGGCTTGCAGACAACATCCCATGTATCGAGTTCCAAAATCAAACCACGGCACTCTCTAACAATTGGAGAAGATTTTGGACTCAGTGGTCGATAGTTGAACACTACAATTCCTATTTCTTGATTTACGAAGTATTGTATGTCGTATCGCTGATATAGATTTTGCAACGTCTTGCCAGAGCGCAAAAATTCAGATGTGTGTGTCGTGGTCATCTAATTACTTGTACCGATTTCTACAGCAGGCCATATATCAAGAAACTCCTTAGTCTCATAACACACCCTGAAGTAGCTAGAGAATTTGTTAAAGAATAATAGATTGCTTCCTTTTATGACATGATGAAAATATTCTGTGGGTTCACTGTTTCTTTCTGCTGCTAAAACTATTGTACGAATTTTATTGACCGCACAATAGTGCGCCAATGAATTGCTTGTGGTAATTACTGCGTCTGCCAGCGAAGCCAGTGCCCATAGGTGCATTACAGTTGGTGTCTTGCCTACCAATCGAGTAGCATTGCTAATTTTAGATACAATAGAGTCATCCCAATGAACACCGCATGTAACATAGTGTTTGGTTTGGTCATGTAGCATCCACCTCAAGTACTCACTCCAATGAGGCCAATGGTGAATGGTTTGATTTGTATTAATACTAAATGGTTGCACCAAGTAGAACGGTCTTGGCAAATATGATGCTACATCTGCTGCCCATACTTTGCAGTATTCTGGAACGTTTATAGAAGGGGCCAAAGGTATTTCTGGTGCATCGTATCCAGAAAACCCATAGTTGAGATTTGTGTCTGCTATAAGTTCTGGGTCAAATCTAGAATGTGCTAGTGCTTTTTGAATTCCTTCTCTGCGTGTGTTGGGGTTTGGATTCCACATCAATTTGTTATTGGCCCTATAATTCTCATGAGAATCAGGTAATACATAATGTGTTTTTGAAATGTACTCTTGAGAATTCAAGAAATCCAAAACAATTGACTCTGGAGACAAATACCCATAATATATGCACTCTTTATTGGGCATGAGCTGATAAAAATGCCCCATAGCACATATGATGTCCCCCCACGGGCCTAAACATATTCCATACTTATGCTCACTCATTTTTAGTCAATTTGTATAGTGCAATACTTGAATGTGAAAACACCAATCTGTCTATCCATCCCTCTTTTCTCATTTTATCCAAAATTACGCTGACATCATTGGCGGGGTGTTGTATGTCTAGTAACAATAATGCGCCGTCGGGGGCTATAACGCTTTTTGATATATTCAACAAGTTCATTAACATTCTTGAATTAGATGATGTGTCGATACATATGATGTCATATAACCTGGACTCATCCTGGTTTTGGCTCACGAGCAATTCAACATCACCAATTTTGATTCTGCTACCAGCAATATTAGTGAACCATTCTGGTGGTTGTAATTTTGTAATGATTTCTACTTGACCCATGCATGATTCAGTAGCACGCATTGCAATTGCTGACGTACACATTGACAGCGTATTAATATCTAGTACTCGTGGGTTTTTGTATTCTGATATTGACTCCCAAAGCAAATACCACAGTCCTTGATAGTCCCAAAACGAATCTATACTATGAAATGCTTTGGATGCAGTTGGTCGATAACACGCCCTGAATAATTTCGCGCCCAATACAGTAGCTTCAGATGTTCCATTTTGCCCTGTAGTCCCAAATGGCTTTTTGATTCCGTCTCGATAGTTATGAGTGATACTGCTGTAATGAGCGCGGCCGGTGATACCATTAAAGTGTATAATAGTGGCTTGTTGGTTGTCAATAATTGCAGATGGTGCTCCTTGAATAATTTCAAATGGATGATTTGATACAGCTAATTGACAATTGTAAATACCACTTAGTTCAGACCACTTGCCTGTTCTGGCCAAACTTGCGTTCATGACACCCTGCTCGCGCCATTTAACTTTGATGTTGTCTTGGTTGTAAACTTCTTGTTTTTCCCAATAACCCGAGAATGGCATGAGGTCTCTCATCGCGCTCTCGAGACCCAAAAATGCCTCTCGCCGGCCTGCCATTACGCCGCCATTAAACACGGGACAGTGTTGTGACATTTGAGGTGTGACTTTAAGATTTGCAAGGTCTCCTGGTTTTCCAAAATACGGATGAGCATAAGTGTCAATGCCTGTTGGTAATGTACTTTGCGACTGTCCTTCTTGTTCTTTGCATATCAGAATATGACTTGGTGGCACAACACCAATTGAAGAAAGCAAAGGGTTCAGGCTATTGGTGACAATCATGTCAACATCCAAAACAATATAGTTGTTTGCGCGAATCATTCTTGCAACTGAGTATGCAATTGACTTGATGATATATGTGTCTTTTGGAATACGAGTAATGTACTTGACTATAGCATTGAATTTTGAAGCCAATTGTTGACACGCTGTGTTATCATTGTCTGTGATTATTAAAATCGAAGCGTCCCTGCAACAGCCATTGTCCCACAACGAACCCAGCATTGCCTCTGCCATTGTCTCGTATCCTTCTGTGACAATAATTGCAATGCAAGTGTCACAATGTTCTATAGATGGACTAATTGGCACATCTATCTCTCCAAGAACACCGGTGAAGAATGGTTTTTCTTGTCTGGTTACCAAAGGGTCAATCCATAAAGTGTGACAACCAGGCCAGTGAAGAGTGTTGATGGTAAGATGTACTTTTTTAGCACCGTATAACTCACCCTCAAGAAGCCTTGGTGCATCTCCCGCCCTCACCGAATGAGCGACAGCAATAAGTTCATCATCGGCATAAACAAGAAAGTCGGCGGTTGCTCCATGTTCTGCTGTGTCATTTAGTGCAACATATGTAGAAAAACTTTGCATTCCTTGTGGTAATGCAAATGTCAATTTGCTTGGGGCGTGTGCACCGATGGCATTTGGGTAATAACGATTGGCTACACTGGTGTACAAATCAGCGAATCCAATTTTACCGCCGAGTCCCACTTCTCCATATCCAACATTAGCAAACTCTACATTGTGAGACGATAATCTCATATAGTAGTTTTATACACAAGTACGCGCCTTTTCAGGCGCGTACTTGTAGTTGGTTAATCTTCGTCTTCTACTGGCTTAGTTTCCTTAGCTCCACCAACAAAAGCCGCGATAACCTGCGGGACATCAGCCGAGAATCCGGCAATGTCAAGGGCAAGCGGGTCATTCGGGTCTGCGATGCTGAAGTTGCTGGCCGCTGTAGCCATAACAACCTGTCGAGCATCCTTAACAAACGCCTTTCGGTAGTTTGCCAAGGCGACCTTTGGATGTACGCTTCCGAAATATGTTTCGTTGTCAGTGATGACAATGAAGACATCGTATTCGTGCTTGCGCTTTTCGGCCCAAATCATTGGCAACGAACAGTCAGTTGTACCAAAGTTACTCTTCTGAGCCTTGCTCATGGCCTCGGACAGACTCATCTTTCGAGTGAATCCCAGGTCAACAAATTGACCAGCGAAGCCCATAACCTCAACCGTTTGTTCTGTTGCTGTCCAAACCATTGACATGGCTGCGGCGACTTCGCACGCAGACAAGCCGCCAGGAAGACCGCTAGTCCAGCTCATTGAACCTGAAACGTCGACACCAACCAAGAATCTCTTGCCAGTTGGTTCAACGTTTGCAAACGCCTTGTAGAAGGCATCGTCAAGCGAGGACACAACTGCAGAAATTGGAGTCCAAGAACCAGAACCCTTGACACCATGACCACTCTGGTAAGTCTTCATGGCAACAAGAACCTGGATTGGGTGCACACGAGACTTACGGATGTACTCGGCATCCTCAAGTTTCGCAAGAACCAACTTGGTCGCCGCATTGCCCGGCTTAAGCAACTCTGACTTTGTCATGTTGCCCAAGTTACGAATCAAGGCGTTCAGAGGCATATGAGGAAGCATTGCGTCCCAAACCTCTGGCGCGTTCAAGAACTGAGTAGGTACAGCCTCTCGAGGCAACTTGTAATCAGTAATCAACTTGACAACTTCCTTTGCAGAAGTAGCCTGTGATGCTGCCAAATATCCCTCGATAATTGCCGGCTTAGCAACCTCTGGTGCCCACTTGTCATCTACAATCCAGCGATACAAAGCGTTTCGTGATTCGTCACCGCTCGGAGAAGGGTGACCAACACGCAAAACGTCTGCATGACTCCAGCCGCTTCGGTTGCGGTACTTAACCGCTTGGAATGCAACCTGGTCGACATTTCGGGCGTCATACCAGTTCTTGATTGTGCGCTTGATGGCGCGACCAGTCAACTTACGCAGAGATTTCAACTCTTCAAGGAAGGAGAAGAAAGTCGACGCGGTTCGACAAACATCATTTACTGATGCCAGCGCCGCCTGACGCGTTTCAAGGTTTCCCTCTGATGCTGCTACAGCAAGGGCAAACAATGCATGGTCTTGCTTTGGTGCCAGTCCACGATTGGAAACGTCGACAATGCGTCGCACAACACGCAGGCCGTCTTCCTTAAGGCATGCCTTAAGTGCGGTGTAATTGCGCTTAACGTGCTTGTCCTGGTTGCAGTAGTATGTTCCACCTTCTGCACCAAGAATCAGGAACCTGTCGAGCTGGCCCCAATTACTGATGTCGTAAACGAATCCGCCGGCGTCATTCTTGACTTGGCGCTCGTCCAATCTCTCTGTCTGTCGAACTTTGTTCGGTGATGGCTTAACGGTTGTTGCGTATTTCATGTTTTTCTCCGTACCAGTTTTCTGGTCTATTTTAACACAAATGGCGAGTGAAAATCACTCGCCATTTGAGAAAGCTATGCGGTCAAGATGTGAGAACGACGTTTAGCTGCTCTACCACTGAGCTACAACCTCCTTGTGGGAGATTGGTGGGACTCGAACCCACGACCAGCCCTTTAGCATAGGTAATCGTAACTCGTTCGTACCGCACAATTGTCTCATGGGCAAGTTGTTGCTATTGGTCTTTTGCTTATCCGATAAACCAGTAGCTTCGTCCCACGAAAAATCGTGTACTTGTCGTCGGTGCCTGGGCACCTACAAATGCAAAAATATATTCATTTAGATGTCTTTCCATCTTGTCATATGGCTCTTAATCCCTCTGCGGTAGCTACACGGCCATACGTGCGCACTTATAAATCTATTTTGGTTATTTCCATCACGTGCTATTATAGCACATTTTCGAAAAACTGGTGGCAGTGTGAGGAATCGAACCCCCTATTCCAAGGACACCTGGTCTACAGCCAAGCCGACATCCCACTGTCGTCAGCACTGCCATGCCCCCACTCGTAAGTGGAAATCGTGGTGGGGGCCGTGGGATTCGAACCCACTCAGGCAAATGCCAACAGTTTTACAGACTGGCCCAGCTCTCCTACTCTGGCGCACCCCCGGTTGTATAGTTATAGTCACTTTCCATTTTCTTTCTCTCTTCTCTTACACGTCGATACAAACTGTCTGCGCCAGGGGTGACCAAAGGAACTCGAATCCTCAATCTTCTGGGCCACAACCAGACGCTTTAACCGATTAAGCTATGGCCACACCTCGCGCGGTGTTCAAAACTTGGGGCGACCGAGGGGTATCGAGCCCCCTAGTGATTTGGTTCACAGCCAAACCCCCTCGCCTTCTGGGTCCGACCGCCATGTTATTCAGTTGTGTATGATGATGGTCGTCCATTGTTCTTTTCCTAACTACAAAATTTGGCTGGCACGGGTGGATTCGAACCACCATCTCCAGGGTAACAGCCTGGAATTCTACCATTGAAATACATGCCACTATGGAGGCCCGCCTGGGTTCTGACCCCAGCCCTTACCGTTTAACAGACGGCCGCAACTACCAGCTTGCTCACGAGCCTTGATGTTCGCGCTCCGGCGCGTCACATCAAGTGGCACACCTTCGCGCTAATTATTGTCGTTGTCCTCCATTGTCTTTTCCTCGTCAAATCTAAAAAAAGAAAGCCCGACTCGTAAGCCGGGCTTTCTTGGGGATTGGTCAATCTTACGATTAAGCCTGGTACCCCCAGTTAGCCCGAACCATATTGGGATAATTATGCACGGCGGTATTGACCTGATAGGTCAACCGTGCATTTCCATTATGGTTATTCAAGCTAAATCGCATGTTCATTCCTTTCGCGATGTTTTCATCGCCCACCTTCATATTATACAACAGACTTCCGTTTTTGTCAAGAGGTTCCGCGAAAAAACGAAAAAAAGTCGTATTTGAACCTAAAAATTACACTGTAACTTGGGGCTGGACTGATTTTTCTGCGCTTTCTATGGCTTCTTCATACGACATCCCCGATGCATACAGTTCGCAGATGTGCGGAAAAATAGACCTGTATTGCTGTCGCGATTCTATAAACTGGTTGGATTGCTCTTCTGAACCATCTGGCCACTCTGAGTCAATCTTCTTTTTGGTACACCCGTTTTTAGAATAGGTGTAATATTGTCCCCAAAATTGACTATAATTCGTACCTTCTTTACTGCACCCTGTGCAATCTAGCATGTGAGACCATGTATATGCGTCGGCTATGGATTGGTAGGCATTGAGTGCCATTTCAAGTGGCGATTCAAAACGAGAGTGTGTTTTCCCAGACACCTTGTTGGCAAAACTTGCATCAAGGTCTTCGACTATAGATTCGTATGAACCAGTTATGGCTTGAACCAAATCACAAACTTCTTGATACGTTGGTTTTTGTAAAATCTCCATGAAGACATTCTACCACAATTTGGCTATCTTGCAAATATCTTCGTATTCAAAGTCTGGTTCGTAGTTCTCTTTAGATGTAAGGCTTTCGTTCACGTGACCAACTAATACGAACTTGCCTGTCTTCAAAAACAACACAGTGCCAGGTGTGATAGACTCCATGCACTGGCGCCATTTCACACGTTGTAACCGATAGGCCTCCAGCTTGGCTTGGTTTTTTGGGGTAATTTTGGATTGCGGAGAAACTCCATGAGGCAGTTCTGGTTGCTGGACAAATTCATAGTCCTGCCATTCTAGCCTCTTGAGGAAATCCCCCAGATTTTCTATAGCTTGAGATTCGTCTTTCATTTTTTGTTGGTCTCATATTGGCGCTGGTTGCTCTTGGTTTTTGGTATCAAATCTGAAGATTGCACAAAGTTTTCTGACAACAGCCTCTGAGTGCGTTCTTGAATAATGTGATACGCTTGGTATTTGTACAAGTCACATCCATCAAGGTATAGAATTTGTCTTTGAATACCATCTTGATATATTTCTCTACTTCCTGCATATATCTTTGGGTCTACTTTATTGTAATAATCTCTGGTCTTTGCCATGCGCCAATACATTTGTTCTGTAAGAATAGCCTGCATTTTCGAACAGTTCTTGAGGTTGAGAATGTAGTTGGCATTCTTTTCAATAAACGAACGAGACATCAATCCCATGTTGAGCCAACCAAGTTCTAGAACAGCAATATGCTCGCTGTCAAACCCCTTCTCTAAAATACGCTCAACAAATTTAGGACCCGCTTCTGATGTGGCATGCATGACGAACCACCACCACCCAGGCACACTGTTTTCAACTACATCAATTAACGCAGTGTGGTCATACGAATTGTGTGTAACACAGTGAACTTTTACGCGATTAATTTCAATTGTTTGCGTTCTGTCAAATCCACCGGCCGCAATATGAATTTGTTCTGGTTTGATTCCGTTCCTAAACAAGCTGTTAGTAATTACAGGCACAGAACGATGCATGTCACTTATATGGGCTGATATACAGAACCTTAAATCTTCAATATTAGGACTCTTAGCGCATTCACCAACCATAGAGTTCAACAGACTCGACTCAAGACCGTATTGAATTTCGTTTTCGATAGTCTGGGCAACTGTGTCAGATGACTTCTGGATATGTGAAATATATTGACTCCATATATCGGTTTTATCCATGTGCTTTGTATGTTCTGGATATGCATAATATGCAGTCCAGGCCAGGCCGCAAATTTCTGAATTAGTGATGTGTCGCAATAATGCTGCTGTGGCACTTCGGTCTGATGGTTTGAATAGTTGGTGTCGTTTTCTGTTATCGAACGCGAAACAACATTCTATAGGAATGTCTTTTTCTCCTAAACGGATTGTGTCAAATTGTTGTAACGATTCTCGACCTTGATTCAATTCTGACAACCAGGCACGATGACACGCTTCTTGCAAATTGGGGTGTTCTTTGCGTATGTCTAGGTAATCTATGTATAGACCATCCCACATCTTAAAACACCATGGCGGTAAGAAACCCATTGCTTGTTGCATATATGTCGTTCTTTCTGTTCCGACACATGCTGGATACGCAAACGAAAGTTGTTTTCTACTCGCTATGTGTGAAACAAGATTACATATGGCGTCTGGGTGAATATAACATAAGTTTTCAGAACACCAGACAATCATTTCAGCATTTTCAAGTTCTGGAATGTTAAAAATAGCAGGAATGTACATTTTGCTGACATGGTCATTAAATGACACTACTTTTGCATTGCAAGATGCATCTAATAGTAACCCCCAAACTACACCAGCTAGTATTTTGTCTGCCTTAGGCACGACAACAATCAGTTCGTCGACCAAACCATTACATGCCGCTACAAGAACGGGCAGTGATTTAGATGCAGACTCTTCGCTGGTGGCTTGGCTCACCACAGTTACGCGACTGTTGGCAATCACGTATTACGCGCCTCCCTTCCAAACGTATCGGAAGAACCTGCTTCGACCGCCTGGTAGATAGTACTCTGGCGTAACAACTGTACGCAGGCTTGGATATCTGGCTTTGGGCAGTGTCTTCAAGATGGAATCCCAGTCAGTCTTGTACATGTCAGCAATTGTTTTAAGATTGTCAAACCATGGGTCATCTGCGCCTGGTTCGTGTACGAGCAGTCTGGTTTCTCGGTTGGTCAATCTTAACATCAATGAGCGTATGAGCCAATATGTTGCACCAATAACCAATGCTGCATCATACCAATACGGTGCGCCGCCAACCGATGAATATGCGGTGACACCTGGCAATGCGTTGATTTGCTGAAGTGCCATGTACAGCGCATCGTTCATTTCGCGGCCTGAAAACATTCTGACGTAATATGTTGCAAGTACTGTGTCAGCATAATCGACAGCTATTGGGTCGTCATTGTAGTCTATGAAATAGATACGCCCCTGGTAATCGAGTTTGTATTTTAGACCGTTCGGATAGTTGTCGGTGGTGCCAAATGTGCGAAAGATACTCTCGTCTTCGCTCATAATTTCCATTGGGTCTCTTGCGCCATCATTAGACAAACTAGAAATTCTAATCATAGGTCTTGGCGAGTAATTCCAGTTTGGAAACGAAGAGAATGCTACTGTACGGTTTCGGTTAAATGGAACTTCTTCGTCTAATACGCGCACGCGAAGCAAGTCTCTGACCTGGTATGCCAGTGATGCCTTGACAAGCAATTCGTCTCCGATAATTGGCTGGCTTGTCCTTAGTGTAAATCCGCTCCCGTCAAGCTCTACAATTCGATAGTAGTATTCTGGTCTGCCTTCTTCATCAATGTACTCATTGACCGGAAAGTCAACGGTATCGACTGTTTCAAATGGTCCATAGAAGTTAGTGGCACGTTCAATTTGATAGGTGGCGATAGATGCCGATGGTGCTGGGTATCTATCCCAGTTGAGATAAACACCAGGACTTTCTTGTGAACCGTAGTAAACAAGAGGAATGTCCTCGCTAAATGCATTCATATCATATCCAGGCATAACTTCTTTATACGAGAAAGGCCGGGGGTTTCCCGGCCTTTCAATTGGTTTTGTTGAATTTTATGCTAGTGGTTAATCTCCATCAAGCATTAAGTCAATTTCTTCGGCGTCTGGCAACAAGTCAATGTTGTCGTCGCCGGCTGGAATTTCGTAGTCAAATTTATTGCTTCGAACATTTTGTCCACCAGCAACATAGTTATCTCGCTGGAAATTACTCATGTTGACCTGTGCAGTTCCACCAGAACCAGTGCTTTCTGGAACAGTGGCAACTGTGGCTCGACCTCGACCAGTTACTCCAGAAGTTTGCCCCAGTGCCTCTGGAACAAATCCAATCTGGTCAAGTAGTCCCTGAAGAAATCTTGGGTTTTTTTCGATTTGGGCATTAAAGTCTCTGGCGTTGGGCTCTTGTCCACTAGCAACGCACATTCGTGTATAGACCTGGAATGCCATTGCATATGTTTTGGGGTCATTGGCGTCGCCTGCCAAACTCATTGGCGCTCGATTGTTTGGACTTTCGGCATTAACATTGATTGCTTCAGCAGAAACCCTTCGTCCATTGGCGTCAACACCTACCATGCGATTACCGTGCATTTTTTGTGCAAGTTCCATTTGCTCAATTTGTTGCTCTTGTTGAAGAATAGCCTCATACTGTGATTGGCTGATTCGAATTAGAGAACCACTGTTGAGCGCTTTGGCAAGGTCGTAGCTTTGTTTGACCAATTCAGATTTTTCCCAAAGAAGGTTCTTGGCTTCAAACGGACCGAACGAAAGGTCAATGTCAGAAATGTGGTGAATGCCAGGATATGGATTTTGGACATAAAATGTCTCTTGAACCTGCTCCGCTGCTTCAGCCTGAGGTGTCGTGCGAACCGCTCGCGTATTGCTGGGCGCTTTGGCCCTTGAGGTTGTGTTTTTGTTACTCATTGTCTACTCCTTTTTGTTTTTGTAGGATGCGCACGTGCGCAATTTGTCTTTTAAGAAATTATGCCTTGTTCACCTTTGGTTCAGCAGACAAAACATTCTTGAAAGATTCGTTTCCAGTCCAAAGTTCATTTGAAATGGCATCTCTGGTGCCTGGTTCCGAATTCTTTTTGCGCTCATATCGCTGTTCGCGAGCATAGTGCGAGAATTCCTTTCTGTATTTGGTTGTGCCAGAAGTTTTTTCTTTTGCAGTCATGCCATGATGCATAGGCGGAGATGTCCAAACGCGCGAAGCTGAATATTGTCCACATGGACTTTTCATTTCAGCAACTAAATCTTGCCTGTCGGCTTCAACCCATTGCTCAAAGTAATGAGTCTGACCGTCGTTGTCGACATATTCGAACTCGTAGTTCGGCATGCTTTACTTGTACAACAAACATATCAAGGAGACATCAATGCCAACAATACAATCTTACAAAACAAACCCTTCGCATACCGAAAAGATGTTTTGCGTAAAATGCAGAACCACGGTCATCATTACAGCACCAGAACTGGTTAAGCTCAAAAACAATCGTTACGCTCTGAGGGGTACATGCCCACATGCTGGAACAGCGTGCTATAAGGTCATTTCTGAAACAAGAGCAAAGCAATTAGTTCCCGGTATTTAGTAGGAACCAGCTACAATATCCAGTAAAGTAACCATAGTGAGCAATAAACCCAACATGCGTCAGAGAAGATTTGCGCAAATAACCCCAACAAATCCAGTTAGTGCTGTGCCAGCCGTCGCAGGTGCGATTCTTGGCAATAATCCGGCAGTAAGCGCAGTTGGAAATGTAATTAATGTGGCAACTGATGCATTGCAGCCTGGTGATATGGGTTTGCCAAAAACACAAGCAGGCAGTATCGCAGCCGGACAGATGAATTTGAACCTGCAATCCTTATACGCACTCGGTGCGCAATATGGAATGGGCGAAGAAGAAGTCAAAGCATTTAGCGACACGCTTCTTCACAATGGCTTTCAAATGCCAGAACAGGCCGAACTTTTTAGCAAATTGCAAGATATTGTTCCTCAGCTCGGTGGGGATTTTAGAGATGTTTTATCAATTGTAATGCGTGTTGCTATTCAATCACGCGCCTCACCGGGGTCAGATAAGGTCAATAGAATCTTACAGGTTCTTAAAGAGCTATCACACGAATATCAACAAAACCCAAACTTTAATATTGTGAAAATGTTTGCGGATGCATCTCGAGGAGACATGCAAGCATTGCCGATTCTAAGTTGGGTTGGTGCGCTTGTCGCAGGAATGAAGAGCGGAAGACATCCTAATGAATACTATGCGAAGATAAATGGTATTATTACCGAAGTGTTCACACCAGCACACAAACGATTAACTATTGAAAACAAAAAGGCGGCTGTGGTTGAACTGTTTTTAAGAAATAGGTTCATTTTTGAAGAATCGGCGTCGAAGCTCGCATGGGAAAAGGTATATGAACCTAATTTTGAGATGTTGAGTGAAATATATAACAGTTGGGCAAAAGACCCGGAAGAAGCATTTACATTCCTTGGGTTCGACGGAATGGCCGCTGTCCAAGCGATGAGCAGAAACATTCTAATCTTCGGCCAAAAAATTTCAGTATTCAACAATATATTTGGATTAAGTCGCTCGAGTCCAGACCTTAAACCCCAGTCTAATTCATACGTGAATCGTGAAGTTCTTGCACAAACACGACAAGAAGTCCGCAAAGAAGAAAATAAGTTTGAAGACTACAACGAGACTTCTAATAAGTCGATTAATGATTCTACGGGTGCTGGTGTTGCTGGTGCTGCGGCTGGTGGTGGCAACCAATACATCAAACCAGGAACCACGCAAGAGTTGGCTCAAAAAGATTCATTTGGAGTACCAAATAATGCTTTTCAAACTTTGGTGCAACTCAATGGTGCATTGGCAATGCAGTTCCAACGCATGAATGAACTTGAGTCTAATCTTGGTCTTATGCAGAGCCCTCCTGGCGGTTGGGTGTACAGAGTAATTGAAAGCAATATCAAGCCTCTGCAGGCCGCTATGTCTACAGAGAGCGGTATGAAAGTGGGTGGTGGAACAGACGAATTAAGTCAAATTAAAAATGTCACACTCTTAACGCCTCAGATGATTGCACAAACCGTTTCAAAATGTGGTGCGTTAATAGAGAATGCTTTTGATGAAATCAAGGAATACGGTCACATACTTTCGATTTTCGTTGACGAGTCTAATAGATTGTTGAACCCATCAAAACACCAGCGAGAAAAGGAACAGCTCAACCTGGCACTTAGACACTTTGAAGCCAATTCAAAAATGCTTCAAACAGAGTTAGAGAAATCTAAACAACAACTAGTGGACTATGCCACTGTTCTTCCAACACTCGTTAGGGTTACTAGGCTTGAAGAACAGATTTCCATGTTTGAAAATCTTGGTGCGCAAATCAAGGCAAATACAGGAAGTGACTTAATTGGCCAATTCGGTATGACCAAATACCGAACAATGACTCAAGATGGACAATATAAAACTGTTGTTGGTCCAGCCCCAAGTCAAGCCCTGATTGTGCTATATATGCGCGTGGTCATAGAGTTTAGAAATGCCATTTCTAAAATCCAGGGTGTTTTGGGCACAGGTCAAATGGACAAATCAATCTCAAATGCCCTGATTCAAAGACGTAAACAATTAGTGTCTAAGATTGAGGGTGTAAAGGCAAAATACACACAAATTATTGCTGCAACGATGGGGAGTGTGTCCGGTGGTGCTCCTGCAAGTCTAGAAAAGCAAGTCAGGTTAACTGGGCGTGTGGTCAACGAGCGACTTGCCAACGTTGAAGAGCAAGAAGCAGACAGAATCGCAGACGAAATCATAAGAAAGTACTTTGATGATTTGCTACCAGGATATGGCACAGTACTGGAACATCCAGACAAACATCGACATGAGACTGTAAAAGAAGTAGAGAGGCGCACTCGAAAACACAAACACAAGTCTCATCGACATGAACCAAAAGACGACTAGATTCAACCAAGACGCATTTGTTGCACATGACGAACTCCCAGGTGGTGTCAGTTCGGCGCTATCAAACGACATCACCAGCCACGGAGTTCGTACTGATGCGCTTCAGATTACGTCGTATACCGCAGGTGATACATCTGGAAAGCCTGATGCCGGATTGCCGGAAGTAGTCGAGGCCGGCACACCAAAAAGGATTTCAAGAAAATACATCCCGCTTCAGTCTAGTGGTGTAAAGAGTCAAGACGCTGTTTTTCCACAAAACAGTGACGAATTAGAGTTCAATTGGCGGCCCGCAGGGTTTCAGAATGATGATTTTGTATCGGTCAAAGATATTAAGCACGTCGGGTCAGTCCCAGTTGAGAAAGGCGGGCCGAGCAAAGACGTCATGGGTTTGCTTAAGCAACTAGGGCACTCTGACGCGGTGGTGAACGAAAGTTCAGTATCAAATATCACAAATCAAGCAATTCAAGAAAAGGCTATCATAGTCAATCTATCGCCAACCAACTTAACGAATGTTGAGTTCAATCAATATATCTCAACCATTGCTAATGACAGTAACACAAACAACTACAATCATTATAGTATTCAATCTGATGCAGTTGTTAATCCAGGTTCAATATTTACAAATAGCACAAATAAGAGTGGCGAGTCACCGTCTTACACTGCCGCTGGCAGTGCAGAGGGTTCAATAGGTGGCGAGTCTGTAAGTATATTAAGCAAAGCACTAGAATCACCAATTACATCGCAAAATAAGCCACATAGTCAAAACAATAAAAATACAAACTATACTCGTAATAAACACGAAGTTCATAGCAATACAACACATGATACTTCCATAAATTCTGATTCTAAAGTATACGAACAAATCAGAGCAGTTCTTGGTGAAGGAAAACAAGATTGGAAAAGGGTCATTAAAGCAGCAAAATCTGCAACAAATCCAGTATCAACAAATGCTACTGCTACGAGCAATAGCACGGTTGCGACTCAAGAAAATCAAATCGAACAAATGATTCAACAAGTATTGAATCAAGAAGCGAACAGTCGCGTAGAACTCGAGCATGTTTTAACACACAAATTCTCAACCGAACTTATTAGCATGCAACAATCTATGAACAAGAAGATTCAAGACTTGCGTGAAGCATTTAGCAATTTCATGATGAGATAATATGCCATACGACCCGTATCAGAATCCAGACAACAAGCCATATGTTGGCAACTTTAATTGGGTCCCTACTCCAAGAGAGGGGCTTGGCGGTTCTGTGCCTGGACTATCATACAGAAACTTGGTGTTAGAGCGCGGAGAATTCAGGAATGATGCTCCAGTTATAGGCAATAGTGGCAACGCTGTTATAGAGGAGCCAGGAGGAAAGGTAGAGAGTGCAGAAGGTTCCGAAATGTATCCAATTACAAGAGCATATAGGTATGTTGAAGACCCTTATGGATACACTGGCACCATTCCAACTGAACCATTTATTGCACACGGAGAGGAACTTTCGTGGGCAGTGCAATTGCCAAACAATTTTGACAAAGTTTCTGGAATGACCATTCAATATCGCCTAACTGTGGATATTCTAGATGAATCCATTGACCCTTATTTAGATGAAGCTGACCTCGAATTAGTACAGGCATATAGAGAAGACCCAGAGAATAACCCTTATCCAGATATTGAATTCCCGAAATACCCATGGGGTATGGTACGAGCTTCATTGGATATTGATGGAGATGGAGATGAGTTTCCAAAACCAGTCAACAACGTTCCATCAGAACTTATGCTCACTGGCTTCCAGGGTAAGTCCCAGCCAATTAGAGTCTTACATATTAAGTTCGTAGGGGACGGTAATGAAAACATGCCCGAGTCATATTCGGTGCAAAAACGCATTCGTATCTCAAACAGATACTCAATACCAACATTAAGGATTGAAATTCACAAAATCCAACTATTCAATGCAGAACGAGTTAACATATCTTATGAACAAACTCCCACAGCACTATTGCAGTATGCATATTTGGTCGACTTTGAATTTGACCCTATTCGTGGTACTGCGCTGTGGCCGAACAGTTCCTCTGAGCCGAATTTTCATTGCAAGATATTTGCACCTGATGAAAATGTTGCAGAAACAGGATTGGCACATTCTGTATACTTAAAGTTTTTGATTTTTGCCATTCCTGCATTCGGAATCGCGCCTGGTGATTTTTCTTTGATTGGGCTCCTTGAGGACATGGCGAACCCGAAGGCGTTCTTTTGTATGTTTGTTGGGCCAAGACCAGGACGACGAAACGCGTTTTATTCTTTAATGGCAAGGACAAATTTTACACCTGGTGGAAGGGTGGTGCCACTGGATTTATTTCCGGTGCGCGATGACTGCGTAGAAATTGTAATTGAAAAATACACAGGAAGCGTAAGTGTAAGTCCCCCAACAACAAGTTCTCAATATTCAACCGTGTACACATATGTGTTGGATACCAACAACACATATTCGGATGAAGGTCCGATGATTTCACCATATTTGTACTTGGACAAAACTGAAAACGATAATGTAGCAAAATCAACAGACTGGTTTAGAGTAAGACAGCATTTGCTTAGTGATATTGAGTTTATTAGTGCTCCGTTTAGAAGTCAGGCGTGGTCTGAAAAAACGTCGTTTAAGGCATTAACCGAGCCAGCTATTACCAATAGCGAACCTAGAGAATATGCAACCAGAAGAGTTGAAATGCTTGGCAATTTGCCAAATGGGCCATTTAGTGCACCGCCAATTGCAACATTTGTAGTTGACGACGAAAAAGTGTTCACAAACCCAATACAGATTGCACCTGGTGCGTGGAGGTTTAAGATAAGAGCACAGGCACTAGATGAGCAAGTCACAGCAGATATACACCTTATGGCCAGGTGGTGGTTAGTTCCGTCAAATATACCAAGCACTGCGACCCCTGAAGAAATTGCAGCATACAGAGACACTACAGAAATATATTTTGATTCAGTAACAAGCACTGATGGCAGTGAAAAAAGCACGCTTAAAATTGGCAAACCAACCAATTTGAGACACGTTATGATTACACCAGCTCTCGACAGCACCATTCGTGAGTATGAAGTAGTTAGATACATTGAACAAGTAGAAGGTGGGGGGACTAGGCTGGAAATTCCAAGTGGTGACTGGAAGCTGGCGGTTGGGCTCTATGTTTTGTCAGAACCAACTGGTGACGGTTCAACAACCACACCATCACTAACAGCAAAAACATGCCCTAGAGTTCAAGTAGAGTTTGACCCGACATATGGATATGCCGAAGGTACATGTTTGATGTCACAGTCATATGCGCTATTTCCAATCAGGTGGTTAAGATACAACTCAAGCAGATATCAACCATATGGAGGTGTGACAGACCCATATTCTCCATTAAGCATTAGAGAAACTCGATTCTATGGTTCTGATACGAATGATGATGAGTTCATCGTATATGATGACACTGTGCGGTCATACGACCCAAACTCAAGCACTACAGCGTACTATAATCTTTACACATTGCGCGGCGGAGAAGAAGACGATGATATTGGCTTTTGTATACCATATACCGTAATACCAAACACACAAACTGCCGAAGGTCAGGTTAAAGCGGATTTTTGCGCCAATGCAGAAAACATTGCTGGTGGTCGGGTATCAAATGTTCGTGCTACTGGTGCAAACACAGAAGCCGGCACGTGGAAGATTGAATGGAGTGTTGACGAAGACATTGATAATGAGTCAATAAAACTCGACATGCGTGTCGAGGGATTCGTGGTTGATGTTAGCGGAAAAATCACAGAACGCATATTCCGTTCACCACTTGTGCCTTTTGTTTCAGGGCAATCAAACTATGAATACGAAACCGAAATAACAGTTCCGTTTGTGCTAACATCATCGGCGGACTCAAGATTGGTATTGCGCTTTTATGCATATCCGTATTCCGCAAATGGCTCTCCGGTAAAAATAGATGAAATTCAGGCATTAATGGGTGATACACCTGTTGGCATGCGTATTACACGTGCCGCGATTATGAAGCATACTCTGGAAACATTACAAATCAATCAGACTCCAAATTTTATCGGAAGCCCGGCATTTTATGAGAACCTAGACTTAGTTCCACCCAGAAGCATTGGTGGCAATCAGTTTTGGTACATTGCAGATGAGGAAAACCTGAAGTTTAAGGTTATTATTCGACCAGACACATTCAGAATACAAGGAACATTGTATTCTCCTGTTTGGTATTTGAACATGCCTAAAGACGTAGAGGTAATTGTTCGCGCCCCGAGCCTGAATACAGGTGCATTTTCGAGACAATTGTGGGTGCGTACAGTTCCTGGAGAAGATGGCGGCGCAGTCACACAACGACTGTCTGTGTCTGCTGTTGGTCATCCAATAAGTGAGCGGGTTCACGTGGTTTTCAATGAGCGTGGAGAAATAGACGAGGACGAGCGCGGTGTAGAAGTGTTAACCCACCAAGCAGGAAGAAGCCAGCCACAGGACGTTAGTGTTGTTAAAGACAAAGACGACAATAAACTAAAGGGCACAGAAGCTAGTGTTTTTAGAACAAGCCTTTCTGGCGGTGACAAAAGCGGTTCAGTTGTTGGTGTATCTACTCAATTTGCTGACTCTGAGATAGCGACTGTAAATGTAGGGGCAAGTACCAAGCACGCTTATTCAGGAACATTCAGAACTGCTAATGCTGCGTTCAATTCTAGCACACTGAATCAACCAAGATACATTGGAGCAGGTTTGAAATTACATTCTACTGCGGCTTCACACAATGGAGACAAATGCTATGTTGTTGGATGGGTAGACGGAGGTGGACTAATTTTGCGCACTGCAACTTTAACGCAATCACAACGACAAGGCCCTGGCGGAATTGGTGATGTGTTTTTAATAGACGGTTCACCAGAATCAAGTATGCCATATGAGCAGGTACCAAGACCACCCAAAGGCGGCATTAGCGGTACAGTCAGCGAGGATTACGCCGCTGTGTTTGTAGACAGCAGAGACAGACCAACGGCTATTTACTCAGTTGTAGGCAGAGACGGAGAATTGATAGGAAGAACACTAGACAAAACCGGATTTGGTCGCGCTTTTGTGGTATGCAGTTTCAGACAGGGAGGTATATCTAACTCGTCTGAAACCCCAATGGTATCGCCCGCCGCGGCGTTTAACGAGCATTATGACGAGGGTACAGTGGTGTTTTGGTCTAGCGGTAGATTGTTTGCCACACAAATTCCAAGTCAAATGGATTCTGGCAAAACAGTTCTCAGACCAATACATCTCATTGCCGGAAGTAGTGACTTTACATCTGGTAGTACCGCAGATAATACATTTGCACAAATGCAATCTGCTGGATATCTTGTAGTTACCAGGACAGATAAAGAAGATAATGTTTTACAACAACGTGCAGGTATCGTGGCACTTAGAACTCCACAATATTATGGTCAGACGGCCATATACTATGTGGCCGCAAATGGCGACCTGGTGTGCAGGCATTTAAGTCAGAGTGGGGGTGTTGGAAAAGCATTCAAACTCACAGAAATCAACTAAATTACCATAATAGTCAGGTGATGCAATCACCAAAGGTGAAACAATGATAAACTTTGATTGGAAAATTCTACTTGAGAGAGCGACAACGGTTGGAGTCGGCGCATTTTGTATGGGCTTCAGCAAGACATACGTGGAACTCAATGACACCAAGGCGGCATTCAGTGTCGGTATCGCTTGGTTTGTAGCTGGTGTTTTTGGAGGAGTCGCATACGACCAAATTAGGTATCGCGATTCTCGTCGGGGTTCCTAGAAGGTCGCACTCCATACAACGGAGTATTAATTGCCTGGTTAAGAGACCAGCCCAGATTGAGTCTCTTAACCAGGTCTTTTGTTTTTATCCCATTGGATTTTGCGATATCAGATAGCTTTTCTGGAGTCCCATTAAATTCAACAACTGTAGATTGAGAATATGTGCAATGTTCTGGCTTGGGTCGACCATCAGACGGTGTAGTCATAGCTTTTTCAGCATCCCACCCACTCGCAATTCTCCCATAAATCACATGATAATCTTTGACCTTACATAATACGTGATTATCAATGAACCATGCTATTGGTGCAACAACACTAAAGGCAGTAACATATTTGGTATTTCCCCTTCTTCTGGTTCGTATTTTGTGATTATATGGCACAAACTGTACATTGTCTGGTTCAAGAGGGTTCTCTTCAATCATTCGCTCAATCGAATGTCCTGATTTCCACCCAAGGCAATACATTGCTTCTATAAATGCATCTGGTGTATGTCGCCAGGCTGGCAACACATCAGATAGGTCTGGTTTAGATTTTGACAAGCATAAATACCATTGTCGCCTTAATGCTGCATGTTGGTTATCGTTAGTTTTTGAATCACACTGTGTATTATGTACGCTGTGTACAAATAGAACTATGGCAGGCTCATTTAAGCCAAAAGAATTGAGGGGGCAGTGTATGCTCGGTGCAATCCTATTACCAAGACCAGGAACAAGTGGTGGTACTAATGCACAAGGATTTGTTCAAGATGAAGAAACTCGTACAATTTCGAGGAACTTCATTACCAGCATGCGCAACCCACACCAAGGAAGGCCTTCAACAGCAGAAGAGCTAATTATTTCCATGCGCTTAAATTCTGTCCCAAATTGTAGCGGTGGAATTATGCCATACGCAAACATGAATCTTGGCGCACCTATGTGTACATTCGCATATGGAGGAGTGCCATTAGATGAAGTAAGTGCGTATTACGATTTGATTAAAGGGCCAACAACAACAGACACCACGTATGACAATCAAAAGTATGAACCAGAATATGATTCAGAGGCAACTGTTTCTGATGCAGTTTCTGGGGATTATGACGATTTACCACCAGAAACCACAACTCAAATTTTTGGCATACCAAATCCTACAATTCCAGCATCGTTTCGTACTGTTTTTGACTCACTAGGTGATGAAAAACCTACATTGCGCTCAACATATAATATCTGGAAGCGGATTAGTCCAGCAGAAATTGAAAACACCAATTTGATAAAGAACCAAGGACCAACCGGAGATTTATTTTCACAAATCCCTGGCGATAATTCGATGTTTTTGGATGTCTATGGCAACTGCACGCTCAAACGAATATTTCCAATCAGTAAAGATTACATGTATACCGGGCATGTAGATGATACAGATGTTTCAGAGAGCACTAAGTCTGTGCTAGTTTACCCCGCTGATAAATTGTTCAAAGTGTCGTCAAGGCGCGTTCAAATGGCATCGAGTCCAAACTCTGGGTTTCAAATGCATTTCTGGTGCGGCAGACCTCGAACCAACGTTGTGACAGAAAACAACGATGCATTTGATGGCAGTATTGTCATAGAATGGGGCGACGAAGATGCCGGCGAATCAGAAGACCTGATTACAGTGTCAAGATTCAGGTTGACACTAACGGTTAACCAGCAACCAAAGTTGGAATATTATCATCCGCGCTCGAGGCAATTTGAGACATTCTCTATTATTGGACCTGTGTTTGCCCAAGGACAAAACGAATCACAATACAGTGTATTTGTGCATTATATTGGCTCGGTTATGTTAATTGGTTTTGAACCCAATCCACTGACATGGAATTGCTTTAGTGCACCATTAAGCGATGAACAAATAGATGACGCCAATACTCAATTTCCTATTTACGTATCAGACCGAGCTACTATTAGCGCAACATTCAGATACATCAACACAAAATTCCAATATGGCCCTATAGGATTCAACAACTATCATCCAGAGCTTATTGCGGCTGACGGTCTTAATGATGACATTGAAGACCTCGGGTTTGTCCGTGCTGATTTTTCAACAACACCAAGTAAGTCTGAAACAATTCAACCAAACTTACTCAATGATTTTTTCCAACAACACAGAATGCGAGAACCAAAGGAAACTGAAGAAGAAGACGAACTAAAAGCTGCGCCGACTTATTATGCAGATTGGCGACGAAGAACAGTAGAGCAAGGACCTGAACTGGTGTATTACGGCCAGTTAACTACACCAACAGACGAGCAACTTTCAGTGAATCCAAGAACGCCAGCAATTTGTCGTGGAATTGTTAGTTTTAATACGACACTTGAAGGACCGATGTTCTTTTATGTCAAACCAAGACCTGTACCCATCGACCCCGAGCCACTTATTAAGCAGTTTGTGAAATGGGGTGATATTTCAACATATATGTCAGAGTGGGATGTAACTTATAGTCTTGAAAACGATAACGCATCCAGACTAAAAGGGAAAGCCAGGGTTAATTTGCTCAATCTAGCGGCGACTCAATTTGGTCGAAAGGTTCTGGCATTTTTGAACGAGAATAAGCCAGCTATAACACTTGGTGGTGGTTTTGGGTCTCCAAAAACATACTTTCAAGGTCAGGTGGTTCAGACAACAACAAGGCGCAGACCCGATGGCACAACACTAACGGTATTAGAGTGTGATGACATAGCCAGTGTTCTTACTGAAAACAGTGGTTTTAGACAGTCTATTTACTTTGCAGGTGCAAAGTACAATGATATCATTCGCACGTGTATGGAGCACACTGGGCTTATTGACTGGTATCGTGAACAAGAACAAGTGTTTGGTTCCACCGATGACCCAGAGCAAGACGAAATAGGACTGCAATCCTTTCGAGATGCAATTGAAATACGATTAGCAACAACCAGCAATCATCCGGCTTTGTCCACACCAGTTATTAGCGGTGACCCGGCAAAGTCTATTTCAGATGTCATAGACCCAATTTTGAATCTAGTTTTGAATACTAATGCTATACCTGTGTACTACTGGGATTACAATACTGGTTACATCAGACTTGATTGGAGATTTGACAATGCGTATGTTGACGCTTTAGAGTTTGTTGGAACACCTAATGAAGACAATGTCACATTTTTACCAAATGTGAGTGCCGAACACATGCATGGCGTTCTTACCGGAGATTACACAGAAGTTACTTCAAATGCGTATATCTACACAGATTTTATGATTGTAGGCACCACAATTTACGGAGAGACATCTCAGGCAATTGAACCAGAAGATAGGAATAGTAATGCGTATTCTCAATCAACACTTAACCTTATCAATCAGTCATTTGAGAACAACGAACCATTACCCGAGAACATTGGATATGTTGGTTATCCAAAATGGTATGTTGAACTTGACAAGCAAAGGTCATTGTTGACCAAGGATGCATTGCGTCGCAGAGCGAAAACAATATATGATGTACGTCGAAAGTCTTATCAAACTATCAACTTTAGTTGTTACGTGACTAGACCTTTGATGCATCAAGGGCGATTTTACTTGAAAACGATGGTTGGTCAAAATACTGCAATCAACACCGATATGTACTTCTACCGAGAGGTCTCGTACAAGTTTGATAAGCAGGCTAACACCATAACAGCATCTATTCAAGGAGAAACCTTCCCGATTATCACTGCTGACGCATTGGTAGCGGCAGCCCCGGCCAACGCAACACCAGGTACATAATATGTCTAGATTCCGTTCACTTAGCGAAGCAGTTAGATATCACGTTGAAAACGTGATTAACGTCAACGATATATCGCAGGCGTTGCCTATGTCTGTGCATTCTGGTCAGGCTAAAATTCTGGACGAAGGTTCTGGTTTCGCCGCAAATAGTGTGATGAGATGGGGCACATCAACTTTTGGAGTTGAACCCGTGACCGGATATTTGTTTCCAGGCCAGTTATCGACATCTGAAGACAGCGGGGGCAATATATGACAATACCAGAAACAGCCATTTATAAACTGGGGTACCTTACTCCATATGCTCAAATTGGTGGAAACGACCTCACGATGGACGAGAGGCGTTTTCAAACTATTGAGCGTCAACTATATTGGTTGTTTGATATCTTTGGTAATGGTATCATTGATGACGACCCAGACAACCCAAGTTGGTACATTCTCAATGTGACTGGTGAGAACAAGTCACGACAGGTGACTATTACACCAGGTCGAGGCCACGTATCTTGGAAGAGCTGTGTTACTACAAGTTCGTATACGCTTGATATTCCAGCACCGCCGAATCTTGGCACAAATCAATCGTTTACATACTACATTTATGCAGAAGCCAACAAAACCACACCACACAGGCAAACTGTAAAGTTCTTTGCTTCAAACACTGAATTGTCAGACCTAGACAGATTTGTTGGACTTGGGTGTGTTGTTGCAACTCAAACTAGCAATGGCATTGTTCTAACACCCAACAATACCGCAGAGTGTGGGCGCGTTGAGATATCACTATTCTCAACCATTGCAAGTATTGTCAATCGACACAAGCACATTGGCGGTTCGAGAAATCCGTCACCTATTGATTTGCGCAAACATGTACAGGGCAAGTTGTCTGGTGATTTTATTGAAGACGGTGACCTGTCGAAGTTTACAAAAGGCACGCTTGATGCCGAAAGACTACCACAAATAGACCATAATACGCTAACTCGAAGGGGCACACTAACACACGCAGAGATAGACAGTCTGCTTGCGGCCCTTGAGATAGATTACAGCGACAGATTGTCCGACCTTTTTGGTGTCAATATACTCCAATTTGGCTTAGCCGCTAAAAAGCGAGACGGCTGGAGCGACATTGACGCCAAGACCGTTAACGCAATTCTATATGTGCCAGGGGTAACCCCAGACAGTTATGCTTCATACTATGAAGACTATGCATCTTATGGTCTTGTTGGAATTGGCGAACCATATGTACCAAACAATATTGAACTTGCTATCATTGATAAAGACAATAGAGAGATTAGAGGAAGTCTTAGCAGTCCAATCAATAGCGACGCAATTGCATGGATAACAGACACTGATTTCACAACTGCGTTGAATTTAGGATTGACCCGTGTTATATCTCCAGAACCGGAAACAAGGAATATTGAGGTAACAGGTGATGGTATTGATGGTGGAATTACCATTGAAAGACCCCTGAACTACAACCGAGTAGCCACAAATGATTTCACCGACTGGACAACGGCATATATTTTCACAGATAACGTCACTAAATTGCCAGTTTCTCCGCCGCCGGCACAAATCAGTGATGACTATGATGTTAGGCGACATCTTTATTACGAGTTTGGTTCTAGTGAAGACTGGACTGATAAAACAAAAATCATGGTTGGGTACAACCTTGGAATTGAAAATGTTCAAGGTGATATCTATATGTATCTATTGTTGGAATCAGGCGGAACATCAGAACAAGTTGTCACTACAGCAGGCGCAGAAGTAACTTTGATGTTGTCCAAGTTAGTGAAAATTCATGATGCTGATGATGAGACTGGAGATGATTTGTTTGCGGTCAAGAATCTTGCTGAATTCATCAATCAGCCCACAGAGCTTTTGAATGTAAACGGTATTGGATTTATTTGGGATACTGAATATGGATGGGATGTCAAAGAGATGACATTCGAACTAAATGTACCGGATGAAACTGATATCCCTGACACCAGAGTAGTTGAATATAGAGCAAGTTTGCCGGATACAACAGGAACGATATTTACATGGAATGATACATACTACGCGGACTCTGCAAGATTAGTATTTAGATTCGATTCAAATTACGAATTGACTCAGTATGATACGATTGTTTGGACTTCGGACATTGAATCATATGTTACGGTTCAAACCAGGGTAGCTGAAACCGAAGAGGAACTAGCAACCGCAAACAAATATCTTGTCATTGGTGGCATCATCAATCCATCTGGAAACACTGGTACATGGATTGACATTATTGTAGAACTTCGCAGTTCGACAGATAACCTTACTGCACCATTTGTTGATGATTTGGCGCTTCAATTTAGAAGTCCTGGTGCCTCGAATACGAAAATTTGGGACAGAAAGATACCAGCAGAGGGTGAAAACATTGCCGCATGGAACAAAGCCAGCGCATTCGTCAATGTTATCTGTGACCCAGATACTGGAACCCCACCTAACGACTTGAAAATTGCCGATGTTACACACGTTGGTGAATGGAGATTCATTAGGGGCAACAACATATATGCTGATTTTGATTCTGGAGGAGACCCAGAAGAGACATATTCAGATGGACAAGAACTGCCAGTGTCACCAATGCAAGTTTGGGAAGGCAGTGTATCACAAGGGTACTCCTCTCCTGTTGACACAGTATACCTTGACGATTCTGTAATCGTTGCTGATACTGCCAATGACCGTGTCGCACACGTAAACTTAGACGAGACAATTGAATTGGTTATTCAGGGTAATTTAAGGCTTAGAAAAGAAGAAAGAGCCTTAGCGGCCCTCTGTGCTTACTACAATCCAACTCGAGGCAGATTGTGGGTCATGTTTAGTCAAAATATCAACGTGTCAGCCCGAGAAAAAATGGCATTGACCAGTGGGCTTGATTCAATCAATTTTGGAGACTCGAGTGTTAACGTAGTACTATTTGGTCCGGATACACTTAGTAAGAGCGCAACTCTTGAGGTGCGATTTAGTGCAGCACAAGTCGCGCAAATCAATGCATGGACTGATAGTATCAAACTGGTTATCAACGATGGAGCGATTACAGATGCTGGGGTCAGCAGTGGTGACGAACAAGACCCAGGTTCTGGAGGCAGTTCTGGAGGCAGTTCTGGAGGGAGTTCTGGAGGCGGTTCTGGAGGTGGTTTTGGCGGGCCAGGGGGTCTGTCAGATTGCGGATTGCCAGACTGGCTAAAGGACGGATATGGTGTCCTTTTTGGTCCGTTAAATGGTATTGGGTATATTCCAGCTACCACATGCCCTTTAACTGCTGAAGATGGATTAAGCGTACCTGACGACACCGATGATACAGATGGTGTGTTTGACCCTAATGAAACCAGGCTACAGGGTCCGGGCGGACAGGTTGGCACCGTCATTCTTGACGTATATGTCGGAAATGTTATGTTAGACAACTTGTATAGCCCACAATCTGTTCAGTACACCGCTGAAGAAGATTATGTGGTGGGAACTGGTGGAACAAGGTCTATTATCGCATATGGGCCTACTGGAGACCGGTCATGGACTATTAGTTCGTCTGTGATTGCACTACCAGAGGGTCGTGGTGGTTCTGCTTATGAACTATCGACTGGAAATATCTTAGTAGCTGCACCAGCGCCTGGTAGTGACACCAGTGGTAGGCTGGCGATTATTAGTCGCACCGCCGGAAATATTCCGCTAGTAGACTTGTCAATTTCTGGAGACCCAGTAAGAGCATTGCCAGACTCAGACGGGGTTCATTATTGGGTAGTGATATATGACAGAGTTGGTGGTGGTAAGACATCGCGCCTAATGCGCATGACTGCACAGGGTAATACCAATTTGATTTGGGGGGTTGGAACGCTTGTAAAGCCGACTGGACTTTCATTATTGCCAAACGGAGACGTTTTAGTATCGGAGTAATATGGACTTTAGCATTTTTGCCCAAAAAGACAATTCACTGTTGAATATCAGTGTTGAAAACTCACAAGAGACATTGATTAAATTCGCAATTCGCAACATGACAGACGCTCAAATTATGTCTGTGAAAGGTGGCGACTCTATCAATATCCGCAATGGCGATTTAAGCATTATCATATTCAAACACGATGACACAGTCGTGGTTCAATTTACAAACAAAACAGCATCTCCAGAGGGGCAAACACTGCAATTCAATGATGATATTGAAGCGATTGAAAACAACTCGTTTAGTGTAAGCGGTATTTTCGTACTATGTGAAAGAAGCACGTGTATGGTATCTAACAATCAACTCAGTATATATCCAAGCGGTACTCACTCAATTGTAACGCTTTATATGCCCAATGATGCTGCAAAAGCTATGACAAACATTATTGCTATGAATGTTAAAGCAATGTCTAGCGGAACTTATGTTGTTACAAGCAATGGCGTGTTGCCAGAATTCTCAATTGCAGTATTTGATGATGTGTCGAGGACTGTGCCACGACCAATGCGTCTCGGTGTTCCAGTGATTTCAACTGTTCCAATATATCGCGCAGGACTCAGTGAGTCAGAACTTCAGGTGATAGAAATAGGACTTGGTACTAAAAAGCGCACAATGTATTTCAAAATTATCTCCAACGTTGTTATCCCAGATGATGTTGAGCCTGTATTGCATATTTATCTACCCGCTGGGCTCGACACTGTTGATGAACCAGTTTCGGTAGAGATGACACGGCAAGTGTCTACAGATAGCACACGGTCGGTGTTTTATGCATCGTATGCATTCCACAAAGAAGACACGCTCAATTATGTAGATGGATTCGCATACTTTTCAGTTTATATGCCAATGGAAATCAACACAGATTTACCTGTTGCTATGGCCGTTACCGCAACCGGTGCAGAAATTACAGACCAATATGAAGACAGTCCTCTTTTGGGTTAATGTGGACAAACAATACTGTAAAATGATTGTGTGTGGTGATATTATCGAATGTCAATAGAAGTCCAAGTTTTACTACCCGATAACCTGCGAAGCAGCTATCTGCGCGGTGATTTTGTTCAAAGAGGCGAAGTATACTCCACAGACAAAACCAGCACGGATTCTTCATTGTACGATTCTGATACATCGTACAATCAACACGATATTGTTATTGGGTTCAAACTTGTTGACACAGAAACAAGAGAAGAGGTCGCATTATCAAGAATAATTTCACTCAGATTAAGCAGTGACTCTGAGTTTCATGCGAGCAATACTGTGGTTATTGAAAACTGGCCTGCTTCGCCAGCCACTTTTAGTACCAGCAATAATTATAGGCGAAAACTCAATCCATTGTTTTTTACCGGAGAGTCAGTAAACCAATATAGAACCGGTTGGGACGACGACGGTGCGGAAGCTGGCACAGCAGATTTTACTGGTTTTTTTATCATTGAAGGTTGGCCACTTTCTGCAACCGGTGGTTTAAGTGCGGTTTATCTCCAGGCCGAAGTTCTTGCTACTGGAAGTTCGCAAGTCATTACTTACCCAAATGACTATGGATTATATGACCAAATTTTCTGGCAGTCAGAGAGACCTAGTGCTCCAGGAAAACCATACGCAATCAATGTATCAGATGAATATACTGGGAAGAAAACCACATGGGAATTCAGGGGCTCTGAAGAGCATGCATCGGCGCGATATAACACAGGTGTTTCTAGGTATTTAACTGATATAATTGAACTTCGACCGGTTATTGACGGTGTTGAAGACGCTTTTTATAGCACAAGGGCTGGATATGATAACCCAGGAGCAAGACGTGTTATATTGCCGGATTATCCAGCACAGCATACCTATAAATATGGATACCTGTTTAATGGAGAAACATTTGGAACGGCTGTTGGTTTAATTCCTGCACACGACCCCGTGGCCTTTGCGGCTAATGCCAGTTTGGCGGCTATAACTGTTGAAGAAGTCGACATGGACATCAAACGACCAGACATTGCTGTCAATGCATCTATCGAATTTGAGATTGAAGATAATCCAACAGCAGAAACAACAATGTACATTGGCATTGGCAACAATGAATGGTACACACCAAACATAGGCCAGGCGTATATTGTGCGAGTGGACGTCCCTGATTTTGGGGCCGCTACAGCAAAACTATATCGACTATATAACGGTGTCAAAGAGCCGAATGTTATTCTGACTACTACATTACCAGAGCAGGCCACAGAGCAGATTCGTCTTGGTGGAGTGCTTGAGATGTATGCTACAGACCGTAATGACGGGCTTGCACTTATTCGTGCTTATATCACACCGTGTGAAGTCCCTCAGTATGAAAACACTTCCCCGTGTGATTCATATGTCATAGCAGACGCCATAGTTGAATCATTGGGCACTTTTTCATATCTTGGTGCAATTGTTGGTGCCAGTTCTAGTGTAGATTGTTCAGTTTGGTTTCATGAACTTGCAATGGCGGCAGGTAGATTCGTTATAGGTGGTGATTTTGGTGACTGTACATGCAATCACACTGGAGTTGTAGAGTTTCCACATGTTCAAATTGATGACTCAGACCATCTTTGGGCCGACAATTTAGATACAGATTTTAGCGTATTTACTTACACAGAAACAGCATATGGTGACGGTGCAACTGCCGATAATGACCGGTTGTATCTCAGGGCTCCGTCTTCGGAATCTAGTATATCATACTCAGAAGTCCAGGCACATATACCGTCATTTGGACTGAGAACATTTATTGACTTCGAACTTGCTCACTACTCTGGTGACTTCTATGTTACGCTTAGTCAGGACTATGCTCAAAATAACATACCAACTGGATTGAGGTGTGAGTATGAAGATGTTGAAACATCTTCACCAGAAACCATTATGGTTTGTTTCAAAACAAGAGACAACTCTATCGAAATCAGACAAAGACACGCTGATGGGACTCTTACCAAGCGCAAAATGCGAAGATACGCCCCTATTGGTTCTGAAGATGTAGGTGAAGAAACGTTTACAGAATGGAGTATTCAGGTCTCTACCGTTCCTCCAAAGGGAAGAGGGCATGGTACATGGATTGTTGTCAAAAAAGACGGAGAGTTTTGGGGCAGTCAAAAACTAGACCTTCCACTAAATGGAAATATCAACGGCACTGGATGGTACGTTGCAACTGGTGTTCGAGGAGGACTCAATAGTGATTTTAGTGACTGGTCCGAAGACAACAACTTAGCACAAGGTCTTGCTGTTCTAAAGGCATTCAGCATGGTACCAGAGCCGATTATTAAGCCACTTGACGGCAATCCACCACCACACTTTAGAAGATTTACAAAGGGTAAGAATGCACAACATAATCACAAGCATTTTATTGGGCAAAGAATGGTTTCGTCCATCACGGATGAATCTGATACATGGATTAAAATTCCGGTGGCGCCTGAAACATATGATAACGTTCAATGCGTGGCACAAGAAAATATTTCATTTGGTTCGGCACCCAGCACTGTATATGGCATGCCTTTGGAAGTGAATCATCGCGTATTGTGCATAAACCAAACCAACCCATCAGAGAATGGTATTTATGTAGTTAATTCAGTGGGTTCTGGTTCAAATGGAATATGGACTCGTGCATCTGACTTGTCGACCAATGCACATGTTCAATACGGAAACAGGGTTGAGGTTGATGATGCTCGATATGCCAGGCTGGCATACGAATTGATTACGAATGAAGAAGAGGGTGGCTCGTTCAGCGGAACATTTACAGAAATGCCGCTGTATGTGGACGGATTCCCAGTGCGCAATGGCGATGTTATTCTGGTTATTGGAAAAGAACCAGAGCAAATGCACAAGAATGGACTGTACACAGTTGTGACAGCAGGTAAAGGTGAAAATGGTACGTGGGTTAGGTCTACTGACGCAGACACTTATGGAGAATTCCCAAGTGGAACCATCATTGTAGTATTAAACGGGGACACATACGAAGGCGCAGTATTCTGCGCCACTACTGGCGGGCCATTTATTATCAATGAAGCACCATATACCATGAATCAATTAACAACGGGTGCAGGTGGTTGTTTTGGTACTGCGTGGTATGTTGATGAATGGGTTGGAGCATTTAATTTAGACGCCACGCCATTGACATGGAAGTCAGCGATGTTGAATCAATTAGTAACACTTACTGGTGTTAATAAGTTGGTTGATTCGGAAGATGTTTGCTTGCAACTTGCAGAGGTGTTAATTCGACCAACGGAAAACAACTTCAAACCAAAAACATCACCAAAGGTAAAGTTTTATGAATATGTTGAGGGCGAAGAAGTCGGCAGTCCAGTAAGCCAGTGGCACACCAACGGAGTATCCAACAGCTTTCACACAACTATTGGATATACGATGTCCAAAAACTATCTGATTCAATTTGATGTGAGTGCATCAGAAGTGACAGCCACAGAAGGCAGACAACTATGGATGTCTGTAATGTTGCCTTCTGGTTGTGAGATTGCAACAGGAAATTCAAAACGAATGGGCGAGTTGCAACTATTTACAAGAGGTGGTTTAATTGGTGCCACTCGCGCTTTTGGTCTATATCACAAGATATTCTTGTATTATTCAGAACGATATAACAACGCATTGAATGGTGCGTATATTCAATCCAGGGTTGCTGCTGATTCACATGCGCGACTAGGTGGCAATGCGTCGTTTCTATCAGATTATGTACTTGTAGACCGTGTAGCACCTGGATATTACACAAGCGCACGACCTAAAATTTCCGAAGTGCAAGAACCATCAGTGCGCAGTGCCCTATTGGCTATTGACGCCAATGATAATGATTCTGGAATTATGGCATTCAGGATTATCAAAGAGGGTGACAATGGTATTGCTCAATACGGTCCTTGGCAGAACTGGAACCACTTTGTCGCATACAGAACACTTAATACGGTCAAGGTTGTTCAGACATCAAATCAAGCAGTGCTAAATGGCTCGCCCGGAACTATAGATGGATATTCGAGCTGGTCTGATGGTGAAAGAATATTATTGGTGGCACAGTCAAACCCTGCCATGAATGGTATATACGTTGTTAATCTGTCAGGCGCGTGGTCTCGAGCGTCAGACTTTGATGAAAATGATGAGTTGCATCCAAACATCAAGATTTCTGTTGAAGAGGGGACTACATATAGTGGGACTACATGGTATTTACATTTGAATGAACCAAATGAAGCACCTCCGTATTACGTAATGGGCACAACCAGTCAAATCTGGCTTACAGTTGCGCCAGAAGCAACTACAGTACATTACACCGTGTATCTTCAAGGGCGGTGGTCGCTTGACTCACAAGGCGAGCTCGACACAGAAATGCTATCGCAAAACCAATCTATGGATGGTGCAAGGCGAATCTGGGCCCAAGTAATGGATACTGCTGGAAACATCAGCGAAAGTGAACCCCTGACTGTGACTGCTCAATCTCTGGCACTAGTTGACACTACTGCGCCAACTGGCGAACTGGAGATTGTCAACCCGGACTCTGGAACTGCACTGTCTATAACCAAAGATACTGATAGCACAGTAAAGTTAGACTTGAATGATAGAATTACTGATGTTAAAGATGTGCGAATTCGAATGTCTCAAGCTGGTGTTGGCTCTAGTTGGTCTAATTGGGCTCCTTATCTTGAATACATTAAAAATGACATTGGTGTAAATGTTCCCGATGATGATTTGCTTGCTGACGGTTTTAAGCGTGTTGAGGCGCAGTTCCGAGATTATGGAAACAATGCAAATCAACCAGAACCATTGTGGGAAATCATTTCTGACACATCTAGTAGTAAAAAGCTATTTACATGTTCGTGCACCTGGACACCACCAGGTAGTGACAAGGAATGGTTGTACCTTGGTGGAATTGAGTTCATTAAATACGAAGACTACACCCTAACAGTAAGCACTGACCCAGAATACTCAAGTGGAGATGCGTATTTGGTCACATCTCCAAACGAAAATGACCTTGGTAGAGTTGTGTATGTTCGCGATATAGACGATATTACGATTACTGTGGACAGCGAAGAATGGACAAGATTTGTGCCATTTGGCGGTGAAGACCTTTGCTACGGCGCGCCGGCTAATTCATATCGAATTGATAATGAGCGCGGATTGATTGTGTTCTGCGATACGTTGCCACCAACTCCTACATTTAATGTCACGGTTTCTAGAAAGACAGGTGTATTGTATCGCTGGGATGGTGCTAGATTAGAACTTGCTTATGACATTGGTGGATATGGCGAGAAAGGTATTTTGAGTATTCTTCCGCTCTCTGACTATATTGCACTAGGTGGATACTCTGGAAATATTTGGGGATTTGATGGCACTGTAGTTGTACCAAGTTTGTTTTCATTGTCAGAAGATAATGTTGATTTGCCGGTGATGTTCTTGGTCAAATTCAAATTCCAACACGAAAGCAGTTCACATGTTTACGCTGGCACAGCAATCAAGCCAAGGTTGTATAGATTTGCAGCAGACACACTTGAAACCACCAGTGGTCTTGAGCAAATAGGTGCAGGATTTTTAGAAAGTACCGAACCAGGTAGTTTGACTTGTGCTGTTGGTGAATACAATCGTTTATTTATAGGCACAGATTCAAACAAAATACTACAGTACATTCGAGAGTACGACGCAGAATTGGGAGACACCGAGGCCGAATTGGTAGAAACCGAGTTGCGCTCGAAGTTTATTGGTGTGAATGAACCTTACAGTATGCCTATTTCTTGCTTGGCCGCTGCGAATGAGCAAGTTGTGGCAGGTATTGGGAACAAACCAGAAATATGGTCTTACTCTCAAAAGAAAGTCGACCAGCCAATTACTGATGAATTATGGTCAACAACATACTTCGATAGATGGTTTGTCAACAATTCTGCACCTTGGCAATTCTTTGCAACAGATGTTAACCAGCTTTCTGGCGGCACTACAATGTCTTCCGAGAATGACCCATTGATTACATGGGCTGCAATTACTGAACCTAACGAAGAAATTGGTATGAGGGAACTCATTACACTTGATGGGCCGGTTGAGCGAAGTGTGGTGTTTAGAACAGATACTGGCTCGGATTGGGAACAGGCATGTAGCAACGCTGAAAATTGGATGATGGAATTCAATCTTATGCATCTTCAAGGAGACGGCAGGCAAAGTATTGAGGTTGCAGACGGTCGATATCGAGTTAGACTTGATTTTGACGATACTGAAATGACCATTGTGAGTGGAAACAACACTTTAGTTAGGAACTATGCTGGCTGGAGTGACGATGTTACAATTCTAACACACACCGGAGGAATTATATATCCAGAACGAGGCAATAAGAAGGTATGGAACTTTGCAGGCACTACCGAGGGCAATGACTATGGTCCATACTGGACTGGAGAAGAGGCTGAAGGTGAGACAGAAGACTGGTTGGCTGGCGATTTTGTAATTCCGTTTGACAATAATGCGGCAGGCAACATATTTATTGAAAATGAATCAGACACAGCAACATTTACTCGTCAAACCCAATCTTTGAGAGTGCACGCATTGCTTGATGGTGACCCGGTTATCTATTGGAAATCAGGAAATAATGTTGGTATAGAAGTAGACAACTCAGTGTATTTCTACGTTAGAATGCGATTAAATGCATCTGGTTTCAATACCAATGACACGAAACTATACATGGCCTGGTCTCCAGTAAGCAATCCTACGCCAAATGACTTTGTTTTTTCTGAAAGTGTGGATGTAAGCGCAGACGCACACTTTGTTACTTACAAGTTTTCGCCTCCTTGGGTTGGTACTATGCGCTCAATTGCATTGCAGCTACGTGGTGTTTTGCGCGAATCAGACGAGACGGTTTTGGCACTAGAAGACGAAGGCGATTATACATTTGACATTGATTATATTAGTTGCAACACCGACCTTGGAAACAACAACATTACTGATAATTTCACACCTATTCGTATTGGCGTGACAGGCAAGGATGTCAAAGTTTGGGCAGGCAGAAAAAGTACACCAATCATTAATGAAACCGATTTTCTTGGATGGCCTACAGAAAAATCTGAAATCATATTTGGAAAAATCTTGATAACAGAACCACAGTCAACATTTGGCTGGTCGCATATGCGATTTTACATTGGAGAGTCACAAGCCCCTGTTTTGTATGAGACCAAAGACTTTGATTTGATGTGGAGATTCCCTTCATCTGGCGGGATAACCGCGCTTACCACATATCAAGGTGCGCTATGGGCGTTTGCACAAGGCTATCCTCAATACAATGCTTTTGATAATCCAGATTCGAGAACAGCGCATGCATATTCATACAATCGCACAGGAGAATACTGGAAGACAGAAAATCCAAATATGCCAAGAGACGAAGTTGTGTATGGATTTGTCAATGTTAGAACAGCGTGTCAATATCAAAATTCATTGGTTGTCTGCGCTGATAGAGTGAACATAATTGAAGCCCCTGAATAAATGTATAAGTAGACCAGCGAGTTCCAACGCGGAGACAAATATGACAAATTCAAGACCAAACGACGTACAAAAAGCGATTGCCGGCTTAATGCAAGCCGACAGTGTGAGGAAATTTGGGCGTTTTCGTGCTTTGCTATGGCCAGATATTGAGGCACGAACTGCAGCCAACGACTTAATGCTAAAAACACCGCCTGAAAATCGAGATAACTCATTCTGGAATCAATATTACGGTTATTGCACGAATGTTTATGAGACACCAAACGTGGCAATCTTAGACGGTCTTTCTGGCTTACTGAGATGGGGTGCTGGTATCTCAACAACTGTTCAAAAGTTCTCAAACACATATACGTTTTTGGGTGTTGGCAATGGATTAGTTATTGGACAACTAGCAGCCGCTTTTACTGCTAATGGTACGGCTAATAGTATCAGTGTTAGGGAAACACCTAGTAACTATGCACAGAACAACTACAACACATATACCACGACCATTGCGGTTGGTGATGTATTATTGTTTACTGACAGCACTACACCTCCACCATCTACATCACCTTGGCCGCCGGAACCTACAAACTTTGAGTACGCCGAGGTGGCAACGGTTTCTGCTGCAAGCGGTAGCCCTCTTGCCAGAACAATTACATTCACAAAACCATTGAGATATTCGCGTTCTAGCGGTACGTATGTCGTTATTTCTGGTAGAAACAACGCTGCTGATATGGTGGCCTCTGGATATGGCTCAAGTAAAGCCTATCGTGCAGTTGCCGCAAGTTATCCAACGGAAGGACTGATTGACGGATTGCCCACTCTGACATGGCAAGCAGATTACGGTGCATCAGAGGCTCAATTCCACTGGACTGAAGCACTTATTGGTAGTGTTGCCGTTCCGCCGGTGAGCGCAGTAAGCACGCTTCCTGCTGGTGGAGTACTGCTTGCTAAAGCCGCTTGGTATCCAAGTCCTCTCGTTAAGGGTAATACGCTTGCGAGCCAGCAGTATCTGTTCTCGCTAGGATAATCAGCGATTGGAACTCGCTATTAACCCAAGGGTTAAATCCAACGGACAGACACTATGCCTCAAGACGATTACGAACCACAACCAATAGACCCAGGCTCACTACCTGCAAACACTTATGCACATGGTATCTCATATCCGGTGCATGAGTCAATGTCTGCTGACTCGTCCCCGGCAGACGGGTTGTCTGACAAAAATCTGTCCTCTGACGCATCAAGTTTGTCTATCACACTAAGTGGTATAGATGATTTCACATCATTCGAATCTCATAGTCAATCAGTATTGGCACAGTTCGCAGAAACAATGGCTTCTGGTGGAGGAGTCCAAACTCCGCCTGGTTTCCTTGGAGCAGTTGGGGCAATAGCCAATGCAAGCATTGTAGATGTCACAATAAACCAAATGTATACACCAGGTGGTATTTTACCATCTATCAACATTACAGATTTTTATGTTTTGGTCAACGGTGTTCTAAGAGGTGTTACATCTGCTACTAGAAGAGGTGCCTCTAGCCATTATGACCTTAGAACCGTTAGACTAACACTTAGTAGTCCGGTAAGGTTTGGAGACATTGTTGAAGTAACATACATCAACACGGTTAGTGCTGGCTCTGTTACAGACACTGCTTTGCCAGCAAATTATCTATCTTCTTTTTATTTACTCAATGCATTGAATATGACCCCAGGTTATTCATATAGCCTGCTGGAGATACTTGGTGGATTGAGTGACGAACCGTTTAGTCCAGAAGCGGCTGAAATTAATATTGATGCAAGACTGCTTGAATACCGAAAAGGGTTTCCATACACTACGATTTTATTGGATACAATCGCACCATATGGACAGGTAATTATCAATGAAGATGCTGCGTCTGGTGGTATTAAAGTACATCTTTTTGAAGCAGTAGATTCAAGTGGGAACGCAATTGCCGGCACAAACTATCTCGAGAACATTGCAGGAAGGCCGGTAAGAAAGGCTGGCGAATTGGCCGGAGCAGATGACGAGAGTCTTTATGAAATCATAGGTACAGGAAATATACACGCAATTAGTAAATCGTTGCCAAAGGTAGAATCTAATTATCCAGATGTAAAAGGCGTAAAATATTGCTGTGTTAGTACGGTTCCAAAAGCAGTATTAATTGATGCTAGAATAAAACCAACAGACCAGTGGTCACCAGTTTTTTATGGTATAGCCAATGATATCACCAAAGAGTACTACACTGTCAATTTTGCCAACGCAGTTAAGACAGCGGGTGTTCGTATTCGACATGGAGGAAATGTGTATGCCGCAACTGGTTCTGGAGAACTAACATTTGCAGCTTATGACGATGTAAGTCATGTTGCAAGAGCGCAAATTTCACATTTTTCAGACTTTAGAGACGCCGCCGACTTCTCTACCGCTAGAGCAGATGGATGGTTTGATTACACAGATGGTATTTCTTTGGTCGATTGGGAGCTAGTCAATGTCAATCGTTTGTGGATGCACCAAAGAGGCAAACTTAGTAGTGCGATTAAGTTTACAACATCTATTGGCACTACATTGATGGCATTTACAACCACACAGGCATACACTTGGTCAAGCACAAGTGGTATGTCATTGGCCCAAACATTTAGTGGCAATATTCAAGCGATTACAACACATCGCGATGATGTTTATGTTGGTCTAAGCGATGGGCGTGTTTATAGAACATCCAATGGTTCATCCTACACACACATCAATCCATCGACATCATTACCAGGAATCACAGCCCTGCAATCATTTGGCGGCGTGTTGTGGATTGGCACATCTAGAGACGGTGGTGACATATCATATGTTTACTCATATGATGGTACAAGCACAGCCCAGGCCAAGAACTTTTCTGGCAAATACGTTAGTTGCATGGCGTCAACTTCTAAATATCTATTCGTTGGTCTGAGCGACGATGTTAATACAAACGGAGGTGTTATCTATCTGTACGATGGCATCGCATGGACTCCTTCTCGAGACACTAGCACTGATAGAGTTGACGCAATGGGATATGGTGCTGGTGTTCTTTGGGCTGGCATGTCTGGTGGCATAATTCACACATTGTCTTTTGACAATACTGGCACTGCTACACAATGGGATATCCCACCACAGACCAGTGATGCAGAACAATACTACCAAATTAAAGCAAGTTCAGACGGCAACTTTGTTTGGTTTGTTACAGATATAGGGTTACAGGTTTATTATGTGCCAGAAAAAACATATTCTTCTATTGAAGGACCAGCTATTTACAGTGATGGCGTGACTGCGGTCTACACCGAGAGTGACGTTACCAATTACAAAAATACCCAGTATTTACCAGGTGGTTTAGAGCAGGCGACTGTAACAGAGTCTGTAGTCAACCAAGATGACATCTTGGCGTATGCAGCAACGCTAACTCCATCAATCAACACAACATACCAGAACGCATGTTGGACAGGCTACATACGTGCGGATTTTACCGATACATACACTATCTATGCAAATGGAGCAGAGGGTTTCAGGGTGTATATTGGCGGAGAACTTGACGGTGACGATTGGGTAGGCGGTGAACTGCTTATAGACAACTGGAATGAGCCGGCTATTGGTGAAAAATCTACGACATACGAGTTAATTGCGGGTCAAATGGTTCCAATTAGAGTTGAGGCCTATAGGTCTACTGGTGATTTTAATATTCACTTTAAGTGGGCAAGCACAAACACAACCAAGACTACGGTACCTGCTGAAAATCTATTTTTGGACAATGTTGTTGACTCAAGAGCAACGCTCTATGATGTGTGTGAGTTTAATAACGCATACACTTACGCAGGAAGCGACGGCAGGCTGCATTCTCTTGACACAAGTCCGATATCATCACGAGTTCGACGTGTGTATGCCAGATTCCAAGATGCGGCAGGAAATATTACCGCATCGACTGTACTTACCAATGACTTCATTCTTGAAGATACAGAACGGCGCGGTGATGAAATTGTGTCTAGTGGAAAAATCTATCAAGTCACCACAGACAAACAGATTGTTGCGACGTTTACTCCTCAACAAAACGGAGCATTATATGCACCTGACCGACGATTAAGAATTAGTGGGCGATATGAGTCTGTTCCATTCTATGTCGCTGCGTTAACTAGATGGGATATGATTTCATTCGCAGCAACGCTGGCAGCGGGGACTGAACAGGCCGCCGGCCTTGAGCAAGGTGTAGAAATTAATTTGTACGTTAGGACAGGAGACACTCGAGACGAGTTATTGGCAACAGATTGGGGAGAAGCATATACTCGGTCAACAATACCGCCAGAAACAGATTCTGGCTATGTCGATACAGCACTGGTAGATGAGTTTAATCTTGAACCAATTGAGCAGAAAAAATGGTTACAGTTCAAACTTGAACTTATTACTGCACAGCAGAATGTGTCTCCGGTTGTGCACGCAGTCACACTAAGTTATTTAGAAGCAGATGCATCGTATTTCTTTACAACGATGTTTGATACTTCAAACTATAGCGCAACCATACCAGCACCAGAATTCCGCAGGGGTATTTTAACAGCGAACAGTCTTCCTAACGGTGGAATCATTAAATATGGATACACAACTAGTGATGAAGAAGGCGCCACGTTTGATTTTGCACAGTATGAAGAGATTACACCAAATAGAATCTTTACATTACCAACTATATCATCGAAGATTCGTTTTGGCATTATGATTGTGTCTATAGATTCAATCAATCCAGCCGTAGTTGATGAATTTGGTGTGATTTTGGATGCCGGCAAAGAAGACATGAACTTTATGTGATGCGGTCTGTACAAATACTTTAGCTGACCATGCCAAAAATCACTGACATTTACCGATACTACACGCTCACTGAGCTTCGCGACGTATGGTACCCAGGGTACGACGAGCGCAATATGGTCACAACTGAAAATCAATTCAGTGCGCTGTATCAATTTGTAGGCCCAGGCGTGCTAGATGGGTGGGATGTCACAATGATGCCGTCTGCCTTGCGCGGAGATACAATTGGTAGCGAGGAACTTGCTGAGAGAAGTTCATTGATTGATGCTGAACCCGGTACGTATTTAGCCAAAGTTTACGAATTACTGGGAAGTCCTTCATTGATGGACGAACTCATCTGGGGGCAAGTTGTCAAGGTTTCTTCAGGCAGGGGAATTGTTGGAGTTTTCGCTGCTGAAACAGTACAAGATGCCTATTTTAGATTTCAAACACCGGACACAGTGTTTTATGTATGGGCAGAATCGGGCTTGTGCCTTGCTTCAGAGGGTAGGTGTCATATTACAGTACCCGAAGACGGGCTTTATGAGCATGATGAACGAGCAACAGCTACATATTTAGCAACTGTAGAAGTCACAGAACATGAGTCATATCCTGGTGAGGGATTTGTTCTGAGTGTGACATATGATGAGCGCAGAAAGAAACTACGCAACCTCGAAGGGGCACTTCAAGAGGCACTTGATTTAGCATTTTATCGTCATGTTCATCTTGGCGGTTTTGACCACCCAAGCAAAATTCAACTTAGCACATATATAGTACTAGAAACCACTGGTCCAGCAGGTTCGACTATTCTCAGCATTGTGGTGCCTAATGAGTATCTTGATAAGTGGAATAATGGTGAATTTGGTATACCAATTGTACGCCTTGACGACGAAGTTATGTCTGAAGGCGACTACACAATTAACGTGGCATCCAAAAGAATATTTCTAAAGAACAGCCTGCCGGCGGGTTCTGCTGTAACAATTGTGATGCCACTGTTTGACCAAATTTCATTAAGAATGCACGAGGATTCCTTGATTACTGACAGTTATCAAGGTTTGAATCCAGGTAGACTTCGACCAATATACATTACCGATGGTAGTACAGAAGTAGACGAAAATGGCCAGGAGCACGAGGTTATTTTTACATGGGATGGAGGATTGTATCGAGACGCACAAGTTTTCCTGGATGAGATACTTGTAGACAGTGACTTATACGAAATCATTCCAGAAGACGGTAGCATCAATTTTGACCCCGCACTTGATGGCAGTATTTACACGTCAGAGAGTCTTACACTTATATTGACAGAACTTGGTCAAGAGATTGAAAACACTATTTCTGGAGAACGACTTGAGAACCTTGATGCAAGTACAGTCACCAGAGGCACACTCGACCCCACGCGCATAAGACAGCTAGACCACGTTGGATTAGTCCGATATCAAGAAATAGCAGAATTGCGACCTACAAAGAGATTATTCCAGCTTGGTGATGATTATAGGTACTATCCAGAAATTCTTTCATCTCAGTTACAGCATGCAACTGAAGTTTATCATGCATACCCAACAGTAAACATTGATGGAAGTCCGTATTTGTTAAGTACAAGACGCGGTCTTATGCAAACCTCAGACATATCGTCTGGTATTTTGTTATCAACATGGAACCCGGACAGGGGAAGACCAAAGAAGACAATTGACAACTTGTTGCAGGATGGTTCTCAAAAAAATCATTTCAATGAAGTTTATCTCATAACACAACCGGGGCGAAATACGCTTGGCAAACTATATGTCAGTGAAAATCAGGGCTCAAGCTGGGCGGCCATTAGAATGCCGATTGATGGTGATGTTGTGTCTGGAGCAACTGATTTTTGGGTGTCTACACAAAAGACACAAAGTGAAACCAATAGTGGTATCAAGGTTTTTGAGTATTCAACATTGTACTATTTGGCCACAGACCATGGTGTTTGGACTGCTAGTATACCGGAAGACGCGACAAGTAATGATTGGGTATGGAGCAAAGAGGCATATGCTGAAGACTTGGTGTATGCTATTCAAGAAATTTGTACTAAAAACCTCACATATAGCGCAGACGGAAGTTCGGTAGAAAGCCAAGACCGAACGGTATATGTCGGCGCCGATGATGGATTTTACATCAATGGCGACCGACTGAATACCGAAAGGGTCAAGGGTTTCTACTGGATACGAAGCGGAAATGCACAGAATCAGTTGATTTGGTGGACGGATGATGCGGCATATATTTCACATTCTGGCGAACATATTGTTGAGACCAATCCAGATGGTAGTGGTCAAGACATGTGGATTCACCCCCTTGCCAATGTTGGCACCGTGTTGTTTGAAGTAAAGGTTGCAACCGTTACTGATGTCACATTGCCGGCTGTGACATCAGTAGATGGATATACGCTTGGTATTGGCGACAGAGTTCTGTTGAAAAACCAAACAATCACCTCTGAAAACGGAGTTTATGAATTTGATGGTGCTAACCTTAATCTGGTTGCTGGTTCTCAACTTAACACGGTTCGAGTACAAGTTAACGGTGCTGGAAGCCTCAATGGTTCTGGATGGTTGTGCAGTGTAGATGGCTCTAATATCACATACAACAATTTGTGGTACAGAATAGCCTATGATATTGGAGCACTGTTCGCTTCAGCGGTTTTACAAGCAGACACAAGCAATCAGTTTTTTGTTTTTGCTAAACTTGGCAACAGTCGATGTAAAAGCATGGTTTTGACATATGACGATAACGATATTTTAGAAACACCAACGGTCACTGTAAAAACATGGTCTAACAATGAGCAAGACTCACCAATCTATGCATGGTCAACATCTGATGGAAGCATTTATACGGGCTCTACTCGAGGTATTTGGAGGTCAACAGACAGTTGTGAAATATGGAAAAGAAATTCTCAACAATTCACACAATACGACACAATTACAATATACGACACCTCAACACTTGAACGGTTGTCAGACCTAGATTACACAGTTGATGCAGACACTCAAGCAGTTACATTTGTTGATGGACAAACACCATGGGCTTCATATTTATATGAGCGAGTGTACACAGAATATTACGTTGACCCATGGAATCCTCTGAAAGCAGATGTAGTTGTGTATATCAATGACAGTGTAGCAGAAATACCATACACACTGTACCCAGACGAGGGTCGAATCAGTTTTTCATCAACGTTGAGTTCAGAGGATATTGTAAGGGTGACCATTATCCGTGCTGGGGCATACATATCAAACGTCGGAAGCACTCCGCATGAAGAACTGTTTAACGCAACGGTTGCTGGACTGACCTCACTGACAAAACTTGCTTATGAATTGGTTGGTAACGCAGTGGCAGGTACTGAAATTATTCTCAAAGACCGCACTACTGTCCCAACATCTGCTGTACTATTAGAACTTCGATACCGTTCATTCCAAGAACGTGTAAGTGTAGTTATAGACCCTGACAACAATCGAGTTTATCTTGCGCATGACAGACAAGGCACCAATACGTTTCCAGCAGATTTCACAGAAGTATATTTGGTGGAAATTACCAATGTACTTGGTATTGAAGACGTAATAAGTCAAGCCACTTCCAACCAAACATATCACATGAACTCGCTTATTGGCGTCAACACTATTCAGATGTCAATGACAGCCGAGGAAAAGGATGCTGGTTTCTACACTAATTTTTCGCGACCACCAGGACCCGGATTCAGTGCTGACCGTGGTCCCAAAAGCGCATTTTTCTTCAACTCATTGGTCGATTCATTTGACCTAACTGGTTCATCGTCTAATGTGTGTTCAAAACTTGAACCTTCAGAACTTGACGCTCCATATAATCCTAGAAGCATCTACGTATTGTATGGAGTCAATCAAACAGGCGAGGGCATGCGAGTTGGAACTGACAAAGGTGTTTGGATTTATGAAGACGCCAGATGGAAGAAGGAGTCATCTCTTAACGAATCCAATAGAGTGTACTTCATTAAGAGTCGAGAAAGCACACTTACAATCGGTGCCAATAATGGTCTGTGGCAAAGAATAGGCGGAGAGTGGACTGCAAATCCATTGTATCCACAAAACATATTCGCACATGATAGCGGCGATTGGTTTGGTGGCACATTTGAAGCATTTGGTAAAAGCGATGGGTTGGCTTTTGTATGGACTGTTGGTGAGAATGCTTTCACATCAGACCCATTTATGCCGGTGGCAGAAACCAAAGTTTATGGTCTGTGGAAAAACAAATTCATACGCATCAAGGAAAATGGTGAACAACAAGAAATTGATGCACTGTATTTGTGTACAGAAAACGGTTTGTTTGGTGTAACTAACGGTGCGGCCACAGGAACTTATTCTGCATTCTTAGTCGGTCGTGAAATGTTTGGTGACAATCCACTTGAAATTTCGTACACCAATGCAGATGGTAATACGATTCAAGTCCCTGTGAAAATTTATCGTATTTTTAGAGGACTGCCTAGACCAACATGTGATGGCAGCACTGCGAAACAACCAGTACCAATTCATATCTTAACAAACAATGGTGTTTACAAGGTTAGGAATTGGAGATGGTGTGACCCGTCTGATGCTGGTAGTTTGGATTTTTATGTTGAAAGTCATAACCTGGCAGGAATTACCTGTAATTGCTACGCACTAACAACACGCGCCTGCGCCGATGGTGTCGAACCATTGAGCAAGATTTTTGTTGGTACAGATTATGGTGTGTACCGTTCTTATAATGACGGTGCTGCATATGAGCGATGCGAAAGGATAAATAACGACAATATAGCAGTTTACGATTTGGTATTCGATGGTCAATGTCTGATTGCAGCCACAGAAAGCGGTATTTTCTACTCAGATGATGATGGCGATACTTGGCACAGACCAGACCCTGATAATGTCAATGCCTGTTTGCAAATTAGACCAACGGTTTCAACATCAGAAGAATTTGATGGACAATACATAGCGCAAACATTCAAACCGGTTACTGGTCAAACACATGTAATAAAAGTGGCTGCGTATTTGTCTGTAGAGTATCCAGAAACACATGATAACCCATCGGCATTGCTTGACAACTATCTGAGATTCACAATATGGTCAACTGATGTTAATGGTGTGCCTGACACTCTTCTTGACATCGCAAACGTTGATATTGTTGCATCAGACGTGCTCTATCCAAATTTCTGGTCTGCTGAATTTACATTTACACTGCCAAATCACACCAGTACATATGCTTTGGTGGCCGAAGAGGTGCCAGACCCAGGCGCCGGGGGGACTAAGGTCTTCAGGTGGCACAAAACAACACTGGACAATCCATATACTGACGGTAAGGCATTTAAGTATGACGGTGCGTGGTCAACTATTGATGGTTACGATGGCGGTGCTGCTGATTTGTTCTTCAGGGTGCACTTTGACCCAGAACCGGAAGCCACAGAGACTGTTGTTGATGTGGATTTATCAGAAGGAGAGGGCTATGGTTTTATTGCAACTGACAACAACGCACTAACAACAGATTTCAAAATTGCGGCCGCTTGGGTTATTGATGACTCACAAAGTATGGACTGGGGAGACCCAGATGATGATTTGGGTGATGGCTCACGAGGCGATGCACTAACATCTTTAATGAACGAAATATGGAGAAGAACCAAGTACATAAATATTGACTCAGACACATACTATCCATCTTGGGGCTCTGTGTATACATTTGGGACAAGCATTATTGACAGAACAGATGGATACACAAATAATCCAGACCAGTTGGCTGTTTATCTTGGTGGTTTGTTTGAGAGAGGTAACAAATCAACACTAAATGAAGCCGCGCAACTTGCCACAACTACAATGTTCCCCCAGGCTATCATAGAGTCTATTTTGGAGTCTGATGATTGGAGTATTTTAGTTGGCGAAGTTGTAGAGTATCTGAATGACCCTAGTAAACAATTGTTGCGACTTGATGACATAGTAGAATGGTTTGAATCACAGCCAGTTGGAACTCGTTCTGATTGGCCATACAATGACCCGGACCCAGAAGTCAGAATCAATACAATCAAAGACTATGAAGATGTCTCGGAGTATGTAATAACTCGATGGGCAAATACCTTTGTGCCAATTATTTTTGTTATTGGCGACGGCGATGATACCGGTAGCCAAACTGCTGAAAATGTAGCATTGAGTGCTGTTGCTGGCTGGCCGGTTCACGGCACCAAAATTGTAGCACTGGGCACAGAAACATCACAAAGGCAAACCGACCTGAAAACCATGGGTGATGAGTCAGGTGGTATCTATGCAACTATCAAACGAGGCACATCCGGTGGAGACTGGGGTTTAGTCGAAAACACCCTAATGCACACTGGTGACAATTCTGTCTTTGTAAGCAGTTGGACAAAGTCGATTGATTTTGATGAATCTACATGGATTCGAAATGTTGAGGCTGGATTTAGCGCAGACCCAGGTTCAAGTTGCTCAATTCAATATCGTTTTACGCAAAACAGGGTTGATTGGTCTTCTTGGATTACACTTGAAAGCGGTGTCGCCGCAACTGTAGATTGTTTGGTTTATGGTTTGGAATTTACGGTATCAATGTCTGATGGATGGGATGAATTCAATGACACACCAATCCGTCCTCAAGTCAATAGTATTACGTATACAGAAGTTACACCAGGAAGAAAATATCTAGTTACTGAGGCACAGGATATTGATGGTATGTTGTTTGAATATTTACTGTCACCTATAATAGACATCCCAAGAACATCATCAATTACATGGGGTATTGTTCGCGGCAATTCTACTGATTTTGCTGATTTTGAAACCGTGCGCACTAACCGCAAGGGCTGTCTTCCAAATAGACAACAAAGCATTCAATTTAGTGACGAAATTGTGCGCGAATTGCTCAATACATCAACAGTTAATAATATCGCATACCAAGTCTTAGATGAAAACGGAGAACCAACCAATTGGTTGCCAGATGATACAATCAAAGTATACATCGGTGGCATAGAAGTGCGACTAGACCCTGAAAACCCATATTACACTTATGATTATGCATTGGGCATCGTGTATTTTAGAGACGAGCAGCCTGCCGGAACACAGGTAAGAGTAACTATCATTACTCCTCAAAAACTGTATGTATACGACGGGGAACCAACAACCACAACTGACAATCGTGTATATCGTGCTGTAAATGGTCGGTGGCCATATGACGCAACAGTGGTTGTGTTGGTGAATGGCAATATTATGCGCGGTGGTTACTGGATTTCTCCAGAAGAAGGTCTGGTTGTTTTCTTAAAAGAGCGCGAAGTGTCTGATATTGTCACAGTGTATATTCAGCACGCAGGAGTGTTTAGGGTTGGTTGTGAGATACTGGATTATAACAACACCGATGTCATTGTTGACAAACTTGGCGTGCATTACCTTCATTATGCCAATGTCAATGTTGAACGCTTCGGGTTATATTACACTCAAAGAGCCAATCGTAGTATTATCTTTAGTTATCAAAACCCAGACCCGCCGCAAATCACAGAAGGCACGTTGATAATTGCGCCTGATGACGACGCTACAGCATACACAAGACTTACCATAGAGTATCAATATTCGTCTCCAAGCGATGCCAAGGAAAGAAAAACCACTACGAGTTGGTGGCGATATCGACCAGGAGAAAACACTGGTATTTATAGTGAGGTCGACGACAATGATTTCGTTCGAATTTCAGCAATCAATGGTTTTGTAGGAGGTGAAGACTATGATAACCGAACTGTGCAAAGATTAATTGATATAGGCACACTTGATTTATTTAAGGACGGCGATAGGTGGTACGTAAAAGTCACACCACATGATGGGTTTAGTTATGGAGACGAGGTGGATTCATTACCTTCAATTATGCTTGGTGATAACTCACCACCATGGGTGACTGATGCAAATGTATCTTCTCCGCAGAAGACCACGATTGATGGCAAATACTATGTGCCTGCAGGTGCAACTGTAACTGCACAATATGTATTTGAAGACATTGATGGTACTAATGACGAAAGCACTGTTACATGGTACAACAAAGATTCAGAAGAATCGCTATATGTGGGTGCTAATTTGCCAACCGAGCTAGTTGTGTCGGGTCAAGTTTTATCATTCATAGTTTTGCCATATGATGGACAAAACTATGGAACAAGTGTTAGAAGCGACGAGGTAACTGTTCTCTAGTAATCGAATACACGATATGAGGCACATATGTTAATTGATTTTCTAACACCAGAAGACATGTATCCAGAAATTATGGCGATGTCTATTGAAAAAGCCCAAAACTGGGGGCTTTTTATGTCGCATATTTCCGAAGCACAGAAACACACAAAAGGGGAGGGCATACTTGTGGCAGTATTGGATACTGGTGTTGCATCCCATCCATGTTTAGATGGCGCAATTTTTGGTGATAAAGTCAACTTTACAGATTCACAAACTATTTTAGACCAGCAAGGTCATGGAACACACGTAGCCGGAATTATTGCCGCCAAAGAAATTAATGACAATGGTGTTATTGGAGTTGCACCAGAAGCACGAATCATGTCCGTAAAAGTCTTGAATGATTCTGCGCGTGGTAATTATGGTTGGATTGAACAAGGTATTCATCACGCAATTTCCAATGGTGCGGATATTATCAATCTGAGCCTGGGTTCACCACAGCCACCGCCTCCAAGTTTGTACGCGGCAATTCAAGAAGCTGCCAATAAAGGGATTATTGTGGTGGCGGCGGCCGGTAATGATGCGGCTGCAGTAAATTACCCCGCAAGATACGACGAAGTTATTGGGGTTGCTGCCGTAGACCAACAGGGGAATATGGCAAATTTTTCGTCACATGACACCGCAATTGATGTTAGTGCACCCGGTGTGGGTATTTACTCCACCAGCTTAAACAATGGATATGCTGTATTAAATGGAACAAGTCAAGCGGCCCCGTTTGTGTCTGGTGTATGTGCTCTACTGCTTTCATACAGCCGTAATACTGCCGGGGTTGAGCCAATTAAAGGGTATTTGAAGATGCTCGAGGCTCTTGATTCAGTATGCGACCCTAAGGGTCGCGCAGGGCACATCGGCAGGGATGGAGATGTAGGCTTTGGTATCCCAGATTTTGCCAACGTAAATTGGAAACAACAATGAACTTTGGCACCTGCAGCATAATTCATGGTAACATGGTAGTCAAGTAAATGAAGGTGTCTCAGCTACAAAAATGGACTAAATTAATTGCATACACTATCTCAGTATCTGTAATCTCGGCACTTGTTTGGCTAAATTTGTTTTCGCAGTTTTTACTGGTTACAGTAACTGGAAATTCTATGGAACCAACTTACAAAAATGGTTCTTGGCACTTGGCCAACAAAAAAAGCAGACAACTACAACGTGATGACGTAATTGTGTTCAAAATCAAAAACGAAACATACATCAAACGAATTGTTGCGTTACCCAACGATGAAATTCCAGTATGCTATGGAATAGATGAAGGTCAACTTTATGCTTCTATTGTTAAAATGGAGATTGTATGGATGGGATACCCACATGAATGGATACAAATTCCATTGGACTACATATGGGTAGAGGGGGACGCTAAAAACAACATGAGTACCGGTTCTGGATATATTGGTCTAGTTCATGTAAAAGATATCATAGGAGTGATGAATTACACAGAACCCCCAGAGGTATTTTGGTATAAGTCGGTCGTAAACCAAAGACGTGTTAAAACTCCTGAAAGATTCAAAAAGAAACATGCTTAGAACCAACAGATATGCACAATACAAGACTGAAGACCCAATGCGCAAAGTTATTCGTATTGGTCAAAGAGCATCATGTACTGTATCTGTTGTGACGCCTAAAGAATATGCAACTGGTAGCGGATTTCATGTTGGGCACGGTCTAATTGTTACAGCGGCTCATGTAGTAGGAGAGCAATCTCCTACTACATCAATTAATGTTACCTTTGATGGCATATCTATGTACCCGGCACAATTTGTGTCTTCTAATCCAGAATTAGACATAGCTATTGTGCACTTACCAAAAATCAAAGAACACATCGGAAAGATAGAATTCGGAGACAGCAATGTGGTCGAACGCGGAGATATGATAGCAGTCATTGCGTCTCCAGAAGGATTTCACGACACAAGTACAGTTGGTAGGGTTACAAACATTCACCAGTCGCCAGAGATAAATGAGGATTCTCCAGCGTGGAATGACTTAATTCTCATTGATATTGACCTCTTGCCTGGTTCGAGTGGCGGAATGGTGTTAAATCAAGATGGCAAGTTGATTGGCATGGTTCTGGGTATACTAGACAGAACCGGACAAACACCGTTGTTAGTTGGATTGAATAGTGTTCAGCCAAGCAACAAACTAGTATCTATTGTGGCTGATGCCATACACTATATGTCGCGATAATGGTATTATATCATTATGAGTGGACAAACAAAATCTCCATATGAGACACTTGGGGTAAGCAATACGGCTTCGGCCAAGGAAATCCAGTCTGCATATCGTAAACTGGCGAGAGAATACCACCCAGACGTTAATCCAAGCCCCGATGCAGAAAATAAGTTCAAAGAAATTGCGAACGCATATGCGCTATTAAGTGACCCGGAAAAAAGAAGAGATTTTGACAACGGCGTAATTGATGCCAAAGGAGAACCAGTATATTCTCATTCTGGCAGACACGAATGGGGCGGCGGGAGTCCATTCGATTTTATGAACGGATTTGGATTTAACTTTCAGCCACAAGTTAGGAATTCAAATGTTGTAGTGCATTATGAGGTTAATGCGTCAAAGTTGTTTTCAGAACATGACGCACATATTAAGTATCAAAAGGTGTCTTCGTGTCTGGAGTGTTCTGGAAGTGGCGGTACTGGCAATACAACAATATGCAACGAATGTCAGGGTGTTGGACATAAGACACACGTCCGAAGGGCAGGCAACATGGTCATACAAGAGCGAGGTGTGTGTGATAAATGCAAGGGTAGAGGACAAACCTACGATTCTAATTGCAAATCATGTGATGGAATTGGACTCAAGACCTCAAATGAAGAAATATTTCTCAAAATACCTGCTAATTGCGCATTCGGGAGTATGATTGTTTCAGAACAAGGTCATCAAGAAACATTATCGGCTCCGGCGGGTGATTTGGTAATTGTAATGGTGCCCATAAGCAAATATTGTAAATTTGATGGATACACAGCTAACTATGAGTTACTTGTAGACCCTATAAGGGCGATGCTTGGATGCAAGGTAAAAGCCAATGGATTGAAGCCAGAAGAGGAATTGATAATAGATATTCCTAAGATGACAGAACCGAACACTCGTATCGTATTAAAACACAAAGGTTTGTCCGATATGAATGGTAAACGACATGATGCAAATATCGTAATTGTGTATAAGATGCCTGTCAACCTGACGGATGCGCAAGAAGCAGCGCTGAATGCATATTTGTCACCCAACGATAGTGCACCGGAGAAACAAACAAAATGAGCATGAAAAGAACAATACCAGGTGGGCGAGTGGAATCTATTTACACTCAGTCTAAGAATGGCAAAGAGGTAATTGCAACTACTGTTACACCAGTAGATACAGAGGAAGAAGTAGCAATTACTGAAGAAACAGAAACACCAGAAACAGCCGTCGAAGAAGAACCTGAATCTAAAGAGCAATGAGCGAATGGTCTGAAGTAGCCAGGCAATATATCTCATTGGCGGCACCGTACATTGTGCCACCAATTGCGTTGTTGTTTGCCACATTCTTGTTCAAATTTATTCTAGCTAATCGAAAGACTCGACAATATGCCAAAATGTTGATGAATGTATTGCAGGGTCAACTCGAAGCATCTATTGGTGCTGAAAAAAGCAAACAAGTACTGGAGCTGTGGAATGATATTGTCAAAGAAACAGAACAAAACGCCAACAGCAAGTCCAAAACATATAGCGAAAAGTATTTCGTCACGAGGATGAAAAATGAAGTTGCTTTGAGTGAAGACGAGGAACGCGAAATATCCAAAATACTTGCAACAATGAGAAGACGCAGGGGCAAGGATGGAGAGGTTGGTGCGGCGAGCGATGACGAAGACAACTACAAACTTCCGGTTTTACCATGTCTATGTGAACTATAGGATGCGATAATATAATAAGGCACAGCCTGGATTATGGTTCGTATAGTCATAGATAACGCAGTATCAAACATACTTGGAAATTTTCATACTGACTACGAAGTCTCTAATGAAATTAGAGAAGAACTTCGTAATGCCTTGGCGTATCAAGTTAGTGGTGCCGAATGGTCTGAAAAGTACAAAGATGGCACCTGGGACGGAAAGATTTCTCTATACAACAAAAGAGAGAAAAGTTTTCCAACCGGATTGTTATTTAGGGTCAAACAAGTACTACAAGACAGACATGTTGAGTTTGTGGTAGAGAACAAGCGCGAGAAACCAGAAACAAACAAACTTGTAACAACTGCGTTTCAAGAATACAAAAGAGCCCTGCGGCCTTATCAAGAGTTAGTTGTTGAAGCCGCTAAGGCTCGTGGTCGAGGTGTGTTATCAGTCGCCACTGGCGGCGGAAAAGCCCTGTGTGTCAATACCCCAATCCTAACCGCAAATCGAGGATGGGTCACCATGGGTGAAATCGAAACGGGAGATATTGTATTTGACGATAATGGAAATACGACTCGTGTCTTATGCGCTCATTCAGTTTTGTTTAACCAAACATGTTATGATATTGAGTTTTCTGACGGTAGCACAATCACTGCCGATGCTGAACATCTGTGGAGTGTAAAAGTCACCTCTGGATACAGTAACAAATCTCAAATGATTACACTAACAACTCAGCAAATGCTCAATGATATGCTCAATGAAGGCAGTAGCACTTGGAGAACCAAAAAGCGAAAGGGAAGAACTGAAAAACGTTCAATGTTTTATATCGAGAGACCAAGTGTGATTTCATATCCTTCAATTGATGCAAAATTAGAGCTAGACCCATATTTGCTCGGTTGCTGGCTTGGTGGTGGCGGTACCAAATCTGGCATATTCAGTACTTCCGAGGATTATTTTATAGATGTATTTGCTAAACATGGATTCATTCTTAGGCATGTGAGCAAATATGACTATTACGTCAAGGGCATGCGACAAAAATTGCGCGCAATAGGTGTTTGGGACAATAAACATGTACCTGAGCAATATCTACGAGGCGATATCACAACAAGACAACATGTTTTAGCAGGAATTATAGACACAGACGGTCACATCGACTCTCGTGGTCGAATAGAAATCACATTATGCAACGAAAGGCTTGCCAAAGATGTGGTTGAATTATGTAGAGGTCTTGGTGCCCAGGTGAATGCTAAGAAATCAGATGCAAAACTAAACAAAATAATTGTTGGAAGTAGATGGAGGATAAAGATTTCACCAAATAACAATATCATGTGTTTGCTCCCTAGAAAATATGAAAAAATAAATTACAAACGAAGAAAAACTATCGGTCGCGTGTATGTTAAATCAATCAACGAACGTAGTTCAACTCCGGTGAGATGTATTACTGTTGATTCCGCGAGTAGGCTATATCTTACAGGCGAAACACTGATTCCAACACACAATACTATGATTTCTGCCGAACTGATAGCACAGCTTAAAGCATTGCCAGTCGTATTTATTGTGCCATCAAAGACCTTGATGCACCAAACCAGAAAAGAGTTTCACAAATACCTTAGAGTCAACGGAGAAAAGACCAAAATAGGTATTGCCGGCGACAGTATTTGCGACCTAAACCCAGATGGAGTCAACATTCTTACGTGGCAAACAGCCCTGCAAGCATTTGACGAGAAATACACATCCAAAGGAGATAAGGTGGTGTATGATGAGTTCACTGGATTACAAGTACGCAAAACCAAAGCACAACTCATTGATGATGTGAATGATGCCACCAGAAAACTCAAACAAGCCGAAGAGAGCAAAGGTGATACCAAAGCAGCAAAGGCTGCACTTAAAAAAGCACAAACACGACTCAAAAATCGAGAACAACAACTCATCAACAAGAGCCAAATTAAGCAACTCATCAGAGACACTCCTGTTTTCATTGTAGACGAAGCACACACGGCTGCAATTGTCATTCAGCGACTTGGAGAACACGCGGGCAAATCGTATTACCGCTTTGGTGTCACTGCCACAGCATGGAGGGAGGACAATCAAGAGATACGCATTGAGGGCACATTTGGGCGCATTCTCATTAACATTCGCCCTAGTGACTTGATTAGAGACGGATGGTTGGTAAGACCGTATATATTCATGGTCAAAATCAAGCATATCGAAACACACTCAGACTATAACGATGCGTATTTGAAACATGTTGTGAATTGTTGGGAGAGAAACTATCGAATTAAGCAATTTGCTGAAGGACTTTTTGCGGCCGGAAGAAAAGTTCTCATACTTGTAGAAAGACTTGAGCACGGAGAAATTCTAGAACAAATGGTTTACAATTCGGTTTTTGTGCCAGGCAAAGACGATGGTAGCGGAAATGAAACCATTACAGAAGATGTAGAAAACTACAGATTGGAAATGCTTGCACGATGTGGTCGTGGTGAGCACATTTTGATTGCTACACAATGGGCCAATGTCGGTGTTGATGAACCTGCTATTGATTCATTGATACTTGCGGGGTCTAATCGGTCTTCTGTTACCACATTTCAACAGGTTGGAAGAATCCTAAGACCGGCAGAAGGTAAAGAAAACGCTATTGTTATTGATTTTTCAGACGAACAAGATGATTTACATGACCACTCTCTCAAAAGGAAGAGAGCCTACGCACTTGAACCTGAATTCAAAGTATACAGAGTTCAATAAGGTGTAAACTTGCTTTTTGTAGAAGTTGATTATAGGTCTGGTCATTATGCGAAGTCACAAAATCTCTGGTATGCCGCGAAAGTGTCTCAATCGCAATTGCGATGGGTTGTTCACAAAAGGTTCTCATCTCGGTTATATGATGCAGTCAGAAATCGAAGTTTATGCTGTATTGCGATGTCCAACATGCCTTGACACATTTGTAATAAGTCAGCCCATGTCTATGGCGCATGAATACTACAATAAGTTGCCAAAGACAGTAAAAGAAGCGGTTAAAGAAGGTGAACCTATTACAGTGGAAGAAATGCGCAACTTCCGTAAAAAATTATCTAAGCCAGAGAGCCTCAGGAATCTACTTGATACCGATAACAATTTAGAGTAGATTGGCATAATTAACATAGCTGGTTGAATTCAAACAGTATAAATTCACTATGAGTAAAAAAATCAAAGCTCTAGGAATCGACCTTGGCACCACTAACAGTGTTGCAGCATATTTAAGGGAAGATGGTTCCATAGAAATCATACCAAATGCCGAAGGTGAAAGACTGACACCTTCGGTCTTTGCGGTATGGGACAACGACGAAGTTATCGTTGGTAAGCTGGCACACGATGGTGAGTCCATGAATGCCCATAGTACCGTAAGGTCTATCAAGCGACATATGGGCACTAATTATCGCGTTGAAGTTCAAGGCAAGAAGTATAGCCCAGAGCAAATTAGCGCGGCTATTTTGTCCAAAATCAAAAATGACGCCGAAGCATATCTTGGATACAAGGTCGATAAAGCTGTTATTACTGTGCCAGCATATTTCAACAGTGATGAGCGCCAAAGTACAAAAACCGCTGGTGAAATCGCTGGATTTGAGGTACTTCGTGTTATCAATGAACCAACAGCGGCAGCATTGGCCTATGGGCTCGACAAAAAAGAAGGTCAGACAGTTGTGGTTTACGACCTAGGTGGAGGTACTTTTGATATTACAGTGCTGCAACTAAGCGGTGACGGCATGTTTAATGTCAAATCCACAAGTGGAGACACACATCTAGGTGGTGATGATTTTGACCAGGTCATTATGGATTACTGCAGAAATCAATGGCATGATTATGTGGCCAATAATGACTCAGAGACCGCTTTGCGAACTGCTGCTGAATCCGCCAAGAAGGTTCTGACATCTACACAACAAGCCAAAATAGCAATTCACGGACTGCCAGTGGTAACTCTAACAAGAGATGTCTTCAATCATTTAATTGAACCAATTGTCATGAAAACCAAGTCTTGTTTAGAATTAGCACTTAGGGACGCAGGCTTAAATGCTTCTAAAATTGACGAGGTTGTCTTTGTGGGTGGTTCTACGCGCATACCCCTTGTTGCATCCATGGTCGAACAATGGACTGGCAAAAAGCCAAATAAGAGCGTGAATCCAGACGAGGCTGTTGCTGTTGGCGCAGCTAGACAAGCCGCTATACTATCTGGCCAGACTGCACCAGATATTCTTTTGGTTGACGTCATACCATTAACTTTGGGAATTGAGACCGCAAGTGGTGTTATGGACAGGATGATAAATCGCAACACGACCATTCCAACAGAAGCCTCAAAAATGTTCACAACTACTGAAGACAACCAAAGTTCAGTAGCAATCAAAGTTTATCAAGGTGAACGACTAAAGGCCGATGGCAATAAACTCCTGGGTCAATTCAAACTAGAGGGGATTCCAGAAAAACCCAGAGGTGTTCCTGAAATTGAAGTTAGTTTCCATGTTGATGCTAACGGAATCCTAAGCGTTAAGGCCAAAGAACTTGTAAGCCAAATCGCGCAAAAGGTTGTACTTACTGGAAGTTCAAGTTTGACATCTGAAGAAGTTGAACAAATGATGAGTGACGCCGAGAGCTCTCGAGCAGATGACGAAAAATACTTTGTACTAGCTGCGGCCCAAGATAAGATTCGAGGAAGAATACATCAGATAGAGTCACTTAGACGTGATGCATGGAGTGTACTAAGTACAAGCACAAAAGAAGAAATTGATGATGCGTTTCAGTCGTTAACAGATGCCCAAGAAGACAAAAACATTAAGTTGCTTGAGTCTCTTGATGAATCATGTCAAGAAATTATGGTCAAGGCCAATAAAGAATTGTCTGAATTTGCTTCGAAGTTGATTAGATGAGAATTACACCAGTAGAAGCGCACGCAAATGATACAAAACTTCGCGAACAATATGGCGATATTTTGTGTGGCATAGACGAAGTTGGACGAGGCTCCTGGGCCGGGCCATTAGTGGTTGGGGCTGTAGTATTACCAAAAGATGTCATCATACCCAAGCTAACAGACAGCAAACAAATCTCAGCACAATTAAGGGACTCTCTTGCAGAGCAAATCAAAGAAGTCGCCCTGGCGTGGACTGTTTTTCAGATTGAAGCGAACTCTATTGACAGAAAGGGACTTACTTGGGCAAACGCAATTGCCTCATACGAAGCAGGCAAGATAATCCAGCAAATAATTAATGTTGACTTGTTCGTCTTAGACCAAATGCCTGAATGTGACCTTGAACCGCACATTATGATGGCAAAGGCAGACTCTCTATCACATGTAGTTGCTGCTGCTTCAATCATAGCCAAGACATACAGAGATAATCTAATGAATGAACTCGGAGAGCAATATCCAGAATATCATCTCGATGCTCACAAGGGTTATGTATCACCATTGCATAAAATTGCTGTTAGGCAATACGGAAAAGTTCGGGGATTACATCGGTTCTCGTATAAGGTAGATGGAATCAATCCAGATGCTGGAAGAAGTGACTTACTGAGGCGCAAACAATGAAATACATTAACTTGAATTCCGAAGAAATGATTTCAAAACTAAGGTCTGTGGATGAGCTTAAGGTCATAGGTATTACAGGATTCAAAATTATTGTATCACCACAGACTGATGAAGTAGGTCTGGTTTTTGTAGCCAACAACAACGAATATGTCATACCACTAAATCATCTTGAGTCAATAACAGCGTCATACCATGTAAACGGATTCGCCAAACACTCACACATTCCAGACATTTATGCGACATACATTCATCTAACAAAAAGTTTAGGATTCACACTAACACATGCGATTCTTGAGTCAAAACATGGTGATGTGATGTATGGAAGATTAGTATGGAAAGACAGTGAAGGCAAGCTGTTTACTCAAATTGTCACACCTGGTGATGTATTTATTTTTTCAAACACATTCGGAGTCACACCAGGTGTGGTTATAGCGTTGTTAGAAGATATGTGCACCTTAGACGAGTGGCCATATCACTATGATGTTGACGAGTGGTAGATTATTTAACCCAGCAGAAGAACTCAAACTCAGCGGTAAGCAGCCCTGTGCTAACATTGAAAGATGACGACTTGACTACACTTTTGCTCAAGTCGACAACTTCTTTAGCGCCATCCCAGAACAAACTTTCCCATTCGGTTGTGTCTGGGTTGTAGATGTTCAAACAGAATGTACTAGGCACACAAACTGACTGCCCTGGTAACTGAAGTGTGATATCTGAACCTGCGTTTTCTCCATAAGAAAGGTTCAAAGATTCGTCACCCTCTTGCCATGCATAGGCCTGGTCATAATCATCAAAATCGTAATCACCTGTCAGGTCTTCTAGTAAAACAGCGGCGGTACCTGAACCAGAGATAGTAACACCAGATACACCTATGAACGGAAATTGCGTACCCCAGTTACGTGCCAAATCTTGAACATCATTACCAGGGTCACAGTCTGTAGTGCCACCAAGGAAGAAATGTTCGACAGTTTGTACTTGAACCTGTAGCTGTGCATTCATGACATACATGTAATATCCAGCAAGATTTACTCTAAAATCATAAAAACGAGCCACACGAGTTGGACACCCGGCATGTGATGGGTCTAGCTGATAAGACGGTACGTTATTTCCTGCACCACCGAACCCCGGAGGTACATCTGCAAAGACTTCAAAGACCGGTGGTTGATTCGGGTCGCCGTCGCTGATTAGTCCAAGACTAACACTCGTTTGATTTTCGTTGATAGAAATGCTTGCATTTTGAATAAGTGGTAGCGTAGCATTCACTGGGTCAAGCGCATTTGTGATTTGCTCCAAGAGCAATGCTCTGCCGTCTATAGCAGAACCTGGGCCTACTAGAATAGGCATTGTTAGGTCAATTTTTTCATGAGCACCGCCTATGTCTAAAACTCTAGCCTTAGGTGTACCTTGAATATATGTTTTTGCCTGAACATCCATCGACCGGGTGCGCTTTGCTGTTTCGGCCAAAACAAAGCGGTCACCACCGATTCGTAATGTCTTGAATACTCCCAAGAGTTCGTTTCTAATAGGCATTTTATCTTCCTGGCTTACAAGGTATACATTTTAATTCTTGGGTTGAACATCATGTACCTACTACAGATTTAGGTCATTAAGATAGACAGCCCTACTTTTTACGAGAAAAAGAATAATTCGGTTGGGTTGTTCTTGTGACTTGGTTTAACAATGCCCATGAAATCTGTTTTGCGTCGCAGTACGCCTGCTATCAACGGCACTGTTGACACTTTGTACAGTGGAATTCTGAATAGAGCCCTTGCTGGACCAAATTGAAATGTTAGGTCTTCGTCCTGAATCCAGCCAGCATGCATGTGTGTCTCGGTGTCTCCGCCTAGTCTAAGCACTTCTTCAAATGTGCCGCCCCATCGAGTTTCTTCAACCCCTAAAATCAATGGTTGCTCTGGCATAAAAGCCCAATCACTTGGCTGATTTGGACTTATCCCTGGCGCGGTCGCTGCTCGATTGTTGATGTGACACGGAGGAATAAACACAGGAGCGACAATCTTGTTTCGGACGTACACCTCAAAAGAAACAACGTTTCTCATTGCACTTGAGACACGAGAGCAATCACAATCTTGTAAGGACAATTGTCGACCTAGAAGGAAGCTACTTGGTGGTGCCACCAAGTCTGCCGGTTCACGCTCGTTAATCATTCCAGTAAAGGTAGCTGATAAGGTGACGCCAGAATCTGGTGACATTTTGATTGTAAGTGATTCAATGACCATGCAATTAAGCGACAGAAGTTCGTTATCTTCGTCTCCGCCATTGTCTTTATCGGCCGCTATACCTCCGTATGACAGTACATGATTGGTGTCAATTATTGATGACGCATTTGGATTGTGTGCAATCTGCAGTAATCTTTGGGCTGCGGCTTCTAATGCTCCGTCTCTGTCTACACGCAGTGGAAGTGTAATGTTGCCTTTTATCACCTTCTTGCCCATATCAACAATAGATGAGTTAGGCCCGCCTTGAATGTAGTTTTTAAGGTCTACTTCGTGCTCATAGTTGATGTCACACGAATTGACAATCGTGTAGTATCCATCAACACGTATTCCGCGCACCAAAATACCTGTGGCAATTTGGCCAGCGTCATATACTCCTGGGGTGTCACGGTAAATCATCGTCTATGGTGTTTATTTCGACCACAGAACGCTGTTCACCTTATCATGTTGTGCTAACGGCTATAAGTTCATCGCCTTTATCTGGTGGCACCTTGAGCAATGGCTTGATTGATTCTCGAATCTCTGAAGGATTAAGCATTACGCTCGAGCCATCTTTCGTACTACAAACAAGTGCGGTGTTGTCAGCAATAGGTATCGCTGCAATAACTAATCCTGTTCGGTCAAACTTAACGTTGTCAATCGTGTTCTTGCCTACGGCTTGACGACCCGAATAACACCTGAATTTAGATATTGGCAATTTTTGAACGTATCCTAATGATGCAACGAACATGATGTGGCCGTTGAAATCATTGTGGACAACCACTGACTGTGCTATTTTATCGTTGGTTGCGAGCTTGATGGCCCTAACACCGTTGGAGTTTCTACCCTGAATAGGGACAGAAGACAATGGATAGCAAACACCCTTGCCCATTTCTGTAGCGACAAGCAATTCGCCATTATCAACACAAGGATGTGCGCTGATTAACCTTGAACCATCATTAATTTTCATGATATTGATTCCGGTTCGCTTCTTTGACTCAAACTCTGTTCCTTTGATGCGCTTGACATGACCATCTTTTGTTGTAAGCACAAACATTTTCTTGACAGCAGATTCGAGTTCATATATGCCAATAACACTTTCGTCTGGACGACAACCAATGAGTTGAGCGATGTGGGTGCCTTTGCCCTTTCCACTGTATGGTATATCATGACCTTGTTTGCAGTAGGCTGTTCCTGTGTCGGTCACAAACACAATAGTGTTCAGTGTATTTGTCTCTACGTATTGAGAGCCTTGGTCAAACGAACCGTTTCTGCGAACATATCCATCAAGATTGATACTTACTACGATATCTTCCCGCTTAATTAGGTCTTGTGCCGAAACAGTTTCAGCATCGTCTCCGATTTGCGTTCGGCGGTCGTCACCATACTTCTCAACAAAATCATCTAATTGCTTAAGAACAGCATCCCGCATTGCGGATTTGGAAGACAGTAGTTTCTCGAGTTTTGAGGCACGTTTTTCAGCCTGGTCTTTTTGCTCAAGTAACTGATTGACTTCGAGTTTAGTTAGCTTCTTAAGGCTAATTTCAAGCACTGCTATTGCCTGCTCGTCGGTTTTGACGTATTTACACGCAATCAACCGCTCTTTTGCATCTGTAGGTGATTCAGAATCAAGAATCAAATCAACAACCTCTCGAATCTTTGAACATATGTTCACAAGACCTTCGAGAATATGGATGCGTTTGGTGAGTTTATCGAGTTCTGCTTCACTGCGCCTCTTGAGAATAGAAACTCGGTGATTGTAATAAGACATCGCCAGGTCAATGATTGAAACATTTTCACTGGCGCGCCCATTGACAATGGCTGTTTGATTCACTGAGAATGTGTTGCGCAAACACGTATTTCGCAGAAGTGTCCTTATTACCAATTGCTCATCTGCTGTTTTAGACAGTGTGAACACAATCTTGATAACTTTGGCACCGTCTTTTCGGTGACTGAGTTCTTTAAGGTCTGTGACTCCATCGAGTTTTTTGTTTTGCACTAAATCCGCAACTTGTTGTGCTAATTTATCTGGTGAAGAGCCATACGGGAGTTCGTTGACGGTGATTGTCTTGTTGCCTTTGGAATCTGCACCAGTTTCCCATATTCCATCTATCGTGATGGTTCCTCGACCAGTGTTGTAATACTGACGTGTTGAACTTTGTCCGCGAATAACGCCACCAGTTGGGAAGTCAGGGCCTGGCATAAGTTCTAATAGTCGGTCAACAGTTACATCTTTGTTTGTGACACACTCTCGAATCACCGATGCGACTTCGCGTAAATTATGTGGTGCGAAATTACACGCGATACTTACTGCAATACCAGAACCACCGTTACACAGAAGATTAGGAAACAGTCCCGGTAGAATAACTGGTTCGAAATCAGTTTCAGTATAGTTTGGCTGAAAATCTACCGCATCTGCGCTAACATCATCTACTACAGCGATTCCATATGGACTCAAACGAGCCTCTGTGTATCGCATCGCCGCTGCATCAAGACCGTCGACAGTGCCGAAATTTCCTTGACCGTGAATTAGCGGATACCTTAAAACCCAGTCTTGCACAAGACGAGTAAGAGTGGGGTAAATGACTGACTCACCATGTGGGTGCAAGTCGCCGCTAGTTTGTCCACAGACTTTGGCGCACTTGCAGTATTTACTACCGTCATCAAGTCCAAGCCTGTACATGGAATACAACAATCGACGTTGGGCCGGCTTGAGTCCGTCTTTAGAGTTCGGGATAGCACGTTGAAGAATTGCGTGTGTTGAGTATCGGACATATGAGTTGTCCAAAACTCTTGGCAATGACTGTTCTTCAATGTCACCGAAATACTCGATATTGACTGCGTCTTTTCTTTTTCTAGCCAACTTCTACACCCTCACCGCTTCTCTCAAGCAAGTATTCCTTTCTGGCAGACACTGACTTACCCATGAATGTTGATAATACTCGTTCGGCGTCAGCAGCATCTGGTACGCTAATGCGAATCAGTTTTCTGGTGGCATAGTCCATTGTGGTTTCTGCCAATTCGTGTGAGTTCATTTCTCCAAGACCTTTGAACCTTGTAATTCTTGGGCTCTTAAGTTTATCTACAATCTTCCTAAGCTCGTCATCATTCCAGCAATAGTGTTTGACACCTTTGGAGTCCTCGACTTTGTAAAGTGGTGGAACGGCCAAATACAGATGACCATATGATACCAGAGGTTTCATGTATCGGTAGAAGAAAGCCAATAAAAGTGTTTCAATATGACCACCGTCAACATCGGCGTCAGTCATAATGATAATTCGTTCATATCTTCGGTCTTCAAGTCTAAAAGCCTCTTTGCCAGGTATTTCTACTCCAGAACCAATTGCAAGTACTAAACTCTTGACTTCTTCGTTTTTTAGTATACTTGCAAGGTCGTTTTTTTCTGCGTTCATGATTTTACCACGCAATGGCAGAATTGCTTGAGTTTGTGGGTCTCGGCCATCAATAGCTGAACCAGCGGCCGAATCACCCTCTACGACAAACAACTCACTGTTGTGCCGGCTATCAACATTGCAGTCTTTGAGTTTGCCAGGAAGTCTAGTGCTTTTTGCAAAGGCACCTTTGCGCTTGATAAGGTCGGATTCTCGCTTTGCTGCTTCGCGGGCTTTTTGTGCTAACTGTGCTCGTTCAACGATTCTCTTGAGGAACTGAGGGTCTCTTTGAAAATAATCACTAAGTTGCTCTGATACAACAGAAAGAACCGAAGACTCGGCCTCTGAAGAACCTAACCTTCCCTTTGTTTGTCCTTCAAATTGTGGTTGTCGCAATCGGACAGTAAGAACCAGTACCAATCCATCTCTGATATCATCGCTTTGTAAGCTATCTTTAATAAGGCCGCCTTTTTTGGCCGCAGTATTAACAGCAGATGTTAGCGCACGTTTGAACCCTGAGATATGCGTACCACCTTCTGGTGTATGAATATTGTTGGCATATGAATGCAGGCTTTCATCGTCGTCCGAACGATACTGCATGCCAAATTTTACAGTTACTGCACCACTTTTACCTTCAATAACAAGTGGTTGCTCTGGGTAAAGTCCTGTAGAATCACCGATAAAATCTGACAACATATCAATGATTCCACCGTCTGACAGGAACGTATATTGTTTGTCATTTGGCTCATCATTAAATGTTACTTTCAAACCTGGATTAAGGTGTGCAATTTCTCGCAGTCTTCGAACTATAATGTTTGAATCATAGTGCTTAACCGACTTAAAAATACCTTTGTCCGGTGTGAATGTGATTTTGGTTCCAGATTTTCCTGCACTGCCAATTTTCTCAACCTTAGTCGAAGGCTTACCTTTTGAATAAGTTTGTTTATAGCTCCCAACTGCTCCTGCTGATTTGTCGACTCGATTTACCACAACCTCGAAATATTCAGATAGTGCGTTTACACACGACACACCAACACCGTGCAAGCCACCAGATTCCTGATATGCTTCATCGTGACCAAATTTACCACCGGCATGTAACACGGTCATAACAACTTCAAGCGTAGACCTACCGTCAGATGGGTGATTATCTACCGGAATCCCTCGACCATCGTCTTCAATAGACACAGTGAATCCGTCTTTGAATAAAACAACGTTGATGTTCGAGCAAAACCCTTGCATTGCTTCGTCTACGGAATTGTCTAGAACCTCACCTATTAAGTGATGCATTCCTCGCTCTCCGTCATCACCAACGTACATGCCAGGTCGCAACCTAACGGCATCCATCGGTTCTAAAACCGTGATTGATTGTGTACTGTACTTGGACATAGGCTGATTAACCTATTATGACACATTTGAATCGAACTAGTCAAGTGTGTTATCGAGTTCGAACGATTGATGAAATTATTGAATCAATTTCATCAGCAACATCATATGCGCCTGTTGAATCCGCCAACTCTGAATATCGTCGCATTAACGCAATTGTATTCGCCATTGGTGGCGGCATGCCGCCAGGAGGGGCACTAGCAGGTGCCTTGGCTTTCACTGCGCCTAGTATCAAACCAGATAAGATTTCAGAAAGTTCATCAAGTGTTGTGATGTCTTCAATGGTTTTTCCAAAAGGAAGTCGCTTCCAGCGACTATCTTCAGTGGCATTGAATTCAGCTTCTTGCTTTTCAGGCGTAGCCTTGGTCGATTTTGATGTTCGATTTCCTGTTTTTGACTCAACATCATCGCCCATTTCGGTACCACCGTATGCTTTCCATACTTCGAGTGCTAGTTCTTCGGCGTCTCGAGCGGCATTACCGTCTACAACTGTGCCAATGTCATAATCATACAGGATTTTTGACACAGAATCGAGCGGGCCGACCAGTTGTTGTCTGGGGGCAGATGATGGTGGTGCGCCTGGAGGGGGCGGCATACCTGGTATTCCGCCCATTGGCGGAGGAGGTGGCATACCAATTGGTGGAGGTGGTATTGCGCCGGCGGGTGGCGCTGCTGACAAGGGAGGTGTTTGTGCAAAACGCCTCATGTTTTACCTCGATTGTGAATCTGTTCGATGTCGACCGCGACCAGGCTTAAAGAAATATCTATCTGGGTGTGCCTCTTCGCCATCAGCAAAAGTAGCAACATCGTCCATGGTGTAACCATTTGGGTCTTGGTAGTCTGAGTTTCCAAAAAACACGTCCAAGTCGTCTTCGTTAATAATGTCAAATCCTGTTTCTGGCAAATTCCTGCCGGCTGAGCGAACAATTTGTTCTGCGGTTAATCCGCGGCCGTCTATGAAATATGGTGTATCAATGTCACTCCAGTCGCGCAAGTGGCCAATAGCCTGCAGCATTGCATCCATCATCTGACTTTCAATAGCATATGTAGACGCTTGTCTTTCCATGCTGTCAAACAAAGATGAAGCATAGGCAACAATCTGCGCTTGTTCGCCCTCATCGTAATAAGGAGCAACTTCAAGCAACATTTCATGTAATTTTGCTTCTATGTTTGACATTTAATCTTTCCTGCAGTGATTTAGAGTCACTCTAATCCATTCATTAAACATTGATTGACAACATTCCTTTATGTAAGCGAATTATCTGTACCTTCTTACACTCGAAACGTTGCTTTTAATTGTAAGTTTCCAAGTTGATATGGTCCCTCTCCTGTTGGCGGTTTAACTGCGATAGCTAGTTTCTTTGACGAACCAATCAGTCTTGGGTTTACATAGGCAATTCCGAGGTCAATAGCATCATCTTGAGTTGTTGGTAGATTTGCCCAGGTATCTGGGTTTTGTAACAAAGTGCTGCCAAATGCATCAGCATATGTAGACGAAGCGTCATCTATACTCAAGCCGTCTGGATTGTTCCACTCTTCGTCTTCGAGTGTATCTGTTTTGAGTCTCCAAAGACTTGGTTCTCCTTCTGGAGAATATCGCGTGTATACTACATAATCTCCATCTGGTGTATATGTTGGTCTCGTGCACTCAGAAGTATTTTGTGTGAGTCGTGTCTCTGTGTTAGTAGCCAACTCATATGAATACAACTGATATTCACCAGTCCTATCATTCGCATAGACAACTATCGTTCCAGTCGGGTTCAGGCATGGATACCTACAATTACCTTCAACACTAACAACCACTTCGTGACCAGTGGCATCAGGTGTCACTTTCCATATCTCATAATCACCTGCGCCTACTTTTCTTGAGTAGTACACATGCGTTCCACTTGGATTCCATACTGGTTCTATTGAATTAGATGTATTAGGGTCTGTTAAAAACATTTTTCCTGTACCGTCATTGTCCATTATCGCCACCCCGTAATTCAAGAATGACGTGGCACCAAATGAAAACCCGTAAACAATATCAAGATAAATGATTGAATCATCATTTGTTTGATAAACAATTCTTGCATTGTTATCCACAGGTTCCCAAGATGGCTGAGAACTTTGAATTAGTAAGCCATAGTGATTTGTCAATAAACTCAGCACTGAACTGGAATTAAGTTTGTAAATATTGACTCCGCCATTGCCCTGGCTAACATACGCCAGCTCTGTTCCGTTTTTGCTCCATGATGGCTGATATGCATTTGCGTATGAACTTTCCGCAATAGTATTGTTGTCAGCACCTGTGGCTGCTATTTTGTAAATTTCATACTGACCATCAATATTGGAATCAAAAACGATTTTTGCATCTGATTCGCCGTAATATGCGCTGCCGCATTCACCACTGTTCCACAGCAAATATGGTGCAAAAACTGTTCCAAGAGGTGTGTTTCGTGTATATATGTTTCGATAATTGTCTTCGCCTGCTACTAAAACGATTTTATTACCGTCGCTTCTCCAATCTGCTTGATAAACATTCAAGCCATTAGCATCAACTTTGGTCTCTGTACCACCACCGATGGGCACATAATACAATTCCCATTTACCAGAACGATTACTAGTGAACATGACCTGAGTGTTGTCTGGAGAAATAGCCGGATAATCATTGTCACCAGTGGTGGACAATTGTGTCTGATTTGTGCCATCGTCATTCATTATCCAAATTTGTGGACTGCCTGTTCTAGTACTAACAAATGCAATTTTAGTACCGTCTTGGCTCCAGGCCGGGTGATAATCTTCTCCAGTATTAGTTGTTAATCGTGTAACAGCTCCGCCTGATGTAGCGCGTTTGTAAATGTCAAGATTAGAATTTGTTCCACGGTCACTGGCAAACACCATGTATGAACCTGCGGTGTTCATATATGGGTGTTTGTCATTGTATGAGTTCGACATTACTTGAGACTCAGTACCAGCTAAATTCACTGAGTAAATCTGATGATTACCATTTCGGTCTGAACCAAAAACAATGTCATTTGTGTTTCTGTTGTATCGAGGGTCTGTGTCCTGAGAATATGTTTCTGTAAGTTCAATCTCGTCAGTACCATCAATATTTCTCCATACAAGTATGTTGCTTGCGGTGAGTTCTTTGGTGTACATAACCCTACCGGCTACTGGGTCTACCCTAGGCCATTTTCCTGGAAAACTAACAGCAGAAACATCTCCGGTCTCCTTTGCCTCAACTCTGTAAATCTCACCGTTGCCATTTTGAGAGATGGCTTCAAATACGATTTCCTCGTCATTTGGAGTAAAAGAGGGACTACGATTTCCAAGTGGTGTAATCGCAGTGACTACCTGCACCATGTTGGTGCCATCTGAGTCACACATCCAAACTTCGCCAGAGCGAATAAATGTGATTTTAGTCGCATCATTAGACCACCTTGCCTGGCCGTCCTCGGCTGTTGTTGATAGACTCGTATTTCCAGTACCATCTGGATTGATAAACCCAAAACCGGCCTGAGCATTGTTTGTCAAGGTTGTGTACAGAATTTTGTCATTGGTGCCCCAGTCAGGAAAAGCTGATGATGCACGCAATAAAGTTCTATCCCATGGAACTAACGTGCTGGCTGTGTAAATCCCATACGATGAATTAAACACGTCTAAAAAGCGCGACTGAATGACTATCTCTGATGAATCGGGACTTAAAGAGGCAAATCTATCATTGTATCCGAGACTTGTAATTCTAACTGCGTCATCATGCCCTGTAATTGAATACAATCCACTAACGTAATAGTTACTATCTTGACCAGAAAAATAGGTTATATCGTCATCTACGTTGTGCCCTGCTACTGGAGATGTAAGATATGTGTTTATTGTAATATTGCCTCCAGGACCAGTACCATCTGTTACGAAAATACCACCGTTATCTCCTAGAACTTTGCGACAGTACACTACCTTAATTCCATCAGAACACCATCGTGCACCAATTTCTTCAGTTGTTGGTTCATTATCTGTGTTTGCTGATATAAAGCGAGCCATTGACGAACCGTTGACCTTGATAGTGTGCAATCTATGAACTCCAGGATACGCCTCGTCTGTATACAACAATTCTGGCGAAGTGCTGCGCCAACTAATGTAGCTTTTATCAGTATCAGTGTCTGTCAGTTTGGTTAGCTTTTGTGTACTAATTGTGTAAAGAAATATCTGCGGTTTAAGAGGATGGTTTCCAGTTCCTCCTGGCATAATAATCGCAATGCGTTTTCTGTCTGGGTTATAACAAGCATATTCTGCCGGAATAGGTAAGTCAGTATCAGTGGTCAACTCAGTGGGAGTGCTTGAATTCAATTCATACAAGCGACCGCCATATGTAAACAATTGTCTTAATCCGTCTGCAGAAACATCTTGTAATACTGTGGTTTCAAAGTTCGTAGTATACTGAGTGGTAACCGTAGACGATGTCGGATTGTAATAGCATATAGCTGTGTTAAACCCTGGCACACTACGTTCAAAATACACTCTATTTAGACTTGCACAATAAATAGCTCTTTTATCTGAAACAATTGCCTCGAGTGTTGCTGCTGTTTTGTTACTTCCGTCAAATGAACACAACAACAGTTTTTCTCTACCGATAGTGGAAGTTCTGTTAAATACAATTTGAGAACCGTCATAAGACCATGAGCCGCCGTATAAACAATCGACAGTGTCTACTGATTGTGTTTCACCACCCAGCGGGTCTACATACTTAAGACTTCTTCTACCAAGTTCTGAAGCTGAATCATACACAATGGTCGTACCATCAGGGTCCCATGACAAATAGAATTCAGAATTGCTGTTGTACGTGATTCTATCAAGGTTAGTCCCAGTGGCTATATCTACACTATATATCTCGAAATTATCTTTGTTAAATGCAACTCGTGTTCCATCTGGTGACCATGCGATTGGTGACGATACTATATTGTTGCCAACAGCGACTTGAGATGAACCATCGGCGTTCATTACATACAATTTGAAATCATTACCAACTCTATTTGATGCAAAAGCAATTTTTGTACCGTCTGGAGAAACTGTTGGCCAAATGTTTACTCCAGAAGAGGTCAGTACTGTTTGGTTGGTGCCATCAGTGTGCATTGAGTAAATCTGATGTGCACCGCTTTGGTCGCTCATATAAATAATGCGTTCACTTACTGGATTGGCCGCATATTTCCAACTTGGAAAAGTACAATCAAATGCATTGTTAATCAATCGTGTTTGACCTGTTCCATCTGAGTTGATTTTGTAAATCTGATAGTTCCCATCTTTGTTGGTAGAAAATGCAAGTTTTGAACTGTCTACATTCCATGTTGGTTGCCAACTGACTCCAGTGTTAGATGTGACAGGTGTTGCTATTCCGATGTTGAGGTCTGAACCAGTTTGGTAAATATTGATATTTCCATCACCACGGTCGCTGCAAAATGCAAAAAGCTCTCCGGTTCTATCGAATGCAGGGCAAAAACTTTCTGGACTGTTTTCTGTCAGTCTGTTAATTGGTATACCAGTAGACAAACAAGTCATAACAACCCTATACTTGCTTCTTATCGAATCATAAATAATTCTCGTTCCATTGTGATTGCCCTGCGGAGAACCATCGTCATAAGCAGAATACGTGATGCGATTAAGGGATGTGCCATCACTATTGATTGTGTAGATGTGTTTTGTTGCATTTGCACGTCCAGAAAACACAATGGATGTGCTTGACAACCAGGATGACTCTATGGCATCGCGGCCAGTTTGAGTTACCCTGGATATACCAGAACCATCGTCATTAATCGTATATATGTCGTAACTTCCTGTTCTGTTTGATGAAAATGCGATTACGTTGGATGACGGGTTGTAAGCAGGGTCAATATTGGAAAATCCAGTAGCATCAACGTTAGTAGTACCTGTGCCATTTGATTGAATGTAGTAAATCTGCTCTACATCATCCCTGGTACTAACAAAGCAAATTCTGGTGCCGTCGTAATTCCAACATGGTGAATAATCATCACCATCGTAAATAGAAGATGTGCGATTCGTTAGTCTTGTAAGACCTGTGCCATCAGACTTTATAGTATAAAGTTGCCATCCCGTATGCGCGTCTGAAGCAAACACGATTTTGTTAAAACTAGGGTTTAGAGGATTGGTAACCTTACACCAATGTGGGTCAATAGCATTATAAGAAGGTTCGGTTAGCGGAATTGCGCCAGTGCCATCGGCGTTAGCGCGATAGATTTGCTTTTTTCCGGCGCGGTCTGATACAAAAACAATCTGAGTACCGTCATAGTTATAGCTACCACTGTAGCTATCTAATGAGTGTGCAGTGAGTTGTAGTATTTCATTGTTTTCTTCTCCAGATGAAAAAATGTTTGACTCATTAGCATTGTGTGTCCCCAATGAATATGCGATTCTATACGCATCTACAATGGTTGATTTAATTTCATATCCAAGCGCAGTTAAGTCAACCCTGGGTGTTACAGTACCATCTTCGTTGATAAGGTCTACACTACTCGGGTCGCACCATACCTGAATAGATTTTGCTGGCGCGCCGGCAAATCTTAAGCTGACAATTGATTTCACATCCGTATCGTCATCGCCATACGTTCCAGCCTTGTAAGTACCCATATTAAGTACCGACAAGCCATCATCTGTTACAATGTAACCAGGACCTGGATAATGTTTGCGCCAACGATAAGAGAATGCCATAAAACCTAAACCCCTTAGAAGAGTCCAAGGGGTTTATACATTGAGTTAATGTGCTTCCGGTCGACCAAATATAGCAGATGCGGCGGCTGCCAACGGCGAACGCTCTACCTTGGTCAATTTGACAACAGCGGCCATGTTGCTCTTTTTGGAGCCAATAGCGGCATGAGATAGACCATTTGAACGATTGTCCAAGAATGGATTTTCTACCTGCGATGGGTCTCCTAGAAGTATGATTTTAGAATCTCTTCCGCAGCGTTCGACAACCATTCGTGCCACACGCGGACTGACGTTCTGCAATTCATCTACTATGACTACACTATTTGCAATTGAGCGACCTTGAATATACGCAAGTGCTTCAACTTCAATGATACCTTCGTCTACCATCTGTTCAAATGTTTCGCCTGCTGCGCGACGACGACTGTTAATGAGTTGTTGCACGTTGTCCTTCATAGGGCCAAGCCAAGCACTAAGTTTTTCGTATTTATCTCCTGGTAATGCACCAATATCTACGCCGCCGACTGGAATATTGGGTTTGATAACTACAATCCTGTCGTATGCGCCGTCATTAACTTTTTGCAGTGCTACAGAGAGGCTTAGAATAGTTTTGCCTGTTCCGGCAGGACCTATCAAAACAACCAATGGAATATCTTCTGCTGCTAATGCCTCCATTGCGAATCTTTGCTCAATATTATGAGGTTTGATTCCCATGAATTCTGGTTTTTGTCCGTGTTTATCTCGGAATACACGAATTTCGTTGTCTCTAAACCAACATGGACAAACTTGTTCACTAAACTTGAACATGACAAATTCGTTGGAATTAAGTTTTGCAATTTGTTCTTGCAATTGACTCGTCAACTGCTCTGTTTTAACCACTTCGCCGCTGCCGTACAAATTATTCCAGTCTTCAATGTTATCCAATTCAATGTGAACAACACCATCATAGATTTCATCTTCAAGCAAATCACTTCGATAGTTTTCTGCCGTACATCCCATTGACTGTGCCCTAACACGTAGCCCTGTGTCTTTTGACACAATTGCAACTTTTTTGTGACTTTGGGCTTTAAGCATCAAACATGTTTGAATGATAGCATTATCACTGTTAACGCGGACAATTGCAGGCATTTCTCCGCGTTGCACTGGTGCTTCTGGGTTGTAAATGAATAATCTTCCATTGTGCTCATTAATCACAACTCCTTTTGAAACTAAATCCTCCAAGTTTAGTTTGTCAAGGTGCCTGAAGACTTCACGTGCAGCCCAACCAGTAGGGTCTCGACGTGTCTTGAGTTCATCAAGGTCGTCTATTACTGCGAGTGGTAAGTAGATGTCATTGTTCTTGAATTTGAATAATGCTGATGGGTCATGTATTAAAACGCAAGTATCAACGACGTAGGAGTGTTTAACCAAAGGATTCCTCTTTGTATTTTTTGTGCTTGCCACAAATACATTTTATTGGTAAAGTCATTCACCCACCTGCTCTTTATTGATACGTTGTAAAAAGTCAGAAGCATGCGGGTCGTATTTTACCTGTGGTGTTTTTCGACGTAAAATTGCTCTCAGTCTTTCAGCTTCTACTTCTTTCATAGTTTTGGTGTCTAGCCAGTTTAGTGCGCCGGCTTGACGGTCTTTCTCCTGTTGTCGTTGTTGTAACGAGCCATCTCTCAAATCACGCAATGCGTTTTTTACTCCATCTCCAGATACAAAATCTTGAGCGGTATGTAGTGTAGTAGTCTCAAGCAAATCATAGTCAACATACATCGCTTTTTGTAACCTGCCTTGCATTACAATGGTTCTGTCTCCAACTTGATACACTTCTTCTTCTGACTTAAAGAAATATGGACATGCTCGAGGAAAACAAATGTAAATCTTAAATGGAAGAGCATGTCCAATATCACTGCCTGCTGTGAGTCTTCTTACATCATCTTCATCTGGAACCAATGACACTGCTATTTTAACACCCATATCAGGTACTGCAAAATCCCACTCGTAGTTATGTTGTGGTAGTTCTGGATAGAACGCGGGTGCAATTCCAAGTTCATTTTTTCGTTCTGAAAGTGCAACAAAAAGACCATACCCTACAGAGTCAGCCGTTGTACCAGGTCTATAGTATCCGAGGTCGTCCCAGTCAATTTCGTATCTCTTACCATCAATCTCAATAGAACGAGACTTGTCGGCGCCGCCCGAATCATAGTAACGACGTGCAATTGGGTCGGAAAGGATTGTGTGAGAACGAATTGCTAACTTAAACAACTCTTCTGCGTTTTCTAGACCTGGGTTATAATCAGGATGATATTTTCGACAGGCGTTTTGGTATGCTCTGTCAAGGATATCAGCTAATACTCTTCTGTCAGCGGGTGTAGTGCCACTTGGCACGCTTTCGCGAACAAGCCCAAGGACATCGTAATAATCTACAGAGAAGTCTACTAGTTTTTTCGCGTCCATTCTTTTTGTTGTTGACGACATGTGTAAAGTTGTACAGGACTAAGACAAGGTTTATAGTAAGCGAAAATCTAAAAAATCAATGATGTGGTACAAGTTGGCCCAATCAATAGAAGAGGATAAAAACACATTTGACCGCCAGACTCTTGATATGACTGGTGGTGTAAGTTCGCGCAAAACTCCCGATGACACTTTACCAGCAATGCCGGAAATTCAAGAGCCTAATTTAGTACCAGAAATCATTGAAGAAAAACCACAAATTGAAGAAGTCACAGAAATAAATGATGAACAAGGTGATGAGGTCAATATTGAAGACACGTTTACAGACTATACACCCCCTAGTTCATCAGAAGAAGACCAAATAGAACAAGTCCAGGATATGTACCGCGCAGAAGATTTGTCTGCGATACTAGAGAGTGCTGGAGTTGAATATCCAATGCACGAATCATGCCGATGTAGAATTCAATTTCGACCTGATGACAGTGCTGATGATTTACTAGTCCCAAGATGGGAAGTTAGCTCTGGTGCATGTAACTATTGCTTGGATGCACAAAGAATGTTTAATCAATATGTTGAGCAGTCGGGCGTTCGTGTACAGGCACCGAATAATGTAAACGCTTAGCCTTGTGTATTGGTGATAATACATTGGGTTTAATTTTGATGTCTTTAATTTTTGCTGTTATACCACTGTTCCACTGGTATTTTTCAGCCAATAGAAAGGCATGTTTAACCAAATCAGTGCCCTGAAGATTCATAACGATAGATTGATGGATGTATTCGTTCCACCATTGCTCTGCATCGTGTTGTGGTGCGACCATCATCAACACTTGCTCTGCAACACTTAAGGTGTTACTATACGGTGCTGTCAAATCATATAAGACACCATCATACATTAACACATCAACTGAACCATAAAATTGATGAACATATCCCTCTTCGTCAACTAGATACATTGCATTTGGATTGCAATTGTTAGGGTCTTTGTCCCACGAACACATGATGATTGCCCCAGACCAAATATCAATATTTGACATGGGAACACATTTCACATCGCCAATTCCAGCCAAGCTGATGATAGTAGGTTTTATGGCCCTTAGTTTAACAGAGTTTATAGCAAGTGCACCATATGTTTGATACATCGTTATGCGTCTCCAAATCTATTAGCCCAAATTGTGTGCACTGTCTTGGTTGAGTCGCCAGGAACCAAATACATACTCGGTGTCATCCACGCAAGTGCCCATTTTTGCTCGTAGGATGTTCGTAGAGCGCGTTCTACTGGTGTACACGGGGTTCCGTGCCTCGTTTGATGAGGTGCGCGTTTTCTGGCTTTTTCGCGCTTGTTTAATATATGGCTGGAAATCTTTGGAGAACCAATGGTGATTAAGTGTATTGAGTCATCATATAAAGACCGACCATATGGTGTGAATCTTGATTCTTCATATACGATTTTTCCAGAACCAAAACTTGACTCAACTACTGCTTCGATATCTTGTAGTATGGTATTTTTAGAGTTGATATCATAGATATACCCACTGATATACGATTTTGCCCTACTGTGTGTCTTTTGAGCTATTTGCAATGGGTGTGAGAGCAATAAGGTTTCGAGTAGCCCTTCGGCTTCTTCTCGGCGGATTTCATCTGGAACAAATACTCTTGGAACATGTGATGCACCAGATAGATAGGCATGAATATAGACCAGTGATTCGCATTTAGATTTTGAACCAACTGCATTGTCTATCAGTGCAATCAGATTGTTCATTGCACTTTACCATTTGATTTTGGATATGCTTGCTTCAACAATGGGTTTAAGACTGATATCCGGTGAGTTCAATGCAGCCTTTGTGATTGAACCATGTTCTCGTTCAATCTCTTTCATCACTCGTTTTACACCAAGTGTGACATCTTGCTCTCTGGGTTTGTTTAATGAGTGTTTCAACAAAAGGTCACGCACAAGACTGGTCGCAAGACTTTCCATAACCTTGCGTGTCGTATCTTCCATTGTTGAAACACTTAAACGATACCACATGTTCTTACTTGTTGAGTGCTGGGTCTTCGTTGCTTACGTATGCTACATTTTGACTCGGAACTACAATGACAGTTGTTCCGGCTTTACCTGTTTCCAGTGACACATTCACTTTGACTGTGTACAGCTTTGAATCAACTAATAGATTCCCACGAAACGGACCTAATCGGTCGTTCTTTCCGTCTGGTTGGTATGTTTGAATACACCAATGCCCAAATCCCTCATCTCTTATTGAATTATCCATAATCTCTTTCTCTTTTGTTTGACCGACATGTAATTCATTCATGTCTTGGTGGTTTATTATTAAACTTCGCATATGCAACCTGCATTGCCCATTGCTTTCAACCATATTGTACGGATTTATTTCATGGCTTTTATCACTAAAATAACAACAGAACCACAAGGATTTTAGAAACTAATCTTAATCATTTTAACTAAGAAAGATATACATGCCTAAGTAGGGTGACAAACATGCGACAAAATTCTAGATGAGACATTCTGAAGGTTTTGAACTCAAAGATGCGATAATCATGTATATGGCCGATTCTGTGTTGACGATAAATGGTGAGGTCTCATCTATACGTAGATTTGACAGTGGGTGGTGCATTGCAAGCATTGTTCCAAAATCAGATGACGACAAGTCACTAACGATAGACGCGGTTACAATTGTTGGCACGATGCCTGGTGTCACAGAGGGCATGAATATCGCTGTTACAGCTAAGAAATCCGTGCATGAGAAGTATGGAACTCAATACAAAGTGGTTGACCTTTTATCGTGTGGTTATTCAACCCTAGATGGCTTGAAGCGATACTTGGCCGGTGACGATTTTCCAGATGTAGGCGATGTCACGGCAACACTTATTGTTAATCATTTTGGCGAGAATGTGGTTGAAATTCTAGATGCAGACCCAGAGCGCGTGTTTGAAGTCAAGGGGGCAAACTCAAATCGACTCAAGCGTGTCGCTGAGTTATGGGTAAAAGCGCGTAATAATCAACGCGGTTCTCTTGAACTAATAAAACTTGGACTGACATCATTACTTGCGCATCGTGTAATTAAGCACTTTGACAATGAAAACATATTGGATGTCCTGAAATCTAATCCATATCGACTGACAGAAGTTCGCGGAATCGGATTTACTCGCGCAGATGAGGTTGCTTTGAGATGCAATATATTGACAGATTCCCCAAGAAGAATTGAAGCAGCCATCAAATACACGCTAGATGAATATGGTGTTCAAGGCCACTGTTATATGAATACCAATCGTTTAATAGCATCGGTTTGTGATTTGCTCACAGTAGAATCGAGTCAGGTTGGCACCTGTATTAACACACTCAGAAAAAGTGGTGACATTGTCATTGACGGCGCGTCAACATATTCGTCCGAGATGTACAATGCCGAGGTTGAAGTCGCGGGTGAATTGATAAAGATGATTCAGTACCCCCATGGCACAACACATTACGACAATTACGAACAGGTTGAAAGTGACTTGGAAGATTTTTCTGATTTTGATTCATCAATCAAACTAGATGGACTCCAGTTACAGGCGATTATGACCGCACTGAATGAGCGAGTTTGCGTTATTACTGGCGGTCCGGGAACTGGAAAGACCACTATTACTCGAGCACTAGTGTCTTTACTAGACAAACACGGGTATAGCTATGAATTGTGTTCACCAACTGGCCGCGCGGCTAAGCGATTGTCAGAATCATCTGGCAAACAAGCCAGAACAATTCATCGTTTGTTGTCGTGGCAACCGAGTACAAGTACGTTTATGTACAACGCATCATTGCCATTGACCACAAACTTTGTTTTGGTTGATGAGTTCTCTATGGTGGATTTACGTTTGTTCAGAGATTTGCTTCGAGCTTTAGAGACAAGTGCTAGAATTGTGATAATAGGAGATAAAGACCAGTTACCGTCTGTTGGAGCAGGCAACGTCCTGCATGACATTATTGATTCTGGTGTTGTTCCAGTAGTGCGCTTGAACAAAGTGTTTCGGCAAGAGACAGGAAATACAATTGTTGATGTGGCTCACTCTATTGTCGGTGGTGAAATCCCAGAATTGCCAACACCCAAGGATTCTAAAGGCAAAAATTGCATGATGGTCAACATCGGTGATGACGCATCAAAAATGCAAAGTTTTATTCTGCAACTTATCACTAAAGAAATCCCCAAATTGACCGATGACTCCGGCGCTAATTTGAAGGCCAAAGACGTTCAGATTTTGACCCCAAGACGAACTGGTAAATATTCTGTTGATGAGATGAATCCGTGGATGCAAGACGCTGTCAACCCTGAAAAACCAGGCGTAGACCAAATTAAAGATGGGCACAGGGTGCTACGTGTTGGTGATAGGGTTATGCAAATAAGGAACAACTATGCGCTTGGTGACTCAGGTGTGTTTAACGGAGACATTGGATATATTGTCTCGAGTTCTATGACAGCAGACGGACCATTGGTTGGAGTTAGATACCCAGATATCATGCATCCGGTAGAGTATGACGATGAGACACTTGACCAAATTCAGCACGCATGGGTTTCAACAGTTCATAAATCCCAAGGCTCTGAGATTCCAGTTGTTATTTTTGTACTCCAGAGTTGCCATGGTATCATGCTGCAACGTAACTTGCTCTACACCGGTGTTACAAGAGCTAAAAGGATTTGTTTAATTATGGGAGAACACAATGCCCTAGTTACTGCAATTAACAATGACAAGGTCATTAATCGAAACACGGGTTTGTCGAGTAGACTACAAGAGATGACTGGTGTTGACTAATTCGAGTACACATTCGGGTCGACGCCTGGTACTTCTTTATAGTTTGGTTCCTGTTTTTTTGTTTGCATTTGCTTCGGCAAAGAGTTATTGATTTTCACCAAGAAACTATGGATGATATTTGTGGCCACTTGTACTTCTGGGTATATTTTTGTCTTGTTTTTGTTGTTTTTGTAATCGAATTCTCTTGCTAACACCTTAATTTCAGCCATTGTTTCTCTCATTTTTTCTGCTTGGTTATCAATAGCAGCCTTGGGTCCACCTATTGCATGTATAGCCACTGCACGCTCAGCATGTGGCGCCAACAAGGGGGCGAATAATGAACCCCATTTATTGGGGTTCCACTTACTTGGGTTTGTGGCTATGTTTTTAATACCAAGTCCAACAGACTCTTTCACCCTATCTGTGTCTATCTTGGATAGTAATGATTTGTCTTGTGGCTCTGACACACCCAGGGCCTCGGTGTCATTTTGTTTTGTATCTTCTTTGGTTTTGGTTTGGGAAAACACAGAGCGGTATCTTTTGCGTAATTCATCCGGGGTACCATTATAGAAACTCTTAGGGTCATACGCTAAACCTTTGAATCTATTTGGTAGCGTCTTTCTTAGGTCATCAACTGCTTCTCTAAGTTTTTCGGTTGTAAAAGTGACATTTTTGTCTTTAGTATTTTCAGCAATTTCAACTATAATAAGGGCTATATCATAAAGGTCATCGCATTGTTGCTTGACCTTTTCTGGTATTGTAGCTTTTAGATATTGACTTCTTTCCCACTCTTGGTTGATATACGATAGCGGGAAGCCCCAGACACCGCCGCCGGTGAATAATGTGGCCAATCCGGTGATTGCTGTTCGCCCGAGCGTTTTCCCAATTTGGTCTGGGTCCCATAGGCTGTCTCCGCGAACAGCAGCATATTGCTCTAGACCATACAGGTATCCAAATGTGTTTTGAACTGACAGTTCGACCGCATCGCTTTTGAATTTTCTTGCAGGTTGATATGAACTCACAATGGTATGATTATTCATAATGGTGGAATCTCCCTGTTTGTTGAGGTGTAAGTTAGACGAGGCCAAGATTTGCATTGGTTGCGGTAGGTCATTAAGAGAAATTGCTGATTGGTCAACCATGTCTGATGTTGTGAAGTTGTCTGTGGTTGAAACAGCCAAACAAAGAATTGCCAATCTTGATATCCATATCTTGCCCCAGGGTGAAAGCACCAGCCAGGCATAGGATGTGTTGACATCTTCAACACCAGTTATTTGTATCCATTGGCCACCAAGGGAACTAAATTCTGACCCAAGAATTTCTTTGACCTTGCTGTTGTTTAGAGAGGCGTAAAAGTCTTCTGCGTACTTGAGCTGGTTGAGCTTGGTTAATAGCTTGTGTCTGCCGACTAACAAGCGGTGGGTGAATATGTCAATGCCATTAAATGTCCCAGATTCATCCACAAAATTAAAAGCAAACCACTTACGATGCTGGTTCTCGTTTGCCTCTTCGACAATGAAGTTTACCCCGCCGCGTGTGTGCGACCTGACAATACGCCCCATGTACAATGGTTTGTGGAATATCATCCAGTCGGTTATGGATTGCAGATTTGGAGCCATATACCTCTTTGTACGGAATTGGTTGTGAACTTTCCTGTGAATATAGGTTTGACAGTGTCGTGATATGAATAGAAATACTATGAGCGTACATTCAAAGAAAGAATCTGAAGACATGTATGGTGGCATGTTTGGTGATTTGCCGACATTGGCGTCAGATGATACTGGCGAAATCAACTCATTTGCAAGTGATGTAATTAATCGAGAAGTTAGCGCAAACAGGTTTACAGACTTATTTTCTGCCTTGAGCAGAAAGATAGGTGATGGCTGGACAGCCATTCGTCACATAGGCGACCACGATGCCAAAGATGTGGCTACACGTTGGCGGCAAGAAAAATATCTTAATGAAGCGATAGACCCGCTCAACACTGGCAAACGGAATTTTAATTTAACAAATCCTCAAATATTTAGACAATTTATTGCGGATATAGACGCTCAAGCCCAACAAATTGTTACAAAAGCCATCGAAAAACAACGCAGGGCTCCAGAAATTGCAATTTTGGATGCAGAAAAAGCACTTCAAAATGCTAAAGCATATCAAAAACAGGCAGAACTTGATAAAGCTGCCGCCGAAGTTGCGCACAATGCATTGCAAAATTCTACAGATATGGCAGCAAAAAACGCAGCAAAAGCAGAATTTGACCGAGCCAGTGCTGCACTAACAGTTTATGAAAGTCGACTCAGAGCCGCTAATGATAATTTTGTACAAACACGCCTGAAGAACCATACTCCAGAAGCAAGAGACGCAGCCAACGCAAGGGCGGATGAAATGGAGAAACATCGTGGTGATTACGCCCAAGCGATTCAAAACAAAATCAAATCCGCTCTCAATAAGCCAGGAGGAGTGGAACTGGGTGCAAATGATTTCAAAATCAGTGTGAACGACTCGGTTACAGTCCCTGGCAAAAAAAGGCAGTTGCCAGCTATTGAAGTTGAAACCATCAAACTAGACAAGGCAAAGTACAACAATGTCATTGATACCATAAAGAATGAAAAAAACGAGATAGCCAAGGCAAGAGGTGAAGTACAAACACGTATCGACGCACGACCTCCCAAGAAGGGAGACACTAAGGTTGTTGATGGCAAGAAGTGGTATTTCAATGGAAAACTATGGCTTCTTGTCGGCGGCGCAGCCGCAGCACTGGCTTATAAGGATGAAATACAAGGTGCATACGAAAGTTATAAGAACAATAATCAAGATGTTAATGTTGGTTCTAAAACCACAGGCCAAGAATCCGATGACAAAAGTTCAGATTTGTCAAGTGGATATGACCCGTATAAATCGCATGAGACATCTCCAGAGGATATGAACAAATGGGCTCCAGGAGGTTCGTATCCAAACACTCAACCATCAAAATCCTACGAGGAAGACCCATGGGACAAGTTCAAGACCAAGTCTCCTGCTCAACAACGTAAGTTTGAGTCTGGCTCTGATGACGACAGCGGTTGGTGGAATGCGCCAGGTGTTTCCAAGCCTAAATATGATGATATGGGGTATGTCGGTGGTTCAGATGAGTCATGGGCTCGCACTGCATTAAAATCAGGTCCCAATGCAGGCGAACTAGATGATTCCGAACTTGCTGATTATGGGGCAGACCAATTGATTGCCGCACAAAACTTCTTGTCGTACTATGGTCTTGGTACTGAAAAACAACCAGGCATACAAATCATCAATTCGTTATTAATGGGAAGTTTTGACGGTAAATCATTTGAAGAATACAAAAACACACATTCTGAAGCTGAAGTCCGCGATGCAATGAAGAGGTTTGGGCAAGGGTTGAGTATGTTTAATGCGCAAATGGGTAGCTTGGCCAAAAACCTAGAGTCTTTTTATCAAGAGCAACAAAGACGAATTGAGTCTGAGACACTTAAACCGAAATCAAATGAGCAACCAAACGAGCAATCAAATGAGCAATCAGAACGAACTCAATAGGGCATTATATGATGTCATTAGAAGTTTGCGCGATAGCGGTATGACTCGCGAGGCGTCGCAAGTGATTGCCGCCGCTGAACGCATTGCTGCGGCTGGTCCAGAACTATTGAATTCCAACCATATCACACAAGTTGGTCGCAGTGAACTTGGTCTTCGTGGTGGCCAGCAAACCAAGTTCTGGGAAGTATTTGGCCCTGTTCTTGGGTGGTTTAGACCAACTACGGGTCCGGCAAGAGGTGTCCCAGTGCCACAAATTATGCCAGGAGAGTCAATAGCGAACTTCAGGCGAAGGTGCTATCAATGGTTACAACAATACGCACAGATTTCTGGGCAACAAGAGTTGATGACAAGTATGAGGAATTTGTTCTCTATGATTCAGCAACCAGCTACTATGAAACAACTTGAGGAAACCAATCGAAAAATCTACGATGAATTTGGTCGACAGTATGCTGAGGCCCAAGCAAAGGCCAAACAACGTGATAAGAAACCAACTCCGAAAACGCAAACAGTGACATAATACTTTGTGCCGCCTAGAAAACCCAAGACACAAATAGCTGTGATTCAGCATATTTCCAATGCTTGTTCGTGTCCGTTCTACACTTCGAACAAGAGTGGTAAAGGTTTCTGCTTCATCAAGAATGCGATGACGTTAGACGAAGCCACAGGTTTTGTCTCAGAAAGCCGTGATTTAACACCAGAAGACTGGGCAGAAGACTGCGGTGGTTCGTGGGACTATTGTAGTGTATTGCCGTTGTTGTATGATTATGACGAGGGTGATGTTGACCCCAATGCTCGAGATGTGGCTGATACATATAATCCATTTGAAGACGAAGGTGAAGACGAACCAGAAGCTCGTCCGTTAACTTCATTTACACCACCGGCAATTGCTGAAAAACAAGCCGAAGAACGTGCTGAATTAGAACAAGAAAGTTATTCTGCTGGCAGTCTTGAATATGCCTCTGATGCAACGTTCTCTATGCACCAGGTGCCAGACCCGTACAAGGTCAAATGTGATGCTATATTGGTTCCGGTAAACAACTTGTTGGAACCCATGGACCTTATGCTTATGAGGCACGCCGGTGCATATTTTGACTCAGCAAGCACCTCTTATCACGGACCAATTGTGACAGGAGAGATATATCCAGTCAAGTCGCCATATCCAAGTATTAGTGCGCGAAATGTGGTGTACAGAGGTGTTGTTGCCGGTGTGCAATCCATCAACGTTGTTGAAATCGAAGATGCTGTGAGGAAAACACTATACCACGCCGAAGGTAATGGGGTCAATACGTTGGCAATGATGCCAATGGATTATGGTGGATATGACATAGAACTTACTGCTCAAGCACAAATTTCAACCATTCATGAGTTCTTAGTCACTGTTGAAACCAAGAACTTAAAGCACATTGTAATTCTGATTCCAGATGATACCACAATGGATGTGTTTGAAGACTATCAAAAGAGAATTTTTGATAATTAGTTGTAGGTTGTAATATCACTGCGTGCGAAAAAAGCCAGTGGAGCCAATCATGCCAATAAAAGACCTAAACACCGCCAGCGCACTTGTAAGAGGCTTAGTTGATGCCATTCAGTGCCCAGCATTTGTTACTAGTCAAAGTAATGGGCTGGTGGCTTGCAATAAAGCAGCAAAAAGCATCAAAGGCAAAGACTTGTCAATGGTTCAGATGTCTGATGGTCAAGTTGTTGATATCAGTGGTAAGCAATACAAGGTCATTAGTAAAAAACTCAACCATAAAACAGATTGTATTTTATTCGAGTTACACGATGTCACTGACCCGACAGAAAGACTGAAGTTCGCCGGGGCAGTACTTGACAAGGCATTGAGCGGGGCGTTTTAATTGTGTTTTCATCTGGTGAACACAATAGCTCTGAAGAAAAGATTAATCAATTATCAGAGCAGGTTAAGCTACAAGTTGGTGCCTATGAGGCGATGGCCGAGGTTTACGAGAAGTACTCTCTAGCCCTTGCACGCATTATGGAGCTGCTCAGGCAACTTCATGACGGTGTCCGAAATAATGACGCCAATATTGAACAGCATTTTGCCGAAATAGTTACGTGTGTTACTGTAGTTGGCGAAAGCATCAAACACGCCGAAGAAGCAATTCGCCTAGACCACTCTGTTTTTTCTCAAAGATTTAATGAGTTTGTAGTTGTTTTGGACAAAATCTTAAACAAAGTAGAGAGCACTGATAATGATATTGCTGCTTTGAGAAAATCAGCTCAAGAGTTTTACGAATCTATTAACCAAACATCATATTCAACGCTGACTATGGTAAAAGATTTACACACACAAAGTCAAAAATCTTTAGATTTTTGGAAGCGCTGGAGAATTTGGCTATATGCTTTCATTGGGGTAATTGGTATTTTGGAGTTCCTCATGCAGTTCGGCATTCTGAAGTTAACCTGGTTCAAGTAAAGTTGGTATAATGCCTCTGTGAACCAAGAACTAGAATACGTCAGGGGCAGGACTGTGTATGCCGTGCGCTCTGGTTCGTACATGTACGGGCTAAATCATGACAATAGCGACGAAGACTCCCTCGGCGTGTTTGTTGACACACCGAATCGCACACTTGGTTTTTCCCCATACAAGACCATTAAAAACCCAGAATCAGACGAGACTTACAAGACTTTGCATGATTATGCAAAGCACCTGGCCAATGGTTCTTCTTTTTGGGTTGAAACACTGTTCGCACCAGAATCTTGCATTATTACCCAGCATCCTGCGTTTGATTGCTTCATCCTTCATCGAAATGCGTTTTTGACCAAGGCTTTGATTTCAAAATCACTTGGATTTATCGAAGCAATGACACGATTAAAACTGAGTGATGATACACCTAATATCTACAAACAACTATCACACGCTGTCAGAGTTGGGTATATGATTGAGCGATGGCTTGACACGGGTATTTTTGAGGTGCAAATATCAGAGCATCGAGACGAACTAATGGATATTAAGTTTGCCAGGTCTTCAATTCAATTAGCGCACGACAAAGCTAAAAAGATGCATGAATCCATTGATGCACAATTACAGAAGTGTGGTCTGCCAGAAGATATCGGCAATGAATTACTGAACGAGATAGTCACAGAGGCAACATTTGCTTATTGGACACATATGGGTGAGATGTAATGCCAGGTGTTATTCAAGAACTAAGTGATGTAATGCGCGTTTGGCCTCATCAAGTCACTCCAGACAGTAGTGAGTATGACGCTGTTGTATTTGAGTATACAAAGGGAAATTGTTGGGATGTTGTTAGGTGGATGGTTAATATCCGACAAGAATATGGACTGTCGGTTGTTTGTTGCTTTAATACCAACTGGGGTCTCGCCGGCACTAGCCTGCATTGCGTGGTGGATTCATTTGGCCCGCATTGGTTTAATAGCACTCATGAACTGGTGCAGGGTCTAAAGAACATGGTGGCAGGAAATGACTCGCTCTAAATGTCATGTTTGCGGCTCGACTTTTAATGTGCAAAAGCATGAGATGAGGTATTTGGGTAACGGGGACATTAAATCAGCACAGTTTGAGCATCCGGTTTCATATCCAGACTGGCAGGCACACATTATGCTTACTTGTCCAATACACCGCCTGCCAAGAATGCCAGACAGTTGCTTGATTGATTTAGAGAGATTCATTGCTATAGAAAAACGCACCGCAATGATTGATGAGCAGATTGAGACTGATTATTTAGAATCAGATTCCGAGGATATCATCGAGTAATTGGTCGATGACTTTATTGGCAATTCTGTCATTGCCCATTTCGTAAAGATTTTCAGCAGTTTGAAGCCTGTTGTCAATGGGATTGTTTTGTATCCATGCACTTTGTGCTTGTATTAGCGGACAATCATTTGAGTTATTCATAAAGCAACGCGAATTGGAAACCCATGCTACTTCTGACATATTGAACTGTTTATTACACCCTGGACAAGTCCTGGTAAGCGATAACTTTGAAGTTTTCGCTTGGTTTTGGGGCTTCATATATTGTTTGATGTCCACAATAAGTCTTTATAAAGCTGCGCACATCGTACCTACAAAAAACAAGGCACTGCATTGCAGTGCCTTGTTGTAAGGACGAACCCGTTGTGCCTCGAACACAGATGGGATTGTTACCAGCCCCGGTTGAAGTCCGAAGGCATCTGAGGCGTAACACCAACAGGAGCCTGGGCACCACTGGCACCAACAGCAGTGTTAATGTCGGCCTGAATGTTCTGAATCTCTCGTGCCAATGACAAGGCTCGAGTTGTGAGATAGTGAAGTTTCAATCCAAAATGTGCTGCGATGTAGGCTTGTTCAGTCGCTGTGATGTTAGCGTTGGTTGTAACACCAACACCAGTTGGGTCTGCGATGTTATACGTACCGATGAATTGATTCTTAACTTGAAAAAGTTCAACCAATAGCAGATTAAGTGCTGTAGCAACATCGTCGTATGTTTTGGTTGGGTCGGTAATGTCTGGCTCGCCGTTGGCACCTACTGGGTTTACCATTTCGCGCAAGTCAGTAAGGTTGTTGACCGTTGTTGAAGGGCCGTTCAAATTACTAGGATATGTTGGCATTGTGTTCTCCGTGTTTTTGGGCCGTCGAGGCGTCCCTGCATTGTTTTTCTACACCAATATTCTCAACACCTACTATTTATAAGACTTTTTTCCATATCGTATCAGTATAAGTTTCTCGTGGCTGATGAATTTCTTCAAATAAAAGCTGTAGGGCGCGGGTTGAGGCTTAATGAATCTGGTGTTTTGTTAGTAGATTTGTCTCGTGACCTGTCTTGGTCTGGTCAGCACGTGTTTACTGAACCCGTGCAGTTTTCCGGTTCACAGCGATATCAAATTGAACAAATTGTTGACAATAATGCCGCACTTGGCGCGGTATATTGGCACAACGGTCTTGCTATTCAAAAAGCTGTTCCAAGCGGTCCTTATAAGGTGTTGTTATTTGATGGTTCTAGGGTTTCTTGGAGCACACCTGCAATTAGCCATGTGACCGGAGTGCTATCAGTAGATAACGGTGGCACCGGACTATCTAGGATTAATCGAGGGGCGATTCTCTTCGCGGCCGACAACAATTACATCGCTGGATTACCAGCCGGTGCGCATGGCCAGGCACTGATAATACAAAATGGGTTACCTTCGTGGGGGTTTGTTGGCAATATTCGTGGAGATACGTCGACTGGATTTGTTCCAATGTCGGCGTCAGTTAATTATTTATCCGACAGTCCGATATTTGTGACCGGAGACACAGTTGAATTAACTGGCACTCTTAAAGTGGGTGCGAATTTAGTTTTTAACTCCAATACAAATCACACTTCTATTGGAACGAATGATGTCAGCATTATTCTCAAAAAGACAGGCGCATTTGAAATTGGTTCAACAAAGTTCAATACCCGAGGTGTGATGACAGCCGGCGGAATCCAGGCAGATTTGATTCAAGGGTTGATTCCTGTGTCTAAGGGCGGAACTGGTCTTAATGCGCTTGCTCCAGGAGACCTTTTGTATGCTAACGAATCAGGAAGTTTATCTCGACTAGCGGCCCCAAATGGAGCAGGATGGGTTATTGGCACCAATACCAACGGTATGCCTGTATGGGTTGATATTGCATCTGTAAAGATAGAAGGTGGTTATCGACGTGTTAAGCTAGAAACTGATGGTACTACGTTGTTTTTTGTCAATGACAACAAGGAGCGTATAGCACTTATTGGAGCAGGCCGCCAATCAACACCATCCGTAACACCAGTCCATCTTGGTGGAACAGGTGATGATTTATCAGGCGTAACCAAACGCGGTGCAATTCTCACCGGCCGAAGCAGAGACGCCTGGACTGCGATTCAACCCGGCCCAGCAGGTCATATTTTGTCTTCTAGTGGCACTAATGAGATACCACATTGGATAGAACCACCTCTGATAATCAGTGCAGGACTTGGCATCAAGATAATCAACAAAGAAGTTTCTATTGATACTAGTACTGAAATATCATGGATTGCCAATCATAGTTTTGAATCTTTGAGGTCTAAAGCGATTGAAGCTGATTCGATTTGCCTAAAGACATTGAACAATCTTGAATCACCAAAAGTGGGTGCGCTATGGACAGACGGTGACGATGTGTATTTGCAAACCCGCAGAGGTAAAAAGGCACTGATTAATTTTGGAGAAGAGCTAAACACAAAACATATTGTGGTGTTGTCAATAGCACAAGCATTGAATCTTTCAGACATCGCGCTTCAAGCAAGTAAATTAGCAGGTAGTGCCATTGTTGTGCCTTTTTCTGTAGTTAATCCCAGCAGCATAACCAGATGGAAACTTAAACGAATAGACGTTTTACCGTTCGGATTGTCTGAACCAATTAGATTGCAGGTAAACAGAAACGGACAGGAAATTCTTGAAAATTACATTAATGTGCACAATACACAGGTTGGATGCATTAACTTTACTGAATCAATCTTGACATCTGGCGATGTGCTCTGCCTGAGCGCTGTTGTTGACGGAATAAACGGTTTGCTAAATGCAACAGCACTGTTGGAGGAATATCATGGCTGATGGATTTTATATCGTACCGCCAAGAAAGGTTCCGGGTCTTGAGGTCGGTGCCAATTATGTTCGCTCTCTTAATAGCTTGTCTGGCGATTTGCTACTGGCAGTAGAATCACCATTAGACCTGAGTGTAGTTGACAATACGCTTACACTGTCTGTTACTCCAAATTATTATGTTAGGCGCTCTGGAGACACGATTACAGGTAACCTTGAGTTTCTTCCGTCTTCTCCTGGCCCATATGGACTCAGGCTTCTTGCTACAAGTTTACAACCAACAGATAACGCAATTGGTGCGTTGTATTATGATACAGGACTTGGTGTTCTTCGTATTTACACCGCGATTGGATGGCAAGACGTTGCTCAAATTGGCGCATTAACTTTAGCCCAAGCCAATACGCTGTTTCTTAAACTGGATGCAAGTAACGACCCAATGTCTGGCGACCTTGACATGGGCACGGGTATTTTTCGGTTGGCTAATCGCGCCAGTAATCCAGTTACTGGTCATCTTGGAGACCTTTATTACAATACAGTTTCTGGCACGACTAAGCTATATAATGGCTCATGGGTGGATATTGGTTCTGGCGGAGTATCTATTTCAGCCGGAACTGGAATCACATTGACCCCAGACCCAATTATTAGCACTGGTTCAGTGGCTTTGAATTTGGCCGCAAATCTGACATGGACTGGCAATCACACATTCAATAATGCGATTGTGTTCGCACCAGCTCAAACGTTTTTGATTTCCGGCTTGACCACACCATCTGAGGCGAACGGTGATATTATTCGCAGAGCATCCGGTTCGTGGCAAAGATATGGTATTGGTTCTGCTGGTCAGGTTTTGACTGTGTCGTCTGGCTTGCCAGTATGGGCAGACCCTGCCTCGGGCACTACGCTGGATATTGGTACTCCAGACGACAGCACATACACAGATGGATTTTTTGAAGACTGGACTCCAACAACTGACATTAGCGACGCTTTTGATGATGTAAACGAATTGCTTATTGATATTGTTCCAGCACAAGGGAGCGACCTTGGCGGTACAACTTTAACCCAGACCATTATACCATCAATGTATAGTGCGGTTTTGTCGAGTGGTTTAACTTCTTCAGACTGGTATCAGGGTGGAAAGGTCGCCGGTGATACTATTTCCACATATTGTGTTGGTAGTGCGTTTACTTTAGATTCTGCAAGTCCTGCAGACACATATCATCTTGGGTGGAAAGGCAAGCCTTCTTCGTTTGGAACAATACATCATGTTTTGTATTCCGCAGGTTCGTCTTCGAACAATGCTTCGTATAATTTGACAACAAATATCAACGGAAGTTCTGGAACGATTAACATTGTAATCACCACCTACAACAGCATTTGGAGAATAGCGAGTACAACTATTACCTATACCCATTCTGCTGATGGATATAAAGGACACACACTTAATCATACTGTTGGTGGTGAAACGCTTAAACGAGAGTATTGGCGCGATACTTATAGTTCTTCTAATCCAAATCCATCTTTCTCAACTGGAGCAGGGGTTGCAGATGTTACCCCGGTAGATAAGTGGGTATCTGGAATTATTTACTATGACCTGAATAGCACACTGAATGCCAGTTTTGTCGCGGCGTCTGGTATTTTCAATCGTTGTTATCATCCATCACAGGTTGCCAGAGTGGCATGTACTGGTTCTAACAATATCAATTTGTTGCCGTCACCAACGCCTACATACACTGATACTTATGACAGAGTTAGTACTCCAGTATTGGTTACGCTGAATGTATCGAATCAGGCGACACCACCGCCCATTACTACGAGAAATCTAACTGTGACCTTGTATAAACCAACAGGCAACACGGCAAGCAGCAGTGTCACTTTGGCAAGACCGGTGAATACATATCCATCTAACTACAGCACAACCACGATTGAGTATTTTTATGATGAAGGTTACAGATTACGAGCACACCCATCTACAAGCGCTTTTGGTTCGTATTCGTCATCATTGGCGTTCGATACTGTTGGTAACTATGCACAAGTGAGAAATGGTCAATTAAGCTATCCGGTTGTGGCTGATTATCAGAACAATCCATCTCCATACAACTATACGCCATCATTTACTGGAAACAGAGAATATGAAAGATATTTCTACAAAACTTCTGCGTCAACAGGCACATTAACGTTTACCGGATTTACTGTAACAAATATTGCATCTTGGAATACTGGCAATCTCAATATGCTCATTTATCTCGAGAATGATGCTAAGTGGTTTGACCTTGGTGTGGATGTCGGGGCAGACCCTGGTACCAGAGATGGCAGTACGCGAGCATTGGCGTATGGCGCAAAAAATACAGGTAGTTCTGGTAGCACTCTAAACTGGTCGATTGGCACTTTTACTACAGGACCCTCTGGTTCTGGAAATGATGCCAAGTTTAGACTTGTAATTACATTCAGAAACTCCACATACACTATAAATAGCATTACGAGTACATAACAATGCCCTGGAACAAGACAGACCGTTCATTTAAGACGCTTATCAACAAACGAGTCACAGACTCGGATGCTAAGTTTTACTTCAATGAAAAAGGTGATTTCACAATCAACACTCACCAGCTTGAGTTGTGGGTTGATGCTATCCCAGGCACTGCCCCAGGAGCAACAACAGACATTGTTGAGTACTACAACACACTCACTCTTGTAGAGGACACAAGCGTACCGACGAAACAAACATGGTTCGCCACTTCTAATTCCAGCACCGTGCCGGCGCAAACAGATGAAACATCCAGGCTGAAAAACTGGGTTTCTGACAAGTATGGTTCAACGTATGAAATCGTTCTATATGACACTTCTAATGTGCAGATTCCTCCATCTGATGGTTGTGGCTGGTTCTTTGATTATCAGACTGGTATTCTGACATTTACTTCAACTACAACCACTACGGGTGGTGGTGGTTCTCTTTCGTCTCGAGCCCCATTCAAAATCAAAGGTTACCGATATGTCGGTCGCACAGGTGTTGATGGCAATATTATCAAGAATGAAGTTCGGGTTGCCACAACTCCAGCGACTTCTTTTGCTGGATGGTCATATGCATCAGAACTCATTGACACTGGTATTACAAGTGCATCATTGTCAATTGATGGCATATCACTCAACACAACCGAAGGACTAACCGGTGATAGAATTCTCATTAAGAACTGGAGCACGTTGTCCAACAATGGCATATACTATGTTGAACGCGCCGGCGATGGTGCGTCTGATACGTGGCGATTTAGGCGAGCACCAGATTTCAATGACACGCAGGATGTGTTCCCAGGCACGATGGTGTTTGTGCGTAGTGGAACTGTTAATGCGCGCACTGTATGGTCGATGTCTAATGCATCATTCACCACACTCGACGCCGTTGGTGTAACTGGTGAAATCACTTTTGCGCAGTTTATTACCGCCACTACCAGATGGAGCGCACTAACTGCGCCAGATGCCAATTTGTCATTGGCTATGTCTACGTATACAACTACGTTCAACTGGCCAACCGGTACTGGTTCTAACAATTTACTTTCTTTGACCACAGATGCTTCTGCAAACGGCACTGGTGTATTGTTGAATATTGCTACTGGTGCATCATCAACTGTTGTGCCATTCCGAGTGCGTAGAGACACTACAGATTATCTGACAGTTAACGCCACTGGTGGCGTTTTGATTGGTAACTTGACTTCTGGTCGGGTAACCTATGCTGGTACATCTGGATTGCTGCAAGACTCAGCAAATCTGACGTTTAATGGAAATAGGCTGTCACTTCCGACAACTGGCAGTTCTGGTGGACTCCTTATTGGTGGTGACGCTAATCTTTATCGAAGTGCATCTGATGTACTTGCTACAGATGACCATTTTAATTTAGCTGCCTTAAATAGCGAAATCAGGCTAACAAACAATTCTGCTGGTTCTGGTGGATTGTTATTCAACAGTAATATGCGCATGAGTGCTCATATTAATGAGGGGTTTTTGTTTTCGCCAGATACTTATGCACAAACGTCTGGTGAAAGACCAGGACTGTTCATTTCTGTAAATTGCGCCCCGGCATCGACGTCTTCGGCTTTATATTATGGAATTAAAAATGATACTTATTTCAATGATGATTCAGGCACCAATTTCACTGGTGAAATTGCTGGGTCATTTAACTACACAAGTATTTTGTCCAATAATATCGGCAGCCACACATTGAATCGCGCTATATCTGTTTATGGGCAGGTGTCTTATTTTGACCTTAATGGCGGTAGCGGCGCCATTTTATCCAATGCTATTGCTGGTTATTTTTTGGTTAATGATTCATTTTCAGGTGCACGAATTACGAATGCTACTGGTGTGTATATAGCATTAGGTGACACTTCGTATAGTGCCAATGGTCAGTCTCGTTATGGACTATATATTTCCGGGATGCCAGACCCGGGTTCATATACAGGAACCACTACTGCTGCAATTTATCTAGCTGGAGGAATTGGTTCACGCAATGGAATATGGTTTGGGTCAGATACAAACCTTTATCTAAGCGCCTCTAATACCCTGAAAACAGATGACTCCTTCGTGGTTGGAGCAAATCTTAGTGTTTTGAATGCCGGAACTTTTTCACTTTATGAAAGTGGAAGTGTTAACTTCTCTAGTTTTGCGGCCGGAACACAAGCGAACGACCTTAGATACACTCTTCCAACATCTCAGCCAATAGCCAACCAGATACTATCTGCCACTTCGGTTTCTGGTACCGGACCATATGATATAACTCTTGGCTGGACGACACCAGCAACCTCTGGTCTTACCATTGGCGACGGAATTACTGGTTCTACTGTTGGTAGCGTATTATTTGTTGGTGCCGGTTCAACACTTGCTCAAGATAATGCAAATCTGTTCTGGGATGACACTAATAACACCCTTGGCATCGGCACTACAAGAACTGGCGCAATTTCAGGGACTAATCCAAGTGTCAGGATTAAAGGAACGGGAACCACCTCTGGAACCTCTTCGTTTGAAGTTCAAGATTCTACTGGAAATACGATTGTATTTGCACGAAATGACCGCCGAGTTGGTGTTGGGACAAACGCACCAGCCGCAGCGCTTCAAGTTAATTCAGCCGATAACCCAGTTGGGATTTTCTCATTCAATGATTTCACAGTTGTAGCAATTGATAATATCTCGCCAGTACATTCTGCAGGAGGTAATGTTGGAGCGAAAATCACTGGCATTGGTGATGAAAATGGCGGATTAGAACTTTATGGAGATATTGGACTATCGCTAAACACAGCCGATAGTGGTACTGTTTCAATATGGAACGACAGCGCCCTTAGAGCAGAATTTACAAATTCTTCTCTGCTATTGTATCCTTATGGAACGTCTGCTGGAAATACATACGAAATAATCTTTTATGAGTTGAGCACCAACGGAAGCAACACTTTATCATTTAAGGCACCAGACTCAATAGGCACTACAATCACCCATGTTCTACCTAGTGATGTGCCAGCAACTGGAGAGGTACTTAAGGTTGCAAACTATTCTGCTGGTGTTGCAACTCTTGAATGGGCTGCCGATGCTACCGCAAGCGGAATGACGGTTGGCGGTACAGTTTCTGGCGGCACAACAGGAAGTGTTTTGTTTGTTGGCACCGGGCCTGTGTTGGCGCAAGACAATGCTAACTTTTTCTGGGATGACGCCAATAATTATATGGGTGTTGGAACCTCAACACCTGCGGCAAGGCTGAATGTTTCTGGTGCCCAGTCTTCTGCCGCATGGGGAGCGTCTGGAATTCTGTTTAGGGTAAATGGTGTCACTCTTACCGACACCACCTCTAGTGGAACAATAACTAACGTTGTTGGGTCGAGCATCGCCGCCACCACGTTTGCTGCATCTAACTCTACAACATATACACATGCGGCAACTCTGTATATGACCGGATTGCCAGCGGCTGGAACAAACGTAGCAATCACGAATGCATATACGTTATGGGTGAACAATGGTGCTGTAAGATTTGATGATTATGTTGGCATTGGCACAGCACCAACATCTTCTAGACTTACCATTGGTGGTGGATTATCGGCATCGGCATGGGGAACCACTGGTTTAGGACTCCGGGTCGTTGGAGGAACCTTTACAGATACTTCGTCTTCCGGGACTGTTGCTAGTGTTGTTTCTAACAGTTTTGGTCAACCAACATTTGCTGCATCTAACTCTACAACATTTACTAATGCGGCAACTCTGTATATTGGGAACGCTCCAACAGCGGGAACAAATGTTACTATTACAAACACATTTTCGATGTGGGTCAATTCAGGCATATCAAGATTTGATGATGGTATTCAAGCCAGAAACCTTACATCTGGACGGGTTACTTACGCTGGTACCAGTGGCTTACTTCAAGACTCCGCAAACATGACATTTGATGGCAATAGGTTGTCATTAGCCACAACGGGTGTTTCTGGTGGATTACTTATTGGTGGTGACGCTAACCTTTATCGAAGTGCCGCTGATACACTAAGAACAGATGATTCATTAGTTGTGGGTGTCAACCTAACAGTTAGTTCTTTAACATCAACTAGGGTTACATTTGCCAGCACAGGTGGATTACTTGCAGATTCTTCTGCATTTACATTCAATAGTGGTACTGGTCAACTTGCTTTATCTACCACGGGTTCCTCCGCCGGCATCTTGATTGGTGGAGACGCTAATCTTTATCGTTCCGCGTCTAACATACTCAAAACAGATGATGCTTTTGAAGCAGTATCATTCAATAAGCTCGCGATTACTGCGCCGGCAACATCAGCAACACTTACAATTGCCGATGGAGCAACATTGACTGTCAGTGCTTCTGCAACGATTCAAAACGGCAATCATTCCAACACAAACACTGGAGACGAAACTGTCACAACAATTCATAATAAAGTAGGATATACAAATTCATTCCTACTAATGGGAGCATAATATGCCAAACGTAATCAAGGTTCTAGGTCAACAAAACCCATTAGCTGCAACGCTAACAACACTGTATACAGTTCCTGGCTCAACATCTACAGTTACATCTACGATTGTAGTGTGTAATCGTAGCGCCACTGCAACCAGTTTCAGAATTGCTATTAGACCAGGTGGTGCAACTATCAGCAATGAGCATTACATATATTACGATGTCCCAATCGCCGGCAATGACACATTTACTGCAACAATTGGTATGACACTTGCCACAACCGATGTTGTTTCTGTATATGCTACATTGGCAACTCTTAGTTTTAATCTTTTTGGTCAGGAGAGCAGTTAATACATGTCTCAAGGTAATACTAGTAAGAATTTTGCATTTCAAAGATGGGATGGTTTATATCATCCTGCTAAAAATCTGTCTTTGAATATGTCAACTTTTACTACGACACACACTTGGGCCACTGGTACATCAACAAACAATCTACTCACACTTACCACAGATGCGTCTGCAAATGGCACAGGGGCACTTCTTTTTGTTGGCACTGGCAACTCATCTACGGTTGTGCCACTTTTGGTAAAATCTGGAGCGACCACAGCACTAACTGTCAATGCTTCTGCTCAGGTTTTGGTTAATTCTTTGACATCTGGTCGAGTAACCTATGCTGGCACAAATGGCTTGTTGCAAGACTCAGCGAATATGACATTTGATGGTAACAGGCTGTCTCTTGCTACCACAGGAAATACAGGCGGGTTACTCATTGGAGGGGACGCTAATCTCTACAGAAATGCAGCTAACGAGCTTGCCACAGATGACACTCTGAATGTCGGAGTGGCGTTGAATGTTATAAGCAATATCACAACGTCCGGTGGATATTTAATAAGCGGCGAAGGCGGTGGCGGTTTAACTGGTGCTGTTCAACTGCTTGGCGACACATCTGGAGTCGTTACAATTAGACCTCAAGACACCGCTGGTACTTATAATTTCAACTTACCAACTACTGCTGGTACCTCTGGACATGTTTTGACTTCTGGAGGTGGCGGCTTCACCGCCATGACCTGGACTGACCCAGCTTCGCTTGGTGTTCGATGGAACTCGATTGCTAATCCAAATGGCAACCAATCCCTTACCATGTCTACTCATACGACGACCTGGAACTGGGCAACTGGTACGTCAACCAATAACTTATTTTCTTTGACAACTGACGCCTCTGCCAATGGCACAGGGGTGTTGCTTAACGTTGCAACGGGTGCATCATCAACTGTTGTTCCATTCAGAGTACGCAGAGATACCACAGATTATCTGACAGTTAACGCCACTGGTGGCGTTTTGATTGGTAACTTGACTTCTGGCCGTGTTACCTATGCTGGTACCAGTGGTTTGCTTCAAGACTCCGCAAACATGACATTTGATGGCAATAGGTTGTCACTAGTAACAACAGGTAGTTCTGGTGGATTGTTAATTGGTGGTGACGCTAACCTTTATCGAAGTGCTGCTGATACACTAAGAACAGATGATTCATTAGTTGTTTCAACTAATTTGACAGTAAGCACAATGACCATTGGTAGCATACTTTTTGCTGGAACCTCGGGACTTGTAAGTCAAGATAACACAAATCTGTTCTGGGATGACACTAATAACACGTTTGGTATCGGGGCCACGCGAACTGGCGCGATTTCTAGTACCAATCCAAGTGCAAGAATTGTTGGAACAGGGGCCACCTCTGCGACATCTTCTTTTGAGGTTCAAACCAATGCGGCAGCTACCATCCTTTTTGTAAGAAATGATAGCAGAATAGGCATTGGAACAAACTCACCATCATTTGACTTGTCGCTTGGTGGAGCAGTAGCGCGGACAATTGGTGTAAACCGTCGCGGTACTGGTACTGGTCACAATCTTACAGTTCAAGCCGGGGGTGCTCAGGTGGGAGGAACTGATTTGAGTGGCGGAACACTTATATTAAGCTCCGGCATATCCACAGGGTTGGGTCCTGGTTATGTTGATATTTATGCCATAAACACCTACGGGCTTACAAGTGGCACCACAGACCGCAACGCTGTTTTTCACGCTCGCTTTGGTGAAGGAAAATTCGGCATAGGCACAAGCACGCTCACCTATGATATCACTCTTGCATCAATCATTAGCGAAGCCCCGTATACATATGTGATTGGCGTACAGACCGCTACTGCTAATAATGGTCACAGTTTGAATCTTCAGGCCGGTAATGTTACAACCACGGCAGATTTGAATGGTGGAAATCTTATACTAACTGCTGGAAACAGCACTGGTAGCGGTTCGTCAAGTATCAGTTTTTACACAGCAACTGCTGGCGGTAGCGGCACAACGGTCAGAACATCAAGTCTTAAGATGACACTGACCGGAGCAGGCCAATTACAAATCTCAACAACAGGCAGTTCCGCTGGCATTCTCATCGGTGGAGACGCTCTTCTTTACCGCTCAGCCGCAGACACTCTTCGAACACCTGATTCTCTCGTTATTGATACAAACCTAACTGTTTCTGGCACCGCTTCTATTGGTGCCGTCGGCGGCACAACTGGAACAATCAATCTCCTTGGTTCAACGTCTGGAACAGTAAGCGTACTTGTTCAAGCTACTGCTGGTACTTACAACTTTAACCTTCCAACCACCGCTGGTACCTCTGGGCATATTTTGACATCTGGAGGTGGCGGTGGAACCGCCATGACCTGGACTGACCCAGCAGAATTGGGTGTTCGATGGAACGCACTTATTAATCCAAATGGTAACGAGTCTCTCTCCATGTCTACATTCACTACGACATGGAACTGGGCAACTGGAACAGGAACCAATAATCTATTATCTTTGACAACTGATGCATCGGCTAATGGTACAGGGGTGTTGCTTAACGTTGCAACGGGTACATCGTCAACTGTTGTTCCATTCCGAGTGCGCAGAGACACCACAGATTACTTGACAGTTAACGCCACTGGTGGCGTTTTGATTGGTAACTTGACTTCTGGCCGAGTAACCTATGCTGGTACATCTGGATTGCTGCAAGACTCCGCAAACATGACATTTGATGGCAATAGGTTGTCTCTTGCAACAACGGGCAGTTCTGGTGGATTGCTTATTGGCGGAGATGCTAACCTTTATCGAAGTGCTGCTGATGTACTTGCTACAGATGACCATTTTAATCTAATCACATCCAACAGAGAAATTCGACTTTCGACCAGTAGTGGTTATAATGGTGGATTGCTGTTTAACAGCAACATGCGATTGAGCGCCCACAGTGCTAGTGGTTTTGTATTCGCACCATTCACATATACCCATACATCATCTTCTAATCAAGTAATCTTTATGGATGTTACATATTCTCCTGCGTCTGCATCAAGTGGGTCGCTTTATGGAACTAGTGTTGGGGTTACATATAACGATGATGATACAGTTGGTAATTTCACAGGAGAAATTATTGGTTCGTACAACCGCGCCGCATTTAATACAAACGCCGCAGGAAGTCACACGTTTAATCGCGGAATTGCTGTTAAAGGATATTTGTCTACGTATGACGACAACATTGGCTCAGGCGCAATCGTTGTTAATGCCTATGGCGGCTGGTTTGAGATTGAGGACACCAGTACCACCAGAATAACCAATGCATATGGATTGTATTCATTCCTTAACACCCCATATACCGATAACAACCAAACTCGCTATGGGTTATACGTTGGTGCAATGCCAAGCCCAGGTTCATATACTGGAACCACCACTGCTGCAATTCGTTTGGCTGGAACTGGAGGGTCACGCGACGGAATACTTTTTGGTTCAGATACAAATATTTATCGAAGTGCCGCTAATACTCTGAAAACAGATGATAGTTTTGAAATTGGAACAAATCTCAGTGTTCTTAATGCGGGAACTTTCTCGCTTTACGAAAGTGGAAGTGGTAATTTCTCTAGTTTTGTAGCAGGCACTCAGGCTAATGATTTAAGATACACGCTTCCAACGTCACAACCATCTACAAACCAAGTTCTTACAGCCACGGCTATTTCAGGCAGTGGGCCATATGATATTACACTTGGTTGGGCAGCGCCAGCAGCATCAATTTCTATTGGAAGTTCAGTCACGAGCGGTACTGCTGGAAGTATTTTGTTTGTTGGTTCCGGTCCTATTCTTGCACAAGATAACCCTAACCTATTCTGGGACGACGCTAACAATTATCTTGGAGTTGGTACATCTGCGACACCAGCGTCTAGGCTACATATCGCAGGAAACCAAACTGCATCTGCCTGGACTACAAATGGTATTTTACTAAGAATTGGCACTGCGACACTGACAGATTCGTCATCGTCTGGAACGGTCGCGGCAAGTGTCGCAAATTCAATTCAGACGCCAACTTTTGCCGCATCTAGCTCTACCACATACACCGACGCTGCAACACTGTATATTGCGGCAAACCCAACTGCTGGCACCAATGTAACTATCACCAATGGATACGCATTGTGGGTGGACAGCGGCGCAACTCGGCTTGATGGAAACTTGACAATAGGCACGCTTACCTCTGGTCGTGTTCCATTTGCAAGTACAGGCGGACTACTTATTGACTCTTCAAACTTTACATACACAACAGGTTCTGGTCAGCTCGCACTTGCCACTTCGGGCTCTGGCGCAGGATTACTGATTGGTGGCGATGCGCAAATTTATCGTGACGCAGCAGATATACTTAGAACACCTGATAGTGTCCGAATTGATACTGCTGTGGGTATTAACACCACAGCGCCCGCAACAACTGCTGGTAGATTGTCTGTTGTTGGTTCATTTACTGCACTATCTGGCTCGAACCAAAATATTGTCAGTAACATAACACACACGGTTAACTCTCCAGATTCATCTAGTGGAAGAGTTTGGGGTCTCAATTTTAGTGTGACTGCTACTGGCTCTGGTACTTTCAGTGATGCTACTGGTACAACTGGCGTGGAAGGCCTATCGACGTATTCTGGAAGTGGTACTGCTGGCGGGTGTGTGGGTATCATCGCATATGCTCGAAACACCGGAAGCGGAACGCTAACTCGCGCCACTGGCATAAGTATTCTGAGTGCAACAAATACTGGTGGCGGTCATATTACTAATCTGCGCAGTGCAGACCTTAACTGGGCACTTGATTTTAGCGCCATTAACCAATCTCGATGCGCTCTTCGAATTGGAGCCGGTCCGACTAACTCTGGCTCGTTCTCTGGAAGTATTGTTGGTGGTATTTATTTCAATAGTGACTCTGGTGGTGCCCAAGATGGAATTATTTGGGGCACTACAGGTGACACTAACCTCTATCGAAGTGCGGCAAACACATTAAAGACAGATGACGCACTTATTGTAGTGAGCAACTTGACAGTCAACACTTTGACCTCTGGTCGTGTTCCATTTGCAAGCACGAGTGGACTGTTTGTTGACTCTGCTAACTTTACATATACCACAGGCACAGGCCAGCTTGCACTTGCCACTTCGGGCTCTGGTGCAGGATTGTTAATTGGTGGCGATGCGCAAATTTACAGAACTAGTGCTGATGTGCTAAGGACACCAGACAGTCTTCAGGTAGACAGCTTCGTTGGTATTAACTCAACACCAGCTACCACTAATAGATTACTGGCCGCACACACTACTTCTACTAACGTTAATGGTCGAACAATTCAATCTACAAATGACATTACAGGCAATATTACAAGTGCTTTTCCTTCGGCTGGATATTTCCAAGCAACGCCAAACGCCGGCGCAAATGGAATTAGTTATGTTGCTGGTTTAGTTGGTTCTGTTAGGGCACAATCTGGTCAATCTGGTACCGTAACAGAACAGTACGGAATTGATTTCGATAACTGGCATAGTGGTTCTGCCAACATTACCACAATGACAGGTGCCAAGTCCTTTGTTTCATTGAGAAACACAAGCAGCGGCACGGTCTCTTCTATGTCTGGGTACACCGTGACGCTAGATGCACAGTCCGGTGGCACAAACTCTGCGGTTACAGCAGCATATGGTTTTGATTTTGGAGCATCTTTGTCTGGTGCAAGCACAGTTACCGCTCTCACCGGATTAAGAATTCAAAATCCAAGCGGTTCTCAAACCATTACCACTTTCTATGGAATTAGACTAGCTGATTTAACTCGTGGCGGCACAAACTATGGCATTTACTTTGATGGCACAAGTGGATTGTCCCGTCAAGGCATTTGGTGGAACGCTGACACTAATCTTTATCGAAGCGCTGCAGACACCTTGAGAACAGATGATGCATTTGTATCTGGAAGCACTATTACAGGCGCGTCATCACTGACACTCGGAGCGAACGGCGGCACTATTGGTACGATTCTTCTTAGGGGTAACACGTCTGGTACAGTCACCATTACCCCCGCCGCCGCCGCTGGTACTTGGTCGTTGACGCTTCCAACAAGTGGCGGCACCGATGGTCAGGTTCTAAAGACCAATGGTTCCGGTACTACATCTTGGGTAAACCCCGGTGTGCCGTGGACAGAGGTCACAGGCACGTCTCAATCGGCGGCGGCTCATAATGGATATATCACCAATAATGCCGCTCTTGTTACAGTAACTTTGCCTACACCCGCTGTTGGCAGTGTTATTGAGATTGTAGGTTCTGGTGCTGGTGGTTGGCGAGCGCAGTGTGCGACTAGTCATACAATTAGAATGGGCACAACAGTTAGCGCAAGTACTGGATACGCGCAATCCACCAATCAGTATGATTGTATTAAGATTGTTGGTATATCAACCACAGCGTGGTTGATTGTCAGCGCGGTTGGAACAATTGATATTACTTAAGGTGAATGATGCTGACTGTGGAACTTTTTCGCAACCAAAACATAGACAAAACACCTTATAGCCAGGAGCAAATGGAGTTTGTGATTGAAATTTGCAATCAAATCAAATGGCCTTGGAGTTGTTTTGAAGACAGTGATGTGTCTGTATCAACTATTTCCAGTGTAATAGGTGAATCTTATGTTTTGAAAATAAACGATTTGTGCTATATGACAACCACTCCAGCAGACATATTAGACCACAGAAGCATTTATGAGACTGCAACTGGAAACATATTACTTACAGGTCTTGGATTAGGTCTTGGTTTTCTAATGGCCACACACAACACTCGAGTAGATAGCATAACCGTTGTTGAGAGCAACAGTGTTGTGTTAAAAACTATTGCTCCAATGTTACCCGTAAGTAATGTGTCAGATGTTAGGTTTATTGAGCATGACGCCGATACATGGAATCCAGATATGCATTTTGATTTTGCCTACATTGACCATGCATATTCTAGAGCGAATTCAGAAAGATATTGTGAGCACAGCGATATAGTGGTGAACTGGTATGACGAGAGAGTTAAACTGGAGGCTACATGGCGGTAACGAACTATTTGTCGTGTGGCACTTGTGCTAATGACACTGGTGTGGGCACCCTCTCATGGGCAAGTGACGATGACGCCGGCGCGCTGGTTGGTAACGAGGTCTCATCTAATAATGACGTATATGCAGGCGTACAACTGGGCAGTATTACCACTACATACTACTTAAAATGCACCAACTTTGGTTTTACGAGTTCAGACATACCATCTGGCGCCACTATTAATGGTTTTGAAATCGAGGTAAGACAGTTTCGAGCATCTATACCAACAGTTACAAGCACAGAAGTCAAACTAGTAAAAGGCGGAACTGTTTCAGGCAACGATTTTGGTGCGTCCGTTGATTGGGACACAACTGAAACAGCAGTAGTTTATGGAAGCTCTACTCAATTAGGAGGACTGTCTTGGACACAATCGGATGTAACCAGTAGCAACTTTGGTTGTGCAATATCTGTTACTTCTAGTTCAACCAGAACTGTTTCAACCATCAGGTCTGTTTTAATTGACCAGGTTCAAATCAGGGTTTATTATACATCCAATAGCATCACAGGAATATCATCAATCACAGGAATAGCATCAATCACTTGTTAATAAAACACTATGGCTCGTAATACTAGCATTAATTTAGACTCAAATCCACAAGCGGATGGGTTTATCATTGGCGGCGGCACTACAAAGCGCACAGCCACGTTTACTGGTGCTAACATGACATTTACTGGTAGTGGTTCAAATGTTTTTACGTTTCCTGGAGCCACTTCAACCTTGCTTGGTATTAGTGCAACTGCTACGGCAGGGTCGATTATTTTTGCAGGCACCACTCTAATGGCTGAAGACAATGCCAATCTGTTTTTTGATGACACTAACAACACGCTTGGCGTAGGTACAACTCGTTCTGGTGCTATTTCTGGAACAAACCCAAGACTGCGTGTAAGGGGTTCTGGTACTTCGTCTTCTACGTCTGGATTTGAGGTGCAAAATAGCAGCGGTTCTGCTTTGTTTTTCGTTCGTGATGATGGTCTGGTAACCACCACGGGTATTCAAGTTGTGACAAAGGCGCACACTTCAGGGGTGGCGACACTTACAGACGGTGCGACACCGGCACTCGATGCGTCTCTTGGGAATACATTTTTACTTACGGCGGCCGGAGACCGCACTATTGCAGTTCCTTCTAATCCAACAAGCGGTCAGAAAATTACTATTGTTCACAAAGCATCTGGCGGTGCCAGAACACTTTCACTCAACACAGGCACTGGTGGGTTTAGATTTGGAACAGACATTACTGCATTAACCTCAACCACTAGTGGTTTAACGGATTACATTGGCGCAATTTACAACTCCGCTGACAACAAATGGGATGTTGTATCATATGTGAAAGGATTCTGATGGCTATTTCAAGAGTACAATTCAAATCAAACAGTGGAACAGGCACTTCTTTGGGTATTACACCCGATTCTGCGCCTACAAACGGGAATTTAATGGTTGTAACAATCGCATATAATTCTGCAACATCAAACAGGGTTAGCAGCATTACACAAACAAATGCCACATGGACTCGCGCTGTACAAAAGAACAATACACTTGGTGGTGCAATTTCTGTAGACATTTGGTATAGCGAAAACGCTGCTTCGGCTGGGTCTAGCTTGACAATAAATCTTGCATCTTCTGTTACTCTTGCGGCAACATATATAGAATATTCTGGTGTGGCTACATCATCATCACTAGATAAAACAGCAACCAATGAAGACTGGGTGGATGGGTCAGGATAATGGCAGGACTTAGTACAGGAACAACGGCGACCACAGCACAAGCCAATGAAGTTTGTGTTGGATGTATAGGTTTTGATATTTCAGATAGTTTTGGCTCGCCAACAAACTCATTCACAGAAATCACCGAAGCAAGTGGAGCGCCTGACTTGGTTGTTTTAGAAAGAATAGTGTCTGCTACTGGAACCTATGGAACAACTGTATCGTTTACAGGCTCCTTGCCGCTTTCATATTCTCTATGTGGCGCAATTGCAACGTTCAAAGAAGCCGGCGGCGGTGGTGCGTTTGATAGGAAAAAATCATCAACGTTCCTGGTGTTTAGTTAAACTTGTGTTTGTATCTCGATGCCATTTTAACAACCCAAGAAGTGTTATCAATGTTTTCAGATGCATAGACTGCCATTTTGCCTCTAAATGATGGGTCGTTATTGTCATCATCTGCTGCTGCAATGTACTCCATGGCTTGCTCAACATCCCATACTGCTTTAGAAAGTGATTCGTCTGCGTGTCTGTGTGCTTGTAGTTCAATAAGTATATTGCTCATGCTTCTGGCACAGTTTCTCACTGTTTCACTACCACTTTTCAGCAAATTGTCGTAATACGATTGTGGTGCTTTTGGTGCCGGTTCCATGTTTTTGGCCGCTTCAACATATGCTCCCCAACCGGTTACAGCAATGCGATTACTTCGCATTAGCTCATCAGACGCTTTGGCAAGCAATTTGGATATTGATTCAAGTTCAGATGAAATTCTAATGGCGTCACTTGGCTTCATAGTACTTTTGCCAGCCGGCGCGCCTTGCACTAAATCCCACCAACTTGGATGTGATTCAACAACTTCTGCATCATTTGAACCATTGAGTACGCAGCGTTCACTGAATGCCGATGCCCCGCTATTGGCATCCATTCCAAAATCACCAACAATTCGCGTGTATTCGACATGATTGCCACTCACACGAACTTCAACAATTGGTTCTTGTGGGTATCGTTGTCTTGCGGCCTCAAGGTGCGTGAACGCAGTTACATTTTCACTATTGGTCCGCCGTTGAATATCAAATTCAGATTTTGGTAAGTATAGTGATTTTTGTGCATCTCGATACCACATGGTTTACGACCTGTTTTGTTGATGCAAGTGAACGTCACCTGGCTTGTCAGTATCCACTCTTTGCGTTTCAACAATTGACAATCCTGGGATTGTTTTGATAAACTCCATTAAGTCGACACATTCCTCACCCTGTGTTCCATCTGGCTTGACATGTAATCTTCCTTTGGTATCTATTCGTACATTTAAGCTGATTTCTTTCGACATCAAATCACCTTTTTTCCTACTGTAACCACGTCGCCAAAATTGCGCTGACCGCAGAATTCATTTTCAATTTTGAATCCTCGTCGTTTCATTTCTTTTTCAAGCGCAGTCGCCGCATACGCTTGTTTAATTCGCTCATCCATTTTCATATTGCGGTCATAGTCGCTGCACACGATGTCATATCGTTGATTAGTTTTGTCCCACTTGAACCCAATGTCATTGGACAACTTGGTGTACTTTTTGTTGATTTCATTTTTTCTGACAACAATTTCTGCGGTTTGTTCTCGAAGGTCATTCCCCCAACCCATTAAAGCTGTTGCCTTTTCGTGTTCTTCGTATTGAAGACCCAATTTGGTCAGTGCTTGACAAAGAATTTCCTTGTCGACCACAAACTCACATGTTAAAATTACATACGCTGACATGATTATTACTCCTGATTACATATTAGGATGCGGTGGTTAAATAACCTTTATTCGAACTTTGGTATTGATTTCATTACTGGTACTCGGCACTGTGGGCAAAACCAAAGATTTAGCATGGCCTCCCTTGGTAAATCTTTGTCTTTAATTCCGTTTTCCCAAGCATCAATACAGGTGTGTGTTCCAAATGCGGGAATACCTTCTTGATTTTGACCAACCTCGACACCCATGCAAATATTACATCCATGTGGTGTATAGTTGTTGTTTTTGTCCTTCTCAAGTACTAGATTGGTACTGGTGATATACAGTTCATTATTACCAGCATTAGGCAGGACTGTGTTTCTGACTCTTTCGCCAAAATTTCCACCCACACTGTCTACGCGTTCGAGAAATTCACGAAGATTGTATTTCATAATTCATCGTTGTTTGATATATTAGACCCTGACTTCTTTCCGTTTGTGCCGCCATTGTTTTTGACCCACTCTTGTACTCCGACCAGCGTGATGCGCAGTTTATCAATAACGATACTGGTTTGTATTTCGTTGACACATGGGTCCTCAATAGATTGCAATGCGATGCTCAATGAACTGCTGAATAATAGTGCCTCTTCAATAAGTCCGTGTAGTTCTTCGGCATTGTATTTGCCAACATCGGCAATGAATTCTTCAGCCGTTTGTTGATTTTGGTTTTCGTTCGCTTCTTGATTCAAGTTTGATGCCATATGCATATTGTACATTGCACATAGTCAGTTCTCTTATTGCTTGCTCTATTACGGAAGTGATTCTGATTTGCCGTTCATATTTACCAAGTACTTTGGTGAATTCGTCAACGTGGTCGTACATGTCGACATTGATTCTGTCATGTAAAAATCGTTTTTGGGCAAATGGTGTATCTGAAATTCGAATTTCATACTTGTATCTGCGGTGTCCGAAGAATTTTTCCAGGGCCATCGTTACCACTGTATTGCGGTTTAGCTTATGTTTTTTGCAAAATTTTTGAACAGCGCATAGTACGTCTTCATCAAGATAATAACTAACTTGACGAAATTGTTGACCTGGTACTCTGCCTGAGATTTTCTTTGCGGGCTGGTGGTGTCCAGTATTGCCGCTTCGATATGCACGCATATATTCTCTGCGCCATTCTCTAATTTCTTGGATGTCTGCGTTAGCCGGTGGACGTTTTGGAATCATAGTTCATTTGCATTATACTGGTACTCAATGCTTCGGCCAGAATCAATGCCTGTAATTGGTGTGTTGTTGGTACTGCGGTGAGTGTGTAAACTTCATCTGCCGCCCTCATTAGATTTTCTGGAACTCCATTGGAATCACCGACCACAAATGACACAAAATCTCGAGATAATATGGTTTTAAGCACATCAACGGTTAAAATGTTGTTTGATTTGTCCGAAAGAACCACAGTGTATGCGCCCTTGGTGTTTGGCGTGTTGCTTAGACGACATTCTCTGATTCGATTAACTCGTTTCAGTTCTTCTCCTACATGTCTAGAGTGAGTACCGCCGGTGCCAAGGTGAATCAGCTTTATCATGTTGATTATTTTACCACGTCGTCACGACTTTTACACAAATTGCTATAATAGTTTGTTCATCTCATTACGGAGTGCGACAATTACAACCATGGGAAGCGAAATCACATTCAAACCACTTAATGACAAAATCGTCATCCTTCCAGACGACGATAACAAGACCACTTCAACAGGTCTTTATGTTCCAGACATGACACAAGGTCACCAAAACAAAGGCAAGGTTGTCGCTGTCGGCCCCGGCAAGATGCTACAGGACGGTAGTCGCGGCAGCATGCAGTTAAACACTGGCGATACTGTGTGGTACAACGCCGTTGCAGGTTTCAAAATCACTAAAGACGGTGTAGATTACTATGCTGTATCAGAAGACCATGTCTTCGTAATCGAATAACAAAAGGAATAAAAATGTCATCCAAAAAACTCATTTATGATACAGACGCCAGAGCCGCGCTCGAACAAGGCGTCAACCAAGTTGCCAACGCAGTCAAGGTTACACTCGGGCCTCGAGGCAGGAATGTAGTCCTTGAACAAAAATACAAGGGCTCACCAGTTATTACGAAAGACGGCGTAACTGTTGCTCGTGAAATCGAACTAGAAAATCCATACGAGAACATGGGCGCTCAGTTATGCAAAGAAGTTGCAAGCAAGACCAACGATGTTGCAGGTGACGGAACTACGACAGCAACAGTTCTGGCACAAGCTCTTGTTAACGAGGGTATTCGATATGTCGCAGCCGGCGGTGGAAACCCCATTGCTGTGAAGCGCGGTATGGACAAGGCAGTCGAAGCTGTTGTTGAATACGTTGTTGGTCAGGCTTCACCAATTAAGGACAAACAGCAAATTGAGTTTGTTGCCACAATTTCTGGCAACAATGCAGAAGTTGGTCAAATCGTTGCTGATGCCTTTGAGAAGGTAGGAAAAGACGGCGTTATCACCGTTGAAGAATCCGGCCGCGAGGATTCATTGGAATATGCAGACGGTATGCAATTTGACCGTGGGTATTTAAGTCCGTATTTCATCAATGAAGCTGACAGGCAGGTCGTACAATATGATGATGCATATGTGCTGGTTCACGATGGAAAAATTAGTATGGGCCAACCTGTGCTGAAGTTCCTTGATACGTTTATCACTGGAATGGGTGGTACACCAAAGCCGTTGTTGATTATTGCCGATGATGTTGACCAGCAAGGGTTGGCTACGCTTATCGTCAACAGAATGCGAGTTGGACTGCCAGTTGTTGCGGTTAAGGCACCTGGTTTTGGTGACCGTCGCAAGGAAATGCTGCGTGATATTGCGATTCTCACCGGTGCCGAATGCTTAAGTGAAGAACTTGGCACTCAGTTGGAAAACGCAGAAATTGGCGTCCTTGGTCGAGTCAAGAGAGTTATTGTCGACAAGGATACAACCACTCTTGTTGATGGTGCTGGCAAAAAGGAAGACATCCAAGCCCGCATCCAGGCTCTGAGAACATCTGTAAATAACACTGAAAGCAAGTATGACAAGGAGAAGTTGCAGGAGCGACTTGCTAAACTTAGCGGCGGTGTTGCAGTTATCAGAGTAGGTGCTTCAACCGAAACAGCAATGAAGGAGAAGAAGCATCGTTATGAAGATGCCATTAATGCCACTCGCGCCGCGATTGAAGAGGGTATTGTTCCAGGTGGTGGTGTCACACTGTTGCGTGCTTCTGTGGCCCTTGATAAGCTCAAAGGCGCTAATGATGATGAGCAGGTTGGAATTGGTATCGTACAACGTGCACTTGAGGCCCCGGTTCGTCAAATTGCCACTAATGCCGGTTACAAAGGTGACCTTGTGGTTGAAAAAGTTCGCGGTCTAGAAGGCCACTTCGGTCTCGATGCGTCAACTGGTGAATATGTCGACTTGATTAAAGCAGGAATCATTGACCCAGTCAAGGTTACCCGCTCTACTATCGAGAACGCGGCGTCAATCGCTGGTTTGGTTCTTACCACCGAGGCAATTGTAGTTGAAAATCCAACTGCAAAAGAAAATGACAGTATGGAGATGTAGGAGCATCTCTAATTTAAGGCGCGGCTCATTTTTTGAGTCGCGCTTTTCATTTTATCGTGTCAAAAGCGCGATAATATAAATGGGTCGGCGGTTATCCTCTTGTTAAGGCATGGGGGGCTCTGCCGGCCGACCCGTTGGTTCTTATGAAAAAAGTTTCAATTGTAAGTCATCGAGCAGACCTAGATGGCGTGGCAAGTGCGGTGCTGGCGTCCGAATTTGTCATGTCCAGGCACGGAGTGCCTCCAGATAAGGTAATTTTTGCAGATTACGAAGACGCAAAAACCGCTATCGCCAGAGCCGCCATCGACGCTGATGAGTTGTGGATATTGGACTTGTCTATCCGTGAGTCAAATATCTCTGAGTTCTTTAAGCATATTCCAAAGGAATCGGTCTTCTATTTTGACCACCATAATTCTTCTGTATCAACGATTGAAGCGTGGTCTGATAAAGTAAGTATCTATTTTGATGACTCTGGCAATTGTTGTACTGCTGACTTGCTATACGCGGCAACACCAGATGTTGCGCCGGCATTTGTAAAAACACCAGTTTATGACCAAATTGTTGCCGCAACACACTCTAGAGAACTTTGGATTAATGATGTTGCAGAGGGTGCTCTGTTGACAGATGCCATAGCTATACTTGGTGCAGAAACTGTATATCAAGAACTGCTCGAGCAACCATCTTCTGCATTTGAGTCCAAGTTCCCCGAGTTGTTCCAAGAGGCAGTGGTTATCGCTGATAACCAACGTAAAAACGCAATGTCTATGGCAAACAATACAAAAATGGTCATTCCTGTGAAGGACGGTTGTAGTCTTGTGTATTCTATCACTACTGGTTATCAGTCAGAGGTGGGTCATATGATATTGCAACAACATCCAGGTTCATATGCAATTATGTTCAATCTTGGCAATCTTACTGCATCAGTTAGGTGCGACAAAGCAACTGCAGACGCCAATGGGATTGGTGCTAATAGTATTGCATCATTGTTCGTCGGCGGCGGTGGCCACCCAGTCGCCGCTGGTTTTCCGCTGACCGCTGATATGTCACGAGTTATCTTGCAAAGTGGCTGTATGTCTACACACAACGCAATTGCCAGATTGTTTGGTAAGAGGTAATTGTCAACTACCACACGCACAAGGCGTGTGGCTTGCTACGAGGGGCTCCGAAGGAGACCTGAGCAATAGGGAGATTGACTGCTCCCCTAATTTAGCTATATTTTTGCTGGCGTTAAAGTCAGCGTTCTCTGTATGTCCGCAGGACATACAGAGAAATTTAGCTTGACTCTTTCTATTTGCCTTGGCGCAATGTCCGCATTCGCTACACGTCACAGACGTGTAGCGAGCGGGAACAATAGCCAAAGGAACTCCATAGAGCTCAGCTTTATACGTGATATAGCCTCTGAGTTGGGCGAATGCCCAACTCATTCTCTCGTTTCGATTTTCCTTCCTGACCGTTACTCGCTTGTTGATATGCGTTAGCTCCTCCAGAGCTAACGCCATTTGAGTGCCTTTGGCTTTCGAAACGATTAGTTTAGAAATGACGTGATTGACGTCTTTTCTAAATCTGGACTCTTTCTGTCCAGTTGTTTTAATTCTTCTCTTTGCAGAGCGTGTTCCACGCTTCTGCAATCTTTGTTTATGAGAATGATATTGCTTTCGTTTCTTTTCGATGTGTTCTCCAGAGAACACATCTCCATCTGAAGTAACAGCAATGTTCTTCACTCCCAAGTCCACGCCTATGACGCCTTTGGCGTCATAGGCTGATTCTGTTGGAATATCAAGAGTGCAGAGCAAGTAGAATTTGTTGTTTTGATATACTAAATCCACTTGTCCTTTTCTGTATTTGAACTTGTCTTTATCGTAGACTTGAATTGGGATTTCCATTCTACCATCATTAGTCCAAATATTGACAGTTCCTGAATCCCTAAACGTGATTACTCTGTCATCGTAGACGACAGCAGAAGTTCTTTTGAAGAAATTTCTCTGATGTCTGTTTCTCTTGACTTTATAGGAGTCGCTTACGACTCCTATAGCTCTTACAACGAGTTGTGAAGAGAAATCTGGCAACGCTTCGCGCTGCTTTTTGTAAACTATATGATGCAATTGTACTTTTTGATATTCCTTGGCTTCAAATGCTTGACTGGAGATATCATTACAAACATCACTGAAAGTGTGCATCGTGCGCAATAGCGCACGATGTTGAATCTCGTTGGTATTGAGCCTCGCTTTCAATGTGATATTCATAATAAGGATATTATACAAATAGTGTTTGATGTCCTTATTGTTCTTGGAAAATATGCTATAATAGTTGTAGAAGTTCAATTCCTCCCACCCACAAGGGGTGGGGTTTCTTCTCACAAATACTATGAAAGTCACACATGCGTCTATACGTCCAACCCTCGCCGCAACGGCATCAGGTCGACCGGCTTTAACCCCAGAACTGTTGGCCTCAGTCGCGGCTAGATATTCACGAAGTGACGATGGTCTTGAAGCTATTTTGGGCAAGGTTGACCAGGATAACCCAGACAAGTCGATTGATGCCATTTTTGCGCATGTGGATTACGGACATGCATCTATTGCAGATATGGTGCCTGTGGCAATGTTTATGGATGGTGTGTCTGTTTTTCTGGCGTACTATTTATGGACAGAAACTGCTATTGGTGCAGGTCAAGAATCTTCAACCAGATACATCAAGATGTCAGTAGATGGCGTCATGCCCTTTGACATGACCGGTTTACCCGAGTCTCAGAACTCTGAGTGGACTTCATTTATCCATACTGCATTCGCGTTATACGAAGATGCTTATAATTACTGGCTTGCACTTGCTGAGGAATCACCTGAAATCACACGCATCCCAGAATCATTGTTGAACGACACTAGTGATAAAGCACAAAAGCAAGTGGCGAGAATGCAGCGCAATTTTGCCTTTGACCGTGCTCGATATTTTCTGCCGGTCGCCGCACTTACCAATGTAATGATTGTGCAGTCGGCAAGAGAATGGGCCAGAGTGGCTAATATTTTGAACTCTCATCCGTGTCCAGAGTTCAACATGCTTGGTAAATTGATTGTGGATGAAATGCAACTCGTGTGCCCTAGAATGTGTCGACATACAGGTGCAACTGAAGCAACACGTAGAATGCTTTCTAACGAACTAGAGGTCACACGTGCGTTTCGATGCGGACTGTCACATAACCACTCGTTGCCAGAGTTTGGGAAAATGCCTGCTGAGAGAGGTTCATCATGCTCTATGCAACCAGAGGCTAATGTAGAGCTTTTTAATGTAGACAACCCGCTCAACAGCCTAGCATTGTCATCTTCATCACGTGCCAATAGGTACTCTGCATTTGGAAGTTCAGTACGCCGAACTACAGTGCGATTTAGTTGGGACGCAGTGGCTATGGCCGAGATTCGAGACTTGAACAGGCACAGAACCGGATTCAAATGGTGTCCGCTAAGTCCGCAAGGCTTCTATTGCGCCATGGATGAATTACCACCCGATGATGTCGTAAATTTTCAAGCCTTTGAGAGATTTGGATGGAAATTCAGCGTTCGAGCAGCGAATGAACTGTGGAACAGAAGTGTTGGATATGAGTATTGGACATTGCTGGGTACGCAGTACTACTTTGAACACACCACACAACTTGATAAGTTCATCTACGAAGGAGAATTGCGCACTGGCATTGGTTCTCATTATCGCTACGCCAGGCACTTGCACGATGCGTTGAATGAACTATATCGAATCGAGCCAGAATTGCGACATCTCATTATGGAAGGAACTGCAGAGCCTGAGTGACGCAGACCAATATCAACAAAAAAGACCGCAACGATGCGGTCTTTTTTGTTTGTGTTACACTACTCTGGCTTATGCCTATTTGAGTGCTTTATACCACCTGTCGGCGGTTGGTCGTCTTGGTGCTCGGTGTTGCACAGCACAACGCTCGACCTTTGCTGCAAATCTATATGACATTTCTCCAGCAGTTGCGTTTGGATTTTTCTTTGTCCAAGCAACCCATTCCTTGAATGATTTGGAATCTGCCATGATGGTCATGTTGTAGACCAATTGCTTTAGTTTGGCCACAGAATGACCTTTGCCCATGCCTCCTGCACGGTTCAATTGGAAGAAACCAATACAACTACCAGAAGCATCTGTGTAGTCCCATTTGCACTCATGCCATGCATTTACAAGAATGGCAATGATAGCCTTGTCTGAATTGACTCCGCGACCTCGAAAGAATCGCTCTGCGGTTTCTCCAGTTTTGAGTCTTTTGATAAAAAGCGATTTTTCACCTGTCTTTTTGCCAAAAGCCTTCGAAGCGTCAATACGAGAAACAGTCAATGACTGCTCCTTAGTGGTCGCCTTGGCCACCACTGCCTTTGTGTTCACACTAGGTTGTGCCTGATGTGAATTTTTTGGCTCTGCGCCTCCGAGTGAAATCACCAGAATTGCAGTCGCCAAACTGATTAGTTTATTCATTTTTGCCTCCTAACAGCGTTCGGATGTATTTCGGGGACAATCTGCTCCAAGCACGCTTAATAGCGCGAAGTCCCTTCTACCCATCCAACAGTCCTGCGCGGGTCGCTACTCAATCCAGCGTTGCCGCGCGGCCAGATTACGGGGGAGCTATCTGGCTTTTGTTGACGATATGATACCCTAAAAAACGAGGATTTTGTTGTTGACCATGTCTTTTAGTGCAAAATGGGCGCCCGTTGTGGCGGTACGCCCACTTTGCATATGGTAAGAACCACCCGATTGAGTCGTTCTATTAGTATCTTTAGGTTATTATACCGTAATTATCTTCTTTGGAGAGCACTGTAGAGTCTAACAGTCCCATTTTCGTAGGTTATTTCGCGCTCAAAATCGTCAGGTCCACCGTTCAAACATACTACTTTTCCGGTGATTTTGATTTTTTCTCGAGCTGTATTAACTTCTTCTGGTTTAGTGACAAAATATGCCGACGGCGCATCAGTTTCATAGCTTGCGATATGTCTTTCTAAGGCTAACCTGATATTTTTGTACTCGGTCGCCACCGCCGGAACAAAACATACCTCGAACATTGGAACCAGGTCAACCAACAATGATACTAAATCATCTGTGGTTAGGTTTGGATTGTCTGGAGAAGGTGGTGTGACGAATGTAGAACCAGGAAAGCCATTTTCAACAGCGTGCAACTTACTGATTGCCCAGTGTTGCTCAAATATAGCATACCCATCTTTATTTGCATCTGTAACAAGCTGTGCCGCGTCTTCTGTAGTGATATTCAATTGAGTGGTTCCATCTATAAATGCAACCAGATAGCTAGGAGCAAACAACATCGCACATCTCACCGCCGCCGCCTTGCTACCATCAACCCCGGACTTTATAAATAGCACCGCGTCACGCGGATGCATCCAAATACTGTTGTTGGATTCTTGCTCATCAACGATGATAAACAGTCTTGGTGCGTGCGGTTGAATGACCTCGGCAATCTCGGCCGCGTCTTCAACACTCAGGCAATAAATGGCGTATGTGGCCGTTGGTAGCATCAATGACCCTCTGTTAAAAACGATAGTACCGGCAAGACGCTGTCGGTAAATTTATCGTTGAGAAAATTTAGCACCTGTTGCTTGCTTTTTGATTTTAGTGATGAAGTGTCTATAGTTAATAGATTTATGTTCATTTTTTGAGCCAGCATACTTTTCTTGTAGTCATTACTTTGTGTTTTCTTTAGTCTGTCTTCTCCATAAATTGGATAAAAATGACACACCCCATTGAGTTCAATTGCAAGACAAACAGATGGAATCCAGATGTCTATTTCTAGATTATCTGGAAAAACATCTCTCACATTGTTGAATATACATATGTTGTTGTCATAGTTGTCTTTAATGATTTGTGACATGATGACTTCGTGCGAACTTGTGGGCCGACTGCTTCGTGGAGACTTGTTGAGTGCTATCATTGCGCAATGTTTGTTGCAATATAGTTTGGCCGCATTTCGTAATTGGTTTTTGCGATAATCTTTCATGACTCTGGTGAATTCCTGGCCACATTCGTCGCATTTCAGTGTTACAAATCGCTGCAATCCAGAATTAGAAAGTCTGTTTGAACATCCTACACTGCATGAAAACTTTTTGCCTTTTCTGATTGATTTCATAACTTCTGATTTCTTTCTTTGGAACTCAATTCCGCAAGCGTGACACAACAAGGTAATGATTGCCCCTCTTGGAGAATTTTGAATTTGCTGTATTGTTGTCATAATATAGATTTATTGGGGTTTGTTGTAGTACCTGCGTTCCCCAATAAATCTGTTTGAAAATGGTGTATAATAGAATTATGGGCGTGTAAGGGAGTCGATTGGCACTCTAACTTATCGTTGCAAGGCGTGGATGTATCCTTGGCCACGTAAAAATGGATGCAAAAAGTAAATGCGAATAACAACTTCGCACTCGCGGTCTAAGACATCGTGACATGAAGCGGATGTGAGTCAGTAACGTCCGTGGATTGCAGCCAAATCTGAATAGGCTCAAAGCACTTCTGTTCGTAGTGCCAGAGATGAAAAACAATCGAACTGGTGATGGAACGGGTTGGCCTTTTCCAAAGTCTGTCACGAGAAAAGAATAGAGGAGAACCTTGTGGTAGTGATAGGGTAAGGTGAACAACAACGCGGTTCAATTCCGCGCACGTCCACCAATTTTCAAAAGCCGGCTATAAGCCGGCTTTTTGTGCTATAATGGCGATGTAATGAAGATTGAACTTCGAGATATTATCACACGTTCTGAGTTGGTTACGTGGAAAGAAATGGCCACCTTGGGAGATGATGAGTCCGCATACGAAAGCATGCTTGCAAGATGGCAAAAGACCTTGATATCAAGCTATCCAAGCAAGATAAAGAACACGCAAAGCTACATGAAGCGTATGCCAAGAACATAACACTTGTCACAAAATGGGTTATTGGCATATTATTGGCAGCAGTCATCTTGTCTGGCGGTGCTTGGTCATTAGCGCATGGGTGAATGCGTATCAATCTGGAAAAGATGCCGAATACAAGAAAAATATTGCATCTGGAGTGTTTCCATTTGGTGTTCGCACTGGTAATAGCCAAATTAAAAATGCCCCAGATGGGGTCACTTTAGAAGCACTGGAATCTGAAGATACTAGTCATAATTTTAGCCCCAGTGCCGTTCTTAGATATACATTGAGCCTGCCGAAATTGGGAGAAAGTCAAGTGTACGCAGTGTCGCACGAATTGATTGATGAAGGCAAGGTTATTAATATAGGATTGTTTTACACTAATCCGGGAGAGCACGGTTTGTCTCGATTTGAAAAGAAAGTTAACACATCTGTTCGAGACCAGGAGTTTGACTGGTTGAAAATCACTGTCTGCGTTGTAGATGCAGGTTCTGTAACTAAGAGCAACTAACATTACTATGAATGTGGTACCGCTCTGCGCAGCTATATGATGTCCATGGCAAGAACTTACTCGAGTTCGGGCCTTTTGTCATGCCACCACAGGGCAAGCAAGTTGCTTTTACTGGTGTGCCAAAAGAATTTCAGTCGGTTATTAACAGAGCGCAGAATCAGTGGTCCAGTGCTACATGGAACCCACAATATGGTTTACAATTTTGGACTAGCAACGGTAAACTAATCGGTTCACAGCAACCAAATTCTAGCGTATTCCAAACGTTGCGCGGTTTTGAACCATATAGGTTCAAAAGTGATTTCACAGATAAAATCATCTTAGACCTATATCGTCGTGGCAAATCAATCGAACAAGCCGTGCAACAAGCGCGAAGCCAAAACCCAAACATTACACCTCAGCAGATTGCCCAAGTGTCATCTCGGTATATGAAGGAGTATTACGTCACTCCCAAGTTTGATGAGCAAGGCAATCTTCAGAATTTACCAGAGTACTACCCACAGCAAAGCCAACAAGAAGATGCGGCTATTAGGCAAAATATGGAGCGCGAGTATTTAGCCGCACCAAAGAAATCCAATGAACAGGGTTTTCAATTCACTGACTCACAACCAACAGAAACAGGTCAGCAATATCGAGCCAGATACACTGACGCATATGCAAAGGCGTATGCCGCCTACGAAGCTAACGGAAGGAAGATGCCATTTGCACAGTGGAAAAAGCAATTTGACGACGATTTCGCTCGTGGGCAATACGGCACCGCTGCCGGTCAAGTCAATCCTGTTATGAACCAGGTTCAGACACAGAATCAAACAGCCGGCACATATGAGATGAGACAGGATGCAGTTGGTAATGTGAGCATTGTTCAATCAGACGGCAGGGCGTATGCGTATATTCCGGCAAGCCAGGTTCCATATCAAACAGCTTATATTAAGCAAATGACCGGTAAAACACCGGCGGTAAACACTGTTAAAACGCAACAATGATTTGTGCCAAACACTTATTCAACAAACACTATGCCGTTTTTAGCATTTTGGTCTATGTTGATAAATCAGTAATTCGTGTGATATAATAAGCACATGAAGACAAAAGGTGTCAGTCCATTTGAAAGCGCACTGCCAATGTGGGAGATTTTAGTTCCATATAGTATCGGTCGCAAAAACGTACAGGTTCCTTATCACAGAGAGTGGGATGCTAAGGTTATGGAGATTACCGGTGGTCTTACTATTATGCGCGCTGCCAAAGGTGTCTGGAATTCACCAGACACTGGTAAATCGCACAGAGAAATCATGATTCCTGTGCGTATTGCATGCACTGAGGGGCAGATTGCTGAAATTGCCAAAATGACTATTGAGCACTACAGACAAGAAGCAGTGTTCGTAAGTCTGATTAGTAATAAATCTATGGTATTCCATAGTTCAGATTTTGAAGATGAGCCAGAGGAAGAACTAGGTCACGATGTCCTTTATGTAGTTCGTTTATGGGATGGTATGGATGGCATGTGGATGGATGTGTCTGAGCCAGTTACTGCAAATGAAGCCAAAAGGATTTGGAACGAAAAGACTCAAAACGGCACTAAGAATATTGGCTTTAGTGAAATCGACTACTATGCGATTTACCCAGCAGACACCAAAATGCTTCGAGACGTGTCTAATTATGAGGCACTTGTTGAAGCAGGCCTCGTGCGCCCTTAAACTCTTCAATGTAGGCTGGTAATCTGTGTTCTGGTTGCCAGCCTAATTCTGTTCTTGCTTTCGAAGCGTATTCCTTGGCTTGGAATCTTTCTCCTGGTCTTTCTGGAAGATATTCAATCGGCATACCGAACATCTCTGCCACTTCTTGAATAGAGTGTGATTCATTTGTTCCAAGCAAGTATCCATCTCCATTGCCCTTTTGTGCGGCAAGTCGAACTCCCTTTACTATATCCTGCACATGTGTGAAATCACGTCGCTGAGTCCCTGGTAGAACCACTGTGATTGGTCCCCCTGCTAAATATTGTTGCTCAAAAATGGCAATGACCGTTGCATAGTCGCCACTTGAGATGTGCCCAGGCCCATATACACTGAAGAAGTAAGTGATTGCGTATTTCAATCCGAACCATTCACCATAGTTCTTGATAAGTTCACAGTTTTTTGCTTTTGTCCATGCGTATGGACTCAAATGCTCATCTTCGCCGTTATTTCCAAATTTTGAACTGGAAGCCGCATAAATGAGCTTGGCATTAGTTTGGCGACAATATTCAATCACATTGAATGTGCCGGTTTGGTTTGAGCGTTGTACTTCGATAATGTCTTTGAAGCTACCAGTGATTCGACTATATTCCCCAAGGTGGTATACGTGTGGAAATGTTATAGGAAATATCAGCGGGTCGGTCGCTGTATGACCCTCGAGATACAATACTCTTGGGTCATCTATATGATTTGACTTGTATCCAGAAGAATAGCAGTCTAGAGACAGTACGTGCATGCGCGGGTGCGAATTCAAAAGGTCTCGTATTAAATGCGTTCCGATAAAACCAGCTCCGCCGGTAACCATCGCCCTCGGTGCATCAGTGGCATTTTGCCAAAACTCACGATTAAAACCGTGTAACATATATGACTTGTACAGTATAATGAGCATTGATGAGCTGGGCTGATTTTGCAAAAACTGCACTACGGAACGGAAACGATGTGACTATCCGTCCTCGAGGACAATCAATGCGCGGCCGCGTTGAAAGCGGAGATGTGGTCAAATTGACGCCTGTAACCATGGAAGAGGTTGAAGTAGACGACGTGGTTTTAGTGCGAGTCAAAGGTCGCGATTACCTGCACCTGGTCAAAGCCAAGGATGGCGACCGAATCCTGATTGGTAACAATAGAGGAGTCAATAACGGATGGATTGGAGCCGGAGGCCTATACGGAAAAGCCACTGAAATAGCTTCGCCGGAGTAGTTTTTGGACTTTTTTCGAAAAGGGCCTTGACACGAGAAGGAGTTCGGTGTATAATCTCAGAAAGTAGAAATCGGTGGAACCTTTCGACGCGCCAATCGTCAATTGGTGTATAATAGAAAGAACCACTTAGGAAAAAAGGAAATTCGAACAATGTTATTGCTTGTTAACGCCATGGCTATTAAAGAATCTGCCGCAATTTTTGCGGTTGAGCCGTGGTTTGTCGTACCAGCAGAACACACCCGGTCGAGGACGTAACCAGAAATCCTAATCAAACAGATTTAGAGTGGGAGTCCCGACCAAAAGGGGCTCCCACTTATTTTTTGCAAACATCGACATTATGTAAGCCGCAAGGCTGACGACAACAAACAGGTTGGCTTGATAGGAGTATGGTCTAATGGCATGACGCTAATCTCCAAAATTATCAGTCGGGGTTCGATTCCCCGTGCTCCTGCCAAGCTAATCTAAAACCGCCCTCGGGCTTCTTGGTCAAGATTAGACCAAGAATAAGCACTTTGATAGTTGAATATAGTTTGAGAAACAAGAGACCTGGAATGGGTCCCGGTGCGCCGGGACCCGAAGATTTCATGAGGGATGGGACTGCTCGGGGTGGTCGCCTCATTTGCAATGAGGATTTCAGGTGGGTTCAAATCCCACATTCTCCACCAAGGTTTTCGTTGCACAGTAATCGGACCCTTACACTGTTGCCTTGTGTAAACTTCCGATGAAAATTTGGGACAATAGGAAAATTGTTCACCTTGGGCAATGTGGTAACGCGCATTGTATGGCTTGCAACAGGCAAATAAGTTGCAAGTGAATAACTGCCTCGACGTTCGTCGCCGCAGGAAGGAAATGGCCAGCCGGCTTAACCACCCGGTGTGCCATGGAGGGTAAACCGACAGTCGAATGACTACCCGTGACTGATGAAAAGCAGACAGAGGGGCAACGAAATACAAATATCCGCATGGCGCAATTGGTGGCGCACTTGCCTGATTAGCGAGTGGTTGTGAGTTCGAGTCTCACTGCGGATACCAAGTTTAAGTGGGGACGCATGTACCAAGGGCAGGCGACACATCTTTGCAAGATGAGTGTGGAGGGTTCGATTCCCTTCGTTTCCACCAAATGCTGGCATGGTGTAGATGGTCTTAACACGCCGGACTTTCAATTCGGAGATGACGGGTTCAAGCCCCGTTGCCAGTACCAATTGATGACCCGTTAGTTTAACGGTTAGAATCTGTGACTTTCATTCACAGGACGCGAGTTCGACTCTCGCACGGGTCACCAATGTGCAGTGATTGAACACCTACTGCTATGACTGATGGACAGACATCTGACTGCCGAGGAAAGAATCGGCCGTGTGTCGGGGTGAGATGGTGAAGCCCCGGCCTTTAATGGGGATGTAGCTCAGTTGGTCAGAGCGTTGGTTTGAAAAACCAGAGGTCGCCGGTTCGGTCCCGGCTATCCCCACCAGATTTTGCCTCGGTAGCTGAGTTGGTTCAAGCGCCTGCCTGAAGAGTAGAAGTAGGTCGGTTCGATTCCGTCGTGGGGCACCAGATTTTTGTAGTTTCAATTTGCGGTTGAATCAAAAACGGAACAAATTGTGGAGTGAAACCACACTGTGTGTAAGTCGTCAGAACCTGAGGTCATTAGGAAGAAGCGCAACCAGACACAAGAGGTACATAGTGACCAGTTGGATAGCCTTATCCACCGTGCCGCAAACAATTTATGGGGCTGTAGTTCAGTTGGGAGAACGCTTCAATGGCATTGAAGAGGTCGTGGGTTCGACCCCCATCAGCTCCACCAGGTTTATCTAGGCGTAGAGGAGTTTGGCTTTTCTCGCCTCCCTTGGAAGGAGGAGCACGTGGGTTCGAATCCCACCGCCTAGACCAATTTATATGCTCGGGTAACGGCAAGCGGCAAAGCCATTTCCTCGACGCGGTTTTTATCCAGTGCTTGCTGGAGGTCTAGTTGCGTTGATTTTTCCGCAATTACAGCAGCACCAGGGCGTATAGTTGCGGTGAATGCTTTGCGAGACGTCGCAATGGCGACTTGCGCCCTTCAATTTTGTAGATAAATCTCGGCGGGAGGCCCATTTGGATGAGCATTCCCCTGATAAGGGAAAGGTAGCGGGTTCGAATCCCGCACCGCCGACCAGGTTTATGCCATAATAAGCTATGAAAGTCAGTCGATTGAAAGAACTATTGGCACAATGCGATGATAACGATGACATTATCATGTTCGCTGACTCAGAGGGAAACTCATTTCATCCGTTGTCTGAAGAAGGTGTCTCTATAGGCGTTTACGCGTGGGACGGCGAGTATTACGCAGAAATCGGTTTAAGAGAACTCACGTCAGAACTTGAACAATCAGGATATTCTGAAGACGATGTGATGGAAAAAGGTCGCCCTTGCATTGTCTTGTGGCCATAGTAGTATAATGCATATGCGGGGTGGAGCAGAGGTAGCTCGTCTGGTTCATAACCAGGAGGTCGTGGGTTCAATTCCCTCCCCCGCTCCCAATTTATGCGGCTCAGGCAATAATAGCAGTGGTCTGCTGGTTCGGCTCATGCCCAGACTGCCGGGGTTCAACTCCCAACCCGCTCCAGTTTACGACAGTAATGAAACAAATTCCAGCACCGCCTTGTGAGCATTGCGCAGCGTATTGTTGTAAGCAAAAAGGTCACGATTTTGCAGTTCTACTTGATGAGCATGAGGCAAAGCAATTTGACCATGCATGTTTGGTAGAGAAGCCTTCAAAATATGGTCTGGAAGAGGGTCAATGGTGTCTGCCATATGAAAATGGCAAATGTGTGTATCTCGGAGATGATGATAGATGCACGGTATATGAAACTAGACCACAATTGTGCAGAGATTTCAACTGTGTCAATGGATACAAGTGCAGGGGCGAGTATCATGGTTTTTTCCTTGAAGACCACCCGAAAGTGGTCAAGTTGATTGAGTTGCATGTAATAAACACCAAAACCTCTTGACATTTCTTGAGAAAGTGGTATAATAAGGTGTCGGGAGTTGAGTATGCAAATTCATGACGTCAACAGAGTTATGAGCTCTGATTGACTGCAGAAAGGCTCCCAAGATAAAGGCGCGGGATGGAGCAGTTAGGTAGCTCGCTTGGCTCATAACCAGGAGGTCATTGGTTCAAATCCAATTCCCGCACCTTTGTTCACTAAGTGACCTACATTTTGTACGAGACGAAGAGATTGGTTCACCTTAACGGCCCTAAGGTAGTCGAAAGATGAAGTGACTTGTAGAAGCAAGCCCAGTGCCCAGTGCGCGAAAGCGTATACGGCGGCCACCAACCACCAGTTTCACAACTTGTTCGTGCAATTCCAACGGGTCTGTAGCTTAGATGGCTTAAAGCGCGCCTCTCATAAGGGCGAGAGCGTCGGTTCGAATCCGACCAGACCTACCAAGTTTCTCATGGGGGTGTAGTTTAATTGGGTGAACATTGCTTTCGCACGGCAAAGGTTGTGGGTTCGAGCCCCATCATCTCCACCAAGAATTCCTGGTTCTGCAGACTAGGATAAACAAGATGGCGTCGTGGATAGACACGATTATTCGCCTAGTGCCAACAAGCCTAAAGCGAACTGACAGCAGCGCTCGATTGACAAGAATAAGTCTGAACCAAAGGAATCAAAAACGGTCCTTGTGGGTATTCAATCCCACCCATCTTGGAATTTTGTGGTATAATGGAAATAACAGGTTTGCGGAACGAAGTCATTGGGTTATCATTAGGAAAAGACACACCCACCGACATCAACTTGTCCGCTTAAAATTTGTGTGTTCGGTACGATTGAAATACGGTTATCCTATCATAAAGGGGAAATTCAGGTTCGACTCCTGAGGCCGGCTCTGTGCTTTCAGCAGAAAGCCGGCTTAGTGTAATGGTTAGCACGCCTAAAAACATCGTTTTCGCCACTTGACCGAATGTGCAAAACAAATATGGTGTCCGGGGAGCGGTGAAATTCCGTGGAACGGCTGCGTGGTTGCAAACGCGCAGTGCAGTGGGTGCCTCTGCGAAAGCAAGACCACCCCGGCGAGCCTCAAATAGATTTCACGTGGCTGTGTGTAGAACCAGTCGTAGGGTAAAGTGAAACGTTTGTCCATTCGTAAAATGGACTGGAGACGGGTTGCGAGCGGCCCCTCGGCAATAATGCCGCTCAACAGGTTTTAAGATTTGCGGAACGAAGCATCAACGGTTATCACTCACAGCAAATGAACACGACACCGTTAGCGTTCACTTGTCCGCATTCAATTTCTTAAATCTGCGCGGTACGAACGAGTTACGGTTATCCTTCTGTTAAAAGGGTTGCCCAGGTTCGATTCCTGGTCTCGGGACTAAAGACCATCTTTAGACTCGAGATAATGTAGTGGTAGCATGCTAAAACATCGTTCTCACCCCTTGACCGCCAGATTTAAGAACACAGTTTCCGGTACGAATGAATATTGGTTATCAATTAGTTCGACTCTAATATTCCCCTCTCAGATGTGGTATCATCCACGTTTGAAAGGGGAATCGCCCTGGTGGGCACCCAATTTCAAAACCTTGACCGGTAAAATCGGGCCGTAGCGTAGCTTGGTATCGCGCCTCGTTTGGGACGAGGAGGTCGCCAGTTCGAATCTGGCCGGCCCGACCATTTTTTTCGAGCTGTAGCGTAGCTTGGTTTATCGCGCTTACCTGGGAGGTAAGAGGTCGTGGGTTCAAATCCCGCCAGCTCGACCAAGTTTCATCTGGGGTCAGACTCAAGGTGGGTCGCCTATTTCGGAAGTAGGACATTAGCGGGGTTCAATTCCCCGACCTCAGACCAAATTCAAGTATAATGTGGATATGGCAGGCGTAATACCACAATACTATATCTTTGTGAAGCCGTATACAGTTGGTGGAACTACGATTCACCCAGGTGTTTCGCTAAAAGGTGAGTTTGAAGTGACTGATACTCATATTTCACAAAAGGGCTCGACTTTATTGTCGAACATCCCCAAGGAATATCTTGAACCTTACACACCGCACAAGTTTGAGAAGAAGGTGCGAAAGAAAAAATAGATTCCACGGATGGTATAGTGGCAATACGCTTGCATTACAAGCAAGAGATTTAGGGTTCGATTCCCTAGCCGTGGACCAGGTTTGTCCTCAATTAGCTCAGTTGGTAGAGCGCCTCGTTTACACCGAGGATGCCGGGGGTTCAAGTCCCTCATTGAGGACCAGAATTTCATGCAACATGTTTGTCTCCAGCTACGCTGGCAGACTTATAAACAACCAGTGTGCAATCAGTGATTGCTTCGAAGTCTGATTCTTCATATGGTTCAATAACCATGATGTCGCCGGCGTTCAAGACGTAATCGCCCATGCGACATTCTCCAGAGATTATCAACGTCACCTCAGTGCTGCACTTGTGGTAGTGCATGGCGTTTGTTTCGCCAGCCTTGTAAGATTTGACACCGACTTCTGCGGTTGTGGTTTTGAAAACACAAGGTTCAAAATTTCCTACGAACCACCCTCCTTTCATTGAGTTGTGCTGGAATATGCGCATGTTTAGTTTGTACAGGCGCTATAGCCATTAATATGGTTGTTGATTTCATCGGTGAGTTTGGTCTATAATAAGTAATGGACAAAGAGATTCAACTAATACCATTGCCCGATGATTTTGAAGGAAGAGTCGAGACAGGCCCAGTGCAATTTGGAGACGATTGGCCAGGGGTTTTTATTCGAGGCGACAGTGCGGCATACTATGCGGCGTCCATTCGTGCTATTTTGGAAAAATATGGCGAACAGATGCATAGGATAATGGAAATAGTACCATTGGTTGGTTTGATGGAAGATTTGGGCAGTTCCAATTTGATTAATCGACAGCAATGAAGACGCTTCTTGGCTGTGCTCTGTGATTTCAAGAACAAGATGCCCCGGTAGTTTAGCGGTCAGAATGTTGGATTCTCAATCCAGCGAGCGGAGTTCGAGTCTCCGTCGGGGTACCATTTTTGCAATGTATTCGCTCTCCGAGCACGGTTGGTTGTGCGCTGCCATGACACGGCAGAGGTCGTGAGTTCGAACCTCACGGAGAGCACCATTTTCAAATCTAAGTGGTATAATAACCACATGAATACGGTAACTGATTCTAGTTTTGGTAAAGAGGTCGAAGAAGCCTCAGATGAACAAGTTGTCATAGTCAACTTTTCTGCTTCTTGGTGTGGTCCGTGCAAGGCAATGAGGCCGCAGGTTGAGGCTATTGAGGCAAAATCCACTGGTGCAAAATTCGTATATTGTGACATTGATGACGCACCTATGCAAACAGAAAAGTTTGGTGTTTTAGGTGTGCCAACATATGTCGTGATGCGCAACCGCAAAGAACACGCAAGATTCGCAGGCTCAGGCCCACAAGTGTTAAGTGGCATTCAAGAATCAATTGAAAAGTTTTCGGTTTAGTACCGGCGGTTCTGGGCCAGAGACTTCAAGCTCATATCTTGAAGGAATGGGTTCGATTCCCTTCGCCGGTACCAGTTTTCTCAAACATATTCAACATGGCCAACTGGTGTAATGGCAGCTCGCCTCTATCACACGGAGAAGGTTCTGGGTTCGATTCCCAGGTTGGCCACCAAATTTACAGACCTGGGTTTACCCAGTGTTTTGATAGCAGAATGTTTAACAATCTTGCGGCCACTGAATATCGTAATCATCCGACTCTACTAGCTCTTCAGTAGACAATTTCACTCCTCCCCACTCAAGGTCTGCGGGTGATATGTAGTACATCCCCGGTATGTAATCAGCATATCCAACGTATTGATTTTGATGATATACCATGACGTTGCTTTCGTCTGCGGTGCGATATTCAAAGTAGAAAACCTTGTCTGGCCAGTCACCAGAGAACCTGTATTTTTGGTCATCGGGAATCGTAAGTTTGTTGTGTTCTATGTGTTCGTCTGTAAATTCAATATAGGCACCTCGTTGACCAATTACAAGACGTCTATAACCAACGGCTACGAGTGTGCCGCTGTGTGTTTTGAATTCAATCGGAGTACTTCTCGAGTTCATATCCTGCTACAAACGCATTCATCAATTCATCCAAAAGATGTTTTGTGTCCGTGAGTCCAATTTTACCTTCGATTCTTGCGAATAGTTGATTTGCGTATGAGTTTGCAAAGTGCGTATCGAATTGCTCCTCGAGCCATTCTGTTTCTTCTTCGCTTCGTGGCGTAATGCTTCGAAGAAATGATTCTGAATCTTTTGGCAATGAGTCAAATGAAAACTTGGCTACAATAGAGCAAGGGAAGAATTGCTCCTCAATTGGTTTTCCGTGTCTGTGTTCATCAAGTTTGGTTTTGTCAAATGTGTATCTGCTTTCTTCTCCAGGTCGACCTTGGTTGAATCCTTCGTACACTTCTAAGATTTTTTCGTCAAGGTTGATGATATACGCATATTCACAAAACAAAGAATCATAAATGAAATCGTTGTTTACGAGCATATACCCGCATATAAGCATTTCCTTGAGGTCACCCTGTAGACCTCTTGTCAAGCAATACCAATCTTCTTCTGATTGCTCTCCTACTCCATTGTGTGTATACGGCTTTAGTGCCTGTATGTCTTCGGCTGTTGGTTTGGGGCCGTCAATGCTGACAGTCTTGACATCATTAAGCATCTTTCTCACCCACTTAATGCCGGGGTATTTTATAAGCGACCTGGTCAATTCAAGTGCTTCAACACCCAAAGATTCTGGATAACTGTCGCAATGGTTATATGTCAAGTAATCTTGACCATTGTGTCTGAATCCGATGCTGCCTCGTGTTGACATATATCCATTATGCCATAGGTGAGCACTGTTTGTCAACATAATCAATAAGCTATGGTTTGTGTAATTGAACTCGAGCTTGGGCAGTGTGGCGACCATCGAGCAACAGAACACGAACGTATTCAGCATAGAATCAAGGCAACTCATCAGGTTTATCACGAAATGATGGAAGAATGCCGAATGCTTGGTGCGTCATTTCATGTTTATTCTATTTTAGACCGCCTTGGATATGTTGTTGCAGAATTGCCGGTGCATCATTGGTCATTGTTGAATTCTATGCACTGTGTAAAAGAAGTGCGCGAAAGTAAATTACACAAACGACTACGAGAATGCGATAATAACTAACATGTCACAAAGACCAGGTTGGGATTCGCTGTTTATGTCAATGGCGATGTTGTTTTCAATGCGCAGTCCAGACACATCAACTAGGGTTGGGTGTGTTATCGCAGACCGCGACAATACTGTCATGAGTCTTGGATACAACGGTTGGCCTCGAGGGGTTCAGTCTTTTGAACCAGGAGACGCGCGTTTTCAAAGACCAGAAAAGTATATGTGGATGGAGCACGCCGAGCGCAATGCCATCTATAATGCCTGTCGTAATGGCACACCGCTGAATCACTGCACACTGTATGCGACGCTTTTTCCGTGTGCTGATTGCGCCAGGGGTATTATTCAGGTTGGAATAGAGCGTGTAGTTTATCATGGCCCAAGCACTCAAATCATGAGGCAAATGAACCAGCAGTGGGATGCTTTTTACGGCGCGTCTATGCGTATGTTTAATGAAGCCGGCATCGAAGTTGTGGAGTGGTTTGGAGACATTGTAATACCAGAAGGTCAATGTCAAGGTCAATCTATGCATTTTTGCTAGATTTCTTCGCATTGACCTCAAGAATCTGCACAATCATGGCAAGACCAAATTGTGCTGTACGCTTTATACTTTTTGCTGGTTGTGATTTCTCTGTTATTGTTTGATAACATTAAATTGCGCAGCCGCATTAGAACTGACGCGATGACTAGCGCAGTAACGCGCACGGTGTTTGAAAGCACACTAGTCCGTTGGCGAAAATCCAAGAGTAAGTTCGCTGTTATTTACATTGACTGTGATGGGTTCAAGAGGGTCAATGATGCATATGGACACAAGGCCGGAGACCACGTGTTGTATGCAGTTGTTGAGTTTTTGAAGGAAATAGTGCGGCCATCTGACATGGTGGCAAGGTTGGGCGGCGACGAATTTGCCATACTTTTGCGCGATTGCAAAAGCGTTCAATTGGTGGTCGAGCGTATTCAGGTGTTTAAGTACATTGGTGTGACACTTAGTTGTGGTTGGGCGACTTCTGATGAATATGACCCGCTAACTCTTGCTGACACGCGAATGTATGAGGCTAAACGAGCATCATATCAATAAGACTTTCTTGGCGATTTTCTAAGTATCTCAAAAAGTATGTGACGGTTTTTCGACGACTGTAGCCGATGTGCTCCTGTGTGTCACAGATATCGAAGAAATCAGCGCCTATTTTAAGTAGACGATGTCTGTGTGGTTGGTCTCTCAATTCTGGAGTTAAATATTCTCTGAGGTGCCAATGTATATCTTTCCATTCTGTAATTCTAGCGCGATGTGACCTGGTTAATCCCAACCTGATAATACTGATGTTTGAGTGTGAGTGATTAAGTTCAGAATTGAATACGACCGCGTTTTTATACTTGCGATAGCGCCAATATCCGAGCTCATCTTTGGAGTATTCGCAAATGTCCATGCATGAATTATAGCACGTGTGCTATAATAACCAGTAATCGCTCCAGTAGCTCAACGACAGAGCGGAGGTCTCTAACACCTCGACTGAGTGGGTTCAACTCCCACCTGGAGCACCAAATTTATGCAAGTATTCGTACCATCAACTGATATGCGCGAAAGCGTTAGAGTGTTAGATACTCTAAGATTGCGAAAGCAATTGTTAGAGTGCGTGGGGATTTTGTCGATTCTTCACAATCTTCCAAAGGCAGACGGCTCTCCGCGCAAAGGGCATCTCAATCATCCAGCAGTGCTTCAATGGAAATACTGGCCTGGTTGCTTGGCGACGTATGCCATGATGTGCGTGGAAGAACTTGAATCTCGTGGATTTTTCTCGGAAAAGATGCGTACTTCTGCCGAGGCATTTCAGACCGATGACAACAAACCAGTTTGGTGGGGTGATGAGCAAGTTCATTCAACACATCGAAGTCGACTGCTACAAAAAGACCCTGTACACTACGGTCAATTCAATTGGGAAGAGATGAATCAAGAACCGCAGTCATATTGGTGGGCTATTCCATCGAGTAAATCTGAGTACAACTTGGAGCGCAGAGGTAAATCATGAGGTTCATTTTCTTGGATATTGATGGTTGTCTGAATGACCGCACAATGATGTCAAATGGATTTTGTGGTATTGATGACGATAAAGTTGCGTTATTGAATCAAATTCTCTCGAATCACGAGGATGTGTTCTTGGTGATTTCTTCTGCATGGCGATATATGTGCATAGCTAAAGATATGACTCTAAGAGGGTTTGAGGAAATGTTGTTGACCCACGGTGTAGACTGCTACGGTCGTGTCCATGGTATTACATCTCCAGATGAGAAATATTGGCCAGACATTCCAACAAGTGACGATTATGCAGACCTTACTGTTCGCGCTCGTCAAATTGAAGAATATGTACAACAACATAACCCACAATCATTTGTGGTATTTGATGATTTGGATTTACCAGTTGACAATATAGTCAAGACTGATGGTCAAATTGGCTTAGAGCAACACCACATATACTCAGCTCTGAACATTTTATTTCAGTAGTTGAAGCCGTATTGACAAACATTGGATTTGAGGATATAATATGAACATGCAAACCATTACCCTTTCTCGCGCACTTCAGGTCAAGAATCGCCTGGCTGAAAAAATCGCAGTTGCACAGAAGTTGGTGCAAGATTACAACAGTAGCGTTGTAATCCCTGGACAGGCACCGGAGTTCAATGTGGCAGAGGTTTACAAACTCTATACCGAGCTACAGTATCGAATGGTCGATTTGAAAGACCGCATCAGCGAGGCAAATCGTCCTGTTCAGGCGACTATTTTCGAGCTTGCTGAGTTGAAAGGCCGCGTGCAGATGCTCAAGGGCTTGAACACGCGTAAAGGAAAGGAGTTTGCTAACTCGTATTCCATGTTTGATGACAGTGGTGAACCCAAGATGGTTGAGTACGTGGCAGTACTCGATAAGCAGTTCACTGCCGAAGAAATTCGCGTTCTGCAGAATGAAATCGACAGTCGACAGGCTGACCTAGACCGCCACAATCATCAAACCATAATCGAATTTGATTTCGATTGGATGTAACGATTTCGGCTTCGGTCGAAACTAGGGGTGTGTAAGTGAGATGCGAGCCAGGTGCACAATCAGTGTATGTCTGGGTTCACTTCGGTGAATAGAAAACAAGTAACCACTTGAAATGGTGACTATTATGGCAAACTTGTTCCTGACTAGGACTTTGAATGTCAAGATGCAAGGTTCAATTTAGTCAAAATACAAGGCGCAAAACGCAAGTCTTAAGAATCAACATTCACTCGGTCTTACAAACCACCCCTTAGTATTTTGTTGAAGGTCGATTTTACACTTGTGTCGAACTGTTAATTATGAGTTCGAAATACACACATCGACACGATGAAATTGTTCACTTGTGTAAAAACGCATTTACATTTTCAGAAGTCGAGCAACAGCTTGGTACATCAACACCAAACACCTCGCTTCGGAGATATATTAAGTTTCATAGCATACCAATGCCAAATTATTGCAGAGTTCGCGACGTTGATGATAATTTAGTAAAATATTATCAACCTATACGAATTGAAGATTTGATAAATGGCATACGATTGTCAACGCATGCTGTAAAGAAATTTCTTTTTAAGAACGGTATCAAATCTCAAGAGTGTGAGATTTGCGGTTGGTGTGAACGACGTGCATCAAATGGAAAAATTCCAGTACACTTACATCACATTAACGGGAACCCATTTGATTGGACGATTGAAAATTTGCAGATTTTGTGCCCTAATCATCATGCACTCACTGATAATTTTGGTTCTCTGAATACAGGAAAAGGTTACATATTTGCAAATCGCCCAGCTACAACCAGGGCCCGCTTAGAGCACGAAACTAGCAATGCTTGTTTGTATTGCGCTTCTGCTTGTTCTTATAAGTCTAAATTTTGTTCTAGAGAGTGTCTATATATGAGTCAGCAAAAATGCATTAGACCAACTAAGGAACAATTAAAAGATGAGATAGCTAATAGCAACTGGATGGCTATTGGTCGCAAATATGGAGTGTCAGACAATGCTGTAAGAAAATGGGCCAAGAAATATGGCATAATATAATTGCCCCGTGGTTTGACGCTTGAGGCTTGAGCGATTGGTCCCTAAAACCAACAACAAAGGGTTCAACTCCCTCTCGGGGCGCCAATTCTCTCACAAACTACAAGGTTCATTGTCTTCTGCTGTGTAAAAAAGACATAGATGTCGAAGCAGATGAATAGTGAGATACTGAACGCCTTGCTAAAGGCTGCAAACGCTGCTGAACAGGCTGGCGACTTTCGTCTTGCAGACAGTGCTGACGAGTTGGCACAACGTGTGGCACAACTTTCTACTGCGGTTCAATTTGGCAAAACAGTTGCCAAGCCTGCGTTAACATATCTTGGTAACGACCAGGTTATTTTACCAACAGTTAAAGGACTCACAAACGCCACTGAAGGAAAGGCATTAGGAGAGGGTGTTTTAGAAAGTACGCCCGTCAATATGCTCGGAATCGGCGGCGGAGACTATTTCGGTTCATTAACAGACCCTCTTAATTGGGGACCAGACGCGGTCATGGCGCTCAACAAAATGAGGTTTATGAATATGTTGCGTTCGCAATTGATTAGTGCCGGGTATACCGAATTAGCAAATGACAATGTGTGGAGAGTTTTTAAGAATATCCCCGGAGGACAAGGTGGTCTTGAGGACTTGTTGCGGGAGGCAGACCCTAAAGCTGCTGCTAAGTTTCTTGGAGAGCAAAAGGCAACTCCGAGGGGGCTTGCTGATTTCTTTACGCGTTTTCGCGAACGAGCAAGAGCGAACAAGGGCACTCATTGGGCTAGATTCAAGGCGCGGTATATTACAAGTGCGGGCTGGGGAGGCAGTGCCAATCTATCTGCAGAAAGAGCGGAGCGTGTTAGGAATTTTATCAACAGCAAGATGACAGATGCAGATAAAGCATTAAGTACTGAAGAGTTGATTAAGAAGTATCGTCGAAATGTTGATGATGTTGAAGGCTTCGACAGAAGTAAAGTCAAAACCAAAGCACCTAAGACTCCAAAACCTAATGCAATTAAGGGCGCAAATTCTGTAATAAGCAAAGCATCGTCAGCGAAAGACCTGGTACAAAAAGCCGGTCAATATTTGAAAGAAAGACCGGAGCTGATAAAGCAGGCACTTTCCAAAGCCGGTAAAACCGAAGAAGGCGTTCAGTGGCTTAAGTTCTTAAAATCCAACAGCAAAGACGCCACTAAAGTTGGCAAGGGCATGAAGGCGCTCGGTCGAATTGCCATGGTTATAGCCATTGCAGATATTATTAGCGATGTCCCAGGTGCCGTTGCAGGAGACGCACAGGCACAACTTGATATTTACATTAACACTCTTGGCCTGGCTTTTCCACCTCTTGCCATTGCCACAGCATTGACAAGTTTGTTTGGGCTTGATTTATCTGAAATGATTATTGCTAATGTTACGCATTTGGGCGAGGTTGCATCAGGTGTTGACACAGCACAAACCAACGAAGACCTTATCAATGCTGGTATGACCTACAATCCGCAAACCAAAGAGTGGGAAAATGGTGGTGTAGAACGCTCATATGACACTAATACTGGCAAATCATTCGAGGCTGGGATGATGAATATGGTTAAGTCTGGTATGAGTATTAATCAGGCATGGTTGATTACGTTAAGAAAAATGAAGGCTTCTGGTTCTACACCAGAAGAAATTCTTACGGCGCGACAAAAATACAACCAAGCCAAAACTATGATTTACAATGAGGGAATGATTGGCTCAATAAAAGCACCTATGTGGAGCGAAAGCCAAATCGCTGAATTTGAAAAGTCTTTGAACAAGCACATTGTCGCCAAGCTGAATGCTGGAGTTGCACAAGCAGAACTATTGCGCGAGATTGATTCTTACATGCGCAAGGTTCCAAATCTTCGTATGATAAGTGCTATTCGTTCTAGAGTTGTTGGCAATCTTAACGCAGCGCAAAAAAGCATTGAGAAGGGTGAAAAACCAATTACACCACAGGGTCAGCAAAATACAACTACCAAAGAAAAGGTAAATAACACATTGATGTCACGAGCACAACGTTCTCGAGGTCCTCGTGTCGCAATTTGGCAAAAATTCTTGGCTCAAAATGGTTTCTTCCCTGGATACAATCAAAACACACCAGCGGTCTTTGGTCCTCGAACAACACGCGGTACTCGCGCTTTTCAGTCAAGATACAATTTGAGGGTAGATGGAGCGGCCGGCCCAGAGACGCTTGCGAAAGCGAGGCAACTGGGTGGTAAACTATAGTTGTTGCTTGAATTAGCAACGGATTGACATGCAATGTGGTACAGAACTATTGTAGCTGCAAGAAACGGCGTATATGTTTCAGAATTGAATTTACCAATCAATGAAACACTGCACGCAATTCTTGAGGATTTGAGGTCACAAGGATTTAAGGCCTTGGTGGTCGGCGGTGCTGTGCGAGACGCGGTGATGGGTGTGGTGCCCAAAGACATTGATGTTGAGGTTTATGGAGCAGACTATGACACTTTACACACAACACTCACCAAATACGGTCGCGCCGACGTAGTTGGTAAAAGTTTTGGTGTGTTGAAGTTGCGCACGCCCGATGGTCAAGATTATGACTTTAGCGTTCCTCGGCGTGACAGTAAAACAGGAGATGGGCATACAGGGTTTAAAATTACTGTAGACCATACAATGACACCAGAGCAAGCGGCAGCCCGCCGCGATTTCACCATGAATTGTTTTTCTGGAGAAACGAAAATATTGACCAAATCAGGACCGAAATCATTAATGGAATTATGTGGTCAACAATGTGAGGTGTTAGACGGAAACGGTGAGTGGACACACGCAGATGTTAGGTCGTTTGGTGTTCAAAAATTGTTAAAATTGACTGTTACCAGAAATAGAATTGTCAAAACGATTTATGCAACTCCAAATCACAGATGGTTTATCAAGAATAAACACACATATGTTTTTGACCGCGAAAGAACGACTGAGAATTTGCGGTGCGGTCACATGCTTCCGTCTGTGTATCCAATTATTCAATCTACACAATTAGACAATGAGTCTATTTGTAGGGGGTTTGTATTTGGTGACGGCAACATTGTTGTTTTTGACAGCGGGAATGCGGTGAGCATTGCTAATTTTTGCGGTGAAAAAGACTCACATTTATTACCTTTATTTGAAAAACTGGACATGGGTCGACCCCCTCATGATATCCCATCGGGCAAGCGCATCTCTTCTCTTCCGCCAAATTGGAAGTTAGAAACTCCAGAATTTTCTGAATCATATGAATATCTACTTGGGTGGTTGTCTGGTTATTTTGCCGCTGATGGTTGTGTAGACTCTAAGGGATGTCCTGTGTTGAGTTCTTGCAATAGGGAAAATCTTGAATATGTAGAGCAACTTTGCAGATGTGTTGGTATCGGTACATATCAAATCAGTCAATGTAAAATTGGTTCTGGGTACAATTCAAAAAGTGAATGTTGGTCTTTGGGCTTTGTGCGCAAAACTTTGTTTTCTGATTTTTTTATTATTCCAGAGCACAGAAAAAGATTTAACTCTGCAACCAATAGTCGGAATCGAACTGCATGGAAGGTTGTTAGTGTTGATGATTCAGATAGGATTGAAGAGGTTTATTGTGCTGTAGTGCCGACCACTCATACATTTTGCCTAGATGGCAATTTGTTGACATCAAATTGTCTTGCGTATGACCCGTTGACGTCTGAGATACATGACTACTATGGTGGAATTGAGGACTTGGAGAACGGTGTGTTGCGCGCCACCACAGAGGCATTTAAGGAAGACCCTTTGCGTGTATTGCGCGGCATGCAATTCGCTGCCAGATACGGTATGCGTCTAGACCCTGACACTGCAAAGATGTGCAGGGAAATAGTCGATGCGCATGACGAGTTGGCAACTGAGCGCATTGCAGAAGAATGGATGAAACTTGCCATTAAGGGAAAACAACCAGGAACCGCACTCGAATACTTGGCAGACACTGGATGGCTAAAGCATTATCCAGAGCTTGAGGCCATGTTCGATGTGCCCCAAGACCCAGAATGGCACCCGGAAGGCTGGGAGCACTTCGATGCACCAGAACACAAAAGAAACCTATATACCAAAGAAGACCAAAATGTATCTCACTGGCAAGACGTTATTGGTTTTCGGGGCGACGCACCAAGCGGTAGTAAAATGGTCTCGACACCTTATAAGTCCACAAATCCAGAACGCCAGCATGAGAACAGCCCAGAACCACACATTTATGTCACTATGGATGTTCCTATTGACAGCTATTGGAGATATGTGTACGAACAAGACAGAATTGATGCCAAACCTATAGCCAACCTTGCTGTTAGACACTTAATGTCTCAATATGGTGGTGCCGAACTTAATGGCAAGACCCACTATCGTATGATTGGTTCATTGAAAGCCAGTCCAGCAGTGTATTGTCATGCCGAACGACAAGGTGACCATGTTGAATTGACCGTTGGGCTTCATAGTGAGTTGTCTAAGGAGTTGTTAGACCGTGGATGCCCACTTCATGTTTATGTGAAAATGGGCGATGTAGCCACGCATACTGCACACGTGATGGATGCAGCCGCTGCAGTTGCAGAGCGAGACGGACTGATTGGTGATGACAGGGCAACATTAGTACTTGCCGCTATGGTGCATGATATTGCCAAGCCACAGACCACAGAAATCCAGCAACGCGCCGGCAGGGGTATGTCTGTAACTTCGATTGGTCACGAAAAGGCCGGAGAACCAATTGCTGTAGACCTACTCAAAAGAATGGGCATTAAGAAGTCAATCAGGGATAAGGTTGGTCCAATGGTGGCACGTCATTTGGCGCATGTTACCACGACCCCAACTAAGTCTAATGTGCGCAAGCTGGCTCGTGATATCGCACCAGCCAGCATTGAAGAACTTGCCAAGTTGATTGAGGCCGACCATTCTGGTAGGCCACCATTGCCACAAGAGTTACCTCGTCAAGCCCAGGATATGTTGGATATTGCTAGAAAAGACGGTGTAGCCAACGGCAAGCCCGCACCAATTGTGCAAGGCAAGCATGTTCTGCCATATTACGGTGGCGCGTCAGGGAAACATATTGGTGAAGCGGTACAGGAAGCATATCGTGCATACTTAAATGGTGCCTATGACAACTTTGAAGGTGGACAACAGTGGTTGAGCAATTATTTACAGTCTCGAGCCTCTATGCTTAGAGGTTCAGATGTTATAGCACTTGGTGTTAAACCCGGTCCAGTGATTGGTCAAATACTCAACGAGGCATGGCAAATGCAGATTGTGGGCACGTTCACGAGTCGTGAGGATGCTCTTGCTTGGCTGTCGAATCGAGTGAATTCTGACGCCACGTTAACGCAGTAGCGCCGGCCCAAATTACCTGCAAGACCACTACTGAATATAATTGGTGGAACCACGCGTCTACTGCAATCATTATTGGTCCAACAATGTTGCACATTTCATAAAATGTGCTTTCTTGTTTGATTTTTCCAGCACGCATGGCAACATAGCTACCGACAACAATAAATATTCCTGCCCAACCAAGTACATCAAGTAAATTCATCTATTTATTATGTCTATTTGAACTTGATTGATAAGTCAATGCGGCCGGCAACTCCATCTTCTCGAGGTGTGCCGTTTACTGAAAACACAGACATGTTCAGATTGAAGTTTGGTCTTGAAAACTGGTATCCAAAACCGTATTTTGAAATCATATTTGCATTCAGTTCATGACCGCGTGAAAGGTCGTAGTTCATGTTAAGCCCAGGCAAAATACGTATGCCGGTGCCGGCACTGAATCCGCGTAAGTTCCAGTTGTTTTGTTCGCTAAGTCGAGTTGATGCACGGAGAGTAAACGCATCTTTATATGATGCGTTGTAGTTGATGTCCAGGGTGTTGTCCTTGAATCCTTGGGCCATGATTGTACACGTAACGAGTGCTGTGATGATAGTCGCTATAAGTTTCATGTTATTTTTATACCGCACGCATTGTTGGAATTCATGGTATAATCACGAATGTGAGTCAAAAAAATAGAATCACTGACTTGGTTGGTACGTTGGATTTCTTTGATTTCGTAACACCGATTGAACCAGCACCGCCATCGCATGATGAGCTTGAGTCGATATCTAACAATATGGGCATTCAGTGCGCTGCTGCAGTAGTAGAAGACTACTTGTCTTTGTCTGCTAATAGATATGCCTCATGTGGAATTCGTGCCGGGTGTGTTCTGAAGCTAAAAGACGGTGGTTATCTACTTGTAGGCCACGTTAGCGAGCGCCTTGGCTACATAGATGACGCTCCATTCATAGAATTACACGAAATCGAGGCTATTGCCTATTTGTATTGAGGTTACAAAATGCCTGAAGATGTTCCTATTCCAAACTGCAATGATATTCTGGATATGATTATAGCAGTTACTGCCAAAAACGACACTGAAGCCAATCGTTATCATGATGGCGAAATGTCAAGCGAGTTATATTTGCAAACTTGCCTTGCGCACATGTCTGAGATTACATGGATTGTAAGCTGTAATCATTTGTCATCTGGAGACATGAGGTTGATTGATTTTTGGACTCGGCACCGTAATTTTGCCAAATGGAACCTGGTTAAGCCTCGCCCTGATGGCTATGAATTTTTGGCTTGAACTCAGACAAGCTGGCATTAGGATTGAATAGACCAATTTGTTGATTCCGCATGCTTACAATCGCTTGGGCTTTATCAATGGTGGTCATCCAGTGGTATTCTGGCGACAAGAAACAACGTTCGACATCAGCGCGAATTCCAAGCCAAACACCAGGCTCTAAGATTTTGATTTGCCCCTCTTCTGCCATGATAACACATTTCGCCGCGGCAAATGCATCTTGTGCAATATGAGCAATCGACCTTGGGCCTGGGTCTACACCTGTGGTCATGAATTCGCTGTATCTATTTAGGTCTGATTTAGAACCAGGCTCGTCTTTCTCGCAACTTATCCAACCATGTTCAGTCCATACGACAAACCACCCTTTCTCTGCCGCCTCAAGTGAACCAGGCCAATAACCAGTCCAAGCCGCTTTGTCCCAATCATGCTCATCGCATTGGCACAACATATATTGCCCAAAGCACTTTGTGCAGATTTGAACATCACAGTCTTCTTGATGTCTTTCGCCAGGACTGACGCCGCAATCCGGGCATATTGTTTCAGCCCGTAAACCTTCCATACTCATAATATACCACAATGTGCCATAATAGGCGCAGGCCTGATGAACAAGCAATTTTACTAGTGTTTTGAACTTGTGTTGAGATTTTTCGAGAAAATTGACGCAGGTGGGAACATTTTCGACGCAGAATAGGTATAATACGACCAGCGGAGCAAATCTGCATCGAGATTAACATGAGCATTCGACTTAAGCGCAATAAACGCAACTACTAGGTATCCCAGTCTTTCGACAGGGGTGCCTTGCAGTCCTGTCGTTTATACCGAGTCGAATTATCTCCAATTCCCAACTCCATTCAGCGGCAGGAATGCGCATTCGCATTATCCGTCGCTAGCTCAATGGTTAGTAGCAATTCCCTCTTAAGGAAAAGGTTCTGGGTTCAAGTCCCAGGCGACGGACCAATACCCCTCCGTGGCGCAAAGGCAGCGCAGGTGACTTTTAATTACTTGGTTACAGGTTCGAATCCTGTCGGGGGGACACAATTTGGCGGCTTAACTCAGTTGGGTCAAGAGTACTCGGCTTTTAACCGAGGGGTCGTGGGGTCCCAGTCCACAGTCGCCACCAACTATCTGTACCACTTACTTGCCCCGACAACACCATTGGCCTTGGTTGACATAAGTTTCTTTAATACTGGCGCATCGTCATCCAACATATTGTGGTCTGCCTCCCAGTGGCAATTACCACACAAGATTAAAATGTTGTTTTTATGGTTGACTCTCCATACTTCTGTGCTTAATGGAAATTCTGGAATTGCAATGATGTGGCAAACCTCGGCGTGTTTTTTATATCCACAGTTTTCACAGCCCTCAATCACCTGGTTTTTGTATTGTGTTCTTGCTCTGCCTCGGACTTTTGCCCATTGTGCGGAGCGAAAATGGTTTGTAACTAGTGTGTCTTGCAAAGTGGATGAATCGAGCAAGATGTTTTCTGATTCAATACATTGCTTACATTTCTTATTTTTGCCGGAGTGTAAATTTGAACACTTTACACAATTTTTTAACGGTTTCTTTAAGAAAGAAGTCGCCCACTTAGAAGAGCATTTTTTATCACAAAACAATTTCCCGCTTTTGGATTGTTTTAGCGATGTTTTTGTCTTGATAATTGATTTTCCACATGTGCCGCACTGGGTTTCTATATATTGTTTTGACAATCTAAGTTTGTTATTGTATGTTGTAGAGCATTTGCGAGAACAGAATGAGTTATTGCATTTTGAGACGTCCTTGGAACTTTTGACTGCTGGTTCTCCGCAATTTACACACTTGATTAAATGCTTTTTTCTTCCCTTGGATAGTTGCTGGAATTGCGCACAACATTTTGTTGTGCAGAATGTGTTTCGATTATGTTTGATGTTTGATAACAGGTCGCCCTTTCTTTTATTAACTGTTGCCCCACAACCGATACATGTGATTGGCAACACATCATTAGCTCTAAATTTATCTAAAAAATCTCTTGTGAGGTGTTGGTATTGATTCGACATAACATGGTATTATATCAAGAACCACTCGATTCCTACTACAATCACTAAAATCATGAACTATCTTAGAACTGTTTTTGCATCCGATATGCCCTTTGCGGCAGATAGAGAACTTGGAAACCAAGTCCTTTGTGGGCGAATTACCAACGTGCGTAGGCAAGGTGGTGTTTGTTTCATTACAATCCAAGACCACACTGGCAGAACTCAACTATTCGGCCAGCGCAATGTACTTGGTGACCGATATACCGACTTCTATCAAATGGGTGTTGGTGACATGGTGTATGCGCTTGGAAACATTGCACGCACTGTAGCCGGCGAACCAAGTCTGTTTGTATCTGACTTTGGAATTGGTGGTGTTGCATATGACCGACCACCTCTAGGTCAGGTTACTCCAGACGGTGTTCGGATGAATGCTCTTGAGGACATTGAAGAGTGTCGAAGAAATCGACATTTGGATATGATGTCGAATAGCGACACAATGTCGCGATTCGTGTCGCGTTCGCAGTTTATTAGCGACTTGCGTGCCTATCTTCGCGACATGGCCTATTTAGAAGTCGAGACACCAATTTTGCAAGAACAGGCCACTGGTGCCACTGCGTCTACGTTCAATACGTATCACAACGAAATGAACCAGGATATGCAGTTGCGAATCGCTCTTGAGATTCACCTCAAGCTATGCATTATGGGTGGATTAGACAGGGTATTTGAACTTGGTCGGGTTTTCAGAAACGAAGGTGTTAGTTCGCGTCACAATCCAGAGTTTACATTGTTAGAGATGTACGCTGCGTGGACTGGACTTGAGCACATGATGTCAGAAACTGAGCATATCGTCCGAATGGCATATGCTTCATTTGGCCGTGAATTGCCAGAATTCAGAGTTGCTACAATGGGCTCTCTGGTTGGTGATTCAGAAAATTTGATTGAAGATTTTGACAATCATATTGCACACACGTTAGTTGAGCCGACGTTTGTTACAAATCATCCACTAAGCGATTCGCCTTTTGCTCAAGAGGACATTGCAATGCCTGGTACGGCTATGAGGTTTGAACTCTATATCAATGGTGTAGAAGTTGCGAATGCCTATCAGGAAATCAATGATGCCGAAGAACAGGCTTCTCGTTTGAGATTGGATGATGGAACATTGGCACCAATGGATGCGTATTTTGTCAACGCAATGCGAAATGGCATGCCGCCGACAAGCGGCCTCGGGATTGGTATTGACAGGCTAGTTATGCTTGCATCCAATTCTGCATCAATTCGTGACATCTTGTTGTTCCCGTCGATGAGAAATACAGGAGGGATTCCTATGTTGTAGGATAATAGAGCACCGCCTTGACCTTGATATTGTGAATTTCGTCACTCTGTGCCAACAGGCACCACGATATCTAAGGAAAAGGAAAATGTCAAAAACACTTAACAAAACAATTACTTCGAAGTTTTATGCCACCGAAGGTGGCTACGATGAAATGCGTCGCCGCTGGTCGGCAGCGGTGAACGATAAAGAGATTCGCAAGACTCTCACGTCGTCTCACCATGCGCTGTACATCATTTTGTCTGGCAAGAATCTTGGCAAGTCATTCACACCGATTACGAACCAAGTCAAGTTAGACAATGGTGCGTATCCATACGGTGGCGCCACTCGCGCACTGAATGGATTGTGGACTTATGACTGGTCAAAGCGCAAGAATATTGCCAGGTCCGAGGTTTGGTCGATGTTCAAGGACTTGTTGTCCGAGAATGCCGAAGAACTCGTTCGCGCATTGGTGCCAACCAAGGTTTCGGCTGGTGATTTCGATTACATTCTTGCGGCCGTGCTGTTTGCGGAGGTCGCATAACCATGAGAAAAGAGGATGTCAGGAAGATTCTTCCTGGCGTCCTCGCCGGTGATGGCGAGGACGCAAAATTAGCAAAACTGGAAACAATGACATCATACGTTTATGTTGCGGTTCGTTCAGACCTTGCACCAGCGCAGCAATTGGTTCAGGCCGCTCACGCCACTCAAGAAAGTGGTGCGCAATTTGGTTGTCCAGAACACTGCCACATGGTTGTGTTTGAAGTGAACGGTGTTGATGGTCTGAAAAAATTCTGTGAGGTGTGTGGTAATGCGGATATCCAATATTCGCTGTTTTACGAACCGGATTATGACCTGGGATATACGTCAGCGTGTACTGAACCGATTACAGGTCTGGCACGCTCACATTTTCGTAGGTTTCAGTTGTTCGGGGCACAAATTCCAATTCAACAGGATAAGCCATCCCGCCAGCCGGCATAGTAGTTAGATACAAAGATTGACCTGGCCTGAGTGTAAATGTTGCTAGTCGATATTTACCTTTAGCTGGTATCATCGGGGTGTTGTGGTAAATACCATTGACACCCCAAGTTACAACTGCTTTTCCGCCTCTTGGGCTTGCGTATATCACAACGCTCTTGGTGGTCTTTGATGCGTTTGTGACTGTCACTTTTTGAATAACACCGTACTGACCTATATTAGCACTTGGGCCTAGTCCGCCAAATCGTATCTTTACCGGATGGTCTTCGATTTTTTCTGAAAACACAGACTCTGTTGAGTCCATAATGCCAATAATAGTTTTGGGGTTGACGGTGTTGCCAGTTTTGCATTCAATTTGTACGTCTTTGGCGGCTGTGAATTCAATGACACCACTAATTGTCTGACCAGGGAGCCATTGGTGGTTGATATTTACTTCGCGCAATACCTTGTAATTCTGAAAGAATTCTAGTACCGCTTGGGAGCCTGCCAATCCTGGACTACCGTTAAATGAGAATCCAACTATACCTAATATTGGTTGGCTTGATTTGAACTCAAATTCCATGGTTTTTCTACCGGAATTCTTGTAGTGAAAGAAAATTCGGACTTGTTTCCCGGAGCGCACCTCGAATTGTGCTAACCGTTGAGTGGTAGCAATGCTTTCTGGCTTGTTCAGAAAGTATAGGCTTTTTGTTTGTGCCCAAACCATACTGAGTGTAGCCACAAACACAATGAGCGTTATGGCAGCTCGTATCATATCAACTCTCTTACGGAGTTTGATTTCGCCACCTGCAATCTCAGGTGCGATAAATGTAGTATGGACGCAAATCAGTCAGATTTACATGGGGTTGTATTTGTATCTATGGACGGAATGCAGGCCATGTACGTATCTGGAGAACTTGTGATGCAACAGCCTCAATTAAGTATTGAGGCTGTGTTAGAAGAATTAGGAGTGCCGTTTGTCTCACACTTTCTGTCTAGCCCATGCAACCCAGTGGTCAGACGAGGTGTGTTTCCTGTCAATTTGAAGAAGGTGATTCTAGAAGATGATATGTATTTTTCTAAAGGTATAAATGGTGATAGCTGTGGATAGGTTTATGGATATTGAGATAGAACAAACATCTATTTACATTGTGCTATCTGTATTCGCGGCTCAAATACATAATGACAAATTGCCTATTGTGGTACACCAAGACGAAGATTACTTTTTGGTTGCAAAACGTATTAGTGAATCGCATTTGATTTATGAAGTTGCAATCTGGAGGACATGCGAGTTTGAGGACGTACAAGGCGTGTTGTTTTCTGTGGCACATTTTCCTGGCATTGTCAACACTATTTACAGATATGAAGAATGGAACTCAATTCCAATTAATCAAATGGGCACGCGCTCTATTTACGGACCAATGCATGGCATTGTCTCTACGTTCGCATACCCAGATGATGAATATGAGCTTTCCAGCTTCAATAACAGGGCACTGGGTGCTTACTAATGGAGTGGAGAGATGGTTGTGATTTTCTTGAATTAGCTGTTCAAGAAGGCATTGACAATATTGTGTTTAGTGCCAATTCTGTAGTTAACAAACACGGTCTTGTAATGGGCAAGGGAGCGGCTTTGAGAATACGCGATGCCTACCCAGGTATTACCAGCGATTTTGGGAAGATACTTGACCGTAGACCTCCTGGTGATTATTATGTGATTAAGGTGAGTCGGTCAGAGACACCCAGTTCTGTTTATGCGCTACAAGTTAAGCGCAAATATCGAGACCCAGGTGATTTTGAGCTGTGTCGACAGTCTTTGCAAAAACTCAATCAAATACTCGGTGATTCGAGGGCCGTAATGAATTGTCCCTTGATTACAAACGGTGGTTTTCACGACGAAAAAGAGCGCGTGTATGAAATGATTGAAAATGAGTTAGAAAATTCACCAATATTGGTTACTAGATTTGATGTATAGGTGCGATAAGTTGTATGGTGTCTAATTCAGAATTGAAACTGCATGACGAAGAGTGGGTGTTACGTCAGTACGATGCTTTGGCCTATAGTATGGCAAGAAAGTATTACGCAAATGTATCCGCTTCTCACGAATTGGAAGAACTTGTTCAGGTCGCCAGAATGGGCATACTCGAGGCCGCCCGAAATTTTGACGAATCTCGAGGTGTGAAATTTATAACACACGCATACAATTCGGCATGGCACTCTTTATCAAGGTATTTGCGCAAAAACCCAGGATTAGTTCGCGTTACAAATACTGAGCGCGACGGTGTTCCTACTATTTTGCCGCTCTTTGCGTCTATGGTGAGTTCTGATACTTCTCACGAAGATATAGAGCGCAGTGTAATGATAGAAGAACTACTAGATTGCCTAGAACCAGATGAGCGTGAGGTATGTGTCAAAATGCACATGCATGGCATGAGTGCCAAAGAAGTCGCGGCATCAATGAGCAATCTAACCTCATACAAGGTACTGATTCTGAATCGAAGCGCATTATCAAAATTGAAAGACAGAGCGAAGTCCATGGGGCTCGGGGCTGAATTATGAACGACAAAATAGAATTCACATCATTGTTTTCTGGCTGCGGCGGATTAGACTGCGGTATGCATATGGCCGGTCTAAAAACTGTCTATGCCAATGAGTATGACAAACGCATTACTCCTACTTATCGTAGAAACTTCCCCGATGTAGAGGTTTCCACCGGAGATATTCGGACCATCAGTTTTGCAGACTTACCAAATACTCGAGGCATTATTGGTTCTCCTCCGTGTCAATCATGGTCTGCCGCAGGCGCAGGCCGCGGCGCGATGGACCCTCGAGGAAAACTGTTCTACGTTTATTGTGATATTATTGCAGCTAAGAAACCTGAGTTTTTTGTTGCAGAAAATGTCTCAGGCATGTTGCAGGGCAAAAAAGTTGAGGCGTTTCAGTACTTGATTGGTCAGTTAAAGAGTTGTGGTTACCATGTTGCCTACAAGTTGGTTGATTGTGCAGACTATGGCGTGCCTCAAAATCGAGACCGAGTTTTCATTGTTGGGCTGCGCAATGACACTTATGATTCGGAGTTCGTCTTTCCTGAACCAACACACATTGGGAATCATATGACTCTACAAGATGCTATTGGAGACCTCGGTGCACCACAAGAATTGAGTCAAAATCGCAACAACCAGTGGGATTCGTTTAATCACGAATATTCATCAGGAACATGGTCGCCGCATTTTATGAGCAGGCAACGAGTGCGCTCGTGGAATGAATGTTCTTACACCATACCAGCTACCGGTCGTCATGTTCCGTTGCACCCAAGTGCCAATAAGATGATTCCAGCAGGTACAGATAAGTATGTGTTTGACCCAAATACCCCTTGCCCGTATCGTCGCCTTTCTGTTCGAGAATGCGCTAGAATACAGACATTTCCAGACGATTTCGTGTTTGAATACGATGCGATTGATGCAGGGTACTTAATGGTTGGTAATGCCGTGCCTGTTGAAATGGCAAGGGTTATAGGAACAGCGCTTAAAGAACGTATTGAACTAGGCAAATGAAGTCACTGTCACTTTTCTCTGGTATTGGTGGCATTGAATTGGCACTGTCTCAAATTGGCATTGAGCCAGTTGCTTTTTGTGATTGGGAAAAGTACTGTCAGCAAATTTTGTCCCGCCACTGGGAAAGTGTTCCGGTGTTTGGCGATGTCAAAGAGCTTGATGTCGAGCAATTAAGGGCTTCTGGCGTATCTATAGATGACATCAAGATTATTACTGGCGGGTATCCTTGTCAAAGTCACTCTGTTGCCGGCAATCGCAAGGGTCGAGACGACGAGCGACATTTATGGCCAGAGATGTTCAGATTGATTCAATCAATCTCTCCAGATTACATCATCGGTGAGAATGTCGAAGGTTTACTGAGTAGTTCTGACGGTACTGTGTTTGGCGATGTGCTAAGAGATATGTCTTCGTTAGGATATCGCGTGGGATGGTGTTGTTATCCCGCCAGCGATATCGGATGCTCGCACGAAAGATATCGGGTGTTCTCATTTGGTTTGCGTGAAACACATTCTGGCTGGATGCCAGACAAAACCGTGGTGATGGACGCAATTATGGCATGGCTGGCATATGCGAAGTGGCCAGCACTTCCTGGTTATAAGCAACGTGTTTATGAGCCACCACGCGTGATATTCGAAGACATTGACAAAGACCGGTCAAAACGCGTAAAGGCAATTGGCAATGCTGTTTCACCAATGCAGATTTTTCCTATAGCATTGGCGTTAATGTGTCGCGGTGATATGGAATACATTGACTTTTCAGGTATTAAGCAAGATTGGTTAGAGGCTTGTGTTAATGTCAGAATGTTTGATAAGAAACTAGCAGTTCTTGAGGAATGTTTTCGACTTGTGAGAACAGTAATTGAGCAACCAATTGGTAAGACTTTTGCATATTTAGACAACGATGTGTGGCATTTAGGGACAAAGCCGTTTATTGGCAAACCTGGCCTTCAGGTGCCCAAGTGGAAAAAGTGGGGGTATATCTCACATGGCACTACTTGTATGGATTACAAGCACAATTTCAACACCACGACTTTGAGAGCACAATTCCCACCATATCTCGGTGACAGACATCATGGTTCAGAACAATGGAGAGATATGGACGAAGCACTATGGCGCACTCCAACGTCTGAATGCGGCGTTAAGATTACCAGCTTAATGGACAAAGACGGTAATCCGCCGTCCAGGCTAGGTGTTACTACATATCGTCGCAACAAAGATGGCACTGTGGCAGTTCAGTCAGTCACACTCAATCAGCAAGTTGCCATGTGCCACGAATGGGAGTCGGCACTTTGGGCCACTCCTCAGGCCAATACTACCACCGGAGAATTACCAGAGTATTTAGTGAATTCAAAGGGAGAGGAACCACAACCAGGCGAGAAAATGTATCGTCGTGATTCCGGTCGAATGGTTCAAACAGCACTTACTACACAAGTCAAGATGTGGCCTGGCGAGGCCGATGCGGCACCTTACTGTCCTATTAGTGTATTGTGGCCGAGACCCACTACGCATGAGTCGTCAGAAGTTATTGATTGTGTTTATAGTCCAAGCAAAACAAGTGACACTATAGAGCGCACCGCTCGTTCTGCCAGTGGCAAGCGTGCAATGATGAATCCTGATTGGGAAGAAGTACTTATGGGATTCCCAATTGGATGGACTAAGTTAAACTTGTAAAATTGTAGTATGTACGACGATGACTCTTTGTTTTTACCACATGCACGAGACATGCTAGATATTGAAATGTCTAGTACGTTTAAGCAAGCTAAAGTTATTCTATCTGAAACAGCAGAAAAACTTAATAGTCTGGGTGTTTGTTATGTTCTCAAATTTTGTGAAAGTGAACATAATGATTATGATAATTCTGTGTCCATGCACATAGCATGTAAGTGTAGTGAAATGACTGTGGCTAACGCAGGGGCACTACTGGAGTATGAGCAACAGAGATTTGTTGAGTTTATAGATGGTGCGCGTGATGATTCTTGACTATATTAAGAGATTACTAAAACAATATCCTCCAGTTCCACGCTCGCGTTTCAACACCGAGTCTAAAGGTGATATGACGATTACTACGGGCAACTTTACTGTAGGGACGTCAGGAGGTATTACATTTACGTCAAATCCCAATACCACATTGAAAATGTCTCCTATGCCAATAGACCGATTAGTGTCTAGTGTTGCAAACAAAATAGACAACAAAAGTCTCTCAGATTACGAATTTCGAGAGTGGTTGCGCGATAATTTAAGTAGCTGTGAATATCAATCTGAAAATAGTCCGCGTAAATATACCAAGCCGGACGACACAAGACCAATTTCAGTTATAGACGCAATGTTAGAGGTGAAATAAATGACAGTAATTGGTGTAAGTGGTAAGAAGCGTTCTGGCAAAGACACGTTCTTTCAAATGCTCGAGAAACACAGTAGTGTTCCTGTTTATCGTTTGGCTTTCGCAGACACGTTGAAAAACGAAATTTATGAAATGATTCTCAAACCAGATGGGCTAGAACGCTCAATGCTTGATAATGATGAGACAAAAGAGCAGTTTAGAATATTGCTTCAGTGGTGGGGCACAGAGTATCGTCGCAGACTTTTCAGAGATGATTATTGGCTTGTTAAGTTGTCGGAGCAGCTTGAGCCATACAAAGACCAAGATGTAATTGTAGTAGTGACAGATGTGCGATTTCCAAATGAATTCAATTTCATTAAGTCTATTGGGGGGTTAATGGTCAGGATTTCAAGACCTGGGCTTACAAGTTCAACAGACTCTCATGTGTCAGAAATTGCTCTCGATGATGAGAAAGGGTTCGATACGTTTGTTGACAACAACGGTACACTAGAACAATTTGAAAGTATTGTTCAGGCTTATATTGGCGCACTTAATCGTGGTGCGAGTTGTTTAAGAATGGTGAGTGTGGTCTAATCCGTTAGTTCTGGAACCGCACTGCCACACGCAATGCCAAATCCCTCGATATCATCTCGTGACGGATGGTGCATTACATTTTTGGAAAGATTGGCCGCAACGCCATCATCATCAATATCTCCGCAAATTGCAACAGAGAAATTGTTGATTTTTGGTTCGGCATTCATCAACAAATGTGATGCGCCATCGTCATATAAATCTGAGTCACGGAAGCACGCAACAAACTCTTCAGTTACACCCGCTGACATTTTGTTCATGTATTTCAACGCACTGCCCACACCTTCATCAAGTGCAATAATACACAATCGTGCGTGGTCTTCGTTTTCGATTGCTTCGATAATACTGTCTTCTGTGTTAGTGTTGTTTACGACAATGGCCACACTGGTTTCTGGTCTCTCGTGAAGCGCAGAGACAACACCTTTGCTCCACGCCATGCCTACTTTATGGTCTTTGCCTGTTACAATAACACACAAAGTATGTTGTTTAGTTTGGGCGAATCTGCGCATATATATCTTATACGCATTTTACAGGTGTGTCTCCTTCAATACACGAAAATGAGATTGGTGAAAGAAAACATTTTAACACCTGAGCAAATAGAGAAAATAACCGAGGCTTTCGTCCATGGTCGCGCTTCGCAGGGAGAACCTGCACCTACAGATTCAGAACTCGAGTCCATTCTGTGGTGGTTTAATGAAGTCGCTCGAGGCGCAGTACTAATGCAGTGGGTTTTAGACGGTTCAATTGCGTTGAATATGAATGATAATATCATAGTATTTATTGGTATGGAACAAGACGAAGACACACTATCACCTCTCATTATGAAGCAATTAGAGTCACTTGATTTTGATGGAGAAAATCAGGTATAAGTCCAATATGGATGTTATTATTCGTGCAAAATCCGATGACCACTTGCCAGAAAAAACCAAACAGGTCATTGTTGTGCGCAAACTATACCCGGATGGTAAGGGTGGTCTGCGTAAAATCAGGTCTGGCAAAATAGCATCCCAAGCCGCGCACGCTAGTATGATTTGGTTATCAAGGCGGGTTTGTGAGGCTGCATCACCGCCGCTTGAGCATATTGTTGGAAAGATGAGCGCATACCCAGGTGTTAAGTACACAAACAATTTTAACGACCTTGGGTTTACCACCGAAGAGCGCGATTGGCTAACTGGAAAATTCACCAAGATTGTGCTTGGAGTTGACACAGAAGAAGAACTGATTGCCTTGCATCAAAAAGCACTAGACGCCGGTCTTACATCTCATATTGTAACTGATTCTGGTCTTACAGAATTTGACGGAGAACCAACCAACACTGCGATTGCCATTGGCCCCCATAGTGCCAATAGAATTGAAGGATTAACCAAGGGGCTTAGTTTACTATGAAACAAAGAGAGCGCAAAACTTGCACTGCTGATTTTGTCACCGGGGTGGAGTGTGATATTACTGAACAGCCTTGTGTAGACCTGTCTTGTTTTGAGGGTTCTTTGCCAGAGTTTGACTACGGTGTACTGAAGTATACTGGTGGCTATGGCAGTCCTTATGACTTCTTAGAGGTTAATCTAGATTTGCACCCCGACCTTGTAGTTGCACTCTTTTTACTTTCGAAACAAGGTAAAAAAATGGCCAGCAAGGATTGGTGTTACAAAACTCCTAAATTCAAAATTACCATTGAGGAACAAAATGAAAACGAAAGTTCAGATTAATGACGCGAGCCAATTAGTTGGCATGTCTGTTGGCAACGGTAAGTCCGAACTTACAGAAGCCCAACTTCAAAGTATCGCAACCGGACTTGGATATCGCACTGCGCAAATCAGAGACACCTTTTCGATGTATGATTGTATGTACGATACAAGCCGGCTGCAAATTCATGTAGACGAACAGAAAAAAATTACATCAGTCCGCGTCGGCTAAATCCGATTTCGCCACCGAGGTATCGTGCCAATGACACTTTCTGTCCTGTGATTTCGCACTTGACTATGTTGTCTTGGCAACGGATTGTACGCACCTTGTCGCCGCGCATACCGCTACCGATTTGTTCTTTTCTATCTCGAGCACGTTCATTTGTACTCTTTTTTGTTTGATAGTCGAGAACCTTGGAGTACAGTAGTTCTAAAGCAAGCGCACGGTTTTGATGTTGGCTTCGCTCTGTGTCACATCTAATTTCCATACCCGTAGGCAGGTGCTTTGCTATGACACAGGTTTCTACCTTGTTCTTTCGTTGGCCGCCTGGCCCGGAACCTTTGGTAAACCTGAGTTCTATGTCCTTTTCGTTGACAACAGCGTTGTTGACAGCAATTGGAAGAACTGCCACAGTGATTGAAGAAGAATGTACTCGCCCACGTTTTTCATTCGGCGGAATTCTCTGCCATCTGTGGCCACCGGGTTCTTTGGCAAACAGTTCTGCCGCATAATCGCCTTTGATTATCAGCGCACAGAACCCATCACGTTCATCAATAAACTCTAGTCAGAGCTTATTGGCTTTGCAGGCACGTTCGTAGATTCCGGCCTGTTCTTTGACGAGCATTTTGGCGTCGTCACCGCCTTCGCCAGAGCGAATTTCAACAAGGATTGAATTATTGTGATGTTTCATGATTTTCCTCTTGTATTGGCTGAAAATCGTCATACAAATTAATGGTACTTCTCACCACAACTGTATCAGCGATTTCACTGCGGGCTAACGTGACCATTTCATGAGAACCATATGCGGCTCTCTGTGTGTGGACGAGTTGGTACTCTTCTCCACTGGTTTTGTGAATCCATTTATTACTTAATTTCCGCATTTTACAAACCTCCTGGGAAGTTTGTAATTATACATCATCCTTTTTAGAAAATGCTATACTCTCAGCCCTAGATATAAGAGATTTTACGTCTCCCTTGTATATCATTATGCCACTTTGACCTTGCGGTTTTTTAGGGTTGAGTCCGCCAACCCAAATTCCAAGCAATGTTTGAATTTTACGAATATTGATGTTAGTTGACATAACCGCCTGGCCTCTGGAGTATACTGTGATTGTGTAATTCCCCGGCTGTAGCTCGACACCAATTTGGTCAAATGAAAATACTTCAGATGACCAGTGCAATGTGTAGAACTGAGTGCATTGTTTGGTTCGTTGTATTTCACAACAGAACCCCCTGAGCAAATCCTTCTTCATAGTGTGAATTGGCTTAGACACGTTTATATTGTACATCGAACTGTTTTTAGCCTGATTACACATAATACAATATCAAATGACAACTACAACTAAGCCACAACACGAATTTCGCTCAAGTGTCTCTGAAAATGAGTTTTTTGAACGAATGTATTATCGCAAGGTGTTATCGCCATTGTTGCGTGAAGACGGATATACACCTGTTGACCTACGAGCAGATTCTAAATATCGCAAGGTCGATATTGACTTCGGCGGAATACAAAATGACAAAGTTGCTAAAACTATTGAAGTTAAATTCGACCACGTTGCCGCTGTAACCGGAAACATGTTTCTTGAAACCGTGTCTGTCGACAAGGGATTTGGCCACGCACAATCTCCAGGTTGTTTTCTGATTAGTGAGGCTGATGAATTTCATCAAATTGTAGTATTGCAGAACAAGATATACATTTCAAATCTGCCTGCGATGCGTGATTATTGGTATGGTGAAGAGGCAGTGCCAAGAATTTGGCGCTCTGATTATTCTAGGTATGTTATGCGCAATATCCGCGCATACAATCATACATATGATTCAATAGGCGATTGCGTTAGTATTGAGTTATTGTTTGGAGAGAACCACCCACACCATAGTCATTATCTGATTGACATATACGAGTTTGATGACAGTATTCTTAAATCATTTGTCCCGCTTTCTGCAAAAATAGTCAACAAGTATCACTCAATAAAGCATCAAGCTGCAGAATTAGATTATCCCAAAGAGGTATCTAAATGGTTGCATTAAAACGAGCACAAATACGCAGAAATGCACCAGGAGTTGATGTTACTGTAATGTCATCTAAAGACCGCGCCAGGTCTTTGGCACCAACATGGGAACTGGTAATGGGTCACAAGAATAGAACCATCAGCGATGACGAATATGCCTACGCATATGGTGCGTTGCTCAATTTGGTAAGCGCAGATGATTGGAACTGGTTGCAAGAGCAAAAGGACACCAATCATGAAGTTTATTTGTTGTGTTACTGCAGAGATGGTAAATTCTGCCATACTCATTTAATAGGTTTGTATGCGCAGGCACTTTTGCCAGAAGTATTTGAATGTCAAACATCTCCTCCAAAATCTGTCATTGAAACTGCTTGGTACTTAGAACTTGCGGCCGGAGGCAAAAAATAAGGTACAATAACACCATGTCGTCTATTACATTACCGAATCCGGTTGACTCGAATGAAGATTGTCAGTCTGATGAGTACTGTATCATTGTCTACAACAATGATGTCAATACATTTCAGGAAGTTATCGCGATTTTGTGTATCGCATTGGAAATCGACAACCATCGTGCGGAATTGCACGCATGGGATGTACATTTGCTGGGTTCGGCTAGGGTACACTATGGTTCAGAAGCCGACTGTCAATCGAAGGCCGAGATAATTAGCAAAATCGGTATTCGTACAGAAGTTTGCTCTGCATAAATAAAGGAACAAAATAACATGTGGCAAAGATTTACAGAAAGCGCAAGAAAAGCTGTTTTTTATGCTCAAGAAGAAGCTCAAAACTACGCCGAAGGCTATGTCTCGACAGAGCACATTCTTCTTGGACTTATTCGAGAACCAGACAACGTATCGTGTGAAATCATTGAAAAAATGAATGTCAAATGCTCGAAGGTTAAATCCGAACTTGAAAAGGCGATGCCCAAGGGTGACGGTAGAGCAAATACTGATTTGTCTTTAACACCAAGGGCAAAACGTGCAATTGACCTTGCTTATGATGAAGCCCGCCAGCTTAACAATAACTACATCGGAACAGAGCACTTGTTGCTTGGATTATTGCGCGAATCTGATGGTCTCGCCGGTAGAACCCTTACTAAGTTCGGTATTACGTTGGAAAAAGCCAGGACATTGGTTTTACAACAGCAAGAACACGAGGACGTTGATTCCGAACATTCTGATGCTATGTCATCGCCAGAGCGTTCTTCTAAGGTTAAAACTGCAAGTCTAGATGAATATAGCCGAGATTTGACTGCAATGGCGAAGGCAGGCAAGCTAGACCCTGTAATTGGTCGAGAACCAGAAGTCGAGCGTCTGATGCATATTCTAAGCCGTCGAACCAAGAACAATCCATGTCTTGTTGGTGACCCAGGAGTTGGAAAGACCGCTATTGTTGAAGGACTTGCGCAAAAGATTGTGAGTGGTAATGTGCCAAGGTCACTACGTGACAAGCGTGTGGTTTCGTTAGACTTGGCCGCGATGATTGCTGGTTCAAAATATCGCGGTGAATTCGAGGAACGATTGAAGCGAGTTATGGAAGAATTGCGCCGTGCACAAGGGCAGATTGTCCTGTTTATTGATGAATTGCACACATTGATTGGTGCCGGCGCCGCCGAAGGTGCAGTAGATGCAAGCAATATCATGAAGCCAGCCTTGTCTCGTGGAGAGATGCAGTGTATCGGCGCAACAACGCATGACGAGTATCGTAAGTACATTGAAAAAGATGCTGCACTTGAGCGCAGATTTCAGGCAGTCAAGGTGCAAGAACCCAGTCCTGAAATTGCATATGAAATTCTTCGTGGATTGCGAGACCGATATGAGGCATATCATGGCGTTGAATTGACCGATGAGTCACTTCGTGCCGCCGTTGATATGTCTGTTAGGTATATTACAGACAGAACTTTGCCAGATAAGGCAATTGACCTTATTGACGAGGCAAGTGCAAAGGTGCGACTACAGCATTCAATGCCAAACAACGAGTTGCAATCTCTGAAAAATCAAAGCGTTGAACTGGAAAGAGAGATTGGTAGATTAAAGAGGCAAAAGAAAACGAATGAACTTGAGAGTGCAGAAAGCAGATTCAAAGACATGTCTTCTGAAATCAGCAAACTAGAAAATGCATTGAGTCATTCAGACGATGTTGATTTGATTATTGGCGAATCTGAAATCGCAGCGATTGTGCAATCATGGACTGGTATTCCTGTCAACAAGGTTGCACAAGATGAGTCTGCTCGTTTGTTAAACATGGAGGCAGACCTTATGCAACATATCATTGGTCAAGACGAAGCTGTTATTGCATTGTCTAAGACCATTAGAAGGTCGCGAAGTGGATTAGCAGACCCCAAGAGGCCGATGGGTAGTTTCATCTTCCTTGGACCAACTGGTGTCGGAAAAACCGAAACTGCCAAAGAGTTGACTCGATATTTATATGGCAAAGACGATGCCATTGTTCGAATTGATATGTCTGAATACATGGAGAAGTTCTCTGTATCTAGACTTATTGGCGCACCTCCTGGTTATGTTGGATATGACGAGGGTGGTCAGCTTACTGAGCAAGTGCGTCGGAATCCATACTGCGTTGTGCTTCTGGATGAAATCGAAAAAGCACACCCAGAAGTTTTCAATATCTTGCTACAGGTCATGGAAGACGGACATCTTACAGACTCTCGGGGTCGCAAGGTTGATTTCCGCAATACACTTATCATCATGACATCTAACGTTGGTGTCAAGCCAATTGAAGTAGACAAGGCACTTGGTTTCAGGACAATTACTGATGACCCTGATGACCCCAAGGTGTATCAGCGCCTCAAAAAGAACATGTTGGCCGAAATGAAAAAAATGTTTCGTCCTGAGTTCCTGAACCGAGTTGATGAAATCATTGTTTTTCAGCATTTGAACCGAGCACATATTCTACAAATCGCAGACCTGTATATGGCCCGAGTTTACAATCAGGCATCAGAACTTGGCATTGAACTTGTGTTAACTGAAAAACTTAAGGATGTATTGGTCAAAGAAGGGTATGACCCGAATATGGGCGCAAGACCATTGCGACGAGCAGTTCAATCATTGGTTGAAAACCCATTGAGTGAAGAAATGCTTAAGGGCGCTCTCGAGTCTGGTAAGAAGTATTTGATTGATTGCGACGACGAAAGTAACGTATCAATAAGTGAATATATTGAAGAAGTACCAGCGGAAATGCCTAAAAAGCGACAGAAGAAAACCGCAGAGGTTACAACTGAGTAACTATTAGTTTCTTAAGCTGTATGAGTCAGATAGACGCCATTGCGCTATGTTTGTGTGCCATGGCGTCTATCTGGGATATCTGAAAACAGCGGTAGTTCAAAATGACTAAGGCACCAGTATCTTAGTTTTCGTTCTTATAGTGGTTTTCTTGACCCTGGGTTGTGCATTGGTACCCTGTCACTTCGGTATATCCTTTTGTGACATGCCGGACACTTGACTTTTAGACATTGCGACCCAGGGTATAACTTGCGTATCGTTTTGGTTCATGAGTACAAACACCCTTGAATCCAATTTCAAATGCAGTCTTAATAAATTCGTCTGTAAGGTCAAAGGCTCTTTCTTGTAATTCTTTTGCAAACAAAGTTGTCTCATTTGAAATTGATTGATATTTATGAAGCTCTGGAGACACTACGTATGAATCTTTGGCAATATCTGCAAATTGCACCAGGTCATCGGGTGAGAACACATAGTCGAGCCAATATTCTTCTTGTGGTTTTGGATTCGTTACAGGCCCAGGCATAGACGCAACACTAATATTCTCAAACTTGCTTCGCCTTGTGAGCACTCTTCCTCCAGCAGCGCGGGTAAATATTTGGTCTGGAACAATCATGTCGACAAATGCATATTGGTTAAATATATATTGGCCATACGCAAACACAAGACTGTTCAATCGTTTGAACAATCCAGTTTCTTTGCAATCAAGTACTATTGTGTTGTTCCAATTTTGTGTTGCTTCATACATCGAAGCAAATGAAGGCGTGTACTCTGTAAAATAGTCACCTTCAATTACATCGTGAGACAAATACACTATTCCTCGATGTGTTCTAAGGTCTACCTCAATACCCCATCCATTTTCAGCGGCCCATAACCATTGTTTAACACTGTTAGCTCTATGCAAAATAATTTCCATAATTCATCCTATTAATCCAAGTTGTTTGTATTGTTCAATATTTTCAATAACACAATCTGGTAGTAATCCAGGTGTTACTGGTTTAGTTTCAAATATGAAGCCGCGACCAAATACATCAGATTTGAGTTCTAATACCCGATTGGGTATTTGAGATAGAACTTCATCGTTATTGTATTCTGTGTGGCTGAATGCTTGAATCTTCTCTGTTATTATGTCGATTCCTCCCATAAAACTAAAATGCCAGCCGCCATTTCCTGGGAATTTGTATAGACCATTATGCGCATCGCGCAGTTCTTGTGGTCTACGTTGCGACAGATGGTGTTTGAGCGCAATGACAAACATGTTCCACGGTGCGTGTGGCTCAATTCCAGGTTCTTGTCCAACCATAAAGTTGTTGAGTTTATAGTAGCACTTCTCGAGAGTGATTGTAGCCGGCGCATTATTATCAGACACCCATGCACATACTTTTTTGAGCAATTCTATGTCTGGTATTTCGTCTACGTCTGAAATCAGTACAATATCTCCGATTTTTGCATGCTGTAGTCCAAGTTCTATGTTGTTTCTTTGCGCAGATTCATTCCACCATGCGTTGTCTGGTTTTGGTTGAAAATCTGTTAGTACATGCTCGATTTTATCAGTCGCCCATTCGAATCTTTGCTTGTTTTCTAGATAGAACAGTGGTTTGGGCTTACCAGTAAACGTGTACGGCGATTCTACTATAACAAACTTGTCTACGTGGTCATACATATGTCGAAGACGAAGTTCTAAAAGGTCCAATTCGCGCCAGAACATGAAGCAGTCAAATATCTTCTTCGGTTCTCTTCTGTCAATGGGATGAAATAGATGCGGGTGTGTTTTTCGAGCATGAAACATGACGGCAGGCAACTCAAGGTCGTCTACTGGTGACAATTGAATACCGTCAAGAAATATTCTGTCTTCAACAATGTCGCGCCAAAGCCTTGCTTCGTCATGAAATTCTGGTATGTCAAACTCTGAGTGACTGAAGCTGGATAGCTTTCTTTGAATCCCTTCAATTCCACCAGTGTATGAGAAATGCCAACCTGCATCAGCAATCGGTGTGTATTTTCCAGATGTGCGTTGTTGGCGAATGTCTTGGGCATGTAGTCCTTTTTGATATGATACGATACTAGTGCCATGCCAAGCAAATGAATTAGTATATCGGTCAAGATAGTAACAATGCGGTCGCATTAAGCACACATAGTTTTGTTTAGATTCAATTGCTGACTCAACGACATCTATAGCAGGAAATTCATCTACGTCACCTAGTATTATTGTGTCGCCTTCTTTAGCGTCCTTGATTCCGTTGAATATAAAGTTGCGTTGCCTGGTTTCGTTATGCCATCTTTCGTGTGGTTTTACATTTGATACTAACGTATCACAAATAACGTGTCTGATTTTACTCATTGCCCAGCCAAATCTACCTGAATTTTTGGCAAAAACAAGTTCTTTTTGATTGCCGGCAAATGTTAGCGGTGCTTCGCATATTACAAATGCGTCGACTAAGTCCCATAAGTGTCTTAGTCGAAACTCCAGTAAGTCTATTTCGTCAGCGAATGTAAAACAATCAAATACCATTTATGACACTTCTGCAATCCATCCGAGCTTGGTGTACTTTTCGATGTTATCGACTATCTCGTCTGGATATTTTTCTGGAGTAATTGCTTCTACTCTGTAGCGATAACCTCGTTCAAATGGGTCTACATCAAGAGCCGCAATGCGCTGTTTGATTTTCTCTGGGTCTGTGAATTCTGGTGTATCATACTCTGAGTGAGAAAATGCCTTGATTTTCTCTTGGTTGAAAAATTCGTCTCCAATAAAACTAAAGTGCCATCCGCCGTGTTCAACCGCCGGCCAGGCACATCGTTTGTCTCTGATTTGTTGAGGTGTCCACCCCATTGTTGATGGTTCTTCTGGGAATCTCAGATGTTTGCGTTGGCAAACGGTGAAGCTGTGCCACGGGTGATGGTGCTCAGAACCTGGTAGTGTGGTGTCCATGCGATTGTTTATTTTCCAATGATGTTTTGTTAAAACCAATGCCACCGGTCCCTCGTTTACACATCGACTCATAGCCACTCGCATTTCATGATATCTTGGCAGCTCATCAACATCTGATATGAATACATAGTCTTCTGGTAATGCGTCCGTGAGCCCATTCATAATTCCGTCACGTTGTATGCCTTCCATGCCCCAATATTCTGAATGAGATTCTGGCATGTTGACTAATACGTGGTGTATTTTTGGCATAGCCCACGCGAATTTGCTTTTGTTCTCCCAGAAAAACAATGGTTTTGGCGCACCGCGAAACGTTCTGTCTGCTTCGACAATAACAAATTCGTCTACGTGTTCCCACATGTGACGAAGTCGAAGCTCTAAAAGGTCTAATTCGCGCCAGAACATAAAGCAGTCATAAATCATTTTTTACCCCAGTGGTTGTATATTTTTTGAATCATTGTTTTGAATTCTGCTGAACTGATTTCTCTTTTGGCATAATTACAACGTTTGCAACATGACACGCAATTTTTACTAGTGTATCCTGATTTTGAGTTTATGCGGTCTATGCCATTATAAATGTAGCTTCCGTTACTTGGAGAATTGTGTATTGCTTGATTTGGTTTGACGCCACAGTAGTGACACGGTCTACTGGTTAGTAATTCGAACTCTTCATCAGAAAGCGCCCAGTCGAGGTTCTTCTTTGTAGTCCTGCGCTTGTATTGATACAATAATGAGTTAAATGCTGCACGACCATTTGGCAATGAGTGCTTGGCCACCTGTCTTGATTCTTGCAATAGGCATCCACAACTTTGCGTGTTGCCAGAGCGTAACGCGCCAAGATGAACCGTGGTTTCGTTTCCGCAGTCACAAATACATCGAACTATTTTAGAATTATAAGTAGTCCGCCCGTCTAGTTCTATAACTGTGAGCCTCCCGAATTTCTCTCCTATATTGTTGTCGCTTTTGCGCCTTGTGCACCCGCAAGAATATGCAGTGCCATGTCGCAATGAACTACCGCTTCTTACAACAGTATTTCCACATTCACATTGACACAACCAATATGCCGAACTATTGTATGGCTTATGTGAAAATTCAATTACCTTAAGCATGTTGAACTGCTTACCTATCATTTCAGTAGTAGGTCTGCCCATATAGACATATTCACACTGTATATCATATTCCTTCCAAAATCCCCAAATTAGTACCTATACCCCACTTGCATTCTTTTTGGCGGACCGCTTTTTGTAGGAACCTCATGATAAATATGCATTGCGTACACACTATCGTCGTAAAATAGTTCGGCACCATTGTTCATTGCTGATTCAAGTACGGAACAATAGCCCCATGCCCTTGATGCTTCGTCCGATGGTATGGAGGCCATTTTTCTTGCAGGGTCGTTATATGCGTGCATTACGCCATCTGGTCCCCAAAACCCTAATGCCCAGTTGTGCAAATCTATAGGTTCATCATGCCACATTTTTACATCTTTTACTTTAAGGCAAGAATTAAAATCATTTAGTTTAGCAAGTTTTCGCACGTCCTCTGGGTCTGCATATTCCCTAATGTCAAATTTTTTGAAATTGATTATTGCAGGATTGGTTCGAGATTCCATTAAATCGCAAGTTGCACGAATCGCATTATCTGACAAATAGAAATCTGGTTTCATTACAAAGTAGTTCTTGTAACCGCCTATGCTGCGCATCTGGCACATGAAATCCGCTGATACAGATTTGTCATTTGCAATTTTTGGAGCTATTTTGACCTCTTTGAATTTGCGCAATACATCATATCGACTGAGTATGCTTATGATATCTTCGTTACTGCGCTGTGTAGACGCGTTGTAGATAAACAATGTATCAAACTCAAAATCATTGTTTGCAAGACTCTCTGTGCTCATGTCATAGTTGTAATCAGTAAGCGTGTCGTATGCATAGTAAATCATTGCCCAGTTTTTTGGGTGTATGAATGAGTGCTCATACCAAGAAGGTTCGGGCTGCCCATCATTACCCCTGGTCCAGTTGGTGACATGCTTGGCGGTGGCTATTGTGGCAATGGCATCATTCCTTCCGGTGTACATACCAATTTCGTTGCGTTCTATTTGAGTTATCTTGCCATTCCAAAACAATGGAATATCTTCTTCAACCCATTTATAGTCTGCACCGTGCATATGTGTGGTTTTGACCGGCATATCTGGATTAAATAGCGTCCATCCAGGCCTTCGATTTTCGCCCCCAATATCTATGCGAATGCTGCCGGTAAAAAACCCTTCTGGAATCTCGAGCGGCGGTGCTTCGCCAATACACATATTTTGCGGGCCGTAGCCATCAAAGTGTCTAACGAGTTCTTTTTTTGGCACCCATGCTTTGTATTGCTGTACATTCCAAAAAGCACCGTCGCTGCGCGGTAGCCATCCTGGGTGCCCTGGCGTCCGCGAATCAAACCATTTTCTTAGCAATCTGGCGTTAACAACTTGGTAACTGTCGTCTGAACCCCAGTAAAATGTGATGAAGTCATTGTGCTCTTCTAATCTAGTGCAAAACGGGGCTTTGGCAACTTTGAGGTGTTCAGGCCAATGTGACAGCACTACGGCTTTATATGGTTCTGGGTCTGATTCCATGGCATCAATACACGAATAGAGCATATCAAGGCTGGAATCAATAAAGATGTGGTCGTCATTACAGAAAAACATCACCGACTCATCGTCTGGGATATGGGCCAGGTCATGTGCGATGTTTTGTTGCCATTCGGTAGACACGGTGGCTCTTTTGTTGATAAACTTTACCTTATCTCCAAACACCTCTTTGCCATGTTGGGCAATGGAGTCAAATTGATTTGCATATGGTGCATCAAACTCAACGCGCACAACACCATCTGTAATTCTGTCGATACAAGCAAGGCTTGATAACATGTATTTGAATACGTCACTGCGTTGCTCTTGGCGTAAATGACCACGGTTAATTGGAGTTAACCTGGCATCACTGATGTATACGTTCATGTACAGAAACATTATTGCCTCACTTTACTTTTGTTCATTTCAAAATCCTCTGGTGTGCCTAACCCATACATGTTTTTGATATCGAATGTTCTTATGTCATATTCATCGACCATGTTGTTATATGCGGGACATACGTAAAATTCGCCGTTTACTCTTTCGTTTTTCGATATCATTCTCTCGGCTGCTTCAACGAACATTCCTCCGCGTGCATAGTGATATATTCCGACAGTAGCATGTGGTGAAATCACTTGTTTTTCAGCCACCCTAAGTATTCTGCCGGATTTATCTGTTTCTGCATAGCTCCATTTAGCGTCAGTCGAATAGAATGTCATAATCACACCATCATGTTTGTTAGTGGAGTCAATCCACGCAGTCCGGTCGTACTCAATATATTGGTCGCTATTGGCGATTAGCAACGGTTCATCATTGTCTATGAACTTCTTGGTTCGTAGTACAGTACATGCCGCACCCTCTGTTAATTGGTCAATCATTACGAAACATACGTTGTTTCGTTGTGTCAAGTCTGTGTTCTGGGCGTACACAATATGTTCTGACCGCATTAGAAGATAGACCTTGTCATTTTCGTCTGCTAAATTATCAATGGCGATTTGAACCATCGGCTTGCCATTGATTGGCAAGAATGGTTTTGGTATCGAGTAGCCCGCATCGACAAAACGCCGACCAGCCCCGGCTGCTGGTATAACTATGTTCATGATTTTCTTGTCCTAAAAAACATTGGTTGTATTGCTCCTATTCTACGAGCTCTGAGTACAGACTTAGATTGACCATTTCTGGTCCTGATACTGTGACTATTCGCCTCGCCCCCGCCGCGATTGCTGAAGTTATGCCAACTTCAGAATCTTCAACTATTATGCACTCACTTATGTCTACGCCAAGTACTTCTGCACCCTTAATGTAAATATCAGGCGCTGGCTTAGGGTTCTCAACATCTTCATTGCCAAGATAAGTGTTCAGTAAGTCCAATATGCCAATTTTTTCTGACATTGTTTTCACAGAATCACGTATGGCATTGGAACATATTGCGACCATGTACCCGTTATTCTTGAGTTTTTGTAAGAGCTCAATTTTGGTCTGGTCTTGTTTCAAATTTGTTTCAAATAGCATGTTGGTGTATTTTTGCTTTGAGTCAAAAATTTGGTCATATAGGTTAACATCAAGCCCTTTTTCCGTGGTAAGCATATGCAATTTTGTACGCGTGGTTTTGCCATTAAATCGTTCAATGTGGTCTTCGTAAGAAATGTGGAAACCATGTTCTTCAAGTGCCATATTGAGTGCTTTGTAATGTATGTCCCTGGCATCAAACATAACACCATCAGCATCGAATAGTACTGCTTTGAATCTCATAGTATCTCCATTACGCACTGGGTTTGCGCCCCCTAAAGAAAATCCATTTTTCGTGAATATCAGCGGGACCAGTTGGTCTAAGCCAATACTCAAAATCTACAAAACCAAGTGCTGTTAGGTCATCTGATAATTGCTTTTGGTCTTCAACCCGGCAATCCATCGTTCCGTTTGTACCGGTGGCGTCCCATTGGTTCTCGTAATACCCAACGCTTTTTGGGTGTACGCTGCTGTATCCCATTTGCGCTGTGAACAAGCCTCCAGGTTTCAGCACCCTATAGAATTCTTTCATCAAACCCAATCTGATTTGATGTACACAAATGTGTTGCAGGCATATCACACTATAAACAACATCGTATGTGGAAGATGGCACTTCTCTTATGTCGGTGCCATTGCTTAAGTAAAGGTTTGGAACTTCTAGGTTTTCGCTAAGCAGATACTCTTTAGCCTTCTGTAAGCCAACACCACTTATATCAACTCCGTCTATTGAGTCAAAAATATCGCGATATAACGAGATGCACCTTCCGAATCCACACCCAAAATCCAGTGCCCTTGGGTGTTCGTCTAGTTGCATGTTTTGAAATAAGAATGTTTGGTAGTCTGGCCAAAGGTTGTGTGCGTCAAATGGTCCTGCAATATAGTCTTTTTCTTTTAGATTCCACCTAGCCGCCTCGTCATCTTGGTGAACCCTCTGCATAAGCGAATAGTGATTATTGATGGTTTCATCTGTAATACCAGAATACAGATTTGTGTTAAGCATTTCTGGACTCATTACTTTGATGATTCGATATGGCTTTGCGGCATTGGCTGCGGCTATACCTACTTCAGAATCTTCAACAATAACACATTCATCAATATTAACGCCTAGAATTGATGCGGCTTTGAGATACATACCTGGGTGTGGTTTATTTTCTGCTTCGTCACCGCCGACATTTGCGTCGATAATATCAAATACGCCTTTCTTTTCTGCCAAGTCTTGAATCGAGCTACTAATATGGGATGAGCATATAGCAATCAGATACCCATTGTCTTTTAGCATTTGCATTAGGTCTATTTGACCCTGGTTTCTTGGTGACCCAAGCGCACTCGTGTATTCAAACAATACTGCTTTAATTTTCATGATATTCTTCCTTGCTTTCTCCAGGCATCTGTTGCGGCCGGGTACCAATCAACATGCTCTGGTACCCATTTACATTCTGGAAATTCATGTGATGTAAAAATTTCATATGGTGATTTGCCCCACTTACTTGTCCACATGCCACCGAGTTCATTGCCAGTGGCTTGGGCAATGCCGTCTCCAGTGTTATAAATCTCTGCTGTTCTAGGGCTTTCTGAAAAATACTGGTCTAGACCAACAGCGTTGTGCATCAAAGACCAATGATGTAAGTCTGTGATAGAAATGCACTCAGGCGCAAATTTTAGTGCACGCAACATGTAGTCACTTTCTTGATAGAATATGGTTCTAAATCTTTCATCCCACCACCGGTACATACCAAAACCCTCAATGCTGTTGATGTGAACCATGTCACCCTTTGGTGCAAAGTATGTGGCAAATCCAGATTCGTCAACAATTCTGTCCCAACCGGGTTTTATCATAACATCGTCTTGGCTGCAAACAACCCAATCTTTGTTTCCTAGCGTGTGACAATAGGCGGTGTTCCAGCATTGGGCAAGCGAACCAATCATCCAACTAGGCCTGATGTTGTGCATGATATTGATTTTGCTTCTATCTTGTTCTCTAAATACATCTAACGTAAGAGAGCCGTGATTATCAATGATATTGACCTCCTCAAAAGGAAATGAGTCCATCCATTGAGCAACAGTCTGATATACTTCGTTATGTCGAAGGTAATTGACTATAAATAGGCTTACATTATTTGGTTCTAGTCGCCCATTCACTATCTGTCTCTACCCCCGTACTGAATTGCTTTCTCTTTAGTCCATCCAGCAGAGTCCATCCTCATTGCGGCCCAAACATAAGTATCTTCTTCGGATGGGTTCTCTGGGTTGTCATACCAGGGCATGTGTTTGGCAACGTATGGATAATTTGCTCTGATAGCGTGACTAAAATCTGCGTAAGTTGTTGGGTCAATATCCCAAATGAAATTGCGCTTGTTGTAAAGCGCAAAAGTTGTATCGCATGACGCCTTAAAAAATTCTGAGTCTAGTGGACTGCGCCACATGTTTTCAGTTTCAAAATGATGAATGAATTCAGTATGCTTGTTTAGTGGCACATCTTTTATTTCTAATCCAAGTCCAGCTTTGTTTATATTGAGATGCTTGTATCTTTCATATCCTTTAAGTAAGTGAACCAGACAGTTTTTTGGTATGCCAACAAGCGAAAGGTCAGGGTCTGTCACTACATAGTACGGAGTGGCAAGTTCTTCAATTACATCCGAAATCCACGGAGACCTATGACCAAGATTTTTGTTTAAGTATATGACTTTTGCTGGTGTTTGTTCGTAATATTCAAGCAGTGGAGGGTATGTAGAAAGATTATCAATGATGTACACTTCACCAACATTGTCCATCGCAAAAATGTCCCTAACCATATCCGGCAACCACGTAACTCGATTGAATGATATAATGAAAACATTGATTTTTTCATTATGGGTTGATGCCGGTTGCACTTTTGGTACTGGTTGTACCGGTTGTATTTTTATCACCGACTGCACTTTTGGTACTGGTTGTATTGGCTGTACTCTTGGTGGTATTGGTCGAACTCTTCTCATATAACTACCGCACGGCTTGTGTACGGAATATTTGTACAGAGTGATTAACGAAAAAAGCCGGCAAATAGCCGGCTTTTTTCGTATCGAAGATATATCGTTTAAGACCTGTTTGCCAGTATAGCAATTACAACGATAATACCAGCGACACCAAGAATAATCAGAAGCATGGTTCCGAACCCAATACCTCCACCTACAACTGGTGTGTACGCAACTGGCGTGTATCCTGGCATATAAGCAATCACAGGTCCGCCTGGGTAGTAACTGTATCCGCCATTGACATTTATGTAGACCTGTCGACCGTTATATGTCGTTTCTCTGGGTCCAGAGTACGTTTTGTAACGATAATTCGTGTTCGTACTAGAATTCGTACTAGGCCGCGAAGAACCACTTGGTGTGGTTACCGGCGGCGGTGATTGATTCATAGCACCACCTGACTTCATTTTGCTGGAGTTCGATGAACTAGAACCAGAATTGACACCAGACCCCATGGTTCCACCAGACCGCATTTTGCTAGATGACCCGGATGAACTAGAACCAGAACTGATTCCAGACCCCATGGTTCCACCAGACCGCATTTGGCTAGAAGAACTTGGTGCCTGATATGTCTGTTGAGGTGGAGAGTAGCTTCTTCGAGAATAGCTGCTACTGCTACTGCTACTGCTACTGCGTCGTTGTGCAAAACCTTCTGCGCTCAATCCTGTTAAAAACAGAACTAGCGCGAAAAGCCAGATGTATTTTGCGATGTTTTTCATTGTTTTTGCTTCCGTTAAATCAAGACCACATTTTCAAATTCAGCAATACCAAACTGTTCGCCAGTTTTGTACTTAAACCAAATTGACACGTTGTCGTTGATTGCGTCAATGCTTGCGTAAACGCGAGCTACGTCGTCGGTGATTTCTAGACCATCCATGAACACTTGCGTGTCAAGGAAGTTCATTTCTGGGTCATCACACACAACTCGAATGTTGCGATTGTTGACCTGAAATTCGATACCGCCGGGGAAGAGTGCGCCACGAGTAAGTTCATCAAGATTGTCTTGATTTGCATTGGCCGAAAAATAATCGACCCATCCTTCCAAGTTTCCACCTTCGTCTACCCCAGCCTCGCCTTCGTCAGTGTTGTAGATGCGCAAATCCAGAAAGATGCGCCTGCAACTAAGTGGCTGATTGTTGTTGAACACGTTGGTGTTATCCCAAGTGCCATCTGTCATGAATAGAATGTTGTTAGCCATGATTTTCTTTTATGTTAACATGAGTTAATTGCAAGACCAGCCGTCTGGAGCATCATTAAAGTCTAAATCAAAGTACAAAGCCAGAATCATGCGGTTCAAGCCAAATGAATACCCTCCAAGCATCTCTTTGATGTCTTTATTTTTTAGTGACGCAAACCTCTCTCGAATGTGACTTGTGTCTCTATCCACGTATTGAGACCATTCATCAAAGAATTGAAGCAATACACTCATTGGCGGCACCGCTTTGCGCATTGTGTATTCTGTGTTGATTTTAGCAGACCATTGATTGAGAACTTTATCTGCCATCCACCTTCGGTGGTCTGCAATTGTGCTTTCTGGGTCTTGAGTCCAAATGAGTTTTTGACCCAAACTAAGTGGTTCAAAGTACACCCGCTCATCGTTGCCAACACGCAACGCAATTACCTCTACGTTTATTTTGGAACCATGCTTAACTAATGTTTGGCAGAATTCTTGGATGTTGGTGAATTTGATATGTGACCACGCGCCCAATGACATGCCATCAATCTTCATTGCCTCTGTAACAATGGCAAGCGCATCCATGTCATCCATTTTGTAGCGGAACGCGATAAAATCCACATTGTCTCCATCGGATAGTTGCATAAGCGCAAATGCTGTAGCACAGTCCATGCGATTAGCGTAACTATTTTCACAATTCTGCAATGTGTTTTTTGCCCAATCTTGAACTGACACTTTCAATCCTTTAGGATATGCTTTAGGTTTTCGTTCGTTCTTGCTTTTAGTTACTGTCATGATTGTTATTATGGCACATAAAAAAGGCCGATTACAATACAATCGGCCTTTTTTATTGATTGGTTATTTTGCTGAGATTCTTGCCTCGAGTTCCGCAAGTTCACCTTCAACAGTAGAAGTGTTGTTTCCGGTTGTCACTGCGGCCGGAGAAGCAATGCCAAGCCTCTGCTCTAGGGCGCGTAGGTCGCTTTCTGCCTCTGTGTCAACAGCATATTGCTCCAACTGCATAACCTTGCCGGCGATAGACTCGCCAAACATTTCTTGTCTTGCCGCCGCTTCGCTTTGTGCGTCTTTGATTTTAGCCTCCGCTGCACCAAACCCTTCCAGCTCGTTCTCAAACGTAAGACCCTCAAGAGCCTTGGTAATAGAGTTTTGGATTTGTGCAGTCTTCCATTGTGCCTTGAGCGCCAAGGCCTCTGCGGTTTTCTTTCGAACTTCTCCCTCTTGGGTCTTGATGGCTTGTTTCACTTGTTCAACGGTTTTGTTTGCCGTTTCAAGCGATGCACGCAGACTCTCGAGATTGGACTCCCAGCGTCGTTTTTCCGCCATGAATGTCAATGCCAATTCGCGGTTTCCTTGCTTGAGGGCAAGTTCTGCCTTTTGTTCGCAGTTTGCGGCGTTGGTTTCAACCTCGCGCACCGTCATCTCAAGCCTATTCTTGGCCGCAAGTGCTTCAACTGCTCGTTCTCGGTTTCTGCTAAGAACTTCTTGCATGTCGCGCTTGGCCTGGTCGAGCATCATTTCTGGGTCTTCGACTGTAGTCATGAACTTGTTGAAAAATGCTTTGAGTAGGTTAATGAATCTTTTCCACATTAGCTTTTATCTCCGGTTTCTTGAGCCTGAAGTTCTTCTTCAGCTTCTTGGAAGAACTGTGCCGTTGAATCAATTCCAATCTTAGAATCGCGCAGTCGTTTGCTGGTGCCTGCGGACATCATGGCGAATGTTTCATTAAAGTTCGCGGCACTCTTGGCGTATGCTCGAGTATTCCCGCTGGCAATATTGAGTCCGGCGGCGGCCCGAGCTGCTTGCCATTTGTCCTGGTCTGCACCAAGATATAGGAAAGTCCATCCGTTGTTTGTGAGTTCTTTGATTGCATCTGCAATCTCATCCTTCGTGTGCTTTTGTGATGCGTTTTCTTCTCCGTCTGTAAAGATGGCGAAAGTTACAGTAACCTCTTCTGGTTCACCTAAAGTGCCTGCAACTACATCATCAAGGGCATTTGGTGCTTTATTTACAGCGCATTTGCACTCTTCAATCGCTTTACCAACTGCATCCAGCAATGCTGTGCTTCCGCGAGTGAAGTATACATTCTTGGTTAGTGGCTCAAGATTCTGTACTGGTCGAGAGGCATATAATACCTCGATTACGTCGTCAAACAATACCAGTGTGACATTTGTGTCAACACCTTCTGCTGCCGAGTCTTTGGCGATGTTTGTAATATAGGTGTTGAAGCCGCCAATGACATCGTCTATTTGACCACTCATTGAACCGCTGCGGTCTAAAACCGCCACCACTTCATGTCTTTGTTTCATATGGATTTTCACCAAACAGTCACTATTATATCACACATTGGGCTTTGTGCGCAAGAGTGAGTCGTTGGATTTTGCAATTGCATCAGCAAGCTCTACCACGCTTCCGTGCCTGCGCTCGGTAGCATACATGTGCTTTAAGTTGTTTATGAGTTCGATTGTATATTCAGCCGGCGTTTCTTGAATTAGTCGCTTATAAACACGCGTATCTGGCAGTCTAACTTCTGTTTTCAGATTGACTGGCGTAATCCAGTTGGCTGCAAGATTTATTTCAGAATATCTGTTTATCGAATCCCAATCTTGGATTTCGTATTCTTCTGGCAGTAGGTATTCCCGTCCACCAAGCCAGATTGACACCGCTCTGTGGTGCCCGTCATGCAAGTACAGACCACCATCTGGGAATCTACTGATGCGTACCAACGGAAATACACTGTCCTCTGGGTGGAATTCTGGGACATTTTCAATTGTGAATACACCGCCATTCCGCACGTGCTCGGTCATTCTTTTGACCTGAGACATGCTTCTGACCCAAGATTGAGTAATTTGAAGTGTAATAAGATTGATAGGCATACGTTTATATAATACCACATTATGGTGCATCGGTATAATGTGACACAGAGGTAACATGAAAAAGTTAATTTTAGCCCTTGGACTTGTCGCCATTTCGGCAATCGGACTTGCTCAATCAGGTGGCAAAGTAGTTCGTCGTATTCAAATCAGACACGCAGACCCGCAACTGATTTTTATGCTGTTATCTGGAACAACCAATTTCCAAACACCACCAGAAATGTCTACGATTTGGTTTGGTCTCGGAGGCAATGGTGGCTTCGGTAATGGTGGCTTCGGCGGTGGCAGCAACGGCTTCGGAGGCAATGGTGGATTTGGGGGCTTTGGCGGGGGCAACTTCGGTGGTAACAACGCCAGCGGCGGCCGACGGGGCAACTAGTGCCCAGGCATTTTGCTTCCCTTTTTTGAATTACAAGTCAAGCACATAGTTTGACTGTTTGACATATCATTACTACCGCCGAGACTTTTTGGCATAATGTGGTCGCGTGTCAGGAGTTTGTCATCTTCTGTGAACAACTCTAATGACGCGCGACCCTTTGCGTGTGGGTTGCGAAGCAGAAGGAAATAAGCACCACTGGCATGGCATGACGCACAGGTTGTACTTTGCTTGAATGTCAAGAGCTTCTTGCTGGCAATTGAAACATATATGGTTCCAAAATCTGTTTCAATTGTAGCCTTGAGTCCGTAATTACCATTATCTTCTGATGGAACCATGTCAAGAATTTCATTGACAGTGAACCTAGCCAAGACTTCATGCTTTGGAAAACACCGTACTACATCCACCAATATTGGAATTAGGTGAAAACGTTTAGTAGACCTTCCTTCGAGTTTGGGGGATTTGCTTTTGCGCTTCACTTCAGGCTATTCACAGGACATTGCGACGTCTTCCATTATCGCATCTAGTTTGTTTTGTGTTGTTGGCAATTTGGTCTCGCCATCCACCTGAGACATGATTAATAGTTTACCGGATGGAGAAACCGTATTTGTGAACTTGGTGATGTGTTTCATTCTAAGACTGTGATATGAGGTGTCCACGATTATAGCATCATAATCCTCTCCAACATGATATGCACTCAACGTATGAAATTTCACTTCTGATTTTGTTTCACCAAATCCAATTTGTACGTGTCCATCTACAATTTGATATGTTCGCTCAGGCCTGCACTTTGAAAAGTTTTTGGCAAGCGTCGCGGCCAGTGTTTTTGAATGTGCAACCGCATTACCATCATCGGCAATATAAAGGCACTTAATGTTGGGCTTCCAATATGCACTAACAAGCGCATATGTAATACCAACTGTGGTCTGACCCTCTCTTTTATGAAAAAAGAAAAATGCCAGGTCTCTGTTGTCTTCTGCGAATACATTTGCTTGGTCTTCTGTAAACTTGTATCCTGCGATGCTTTCAGCAAGCTCTAGTTTTTGCTCCCATACATCCATATGGTATTATGCACTTTGAGTATATGTTTGACGAGATAAATTGTGCCCTTTGCGGCCGCTCAGTTTCTGTGGTAACCAATCATCATCTGGTACCACAATCAATTGGCAAGCGCAAGGGAATTAAACCTAGTGATTTACCACAGGTCGACTTGTGTATCATGTGCCACAAACAATTGCACGCGCTGTTTTCAAATACCGAATTGGCTCAGTATTTGAGTGATATACAATTGCTTCTAGAACATGAAAAAATTCAATCTTATCTTCGGTTTATTCGCAAACACCCAGGACACACCGTGTTTAAGGCTAAGAGAGGCGACGAACGGAAGAAGCGAAAATAAGTTCGTTAGCATTTGAAATGTAGTGGTCCCATGTAATTGCATCTAGTTCAGCAGCTTCTTTAATAATGATTCTGCTGGCTTTGTCTGAATCGCATTTACGAATTTGCATTATGCGACGCAACAATTCGTCATAATTTGGTGCTGACACTATAATTACAGTATCTCCATCTCGTCTGACTGCATTTACCGCATAGACCGGCACTTCTGCAAATTCTGCAAATTCTGCAAAATTTCTGAACTCATCAGAAACTGCTTTGCACACTTTTTCAAGCATATCTGGCGTGATAGCCAGTAGCTTTCTGGCTATAGACGGGTGCTCTAGATATTCACTTGGCACAATGTCTGCAATGCTTTGTTTGCCTTTGTCGGCTTCTATGTACAGGGGGAACCAATCATCCCATCTAACGAACATTTGACCGGACGATTCCAACATGGTGGTTTTACCAGCATGTAAAACACCTGTGACGATTTTCATACGGTATTATGCCTTGCCTTTCAATTTATATCGACCTTTTTCAACATTTCCCCATCGAAGATGGATTTCATTAAACTTAACATCTTTGGGCGTAAAATCAATGTGTGGCAACACGTCTGAGCCCCTGGTTCCGCTTTGTGTAAACCCGATGGTGATGTGTGGAGTAAAACCATGCTCTTCATTGACTGGTAGGCCTATGTTTTTAAGTCTTGTAGTCAAGTCTGATTGAAATTTAGGTAGGCCTGGACCATCGAAGGAGTAGTAAATAGGATTTCTCGCGGAAGTGTCTTCGTGATTGCCGTCAGGTGTAAATACACCCAAGCCTCCAATTTTTCCATCAATCCCCGCATATTCTGAGGTGATTTGCTCCAAACACGCTTTTACCAAGTCAATTTTTGATTCTAACTTGTCGGCGTCGTTAAGCAAAACCAGGGTCATGTGCATGTCTTCTGGTGGAGACAAGTCGATTTCTATTTCGTTTGGTAGTTCTTTTGGTTTGACGACCATTTCCCTTGCCAAAGACTTTGGTAAATAGAAAGCAATCATTACATTATCGTATGATTTCTTCTTGGAAAGGCGATACCACATACATACTTTATACATATAGGTCAGTTAGCCACACCTGTCCAATAATACACTATGTTTGGTTTGTGCGAGTATCTGATGCAACAGGCGCAATCCCTTGATTCTCAAGGCCGCTATGCTATTGCAGATATCATAGACCGCCTGGCGCAATCGACATCAGAAAACTATCCGGTACTCTATCATGGAACAATGGAGGATTATGCCCCGGAAGATGTTCAGACCGACCAAAACATGCAAGGTCTATACATGACCACAAGCAAAAAGGGCGCCGGAGACTATGGTGATGTACGGACTTACAGACTAAAGCCAGATGTAAAAATTCTTGATTTGTCAGATGGCGAAGAACTATGGCAATGGATGATTGAGCAGGGGATTTTGGATGAAGAAGACATTGAAGATGTTGACCTGCACAGCTATGTAGTGGGCGGTCAGGTTTATCAATATGACCTTTCCAGTAGGACTTATTACGCAGACGATATTGTTAAAACAGCCAGGTATCTTGGATACGATGTAGTCAAGATGCCAGATTATCCTTTGGGTGATGACCATACTGCGTGGGTGGCCACACACAAAGACGCCATACAACCAGAGAGACTGTCGTACAGGCAGGCAAGTCCCACCGGAAGTGGTGAGTATTGGATAGGCGAAGACGGCAATGCAATATACGCAGACGGTGATGTGGGCGACTACAATCATGCAATGATTGCAGAGCAAGAAATACTGAACAGGCTTGGCTATGATTCATATTACGATGAACCCGTGGCATCTCTAGATGACGCCCAAAACCGATTTTCACGCTCTTTAGACAGTGCTAAAAGCTGGAACCCATATGACGAGTCAGACCTTGGCGAGTACTTTGAAATGCTTATGGAAAAGTATGGCGAAGATGACTGGAAGGACTATGCTGAATTAGAAGAATATCTATTTTGGAAAGCGAACAGGCACACGACAGACGAACAAGAACTAACAAATCGCAAAAAAGAATTTGACCACCATTGGTCTGGAATGAAAGACCCAACCCTTCATGCAGTTCAGCACTTTGGGTGGCACAGGGTGAAGCCGTCTGGCAATATACCTGGAATTAGTGTTGAGACATGGGAACTTACACCGGCTACCGTCGAGACAATTGCAAGAGGCTTGTATGATGCGTATGACGAAATGGCCGAAGTACAAAGATATAACATAGATGTGCGTTCTACAGGAGACTATTTGACCAACGTTCCGTTTAGTGAAATAGAAGACGGTACAGTTGTATATCGACTGAAGAAACAACCATCCGCAACACCTATGCAAAAATCTCTCGATAATGTGGATTTGTCCAATCAAATGGCACAACATGCACCAGTGTCAGACGCAAGATACAAAAGCGGTCTTGAGACAGCATATCCTGATAACGATAAAATCAAGGAACTTTATCGCTATCAGGGCGCGACCGACAACACAGAGTTAATTAGGCACTCAAGTTCGGCATACTCTTGGTATGCGCCTACTGCGCAGATTTAAGCGTATACACATTCATGTAGTCGTGAATACCAGGCCACACAGGGATGCTGATGGTTTTGACACACTCCAGCCGCTCTTCAATCAAGTTGTGGAACTCGTCATCGCCAGTGCATCCACCATGCCCCTCACCAACATAGATGAGCGTTTTCCCACCGTGCTTTAGATAGGTTTCTAGGCAATCGTGCGCCATTGGCGAATCATACGGCGGCCAACACAAGAACAAAGTTTTATCGCTGTGAAGTTCGGCAACTTCGACTCCGCCTTGAAATACTTGGGTGTATGCAGGAGCATAATCGCTCTTGGTCATGTATAGTTTGACCATTCCTTGGTCATTTACACATGAGTCATAAGGAATGATTTCGCCACCGGCATCTTGCACTAGCTTAGCCCAGTATCCAAGACCACAGCCGATTTCAACCACCGGTCCGTAATGAACCAGTGCGTCGATTGCCTCTTGACTTGGCACTGCAAATGAGTACTCTTTGAGGCATTTGTCACGAGCCTGAAACACATTCGCAAATGTGTCGAAATTCCCCAGAACATTTGTATAGTGCTCTTCACCATACGTGGGTAGCACGCTGCCAACGGTAGCCATGTACTTTTCTAAATATGGGTTCCAGAATTTAGTCAACACATGGTTATTGTAGCATATACTGGTGCTGATTAGTCAAGTCAATAAATACAATTCATAGCAACTTGCTCTCTCTCATTGAACCTGTGGTGAGGATTACATACTCTGTGTTCTCGCGCAACTCGTCAATATTGAATGCTCCGCTATAGCTTAGACCACTGGCGATTCCGCCAAGAATTTCTGCAAGCAGTTCAGACGTATCACCCTTATACGGCAAAAGCCTGTCAATGCCCTCAGCCGCAATACCTCTGCGTTTTCCAGTATCCTTGTGACGCTCTTGTGCTGTATATGAGCTCATTCCGTAGTATTCTTTGAATTGCCCTTCTGGCAACTCGAGCAACGCACCAGGTGTGCTACTCGTGGCAGCAAGCATAGAACCAAGACACACGGCATTCGCACCAAAAGCAAGTGCTTTTACGATGTCTCCAGATGTCCTTAAACCACCGTCCGCGATGATGGGCACACCGGATTGCCTCGATGCGTCTGCGCAGTCAATAACACTGGCCAATGTTGGCATGCCGTGACCAGTGACCATTCGAGTCGTGCATGCGCTTCCACCGCCAATACCAACCCGCACTGCATCCGCACCAGCATCAACCATGCGCAGGAAACCATGCCTGGTTGCAATGTTGCCGGCAATAACATCTAAGTGTGGGTATTTGGTTTTGACCTCGGTAATCGTATTGCAAACACTGTCGCTGTCTCCGTGTGCAATGTCAATGATAACACCAGCAAGATGTTCATGGTCTAACCATCCACCATTGATTTCCTCTCCTTTGACACCGATGCTTGCAATACCCCTTACCTGAGTAAATACATCACGCTTAAAGCATTTTTGAACAAACAGTTTCATTTGTTCTTGGTATTTTTCTGTGCTCATGAAGCGATGCATGAACCCGTAACTACCAGACTCCCACATATCACACATCATGTCTGACTCAGTGATGGTCGACATATTGGTTGAAACAACTGGGTGCTTGATTTTGATGTTTCTAGTGAGTTGGGTTTCTAGCGTTGGGGCCGTCCGACTTGGCACATTGCTGTGTTGTGGAACCAACAGGACATCATCAAATGACAAAACGGAATTCTGATACAATGTTGGACTATTCATGCCAACTTGATTATGCCAAAAACCGCCCACTTAAAATAATGTTTCTTGAAAACAGAATGTGTAGTTCTAAAATGGTACCCGCACCGGGATTTGAACCCGGAAGACTCCCTAATCTGGGGACAATGCACGTTATAAGCGTGGTGTTTTACCGTTAAACTATACGGGCGTTTGAATTAAGATTGTGGGCCCTGTGGGATTCGAACCCACGCTCTAGCGGTTATGAGCCGCTTGCTTTAGGCCGACTAAGCTAAAGGCCCTCAATCTTTTTAGCAAAACTTTTAGGAGAGTGTGGGATTTGAACCCACGGGACATTGCTGCCCACCAGTTTTCAAGACTGACCCGATAAACCGCTCCGGCAACTCTCCGTGTAGTCCTGGGCACCGAAGTGCCCAGATAATTTAGTTCTTCGGCTTGTCCAACGCATCCAGACTCAGGACAAGGACATCGCCCTCTCGAGTGTAATCGAGGTGATACGTTCCTTTGGCAAGAGGGGTGCCGCGCAAATCGCACATTAACTCGGTGAAATTCACCGAGCGACTAACTGTGCTGTCGAGCGCAAGCCGCTTGCCGAGCTTAACTCGGTTTGCGTTTGGTTTCTGGTGGAATGACAGGCCAATGGCGTTGCGACTCTTGTCAACGCGAATCCTGGTGTGAGTTGCAAGGCGGTTTAGACCAAGCTCTTGACCAAGAACGTTGTTGATAAGCAGTGTGGCAACATTGCCAGATGACGAAATTGTCGCACGAGGCCGCTTACTACGCTTGTCGTTGCGACTTGGTTTGTAGTTTTCCCAAGCCATGAGTTTCATCTTACCACACGGTTGGCGAACTTTGCAAGCCCTACTCTTCTTCGGATAAACCACTAGGTCGCTTGCTACGCTTTCTCAGCACGCTACCAAGTTCGCCCCATAGATTTCGCGCTTGCTCTTCTGATACCTCTACAATATGATGCCCAACCAGTATTTGTATGGTTCCCCTGTTGGAACTACTGTGGTCTCGCACAATGGGGTCTGCGTGGTATGTACCGCGAAACATGTTTAATAGCCTTTTGATAAACATAATGCGTTTATACAGCTTATTCTATATTATAGCATAAATTGGAGGTCGTACAGGGAATCAAACCCTGCTTTCGGCGTTACGAGTGCCGTGCATCGTCACAATGCTTTACGACCGAAATTGGAGCCGACACTGGGAATTGAACCCAGACTGGATTTCTCCACCTGCTTACCAAGCAGGCTCCGTGACCACTAGGATAATGTCGGCATGAATTCTGGGGCTCCTGCTTTGGTTGTAGCAACTCCCTTAGCAGTACGGTTACTCGGAGTTGCTATTCATCCTTTCCCATACTAACCCCAGAAACTTAGAGGACTGAGTACTTTGAAGTACTTAGTTATGTGCCATTTGAGGTACTTTGGTCAATCTTTCAAAATCAGTCCTGTCTTTGTTGGCATAGATTTTCCAAATGGCTAGGTCAAGTTCTGCAGAATCAACACCAATTTCATCTGCATAATCCAAATAGATTTTTTCTAGGCGATTGTATTCTTTTTTGCTTCCTGGGGTTGATGTCGGAATATTTGACTCTCCCAAATAATCGCGCATAAACTTAAGCAAATGGGTGTCAATGACACCAAAACGCACATTAGGCCTAGTGCAAGTTAAAAAGAAACGAGAGGTTTTAGGACCAATACCATGAATCGACTCCAAATCATCGACCGTGCAATTGAAAAGGTCAACACCACTTGAAATTAAAGCACGGAAACAATGCGCAAGCCTGTTGTATTGTCCTAGGCGCGACTCCATCAGTTTTTCAAACAAAGCACCTTCAGAATCCATTGTGCGGATTTTGTCAAAAGGGGATGCGCCAACTTTTCCTTTGCTTAAAAAAGAATCAAGAAGCCGCACTTGCACACTTGCTTTTTTCCCCGCAGCAACAATACAGAAAAGAAGAAAGCACTCTAACTCTTCTTTGGTTCTGTCGAAAATAATTGTATTGTTAGGGTCTGGAAATCTCACATGTGGAAGTATACCACATGTGAAAAAATGGCGACCTGTACGGGATTCGAACCCGTCTGATGTCTACCGTGACAGGGTAGTGGGAACAACCAAGCTCCCCCCACAGGCCATAAATTGGAGCACCAGGTGGGACTCGAACCCACTACCTCCACATTACCAATGTGGCGTTCATCCATATGAACTTCAAGTGCATAAATTGGAGCACGCGACAGGATTCAAACCTGCTACATCCGCATTACAAGTGCGGCGTTCAATCTCATGAACTTCGCGTGCAAAAATCTGGAGCTGGCGACAGGATTCGAACCTGCGATGTGGAATCCCTGTTTACAAAACAGGTGCAATCGACCTCTATGCAACGCCAGCGTATCTGTATTATACCTTAAAAACTTGGCCCCCTCGACAGGAATCGAACCCGTATCATGGGTGTAGAAAACCCAGGCCTTGTCCATTAGACCACGAGGGGAGAATGCATGCCCTGTATGGAATTTAATCCATTCTCCTAGTTTACAGCCAGGTATTGCTCTTCTATACTTACATGGTGCGCGGTACCACACAGTCCATGCTTTCTGTCCGACTCGGTCAACTGACAGGACATAAGCTATTATACCACAGCCTTTGAGCCGGATGCAACCACACTTAAATCTGGCCCCTCGAGCGGGATTCGAACCCACATTTTCAGTTCCATTACGCTGGACGGTTTAGAAGACCGCGACGACTACCGAGGGATATGTTGATGAATGGCATTGTGCAGAACAGTGTCTGTATACTGAATTGGTATATTTGGCATATTTGATTTGAACGCCTTGGCCTTTTCTTCAATTGAAATTAAGTAATCAGCAGTCAATCCAATCTCAATACATTGCTCAACCTCTTGTGGTTCAATGTACCTAAAACCACATTGAGTTCCGTTGAGATAATATGACTTATCATCACGCAGCCCAAGTGCAAAATTTTCTGGAATGGCATACCATTCAGGTGCAATTGATAAATCTTTGTTGAGTCCGTGCCTGGATTGCCCTGATTCTGTCAATTCAATTAGGCACAATTTCAGTTTTGAGTCCAGTGTTAGCGGAACTTCGAGGACTTCAAATAGAGACCATGTTATTTTATTGAGTTGATGCACTGGCAATGAGTTAACTTGGATTTTGATTAATTCACTCATTTTGAAACGTCTCATCTAGCTTGGTAGAAACTTTGACAACGAAATCTTGAATGTCTTCCTTGAGCAATCCAAGTACATCAGCGACTGGTTGCTCAGCCGCTTTCCCGCGCAATCTGTTCATCAAAGAACTTGTGATGTCAACTGTCATGCCAACTGCGTGAAGATTTGGGTGGTTCTCGATACTCATGTTGTTAGTTTACCTTAATTCTTGGCCCCCTCGATGGGATTCGAACCCATACCCTGTCGTTTAGGAAACGACCGCACATCCCTTGCGCTTCGAGGGGATTTGATATGATTTGACAGGTGAGCGTACCCGAGATTCTGCTCTATGTCTTGATTTATCTATTGGCCTCTAACCCGACCATCATAGCGTCGCTCACCCGCTAGGTCTGTTTGAGTTGCAGTCTCAGTAGTGCAAGCGACGAATCTCCTACCTTAAGCGACACTGTCTCGAGGTTTCTCTCCGCGCCTCTTTCGAGATTGGAGCCAAGACTTCTCTGCCTGTCAAATCTATTATTACACAACATCTGTGTTATTGTCAACTATTGGCACATGTTTGATATGTGGATATCGTTGACCGTATGTAACACGCACGTGGCACTCATCGCATTCATGCGGGAATTGCGGCGGGTGTGTTAAAAATGCTTGGCCAGTAGGTATCATCTTGCCTTTGCCGCACACATCGCACTGCATATCTATTTGAATTGTCATCATTGGTGTTTTGATTTCCATATTCTTCACCTACTTTACATGGTTCGCACGACAGGATTTGAATTTACATCGACCAAATATAGTCTTTAGCATATGTAAAATTAGGTGCGGTATTTTTGGCATCAGAGAGCCTGATTGAAGCCTTGCCTTTGCCAGACCAAATTTCAACTGGAACCCATAATACTTCATTGATTTTTGGAACAAAAACAAGAAATACATCAATTTGATTTTTAGTATATCCCTTGCGGATTGTTTTTCCGTTTTTGCTTCTTCCACTCCAACTAGATAGATTTACCACAACACTTCCTTGTGTTCTTTTGTTTGGTTTTCCATCGGCATATTTGACTTGACACCTATACATTTGACCATTTTTATCAATAATACAATCATATAGGCAACCTTCAATTGTTGGCTTGCTCAGAATGCAGTTGGTTGTAATTGCCCGCTGCTCTGCTGCAAGCATGGCTAAATGACCCTTTTGAGATGTGGATAACATTTCAATGTTATACAGCGAGTTTCCAAGCTATAGCCACTCAATTTCAAATTGGTCTCCCCTGTGCGACTCAAACGCACGACCTTCGGCTTCGCGGACCGATGTTCTATTCAACTGAACTAAGGGGAGAATATTTTACCCTAAAAACCAATCCGCAAGACCAGCTTGCTCTTTGGGTCTCCATTTTGTCGCCATTTCAGGAGTGGTTAGTATGGCATTAACGTATTGGTACCCACATGACATACATTCCCAAAATTCAGGATAGCGGTCAATTAAATCCGGGCAACCACACTCTATGCATGTTGGCACTGTGAATTTGTCGTGATTGCCTATTTCAAAGTTTGGAAACAGTGCTCCTTTTCTTTGCGACAATACAATCTCACTACAAGGATTAAGTTCGTATATCATTGTGTCTTTGCCAAAGAAAATTTCGCCCACACTCATCTACATATCCACAATTGTATCTAATACAGAAGTCTTGTCTTTTACTTGAGGGTCTAATCTTGAGAATATCTTTTCTTGACCAAGTTCTGTGAGCCTGAATATTTGCACTGTCCATTGTTCAGACGATTGGCACAATCCTTCATATTTATCTTCGTAGATGATGTCGTTGTCTAGACCCCATTGAATGCTTTCTCTCAGAAATCTGTTTCGACCAACATGACCATCGAATACGATGTAGTCTGCCTTTCCATCTCGAAACGCTCTTGTGAATGAGTCAAGATATTCTTTTTCAGTAAACTTCTGTTCCATTTAAGAACTATACCCGATTGCGCCATTTGTTCAGCGCATCAATAGCATTAATAACGTCTTCTGAGAGTTCAGTAGCAGTTTTGGCCTCAAGTTCTTTGATTCTTGCGATAAGTCTTGGCACTAGATTGACCGAAGCTACTGCAAGTTCGGCATTGGCTTTTGCGTTGTGGTTGTCGCCCAGAAACGTTGCCATGCATTCTTCGTAGTAAAAATTGCATTCTGGATTTCCATAACGCTCTTGCAAGTCATATGGTCCGATTTCCATGTAATCACAGTCATATTCATCTTGGCTTAATTCATTACAGAACCATGGCAATTCTGTTGCGCCCCTGATTGCTTCGTATTGCTCTATGGCTGTTGCCAAGTCAACTTCTTGTTCTTCCAGAAAATCTTCCATAGTTTATTATGACAGATAGCAGCGCAATGCCATCTGCGGAGGAGCTTACTATGAATAGGTCTGTTATTTGCCGTTGCGCCGGCATTCGCGTTCACCGCTCATTCGTTGATTATCTGACACAATCACCGGAATAGTAATTGGCCAAATAAGACCGCAAAAACCAACCTCGGCAAGTAACAACCATCTGGGTTGCACCCCTCTTGCAAGTTCTGTTTTGCCTGTGTCAGAAGCCGTATACCATACGTATATTGCCACTATTTGTGCAACCAGAAGATAAAGCATTATCCATATTGACATATGAATAGTGTACCATAAATTTGGAGCGCATGACAGGAATCGAACCTGCATTTTCATCCCTTAACTTATCTAGTTTCGAAGACTAGTGGTATACATGCGCGTGAATTGTGACCTGGAGGCCGGAACGGGACTCTAACCCGCATTCTTCTCGTTTGCAGCGAGATGCTTGGACTTTTAGCTATCCGGCCTTCAGGTCGACACCAAGTACGTATTGTGAGTTGATAACACTCATTCCAACTTGGATTGGTTCAACGGGAAACTGTTTGGTTGCGATAACACCCAAAAACATTGGGGATGGCAGGAAATATGCTTTGTCTTTTGGACACAAATCTGTTTCGTGTACTTCTAGCGACGGCAGTTCCTTTGCATTGTCTGGGTGAACCACCACTTGTGTACAAATTAGTTCCATATCTGAAAAGCGTGAATCAACATCGAGCATTATATTGATGTCATCTATTGACTCGCCTTTAATGGTTTCTTTCTCTGGTCTCATACTTGTGCTCTTTTCAAGCATGTCCATCAGAACTTGGTCCCAATCTATGTCGTTTTTGGTCAATGGGATGACCATTTCTTCTTGACCAGCAGACATAACTATCTTGCCTGTCATTGGACTGTATATGATTGAGATTGCCTGGTCTTGTGTTTCGTATCGCGCTAAATTGTCAAGCGGAAGTTCATCCCGCATCAATACCTTGTTGCATAATTCCATGCGGTATTATGTCGAAAAATCTGGAGCTCCGAGTCAGAGTCGAACTGACGAATGAGGCTTTTGCAGAACCTTCCCTTGGCCGCTTGGGTACCGGAGCATAGTAAGCCGGAGCTTTATACCCCGGCTAGGTCGCGTTCCTCTTCAATGAGGTTTTGTGCCTCATCGTGAGAAATATCAATTGCTTGAACGATAAATCGCTCAATGTGGTTGTACGGCAACCACCTGCCTGTTTCTGCGTCGAAGACTCGAGGCACGCCGCCCTCTTCTGGGATGCGAAGCACTGAACCCTCGAGCTCGAAGTAACTTGTGTTCTTCATGCTGTGCCTCCTATGCAATGTTAGTATACCACGATTTTGGTATGTTTTGGAGCGGGGTACGAGACTCGAACTCGTCTCTTCAGATTGGAAATCTGAGGCCCGAACCTCTAGACCAACCCCGCCTGTGTTGCGCATTGATATTGCGCAATCTATTAGACGTTATACAACGTCAAAAAGTTCCATGTTAGTCAAGTTTGTAGACTGGTTACTAGTCGCTACTCTATCGCAGATTGTGTCCACGGGTGGGATTCGAACCCACGCTCTCTTTTGAGTTGATGAACCACATCGGTCGTACCAACATGAAATCTGGCCCCGCAGATGGAGTCGAACCACCCACTCGTACAAGCGATATCTCCTCAACAAGCGTTCAAGTGTGTCTTACTCAACAGCACGATGTACGTCATACTACCTTTGATAGCACTATCCAGCTTGCATCCCAGAATGCGGGGGTAAATTGGTCCTCCTGACCGGACTTGAACCGGCTACTTCCTGACAGACAATCAGGTGCTTCGACTCTTGAGCTTCAGAAGGATAAATTGGCTACGCGGGCTTGATTATCTTGAGAGCTCTTTCCAAGTAAAAATCATATCGCCCTTCTTGTGAAACAATTGGTGCGCCTGGAGTGATGCCTGCGCATCCTTCCACATACACCCTGGCCTTATCATTGACATTATTGTGTGCCAAGTAGAAAAAGTCTTTGCTGGCTGGTCTTTCACCAATGCTGTACCATCCAAACTGCATTCCAGTAACATGAGTTCGGCAACAGTTTCGGAACGAGAACATAGCTCCTGGGGTGAACAGTCCGCTTTTTGCTCCAGTATACGGCATGAAGTCGTCAACTATCATGTCGGTGATACTGGCTGGTACGACAGTTGCCTGATATCCCCTTGAACTGCCATGCGAGAATAGAGACCCGCCGATTTCGTGTCTTCCGCCGTGAGCGTAAAATGGGAATCCTCCATCAACTCTAAATATCAAATTGACATAGGAGGTTCCAAAATTCACCACGTACATGCCGCTACTGCCGCTATTTGGCAATTTGTCTGTTCCAAAAACATTGATGCCTATGAGACAGCCACTTGCATTGCAACTGTCCATTTTGTTTGCAAGAGTGTTTCCGCCTACGAATTGGTATCCAATATGACCTCTGTCAATTATGTCAGTGGTAATGAGTTTGTAGTCACCACCACCAATAGTATCACTATACGCTTCGCACTTAGTTAATTCTATACTAGATACATCAGCAGAGCCATTAGGCCATATTTCGTTGCTACCAACCAGGAATCCGGTGCTATTTTTACTACCGGTCATGAACTGCACTCGGCACCCCAGTAACTGCATATTGCTGGTTGATTGAACATCTGCGTCAACCCCGATTTCAAAACCTACCTGCTTATTGCCAAATGTTCGAACACAAACATCTGTGACTCTAACACGCTTAGTTCCGATAAACCTAAACGCTGAGGTTCCATCTGCGCCTCGATAATTTATCAAATTCCAAAACGGGTCTGCAACAATATTGCCCTGTAGGTAGTCACCTGGTGTTGAAGACTTGAACGTGATGGTTTTGTCTATAGTCCACTCGCGCCCAATCCACGGAATATACAGTTGTTTTCCTGTGCCTTTATTGAACTCAGCGGCAGCAGCAAGAAACTTTTCTGTGTCTGACGCACCAGGCATTTGCGATACGTCAATGATTTTAGCGGAAGTAGTGGAGTTTAGCATGCGTCATCATTAGCCGATGACTTGTTTCATGCCTGCAAAACTCAAATCTATAGGCCATATGGCAAATCTTAATCTTCGTCAACAGCCTTGGATGCCCTAATGAATCTGCGCCAAAGGCTATCAATCCTCCACGAGCCTCCGCCATGTGCGGAATCGGTCTTACGATTACGAAAATGCAATCGGTCTCTTTTGCGATTGCCGTTCTTTTTCTTGTAATTAGCCATTGTTCTTCGCTTAAAACTTGGCGCGGATGACGGGTACTGACCCCGCTATCTGTTGCGTGACAGGCAACCGGATTAACCATCTTCCTCCACCCGCGCATATGATTGGCATTATTGGTGCCGGTCAAGACCTTACTCTACATCCTCACAGAGTCTTAGACTCTGTGAGGCGCCTCTGGTTATAGAGGAACCGGCGTTTGTTGGGGCGGCAATTGCTCACCGCCCTATTCCCTATGGATTAACTTGAACAAGTTTACTATGTCCGACCGCACCAGATTATTCTAGCTTTTCCAGTTTCGCTTGGTGGCCACAAGGTTCAGCTTCTTTTGATGTGCACTTAGCCTCACGAGCTTGTTCGAAGATGATTATACCACAAGACCATTCGTTTGTCAATAGTGCTTGGGTTTTTACACCAAAAGCACATTCATATCGTTTGGGACACGGTCTCCAGTGGCATTGTAATACGCTTCTTGTGCTTTTTGTAGCACTTCGAGCCAGTGAGCATTCTCGTCATCTGGATTAAACGCTTCGCCATCATGTGCATCGAGATATTGTTCAGTATTGTCGTTCTCAATCATCAGTCTCAATGCCGCAAGAACTTCTTCGTTGATTTCGTTCATATGTTCCATCATACCTTATTCTTTAGGTCGATTTCCACTATAACCGTCTGTTACAAAGCAGTTTTCTGGTGCCTTTTCAATGAAATGCTTTGCCTTGAGCGCAGAGTAAAATTTGCGTATATCGCCTTTGTAATACTGGACACCGCCATGCTTACAGTCTCGAACGCATTTGACATAGAAAACTTTTCTATTCACACGGTTGATTTATGAGCGAATTGCGTTTTTACCTGTGAAAAATGGAGGAACGGGTGGGATTCGAACCCACGGAACGCTTTCACGTTCACTTCTTTAGCAAAGAAGCTGAATAAACCTCTCTCGCACCGTTCCGAAATCTGGAGGAGAGCAACGGAATTGAACCGTAGCCACTTGCGCGGCCGTAACGCTTTCCAGGCGTACCCCATCACCGTCAGGGATTACTCTCCATATTGGCATTATACAAATCTGGCGGAACGCAGAGTACTCGAAACTCAACCCTTTCAGGTCCCATCCCTTAGCAGGGGAGGCAGGTTCGCCTGTCCTGTTTACGCTCCATATTTGGTGGCAACTTGTGGTCTCGAGCCACAACACCGGCCCTGGGGCCGGCTGTCCGTCCTACCGGACGTCGCCAAATTCTGGCGGATAGCTGGGGAGTCGAACCCCAAAGGCCTTATCAGCTCACCTGTTTTCGAAACAGTTCCCATCACCCATTGGGTTGGCTATCCATTTGTTTCCGGGTGGCTCCCCACCCGGAGGTAATTCAGCGCACTGAACCACCAATTTCGACCGAAGGTCATAACGCTGTTCTCACGAACTGGCCTCGCGCCGCGACAGAGGAAGTCTTCAGTCCTCTGCAACTATTATACCACGGCGGAAGCAGTGGGAATCGAACCCACGAAACCTTTCAGTTCAGGCCGCTTCAAACGGCTGTCCTCGTCCGTGCCGGGCTACTTCCGCTGTGGTTTGTTGATAAATCTGGAGAGGCTAACGGGAATCGAACCCGTGTCTTAACATTGGCAATGTTATGTATTACCGCTATACGATAACCTCGTTTTTGCTCAGAGCGGAAGACGGGATTCGAACCCGCAACTTCTTGCCTGGCAGGAAAGCACTCTACCATTGAGTTACATCCGCACTGAGCATTTATTCTTCTTGTTCCATGTTTAGTTTACGACCTTCGGCTGCGCTGGTTGCAGTGTTTTTGGTTTGCCATAGACCAATTCCAATTATCGCACCTAGAATCAAGGCAAGTATCAATCCTTGTTTTATCGCACTCAACCACAGTTCCGCAGAAGACAGTTGTCCAGACCAGCTTAGTCCTGAGTGACTTCCAGGACCAATAACTGGAGCGTATTTAAGCAAGACCCATTTACCATTAACCCATAAGAATTCGTTTTCTTTGCAGCAATCACACAATTCATCTGACCACAAGTGCGCGTTACCCATTGGGCACTTTCGATATAACAGCGGTAGAACCACTGTTATCACACTTGCCATTCTGCCTGTAATCATCCCAGTGAAATTCCATATTCTGCCGGAAGAGCATTATATTCTGTCCATTCTGCAAAGCAACTTTTACACAGTGTCTTAAGCCACCCTGCTCGCCGGCAAAGTGCGCCTGGTTCGCCACAACATTCACATGTCTTTGCGGCTAACTTTTCTGCCCCTTCGATAATTTCATACACTTGGTCAAAAACATTTTCTTGTAAAGCACCAATGTAGTAACGCAATCCACCGAACTTTTCCTTGATTTGCAAGATTGTGTAATCAGGTGCCAGCTTTCTAATGTCTTTGTCAAGCTGTGCAATGATTGGATACCAACCAGCATCGCATTCAAGAAAAACATTTCTTCGACCGCCGTCCCAATGGTGTTTAAGTTGTTGCTCAAGTTGTTCTTTGGTCATTGTTTTCCTCTAAGGTGTATTGATTCCAGCAAGGCCAAGCAATCTTTCCTGCTCGGCAATTGGCAACTTCTTGAATTGCTCTGACAATGATTCCACTTTCTTTTTTCTTTTCTCTCTTTGCTCTTGTGCCTTGCGTTTCTTGTCCCACTTTTGATGTTTTTCCCACCAGTCAGCAAGAGACCGCGCATTGGCATTCTTTCCATCGTAGATGTACTTGTCTTGTTCGGCCGCAGACATGATTCTGATTGTACTGCACAGCAATGCAGTCCAGTTGTCTACTTCTGACTGATTGCCATAATACTCACTCGCGGCGGTTTTCCATGCATCAGTTTCAGCCTTAGTGGGTTTCAGTCCGATAGCAGGAAGCAAATACAAAAGATGACCAGCAACACGCTTCGACTCTGCTTGGCGTGCGTTTGGTTCGGAGTAATCTGTACGACATGGCATAACATAACCATTATAACACACTGGTTTCAAGTTGTCAAGTGCCTTTGTAAATTTGGCGCCCCAGGACGGACTCGAACCGCCGTCTCTTACGTTCGAAGCGTAAGTTTCTATCCACTGAATTACTGGGGCAAATTTTGGTGGCTCTCCCCGGACTCGAACCGGGACGCTTTGTGGGCACGATATTTTGAGTATCGCATGTACTACCAATTTCATCAGAGAGCCGAAATCTGGAGGCCGGGGTGGGACTCTAACCCACGCTCTTTCACTTTGCAGGCGAACGCCTTAACACTTGGCTACCCGGCCGGTTGTTCTTAAATTTGGTGCCGCACCTCGGAATCGAACCGAGACAAGAGGATGATTTTAAGTCATTTGCTTTTACCAGTTTAGCTACTCCAGTGCGGCATTGTTTATATGTAAGCGCAAAACTTGGTGCTCCTACTCAGATTCGAACTGAGACTTTCATAGGTTTGAGCTATGTGACTCTACCAATTGGCCTATAGGAGCATTGGTGCGGATGAGAGGACTTGAACCTCCAAGGGGTTTCCCCCACAGCCGTCTCAGGACTGCGCGTTTACCATTTCGCCACATCCGCAAAATTGGACCGGGTAAAAGGACTTGAACCTTCACGTCTTTCGACAAATGCTCCTAAGGCATTCGCGGCTACCGTTACGCCATACCCGGATTTTGGTCTCGATGACCGGATTTGAACCAGCACGCTTTGTGGGCGCTACCACCTCAAGGTAGTGCGTCTACCAATTTCGCCACATCGAGATATTTTGGTCCCCCCTGCGAGACTCGAACTCGCAATACTTTCGGTTCTGAGCCGAACGACTTTACCAATTTGCCCAAAGGGGGAAATTCTTTCACATCGGGGCAGGACAACCAGGCTAGTTGCCACTGCCCCCACACACCGCCTAAGTGTTGCCATCACTTAGGACTTTGAACTACACTATTCTATTTTCAAGGTGCCACTGTTTCAAATCACTGAAACTGTATGTATGTAAATCGTAAAAAAAGAGGACTCGCCTTTCGGTCGAGTCCTCTCTCCTCTTTCCCCTTATGGGTTGTCAGTATTTCTCTCTACTTACAACCCCGGCTTTTTGGTTTGGTCTCGACCTTTTGCTCCCTAAGACAATCTCTGAGGGTACGCAGTGACGACAAGGTACCGGATAGACTATCCGTTCCCCGTAAACCTATGGTTGTTGTCGTTGCGAAAAACATAATTTCGATTCCTATGACGCTATTATACACAAATCGTTCCGTCTCCTGCAAGGCCTCCAGACAAAAAGTCAAAAAAGTCTTGCTTCGAACCGAACAGCCCCTGTATAATGCGACATGATTATACCATGGAAAGCCAAAGTCAAGCATCCACAGATATTCAGACGCCTGATTTAGACGTTTGGTTCCAGGACCATCAAATGCCGCTTTCTATGCGGCCTCATGATTCTTGGAATCAAAATCATGGCGGCCGCACTACAAATTACCGGCGCGATTATCGTGACAGTATTACTGGAGAAGACTTTTTTGAGAACTATCTCAAAGGTATTCACGGCAAAGACAATGTGTTTCCTGTAGATAGGGAAGAGCAACGATACAACCATCGAGGCGATGTGTCTTTGAACCATGTTGGCGGACCAACAGAATTTGAAGTTAAACTTGAGCGTAAGGGTTCTGAGACAGGTCGCCACGCGATGGAATTCGGTGAATATTATTCAGACTATCATGGAAACGTCCGCGATGAACGAGCCCCTGGATGGTTTCGTTCCAGTAAAGCTGATATTATCGTTCCGGTGGTGCCAATGAGTGACGGGACTGTAATTCTGTATCCATACAGTATTAAGGCAATGCGAGATTTTTTGGCTAAGATTTCAGCAAAAGCCGCTCGTGATGGTTACAATATCAAGGATGAACATGGTCAATATGACCGCGCCTTGATTCTTGACTCATTGGAATCTCAAATTGAAAACTCGCGCCACACACTGGGTCCCATTAACACACTCCCAGGTGGTGGATACAAGCGGTCACGCAGTATTTGTGTTCCTTATGAGTTTTTGATAAAGAATCATTTGATGAAACCTTATGTTATTCACTTCGATTCTTAGGATTCATGCGATAATACAACAGGAGAACTATTATGGACCCACTTACACGACTATTTATGGAAGCATTTGGTCTGCCGTTATCTCAAACGGTCACTAATCAAATCAATTCCAACATTTTGCAAATCCCAGTCAATTTCTATGAGATGAGAAGTGGTGTAGTTATCGAACTTGCACTGCCTGGTTACTCTCGAGAAAATGTTGATGTGAGTATCAATGGACGAAGACTCAAACTCGTAGCCACGTCTCGTGTCTCCGAGGGTTTTTTGGAATCCAAGGTATATTCACATAATTTTGCTCATGTGAACCTAGACAGAGAAATTGAATTGCCTGAATTTTTAGATACTTCAGACGTTCAAGTCAGTATGAATGACGGATTGCTACGAGTCATTATTCAGAGGCGCAACGAAGAAGAATACAAGTTGAAAATCACCGAACACACAGACCAGTATCTACAAGACGAGGACGGAGCTTAAATGGACAAATTAGACATCAAAGATTATATCCCAGCAGCAATTCGCACAGAAAGCCATACATCTGGCCAGGTTTATGAAAGGGTAATGGGCAACGCCGATATGCGTGCAGAAATGAATATAGCATTCGGTATGTTTATTGAAGCCGCCCAATCTCTTGACCGCATCAAGAAATACCTTTACTACAAAAAACCAACTGAGTTTGTTGAGGCTGAGTCAAACTTAGACGCAGTGGCTAATTTTAGGGCTTTGAATGAAGACAAAATGTCTCGTTTGTTCCATGCTGTGCTTGGTATGTGTACAGAAGCCGGCGAATTGCTTGAAGCATTTGACGCCATGATGTATCGCGGCGAGAACCTTGATGTCGACAATTTGTTTGAAGAAATGGGAGACAGTATGTGGTATTTTGCAATAGGGTGCAGTTCGATGGGTTTTGACCCGAATGAACTACTCGGTCGCAATATTGCAAAGTTGAAAGCGCGTTATCCAGAAAAGTTCACAGTTGAAAACGCTTTGAATCGCGACCTGGATGCAGAGAAAGCGGCTTTGAAAGGCGTATGATTTCAGCTATGTGGCTCAACAATCATATCAAGCAGTGAACTCTTGCGACTTATCAGGATAGAAATTGCCTCTTGTAACAAAGGGTACTTGGCACGTTCAAGTACCCTTTGTAATTCTGCGATGGTCAGTGATTTGATTAGTGCGTTTTCTTCTTGCTCATTCTTTGACACATATTTGTCAATAAGCAATTCTACACCGTCATCGTCACTTAGGCAAAGCCACTGAACATCTGAATTGTGGGGTTCAACATTGGTTCTGAAATATTCTAGCCCGCCGTCAATGAAATATGTTTTGTCCCCAACTTCAAATGACACATAATCGTGTCTATGCCAAGATTTATAAATCTGACCTGTTGATGTAACCATGACGGCATTTTGAATCAGCATGCTTTATTATAGCATGGTCAAAGCCTGGTGGGCTTCATCATTATATAGCTCGTTCGCAGCGGACTCTACGGCTTGTATTTCTACAGTCGCTGACTCCCATGCATTTTTGACTTTATCTGTCGAGTTTGATGTGTAAAATACACGCAGTTTATCGTAATCAGGTGCAATCGGCCGGAGCACAACCCTGGAGTATCCACCGTCGTTTAGGTAATATTCACGACCTTCATACAATGCCTCGAGAATATCTTTATCGCTTTTTGGTCGCTCTTGTTCGCGGCGCGCATTGCCGGTTAGTTTGAAATCTAAAGCCTCAAACACTTGTCTGAGCTTGGACAAGTTGTAACGCTTAGGCTCCGTAATAGTACTGTCAACAATGTCGGCGGCCTGGTGTTCGCCGTTACTGTCAAGTGTTTGTGCCAGTACTATTCGAGCATCTATGGAACTGAGATTCATGATTAGATATTGAGCGTTCTTGCAAATCCTAGCTTCAGTGTACCATTTAATACAGTGGGTGTTGCACGAATCCAATATCTGGATGGATTGTATGACATCCCCATTGGCAGTTGGTTGCCGGCAATGATGTCATCAATCATTAGTTTCAACGGGTCAGTTGATAATTGTGCAGGCCCCCATCCTGCCAACGTAGGCAAGGCAAGTGTTCCTGAATAGTTGAATTCTCCAGGTGTTGCTTGCCCGTCAGATGTGTTGTCTATGGGCGTAAATGTAGTCCACGTTGCTGTGTCTGCTCGGTAATATTGCCACGTGAACTGACCCGTGGTTTGGGCACCAGAGTAAATTTGGAATTCAAGAGCACTAAACGATTTGTCTGAGCCAAAATACATAGTATCGTTGGTGCTACTAAAACACACAGGAGCATCTCCATAATTTGTAGGTGGACTGTTCCATGCCAGCATTGATGTTAAGTCTGTGGCCCTGGTGTCACCTGTGGTTAGCCTAAGCGCTCTAAATTGCCTGTCATCCTTGTATGGAGCAGCGTCAGTTGCTTCAATTTCGATAGGAACTCTAGCAAATCCATCTACTGTAACCCGGAATGTTGCGCCAGTTGTAAATGTCGCACCAATAACCATATACAGATAGCCTGCTCGATAGTTGTCGCGTGTTTGTGAGTTGACATCGAATTCATACCATTGAACAGCACCGCCGGACTGCGTTAGTTTATCAAGGATATATTGCTGTTGGTCGTCTACGTTAGCCGCACGATATGCTGCACCATCAGACAGCAAAGTCACTGTCATACTGCCAAACGTTTCGTTTGATGAAATGACAATGCGCTCAACGGTTGAATATGACGGCCAAGGAATGGTCACATACATAACGGTTCCACCAGCCAGCGCCGGTGGCGAGGTCACTGTTGAACTCAGTGCCTTTCTTGGGTTTACGATACCTGCATAAATACTCACGGCTAAATTTTAGGCGACTAGTACAGTCGAACCTCCTATTTGTATGTTAGCAGTAAGTGATTCATGCACCTATCTAGCCAATTTGAAATGGCAGATTCATATTTCCGCCACCAAGCATTCCGCCACCTTGTTGCATCTTGCGGGCCTGTTCGGCCTCTAGCCACTGGAAAAATTCCTCGACTTCGTCATTATATGGCGCAACTGATTGCGCAGGAGCCATTCTTCCTGCGGGTGCATAAGTCCCAGGAACATTTGCAGGTGCATTGGTGCTTCTTGGGGCCACTTCGATTTGTGACCTTCGCGTTTGCTGCGGTGCTGGTACTCCGCGCAAACCAAAAGCATTCATATCTGTGACTGGTTGCTGTTGTACTTGTGGTGACCCTTGGTATTTTGACCTACGGAATCGCCAAAAATCTCTAGCACCACGTGCAATTGTATTATGCATTTCTTTCAGTGATTTGATGTCTGCATCTACGCTTTTAATCATGCTGGCCTGTTGTGTGGTCAATTTTTGTACTTCTTGTGCTGCCGCCGCAGCTTTGTCATATGATTGACCGAATGTCTCTGGCATAGAAACGGCCTGCGCCATTCGAATATTGTCGATAACATCTGCTTGTGTATATTTGCCAGCTTTGTCGAGATTATCTGCAAGTGATAATAGATATGAATTGAGCATTATGCCTCACCGCCGCCATTTGGTGCGTAGTATTCGCCAAGCCTGTCGTTCCACCCAGACAAATTTGATGTCAGTGAACTGATTTCTGTTTGAATTTGAAAGAACTGCCCTCTTACTTTTGCATAAGCAGACTTAGACATATTGTACTGACCTTCCATTGAGGTCGCACGTTGTTTGTTGATGCCATGTCGTCGCCTCATTTCTTGGACGAATGTGACCAATTGCGCCTGCAATTCATTGATTTGTTGTACATTTATGGATTTCTGCGGGTCTGAGCTGAGTGTAGCTGCAGCCGTAGTTTGCGTTGTTGTGGGGTTTCCAGTATTATCAGTAGTATTTTCTGAACTAGTATTGGTGGTTTGTGTTGATTCACCTCTTGACAATCGTTCCATTTGCTCTCCACGGTCACGCCATGTTTTGGCTATTTTATAAAAATCTTGCATTTTCTTAATGTCTTTTTCTGCATTTGCAGCATTTATTAATGCTTGTGCATGCGCTATGTCCGCCGCGGCAGCGGCCTTATATGCTTCCGGGGTTTTGATATACATTGCTTGCTGAAATGCCAACTCAGCAGCTCTACGGGTTGCTTCTGAGACTTCTGCGGACCTGGTCATATTGACAACGGTACTACCAGTTTTTTGCACAACTTCTGTATTTTCCACGTTAATTCCGCCGACTATTCCTTGAACAGCGCTTTCGGCTCTTGAAAGATATTGCGGATTAATTCGCGCACTGTTCAACAGCATCATGGCCATTTTTACTTTTGGTTCAAGCTGTCGCATATACGCTTCTGATTGTTCAAATGTTTTGAGGGCACTCACGTAAGAATCCTTTGTTCGATTGAGGTCTTCTAGCGAGTTTTGTAAATCTTCTGATGATGAGCGATATTGTCTTTCTAGTCTTTTGATTTGTCTGGGTCCGGTTAACAGCACTCTTGGAGACAGCATAACTGACTGTTCTACTGAATCATCATTGTTTGTGTCTTGTGTTTGTGCAATGCGCTTCATAATCGTCTCTGCGTTAATGATGAATGAACACCCTCAACTATTGTTTTAGGTTTTGAGTTTGTGCTCACCTACATTTGCTGATTCAAAGTTTCTTTCCAATTTGAGCCAACAAGTCGCACCAATATATCGTTGAGTACATCCGGTTTTATACCAGAAATCAATTCACCAAGCAGTGTTCTCATACCTTGTTCGCTAAGTTCCAATATGTAAACCGCATCACTGTCAGACATACCAATTCTAAATGTCCGATGGCAAACTTCATTGGTGATATCGCAATATGTTACGGTTTTAGTCGCCATTTGATAATGTGATATGGTTAATTGTTTGTTGAAAATGACCTGGACTGAACGGGAATACGTAAATGTATTTCTGAAGACCGGCTTCGTTTAGTGCTGCAGTAATTCTCTTCGCACCACTTGAATTGAATGTATGCACGATGGCATATTCTGGCTGTTTTTCTTCATCGAGTTCTGTGACCAAAAAGACAGCAACGTCATATCCGGTCATTTCACTGCCATAATCAGCGTTTTCTCCATTCTCTATAAATGCACTGTAGTGCTCGTCACTTAAATCATGGTCAAAACAAACGATGTCGTATTTTGGGTTTTCGCTTAGGTATTTAATAGCACTTTTGGCGTCTTGGGCCCAATCCACATGTGTCACTCCGGTGCCAATTATAACACTCTTAAATGCCTTATGTCGGTTCTCGTTGTCATCTAAAAACAAAACTCGCATACTCTATTATAGACAATTCTGTAGTAGGAATGAGCACTAATTGAATTGAATAAGTAGTATAGGACATGGCACTAATCGACCCTTCCGATATAACTGAGCTTACAGACAGGCTTGGCGACGCTGAGTTAGCCTTAATAACTGCCAGGGACATTAACACCAATGGCTCAGCCATGAATCGCCTCGCCGCCGCTCGAGATTATGTTTATGACATGGGCGCAACGCTTAATGGCACGGAATTCGATAACATTTTGGCTTTGGCTACGTCTATTCGTGGTTCTGAGGTTACCATGATGGACTATCTCGAAACCACCCTTGAAGATTCAGTTAATGCTTTGAACACCTATTTTGTTAATACTGTTGGAAAGGCGATGCGTGCGTATTACACAGGCATTGATGTGGCCACAACAGTGACTTGGGATGTCAACTTTAGGTCTTTATGGAGAAGGATAAGAGAAGAAGAAATAATTATTGCATTGGCAACTGGTTCTCGTTCTGGTGGTACATGGAGTGTAAGTTACGACGCAGATGGTATTGAGCTTCCGTCTGGTCTTGAGGTTCGTACAGAAGCACTGGTTGGTGCAAGCGATATCATTGTTACACTAGTTTTAGATGTGGACGACACGACAACTGCGACAATTGGCATTCGAATACCTGCAGAAACTGTTGCAGACACTGCTTTCACTGTACAAAACACGCTATACACAGAGTTTATCGGAGTGTCTTCAATGTCTGTTACCGGTGGAACTAATGGCGATTCTATTAAACTTTGGGTGGGTGTGTAATGTCTTTAACAACTGCTGCAAATATCCTTTCTATCACAACTGCATTAGGCGAAGCCTACACAGACCTTCAGGCCACCATTGACGACGGGAGTCCTTCAAGTGCACTCAGTAAATTAATTGCCGCACGTCAAGAGATTGATACACAACAAGCTGAGTCAGATTTTGATGAGGCCACTGCGTGGATGTCTGATGTACGAGACAATGAAACATCACTTGAGAACACCATTAACAATGCTCTTGACGAAGCTGTTAATGCATGCAATACGTATTATGTGTCTGCACAAAACAGTAGTTTCAAGTCTTATTGGCATGGTCGCAGTGCATCATACCTGGTGTCTTTTACAACAGCATTTAGAAACCTGTGGAGACTGGTGCGTGATGAAGAGTTATGCGTATTGTTGTCTTCCAAAACCAAAAGCGGCGGTGTTTGGCAATCAACATCTACTATTAATACATTAGGCCGCGAGACCACATTAGACTTGCGCGCTGGTTCAGCTATCGGCGGTGCTGACATTACAGTAACTTTGACTTTAGTACGCGGTAGCGGTGTTGTAGATGTTATTGTTATGACAATACCAGCCGGCGCAGCGTTGGATACATACTATCCAATCAATGGTTCAATTGAGTATCTAACGATTACCGACATATCATGCACAGGCGGCACCAATTCTGACATTGTTGAAGTCTGGGTTCGGCCATAATCATACTTTGTCATTAGTTATTTTTTTGATTTCATGATTGATTTTGACTGGATAACGAATCGGCCTATCGTTGATTATTGTTTTTTCGTGCTTCTCTGATTCCAAAAGCAATTTATCTTTTTGTTTTCTGGATATAGATTCTTCGTGATGCCTGAGTTTTATGGGAGTAAGAATTCTTTGGTAGTCCGCATGGGTGTCATAGTTCCATATGTATCCAGCGCAGTTTTTAGGACCAGCAAATGGTCTTTCTTTATTTACCATACCTGTCTTTTGTGCCCTAAGAGTATAGTCTATGTGCTCGCTACCATAAAACCCAAAATCAGTACACAATCCGCCGAGCGCGTCGTACATTGATTTCGTGAAGAACAATAAAGCACCATATGCTTTGTTATAGCACTCTATTCCATTGGGCTGTTCAGTAATAGTGTTGTGATAATTGTTTCCGTACAACAAATGCTGGTACCCACTTTGTTGGTGTGCGTCAATATATAGCTCCATCCAACCGTTGTCTATTGGAAATGTATCGTCATCAAATAGAAAATAGTAACTGTAAGAATCTCCTAACAAATACAGGCAACTGTTTTTTGCCTGAGCGATACCAACCTGCTCCGCTCCATAATAATAGTTGTCATCCAGTTCGTACTTCTTTACGATTGCCTGATTCTTCAATCTTAGTGCCGGGTCGCTTGCGTCGTCGTAAATTACAAGGTGTTTTAATTGGTCTTCAGTGCTGTATGTCTTGAAGTGCAGTAAACACGCGTCCAGCATATCTGGCCTATTACGTGTTGTAATGGCTATTCCTGAATTTGCTGTTATGTGTTGCAAGACTATGTTTTGATTGCACTCGAGATTATCATTGGGTAATCCAACATAGTCTACTTCTGGTATGTCGAATAATACATTGTATTCTGGGGGGCAGTAAACATAAATTCTTGACAAAGGCATGTTTCTTCGCTTTTCTTTGATTTGCTTGAGTGCGCTAATAGAGTTGTGTATTGGTCCGTTAAAATGAAGTGAAACATGCACTCCAAATCCAAGATAACCATATCTGTCTGCAAACAATTGTTTGTTGTCTAAAATGTATTTTTGTAAATTAGGTAACAGTTTTGACGTTTGTCCTTGTAGGTGCCTCATGGTGTTTGGCACTCCTGTCCATGTGTATCCTTTTAATCTGGCTCGACACGACCAATCGGTGTCTTCAAAATAGGCCATCTCATAGCTTTCATCAAATTCTCCAATGTTAAACCACACATCGCGCCTAAAAAACAACGCTTCTCCATTCGCATAGTCGCTATTTGCGAAATGCAAAGTCTGTGTTCCACCAATAAAGTTCGGGCTTGCTTTCATCATACTGGCGCATGATATACCACTTCGAATTGCCTCGGTATACAGTCTTGCAATACCACCAGGAAATAACTCAACATCATTGTTGAGAACTGCTAATACTTTACCAGTTGCTTGATTCAATCCAGCATTCCATGCCCTTGAAACACCCTCATTCTTGGTGTTGTCAATGACCTTGACACCTGATAGCGTTTTCAGCCATTGCCTAGTGCCGTCCGTGCTGGCATTATTTACTACAATGATTTCAGAACACGGGGCTTCTGTTTTTAACTGCTCAAGCAGTTTTTGGGTACAAAATATGTTGTTGTAAACAGCAATTACAATAGATAACTCAGGCAACAGCTTAGACTGATGTGCGCGTATGTTATCACTATTGTTTTTGCTTTGGTACCAATACCAGCGATACATATTCAGGTTGTCTTTGAAACTTTGGGTGTGTGGGTTTCCGGGTGATAAATGTTGCACTTTAATATCGCATACCCAATTGTAATACCCCATGTCCTCGGTTTGTCTACACATCCACGCATCTAATAAATGAATGCCAGGCAATATTTCCGGGAACATCAACCTTTTGTCAGTAACCATGAAAACAGCATCTATAGTTCGGGCCATGCAATCCGTTTGACCGAAACACAACCACTCTCCTTGTTCCTTGACCCCGCCAAGGAATGAATTTGCAGATTCATTGAACCATACTCCTCTTTGGTTGTTATTGACAGTACCTGCAATTCCAGCGAGTCCAATTTCTGGATGTTTTGCAAAAGTGCCAATCACCTTTGCTGTGAAATTTTCGTCAATTAAGCGGGCATCTTGATGGCAATACACAAGGTACCTGCCCTTGGCTTGTTCGGTGCCTGCGTTATATGCCTGTGACATAGACTGATATTCTTGACCAAGTTCTATAAACTCGCAATCGACACCATCAAAAGACGCCACCATATCTTGATACAGTTCTTGATTGTTGACCCAACTGATTACACTAAATAGAGGCGGCCGCATTGATTCACTTTATACATATCGTCGCAAACTATAAATAAGCCAACCATGGTACAATAAGAGTAATGTCACGTCGTCGCGCAGTGTTGTCTGGTCAACACTATAGCAACATTAAGATGATTTCACCGGAAGGTGTCTTGATGTGTAGATTATCGGAGAGGAGAGCCCAGTGGTACCTTGACCGAGGTCTTGCTATATCCGAGGGGCCTAGTTCAATCAAGCTGACATTTACACCAAATGGACTGGGTGCCAACGGTCATACTTTCTACACAAGTGCGCACTTAGATATTTGTGTGGTTTGTGGTCGTACCGATGCTTTGTCTAGGCACCATTGTGTTCCTCATTGTTTTAGGAAACATTTTCCAGAAGAATACAAGGTTCATAATTGGCATGACATTGTGTTATTGTGTGACGATTGTCACAATGGCTACGAAGAGGTGGCCCAATTGGTCAAAAACGATATGTTGCAAATTCCAGAGGAAGAATGGCAACAACGCAAAGACACGCTTCGTGCAATCAAGAACGCACACACGCTGGTATATCACCTAGACCTGATTCCAGAGTCTAAAAAGGTTCAAATCAGAGAAAGCCTGAGTGAATATCTTGAGGTTGAGAACGTGTCTGACGACCAAATCATTGAGCTGGCATTGAGAGACAGACCTTGTTTGTTAACCGACGAAGACTGGAAACGAGTCGTTGATAACGTCGAAGACCTTGATGTTTTTGTGCGCTGGTGGAGACAACACTTTCTTGACACTATGGCACCAGAGTATTTACCTCAGGGTTGGTCTGTCGACTCTCCAACCACCAGACACGATTTGGATATCGTGTCTGGTAGGATTGTTGTGCCCAGTTAGTGTATAATCATATTGTCTCATATTGGGGAATCTGGTGAGAATCCAGAACTGTATCGCAACGGTGTGTTGAAAGACGAGTCCGAATGCCAGAGACTATAATGCAAACCGCGAGTTACGGTTGGGCTAGTTGAATCTGTTTGATTTCAACCCTCAATTTCACTCACGGAGGGTAACATGAAACAAAAAACTAACTGGATTCACCTCGCTGTCATTTTTTCAATGACGCTTCTTTGTCGATTGATGCCACATGAATGGGGTTGGGCACCCACCGTCGCCATGAGTGTGTTATCAACATGCTTGTTTGGTCTGCTGGCATTACTCCCAATTTTGCTCGGGCAATTTTGCTCAGACCTTTATTTTGGATTTTACGATGCGCCGGCTATGATTGGGACATATGCCGGATATGTTATGGCTGGCATATGTGGTATTTGGGCTGGAAAAAAGCAGCAAACATTATCAACGATTGGCTTTGCGTTTACTGCATCTTCCGGCTTTTTTGTCTTGTCTAATTTTGGGGTTTGGATGACTCCGTATTATGAACACACTTTACAAGGTCTCTCAAATTGCTATGTGGCGGCTCTGCCGTTCTGGAAAAATCAACTCGTAGCTGATTTGTTTTTGTCAACAGCGACAGCGTTGATGTTGTTCTACAGACCAAAGACGAAGCCAATATATACAATGGCTCGTCGCAAAGCTGGTTTTACGCTCATAGAACTACTCGTAGTCATTGCAATCATCTCGACTCTGGCTGCAATCCTCTTCCCTGTCTTTTCTCAGACTAAAGCGGCCGCGAAAAAGACTCAGTCGATTGCATATATCAAACAAATCAATCTGGCAAGCATGATGTACACAAATGACAATGATGGTATATTGATGCGTGACCACATCAATGGCAATGGCAAAACATACTATTGGTGGGGGAGTTGGGATGGTTCTGTATTGAACCAACAAGAAAGCTATCTTTATCCATACACAAAGAATCATGAAATAGCCAAAGACCCTGTTTTCCCAGATACATTCAGGACTGCACTTGGCCTAACTGGATATGGCTACAACTATGCATATTTGTCTCCTAGTAATTACGACTCAAACTGGAATGAAATACCAGTGTCAGTATCTGATACGAGTGCCGGAAGTCCTATTGAGACAATCACATTCGCCACTGCTGCGCGCATTAACAACTGGTCTTTCAGTACATGGAAACTAGAGGGCAATGCGCTCATTGACCCACCTAGCTACGAATTCCCAGGAGTACATGCGAGACACGTTGGAAACAAAGCGATTTTGGCCTGGCTTGATGGTCACGCAAGTTCAATCAGTGTGACTCAGAGAAGCCAAGCATTTGGATATGGATTTATCCCAGACTGGTTTGTTAAGTCCAATCTGGGCGATGTTATAAAGTCTGGTTGTGGCTTTGGTTCAGTCTGTCAGGACTACTACTACGACCTCGACTGAGTTACTTGACGCCGAATACCGACTTCAGATACCTGAGGTATTCGGCGTCTTCACAAGTGGCCTTTTCGGGTTCGTCGCTGATTTTTGCTACGGGCTGACCGTTGCAACTTGCCATCTTCATTACAATGCTTACTGGCTTTACGTCGTCTCGGCATTTGTTGGTCAGATATGTTCCGATTCCACACGAGACGTTGATTTGGTCTCCCCATGTTTTGGTCAAATCGAAGGCACGTTCAAAATCAAGATTGTCGCTTGGAATCGCGGATTTCGTCTTAGGGTCGATGCGTAAAGACTTGTAGTGTCGGATAACTTTGTCAATAGTTACGTCCATATCACCAGAGTCAAGACGACATCCATCGTACAGCTTGGCCAAATAAAGGTCAAAGTCATTCAAGAACGCATCAATGCCTATAGTATCGGTGAGTGCGTATCCAAGGTCGCCCCTGTATTCTGAAGACCACGCTTCAAGCATGTATTTCTGGTGATTGGCAAGCCTGGTTTGCGGCATTCCTTGTCCGGCCATAATCCACTGATGTGCCATTGTGCCGATAGGATTTAGCCCATATTTCATGGCGAAGTAAACGTTTGATGTACCCACGAGGTGTTCGCCACACTGTCGCTTTAGGTCTTGCACAACTTGTTCGTGCCATGCTCGAGAAAGCCTTCGGCGGGTTCCAAATTCAGAGAATCTAAAATTCCCTGGCGCACGCATTTTGAATAGGTTAAGTTTTCGATTTTGGATTTCTTGGTCGCCCAGTGCATCCGCAACACCGCACTGCATCTCTGTGTTTAATTCGCTCACAATAGCTAAGATTGGCACTTCCCAGTAAATGTTGTGCAGCCAACTTCCTGTTGCTGAAATCTTTAGTTCACCCGAATCGTCTACGCGAACTGTAACATTTTCAGGGTTCGGTCTGAACATCCTCAAAAATTCAACATAGTCGCGCTTGATAAAACGCAAACTGCCGATGAAGTCAAGTTCATCCTTGGTGTATGACAAGTCTCCCAATGCATTGATTTCATCACGAACTCGATTGGCTAATTTGTCCAGTCCGGCGCGTGGTGTGCGACAATTGAACTCGAAACGTGTTTGAGCTGCTGGGAATTGATGCAAAACTGCTTGTTGCATCGTACAAACATACAAATCCAAGTCTGCCAGTGAGCGGATAATCATGTTAACAGTATACCCAAGACATCAGGAGTTGTCAAGCACTTCTTGCGACGTTTTACAACACGCCACCATGTCCTCGCCGGCTTCATGTGCGCAATCTCTCATTGAAACAAGGTCTTTGCTTGTGATTGGCATGCTAAATTCTTTGCACACCGCGCGATAAGTTTGTATTTTCTTTTGCTTGGCTTGTTGAAGCCGGGCATGTAATACAGCCAGTTCTTCTTCAATTTGTGCTATTTCACATTCAATCTCTTCAATTTGTTTAATACCAATAGGATTGGTGACAGCGTGGATACTATCGTTATATTGATGAAAGTTAATACGGTCCATCCAGTTGCTTGGGTTTTGAGCACCGTTGTTAGTCAGGCCCCATCTTCCCCTTGAGCGTTCAAGAACCCCGGAATTGTATGTTGGTGAGACCCACAATGTATCACCCTTTTCACCCCAGTGTGTTATGAAAACCAAAGGGTGACCCTTGGGCCAATGATACTCAATCGGATTAGAGCCGTATATTCTTTTTACGGATTCAGGCATCATGTTATTATACCGCGCACGTGCTATAATAACATGATGAAGCCCAAATACGAAGATATGGATGCAACATTGCGCTTGGTCAAAGGTGGCAAGCTCTATTACAGAAAGTGGTTTATGGATGAGCGACAAGGAGAGGTCTTTGATATTACCGACCGACCGATTAGATTCTTGATGTATGATTGTGAACTAGATGCAGGCGTTACTTTACGAGATGTGTTTGACCTAATCGAAGCAAACATAGACGACCTGGAGCCAATTTTGGGGAACTGGGTAAAGGAGTTTGTGGATGAATCCAAGCAACCATATGAGCCCGGCGAAGACAGGGAGATGGAGAGTTTGGAAATGTACTGGTTCCTGGAATCTGACGCAGAGTTCGGCACAGATGGCATGGCGTTCCCCTCCTTTCATGGTATTGGAAAGAACGGCGAGAAGTATGGAGTCGATTTTTCTTCTTGTCATACACTGATGGAATTGCCGCTTAAACTGAAGGCAGACGCAGAAATGTACCGCCGCGATTATAGGCACAAATCAGACGGTTCGTCAACTATTACATTGCCTAAGGTTGGGTACACACTCATGCATATTTTGTATGGAATCATCTGGGAACTTTCATTTTTCGGACCGCCCAAGAAACGAGACGAAGAGGTCAAGAAGTTGATGAACATAGCAGAAGACGCCAAACTGCATCCTGAAAAACTCATACCTTTAGATGAAGTTTTGAAAAAAATTGAGGCAAAACAAGAAAATCCAAAAAAAGACAATCAGGGCCTTGACAACGCAAATACCGATGTGGTTTAATCAATCTTCAAACGCAATCGACTACTCGACACGAGTTTTGAAGAAATGTGTATAATAAACACAGCACTTTGACAGTTTAATAGAATTTCGGCGGTATGGCGTCGGACAAAAAGATATTGCATCGCAAGATGCAGAAAGGGACCAGGTTCTTCAGACCCCCGCCTTGTAAGTTCGCTTATGAGGTCAGCCATGCAAGTCCAACTTCCTTGGGTTTCGCGCTTCACGGTGCGGAACTAAGCCCCCGCGAAGGGGCGCGACAGAAGATGGAGGATAAATGTTGTCAGTGGCCTGGCCGACGGTGAAGCCATTGACAATCATGACACGGCAGTGTCATAAAACCTCACGCAAAACATCGGTGTCTAAGAAGTCAAGGATAGCCTCGGGGTTCGAGTTGTTGCAGACAAGGGCTTCGTGAGATTTACCTTCGGGTACTTCTTTAGCATAACCAAAGGCAAGAGCATTGCGGTATAGAATGTAACAGTGGTTACACACTGACCTATTCCATGATGCAGGCGTCTTGAAGTTGAGCAGAGTAGCACGGCAATGTGAAATGTAATATTCGGCGTGTTGTATTCGGTAGACCGAAAGGTTTATGGAGCAGCAGCGCGCGCACGTCGAACTGAAGTAGCAAACTAGCTCATTCGGTAGAGCAGTTCCTTTCAACGGAACAGGTAGTTGGTTCAAGCCCAACGCTTGCAAAAATGCGAAAGCCGCGTGCCGCACAAAACGAAAATGGCTTACTTCCTGAGTGGCAACATGTCAGGAGCGACGACAACTCGCAAGGTTGTGGTTGTGTTGGTGAGAACGAAAGATGGTGGGGAGCCCCCCTTTACTGCCCGGCAGGGTAGACGGCAATTAGAACTTGCTCAGTAGTTTTGTGAACAGGCTCGATAAGCCAATCGAGCATAAACAATGGCAGTCATGCCGACTGACTGGTAGCAATACCAGTGGACAAGCTGGCAAGCGATGCGCAGACATCGTGTAATCCAGTATGGCGAGTCGGATATGTAGGTGTAGTCTCGACCTGCATGCAGTCCCAGAACCCTGGCCTTGTGTCAGAGTTCTGGGACTTTTTTGTTTGTCTATTGACATAGGTTTTGATATGTGCTAGAGAAGCCACCATCCAGCTTGCTCAATCGGAAAACACCAAGATTGTGGTTATTGGTCAGGGCAAGGACGGACTGCCTTTGATTCTCAGCGGCGCAGACAAATAAGCTGTTGATATTTGTGCGGGTATGTGGTAGTATTCACACCATGGATGCAACTACATATCCCGCCTCTTTTTTAGACGTTCCACCATCAGAGCGGCGGCCAATGACAGAAGATGAAACCAAGAGCTTTATGTCGGCTATTTTGGCAGACCTTCAAGATAACAAACCTGGTGACTTTTCTAACATTGAGGGCACTCTTACGTATGCCACTATTGTTCACAGACTGAAGACTGCCGGCGTTAATTTAAGCGTCGGTGGTCTTTTGGGTCTAGTGGCCTGGACTAACGGCCGACCTGGAGATATGGTGATGTGGGCATACACCGCCAGTCAAATTGCAAAGTCGTCTGGTACCAAGCTGATTACATGTAATGATTTGGTGGAGGCTTTTCCTTTTGGTATTCCAACTGAAGAAGCTCGCAAGAAGATTTGGGAAGCGCAGAAAGTACCATTCGATGAAATCAAAAATGGCATGTCTGACAATTATTTGGATATGCTCGAATTCTGGTCGTGATGGTTTTGGCGGAAAGTTGTATAATATTGGTGCGCTGGTAAAATAGCGACACTAATCCTCGGCAGAATGCACACATGCTGCCAAACAGACCGAATGAGGATAAGGTCAAGGAGAAAAATGGTGTATAGTAATAACTGTGTTTTGGCGGTGCTGGTTAATGGCACTCCATGTCAAGAACTGGCAAATGGTTCAGTTCCCATCCCGTTCAATTCGGAATATGTTATCCGAGTTCGCAACAAAGACAAAAAGCGACGAGTAGTTGCCAAAATCTTTGTAGACGGAGAAAATGTCGCTGAAGGCGGCATCATCGTAAACCCCAACAGCTATGTTGACCTAGAAGGTCCTGTTGATTTGCATAAACGATTTAAGTTTGTGTCTCTTGATAGTCCTGATGCAGTCGACTTCGGCAAAAACGGTTCCAACCCAGACAAGTCTAAGGGCTTGATTGAGGCTCACTTTCACTTTGAGAAAGAAGCGAAGAAGGCTGAAGAGCATCACCACCATCATTATCATGATTGGCCTTGGTGGTTGCCATCGAGGCCTTATAATCCACAGCCAGGACCGTATGGCCCGTATTGGCGTGGTAATCGCTTAGGCACCTGTGGCACGAGAACATCTAACATAACCAGAGGCATGAGCTATGGAATGTCTTTGGGCAATGATAATCTCAATGATTCATTGGACTTGTGTGACCAAAGTGTTTCATATTCAGCGAACGCACAAAACTTCAATCGAGAAGGTCTTTCTGCGAATTCTATAATGGCTTGTTCTGCAAAGCCATTGCAAGATGGATGCACAGTTGAAGGTTCGTACACTGGTCAATCGTTCAATTCGATGTACTTGGATTACGAATCAGAAGCAACTGTGCTGAAGATTTTCTTGCAGGGCTTTGAACCTGGTGTGGTCGCAGTTCAATCGACTCAAAAGCCCAGTCCATTGCGACGCAAAAAGTCCACTGAAACAGAGGCGGATTGTGAAGACGCTGAGCTAAAAGCATTGCGAGAAAAGAATGTCGCACTGCAAAAAGAAATTGAGCTTCTAAAAGCTAAAGCACTTGAAAAAGAACTTGCGCAACTGAAAACTAGTTCCTAACTGTGGTACAATGAGTGTGGCAAAAATCTGCCACACTCATTGTATGAAACCTAGTGACAAATATCTAAAGAGACCAACACGTCTTGGAGAAGGTGTGTGGTTGACAGACACAAAATGGGCACACAATGTTGGGACCGTCTTGCGTGTTGCTGCGTGTTACGGTATGCCCGAGGTGTGTGTATCCGGCAGTCGCATAATTGACGAAGTTGATACCATCGACCGAATTCCTAGAGAAGAGCGTCTGCGCGGCTATTCCATGGTAGACCTGTATCACCACAATGACCCATTTTCTATTTTGGATGAAGATGTGGTACCGGTGGCGATTGAGTTTAGGCCTAATTCATATGATTTGTTTGAGTTCAAGCATCCAGAAAAAGCCGTATATATCTTCGGCCCCGAAGACGGCACGCTTGGTCGAAGTATCTTAACCAAATGTCATCACTTTGTTCGGATTGATACGATGGAGTGCTTGAATCTGGCCGTAGCCGTTGGTACAGTTTTGTATGACCGTGCGTGCAAAGAGCACGCTAAAAGGTTGGTGATGGCATGACAGATATTGAGTTTAATCCAATCACATTCGCGTTTCAGGTTGTAGAAAAAGCACACCCTGACTTGAAATTTGAATTTCATTTCGAATTACACGCTGACCCAAATACTTAGTTCATCTCCATTGGTTCCGCCAGATACATCGAGAGTCCTTAGGTCAGTAAATAATGACAATACACCGTGCGTAATTGTTGTACTTGTGCCGGCTTCTGTATTTGCAGCAACCAACATGCCAACATTGACATCTTCTTCTAGTTCAGTTGTCAATCCAATGGTAAGAGATATATTTCCAGGTCCTATATTGACGTCTGCTCTTACCTCTAACCCTGAAGGCAACTCAATTCCTGGCGCAACAACATTGACAACCCAAATTCCACCTGTTTTCACCGCTGTTGCGAGTCTTATAACGAGTTCCTGATTCATTTCTCGTCGCCATAATTGTCTAAACATGTCGTTCCACGGTACGGTATGGCTGGCATCGCTGCCATCATAATATTCTCGCATGCCAATCTCAAATGTTTGCCTGAAATAATTATCAATGGCGCCAACAGATAACGACAAGCTATCTCGCAAGCTATCTACCATACTAGTTTCATTAAGCCTCATACTCTCCGCAAGTTGTCTGATTCGGTCGAACTCTACTGAGTTTAACGTAGTGCCTTCCTCATACACTAGTGTTCGTGCTTCTATCATGCGCTCAAGGACAGAGCCATGGTATAGTTCGCTAACCATGTCGTCTATTTCAAACTCGGCCGCACCTAAAAAGTCAGCTAGTTCAGTGATTGTTGTTACGTCGTATAGTGCCATATTATAAGTCTGGAATCGGTACTGGATTTTCTGCTATTGGAACTCGAGCAAATCTGCGTGCAAATTCCCAGAATATGCCATTTTTGCCTTCTGGGTCGTCAACACCTATGTGTAAATTGCGATATCCAACACTGTATGGAATCATGTGGAATGCTTGTTCGCCTAAATACGTGTGGAAGTAAGATGTGTCGTTGTTTGATATACCAACAGTAATTGCAGCTACAGACAACGATGTTGCAACAGATGTGGCATCAGAAGTTAGAGTAACCTTAGAACCCTGTGTGCCAAAGAACAAAACAGTGCCAGATGGTATGGCAACACCTGTCGCAGCGGTTAGATTGATTGTGGTCGCACCAATGCTGTGTGAACCACTGGCCGTTAGGGTGTATCTAGTGCCGCCATCTCTGTGAACATAACAGTAGTGAGTCCACCCGACTGCACCTAGTGATTGGCACACATCATGGCACACCAGTATGTTATTAGCAACTGCCGTCGAATTGTATGTTACATCACGATTGTATAGATATTCAGGTCTTACACCACATTCTGTTATAAGCCAAGGTGTATTAATGAGTGGGGTAAACGCTCTTGCATTAGACTGAGATGTACTAAGTGCTCCATGGGCTTCCTTGGCACACGAGCGCAGTGTTCCGTCTTGTGAAAAACTATACATGTGAAAATTTAATACGTCAACACTTCCCCAATATTCATCAATACCGCTAACTTGATTGAGTCCAGTAGTAATCAAATTTTCAGACCTTACTGAATTCATTACACTGTCGTCTCCATAACTAAATGACGGTCCTACAAGCCTTACGTTTGGAAATGCCGCCTTGCATGCAAGTATTTGCGCTGATACAACCTTTTTAACACCTGATGTAAAGAACCCATGTCCATATGCGTAGCCATTTGGAATACCAGATGCGCCAAATACCCTTTGGTCTGGTTCATTCCAGAATTCTACCCATAGTTGTTCGGCAGGAAAAAGCACACCTGGGTCATTAAGTGCATATGAAATAATAGCCAAAGCACCATCAGCCATAGCTGATGCATCTGCTGGGTCTGGAGAACGATAGCCATATGGTTCATCAGATGTGGGAACATCTGCAACAACAGCATAGTCTCCTGAGTTTAGTCCAGTTGAAAGTGCTGTTACGTTTAGAGAAGTTTGCCCGGCAGCCTTTCTAACCGTTGCTTTAGTGGCAGTAATTATCGTTGCGGCACTTGAGAATACATACACCGCATCATTAAGTTGAGTGCTGTTGACTAGATTTACTGTCAATACAATATTTCTATTGTTACTTTCTATGGTTGGTTCTGGATAACCACTTACTACAGCGGTTTCAATGAGTACGCCGTTTCTTACAATTGCGACTTTGTCACCGCTATTGAGTGATGTTTGTAAATCATAAACTTGAATGGTTGCAGTTGTTCCACCAGTGGTGGCATTAGAAATATACGCCCTTGTGGTATATGAACCACTTCTTGCAAACACCAATTCGGCACCATTTGGTGTTGCGCCAGTGGTTGCGTTTACTGATATAGAGGTTGCACCGCCAGAGGCCCCAGCAGAAGTTGTTACTGTGTGTCTGGTGTAATTAAAGAATATGTCTGGTGTAGACCAATTATTTCTGTATCCATTGAACCTAACTTCAATTACACAGTCCATGCCGTTATTTTTCGCCGCCAATAATGCGTCTTTTAGGGTCATGTCTCCAGCGTAATTAGATGTTTCAAAACGGTTTGTGCTACCTCCGCCTGAATTTGTTGACGACCAATTTATTTGGTACGGATATGCCGGCACAGATGCAAATACTGGTTTTTTTTCAAAAAAGGTATGAAACTCGGCGGTTGAAGAGCGCAGACCGTCGAACCCAAGGTCTTTAGCCTCTGGTATTCTTTGTTCCCAATCACAAATAACGAATCTTTTCATAGAGGTTCCACCATAAACCAATAAAGTACACTTGATTTACCAAGCGCACTGTCTTGACTACCTACTGCTGCAGTGTAATTATGTACTGTAGTCCACACCGGCGACGCATAAGTTCCATCGGATGTGTTTGACCTGTCGCCCTTAAATCCCTGTGCCATATCCAATCCATAACGCACAAGCAAACCAGGCCCCGAGCCGCCACTAGTCGTGTTAGACCAGTGCGCTTTTACATAAAACTTTTCGTCTTCAATAATAGGCGATTCAGAATAGCTATACCAATTTAGTGTATATTTATATCCACTTATTGGTGAAGATTCGTCAAGGTAAAGCAGCGCATTGTCGTAAATCTTCCATGGCATTGCATTATCATTGTAGTGATTTGCAGCCCTGTAAATTCCAAATTTTCCTCGCATTGTGGTAACACTGGTCGCGTCCACCAAATACACCCCCATTTTCAAAATTCTAAATGGTGAACCAACTCGTAAAATACAACACGTATATCTGGCGATTGAGTCGTCTGCAGCGCCCATGTAATATCTATTTAATGCGGTTGATGCATTTACAGATTGTCCATGATAGGTGCTAATGGTGTCATTTGGGTCTGCAGGAATATTGGTTGCAGAACTATTGTCTGCCAACAATGTTCCTGTTCTAGCAGTAGTCCCGCCAATATAAATTTCTTGTGCTCTGTTTATCAACGATGGATGCTCGCAGTTATGTACTAACATAGCCGGTTTATATCCAGATGATGTGTGTTGCCAGTTCGCCCCGGCTGGCCTAGCCAATTGCAAATAGCCATCTCCGTATACATTGTAACTCATGGTGCCAAACGGCGCCGCTGTTGTTGGTTCCTCGAGTCCATCATGCTGACGAACATGTGAATAAACGCCACCAGAACTTCTGCCACGGCTCATGATAACACCTGCGCCACATAATCAATCGTTCCTGAGTGGGCTAGAATCCTGGCTTCGTTTGAACTATCACAATCAATATCTCTGGTTTCTAGTGGCAATAAGCATTCCAGAAACGAAGTAGTGGTTGGGTCAGAATCATATCTCACAAGAAGGTTATACGTATCAGAACAATTACACAATCTTATTTTCAATGCGCCTGCTGGTCTAGAAGGCCTTCCGCTCTGTCCATCAAACAATGGAATAGCAGTTGACGCACCGACGCTGCCCGCTTGCTCGCTGCCAAATATGTACTGAGTGCTGAAAGATGTTATTTGCGAACCGCCACTGTTTACAATAGAAACGTTGAGAGAATCGTTGCTGCCTGTGTCTCGAACAGTTGCTTGTCTGGTTCCATCACCAATCTGAACATTAACTGGAGTACCGGTTGGCGCATCGACTGTAATACTATTGCCGCCATCTTGAATATTAACAGCACCAGCACCACTAGTGTTATTGATGGTAATATCACCAATATCAACACCTGAGTTAGCACCAAGAGTCCAAGTTCCTGATTGTGTAGCAGCTACTGTTCCATCAACTGTAAGGGAACTACCATTATCATCAACACTCAATACACCAGTTGAATTATTGGCAATCGTTACTCGTAATGCCGCGGCCTCAGTTCCACCGCCAGTAACGTTAAGCGGTGCTGGTACTGTGAGTATGTCTACATCACCAATGTTATTGGCGCCGGCAGCAAGGTTTGCGGTAACAGCGCCTGTGACAGTAACATCGTTATTAGAACCCAGATTTACTAGTAATCCATCTGTGATACTACCCTGTACTGGTCTGAGTGTGTCCAAGGCACTTTCCATAAGTATGGCAACACCAGTAATACTGCCGTCTGTACTTCCTTCGGTATATTCGGTTCCTCCGCCACCTCCGCCGATTGTTACTGTAGGAGGGGTGCCAGTGTTCACCACTGATGAAACGCGACCAAGTGTGAAATATTCACTCGTAGCAACTTCGGGGTATGTAATGTCAGTAGACATCCCAGGACGTATGCTGCCATCTGACGCATCTCCGCCAGTGCCAACATACATAGCCGACCCGCTAAGTCGACCAATCAATCCAACTGCTTTGCCACTGTCCCAACCACTATCTGATTTTTGTTGCAACGTTAATACGCTTTCAATAGTTGTGGCTGTTGTTATGTTGATAGTAATGGCTTGTCCTAATTGGTCTCCTCTTGCATCTACAAAAAAACCGTTGATGACGGACGTTCCAGAAACCGCTGACAGTACCAGGGTTTTTAGTTCAGGGTTTCCGCCGCTCAAGTCAGATATTCGCGCTAAAACCACCTTGTTGTATGGGTTCGTCATATTAGATTATTAGGAAAACAACTATTTCATCGCCTTTGCTTTTGAAGATTTTGTTTTGATGAACACAGATTTTCAATGATAGAGATAATATGTTTGGAATCATTAGTTCTCGGTAAATGTTGCCGAACCAAAGTTAGTACGCACAACTTGATTGTCACAGTTGTTATAATCAGCACCGGTAATTGATGAACCATCTGGAAATCTATATTCATCGAGGCTTCCAGAAAAATACACAGCAAGTGCCGGTTCGGCCGCAATATGAATTGCAGAATCAATTGATGAAGAGTGCAATTGTGTGGTGTATTGCCATTCTCCACCGGTATATCCAATTGAACCATTGGCTATACTTCCTGGTGTTGGTGTAGATGTGTAAAATGACAATGAAGACGCACCAATAGATGCGTTGGCACTTAGTGTTAGCAAAATATCTTCATCCTTGAAATACACATCTGAATTAGCTGACAATGATTCTGTCAAACCAGTTATGGCCATTGTTGTTGATGTGCCGGCTACAAAACCAGATTGATTACATGTAAATGGTGTTGATGATACAGATTTATCAAACAGCGTTGCGAGCTCCCAGGCCCATGTTGTTAGTGAACCGTCATATCTCCATGCAATAAAACAATCATTAAATACCGGTTGTAATACGTGTATATTCCTACCACCGTTTGTGTGTATCCCCCTATCTGTACTATTGAATACACAATTGTTTACATTTGCATTTCCTGCGCCGTCATCCATGTAAACACAAGCGGTAAACTCACCGGTATTTGTATTGTCTACTCCAGGGTTGAGACCGTTGTTGATGTTGTTGAATACACAATTATCAATATTGATATCTGACCATATTGGATTTCTCCCCCAATAAATCGCCGCGCAGTCTTGCATATTTTTGACAACATTGTTGAATTCGCAGTCGCTCACATCAATAGAAGAACCAGCAAACCGCAGACTTTGACCAAAGGCCTCTTGAAACAAACAATTCGTAACCTCGTAACCACACCCGACCAGCATGCATGCGCCAGAACCATAGAGCCCAAGTATGGTCGAGTTGAGAAACGAACAATCTTTGATTTGTACATTTCCACTGGTTAGCGTACTCAAATTTCCAGATTGTATGTACATATCCATATCCATACAAGTTTCAACAATAACACTATCAAATGTCAAATTGTCCCCCTGTATGTCAAGTGCGGCACGACCTATTCCGGCCACTGTAAAGTCATGAAAATTCATTTCGTTCCCAGATATTACTTTAAGACCTTTGTTCACACTTCCGATGATATTGCATTGGAAGTCCAAGTTGGTACACGAATTAAGTGTGAGTAGTGGCCCGTTGGTAGACCACCCATGCGAAGTACTTATGTATGATGTCGCTGTATTTGGATTTACTAATCCGGGCGCTATGAAATAAATTCTTCCGTATTGACCTAATCCATATCTGTCAATATAGTACTCTCCTTCTTCATCTAGCTCTTCTGGTACATTGGCATAAAAAAATCTTGGGTTACTTAGGTGAACATTATAGGTTGTACTTGAGCAAGTCAGAACATTGGTTGATGGATTTATTGCGCTTACAGTGCGTAATTCTGGAGCCCATACATATGAAAAGTAACCAACAACACACAATCCAACAATAGATGCGTATGCTTCTGGCCTAGTACCAGTATAGTTCAATGTGGTACTTGTTCCCATACTACCACTCGATTCATACCCAGGAGACCTGGCAAGTGTCATTGCTTTATTGTCCCAAATGAGTGTCGGCCACATGTTACTTGTTCGTGTGTTGGTGCTATTCCCCCATTGCTGTGCAGACACAGACTTAAATGGTGTGTCTCCTGGTATTGGTGCCGTAGTAGTCCATACATTTGCTCTGGCACTTTCTGGAATTCTATAGTACATTGGGTCAGATACATCCAGAGGTTCCCATTCATGTGTGGGTATTCCGCCAACAATAGTGCCCTTTATGGTAACCCCGCTTTTGTTAGTAAGCGAAAGTGGTTTTGATACAAATACATGTCCAAAATCAATCACGGAATTATTGCCCGCTTTGTTCAACATGTCTTGTGCGTCTTTGCTTGATAATCCAGTGTAAATCATACAACGTGTGACAAAATCCAGTCCATATTACATAGTGAGTTGTTGTTTCTTGGGGAAATTAATGACGGGTTTAGAGAACTAAAATCGTCTGGAAATACGAAACTATTGTATACAAAAGCACCAACTGTAATTTCTAAGTCGAGTCCATATGAAAACCCAGGAGCATAGTATGGGTGAAGGTCTCCGATGTTTACGGCATAGCTAGACATAAAAGAGCCGCCATTAGTTATGGTAACAGAATTTAGATTTGATACCCAGCATAGAAGCAATGGCGCAAGCGGATTCGGCATATCTATAGACGATACAGGAACCAGCGAAGTTGAAGTATATGTTAATGTAGTGATATTAGCTTCTGCATCAGAATTGGATAACTTTGTTGTTGGTAGTCCAAGGCTGTTCACTTGATAAATTGCCGCTTTAATAGCACCCGTGCCAGCAGATTGAGAGAACGCAGTTCCAGAATTGTTCATGAATCCATATTTGATGATTGGTTGTTCACAATTGGGATAAATCCTATACCCCCATATTCTGACATTTGCATTCGTTCCAGTAAGTACAACGTTTGTATTTGCACCGCTGATAAACGCTGTATCGCTTCTGCGTATATACACTGGCGCTATTCTGCTGGTTTTAGATACAGATATTCCCATTAAAATTCCGCTCCAAATCCAACATATTGCATATTGTAAGACCCCACCGGTACTCTGGTTGAGTAAGTAGTATTTGGTTCATATCCAGAGACAATGCCGTTGTTGGTCGCCGGAGTTCCATTACCGCCAGTATTGATAAGAATTGCATATCCAGCAACATCATATACACGGACTGATTTCATATTGCTGCTAAATGTTGTGGTTGGTGTTGCAGACGACAACCAATTGTCTAATGATTTCGCTGTGGTGGTAATATTTAGCACGCCGCGATATATCACAACACTATCAGTGTTGAGAATTTCAACAGATACATTCGATGTGCCACCTTCTGATACCAGGGCATAATAGTTGAGCGCAGGACCGGTACCATAACTTCCTTGCGCAGTGCCACTCGATACCCCGCCAATTCCGCTGTTAATGATTTGGCCACATCGTCCAAGTGTGAAATATTCAGATGGCTCAATTCTTGGATATGCAGAACTTAATGACATGCCTCCATTGACGTTTCCATTGTCTGGGTTTCCGCCTGTTCCAAAGTATAACGCCGAACCAGATAGTCTGCCAACAAACCCCACTGCTTTGCCAGTACTCCATCCACTATCGTTTTCTTGCTGTGGTGTCAGCGCGTTGGCTAGTGTTGTTTCTGAAGTAATGCTCAAAGAAACCAATTGCCCTAGTTGGTCTCCTCTTGCATCTACAAAAAATCCAGATATGGTGGCCGTTCCAGACACTGCCGAAATAACCAAAGTTTTTAACTCAGGGTTACCTCCGCTTAAGTCAGATATTCGCGCCAAAACCACTTTCTTATATGGGTTTGCCATATCGGTTTATTAGGAAAATCACGCAGGTATTGCCTATGCTTTTGTCGAAAAAAACCAAGGCGCAGAAAAGTCCAGAATAGCGCCAACAGTGGGCGGTGTGGCATAAACTACCTACATAGCGATAAGACACCATTGACCGACACCTCGTCAAATCGCCAGTCACCCGCCCCATCTTTTTTGACATAATACGTTATGTCAGCCTCACACCCGCTCGCGGTCAGTATTCCGGTGCACGAAGCACTTGATTGTGTGATAGACCAAGCAAAGAATTGGAAAGCATTTGCGCCAGAAGCATCGCTAGTGTTCCATGTCAGTACACAGGCACCGTTTAACACAGATGAACTATCTGATGCGTTGGCAGATGCCAACCCAATGACCATAGTCAATCCAGAACGACTGGAAACCGGATGGGCAGATGGTAGTTTGATTAAGGCGCACTTGAGTAACTACAGGTACGCCAAAAAGATGCTTAATCCATGTTATTTTGCAATGGATGCAAGCAATACGTTGTTGGCGAAACACGGTCTTGTAGAGCATATGATGCAACATTGGTCTTTGGAGAACGCTGTCGCTGGGCACAATTTGCAATGCCCGACTATTGAGGGAATTTCAGCACACGCTATGCATGGCGACATGGAATTAAAAATGCCAATAATGCTTTCTTCTCGATTGATGCCTGAGCTCGGTGTTGTCCCATGCGAAGGCGCATGGTTTGATGCTGTAAGATTCGAACGCGCCGCCGAACTCATTGTAGAGTGGAAATGGAATGGCAAATATGCCACAGAAGAAGTATATCCTGTGGCTGCTTGGAATTTTGTTGCGCGACCCGAAAGTCGTGTTGCCGGCAACTATATTGCAACACCGTTTGAGGCAAATCTCTACATCAACAAAGACACCGTAATAGCCATACATTATGGTGACCATCGAAATAAAGACTTATTTGGTGTGAAACGTGTCCCAAGAGAAATTGATAACCCGCTTCGCAAAATGATTCGAGAGCTTGGCGGTTATTGACCGTCTTCTTCGTCCCACTTTAGAGCTTCTTTTTTCCAATCTGGGAACAAGTCATATGGTACTTTGTCCTTGCAATCTTCGCAATACCATTGTTTATCGCGTGTTTGTCCGTAATACGTCTTGTTCTTGCACAAATAACATTCTTCATCTGGCTCAAAAACATTCGATGTGAAAAGATTGCAGTGCTTGCAAAAGCCAGCACCGTTTTTGTAACCGCGCCTTTCATACTCATGCCCGGTACAAGAGGTGATTTTTTGTAACCGCGCCCAGGCTTTTTCTTCAGCCTCTTCAATGTTTTTGCCTTCACTGCGAATAATTGTATCTGGGTTGCGCGGAAATGCTTCAAAAAATGCAGTCCGGTAATGCGATGACTGAATTGGCTCGTCTAAAATAGCCCCGGCAACCACTTCTTTAATCGAGTCTTCTTTTGTCAATATATCCTCTAGTGAGCCTTTGCCAGTAAACACAATTCCATTATCACCACATTGTACAAAACAGTCTTCTGGCCAAGGTTTTTGACACGGGTAAGGTTCTTTTCCAAATGAGCGAGTTGCTAATCTCATGTGTGCTATAATACCACACATGAGAAAGATATTTTTCGACACTGAATTTTTGAGCGCACCGCCTGAACTGCATTTGATTAGCATAGGAATGGTGGACGAAGACGGTCGTGAGTTCTATGGTGTTCGCAAAGATGCACCATGGGAGCGCATTTATGCGCATTCGTGGCTGAATAAGAATGTGGTTCCACACTTGCCAGACAAGACATCAGAGTTTTGGATGTCAGACAATGACCTAAAATATGAGATTGAGAGATTTTGTGGAAGATACCCTGAGTTTTGGTGCTATGTTGGTGCCTACGATTGGACGGTTCTCACTGGTCTCTATGGGCAGTTTTATGAACTACCGGACACTTGGCCATTCCATTTCAACGACATTAAGTGGATTATGGCCCAGGCGAATGTAAAGAGACTTCCGCCTCGAACCGACGGCAAGGAGCACGACGCACTTGCCGATGCCTGGGAAGTAAAAGTAGGGTATGATTGGTGCAAATCCTACTTGTGAGGACGTATGTCTGTAGTTGTGTTTGACGTTGAACTAGCCGGAGACAATAAAAATGATGTTATGTACACCGTTATTGTGCATCACGAATCATTTGAAAAAATACCATTCCCAATTTCGCACATTTTGAACGTTGCTGCCGATGAATTTGGGTGGCAACGTCCATGGATTGAACTGCGTTCACAGACCACAGGTGAGGCTTTTGTATTGATTCAATATGAAAAAATTCAAAATCAATGGGTAAAGGCGAGTGTTTCTGGCACAATACCGGAAATAAATACCCGCGTCGACTTGTATTTACTGGACCATTGCCCCAACCGCGCGATAGACGCACTGTTCGATATAGACCCCAGTGTGCCATAGCATTTTAAGTGAGTTGCGCACTAACGATGGCACCCCCCGGCCTGTCGAATCATCATTGAATATCAACCAGGAGACAGCCCTGTATTTGATTGGCAACAGGAAGACGTGTTTTTGAACTAAGAATAGAGTATAATAACATTGTTCGGCCGCGTCTGTTGGACAGACGCGGCTATTTTTTTAGGAGGTTGCTATGCAAGTATATGAAAGAACAGTAAAACGCTGGGAGAAGAACATACGTGTGCCATTTGCATGGCAGACTGAACACTTTCCTGCTGCTCACTTAAAGAGCAGGGGCAACGCTGTTCTTATTGCCTGGTGCCCCTTCTTTGAACTGTCTCGACCTGTCAAGCGAAAGTCGTACACGTTTGTTAGACCAGATGGCGTAAAATACAATTACAGCTACCCGAGCAAACACGCTAGACTGATGCACAAAATGGGCATGGTGTGTGTTTCGTGCCACCAGCCCGCTGCATACTATGTATTGGTGCGCTCAATGGGAAAATACATGGTTTGGGCACTGACAGAGGATGGTGAACCGTTCACGCTTGACCATCACATACCGCGCTCGAGAGGTGGTTCCAACAGAGTCAGTAATCTTCGAGTAATGTGCGATGTCTGTAACCAGAAAAAGGGCAACACGCACCCAAATGAAATGTAAGCCGGCTATGCCGGCTTACATTTCTTCCACCAACCCTTGGGTTTATGAGGCGGTATGACATGTCTGGCACAACAGCCGTCATGACAGCTCAATACAGACGAAGCCACCCTGGCACCGCACAGTTCACATTTTAGCTTAATGCGCTTTATTCCGCGCACGGCATGTCGATTGCTCCAGGTATCTTCCTGCCGCAGTGCCTTTAGTTGTTTGTCGGTAAGCTCAATCAGGACTGAATCAGCTTTCCCCGGACACAGTTTTTGATTCATGTAGCACGCTCAATATGTCTTCAATATAGTCTTCTTTGGTTTGATTGGGCTCGAGAATAATCACGTCATCTGCATTGTCACTTCCTATGTATTCGGTGATTCTTGCTCTAATCCAATGACTGCTTTCGCCCATCTCTTTGTACGCAATTGCTAAAGCTCGCCATTTCTTCATTAAACGTTTGCGCCGAATTTCTTGAAAGAATTTTATGATATTGCTCATTCATCGCCCCACTGAGGTGTTATCAACAATTCTTGTTTGTCGAGCACACTCGCAAGTCTTTGCGCCGCCGGCCATGTGCACGGGAACGCCAGTTCGTTGATTGGCATTGTGTCAACTGTGAACCAATTCCATTCATAGAACTTATCAGGTTCTGCGTTGTACAAATCAAACCCAGGTATACGACTGGCTAGTGTATATACAGTCAGGTGATATGAGTCAAACTCTTCTTTGTAATATGAGTGCGAACATAATTGACCAAGATATTTCACCACTAAACCACATTCCTCTTCGGTTTCGCGTTCTGTTGCGACACAAAAGTTCTCGCCCCACTCGAGTCCGCCGCCAGGAAGACACCACAATCCGTCATCGTGCTTGCCAGTTTTGCGCCGACCCATTGGAAACCTTTTTTGTTCGTCTGGTACGAACACGGCTACGCCTGGTCTGAATTTAAGTTTTCTTTCTATTTCTTTTGACATTTATCTCACCCAATGGATTGTTGCAGTATTTCCGTTCACCTGTAATCCAAGCCCATAAACATTTGGCTTGCTAACGGCAATATCTCTTGCTTCGTTGAATTTCTTGTTGACGCGCTCACCCGTGAGTCCCCATTTCTGTTCCCAGATTTCTGCCTCTTGGTCATTGGCAAATACCGCGATAACATTGACCTCCATTGGGTCTGGACCCGCTGTTGTGGTGTTAACCGCAGCATATTTGCCAGCCCCAAGTGAAATCATGATGACCGCATCAGGAAAATCACCTGGGGTGTCAGTCATATCGCTGTCTTGCGAGTCAATCAGCTTATCAATGTCGATTACTGAACTCATGACTATATTTTACCCCAAATAGCAATATGGTCTTGTTCTGGCGCGATGGCTCTTGAAACAATCCACGGATGGTATGCCTTATTATGCGGCAAATCCCACACGGGCTTCTCCCAGTGAGTTGTATCATTGCCAATATGAACGTAATTGTCGACCATGGCAATGATTTCTCTCTCATCAGGGCCGAACATGTTGCCAGTCGACATACCCGGCTCCCACTTATGCGTGAGCCAGGATGCCACAACCACCTGCGGCTTGTATTTTGCCACAGCATCCACTGCATCAATGATGTCTACCACCGCAGGCGGACACGTACACGCCTGGCCCATCGCCTGATATTGTGCAATGATTTCCGGCCGCATCTGCATACCAGAATCCGTCATTGGAATACCAAGTGCATTGCCAAGATGACCATTACCAGCACCAACCTCGATTACGTTGCGACCAGCGATGAAATCGGTTAGGTATTCTACCAGCTCCTGCGTAGGGTACAAGTAGACGGCGTTCTGGCCACACCATAGCCTAAAGCTATCGCGATTGATGGCGTTGACTTCATCCGCTGGCAACACGCGACAGAAACCATTGCTGTCTAGCAATATGGAGTCAAGGTGTGTAACATCGTGTCTTTCAATGAAACTTACGTTCATTCAATCAGTATACCACGATATCACATTGGATTACAACTCCGGTTCGTCAACCGGAGGTTTGGTGATAATTTTGGCGAACTCAAATAGCTCGTAGATTCGCCTTCTCCTATCAGCGCCCATGGTGTTGAGTGTAATAAAAACCGTAATGGTCATTTTACCGGTTTGTTCATACTCGAGCAACTCGGACACTATTTCATTGTCGTCCATGGGCATGATATAGTATACGGATTTTGCGCGTGTGTTACATGCATGTGCTATAATCATATTATGGAGTCTTTTTTGGAATCTTTGTTTCCGACCAACCCAGTGTTGCTGCAATGGGTTAGGAATAATTACCCAGACGCAGAGTGCATTATGTCTGGCTTGAACATGATGTCTGAATTGGGTTCCGTGGGGATGATGAGGCATCAAGTAAGAGATGTATCGCGCGCCACCGGCATTCCTACAAAAGACTTAGCTGAGTATTGCCGGTTGGTGTACGAAATAATGTCAAAAGACCGCCTAAGAATCACATTGGTTGAAATCAACATGTATGGCATTCAAGACGGTTGCACATTGTTGTGCCAAGTAGAGGAAGACGACGGTCCGTATGAAGTGGTCGAACGCATTTATGTTAAAGACCTACTTGACAAACACGGCATCATTTATCAAGAAATATAGCCTTGTCGTGTAGAGTGACTTTGTAACCGCTATTCTCTGCAACTTGTCTCACTGAAACCCACGCCCTGTTGTTCTCATCAATATCTGCCACGTCCAACAGTACTGTTTTGGTACCTTGATTCCATTCAAGTTTGGAATTCTGAAGTAGCTTTACGGTGGAACCAGGAACGAGATATGTAGCGAAGTCTTTGGCGCGTGCAATCACAGAACCATTGGTAACACGATTATTTGTCCAGTCTTCTTTACCCGGAACAATAACAGTCCATTCTGAATAGTCTTCTGCATTTTCGTTCGCATCATGACCATTAATGATTTCCTGAACAGCATTCACGACATAAGCCTTTTTCACCTTTGTGCCTGGACATGTTTTGCTGGTCTTTGGGTCATCACGGTGGAATTTGATTGTATCTGCATTGACATCGAGCCTCTCGCACATAAGGGCTAATGCATGCATGGCATTATCGCGAACCAGCTTGCCTCTACCAGTGTCGAATGATTCAGTGTCATAGTACCCAAGCATTTCAACGCCCCATGACTTGTTGTTGAACGACGCTGCATGTACCCCTCGCTTGTCCATACGCTGAAATACAATAATTCCTTCGCCTTGGTCGTCTACGAACACATGCGGCGCACCGTTCCACCCAAGAGTGTTCTGATAGTAATGCAAAAGATTCTGCAAATGTTGCGCCGTAAATCCATTGGGTCTTTGTGCCAACGAAGGAGACGCAGTGTGATGCAGTGTTACAAACGTGGGATTGAACGAAGAAAACTTCAGTGAATCCAGATAATCAGCAAATTCTTTGCGCGTCATGCGCTTACCAACAAACGGTACAGCCATGACTGTACTTATACATCTTAGTATCTATGCCGCATCATAATGCTCATTTGTGCTCTTCTTGATATTTGAGCGTTAGAGGCACGATGTACTGGGCAAAATTCTCATAGTTGGATTCTGCGAGTATCTTGGCCTGATTATCGTTAACACCAAGCGTGTGCTTGAAATAGAAAATCAGTGAATTCATGCCCAGTTGCTTTTTCTCTTCTGCTGCTTGTTCAAGACCAAGAATGTCATCCAGATAATCAAAGCACTCTTCGCCATACTCATTCTCGTACCAACCAAACTCATCGCTGTCGCTAACAAAATTGTCCACAGACGAAGAAGACCCTACATAGCCATCAGAATGCTCTATGGCATATGCAATTGCATCTCGATAATCCTTGGGAGGGTTGTCTGTTTTGAATGTCTTGTTGAGACTCGGATTAGAGCTGTGCGTGACTTCAAATCCGTTGTAAACAACCTTATCGTACTCGTAGTCGTAGTTGCAATTGATGAACATGCATTGAGTATAGCACAATCATGCACAGTTATGATACGAAACCTGCCTCGTCGCTGCCTTGTCTTAATATCGTTACAATGTGGTATAATAATTGTGTTCGCCGGAGAACCAAATTTGTCAGTGGAGACGCACAAAGGAGGTACAAATGGTAAAACAACTAGAGGATTTGATGAACCACATCATTGACTTGGTCATTAAAAACGACCACTAAACGAAAAGCCTACAAAGTAGTAGGCCTACCAAAACTTTCGCACTGTGCGAAACACATCTTCTTCTGGGATATAGTACATCACCTTGCCAAACAAACCAATGAATCCGTTGTAAATACCAAGTTTGCTTGTGTAATACATTTGCTTGTCTTCGTCAAATTTCCATTGGAAGATTGAGTTGTCAGCAGTCTTTCTCTTTTTAGTCCAAAACAGTGGACGACTCCAATTTTCGTATTTTGCTTGATTGCTTGTCATGTTATTTGCTCGGTGCTGTAAAGTACTCTCCAGCAATTGTGTGTGCGTCGAATACTTGTGTGCCATCAAAGTTTGTTATTTCGACTCCGCAATCTGGATAGTCGCGCAAATCAATTGGAGCCATTTCAAGTGGACGTGCCTCTGAAAAACGACACAAGTCTTCAGCAACTTCCTTCGCCCTGGCCAGTGTTGGGTATTCTGCAACACCATCGAGTTGCGGACCGTCTACTTTATATACGGTCCCGTGTTCTCCATTAATTGGGAACACATGGATGAATGTTCCGATTGGTTCAATGATGTACCAATAATCCACTGACCCCAAGCCGTTGCGCTCCTGCTCCCACTTGATTGGTTTTGCATTACCCTTGATGACATCTACTGCTCGGTCAAGTTTTTCCCAGTATCTGCGGCTCTCTTCATTGTCGTAGTTGCGCTCGAATCTCATGATGTTATTATGACACGTTTGTCAATTCCATCTCAATTGAAGCCAATTCGTGCTTCCGCATGCAAAACCTGCAATCCCTGAACTCTAACTCCACAGGGTCACCAAACGGTGCGATTTGCAACACCTAGACATTCGTGCCAATACACAATCCCAGTTCTTGAACCCTAAGCAGACAAACCTCATGACAAAGGAAGTTTGTCACTGTGCCCTTCCCGACTACGCGGAGCTCAGAAAGGAGCATGGTCATCAACTGACTTATACCAGAGCCAGCGGAGCACTGCCCAAAAACTCCTCGAGCAACTCAGGAATCCGGTGCTTATCCCAGTAGGGAATTACCAGAAGTGGAATGTTGTTGTCTTCACACCATTTGGCTTTGATGACGTCATGAAGTTGGACTTTGGCTAGATTGGCTGCCATTTGTTCTTGGGTGTCTTTACCAGAACTCCTGAATGAATATAGTTCATAGTGTTGTGTGCCATGAAATTCAATTAGCATTTGATTAGGCACACGAACACCAAAATCAAATGGTAGTGTCCTGGTGTCTCTGCAAAAAGTAAACCTAACTTGTTCTTGAAATTGATACCCTCGCTCAGCGAGCCATTTTCTAATTGTGTTTTCTCCTTTAGAAGAATGGCACCTTGGACAACCATTGCCTTGTAGGTGGCTTATGGGTTTTTGCTCAAAATCGCCATGCTTCTTGCATGTAATTACAACCATTGTTTTGTTGTGGACATACACCACCTTGTCGTAGTTGTACTGGTCTGTGCCATGAACCACCTTTGATTTCGCAACAAACTTTTCTGTGTTTGATTTGTTTCTATCTTTGTAACATTTTGGACAACCAGCACCTTGTAGGTGTTCGGTGGGTGTTTGCTTAAAATCGCCATGCTTTAAGCATATAATGGTAACCTTGGTGTGTGCACTGACATACACCACCTTGTCGTAATTGTATGTGCCTGAATCATGAACCACCTTAGACCTGGCAACAAACTCTTCTGTGCTCGATTTTTTTCTATCATTACCACACTTAGTACAACCACGGCCTTGTATGTGTGTGCGGGGTCTTTGCTTAAAATCTCCATGCTTTAAGCATGTAATGACAACATTGGTTTGTGAATTGACATACACCACCTTGTCGTAATTGTATGTGCCTGAACCATGAGTCATATTAGACCTGGCAACAAATTCCTCAGTGTTTGACTTTTCATTGCCGGCACATTTTGGACAACCGGCACCTTGTAGGTGGCTTGCGGGACTTTGCTCAAAATCACCATGCTTCTTGCATATAATGACAACATTAGTGTAGCAACCAACATACACCACTTTGTCATAGCTGTACTGGTCTTCGCCATGAACCACCTTGGACCTGGCAACAAATTCCTCAGTGTTTAATTTTTGCTTACCGCTACATTTTGAACAACCCCTACCTCGTAGGTGGCTGTTTGGCTTTTGTTCAAAATCACCATGCTTCTTGCATGTAATGATAACATTGGTTTTGCTTCTGGTATACACCACTTTGTCGTAGCTGTATCGCTTGTCATGAACAATATTAGCTCTATCAACAAACTCTTCTTTGTTTGATTTCGCAGGCATAACACAAGTATTATGACTGTTTCTTCACCGGCACACCAATCTGAAAATACCGTTCCTGTAAATCTACAAAAATCTACAAGTTTAAGTTTCAATCAGCTAAACCTATTGCTCGTCGCCGTTAGGCGACGTAGGCTTGTCTTAATGGATTGACAACTACTGGCGTTGCGGCAACGCTCCTATCCCATTCACAGCTGAAGGCTGTGTTTGGGAATACTTTTCGTCCTATGTTTGCACTGCCGTTGGCATCTGCATTAAGCAGCGCGCCTTCGGCACTGCGATACAAGCCTCGTTCTATACGAGTTCCAGAGAATGATTGTTCATTTTTCTGTCCTTTCTCCCAGACAGGGATTTCATCCCTATCCAAGAACGATGCTTGACTTGTGTATGATTCTTCAGTAAAGATAACATCAATTCCCAAGGCGTTAGCCTTGTACTGAATTTTCTGCAACAAGTTACAGAAAGGAACAGATTGGAAGTTTTGATTAGTTTTCTTTCCTAGTTTTATCCCTGTTTTCCATCCATCGTTTTTTCCAATAACGATTGTTCCGATATTGTGCTTCGCACAATTCTCGATAATCATTTTGCTGACGTGATGGAAGTAATTTTCCAGTCTGAAGTATCTCTTTCGAGATGTTTTCTTACTGATATTTTTGTTGTACCAGCGATTGAAACTCTTTACTATACGACCGTTGATAAGTATTGGACTATGCTTATCTGAAGTTATCGTTGCTAGATTATTCAATCCTATGTCAATGCAACAAAAATTGTTCTTGTTGGCTCTCGCTTTCGGCAGAGCCTTCTGTTCGTATTGGACTTCGACCATAAAACCGAAGGTTTTTGGTGTAGCCACTACTTGTTTGAACGGTTTATCTGATTTGATGCTAAAGCATCCATTTGTTGGAGTTAGGAAATCCAACGGTTTTCCGCTTTGTCCTCCTTTAATAGTTTCATTATAGAAAATGACTTGAGCTAGTTTCTTTTTATAATGCGGGGGCTTAGGACATCCAAGGAATTTGGATTTATCTTTTTTGTAAGCAGAGAGCGCCTTTCGATAATTACTCCAATCCGTCAATACCTGACGGATTGTCTGCTTCGCCGTCTTTGTATTGTGTAGATTTTTGAAACAGTCTAGATGTTGAGTTTCTTTAATTAGAATACTAATATCTGGAAGTCTTTCTTTCTCAAACCAAGCCTTTCTCATGAGAAAATTGCATCTGTTGTAGAGTTCTTTGCTCATGCTTGCCAGTCTGAGCAATTCTTTCGTTGCTTTGATATGATGTCTTTCTACCACAATCACATAGTATATTTAAGGACATACCCTATCTTCACCTTATTGATTTATGAAGAAAGTAGAAATTGTTAGATATTCCTAGATTTTTGTAGATTTTTCAGAACAGTTTCGCAACCCTTTAGGTGGCTTCTCTACACCCAGCCGCCGACACCATTTGTGAATGGCTGAATCTGATACCCCAAGGTCGACGGCCAGTTGAGTCAATGGCTTAGACCATACGAGGGCCTTGAGCTCTTCCGCTGTTGGATGAGGAACTTTGTGACGAGAGGGACGGGGATTGGTGCGCCAGGTGGCACATTTGGCGCAATGTTTGAGCCTGCTATTAAATTGTGCATTACAATTTGGACATACTTTTTTGGGTTTGGCATGAGCACAATTTCTTCCAGCAAATGTATCCGTTTGTGTATGGCAATGTGGGCACAAGATGCGCAAATTTTCAATACGGTTGTCGTTATTGTTGCCGTTAATATGGTCAAGCTGAAGAACCAGTGGCTTGTTGTTCCACACAGGTTTTTGCCCGCACTCTTCGCAAATGTCCAATTTTAGGCCAGCACTAATGAGTTTTCGCTTGAGGTCGCGACCATTGATGCCTGGGCCATTCAAAACTAAATATTCATTTAGGTTCCGACCAGTTTTCCATCCAGCTTTCTCGCCACTAGAGTATTGCTTAATGTGCGAATCATCAATGTTGTCTTGTTGAATTCTTGCTTTGAGAGTTCGTGAATAATACCCTCGATGGTCAAATCCCCAATAGTCCAATACTTCTGTATATGTTTTTGATTTTAACACCAAAGCCTCAAAATCTATGACCGGCATTGTCCAAATTGGATTTCTTTTTCTTCTTGGCTTGATATTAGCAGAACAATTTTTCATCATTGTGTTGTTCTTATACAACAAATGATAATTTGGCTCCCCGAGGAGGATTCGAACCGCCTTCTGGACGTTCAAAGCGTCCTATCCTAGCCAATAGACGACCGGGGAGTATGGCACCCAACCAAGGATTCGAACCTCGCTCTCGTGGTCCAGGGCCACGCGTCACTACCGCTAGACTAGTTGGGTGTTTGGCTGCCGCTCCAGGGCTCGAACCTGGAAATCCATTCTGCATGGTCTTCTCGTTCAAAGCGAGAGATGTTCCCTAAATTACACTAAGCGGCAATGCTGGTTTGTTGTGTGGGAAGCGCTGCTGTCTAACGTTTGCTGTTATTTTGCGAACGTTGTCGTGAGCTTGGCAGTATATTGCGTCAGCATCACGCGACAGAGCGCGTGCGTTGCTGTTGTTGCTGGCGCACAGCAAGGATGCCGAGGGTGGAGGCCTTCGGTGAGCTGGTTCTGACTGTGTATGTCTTGCTCATGTTAGTTTTCCTTGCGTTAATCAAGGCGAATCGGATATAAACTTGTCTCTCTCAGACTTGTTACTTATAGTCGATTCGCTTTGACATTGTTATTATACCACGTTTTGACGAGTAAAACCTGTTTTTGTTCCAAAAAGGTAAAAAAGTCTGATTTATGCTCCATGAACAGAGAAGCTGGACAGTGTGTATGCCACTGCGATTCCAACAATCATTGACAGAATATTAATTTCTCGTCGGTTGCTTTTGTGTGTTTCTGGAATCATGTCAGCGGCCAGAATATAAATCAGTGTTCCGCACACGAATGCTGTTAGTGTGTCTGTTGCGATTGGAAGACCGATTGTGCCTGCTCCGAATCCCATCAGTGTTGCCACGATAATCAATCCAAACCATTCATAGATTACTTTGGTTGGCATTTTGTGTGTGAGCGCCAGTGCGACTAGTGCAATGCCGTCAATGGCTCGGTGCACACTGAGACCAATCAGTGCGTCTCTGACGTTACTGCTAGACAGAGAATAGATGGCAAGACCGTCTAGTATTGCGTGCACAATAAAGCCAGTTACAAGTAACTTGGAGATTCCTTTGTGTTGTTCGTTGCTGCAATTGTGTTCGTCATGAGGACACATTGCCAAGCACGACGACAGCAAAAAATACAGACCAAATCCGACAACAACGGCAAATCCATTTGCGTGTGCCGATTCGTTTTGCATGATTTCTGGAATCAAATGCGTAAAAATGGTTGTGAGCAGTAGTCCGGCTCCGAACGGAATCAACCATTTCTTGATTTCCTTATTGTGTGCGAGGATGATTCCAAGTACTGGCGTGGTGATTGCGAATAGTATTAATCCGAGCATTTGTTTTTTACCAATTGTGTTTTGTTCCAGTTATCGTCGCTTTTGAACCATGGTGCTACCATTTTATATCTTCCTGTGCACCATTGTCCATCGCCGCTTTTCAAGTATACCCCTTCTCTGGCTTGATTTTGTGCATACAAACTTGGGCCATCGCGCATTTCCAATAATGTTTTTGGCGTACACGTTCCACTGTGGATAACGCCAATCGTTGAGAACCCTGCTTCTCTAAGTAATTTCAAAGCCAGTGTTGGGTCAAGGAATTTTCGCTCATCAGAGTGATAGATGTCGTATGCCACAAACCAATCAGGCAATTCATTATATGCGATTGTGTGTTTTGCGAAAAGCCATTCGCCGTAAATACTGATTTGGCCACCAGTGGCTTTGGACACACTTCTGATTTTATCAGCGTTCTCATATAGCCAAGTCCAAACCCTGGAGAACTGCTGTTGTGCTGGTGTTTTGCGTGCTGAATACCCTTTGCGCAGAATATGGCTGCGATTGCGGACTATTGGTTCGCCTTTGTGTATGGAAATACCCATGTTCGCACCGTCGATTTTCTCTTGAATGCTGATTTCTCCGGCCAGAAACATTTCCATATCGCAGATAGTAGCTACACGGTCGTCGCTATCGGCATTGGGTTCCAACGGCAAGTGCATTGTCCGTGGGAATTCTGGCAATATTCTTTTCTCGATTTCGTACATTATGTTTGTTCTTTGAATCCTTCACAATTGTCGCCTTGTGCTGTCATGGTGTTGTTGGCGACCCTTTCGTCTATCAAATCCTTCAAATCTGAATGCTTGAGGCAACAAAATTCACCCGGCAAGCCTCCAAGGTATCGACACGTGGCACTACGTTGCCCAATACGACAAATTTCATTTACATGTGATATAGGAAGTAATACGTTTGACATGCCTGATTATAGCACATAACATTCCTGATTATAGCACATAACATTGAGTATAATCTGAATATGAATTTGATATATGCGCCGGAAAAAATTGATGTGACTGATTGGCACTCTGTGTTTCTCGCGGGACCAACTCCTAGAGACCCCAGTGTTGCGTCGTGGCGGCCAAAGGCGATTCAGTTATTTTCGGACATGAAGTTTAATGGTTCACTTTATATTCCAGAGCCAAGGAATGGTGGATTCGACCAAGATGATGAGGCCCGGTCAGAATGGGAGCATCTTGGTATAGCGAATGCCGGCGCAGTTTTATTCTGGGTTCCTCGCGACATTGCCGGCGGCATGCCTGGGTTTACAACCAATGTGGAGTTTGGGTGGGTGGTTCGCATGGTATATGAAGAGGGCCATCCAGACAGGGTGTTTTATGGTCGCCCAGACCATGCTGAAGAGTGCAAGTATTTAGATTGGTTATATCATCGGTACGCGGAAAAAGAACCTCACAGTGACCTTGAGTCTATGGTTAGGTGTGTTGTTGATTGGTTGTAACAACACCCAACGACTATCCCATTGCTTCCATTTCTTTCTTGAATGCTCGGTTTGCGGCACTCGAGAATATGCCAATGTAGATTGACATAAATGCGATTTCAGCAAAGATAAACACCATTGCCAGGATTTTGCCAGGTATTGTGATGGGGAACAGGTCTCCGTACCCGGTGGTTGATGCGGTGACAACTGAATACCAAAAGCCATCGAACACCCTGACATATTTGTCTGGTTGTGCAAACTTTTCTATTTCGTAAATCAGCGCCCCAAACAAGGCAATAATACCAAGGTTGAATGCAAAGATTTGACCAATCATTTGTTTGCCTTTCCAGATTTCTGTGATAAGTTGTTGCGCTTTGGGGCTGTATCGGTAGAATTTCAAAACGCTAACAATCCTCATAGCGCGAACTGCCCCCAGCCACGAAGCTGGTACAAAAAACCCTAACCAAAATGGCAATATAGACATCAGGTCAATGATTGCGGTGAGTTTTCGCGGCCACATGCGCGGATTACTACTGTTTTTCCATCGCACGAAGTATTCAATGGTGAAGACACACGCGATAAACCTTTCCACCCACAAGAAGAATATAGGTGACTCTAGTGAGTGTGCAGTGCGATATACGTCAGTTTCAACAACATAGCATCCTAATCTGACAAACACTAGCACCAGGATGAATCGTTCAATCCACCAGCTTAATGGTTGTCCGCGCATGCTTCTGGCAAGTGCGCCTATGGGCGCAAGTGTAAGGTCGCTTACGACATTTCCAACTGTTTGAATGCCGCCTACGATTCCTAATGGTTCCGTCGAATCATCTATGATTTTAGGCATTGTTTTTATCCTCGAGTTGGGTCAACCTGGTCATGAACCGGTCGATTCCAATTGCAAATCCTATTCCTTCGGCATAGGCCCCACCGCCAACGATTTGACCTTGTGCGCCCATGTCTGGGATTGAGATTTCAAAACCGTTTCCTGTATAGTATGACAGACCACGAGATGCCGCTGAATCAATCACCAGAATGTTTTCTGGCACAAATGCGACCAGCATGCTTTTGGCCATTGCAATCATCTCATCAATGTAGTCTTTTCTAGGATTAAGTACCTCTACTCCGAATTGAGAAAACTCTCGGTATCGTCCGTCTTGAGGTTGTTCATAGCGCCAGCATCGGACGTCGTAGAACATTTTAACGTCCTTGTCAAAGCGATATTGTTGAGCAATCAACTGACACGTTGCCGTGCCCTCTGGTCTTAGACACAATGCGCGACCTTTCTTGTCTGGGAATCGGTACATTTGTCTTTCGACCAATTCCGGTCCCACTTTATCCAGGTACACTTCTTCTTTCTCGATTGAAGGAAGGATGATTTCTTTGTATCCGTATCCCAGTGCAATATCTGCCCAAGTATTGACAATCTTTCGCCTAAGCTCTGCTGTTGAACCGTACAGTATACGAGTGCCCTTGACTTGTTTTTCGCCTAGTTTGATTTCTCCATCTATCATTGCGGTACCACTTGCGTTTTCATGCGCTTTGTGCGATAATACCATACGTAAGGCAAAAAATGCCACGGAGAAAAAATCAAGAATGTCGTATTTCAGTAAAATTTGGAACAGGTGGTTCGGTCGCAAATCGTCTGGTTCTGTTTCGTCTCAATCAACAACAGTTTCTACATCATCTAATGTGGATACGCTAAATGTAAGCACATCGCCCTCGAGTCCACAAACCAATAGCAAAATACGCACTGCGTCACGAGGTCAAAGTGGTGCAGGTTATAGCGGCGAATCATCCGCTTCATACGTTGACCCTGCAACTGTAATCATGGTTGCTAATAATTACAGTGACCCTAGTCCAGCGCACACAGAAGAACAGCGAGTGTCTTCCGGCGAACCTTCACCCTATCTTGCGCCATATGAGGCCCATGAACAATACTATCATGACTCGTCCGGTTCGTCACATCGAAATAGTGACAACAGTAGTCATGATTCCAGCTATGGCCATCACGAGTCAAAGCTATAGCCATCACGATTCTGGTAGCAGCTATCACGAGTCAAGCTATAGCCATCACGATTCTGGTAGCAGCCATCACGATTCTGGCAGTAGTTATAGCTCAGACTCTGGCGGTGGTTGTGACGGTGGCGGTGGCGGTGGCGACTAAGCCACATAAGCATTTGAATTCTTAAGTGATTGCTATGGCTTACTCATAGCAATCACTTTTTCATTAGGTCTTCGTCTGTTGGTTTCACCTTGCGGTACAAACTTCAAGCACTCTTCAAAGCTGGCATTCATGTTGTCTTTTAGACAGTACACGCCATTGCTGAGTTGGTGTACGCAGGGTCGTTAGTAACATCTAACGCCTCTTTTGCCCATGTTGGCAACATGAATTTATTTGATGCTTCTTCGCTTTCAAACTCGCATTCTAGTGTGATAAGACCATCAAGATGTCCATGATAGATGTCTAACTCAAGTGTGTGTCCGTCATATGGTATGTAATAACGAGTTTTACAAACACTTGGCCAGTTTGCGCCCATAGTGTCAAAGAGCTCCATAGGTATTTTGGTTTCCCATTCCATTCTCTTAAGTGCGCCGCTACCTTTAATGCAAAGTTCAAATACAGACTTATCGTAAGACCTAGTCCTGATGACAAATCTGTCATCTTTCATAACATAGTGTTGGTTGATTTCTTTGCTGGTGGCAGTTTCTAAAACTTCTCTTGGCACACTATTTAGCTTAAACTTGCGTTCGATTTCAACATCAAGAATAGGGTGCAACAAAGACAGAATTGCTTGCAACTTAGCGTCTAAACTTTGTCCCGCTGGAATGAACACCCAATTGGGGTGGTTTTTCCATGCTTCAACCAGTACAGTGTCTCGTTCAATGGCCATTTTTGCTGTGTCATACCGAGCTGGATTTGTAGAGCACAACCTGTCGTAGTCTTCGGCACTATGGCAAGCTAATGATTGCATGTGAATAACCATGCTGTATCTGGACATTACTGCGTCAATGTCCATTCCATATCGTGTGGACATTGTAATGTTCCCACCTGGTAGATATGCAGCCGGGTCTAACAATCCACGGTCAAAGAACACTGCGCGTTTTTTGGATTCTGCAGCCGCGTGTAGGTGCCCGTTTTCCATTGCCACCTGCGTCGGAATAATGGTTTCGTTGATGTAGTTCAGCCAATCTTCAGAAAACATTACATCACTGCCTGGTTTTGGGTATCCATTTGTCAGCAACATCGACGCAACCTCTGTCATAAATCTGGCTTTGTCTGCATAAGCGCCTTCTAAATAGTTAATGACAGTGCTTTTTCCAGCCAGCGGACCTCCAGTGAAAACAATGCGGTGTTGAACCTGGTTGACAATTGGGTCGGTGATTTGCTTGTGGTTTAGCATATTGTATTATGGCACAATAATCAAAAGGGGTATCTTGAAGTCCGCCGCCCCGCCAGCAATGCAGACCCTATCGGATTGCCAGCGCAATATGCACATCAATGCAAGAGGTCGCAGATGTTTTTTATTACACCAAGATGTATGCTAATCAACTGAGCTAACTGGAATCGCTTTAACAGTATTCCAGTCCAGCAGGGCGAATGCATCTTCGGTCATTGGCCCTGCTGTGGTAAATCCAACAGCCATTCTGCACCTTGGGTGATTGTTCAACCTTCTGCATCCGTACATTAGCCAATCAGGTCGCAAGTTTCTGGGCACATTCTTAATTCCACATTCCGTAACCACTATTTGGCATTCTGTGTCCTCGGGGCTGATTGCGTCGTGTATTGCAACAAAGTCGACAAATCTTTGATACAGCCTATCGCCCCATTGTTGTCTTGTCATTCCCGCTTGATAATCCGGTGCATATACATGCACGTTTATAAACGAACTGGCTTTTAAGAAAGGTGCCTTGAGTGTGGTTATCTCTTGTCTTAAACCATCGGCATACTGGTATTCATAGCTTGGTCTTATCAGCAACGCACCTTGAGTGTTTACAGAATTTGGCCCGAGCCATCTGTTGTTCATCATTTCTTTGAAGCTCTGACTAAAAGTGCCATACGGGGCATATCCGGGGTTTTCGTTAACCTCGGAGTCTATTACCCAAGCCGATTCATTCTCGTCTTCAACCATTCCATATTGTTGCCAAGACAATCCCTTTTCGCGATATGCAACCGCAAAAGTATCAATAACTTGGTTTCTCAACCATATCATTGGTTCCCAAAATGCTACATCGACGTTTTTCCTTGGGTTGGTATATTCGTTCCAGTTTTTCCAAAGGTGCACATCAAGTTCATTAGTGAAATCCATTTTGTGGTATTCGGCATAATGCATTCGCCATGCTTTAGTGTTGGCAATATACGTGTTTGTTTGAACAATAATTCCAAGTCCTGCGGTCGCAGCTTCAAGTGCGATAAACCGATGAATTTCTTGCTGGGTGTAAGTGTTCGGCCCTTTTGCGCCTATTTCAGATAGCGCAGTATCAATCCGCACAACGTTGGCCTTATTGGCCTTTGCGGATTGAATACAGCGACGATGAATTGCTCTATTGGGAGCATTTGCGCTGGTGCCCTCATAACCCCACGGGAGATGAAGCCCAACCAGCTTAGGAGTAATTGTGACCATAGAATCATATTATGATTCTTAGTTTAACAGCCCTACATACTGTCTGGCATAGAAACCCCAAGGATGCCACCAACCAGAGACAGTGTTTGCTTTGTTAATTGCACAATTTGCAATCGGGCATAAGTTTGTTCCGGTTCGTTTTCTTGGATAACTTTACAGTTTTCATAGAATTCGTGAAACATCTTTGATAGCTCTACGGCAAAGTGCGCCAATTGATGAACACTGCATGTCTCGGCGCATTTGTGAACCTCATCATTTAGCGATAGACACTTGACAATCAGCTTGTTTTCTTGAATGGTCAACTTGTGATTCCAGTCAAATTCAACATGCTGCGACGGTGCTTTGGCCAAGATTGACGCACATCGCGCATGGGCATACTTGACATAGAAACAAGGGTTGTCTTGCGCTTGCTTAACTGCAAGTCCTATATCAAAGTCCATGTGCTTGCTGGCAGAAACATACAGGTAGAAGAATCGCACCACGTCTTTTGCAGTGTCGAAATCTGACCCAAGTTCTTGCGCAACCTCGTTAATCAAATCAACCAGGGTATACAAGTTGCCATCTCGCTTTCGCATTAACACAGGCTGACCTTCTTTGATAAATCGCACAGCCTGGAAAATCACAACATTGAGCGATTCTGGGTTATGACCAAGTGCAGCCACACCTGCCTTTAATCGCGGAATGTAACCATGATGGTCTGGTCCAAACAAGTCAACCACATGCTGGTTACCTCGAGCGTATTTGTCGTGATGATAACTGATGTCACTTGCGGCATATGTCATTCGTCCGTCTGACCGCACTAGAACTCGGTCGTCGGAATCTCCGTACTGTTTGGTCAATAACCACGTTGCGCCATCAATTTTTGCAGATTGGCCACTGTCTTGAAGGTGTTGTAATGTGACACCCACCTTACCAGACTCAATCATCGCCTGCTCACTGACCCACATGTCGAACTCAACTCCGAACTGAGCGAGTTCTTGTTTCTGATTGTCAATCATCATTTGTTGTGAGGTTGATTGATACCAATTCGTGTCGGCGTTTATTAAGTGCGCCGCATCGTACATTGATACCAGCACACTTGCAATGCCCTCAACGTATTCTCCTTTGTATCCATTTTCAGGCATGTCGTAAGACATACCAAGTAAATTGAACACATGGTGCTTCACGCTTTCGGAAAACAGTCGCATTTGCTCGCTGTTGACACCATCATTGATGTAATACTCTCGTGTCACATTGTGACCAATCATAGTCAAGACTCGAGACAGCACATCACCAATAGCAGCGCCTCGGGCAGCGGCTACCGTAATCGGTCCGTTTGGGTTGACCGAAACATACTCAACACTATAGCTCTCAGGTTGTTTGGTGCTTGATATTGTTTCCCCACCAAGTGCGCTTTGTGTTGCGTGTTGCAATAGTGTCGTGTCTACTTTGACGTTGAGAAACCCTGGCTTAGACCATATAAACGTCAAACCCTGCTCTTCAAGACCGGCGAAGCCTTTGGTCTGGTTAATTGCATGGAACACACCATAACTGTCGGTGCCAGAGATTTTAGCTGCCCGCATACAAAATGTTGTGGTGTAATCATATTCTATATTAGATGCTGATGGCTGAAGGTCTATTGGAATAGACAACAACGAATCATGCAACAATCCTGCAATCACAGTCTGTTCGACGGCGTGTTCAATATGTTTTTCAATATCCAGTTGCAACATGCGGATATTCTACCACAAACGTGCTATAATCACAATGATGTTTAGAAAGCAAAGACAGAAGTTGCTCGAGGCACGTATCTATGAACTGGAAAAAGAACTGGAATCAAAACGCGAGATAATTCGAGTGCTTGAGGCCAACTGTGACATATTTATTGCTGAACGCCACAGTGCGTGTGAACACGAGTATCAAATGGTATGTGCTTGTGTTTTGCCAGACATAGAACCATATGAAACTGGCGGAATGTTTTCTTCAGTACCAGGTGTGACTAAAACCTTTTTTCATCCAGCAGAACACGATGACAGTGATACAGTTGCAATATACGCACACAGATGCAAAAAGTGCCACCATCTGAAGCCAGCTACGTGTTTTGATGTCGCTGCAGAAGCATCAAGTAAATGGGTTGAATATGAAGGAGCGGCAATCCGAGAAGGTCATAAATATATGGTGTGTGAGTCATCCCATAAACCAAAGCCAGTCAACAAACTAGATGCAATCGTTGCTGAATGTGAAAATTATAAGACATCCAAATTGTAGTCCAGACGCCAATCCTAATTGGCAACATATCGCTATTGTAGGTGGCACATTTGACCCACCTCATTGGGGACATTCTACGCTTATCAAAGCTGCACAAGACAGCCTAAAGTGTGACTTAACCGTCATTCGACCATGCAACGGAAACCCACTTAAAACAAAATCACATGGTGACTTCAATCATCGCGTAGAAATGTGCGACATATTGTTTGGCGACATTCCTGGTGTTGAAATTTTTACATTCGAACAAGAACTTTCATATCCAACATACAGCTATGTTACGGTTCAAAGTATGTTCAATAAAAAAAAGTACGGCAATGCGTATTATCATTTCATGGTTGGAGAAGACTGTTTTGAGAGCATTGAACAATGGAAAAATCTTAGTGAACTCTTTGCATACGCAAACATTTATGCTGTTGGGCCCAATGTGATTCAGGCATATGAGCGACTTCCTGAGTGGATTCGGCGCAACATGGGATACGTACAGATGCATTCAGTGGTCGATATCCATTCAACTCAAATTCGCAATCAGGTTTCAAATGGTAAGTATGACGAGCAGTACACATCTATAAATGTGCTACAATATATCAGAGAGCACAATCTATACAGGTGACAAAATGAAAGAATACACAATGAATGACGTCCGCCTTGCGGTCAACATGGCTTTTGATATGTTTGGAGACAAGATTCGCAAAGGCGATAAAACGCCATACATCGGCCACCTGTTGCGCGTGCTTGGCATTGTTCAAGAGGGTTCAGGTGGATTTCGCGCCCAGGTCGGTGCGGTGTTGCACGATGTGATTGAAGATATTGACGGTGGCGAAGATGCCATCCGTCAAGCGTTTGGGGAAGACATGGTTAGCCTAGTGCGCGAGTGCTCTGATACAGATGTTAGACCCAAGCCGGCATGGAAAGAGCGCAAAATTATGCACATTGCTCACATGGAGCATGCCTCTGCCGACGCATTGCGTATTTTGCTGGCCGACAAGATTGACAATGGCCGCAGTCTTTGCGTATTGGCAAACTATGCCGACCTCAATAGTTTTAATGCCACACCTCACGACCAAGCATGGTATTTTCACTCGGTTTCGGCCGCAATGTCGGCTTGGTCAGACATTCTTCCTGGGTATCAAGTTGATGAACTATCGGATATTGCAGAAGAATTAGCCGACCTTGTAGACTACGTTCCAGTAGAGTGATTACCAGTAATTTTACCAGCCAGCAATGCAATGAATGTCATTAAAAATTCCTAATGTTACAAGTGGTTCACTACCAGTGGCACTAGGAGTTTTTAATGGCAATTTCAACATATCGCAAGCGGTTTCCGCTTCCTGAAGTCAAGTATCTCAATGGTCTTGGCTTCAATCTTCATTGGGACAACGGTGGTTTGCCAGGAGAACTGGCCGCAATTCGCGCAACAGGCGCAAGATGGGTTAGAACCGACCTGCTTTGGAACGCTGTTGAATTCAATGGCTCTTACAACTTTTCTCGATGGGATAAGCACTTTGCAGGTCTAAAAGAAAACGGATTGCGCTCGGTTAATATTCTTTGTTACAATCACCCAGACTACATGAGTCCAGAACAAAAATCGCAAATGGTAAACGCATGGGATACCAGTTTTGGTCTCTATGGTGACCAACAGATAGCCGGGTTCTTGGCCTACGTCGAAGCCACGGTCAAGCGATATGCCGGCCAAGGTCATATTTGGGAGTTTTGGAACGAACCCAATGTCGGTCATTTTTGGAAACCAGCAATTGACCCTGCACAATTTATGCATGTCTTCTCACAAGTTGCTAAACTTATCAGAGATATTGCGCCAGATGAATATATTGCTATTGATGCTAGTCATATTAATGGTGATTCTCCATCAGGTATGTTTCTGGAAAACTGCATAAAGCTCGGATTGCTAGACTTGATTGATGTGTGGTTCATACACCCGTACACTACCATTTGGAATACAGGTTCTGTATTGAACGCCGAGGCCGCAGGTGCCCAATATACATGGGCCAAGAAATTGATTGCAAAATACATACCAAAGGGCAGGTATATTCGCGTGTTTCAGGGTGAATGTGGGATAACTGAAACGGACTGTGATTTTTACGAGCCGTCTCCATTTACTACCACAAACACAACATCCACCGGCGGCACAAAGACTGATTCTGCAACTGACTCTGCAGACGCCGCGGCTCTTCCGACACGAAGTGAAAACCTATTAGGAGAACTGTCGACCAACTTTAATAATCCGCTATGGAGAGGGTATTGGCTCAAGCCTAATATGGTTACCGGAGTTCTAGACCCGCTTGGCAAGAATAATGCTGTTCGTTTGCTTAGTGCTGATAGAGATGCCGACCCAGGCAGGAATGTGTCAGGATTGATTGCTGGCTCAAATACTATCGTAGGAAGCACGACCAACCCTCAATATTATGTTGTTAGTTATTACGCCAGAGCTACTAAGGACAATTTGTTTGTATTCTTTGGATTATCAGACAAATACATTGCATACCATCTTTTGGATGATAAATGGAGACGATATTACATCACTTTCAAGGTTACATCAAATGAAACTCGGGCATTTCAGGTGTATGAACGATTCCCCAACAATGTTGATTGGGAAATTGCTTATCCTATGGTTGAGAGAATTGACAATCCAGAACCCAACACACAAGAGAGAAGACAAGCACTTCAAGCAGAGTATGCGAAGAAACAATGGCAAGTTGCTCTTAAAAACGGAGTGGCAATGAACATATGGTACAATTGGATGGACGACGGGTCAAACGCCCTGGGCTATTACGACAATTTTGGAGTTGTAGAAGAGGATAGGTTAACCAAAAAACCAGCGTATCATGCGTTACAACAAGCATACTTTGATTGGCGAACCAACGGTATTCCTAAATAGAACCTATCGCACGCCGGCGCATCTATGCGGGCTGATGAGATATATTCAAGTTGGAGATGTCGCATCAGCCCGCTCTGCTGTTGAGGCAACTGGCGCATTAGTAATTTCTGATGGCCGACTCGATTCTACGTTTGCCGTCTATGTAATTGACCCTCGATATGAAGCGATTATGAATGCGCTGAAGAAATAATAGACTTGTCTATTGTTCTATGGTGTAATTCTGGTTTTACTTTGTGATATACTAGAATATGGCTACTTTACAAAGAGCAATTGAACTGACCGTATTGTTGCACTCAAAACAAGTGGACAAATCCGGTCAGCCATATATACTTCACCCAATGCGCATTATGCTCAGGTGTTCAACAGCAGAAGAACGCCAGGCGGCTATAATGCACGACCTTATAGAAGACACTAATCTTACGATTGAAGAACTCGCCAAAGAGGGTTTTTGTCAATCCGTGATTGATTGCGTAAACTGTCTTACGCGCCGTGATGGTGAAACCTACGCAGATTTCATTGAACGATGCTGCGAGAACTCAATGGCAATCAAAATCAAGTTGTTGGACATTGCGGACAATATGGATGTCACACGGCTTGATACACTGGGAGAGAGCGACCTTGGTCGACTCAAGCGGTATCATCGAGCGAGAAAGCGATTACTTGAAGCACAAGGTGCGATAAGTATAGTATGAGCGAAAACACAAACCCTCGACAACTTGTTTATGACGCTATCGACCGTGAGCGAGATTACCAAGATATGGTATGGGGTCGCGGCCATGATGAAGCACACGACCTTCCAGCATGGTTGTTAATCATGCGACATCTACTCGCTGAGGCCGAGACAGCATGGTTGAATGGCGGACCTGGAGAAAGCCAAAGAAAAATTCTTCAGACCGTCGCTACAGGTGTTGCTGCCATTGAAGTCTGCGGACTTTACGAACGTAATTACACGTCAAGCAGAAAGAGAAACGACAACGTTCGCTACGGGTAATAGACATACCAGATGGAAAAATTGGTCTAGGGTTACATAGACCACAAATCCCGCAGGCGTATTGAATCGTTCTTTGAATTTTTCAATAGTTTGCGCGTGTGGGTCTTTGGTTAATTTTCTATACCAAAAAAGTGGCTTGTAGCTGTCAATAATGAAATGGCTGAAATAAATCCATGTTATCAACAGTCCAAAAGTAACCCAATGTTCGCTCCATGCTTGTGGTGTTCCCCTCCAAAATAACATAAGCAAACCCACGCACAGTGTGTAAATAGCGCAATGTTTTGAGCGAACAACAGGGTCTTTCGTTTTGTTTTCTGCCATTGTTTGTGTTTGGAACAACCAGTCTCCTGTCATATGGCCTATTCCAAATAGAACAATGAGCGCACCGCCAATTGATTCGAGATTTGTCATAATCCACCTCTTACTCCCATTATAACAAATTTCACCAAGGGGTTGACAAATCGCTCAAAAACATGCAATCATACAAATCGTATTTCGTTTGTGGTATCATATCCACGTCGAAAGACATAGGAGAAACAATGAATTCGAAGTTAACGCCTTTGGGCAAAATTACAATCTTGGTCGTTGTCACCACGGTTGCCTTCCTTGGATGGCGCATGTTTGGAGACAAGGTTAAATCAATGCTTGGTGGTGAAACAACCGCTTCGGTTGTGCCTAAGCAGGTCAATCTTCCTGCATTGACTGTATCGGCAGGTGAAGGCACCAACCTTCAACTCAACACGATTACAGAAACCCCATCTGCGAATGGTGGTACGTCTATGCGTATGCTTTTGTGGGCATGGAATGCTCAGTCTGGTCTGATGCTTGCCAATGGTGGCGCAAAAACCACTCAGGGTTCGCTTATGGAACAGTTGGGAGTTAACTTACAGTTGACTCGCCAAGATGACCCGAGCAAGATGCAAGAAGCACTTATTGCATTCGCACAAGAACTCAAGAATGGCAATCCTCAGCCAAAATCTGGTGCGCACTATGTTGCCATCATGGGCGATGGTGCGGCCGCTTTCTTGAAGCCTGTCAATGACCAGTTGCGCAAACTCGGACCTGAATATACCGCCAAGGTTATCGGTTCAGCCGGTTATTCCCGTGGTGAAGATAAGTTCATGGGACCCGCAGAGTGGAAGAACAATCCAAATCTTGCAAAGGGCGGTGTTGTTGCTGGATATCTGCGTGACGGAGACTGGAATATTGCTTTGAAGTGGCTTGGTGACAACAACATCAAGAACAACCCTGATGAGCGAACCTGGGACCCGGATGCACTGAACTGGGTTGCAGCCAATGACTACATTGACGCATCTGAAAAGTATATCGCCGGATACAACGAAGACCGCCCTGTGGTTCGCAACGGCAAGCGCACTGGTGAAACCAAGCGCATTACTGTTCAGGGTGTTGTAACGTGGACTCCCGGTGACGTTATTGTTGCCGAAAAGAAAGGTGGACTTGTTTCCATCGTGTCCACTCGAGAGTATTCCGCTCAGATGCCTAACACAATCATCGGCATCGACAAGTGGATGAAAGACAACCGAAAGGATGTCGAGAACATGTTGTCCGGTGTCTTTGCTGGCGGTGACGCTATTAAGTCGTCAGATGAGGCCTTGAAGAAGGCTTCGCAGATTAGCGCAAGCGTGTACAACGAGTCCGGTGCGGACGCCAATTACTGGTATATGTACTTCAAGGGCACTACTAAGCGAGATGCAAAGGGTCTAATGGTTGAACTTGGTGGTTCGTCTGTCAACAACCTTGCAGACAATATGTTGCTGTATGGCATGGTGCCTGGTTCTCAGAACCTGTTCGCCGCAACATACACAACTTTTGGAGATGTTGTTGTTCAGCAGTATCCCAACCTCGTGCCTTCGTATGACCCAGTAAGTAGCATTCTTGATACTTCTTATATCAAGAATCTATCTGGTCGGTCTAACCAAACGTTGCGTAACGCTCAGATTGCCCAGGCTTCACCCAAGTATGACCCGTCTGGCACAATTCAGCCAATTGGTTCAAAAAATAGCTGGCGGGCTTTCTTTGCTCCTGGTCAGACAGACATTCCTGCAAATGGTTCTAAGACACTGCGAACAATGTTGAATGACTTGTTGGTTGCTGGCAATGCCTATGTTGAAATTCATGGTCATGCTGACGGTGCCTCTGAGCGAGGTAAGTCTGATTCATTGTCTGAGTCTCGTGCCTTCGCTATCAAGCGCTGGTTGGAAACACAGGCACCTGTGAACTTCCCGGCCGGTCGAATCCGTGTTGTATCGCACGGCAATTCGAATCCGTTGGAACCAAACACCGCTCGTGGTAGCGTTTGGAACCGACGTATCGAGGTTGTGATTGGCGTTCGATAAGGTAACACGCATATGTCCACAGTAGTTGCTTCTCAATCCCCCAAGCCCCGCAAGGACTTGGGGGACATTCTCTCGGCGTTTGCACCAAACCACGTGCTATCTGCCTCTACAATGAAAATCATTGTATTGTTGCAAGTTATTGCGTGTTTGGTAGTGTGGATTAACTCACCATTCACAGTTCTACCAAAGCCAATGGAAGTGTGGCATGCACTGATTGAGTTGTTTACAAACCAGGGCATGGGTGGAGAAATCATTACAAGCATGGAGTTGAACATCAAAGCTATGCTGTTTACATGTGTGTTAGCACTTGGGCTCGCATACCTTACGGTGATGCCATTCTTTCGTCCTATAGTAACCGCAATGTCCAAAGGGCGATTTCTTAGCTTGGTTGGATTCACCTTTGTTTTTACATTGATGGTTGGTGGTGGTCACCCGCTTAAAATGTCATTATTGGTGTTTGGTATGACTGTGTTCTTCCTTACATCAATGGCTTCTGTAGTTGCTGAAATACCCAGAGAGGCTTTTGACCACGCAAGGACTCTTAGAATGAGTGAGTGGCGCACCGTATGGGAAGTCGTGATTCTAGGAACTGCCGATAAGGCACTTGAAGTATTACGACAAAACGCCGCTATTGGATGGATGATGCTTACAATGGTAGAAGGCATCTCTCGTTCAGAAGGCGGAATAGGTGCCATGTTGTTGAATCAACAAAAGCATTTTCGCATTGCAGAAGTGTTTGCGATTCAGCTTACAATTTTGATGGTTGGATTGTGCCAAGACTATGTGCTTGGTCTCATTAGACGTATTGTATGTCCGTATGCATATTTGACATTGGAGAGAAAATGAACTACTCTTATGAATTTACAGATACATTATTGTCTGTCCAAGGTGTCAACTTAAGCCTTGGTGGCAAAGAAATCCTGCGAGATGTCAACCTTGAAATCAAAGACATCCGTCGCCCTGACACCAAGCAAGGGCAAGTTGTTGGTCTGCTCGGCCCTTCTGGTATTGGAAAAACCCAGTTGTTCCGAATTATCTCTGGACTCAACAAACCAGATAGTGGTCGTGTACTGGTTGGCTTAGAACAAAAACCCGTGAACAAGGGTGATGTCGGAGTTGTAGCCCAAAACTATCCGCTGTTTCAGCACCGCACTGTGTATAGCAACGTGTTGGTTGCATCTGGTGGCAATGTTGAAAAGACAAGTGCACTACTGGAGCAATTTGGGATATCTGAACACGCAACAAAATATCCAGCACAACTTTCAGGCGGCCAAAGGCAACGCGCAGCTATTGCACAGCAATTTGCCTGTAGTGAACACTTGCTTTTGATGGATGAGCCATTTTCTGGTCTAGACTGCATTGCACTTAGACGGGTGAGCGAATTCATCAATAAGATTGCTTCTAGTAATGAGTTGGCAACAATTATCATCGTTACACACGACGTTTCGGCAGCACTTACGGTTTGCGACACGATTGTGTTGTTGGGCAGAGACCGAAACGAAGATGGCGAAATCATTCCTGGTGCCAAGGTTCAGTCAGTCTATAACCTCATTGATGCCGGTCTCGCATGGAGAGAAGGGATTGAAAACAGTCCTCAATTTTTCACCATGCTCAACGAAGTTCGCGACAAATTTGCTACACTATAATCATGGACATCAGAAGTGGTTGTGGATACCCAGGTGCGTCTCTGAGCAATTTTGCGCCTCACAAGTTCATCATTGATGATGTTGAGTGCAACAGCATGGAGGGCTTTTTGCAAAGTTTGAAATTCAAAAACCCAGACATGCAATTGGTTATATGTCTGTTGGTTGGCAAAAGTGCAAAGTTTGCCGGCAAGAAAAAGAAGTGGTGGAGTGACCAAAAGCTATATTGGCGCGGCAAAGAAATCATGCGTGATTCATCAGAGTATCAAGAACTCCTCGACCGGGCGTATAACGCTCTGTGTGAACAAAGCGAGAAATTTAGGCTTGCTTTATTGGCCACAGGAAATGCTACAATAGAACACAGCATGGGCAAAACTGACAAAGCACAAACCGTGCTGACACGACAAGAGTTCTGTTCTAGGCTGACAAAACTACGCACAGAACTACAAAAAGAGAATCATGAGGCTTAATCAATATATTGAAGCATTTAAGGAACCTGGAAATCTTCTGGCACTAGCAAGTTTTGCCATGTTATCTACTGCCACATGGGACCCAAGGGTATTATGTGTTGGTGCGGTGGTTGAGGCGTTGTATTTGCTAGTATTTGCAGACAGCAAAATTTACCACAAGAAACTAAGGGACAAAGAAAACAAGCTCAAAGAAGAAGTGTTCCGCAGAGAGTTTGAAGAACTGCGTCAAAAAGCCATTGGTGAAGTGTCAAAACCTATAGCAGAGCGATTTCAAACTCTTGAGCATATTAGAAATCAAGTTGAACAGGCTTCGGTTGACAAGGAAACTTGGTATCTTGATGTTGTGCGCAAGCTAGACCAAATGTTGATGGCGTTCTTAAATTTTGGCCTCAAGGAGTCGCAGTTTAGAAACCACTTACATAATGCAATGCGCACGCTTGCAACACAGAAAAAGCGCAACGTCGGCAAGGTAGGAGCGTGTCCTGATGATGCGACACTTGAAGAGGTCGAACAATGGACTAGAGACGTCGCTGAACACATCACACAATCGTACAGTGATGAGATTGCCGATGTTGAAAACAAAATAAATCAAACACAGGCCGCAGACCCAAACTTGCCGATTCTTCAAAAACGCGCTGAGTTGATTAAGCGACGCAGTGAGTATGCAGGCAAAGTAGGTAGAATGCTAGTGAGTATGCATCACCAAATGCGCTTGCTTGAAGACACATTTGGTCTTATCTCTGACGAGGCTCAGAGCAGACCGCCACAACAAGTGCTGACAGACATTGAAGAAGCAGTGTTCCAAAGCACATTGTTGACCAACGCAATTGATGAATTCGCCTCTTCTAACGAACAGGTGTTAACCGTAGGAGCATAACATAATGAGTGATATTCTAAAGAAAGTCAAAGGGTTGTTTGTCGAAGGTGGCGATAGCCAAAGCACAGATATGCCCAGTGAATCTGCCGGCAACATTGGTGGCGATGACGCATGGAAGCAATGGGAAAACATTGCAAAAGGGGAGGCGAGTCGCACCCCAATGCCTCTAGCAGAAGCCATTGCGCGACAACCAGGACCAGATATAGACTCTGTGTCTGTCACACTACCACCACCTGCGGCCAAGCCGGCTGATGAGTTTGTCATGCCAAAGAAGCGCGAAGACGGTAGCTGGGACTTCTCGCCAATTTATGCACACTCCAATTTACAACCGCCGGCATTCACTGCAGAGCAGGCCAGAGACATTATCTCGTCTTTGCCCACATCTCTTCCCCTTGAGGTACGCAGGGAAACGGTGAGCAAGACAATTGGTGCCATTGGCAAAACACTTGGTATTACACCAGATGTTATTGCGTCTGATGCCGCATTGAAGATTGTGGCTGTTGAAGACTTTCGCGGCAAAATGAATCAGCGATTTGGCGAGTATGAAGTTAAGGCACAACAGGCCATTTCTGAATACGAGAAAAAGATTGCTGAAACAAAGCTAAGTATTGAGTCGGCAAAAGCTAGGTCAGCAGAAGTCATGAGCGCATGCGATACAGAGATTGATAGACTCGATGATGTCACTGAGTTCTTTACACTTGACACCGGTTCTAGCAAACATGTCGCATCTGCCTCAAAACCAGAGAAAGTGGGTGTATAACCAAATCAGGAGGCAATCTACACATGATGCACTTGATGAAAAATAGCACTTTACAGACTCGTTTACCACATGGCCCCAGACACTCAAGACACTCCATTCAACAATTGTTGAACTGATTGTTGCATCTCGAAATAGTTGCCAATGCCCTCAATTTGGCACCCGACGAGTCTGCAGCAAGCCGCGAGGGTGTAGTTGCCCGTCCACGAATAACCTGCTTTTTGCAGGTTATTCGTGTTTTTTGTTTAACATTAAATCGGGAGTAACCCAAAAACAAAACAAAGAGGTAACTATGCTACGATTTATTTTCACAATTAATGTCGCTATTGCGGCTGCAAAACGCGCAACATTTTCTCGACAACGACTCGCAGATACTTGGTATGAGCGATACATTCGACACTATGTCAGGCTTTCACTCATGCGACCAAATAGCTTTTTTATGTTGACAGGTCCAAACCGAACCAGCAGATTGCTTCCATCAGGTCCTAATTTGCTGGTTACAACAGGTGTCATCAAATGGAATCAATCATGCGAAGTGTTTGGTCCTATTGAAAAATCTCAAACCAGGCTCAACTTCAAACACAAAAATCAAAGTGACACGCTTGCCAATTACCACCCTGATTTAGAAGATAACAAAAAATTCAAGTCTAATGTGGCGGCTTGTGTATATTTTGAAGAATTGCAAAGGCCAAATACTGTTGAAGAGATTGAAATTACCTACGAAGACGCAATGACCAAAGTAAATACTGACATTATTGGCGCACTTGATGAATACATTAAGGCAGACAAGGAGTCAGAAAATACCGATAACAAAAATCAAGTCGGATTAAACTAATTTGATTTAGTTTCGCGCAAGAGTGTTTTGATATCTTCTCTTAAGGCTTCGATTTCAGACAATGCATTTTGTGTTTCACGAGTAAGTGCCTTGATATCTTCGTTCATAGTCCCAACTTCTTCTTGCATATTTTGCAATTGGCGATTTGTTTCTAGATTCATCAAGTATTCGTGCTGAGCTCGAAGCCTGTCTCGGTCTGCTTGTCGTCTTTGACTCATCAAAATGATTGGTGCCTGAAGTGCCGCAATGGTAGACAAAATCAAATTTAGCAATACAAAAGGCGGTGCGTCAAAAGAGTGTGGCTGGAAAAACCTTAGTGTGTTGAACGCAATCCAACACAGCATAGTGCAACAGAAGCAACCAACGAACCACCAACTTCCAGCGACCTCGGTTACCTTGTCTGCAAGGTTGTCGCCAAAGGTTTTTGCCCGTTCGAATTCCTCCATTGCCTCGAGCAATTTAGAATCACTTTGGGCGAATAGTTCGTCCCAGCGACCGGTGTTTCGAGCGTTGTTATTTGTGTTGCGAATGTGTCCCATCTACGGCCGCCTCCTTTCATTTGATATTCACCTGAAGTCTTATTATATCACACTTGACATACGACCTTTAGTTGTGCTAGAATCAGGTATGGAATTCAAACGTGGTGAAAAAGTTACAGACGGTCTATTAACTGGTATTGTTTGCAAGCCTAAGACATATATTGACGACGAATTGCGAACGGTTATTGTGCTGTCAAAATCAAAACAGCATATTGACTTAGACCCATCAACGCTGACCAAGATTAAAAAAGACGACGAAGAGCAATGGTGGTAGTGTGAACAACGCAGATTGGACTAGTAAGCCATCTTATAAGGAAGAAATCCTGCCTTGGCTTTGTGGACTTTTTCATGGTAGAGAACAGAAATCCAATCTTCGTGTGTCAGATGTTTGCCAAGAGTTGATTCTTGCTCTTGATAACAGACTTATTTGCGTTTATCGTTCTTCAATGCTGAAGCGCAATGAGGTTATTGTCAAATGCACCCAACGAGGTCAAAAAATTCTTGATAGAGACACATCAAAACGGATTTCTTTCCCTCCAGAAATTGGTTGTGACGATGACTCACTCGACAAGTATTACGCTAGTGCCACTCAGGTTTTTGCTGCTGATTTGGTTCAAATGTGTACCAAATCTAGTTTTTTAGACGATATTTTGGAACAATTTTCAATACTTGAGCGAAATTAAGCAGTCCCTTTTGCCGCCAAATTGTAATAATAGAGTGTGGTAAATGGAATAGGAGCAGTTCGTCATCTGTTGATACAGCACAGAATGGCGCAATTTCAGAATATGCAAACCGTCGACCCGAGTCGCGGCGGAGTTCATATTGGCCAACAGCCTGTCGCTATTCAGGCGCAAGACCCAAACCAGCTCAATGACATTCGCAATAACTTCATGTCAAACGGATATGCGACTCCAGTTCGACTTCAAAACGGGAAGACTGTCATTATTGCCCATGGTGCGCCTCCACAAAATGGTCAAAGATATTGGTTTATTGGCCCGTCAGCAACACAGTTTGGAAGCAATGACGGGTGGTTAAACGCAGAACAGTCCAAAGCCTGGGCCGCATCCCAGGGATATCCAGGCGCAGAGTTCATTTCATGCTATAACCAGGGCGCATTTGACAACACAGGAAAACTTGAGATTGGAGTGCCCACAGACACTAACAGTACTGAGTTTACTGTAAAGGCGGACTAATGTCAAAAAATTATGATTGGCAATTATGCCACAATCAAGGCGTTAATGACGCCAGGGTTGTCATGGGTAAGTTGAAGTCCGCTGGTCATATTCATCATTTTGAAGAAAAAAATGATGGTGTGAGCCAAAAGAAACAACGCGACTTCTTGGTGTGGTTCCAAAACGGTCTCGAGAAACCGTCACACGTTGAAGTTAAGAGTGAAAAATGGCAATTTATCAACATCGCTCTTGAGTTGATTCATGATATAGATAACAACACTCCCGGTAAACATATTAGTTTTGATAACGACTACTATCTGCACTATATGGTACCAGACAATTTAGCAGTGCGTTTTGATTGTAAACCAGTCCGGGACAATCTTCTTTTGCCACTTTTAGAAGAGAAAGACCATTTTGTGTCTGGGCAAAAAACGGCATATGAGTTTAATGGAACCAAACTCAAACTAACATATCCAAAAACATTTCGCTCGGGCACATACTCACATACGAGTTGCACGTTGATTGCACCAAAGGAATTAGTTGAAGAATACGCAGATTCGTGGCAACTCTATCAACTTTAAGCAAAATGCCATAATACGCTATGGATAGTTGTACATTCACTGACGCCAAAGGTACTGTAAATTTTTTTGACAAAGATAGGGTGTCATTGCTTGCCAAAAGCATCGCTCCGGTAATAGATTATATGTGGCCTAAGGCTAAGGTCGATGACATTATTGAACTTAGTGACAAGGCACTATGGATGTTCTTGGAGCTATCAAATGAATATGATGTTTTGAGTCCCGCTGGAAGGTCTGATGTGTGTGAGCGCGTAGGCAAAGAACTCAATGAAGCGTATACCCACCGTTGTAAACCAAGAGTGCTTAAGAACAACAAGAAACCATCCAAGAAACAACTTGGTACGCACGAGGCGTTTTTTATTCAATATGCATCAGTTATAGCCTTTATTGTCTATGGAGACTTGAAATCAAAATACAAATTGGTGGAAGCATGACAAATACAGAATTCATATCTCAAATCGAACAAATGGTTGCGCAACTTCCAACTGATTTGATGCGCATGAAAGAACTCCCAGAAAAACGCGGAGCTCTGTTGTATTCAGGTCCTGTACCAGATGTTTCACAATTCCACGAATGGGTTGAGAAAGCCCTGTGGATGCTTGAAAACTCAGCCGTGGCTGCAAGAAATTTGCCGGCTGGAAAGTTTGTGGCACTTGCGTACAAGGGCGGATACGTAATTATATCTGACGACCTCAAAGATTCTTTATCAGAAGAAATGTTTAAGGCCTGTCGTGTCGTCACATATTCTGATTTTGGTCTAGAGAGAGGGTCAACGTGCTTGGTTTTCACACGTGTTCCATTTGAGCTTTCTATAGTGTTTAATGGAGATGTGTGCATGGTTTTCCTTGCGGGCAACTCTGAAGCCGACGTTGTGGTGTATTCTCCAGAACGACTGAGGCAAATTATGGTACACTAAATTTATGGCTGAATATGCTAACTTTCATGAATTCCGCAGATATATGAACCAAGCAGACGTTGTTGGACTTTGTGATGCGATTACATGTCACAAGAACAAAGAACAATTGTCTAAATGGTTACAGTCTCAAATGAACAGGAGAGTTGCGTCTGATGCGGCGTCTATGCATGGTATGGCATTTTGTAGTTTTGAGCACACTTTACAGTGTCCAATGAGCTATTTATCGGATGAGGTTCTAAAGTGTGCCGGTGTTGCAATTGAAAGAATAATAACCCGCTTAATCGCACAGAAAGATGTAGACGCAACATCATATGGAGATGCATTTACATATCAATACGAGAATGCATATGGTCTGCACAGTTATGATTCTGATTCTATTCGGGTTGGCAACGATGAAGTTTTGGTTTCAGTAAACAGTCCGGCACCAGATGATTTTATTGAAGGATTCAAGAATTGTTTTGCTGTGAGACACAAGCAGCACCACTCATCGCTTTTATCAGTGGTGCCCAAAGATTGTTTTGCTATTGGATTGGCTATTTTGGCAAAAAGCAGTAAGATGATTCAAATTCATGTTGGTGTTGCGTTGAAAAATCCGATGAATGTGCGTATAATTACAAACGAGGCTAAAAGTAGTCCATTTGACAAAATGATGGCTGTTAACACCATTATTGACAAGGCAGGTTTTCATGAGCAAATATAGAGACCCAGAAGATACACGAGATAATCATATACCAGGACTGCCAGATAGCATGGAACAACAGCGTGTTTCAGAAGACGTTATCAAGTCTAGAGTACGTGAAATCAACGAAGTTGGTGCAAAACTTAAAACTGAATTTGCTGGCATTGACAAGCAGATTGACACCATCATTCGCTATGTAACCCCTTTTTACGCGACGCCAGAATTGCTCACAAGACCCATAGTAGTGTGCCTGTGGGGCATGACTGGCGTAGGTAAGACACACGTTCTTCGTCGTTTGGCCAATTTAACCAACATGCAATCTCGATACGCCACATTCGATATGGGGGAATATTCTGGTGGATTCTCGGAATATACACTCAGGTATCAGCTTGACGATGTGGCAGACACTGTTGAAGACGGTAGGGCAATGATTGTGTTTGATGAAATGCAAACCATTAGGTTCATTGACGAAACAGGAAGCGAAGTCGACCGCCCGGCTGCAAGATTGATTTGGGACGTGCTGGATGGTGCACCGATGACTCGAAATACGTCTTTTAACAATGATGTACTCGAGATGGTTAAAGACTTCAAGCGACTGCGACGACTCGGTGTAACTATTGAGAAGAACACGGTTGTATCTGGCACAAATCATTTCAAGAAAATCCGCCGACGATGGTCTAGAGAAGATTCAGAAGACACATTTACTGCTATAAATTCTGATGATTTTGAAACGATGTACAGGGCTAATCCTGTGCACTTCAATTACAACGAAGACTATGAAGCATGGTTAAAGGTTTTTGAAGAATTCAAAGACATCAACGATTTCATTTCTTATATCCAGTTGGTTAGTGATGGGTACAAACTTGGTGAACCAAACAACCTGTCTCGTAGTTTGATTTTCTGCGTTGGCAATCTTGATGAGGTATATCATGAAAGCCACGATATCAGCCCTGATATTGACATTGAAAGCCTGCGAGAATACACTGAGAAAGTCACGCTTTCTCAGGTGAAAACCGCACTATTAGACAGATTCAGACCAGAACAGATTGCAAGACTTGGCAACAACCATGTTATCTATCCAAGCCTTGACAGAAATAGTTACTGGAAAATCATTAGAAAACACATAAGCAACTCGCTTGCCAGGGTCAAATCGGCATACAATGTTGACTTGAACGTGGACGAAAGCGTGGCTGAACTTATTTTCAAAGAGAGCGTATTTCCAACTCAGGGCGCAAGACCGGTAAATAACTCATTCAGCATGTTGTTTGACTCATATCTTGCCGATGCATTGTGCCAATTACCAGCCACTGGACCAATTGATTGGAAATATGATGCTACCAATCGAAAATACCAGTTCTCTCGTGGTGAAAGCACGTATTCGGTTGATGTTCAACTTATGGTTGAGTCGCAACGCGATAATGAAGAAAATGACAAGCAGGCAATTATAGCTGTTCACGAGGCAGGCCATGGACTCGCTGCCGCGCTCTATACTGGCAGATGGCCAAAGGAACTTCGCTCTCGCACTGCTGGAACAGAGGGCGGATATACGACGTTTGAACCGCTTCAGTTCAAAACTCGCAATGACATTCTTGGAATAATTAAACAAGGCATGGCTGGCATTGTAGCTGAGGAAGTAATTTATGGAGTCGATAACATCAGCAATGGTTCCGGAGAAGACTTTTCGATGATTACTAAAGAAATCCAACAAGCAGTTGCCGCACTTGGGCTCTTCAGAGAGTCTTGGATTGGCACAAGCAATTCACATGTTGGCCTTCTTTCAGATTCGCAAAGCATGAAGAAAGTGTCTCAAATCGTTATTGACTTGATTAAAGAATCACACAGCACGATGGTTGAGGACTTTATTCAGCACAAAGAACTAATTTTGCGAATTGCAGAATACTTGATATCCCATACTGTCATGCCGGGGGTCATGTTTGCCGAGATGTGCGAAAAGCACGGGGTGAAATTGCCAACTAGATTTAGTCACAGAGAATCACTACTGCAGTCATTAAAAGAAATCAATAGTTAATACAATGATTATCAACGTACTTCCACCAGAAAAAATACGCGATGAGTTTGGTTGGGCTAGCATCGAGTGGTGGCAGTATATGTTTTGCACTGTTCAGCGTGTGGATTACATTTACGAACCATTCATGACTATAAATGTTGATAGCTTTGATTCTCTTCGGAATGCTTTGCACGCCATAGAAGAAGAAGCACTGATGTACATGGTCAACGAAACAGCCAGAGGCAAGTCCGCTGAAATCAAAGACTTGATTCCCGATAACGACCTTGTGATTATCAGCAAACACACCGACATATCATTGGTCAACCAGTTATATGCCCCTAGTGTACTTCAGTGTTGGCACAGGATGTTCGAGCACGAAGGTGATTTGTACGATGACACCGACCTGGTTTTACGCCACGGCATGGTCTTAGATGATAAGATACCAATAGCCGTCAAAATTGATAATTTGCCTGGTGAGTGCGAACTCGGAAACATGGGTTCTGCTGTTATCTCTGCGGTCATTGTTGAATCAGACGCGAGCAAACTCAATTTTGAAACGCACACAATACACAGACTAAAGCCAGACAATGACAAAAAAGCCTCCACACTTGACATACTTTTGGGGATGCAATGAGTACCAAACAAAAAAATGACATAATGATGCTGTTGGCGGTTTTTATTGTATCGTATTTCTTGTATCAAACAAGAAACTCTTTGCATTGGCCGCTCGTCGTTATTATCGAAATCTTTGTAATTGCGAGGCTAAGCCAATTGTCGCGTGATTAAAATGTCAATTGATAAAGACATAGAAGCATACGTTTTAACCGAACTCAAAACTCGGAATACTATTTACGAACCTACAGTTGGTGACGTAATGTGTTTTTACACGCCACACGGTGTTTATGGCCCGGTTCCATACGAGTCTAATGCGTATTATTCTACATTCTCTACCCAAGAAAAGATAGTAAATTCAAATGCAAAGGCGTCCGCCGAAGCGTGCATAGTCAAAATTCAAGAAAAAATCAACATCGCCAAACAAGAAGTTGCCTCGGCAGCAAACAACGAATTGAGCTTTGTACACGTAAGGTTTTATGGACTCAGGACTCGGATTTGCCGGTCATTTGTATTAGTTTCCGCCGATGTTTGTGTGGCATGTTCGTACAAGCATATTGGTTTTTTAGATGCACTGTTTGACTTTGGTTAATCACATGTGATATAATCAATATATGCCTATAACCGATGGTGTGCATATGATGCATGAATTGAAACAATTGTCTGAGCAATACAATCAGCTCGAACTTGCAGACAGGCTTGGAATTAGTCAATCGTATGTAAGTATGCTTTTAACCGGAAAGCGACAAGCAAGTACCACTCTCGCTGGTAGAATCAAGCGTCTTTATAGCGGGACTGAGACCCAAACCGCAAAATGGGACAAAAAGCACGGTTCTGGTTCTGTAGTTGTTTCTTTGACTTGTCCACATATGACGTCAGAAGAAAAGACCAAACTGGCCCAAGTTTTGGCGTATTACGCCTCGGCATACATGAAAGCAGAAGTTGACGCAGCAGCAGGCGTGCCTAGCGAACGACCTAAGCCACTGCCTTAAAGCGAAAAGTTTCCAGTGCGTCGTTGCATTATCAGCAAAAGGCGCATAGATGTTCCTATCATATACCTGAGTTCAGCGGCTATTTCCTCATCGCTTCCGTGCTTAGACACACCTTGGGAAAGACAGTGCCTCATTGCAGTCTCCGAACTTGGAAATTCTTTGGCAGAGCCGGCGGCCGCGTCTGCTGACTGCTGTGCAATTCTAGAAAGGTGATACTGAATGGCGTGTGTGCTTTCTTCTGGCATACTGTAATTATGCGAGAAATTCAGAGTTTTATAAACGGAAAAGAGGTGAAAGTTGACAATCTCAGCAATTTCTACAAAAAAGGCAGGAATATGTAAATAGAATATATAAGTAATTCTATGTGCTGAAGGCTTTTAAGTACAGAATATATCCGAACCAGAAACAGGTTGAAATGTTCAACGAACATTTCGGAGCAACACGATTCGTCTATAACTGGGGATTGGAAAAGAAAACGAAAGCCTATCAACAAGAGTCGAAGACTTTATCGTGTTTTGAGTTAACTAATCGACTGAAGCAACTCAAAGAAGAGCAGCCTTGGTTGAAGGCTGTGAATAGCCAATCACTCCAGATGGCATTGCGTCATTTAGACAGTGCTTACACTAGGTTCTTTCGAGAGAAGAAAGGATTTCCCAAGTTCAAATCAAAACACAATCCAAAACAATCATTTCAGTGTCCTCAGAATTCATCTGTTGACTGGAATAGTGAAACGCTCTCTATTCCGAAAATCAAGGGGATTAAAGCCAGGCTCCATCGAAAATTCGATGGAGAAATCAAAACTGTCACAATAAGCAAGAATTGTGTTGGACATTATTATGCATCAATTCTTGTTGAGACAACAGAATTGATGCCGCAAAAGACGGTTCTGGACATTGACAATGCCGTAGGCATAGATGTTGGCATTAGTAGATTCCTAACCACTTCAGATGGAATGATTGTTGAGAATCGAAAGTTCTTCAAAAAGTCAGAGAAGAGACTGGCTTATGAACAGTATCGACTTAGTAAGATGAAGAAAGGCTCTGCTAACAGAACTAAACAAAAGAAAAGAATTGCCCGTATTCACGAGCATGTATCCAATCAAAGACGAGATTTTCTGCACAAAGTGACGAGAAAACTAGTTGACGAGAATCAAGCGACTACGTTTTGCATCGAAGACCTTTCAATTAAGAACATGCAGAAGAATCACTGTCTTGCCAAATCCATCGCAGACGCATCTTGGGGTATGTTCTTTGAACTCCTGAAGTACAAATGTGATTGGTCAGGAAAGAATCTTCTTGATATCGGAAGATTTGAACCAAGTAGCAAGATGTGCAGTGCATGTGGTGCTGTAAACAGAGAACTAAAGCTATCTGATAGAACATGGACATGCGCCTGTGGCGCATGTCATGACAGAGATAAAAATGCCGCCGAGAACATTCGTAGAATGGCTTTTCAGCGTCAGAACTTAATTAGATGTATAGGGCTGGAACAGCCCGAATCAACGCCTTTGGACACTGTAGCAATAGCTACGTGAATGAAAAAGGAAGTCGCACACTTTATGCGTGCGGCAGTTCACGCCATAATTACAGTATACTATGTCTGAGAAAAGTGAACAACCAGGCTGGATGGTCAACAAAAAATACGGACATGTTTCCGATATTACATGGCATCAGTTGCCAGATGACGATGACCACATTTACGTTAACCATTTCAAAAAAATTCGTGGTTTAACAGCCGCCCCTAAAAAAATTGCCAAAAACCCATCCGAGCCTCACGAAAATGAAGAGGCATGGGTGTTCACAGATGAAACTACAATGAACGATTGGTTGCGCGATGACGCCGCACTATTGTCAAGAAAGTTGCAAAATTATCTGGAGAAACTTTCTAGCATAGACTCGCGTGCAAACTTTATGATAAGCTCAATATGGCCAGATAATTTCATTTTAGGATATGTGCCAAAAGACTATAGGGATTATTCAAGGGTGTATTTATCAGCCCGAAAAATTTGTGAATACAGCGTGGATTCAGTGGTGAAATACACTGAAAAACAACTTGGGATGCCACTTTGTGAATTCAATCGTGTGTGGAATAAAATGGAATACGCTCAATACAACAACGAGTTGAGCATTGTGCTTGCGATAAGTTCCCAAGAACAAATAGATTACTTCAATAAACACTCACCAAATGAATCTGTTGTTGTAGACAAAATTGCATTTGTTATGAAGGCTATGTGCCCAGAATTGAAGTACAACCTTACGGTTCGTCGTACTCCAAGATATTTGTTTGGCGACGACAAGCATCTTGTAAGCCTGGCTACAGACTTTGATACCGAGTTTTACAAAGTACTGGGCAACAACATTAAAACCAAGCTCAGCAACGCAGTGCGGCGACCACTATTACACAGTGCAAATATTTCTGCCTATCTTGTGGGTCGAGATATGCTTGGAAAAGTTCCATCCCATGTACTTCAACGCTCAATAATATTGCCATATACCTATGCTTCTGCTAAATGCTACACAGTATATGCGCCCATCAACATTAATGTTTGGGCAAGACCAGATAATACGATAATTGTTGATACCAACCTGGCCACCGGTTCCGCAGAGTTGACCAGATTCAATAATACACTTTCATCAAGCAATATTCTAGACCAGTTATTGGAGATGTCCTAATGACACACAAAGAACTGGTGATGAGGGCGGCCAAGTGGCTCACCAACACGCGCAAGTGCTCCGTGGTTGTTACTGAATTTGTGACATCTGGAATTACGGAAAGTCCAGATGCACTTGGATGGAAAAATGCCAGGAATACGATTTTGATTGAGTGCAAAACCAGTAAAACAGATTTCAACAGAGACCATGACAAGCCTTTCCGTAGATTTTGGGAGTTTGGTCTTGGCCAAGTCAGATATTATCTTACTCCACCAGACTTGATTACAGTTGAGGACTTGCCAGACGGGTGGGGGTTGTTGTATTGTCATGCCAACAGGATTCAAATAGTTCACGAACCCAATAAAAAAGCCACCAGCAAAGATGTGGCGTGGAACGAAAATGCCATACTGTATTCACTAGTCAGAAGGGCGGTAATCAGGGGGTTTGACATTCATTCTCCATATAGTGAGGCTCCAAAAGCAGGTAGAAAACGTCGTAAAAGGAGAAAGTCTAAATAGGTCGACACTTATAGTGTCAAATATGATATAATCTGGTTGTTCTATGGAAGTGCACCTTAAAAAGCCACATCTCATCGTTCTCTGCCAAGCATTTGATGGCGATAGCATTCTATCGCCAGATATCACTCATTTTTACTGGAGGCGCCGGCAAACGAAATTGAAACCTGGAGACTTCGCAATTTTGTTTGAAACGGGTCTAATGGAGTGGATTGACGGATTGGACTTTGGCCAATCTTCAAGCGAGGGAGTCATTACACCAGCCGGGAAAGAACTGGTTGAAGAACTTGGATTGTGCACGTATGCATACTCCAAATGAGTATGCAATGCGCAAAGATATGGTATCATACCATCATGAAACACACAGCGCATGTTTTGAACGACGAGGGTGATATTGTTTTAACATGGGACCCAAAGATTCGTGAAGACCGAGAAAACATGAAGCAAATATTTGCGACATTCATCGAACAGGGTTATGAAGCGTATGCAGTCAGTGAAAAGCCATCCAAACTAGATGCAATGCTTGGTGTCGAGTACGTAAAAACCAAGCAAGTGTTTGACCTTGATGCAACTATTGGCAAGCTGATTATGCGCAAGAAGGTGGTAATCGCTCCTGCCACTGTTCATGGCGGATACCCCAAGTCAGGAATGAATCAAGGACGCCTATAATGCGCAAACCAGCACTTAGTAAAACCAACCGAGTCAAGCAGAGGCCGAACAAACCGATTGAACTAGATGTTGAACTCCACCCCCCAATCAGCACCGTGACTGAGAACGAGTTGGAGTTTCCACACGACAGGTGTGAAATGGTTCGCACACCGCAAGAATGGCACCAAGAACATTTTCAATTCATGGAGCATACTCATGGGTTGTGCTCAAATATAGAAGAAGCTGAAGAACTTGAAGCCGTAGTGTATTTTGACCACGCACACGTTCGTGTGGTTTTCTGTTGCACACATTGTCTTGAAATGGTGCCTTGGGTCGGTGAAATGTTTGGCAGAACACACGTTTGTACTAATTGCAATGCAAATATGACCGGAGAACAAGCGTGTCGTGCAGCATATCTTGCGCTTTTAGGCATCAGGCACCCGAACTGCACATTAAACGAACAAGACTTCAAATCTAAGACAGACAACCTAGACCCATATGCTTTTGTTGAACAATACGTTTCGTTTGTTGAATTGTGTATTAACGACAGAAACACAGCCGAACGACGCGCTTTGAATCTAATGAAACACTTATTCGGTGAGCGTGTATATAATCAGATTGTCAACAACGGTGAAACATGGGTTAAGGGCGCAGACGGTATGTATTATCGTTTGTTTTGGAGCCGGCACGGCAATGTCGCGGTATATGAATACCGATACAAAACCCAAGCAGCAAAAGCAGGAAAAGCCTGGAAGCCAGTGGCGGCATACTGCGGCCACTTCGGTGAAAACTACCCAATCAGTGACCAGATTATTGCACAAATTTGTATGCTGAAAACAGACCCGAATAGGTACATCAATCAAGCCAACAAGGTGCAAGACGAACACTTGTCAAATTGCGGGCCCGAAGTTTTGCACAAAGCAATGATGGATAAAATCATGGCAATACAGATTTGATTCATGGTATACTTTGGGTATGAAGGTGTTTTTTACATCAGACACTCATCTTGGGGACACCAGATTCAGCGTGATGAATCGCCCAGGATTCAAAGATGCCCAATCAATGGTTGACCACTTGGTAGAACTTCACAACTCAATTGTTTCGCCAGAAGACCTTGTTTATCATATTGGAGACGTGTGCTATGACCAAGCACCAGAGTTCTTGCCGCAGATTGACCGATTTAATGGCGCGAAGATTTTGTTGCGCGGCAATCATGACCGAGTATTTACAGACGAACAGCTTAAACCTTATTTTACGCGAATCTACGCAGAGGGTGAGGGTGTTGAAGTTGAAGCAAATGGCATACCGTGCTATGCTGTCCATTACCCGCACATGGGGGTCAATGACCGGTTCAATCTAACTGGGCACATTCATAGTGCTTGGCGATTCCAGCTCAATACGATGAATGTTGGAGTGGATGTCAACCATTATCGACCAACTTCCGCCGATGACATTCCGAGAGTACTCAAGGCAATCACTGAATTCTACGATGATGATGTATGGGTGGCTTACGCCGAGTGCAACAAACGATACCAAAACGTGCGCGGCAAGAAAGGCAATCGTGTCGCAGAGTATCATAACCGATAACAAACGTGGTATACTAAAGACATGAAAGGCAAAAGTTTTTCAGACCATATCATTCCAATGGAGCTAACCACCTATTGGACAATCATGCCAAAGGACACCAACTATATGTTTCCACTGGTATTTGGCGGAGCGATGATGTCACAGGTCGACCTTGCCGCAGCCACACACACGCGCATGCTTCTGCATTGGACAGGTTGCGACAAAGCCGTTACTCATAAGGCCAACATATTGTTCTCGGCACCTTCGTATGCCGGCGACACCATCAGGTTCGATTCAAAATTAGTCGAAGTAAGAGACAACTCGCTTCGGTTTATTGTGGAGGTGTATCGCATCCCACTGACAGACAACACTGTGCCAAAGCAAATCACCTATGAGCACATTGGCACTCACGAATTGGTGTTTGTAACCATGTCAGGTGAGAGTTTTACGCCTCATCGACTGCGTGATGTAATTCCTGCCGAAGTTTTGAAGACGATGGACAATGCTTGATGCACAGCAAGTATTAAACGAATACCTGCATAGTCCGCGCAGGGCGCTTGAGTTGACTATCAACGTGCCATCGTTTAGCGTGTTTTTTGACCCGCGAAATGAGTTTGTTCAATGGATGAAAGAGTTTTGTGGCGACAAGACGGTTATTGACTGTGGCTGTGGCCGTGGTCAAACGATAGCTGTGTTGCGTCATGCTGGATTAGAGGCTGTTGGAATTGATTTGTATGGTGCTGAAATACCTCTCATCCGTGATATTCATTTGATTAATGCTGTGTACTTTCCATTTAGTCCAGAAAACGTTGCACTGATTTGCAGACCATGTCGCGGCGAGTGGATTCATGCTACAATCTGCAAAGCTGTGGAGAGCGGTGCAAAGTGCGTGTATGTTGGCAAAGAAAGTCACTACGAAGAAGACCTTGAGCCTCTGCCATACAGGGTTGAAAAAGTGCTGTCTAGTGCCGGTATGCAAAACGAAACCGCTTGGGTCATAAGCAAGGAAGAATAATGCCTAATTTTTCAAGACTCTTGTGGATACGAGGTGTCAACTGGTCAGAGGACACTAAGCCGCTGTTGGTTGGTATTAGAGCTGGCATTGATAAAGATTACATGCATTGGTCTGCCGCTGACTCTTACACCACTTGGAACCCAGACGAATATGTAGTTGTCAGGGAGTTTGAATACTCTGGATATGACTCGATTGACGATGCCGAAGCCGAACTTAACAAAACTTATGCGCCAAAACCACAACCACCATCGGCCCGTCTGGGTTGGGTTTCTCCCAGTGGTGAATGGTATCCTTGTGGATATTGTTGCCATTCAGACTTAGAGTCATTGCTTGGAGAAATTTATTATAGTCAAACTTATCCCAATCTTGAAAATCGCGGATGGGTTTCTATAAAAGGCGGCGCACTTATTGGAGTGCGAGAAGACAACTGCCCAATCAGTGAAGACACCAAAAATACGGTGCGAAAAGTTGTTGAAGAGTTTGAACTAGCGGAATCACTTAACCCAGATATCAATTGGGATAATGTTCTACTAGCAAATCCAGAAGGCTATCGCGAAGAGTCTTGGTTCACGCGGCCGAGCGAAATCTATGGAATCAAACAAGACAACACGTATGCGCAAAAATTGCGCGACTCATACGAAGTGTATTTTGGAGACTATCACAAAGAAGTCGCACCATTGATTACACCACCAACTCGAGTTAAGCGAGTTGGCGAACACCCAGGAGATTAACATGAAAAAAGCAGTAGTTGTATCGTTTAACTGGAATACCCGAGATATCAAGTTCACCGATTTTGAGGGCCCGGATGCCGGCTGGCAAGCCGAAGAGTGGGTCGACCCAAATTCTTTTGTGTGGAAAGATTTTCCTGCAAGCGAGGGTTGGACTCATATTCTTCACAAGAACGAAGAGTGCATGGAATCTGATAGCAAAGATTTAGTAGACTGGATTATGAGATTATAAACAGCAGGCGCAAAGCCCAAAAAGTTCCACAATAGGTTGACACCTGTGATTGTGTGTCATAATACCAATCATGGCACGAAAAAAGACTGGATTCAAGTGTGGTAGAATAAACACATGAACAAAGACCCTCGAAACGTCATGGACGTTTATAAGTATTGGTCTACAGATGCTATCTTGGCAGACTTAGACACAAAGCGACACAACTTCTCTGTGTTGTGCGCCAACGTACACGGAGACTTCAATATTGGCACTGTGATTCGCAATGCCAATGCATTTTTAGCTTCTGAGGTCATGTTGTATGGCCGCCGCAAGTGGGACAGGAGGTCGGCTGTTGGCACCCAGAACTACACTCACTTCAAGCATGTCAGAGACATTGATGGTCTGGCAGAAATTAAGAATGAAGCCTATGTTATTGGTGTAGATAATATTGATAGGGCAGAGCCTATTGACTTTGCAGAAATTCCAACTGACCGACATGTGGTCTTTGCTTTCGGTGAAGAGCAGGTTGGACTTCCACAGGAAATGCTTGATATTTGTGACAAAGTGGTCTATATTCGACAGTTTGGCAGCGTGCGCAGCTTGAATGTTGGAGTAGCATCTGGAATTGTAATGTACGAGTATTGCCGGCGACTGGATTTGTTGTCTGGACTTCAGCAGGAATAACACAATTCCGGGTGTAAAAATACCATGTGCGTTCAAAGACACAAGCCATCATACGTCTAGCGCAAATCTTTGAAGATTACGGGCTACATGCTACCGCTGATATTGTCGACGGTAGCATGTGGCGAATTGCACTCGACTTGAGCGATGTTGCACCAGAACACGACGCAAGCAGGTTGTCGGAAGAAGAAGCATTGGAAGACATTAAAACCCAAGTGCGCGACGGTTTTGAATCATTGTATGGTACCAAAGCCATTGATGAATCAGTGAATAGTGTGTCTGACTGGGGCACTTCTTTTTGGATTATGCCTGATGGTTCTAGAATCGACCTTGGTTACACACATCACGATAGTTCAATATCGAATATTATCAGAGAACAAGACTTGCACGACCATCCTGCTTATAGCAAATTCATGGAATATGGCTCGTATAAACTTATGGGCATGTATTTTGGAGCATTGCGTGTTTATTATGAAGGCGACAAGCTGTCTGTAACATCGAATGCGCAACCAACACCGGCGCAAATGTCATCAATCGAATTTCTAATAGAACAAATCGAACCCATGATAGTAAAAATTGAACAAGAAAAGCTATCAGAAAGAACTGGTGGGCACTTAGGATATGACGAATATTCATCAGTTGCCGATTGGCGAGATGCTATTTTTAGAAAATCCAAACAAACCAATTTTGTTAAAACCGTTCAAGACATAGAAGATATTTCTGGTACAGGCTCTCAACTTTGGAAAAACATCGAGATGCGTAATCTTATACAACGATACCCAGGTGATGAAAATGCTAAGTTTAGACGCATGTATATGCGTTCTGCCAGTACTCGACTTGCGAACAGAAATGAATACTACAAACAAGCACTTGAGGCTGGCCATAAAGAAATGTTCAGTGTGATTGAACCCGATGAAAATACAATAGAATTCCACAATATGCACTCATTCTGGTTGTACCCTGATGGTCGATTAATGGACTTGGGCAAACAATGGCACGAAATGGCTTTTGATAAAGTAATGCATGAAAAAGGCCTCGACACCGAAGAAGAATTTGGCAATATGTATTCATCTAAAGATGGACCACATGAAATCATGAGCGATTATTTTGGTATGATTAGGTTGTTTATTCAAAACAAAAACATCTTGATAGTTACTTCATACCGCAGACCTACACAGATGCAAATTGACCAAATTCAAAACATATCACAAAAAAGCAACCGAGGAGTTATAAAGATTGAACAATATGGTTATGTCAATGGTGGTCGACTGGTTACAAACTCTATGTCTAAATGGATTGAAGAACTTGACAAATATCGACCTGATTCAAAAGGTGAATCTTCGTATAATAAAATGCGCAATAACATTGGTGAGGTCGAGGAAGACGCCACTAATCAACCATACTGGAAGGCTAGGGAGCGACAAAACTTAGAAACAACATATCCTGGCCCGGAGAATGAGCAGTTGCGCAAAATGTATGAGAGGTCTGCTAGTTATGGGTAATAAATGTTCACTTGCGACAGATGGAATTTTGATGTTTGTGTGTCCTGGCTGTGACGAAGTTCATGGTATTCGTGTTGAAGGCGAACACTCATGGGGTTGGAACAAATCTATGGAGACTCCGACGTTCACACCAAGCATTATTGTTACGCAAACACTATACGGACCCGACAAACTTCCATTTGGAAAATACAAAGGAGAATATCCTTGCGAGTCCACCAAAGCAGTGTGTCACTCATTTGTGACAGATGGTCAAATCAGATTTCTCGAAGACAGTTATCATAGTCTGGCAGGACAAACTGTGCCACTTCAAGATTGGGAATCAGCATTTGGTTAATTGTGGTACAAGTGGCTTATTTGTACTAAGTGCGATAATCAAGTTATGCACGATGCACAAATACATGCAGGAAAAGTAGTCGCCGGCGCATTACAATTGATGAAAACACTCACTGAACAAGGTGAGCGTAACACGCTTGAACTCAACAACGCTGCAGAAAAATACATGTTTGAGTACGACGTGTACCCATCGTGTAAAGGTTATGAGCCAAAGTGGAACTCATCCATGATTTATCAATATGGCACATGTATATCTGTGAATCATGAAATCGGCCACGGTCCACCAGCCGCAGACAAAATGCTTGTTGACGGCGATGTGGTCAAATTCGATATAGTCGGAGCACATCAAGGATGGCACGTCGATGCCGCCATTACAGTCCCAGTAGGCAATATCTCTGACGAACGAGCAAGGCTCATAAAAATCACTAAGACCGCCTGCGCTATTGGTATTGAACAGGCTGTCCCAGGAAATACAGTTGGTCATATCACTCGCGCCATTGCCAAAGTCGCACTTGACAATAATCTTGGTATCGTTGTTGGGCTCAATGGCCACGGTATCGGACAAGCCATTCATGAATTACCAAACATACCAAACATTGGGACTGGCGGAAATGAGGTACTGAAAGAAGGTCAAACCATTTGTATCGAGCCAATGTTCACGCTTGGCTCTGGCGATAACAAGGTGCTAGAAGATGGGTGGACAATCGTTACCATTGATGGCAGTTGCGCGGCTCACTGCGAACATACCGTGTGTGTTCAAGAAAAACCATTGATTTTAACCGTGAAGTAATTTTATCAATGTGCTATAATAACCATATGAAGGTTCTTAGATACGAAAATACCATCGAAGAGATTCTTGCAGAATCCGAATACCCCAAAATCTTTTTAGCCGGGCCTACGGTTCGTGGCAATCAACAACATCTTACATCGTGGAGATTTGAAGCCGCAAGTATCTTTGAGCGCATGGGGTTTGATGGCACTTTGATTGTTCCAGAGTTTACAGACCGTGCCGAGTCCGATTTAGGGAAAGACTGGATTGTCACCTGGGAATTCACTGGGTTAAAAAAGGCCGACTGCATTATGTTTTGGATTCCTCGAACTCGTGAACTTATTGGACTCACCACCAATTTTGAAATGGGATATTGGATGGGCAGGGAAAGGGACAAGATGGTTTATGGTCGACCCAATGACGCCTATCGCATCAATTACCCGGATTTGATGTGGGTGCTCGATAGTGAAGATGTAGGCACCGGACAACCTACTGATATTTTCACAACTCTTGAGGACACCATTAGTGATTCCATTCGATTAGCCAATTATCGACATAACAAGAGTGGGTAATATGATTGTGAAAAGAATTTTCAATGTTTTGGCCTTGATGACCATGGCTGTTTTGAGTTTGGCACAAGAAGTCTTCGTGACGCCAAGCAACCACAATGGTTGGACTTTTGCTGTTGTAGGCCCAAACAAGACACCCTCTGCTCGCTGGTACATTGGTCACAATCAAGGAGTCAGTCATATTGGAAATGGCTCAATGTGGCTTTACACAGGCGACAATGATAGTGTGGTGTATGCCAGAAACACCAACCTAAAGGGTATTAAGGTGTCTGATATCGGCAAGTTGCGATATCGTACCTATACAAGCGGCGTGCTTAAAAACATTGCTCCACAACTGGTGTTACGCATTGATATTACAGGCGATGGCAAGGGCGACGTGTCTCTATTCCACGAACCGTCTTTTCAAGGCAACATTCCTCGCAACCAGTGGTTTGAGTGGAATACGCTGTCTGGCAGGTGGTGGTGTGATAAGAATGGCATCAATGACCTCAAGACCTTGGACTCTTGGTTGCGCGAATACAATACCAACGCGGTAGTTGATTATTTGCAAATTCAAGCAGGTACGTGGGCAGACCCGAACAGCGCATGGGGGCGGTCTTGGCTTGGGGTTGATATTATTCATAGTGTTGTTGGACTTGGGCAAGATTTGATTTACAATTTTGAACCAGACCCAGTGTCGCCGCCTCAAACCCAAAAACCAATCGCTAAGCCTATTGGCGATACCATTATCGTCAATCCGTTTATTGTGGTCAACCCCATCGTTATTAACAACCCCGTTTACTACATTGATATGGGCAAAAAAGTCAATCAAAAGTTGGACATAGAAGGTGTTGATGATTCTAAACCCAAGAAAGACACGCCTGAGCAAGACCCATACAAGACAGACGACAACATGTTTGTTCCATTGCTCTTTAGTGGAAACACCAATATAACAAACATTCTATCTCAGATTGGAGCAATTGGCAATCCTGACCAGCAACTTACAGCCGGCGGTGCATTTAAGTTCGGCGGGGTGCCATTCTATATCCCCAAAGGTCGTAACAACGTGTGGGACGCACTCGCCTACAAAGACGAAGCAGAACACAAACTAACTGTTAAGGCCGGATTACAAGGCGCAATCGAAGTTCATACCATTATGAATTTGACTGTGTGGGGCAAAGAGAAAGCAGGCTTGTTTATTGAGTTTCGTGGTTCTGCTGGTGCGTATCACAAAGTTGATTTGGTTCCAGACCGTGATGTTCGAGACTGGCACAAGCGAGACAATGACAATATCGTCTCACCATCTCATGTGGTGTGGAGCCGGCCTATAAACACACACAATGGGCATCAACCGTGTGAGGTTCGGTTAGACTCTCAATTCTTCAAGTTACCAGATGATTTTGCCAAACAAGAACTTACTTCTGTCACAATCGTTGACCAAGGCAACAAAAAGTCACACCGAGTGTTTGTTGTTGGTGTGACAGTAAAAATCAAGGTTAAGTAATATGGTTCAAGAATACTGGAATTTAGGAGAAGAACAGTCCGCAACCAAGCAATGGCCACGCAACAGCGTACAATGCCTTGGTAAAATCACCCGTGCGCTTGTTGAACTCAATGGACAAATGCTTTCGTCTCATATATTGCAGAGTGGATATTCTGAAGGTAGAGAACCTATTATTATGAGAATTTCCTTACCTGTTGGTCAAAAGGAAAAATTTGAACAATTAGTTGGCTTTCCTCTCACTAAACCCGATGAGGTTGAAATCTAACATGGGTATGTTCGATACTTTTGTCTTTGATTGCCCTAATTGCGGCGCACAGATACAACAACAAACTAAGGAATTTGGTTGCACGCTGTCTATCTTAAAAGAGGGAACTGAACTAGAAAGCAGTTCTTGGGACAAGATTGACTTTACTGGATATTTACGTATCCAACACTATACTGAACCATATACATGTCAAGATTGCAAAAAGAACGCCTATGCAGCAATTTTGCGTGGTACAATTATCAAATTCTGCCCACAAGAAGAGGGTGAGGCGTTTACGGAAATGTTCGAAGGAGAAAAAGAATGACTACGATTACTGGACAACGAAAGAAGCGAGAACCCAAGTGGTATGAAACACCAATTGGAAAAATCAGATTAAAATTCATTGTGATTGCCAGCAAAATGCCATTGATTGGCAAGACCGTCAAGGCTAAATACTATAATTTGCCAGGTGTTGGCAATGCCAAAAATCCCCGATAAATACGATACACCTGATAATGTGTACTGGCTGTTAGACCGCATTGAGAATATGCGCACGTTTAACGCCGTGGTTGATGCTATTACAGACCTCAAGCTGGAGGATATCAACGACGCCAGCGAACAAGAAATCTCAGAAGCACTCGAGAGATACACAGACCCAGGAGTAAACACAATGGCGGCCACAATGGCTATACAGCGATTTTATTCGCGATTGCACGATTTAGGTGCGACAATATCTATGGTGGCATTGACACATCGTAGCAACGCCCCGTATATACCAATAGAAAAGTTACAGGAGAAGTAACATGGAACTTTTACACGTATATGCCTCGGATTTTCCACACGGAGAGGTTTATATCGCCGGCACAAAGGATGGTTTAAGATTGCTTAAAAAAGCCATTGAAGACGCAATCGAGAATGAAAAGAGCACGAGTGATGAATTCTACACAAATGATGGAGAGGGATACAACGTTTTGATTGCAGCCGTAGACGAAGGCACAATGACATCATATGTTGAACCATACGCCGAATTGCAACGTAACGGACCGGGTCCGTGGTTGATTTGGCGGTGATAAATGTGGTAGGATAGAACAATGAGCCTTTACAACATGATGAACGGGTACAACGAGCACGCTGGTTTGTTATGCCATATTCTGGGACTTAAGGTCAGAGAAGACATGGAAGGAACTCCAGTGGGTAGATTTCGTGACATCAGTCTCAACGCAGACGGAACCGAAATCTACCTTCTAACCAGGAATGGTGGTGGTAATCGTGAGTGCTGGAACAATACAGAAGATTCAACATCAGGAAATTGTCTTTGTCCTGGTTGTATTCAGACCCAATTGTTGCCACAACATGAAAACTACATCAACGACCGTGACGACGACTTTGATTGCACTTTCGCAATCACTATTTTCAGTGTTCCAAAAGAGTATTTGGAACTCACTAAGTCGCTGGCCACTGGCGAAGAACCGATGACGCTTGAGCAGAAGACCATGGCTTCAATTGAGCGCATTAAGAACATGTCGTCTAAAGAACTACGCGCAGACCCTGGCATTGGCGGATTGATGAATCAACTTGAGGAAGCACTGCAACAATCAGGTGCGATTGCCATGCTGGACGCTGACATTCAGCAATGAGCAAACTTCCAAAGAACAAGACTACTGTGTGGTTGACTAACTACTCAGCAGGAACCATTGAAGAGAAAATATTAGTCAAGAGAAAGTCTGGAGTATATAGCATTCAGCATACAGATATTATCTTAGACCACACACTCACACCAAGCATCGAGCAATCTATTGCAGAACAAAACACTGACGAACATGTATACTCATGGGGTGTAAAATTAAACACCACGCTGTCTATTGCGTCTAGTCTTGACTGGGCATTGTGGTGTTTAGAATCTGAAAAGTCAAATAATGAAAAGCGGCTTGAAACGATAAATCAAATCCTGCAAACCTATAACATTGGGGACTCGTCATTATTGCACAATATGCAACCATTTGTGCATGCACAACTTGTGCGACTGAATAGCGATGACACTAGTGGTTTTGTAGAGGTGTATTACAAGTCAAATTGGAGCAGCGCTATGCATCAATCAATGGGGCGCAATGCTAACTTGTTGTTGCACCAGGGTCTTGGTGTGAAAGAAGGCCGACTAAGCCAAGAAAACATGTATGTGCGAATCGGTCGGTATGGTGTTGGGTTCTACATTACTGATGATTTGTTTAACGAACTTGTTCACGAATCGCAAAGTTTAATTGACCAAGCAGAAACAGTAAAACAATTACAGGCAATGTGGGGCAATCACCAATATGGATTCAGTATTGAATTCCAACAGAGTCCGCCGCACCCATATATGGCATACAAGAATCACTGGTGTCATTTTGAAGAGGGCGATTATGAACGAGCGCAAAAAATAATTTCAAAACAATTGCCTACGGCTTTGTCGGTTGCAGCACGGTCTAACTTAAAAACAAAATCCAAAGCCCCGGTTGTGCAATTCGCACTGTCTCGTTCCGCAGCCGAACGCGAAGGTGTGAATAGTGAAACTGATGGACATTGTTTGATTGAATACTCCGCAAAGGCCGATTTGCGCAAAAACACATACTATGGAATGAGTAAACCACTAACAGGATTGTGCTTTGGGCGCACAGATGGCACTGTTAGCTTGTATATTCAAGGAGACCCAAATCACGTGCACAAGTTGACCGCAGAGGCTTATAGACAATTGATGCGCAAATCTACTAGCGTTCTTGACGCACTTATTGAGGCAGACCAATGATTACATTACACCACGACCATGAAGCCGTCACTATTGACGAACCTCATCTTAACCTCATGCGCTCGTTTCAACTGTCGACTGAAACCGCATATGTCGAACGCATTAGAGTAACATAATTGTGCCTGAAATTCAATCATGCACGACTCGTATTAGATGTGATATAATCAAGACATGGGAATGAATCTCTCTGTCTACGCAGGCCCAATGGTTGAAATTAAGTCTGATGGTCCACTTGGTACGTCACGTGACATGCGCGAGTTTGCTTATGAAATACTGGAAGAGGCACTTTGGGTACCAGAAATCCATGGAGACCCTCTGTATTTCTTGCCCAATTGGCATGACTTTGCCGTATTCAGTGGCACATGGTCAAAATACGATAGTGATTCTCCAAATATAATCAATCCAGACATAGAATCGGACAAAAGTTGGTTTGCCAACCAAATCCAAGACCTAACAAGTCAATTCCCTGAAGGCACTCAATATGAAATCATTTGGGGAGTGGTATCATATTGGATATAAACCCAGAATGGTATAGAGTATACGCCGGCCCTGTGGTAGTTATTGGAATTGAACACGAACAATATGTTCAATTGTTTTGTGAATCATGTGATGGTGATTTCAGAACAGTAAAAAACCCCAATGCAATCATTTTGATTCCAAATTCAATGGAGTTAAGACAATTCGGAGATATTTTCTCTTGCTACGGCTCAGACACGAGTTTTTTAGACTCTCCTGATTGTTTTCAGGCTATCGTCAATCTAATTAAAGCTGCTGCCATACACCTTGCAAAACTCGCAACCGATGCGATAGAATATGATGTGATGTGGGCGTGTGTTGAGTTCAATGAGGAATCGCAATGAACGAAGATGAAATCCTTAATCTGATAAAGTCAAACGTTATTTCAAACAAGGAAATGGAATTGCTGTATTCAAAATACACCAATGACCCAATTTCTTTCAACGACATGTGGACTATAAAACATAGTTTAACTGCATCCACCGACTACGATTACGGAACCTTAGTATTCAATCGGCTAAAAGATGTATTCAATCGGCTAAAAGATAATGACAAGGAGTTGCGTAAAAAAATCGCAAAGATTGTTAAACTATGGACTGGAGTTTATAAAACAGGATTCAAAGCACTTACACCTGATTTGCTGACCTCTCTCAATGAACAATGCAATCAGATTGCAACATGTGTGGCCAACCGAGACAGCCTGTTGCCAAGATGTTTTGAGTATGGATATAGTCAAGAAGAAGTAAGTGATTTTGCACAAACATATAGCCACATTGAAAAAGCGGTCGTATATTGTATTACACAGTCATGGTGCGCAAGCACAGGCAAAAACACTGACGCAGACCAACAAGATGTTCTTGCAAACTTGATTGGGCTCAATATATCCGAAGAAATCAACACAAACATGCTTCAGATTATTACTGTGTCTCCTTGGGACATGCCGCCGCTTCCGCCGCTTGTGATACCGGAACGACCAGCAGTTATTCTTGAAGTAATGAAAGTTGGCGAAGGATGGGTGAATGCAGGCTGGGAAGACTTGTTCAACCCAATTGTTATGGTTGAATGCTTAGAAGTAGATGAGCCACTCTCTATTGGTGACCGAATCATTGTCAAAGGTTCTAAATGGAACCCAAAAACCTCGTTGATTCAAGAGCCAGAATATGACGGTATAGCAGAACCTGAATGCCCATTGTCAACCGAAGAAGAACTATTGGAGCTTAGATACGAATTCAACCCAGAACAGGAACAAGAGAGGCTATATGACAACCACAAAAAGGCGTGGATGAAGTCCAATTGGATAGCGCATACAGAAGAACAACTGTGCAAAATCGCGGATGGAAAAACACTTGAAGAAATATTTGATGAAGCAATTTCAGATTTGATTGCTCAAATTTGAAATTTTCCAACACAGAATATAACAGAAAATGTGTCTTGGATATACAGCACATACAGCACATGCAACAAAGAATTGTACAGTTCGACAACACTCAAATCCATCAATACAGTTTAAGGAATTATAACATGGCCAATCACGCATACGTCACAACCAAAAAACACATGACGCCAGAGAAGGTTCGTTCTGTTCTAGACAGATTAAACACAGAGCTGTTCTTCGATTGTTTGGTGATTACAGACACTGTGTACGATGATGGTACATCTGGGTGGCATATCTGCATCAAGGGCGAAAGCGAATACGTACTAAGGCAGTGCTGGCTAAACAGCCGCCGCAGTTTTGAAATCAGACACGGCGGCGGCACAGACTTTATATGGTGGGTAGACCAACGAATTCAAGACGAAATCAGCAAGGTCTTCGACGGCCGCGTCAAGGACGACGGCGGTGATGGGTGGGATGAAGTTCTAACGTCTTGGAATATGGCAGATTCATACCCAGAACATATCAAAAGGCGCATAGAGTCGTATAAGAAGTGGGCAATTGCAGAAGGCAGGGTGTGGGACCATATTTGGGTGATGTGCCTTAGTAAAATGCGATGGATGCTTTGGGATTATCCAAAGTCATACCGCGAACCATACAAGGCCGCACAAAGGAAGAAGAAACATGCACATGCATGAGACCTTCTGAGTTGACAAATCACCGTGTGATAAGGTAGTATTACAAAGTAATGAGACGCTCAAGAGAAACATCTATCATTCGCGATGACAACGGGGTTGTTATCGGTGTCACTATGAAGGCTGATTTTACAGCAGAGCACGAATGGGGCATCAAAGACCTCAAAAACACTCTCGGGGTAAATGACACCAAGTTGGGCATCAAAGGCCGAATCATCAATAACTGCGGACGATTGTTCTACTTCAAAACCAACAAGGGCGCATACTTGTGCGTCCCTGGGTACTTTGACCCCAAACCTGAAAACCTGGACAAAGAAGGCGAGTTGCACGGCTGGAGAGAAACGCTTTCTAGCGCATGGAGCGGACAGGACATGTACATCTATGCCAAGGGCGAAAAAGATGTACTTGCTCTTGAAGAGATTTACAAGCAAGCGCAAAAGAAAAATGTCGCTATTGGACTTGGCGGGGCAGACCCTCGAAATCCGTTCGACCGCGCGGGACTCAATATCATGATTGTGTCTAATATGCCAAAAGACGTTTTGCAGAAAATCTATGATGATGACCTGGATTATCAGAACCTACAAAAAGCCGACAAGAAAACTAAGCTGAAAGAGGCTATCAATGCCAAGTACAAGGACACATGGAAAAAACCAAGTATTAGAGCTGGGTGGGCAAATGGTCACAGCGCAACTCGTGAGGGCAAGCCTATCGCAGAGGCAACGAAGTACGCTGTTGTTTACTGGCTCAATGCAGGAGATTATTACGGGTGGTACACTGTAGAAGAAATTCGCGAGTGGCTAAAAACTGACAAAGGAATCATTGCAAGCGAAAAGAATAAAAAACACGCAAGTGTGTAAATTTGGGTCTATAAAAATGAAAATCAACAATGAAGAGGCCAGAAAACTGTCATTTAGCTTTCACGAATGCCTAAGTCAACAATTCAATGATAGTGTTTCTGGAATTATTTATGATATAGATAATTCCATCAAAGCTGACGCCGAAAAGGGGTTTTTTGATACGCAGTTCACACTTGCTAAAAACTCGTTTATGAGTCACGTCGTGCGCAAAAACCGCCTCGGCCTGTATGTTCTCACTAATGAAGGCCAAAAAGTATGGTCTATCCTTCAAAGTTGTGGATTCTGTGTAAAAAAATCTTGGTTTACTGGCACTATATACGTTAACTGGAAAAAATCAAGTTCTTGATATTAGGAATAATGCAAATTAAACTCTTCTGGAAACCAGACCTTGCTAACGCCTATTTTGTTGCTGAGAAACAGTCAAGATGCGACCAACCAGTTTTGCTCGAGCCTACATCAAAAAAGCCAGAAAGAGCGCAGAAGACATCGTAATTCGTTGGTTCAAAGGCATGGGCATTGATGTCACTGTTGAAAAGCCGAAATTTGAAAAGGAAAAGCCGTGGGCGATTAAGGCGATAAACAAAACTGTATAAGCATTCTTGTCGAGCATGAAACCTAGAGTTTTGCTGCGACAGGAGCTTAATATGCCTATTACACCTAACGAAGTTGCTATTATGCGCAACGAATGCACAGTCAACAAACTGTGCGCACTTATCGACAAGAAACTTGAACAGTACACAGAAACAGAACTACTAGAGTTCTCATTCCACGCCGGAACCGGCGCCCAAATTGAACAAACTATCCTCGAGACCTACAGACAGGCCGGATGGAATGTCTCACTTGACTACAGCGCACACAAATTAGTGTTCTGCCCAGCCGGTGAAACCAATCAAAATGTAGCACTGCGCGAATCTCATTTAGCCGAGGTCTTAGAAACAGTCAGCAGACTAATTACGCACATATCAATCGCCAGAAAGATATTAATGGTGGATGCTCTGGAAAATGATATTGTTGGTTCATACATTGACGAATCGAATGATGCACAATCATTGTGCATCAATAACCTTGGTCAAGTGGTGGATTACACAGGTCCGGACTCAAACAATCTCATACATCTGCGCGAGTATGTAAAAACAGACTGCAAAAGCACTATAATTGCCAACACACTCGTTGAGCAGGAAGAGGCTCTTGTGGCCAAGCTGTTGAATTCGGCCGCAACACACGAACAAACCATTTACACCTATTCAGACACATTCAACAGAGCGGTGCTTGATTCAATGTCGTCACTGGAGAATCTCGGTCTAATGCCCGCCAAGTTGATAATGAATGCTTTTACGTACAGAAGACTGATGTACTTGGATTGTATTCATGGTAAGTTTGAAGAATGTACGCAACGAGACATACTCATGCGCGGACTATATGCCCATCTTTTCACAATGGATGTACATATCTGTCAATCAATTCCTGTTGATTTTGCTTACATTGTGCCCCCGGCACAACTCCTTGGAGTGTTCACAATCCCAAAAACCAAAGGGTTCCACGTGTATGCAGATGAAGTTGCAACTCATGGTCTGCATACCGAATCAAGGTTGGTGAGTGAAACCAACTCGTACCAGACCCTGATTTATCCACAGCATGTGAGAAAAATCGCAATACGTTGGTAAAACAGTATACCAGTTGCGTCACAACAGACACAACTGGTATACTCCTAACATGACCGAAATCGAATACACCGAACTTGAAGTCGAAAAGATGCGTGCGTGGCTGATTCAAGCCGGCGCAGGTGGTGCTTTTGCATCACCTAACACACCAACCTACTGGGAGGCCGAACAAATCATTGAAGAGTTTGAGAAGCGTGTCCCAGAACCAGAACGCAAGTGGATTATCTAACCACCCTTGACAGACCGCACCATTCGGTGCTACAATATCAATATGCCACGAATCAAAGTAAACAACAAAGAAATCGTCGTGTGCTTCCAGCACGGTCAACAGCCTAGTCGTTATGTTGGCGCAATTCGCAATCACATTCCAGCGCAAATTGCAAATCCAGTGCCCAATACTGACTACACTAAGTGTGTCGTTCTTGTCGGAGAAAATAACTGTCGTGACGAAGATAAGTCGACCGTTGGCAAAGCCACCGTTGTGCGTTACTACAAGGACGCGCCGAATCGCGTTGTCGCTCGGCGCATCGCACTGCAAAAGGCATTGGAAAACTCTTCGCTTAACCACTATGAACGAGAAGCTGTCTGGTCACTGATTCGCAAATGAAAACGATTCTGCACCTGTGCGCAGACACAGGAAGCGACTCTAAGCCTTATGCCGACCATGGATACAATGTTATCCTGGTCGGCAGTGCTATTGGTGTAGAACACTTTCACCCACCACCCGACGTACATGGAATCATAGCCAACCCCGTGTGCACCGAGTTCAGCATCGCACCAGGATTCCACAAAGAACGCGACTACGACAAAGGTTTGTTTCTGGTGCGAGAATGCCAGCGCATTGTCTCAGAATGCAATCCTGAATGGTGGGTAATGGAAAACCCCGCCACAGGGCGTCTGAAGGAGTTTCTAGGCGCACCCGTCATGACTTATGAACCGTGGGAGTTCGGTTCGCCATGGACTAAAAAAACGGCATTGTGGGGCAAATTCAACAAACCACAGAAGATTTACAGCCGTTGGGAAGACGTGCCCAAGATTGACGGTCTGTATACCAGACCTGGAAGGTCAAAGCCGTCACTTGCATTCATGCACAAAAGCCATGCCAAACTCATTCCAGAATTCGCTTGCTTCAACCCGGAAAGCGATATGGAATTCCGCTCATTGTGCTCACAAAAGTTCGCACAAGCGTTCTTTGAGGCAAATCCTTAAAAGAACAAGACCAAGAAGAATACGCAAGATGTTTGTGTGGTAGCTTAAGGTTTCAATGTAGCAGCATGGCGCCAGATTCGTGCGTTATCTGCGCACAGTGCCATATGGTTTGGGAGATTAACGACAATGGTGAACTTGAAACCTGCCAATACCAATTTGACAACCAGCGCAAACAAGAAATTATTGACTCACTAGATGGTGTCAATTGTGCTTATGCGCCTAAGAAAAAATTACTGTCGATACTTGACATGATGCTAGAATAAGCATGTAATTTACGCCATTTCAGCCATTCACCGAAAGGAACAGCCGCAATGATTTCATAAATCAAAAGTATGAATCTGCTCGGTTTATATCGGTCTCTTAAATCTGGGGGCAAGATTTCTAAGCGCGACGAACATTGGTTGATAGAAACCAATGGCGAAACTGTAAATGTCGACAGTTCTGTTGTCCAAAAAGCCATCGAACTAAACATGGTGCGCGAAAAACAAGACGGGCAAATCGTATTAAATGATAACATTGTGATAACATCGAATCAAGTTGATGTTAGCTATCTATATGACAAAGTACGACTGGCCGCAGTTATCAAAAGCCAGTTGATGAACAATGAATTTGATGAAGTGATTGAAGATTGTGTCCATAGAGTCACAACCATACTCGATTGTCCTATCTCAATTATGACAATCATAGATGGCGAAGTTCAGTTCTTAAAAAGTAGTTACGGATTGACAGACTCCATCGAAGTCGCAAAAATTACACCACTGTCTGAAACCTTCTGCCAATTCACAGTCGCAAACAAAGGCGAATTTGTCGTTGAGAATTCACTAGAACATCCATTACTCAAGGACATTAATACACCAGGAATCCTGGCTTACATGGGGCACCCAATCAAATCTGACGGAGAAGTAGTCGGAACACTTTGCGCAATGGATAGACAGCCCCGCAAATGGACAGCACACGAACTAGCCACATTGAAAATTATTGCAAACATGGTCAATCTACACATCCAAGGAGTTCAAATTGACTGGCTTTCTGTTTTGTAAATCTGCTATACTTGAATCGTGTTTACATTCAAGTTCAAAGTAAACGAAGACAGGTCTGTGAAAATTTACGGACTTGAAACAGGAGCAGTGAAAGAACTCGCCGGCGCAGGACAAACATGGCGCATGTGGTCAGTGTCAGGACATGGCTATCAATCCGGCCGAGAATGGAAATATGGCCAGAGTAGCATCTGGATTGTTCAAGTGGATGGCGACAATATGCTTGCTGACATTGGGTTTGAACTCGGTCACAAATGGAAGGCTGGTCGCAAAATCATCGCACAAATCGTTGAACAACTCAACCAAAACCCCGGAGCCAACCACCTGCCATATTTGATAGAACTGTCGAAAAAAGTCCGTGACTGGCATTGCGAACAACAAGAACTAACACCAATCCAAAGACTGGAAAAAGCCATAAAAACAATCAAAAATGAATAAATTGATATGCCACTGCAAATGCTATCTATTCTTTAGTGTCGAAGATGGAACAATTGTGGTGTGTAACAAATGTTTTTCACAATGGAAATGGCATGTCGGACAAAGACTTGTAGAAGTGCATTCAAGCGAAACAGATAGACTTTTTCTATCTGAAAAAAGACCACCAACAACAACGCTCAAAGAGTATTACGCCAAAGACATCCAACCACTATCGGCGCAAAAAACATCGCTGCTTGACACGCTCTTCATGCTATAATAACAGCGTGAAAGCAAAATGCAAATGCACTAAGTTCTTCGACGGACCTTACCGAGATGAACAATGGCTAGTTGTGTGTATTAAATGCTTCACATTGTATCAGCTTAATCCACAAACAGCGAAGCTGACACTAATTCAACCGCAACTCACTGAAAAAGAGCGCGTTGAATATGCTATTTGGGCGCAACAAGGCAAGAAAGCCAAGTCATATCAAACTACAAGTGAATAGCGATGAACAATAGATTCAATCAAACAGTGACGAACACACAACTTGAAACCTCAAAATCACTCATTAACATAATCGCAGAATTAGACTTATTAGTGCCAGTCGACGGAACGTGCATCGAGTGCGCAACAGGCAAGTATAGATTCCAATTCCATATGTCTGTAGTGGAAAAGTACGCAGGACAAATTAGAGAACTTATGAGCGAATCACCGTGCTACTGCGGCGGCTACCTGTGGCTGGTGAGTATACCACCAAAACCCAACAAACTCGACAATATGATTGAGGAAAAAACACCATGTTAGACAATCAGTGGAAACCAATAACAACAGCACCTAAAGACGGCAGCAGAATACTAGGAACCTCAAATAGCACACAAGTACACTGCTACTATTTCCATCAAACAGATAAACAATGGTGGATTGATTACGCAGATGGACCAAGCTGGCAACCAACACACTGGATGAATGTGCCCGAATACTGCGAAACACCAAAAATCAGCTTGCTCGATGCAATATTCATGGTGGAATAACGTTGAGAACTACAGAAAAAACAATTATGTATGACGCATATCACGCATACCAATATGCACTGGATGTAATCAAAGACCGATGGCTGGAGGCCGAACCTATCATAATGAAGGATGCTGAATACGCATACTTATACGCAAAAGAAGTAATCAAAGGACGATGGCCGGTAGCAGAACCAACTATCCAGCAGGATGCTGAATTTGCATACTACTACGCACAGAGAATCATCAAAGGACGCTTTCTGGCAGCCGAACAAACCATCCTGCAGAATGCTGAATACATGCAACAATACACTGACCATTTCTTCCCATACACAAAAGTTGTCACAAAGAGAAAAATTAATGATGATTGGCTATGGGAAAAAAGCGGCGCAATAGGATGCTTTGCACCAGAAGAATGTTCAAAATTAAAATCAGCATTCTAGATGCTATACTAGAAACAGAAGTATGTTGACAATTACAAAAGACACTACACCAAAAGAAGCATACTTATACGCAAAAGACGTCATCAAAGGACGTTGGCCGGAGGCCGAATCAATCATCCAGCAGGATGTAAAATACACATACTTATATGCACGATACCTAATCCCAGGACGTTGGCTGGAAGCCGAACCTATTATCCTGCAGGATGCTGAATATGCATGCTTGTACGCAGAATACGTCATCAAAGGTCGTTGGCCGGAGGCCGAACCAACCATCCTGCAGGATGCTGAAGAAGCATTCTACTACGCACGTAACGTCATCAAAGGACGTTGGCCAGAGGCCGAACAAACTATTCAGCAGAATGCATATTACGCATACTGCTACGCACGAGACGTAATCAAAGGTCGCTGGCCGGAGGCCGAACCAATCATCCAGCAGGATGCACAATACGCATACGAATACGCACGAGACGTAATCAAAGGTCGCTGGCCGGAGGTCGAACCTATTATCCTGCAGGATGCTGAATATGCATGCTTGTACGCAGAATACGTAATCCAAGACCGTTGGCCGGAGGCCGAACCAACCATCCTGCAGAATGCTGAATACATGCGTCAATACATCGCCCATTTCTTCCCATACACAAAAGTTGTTACAAAAGAACAAATTAATGATGATTGGCTATGGAAAAAAAGCGGCGCAATAGGATGCTTCGCACCAGAAGAAATGTTCAAAACAAAAACCAGCCTGCTAGATGCTATACTAGAAACAGAAGTATGTTGACAATTACAAAAGACACTACACCAGAAGAAGCATACGCACACGCACTTAACGTAATCCAAGACCGCTGGCCGGAGGCCGAACCAATCATCCAACAAAACAGGGAGTATGCATACTACTACGCAAACGGCGTCATCAAAGGACGTTGGCCGGAAGCCGAACCAACTATCATGCAGAATTCAAAATACGCATTGTGTTACGCAACAGACGTAATCCAAGACCGTTGGCCGGAGGCCGAAGCAACCATCCAACAGGATGCATATTATGCGCGGCACTACACTGAACATTTCTTCCCAGGAATAAAAGTTGTTACAAAACAACAAATTAACAATAATTGGTTATGGGAGAAAAATGGCGCAATAGGATTTTTTGCACCAAAAGAACTCTTCAAACCAACAACCAGCATTCTAGATACTATACTAGAAACAGAAGTATGTTGACAATTACAGAAAACACCACACCAAAAGAAGCATACTGCTACGCACGAGACGTCATCAAAGGACGCTGGCCAGAGGCCGAATACATCATCCAGCAGGATGTACAACACGCATACTTCTACGCACTTAACGTCATCAAAGGACGCTTTCTGGAAGCCGAACCAACTATCCAGCAGAATGCACAATACGCATACGAATACGCACGAGACGTAATCAAAGGCCGCTGGGAAGAAGCTGAACCAGCCATCCAGCAGTGTAACGAGTGTGCATGCGCCTACGCACACGATGTAATCCAAGCCCGCTTCTTAGCGGCCGAACCAACTATTCAACAGTCTGCATATTACGCATACGAATACGCAAAAGACGTAATCAAAGACCGCTGGCCAGAAGCAGAACCAGCCATTCTGAAAAGTGCAAAATATGCATACTTATACGCATATGAAATCCTTGAAAACCGCTGGCCGGAGGCCGAATCAATCATCCAGCAGGATGCTGAATATGCATGTTGTTACGCACGCAACCTAATCGAAGACCGATGGTTAGAAGCCGAACCAACCATCCAGCAGGATGCAAAAGAAGCATACTTATACGCATTTAACATCATCAAAAACCGTTGGCCGGAGGCCGAATCAACCATCCAGCAGGATGCAAAATACGCATGCTTATACGCAGAATACCTAATCCAAGACCGTTGGCCGGAGGCCGAACCTATCATCCAGCAGAATGCAAAATGCGCATACAAATATGCACTGAACGTAATCCAAGACCGATGGCCGGAGGCCGAACCAATCATCCAACAAAACAGGGAGTATGCATACTACTACGCAAACGACGTCATCAAAGGACGTTGGCCGGAGGCCGAACACATCATTCAGCAGAATTCAAAATACGCATACTACTATGCACGAGACGTAATACAAGACCGATGGCTGGAGGCCGAACCGACCATCCGAAAGAATGCATTTTACGCATACTGCTACGCACGAGACGTAATCAAAGACCGCTTCCTAGCAGCCGAACTAACTATCCAGCAGAGCGCCGAATACACGCAACAATACACTGACTGCTTCTTCTCAGGAACAAAAGTTGTTACAAAACAACAAATTAACGATGATTGGCTATGGGAGAAAAAGGGCGCAATAGGATTTTTTGCACCAGAAGAAATGTTCAAAACAAAAACCAGCATTCTAGATGCTATACTCCAAGAAAGTCCGCAATGGGCCAACATATAACCCTACCAAATACCAAACAACATACTCGATACAATAAACAGGTGAAGAAATGAGCGGAAATGCACTGCCAGAAGACTACGAAGAACTATGGAGACAAGAAGAACTCAAATCAAAGAACAAGAAGGAAATCAAATGCGTGTGCGTCTGTGGAAGAGAAAGAATACTGGAAGTGGATAAAGACAACGAAGACCTGACACAAATCACAAATTACCCGTGCAAGTGCGGACTGTTTATGTGCGTGGTGGGAACAAAACCAGGACTCCATACACCAATAGACTTAATGTGGGAAAACTGAAATAATGAGGTTTTGTTTACGATGCACCAATTGATACAGGTGCATCGTATTTTACACCACCTACACGCACCTTGAAACCCCTGGCACAAGAGCGTAACCAGCCCATGTCCATGCCGTAAAGACAATGCATGAGACTCATGTAAACACGGACGAAAGCAGGACCGTGAGAAGTAGAACGAGGCCAAAGAGTGTGGACAATATGGTGAGCCGCCTCATGTACTACAATGTCCACACGCATCATGTGAGGAGGCAAACTGATGTAACCACCATCGGGATAGTAGTACGCACACCGCTGGTTGTGAACCGTCTTGAAAACAATACGACATGGCTCGACACCATACAAAGCACAACACCGTTTTACTATGTCAATACAAGACTTGGCACTGCGACTACGACCCAGTTTGTAACGGTCTGGAAGAATAAACAAATTACACCACAAATACACTCTGGAACGCTGAAAATCCTTTGGCATAGGAAACCATTATACCACAAATCACAACACTAGAAATATCACAAAATTATTACACTAGGTTCAAATATCAGAAAAATCCCCGGTGATGGACGCTGTTTTGCCTATATTGATATGCCTGGGACAAAGCCGGGAAGATACGAACAACCACGAACAACCACTTTAGGTTCAAAATGTGGCTGAAAATATCACAAAATTATTACACCAGGTTCAAATTTCTGGATTTTCTCCGTGGTTTTGGTCCGTTTGGGACAAATCACGCAAACCACATAAAAAACCCGTAAACAAAGTATCGCAGGGTACTGTTTACATTTTCAATAATGTGCCTCGCTCAAGTCTGGCGCGAGTTTTCCACATGATGGGGTAAAATCCTGGTTCAAATGAAAAAAGAAGGTCAGTACCTTTAGAAATCTGGTGGCTCATTTGATGGAAATTTTTTCATGTGTCGAAAAAATACCGTAAACTAAGGGAATATCTTTTTTGAACCTAAATACCTTGTAAACAAAACCTATATGGTGTAAAAGTGGAGTAAAAGTGGTGGACCGTCCCACAAACGTCCCATGTTTGTCCCATGTGGTCCCATTTATCGGCACATGTGTCCTGTGTCCTTAGGTTCAGCATATGGTGTCTCGCGAGACATGGTTCTGTTGAACCTAAAGTGGCGCACCTATGAGCAGCCAGCAGTCGCCGGCGCGCAGTGGTGATTTAGGTTCGTTCTAAAGTGGCATACCAATGGGTAGACCAGTGAACGTAGATTTAAGATTTAGGCATGGTAGCTTGCTAGTACATGCGCATTGACACGGCCCTTTTCAGAAGGTCTTCTTTGCTTTGTGGGATGGTAAAAGACGAGGGTGTAAACGGCCCGGTGGAGAATGGTTTTGTGAATATCTTATTACCACCGTTACTGATTTTTGCGTTGGAATTTATTGTACTAAAACTGGTCCCTGTCTGCAAGTATTGGTAGTTAAATTGCATCTGGTCAATAAACTCCGTGTTCACCTTGGCTTTCCCAGTATCCATCATAAAATCCTTCTTCATATCCCTTTTGGTAAAGTCTCTGGTCGTTGATTTGTCTTGCTTTGTATGCATAAATCAATAAGGATATGCTCACAAGGAGCAATATAAACGATTGTTTTTCTTTCAGCCAGCGTAGCATACGTGATTATAGCACTTTTCCTAAAAGCCATAATGGCTTTTAGGTTCATAATCAGTTTGTACCTGCATGTTTTTGTTTTTTAGTGCGATAATCTAAGTATGATGTTAGAACATCGAGAACATTACGCGCCGGGGTATTTGGTCGGCAAGCGTATAGGCGTATATGATTTGGACGGTTGCATTGTGGACAGCAGCAATCGTTTGAAGAAGTACGTTGACACCGAGGCTTTGGCCGCCGGTGATTTAACAAAGTACACTCATAGTTTTTATCGCTATGGTCAAACGTCCGAAGGTGATGTACCTATCACTCGTGGGATTATGTTGGTCAAGGCTTTGGCTGAGATTTATGATGTGGACGTTTTGGTTGCTCTTACTTCTCGAGGTGAGGTAGGTCGTGGTGCAACCGAGCAATGGCTGTCCGCACATTTGCCATGGGCTGTTGGTGGTGAGTTATTAATCATGCACCGCGAGCGCCACTTTGGTCGTGGTGAAGAAAGTCTGAGGCGTATGTTGAGTGAGAAGCAGTGGGGTTATACTCCATCTTTGTCGGGTCGTAAAATCGAAGAGGCTCGTTGGGAAGATGACATTTGGTTTTTGGATGTTTCGCCTGGTGAGTTGTTCAGTCCTGAAAAATACAAGTATTGCGCTATGGAGAGGTTGCGTGCGTTTTCTGACGTGGTTTTTGCGATAGACGACCATCCTGGTATTATCCAGATGTATGATGAGATGGGTGGTTTCGATTCCTTCCGTTGTGTTTGGGACACTGTTGATTGTTTGACTCCTGCAGGCGACCCACGCACTTTAGAAACCAAGGTATAATCAAGATATGTATGATAAGGTCTTGATTCAAGAATTCGAAGGCGGCACGACTTACATTACGGAGGCTGATGATTTAGAAACAGCGAAGCGTTATATGCAGTATGCTATGATGGGTCAGCCTGGTTCTATTTGTTTGACTAATTCTGACAAGAGTCTTTCCATGGTTGTTTATTGCGGCCCGGATTTCGAGAATCAAGAGATAAGCGAAGATTTGACCAAGGCGATGGTCAATGCTCTTGGATTATCCATGGACGATTTGCGTGCTTGGATTTCGAGCAATAAAACTGAAGGAGGTGTATCATGTTAACGACATTGTTCTTAATGGCGGTAGCTGGTGGAGTCGGTTATGTTGCCGGTTCACTTAAAAAGAAGTAATCATTTCTTTTTGAGTTTATATTTTCATCCCCATTTTGCGCGAGGCTTTGGGGATTTTTTTGTGTAGAAGTGTAGTATGGATACTGTTGACGCTTTTTCTGATGTGCTTTTGTCTATTGTTCTTCCTGGTGACAGGGCTGATGATATAATTGATGCTTGGTGTGCAAACGAGGGTTATGTTGAGACTATTTCTCAGAATGGTCAGATGATTCCGAATCCTGTTGACAAGACTACATTCACGATTGAATGTTTGCGCACATTGTTGACTCGTTGTTATGTACGTTCAGTTGCTGAAGCTGCTCGTATTGCTGCTGAAGTAGATGCGTCTGAGGGTTTGTAATATGGCTAATATTACGTTTGTTATTCCAGACAACATGGTGGATGCAGTTGTCGATGCTTTTTGTGCGCAGGAGGGTTATCAAGATATGGTTTGGGAAAACGATGTCTTGGTTTCAAATCCTGAAACCAAGATTCAGTTTACTCGTCGCACTTTGAAAGGTATCATGAAGACGGCTTATGTCAACCAGCAATCGTTAGCTGCTAAATTGGCGACTGAGGCGGTTGCAAACGGAGAACTATAAGGAGAATTGCAATGTCGAAATTTTGGTATATTTTAGGTGTATTTGTGGCAGCGAGTATAGTTGCAGCCAGCTTGCGGCCGAGAGTGGTTAGAAATCGCGCTGTTCGAGAATTTCGAAAGTATTACGGTCTTCCGAAGTGAATTTCAACCATGTTGGGCCTGATGGCAAGCCATGGGCTAATATTCGCAGTGAGCTGGCTGGCAGTTTTTCGAACGGTCCAGGCAATCGTTATGTTGTTTGGTTCCAGGGTTGTGGTCATGGCTGTGTAGGTTGCTATAATCCTGGTTCCTGGGCCGGGAAAATAATCGAGCTCGTAGAGCCAGCTACGCTGGCTGCTCGAATTTTAGATTCAGGTTGCACTGGTGTAACATTCACAGGTGGTGAACCGATGAGCCAGCCTGCGGCTTTTTTCGAGATACTGATTTGTTTACAGTCACGGGCCGGTGTTTTAGACAGTAGGTTGTCCGATGGCATTTTGCTTTTTACTGGTCACACAATGCGCGAAGTGGCCGAGGATTATCATTGCACCGAGGCTTTATCATTAGTTGATGTAGCCATTATGGGTCGTTACGAGCGTGACAAAAGAAGTGTCGAGGGTTTGCGTGGTTCTACGAATCAGGTAATATGGTGGAACCCTTTACCGGGTCGCGGACGTTCAATTATCGAAGAAAAGTCAATTACCACCGGTCAAAATTTCGAAATGCACGCATATAACAATGGTGTGGTGCTCACTGGCTTTCCAGACCTCGAGGGTCTTAAAATTCGAGGGTTAAAGCGCAGCTAGTTACATCACATTCAATCACACTGGTATAGTAGTTAAAGGATGAGTGGTATACTCATTATAGAGGTATTAATATCTGTGCCCAAACCAAAGCAATATACTGTCAGTAGTAATCTCGAGTTGCTACATGCGATTTTTAATGCTCGAGTTGTTTCTCCGTACTGTGATTTGTCCGATATTGAGCTTTGCACCATGGTTCATAGGTCTGAGCATCGAAATGCGGCGCGAAGTGAGTTGTTGCGGCGGCATGCGCCACTTATAGCTTCGCACGTTGTTCGTTGTTTCAATCGAGGTGTTGGTGGTTCTGAGTTAGGTGACTATGAGAGTTTAGCTGTAACGATTGCGTTACAGGCATACGACGAATATGACCCCAATCGCGCAGCTTCGCCAAGTTCTTACATGTTTGGTTTGGTTTTACGGAGGTTGTTAGACGCCCAGCGTCGCACTTCGCTCGAGTCGGATTGTCGTTGGCCGATTCGCAAGTTTCAATTTCGAGCTTGGTTGAATGGCGATTACGACCACAATCCAGAATTTCGAAAGAAATTCGAGATAGAGCACGGTGTCACTGAGGCCGACCGGGCCGAGATGATTGTGATGTATAGTCATTTGCTTCATGGTCATGGTGTATATGTCGCTCCGAGTTCTTTGGATGCCAGCCCTGCTAGTGGTTCATTGTTAAATGATTCCGGGGCCGCCAGTGAGGAAGTGATTATCAACCGAGTTCTGATAGAGAAAGCGTTTTCGAGTTTGAATGATGATGTAGACCGCCAGGTACTACATCTTTTTGCTGTTGAAGACCGGTCGATGGTTGAAATTTCGAAGGAGTTAAAGTTGCCATTGCCAGAGGTGAGAAAAAGAATCAAACGCTCTCAGGCGCATTGTGTAGCAGTTTTGTCATAAGTGTGGTAGAATAGAAAAATGAGTGGTGCAGGAAAAGATTTGACGGTGGTTGGTGTCATCGAGATTGATGGCAAGACTCATCGAGTTGCGCTGCCATTGCCGTTGCTAGTGCAGGACGGATTCTTATATCTGGGAACTTTAGCTGCGCGATATTTCGAAGAGGCCGAAAAATCGAAAGCCAGCGCAGCAGCACTTCGTACATTGGGTGAAAACATTTTGTCCGGGGCCGCTGGAAATATTTCGAAGACTGGTTGCGGGCTTGCGGACTTACGTTTAGCTGTATTGCCATTGGTGGTTTACGGTTCGGCTTTTGATTCATGGAAGCGTGCTTTGTTCAAAGTGTCTACACGTGCGTCTCGAGAAGACCGTTTGAGTTTTAGAATTTCGAGCACCGGTTTTGAAGTGTGTCCTGCGCTTTTTTGGCTTGGTGAGTACACGAGTGCTTGTGATTTCAGTATCAGTCGCAAGCTGGTTGCACCCAAAACGCTATTGGCTGTATAAGCGCAGTGTGAGAATCTTCAAGCGTGAGGCCCCGGCCTTCTGGGTCGACATTTATTTTTTCGGCAGCAAGGCGGCCGATGCTTTCAATCCGGACCAAGTCCCTGGTGTTTTACGTTGGAGCCGAATTGGCACCACTCAAATTCAGGTTCTTACGACCAATCATCGTTTACTTGAGGCCGCGGCCAAGGAACACGAGCGTGCGCAGCTCGAGCTCGTCCGGCAGCAGCGCCTCGAGCAATTGGCCGCGATGGCGGAGGCTGATGCCGAGGCCAAGTCTGGGCCCAAAAAATCGGCCGGCGGCTTTGAAGAAGTTGTTCCTCGAGCAGCCAGCGTCGCTGCTCCGGCGGCCCAGTCTGGGCCAAAAAAGAAACCATGTCGCGGCTGCGGCAAGAAATAGATATTACTACAGCAAAAATGTGGTAATATGCGAGTATGAAGTTCAAAGACACTATTACTAACTTCTTATTTGGCAATCGTTTTATCAACGGAATTCTCGGTAAACCTGCGGTGATGGACTGGTCATGTACTGTCAGCAGCACCCAACGTATGGGTGATTATTCTCTTCTTGTGACTGATGTCATGAACAAGTCATATGTCTTGGATATTGGCGGGCTGGCTGGCATGCAGATTCCCAAGAACAGTTGGCGTCAGGTTTTCGATGAGATTGGTGAGGGCAGTGAATTGCGGTTTCGCGTGCTTACTTCAAACTTTATCGAGTCCCAGACGAATGCTATTCCGATTCTTCGTTTGAGCTCATATACGAAGAAGTATCCGAGTTCGTACTAGGCCATTTTCACCGGGGGCCTTGACACAGAAAACTCGTTTTAGTGTATAATAGACAAAGCGTCGAGTTCAAAAGCGTGGAAACATGGAAACACTGCTTGGAGATTTGGCGCAAGATAGGAGAAAAAGAACAAAATCATGAAGAAGTTCCTTATGAGTCTCGTGCTTGCCGTCAGCTTTGTTGCTGGCGCGTTTGCTCAGAGCAATCAACTGCCGGTTGACGCCGGCGTTCTTAAGCCTGGTCGTGGCCAGGTTGGTGCCCAGAGCACTTCTTTCACTATGACCGAGAAGGGTTTGAACTTTCTCTGGCTCAACGACGGTTATGAGTCGCTCGGTGCGATTTCGTACACTGTCGCGCCTATCAAGGGCACTAACGGTCGCCTTCGCCTTCAGGCGTTGGGTGCCGGAAACCCCGGCAACCTCGAAGACAGGGCTTATCTGACTTTGGGTCTTGGTTACAATCTCTTCAATGCCGCTAGTGGTTTCCGTGTCGACTTGTTCGGCGGACCGAAGGGGTTCAACGTTGCTGATGGATTCAAGTTCCAGAGCGGCAAGGCCTCGTGGGTTTTTGGTGTTGGTGTTTCTATTCCTCTTGGCAACTAACGTCGAGTTAGGATAATTGTCATCGGGGCACCGTGATGGTGCCCCGATTTGTTTTTCGAGAAGGCCTTGACAGGCATCTTTCGTTGTGGTATAATAACACTGTAGATAACACAACAGGGAAAACGACCTGAAGGAATATAAAGATATTCCGAGTGTTTTGGAATTAGTGTATGGCAACACATCCGGGGTTGAACCGGAAGATGCGGGTTCAATTCCTGCGTTCCGATAAAAACATGGTGTGTCGGGCACTGTTGTAAAATTTAGAACAAGAGCGCGGAAAACGACTTCGGTCGGGCATCGCTCACAAAATTAAACTTTACAAACAAATTTGAAGAAAAGAAAAGCCACTACTAAAGTAGTGGCTTTTCGCTTTATAAGAGTCTTGGTCTTAATTCACTTAGCGCAAAAAATCGAGCTACGGGGCAGCGGCGCTGGTTAGGTGTTTGGTAGACCAGGGAGCACGACGAGAGGTACGACTTCCACTTGATACATGCTGCCCCGCAATCACTCATCTTGATTTTCGAGCCACTCGTCAAAGCACTCTATACACATGCCACGAAAGGTTCCGGTCACTTCTTTACCACAGATTTTGCATTTCATCGGTGTAATATTCCGGCGGCCTAGGTTCAAACGGACAGATTTTCGAGCTTTTTTCGAAAAAAGTCTCTTAGGGCATTATATTTTCCGACGTTTCTGGGCATAATATAATGTACTTCCGCGAATGGAACGAGAAAATCGAAACGAGAAATCGTGGCGCGATTAAACTCCTCCAGGTCGAGAGACAAACTACGAAAACACTGGTTTTTTATCAGAATATCAGAAACGTGTCGCAAGTGGTCGCGGAATTCGAAGAACAAGCGTAAGCTAGACTCTGGAACGCCACCGAGTACGGTCTTCGATGCAGGCAAGCCTCAATCGCTTTGCCGAACGTGAAAAATTTCATATCACCGACTGAGGAACGAGTCTGGAATAGCCCCCAGACAGACTGCACGGACAGTGAGTATCCAACAGAGCTCGTGAACGAAAGGAAGCTAGTAACGAGAAGCCTGGCAGGCGGAAAGAAATCGAGTCGTGAGATTCGTCGGTGGTATGAAAACTCGATAATATTGCAGGGGAGGGCTCCGACGAATCGTCCCCTTGGATGAAGCCGGTCCGCTTAACCCCTGCAATGTTGATTTGCCCTGTAGGTCTTCGGACTGACGACGACAGTTTCATTTGTTCAAAAAGAGGCAGACCTTCGGGTCTGTCTTTTTTGTTTTATGCTATACTCTGTTTGAAATCATTTCGCGGCCCCGGAAACCAGCTTCGCTGGCTGAAGAATCTGAGCGGCCCCGGAAATCGCGGCGCAGGAGTAAAACGAATCATGGGATTAGACATGTATCTCTCAAAGCGTACCTATGTCAAGAACTGGAGTCACATGAAACCAGAAGAGCGACATGAGGTCAGTGTAACTCGTAACGGTTCGACCGTTACTGCTATCAAGCCCGAACGCGTTTCGTACATCGTCGAAGAGGTGGCGTACTGGCGCAAGGCAAATGCCATTCATGACTGGTTTGTCAAGAACTGTCAGGATGGTGTCGATGAGTGCCAGGAGTCATATGTTTCACGTGAACAGCTTCAGGAATTGCTTGACGTTGTCAACGCGATTCTCGCTGCGCCGGCGGGTGAAGAGCGTGACCGTCTGGCCGCTGAGACCCTACCACCTGTGGCTGGTTTCTTCTTCGGAAGCACGGACATTGACGAGTACTACTACGAGGACCTTGAGTTCACGCAGGAAACTCTGACTGAGCTCTTAGCTGAACCGGACGAAGGCGAAAGATTCATCTACCAGTCGTCCTGGTAGAGTAAATCGAGTCCGGGGTTGCGGCCCCGGACTCACGAAATCGAAGAGAAAAAACAATCATGGGAACACGTAACCTAACAATCGTTCAATCTAACGGCGAATACAAAGTCGGTCAGTACTGCCAATGGGATGGCTACCCTGCTGGTCAGGGTGTCACTATCCTTGAAGCCCTTTGCAAGATGGACATTCTGGCATTCAAGAAGAATGTCGACAATTTGAAGCAACTCACTGCAGATGAAGTGCAAGCATACTGGAAGAAATGCGGTGCTGATGATTCTGGGTGGGTGAGCTGGGATGTCGCTAACAAATTCAATGAGAAATACCCGCACCTACATCGCGATTTCGGTGGCAAGATTATCGAAGCGATTGCTTCGGGCGAAGTCAAGGAAGTCTATTCTGATGTGAGTTTTGCCGGCGATGGTCTCTTCTGTGAATGGGCGTATGTCATCGACTTGGACAAGAACACTTTTGAAGTGTACACTGGTTTTAGCAAGGGACCAATGAAGCGCGGTGGCCGCTTCAATTCTCTCAAGCGTCGCAAGACGAAGAAAAACCCAGAACCGTACAACCCGGTGAGCCTGCTTGCTTCTTGGTCTTTGGACTCTCTTCCTACTCAAGAAGAATTCCTTATGCTCGAGAAGTGTGAGGATGAAGAGGAAGTGATGGCATGACACTCACGCAAAAAGCACAATACATCGCAAATAAGTGCGCTGACGCGTACTCATTTGACCGCTACAGTTCATGGATGTCCGTGGCTCGAGAATTGCTAAAACTGGGTTGGAAACCCATTGAGGTTGAGGCATTCATGCGCAGCAAGCACACCAGGTGGGCCGGCGACGTTTCAGGCAAGCCTTACGGTAAGTGCACCGGCAATGACGTGCTCAGATATCTAGAGAACGAGCGTAATATGCCACGCGGTATTCAAGCGGAGCTGGATGAACTGGTCGCCGGAACTTGGTCTGTTAATGACCAGCCGGTGTATCCACTTTAGCGGCCCCGGAAACCAAATTTCGGTCTCTAGATAAGACATCATGAAACCAATCGAACCTACAAAGTTGCTTGTTTCAGCCCACAAGCCTGTAACTCCTAAGGAGTTCAGACCTGCAGGTTGTTACTGTGATTCAGTCAAGCGACGCTGTGGCGTCTGCAATCGTGACGCCGGCGTCAAAGCCGCGTTGAAGAGGCCGGTTTAACCACCGGCCCCGGAATCGAGAAGAAGGAAAAAGAAACAGATATGTCAACAATGACAGTAGTTCAGAACCCGGTCAATGAGACCTATTTTCGACCATACGACTTCAACATGACCGACGGTCGTCGGGCATATGTTGATGCGAATGGTACATTTCGCACTGCATTTGACGAGACCGCCGATGCTACCCACACCAAGGTGGCTCTAGACTGGCGTGCTCGATGCATTCCTGCGTTGCCGTTGTTCCAGCGTGTTTATGACGCCGCTCAATACAACGTTGACATTCAGACTGCTGAAAGCAACGTTCGCATCACGAATGACTTGACCCTGCCGGATGGCACCAAGTTCACTCATGGCGGACTGCGGTCTCTGATGTTTTTCGCTGGTATTCCAATCAAGATGCAGGATTGGCTTGCGATGTACGAATACCTGCCGGACCTAGCACGTTTCTGCAACGAGTCTCTCGACCGTCGCGAAATGGAATGGGCAGACAAAGGTAAGCCTGCTCGAAACTTCATGGTTCGAATGCGCAAGGACGAGCATGGTCAGCACGTTGTGCGTGCTGTATTGTCTGGTCAGTATGCGCGATTCGACAATCATGAGGCGTGCAAGATGGTGGAGACTGCTTTGTCCACGATGGACGACGTGCTCGTCACTCATGGTTGGACGAACCAAGATTCGCTCATGCTGGACTTGCTCTTGCCTGACACGATGAAGGACGACCCTACCAATCAGTGGGGTGTCGGATTCAGCTTCTCGAACAACGAGATTGGTGGTGGCACGTTCAGTGTTGAGCCGTATGTGTTTCGTTCGATTAATCGCACCGGTTACCGATGGGGTGGATTCTCCACCATCGTCAGTGTTGACCAGCGTCACATCGGACGAATCAACTACATCAAACTGCAGGCTGACGTCAAGCGTGCAATTGACATTGCGCTGACCGAAGGTCGTTCGATGTTGAATCTTCTGAGTCTGGCTCAGTCGGTTCGCATTAATGACCCGGCTTTGGTTATCTCTGGCTTGTCCAAGGAAGCTAAGCTGACTCAGTCTGACATCGAACTGGTGGCTCGAAAGTACGTTAAGGGTCAGAGTGACCCGCGAACGAACGGTACTGCATTCGGTGTCGTGGAAGCGATTGCCGTTGCTGCTGCTGACGAGCATGGTGAGCGACGAACAGCACTTGAGGCTTCCGCTGGACGACTTGTTGCGCCTAAGCTGAATTCGACTGTCTCTGACATCGAAAAGCACTGGGCAGACATTGAGTCCACGGCTGCGCGAAAGGGTGATAAGGATGTCATCCAGGCTGTTCGTGACATCTTGAGTGGTGCGAAGTGAGCACCACTCAAGCACTCTTAAGGGCACGAGGTGCATGGAAATGACAGGCGCGACATTAATCGTTCGCAAAGGCAATCAGTTTGCCTTGTGCAAGGTGCGATGTGATGGTTACGATTTGCCGAAAGCAATTCCACATATCAACCAGCATCTCGCAAACACACCGACACTGTATTGCCAGGCATTTCTTGCGTATCACATAAAGGATATTGTTCCGACTGAAGCGCAATTCGATGCCTACAATGCGGCTGTTGCGAAATACAACGAAGAGGTCAAGAATCTCACACCAACAGGTGATACTCTTGAAGACTTGATGGCCATGCAGGACTTGCAACGTGCTTGTGGTGTAATGGACGCAAGTTCTGGAATGATTACCTGGATGTCGCTATTGGAGTTGACCCGCCAAGGACGTCCGTTCGAGTTTGAACTAGATGTTCCAGAAGGGTTAAGCCCGTGGGAAATCTATCGTTTAGCTGAAGACAAGGCTGACGAACTGATGGAAGCACTGGGCGAAGAGTTTGAAGATTATCTCTGCTCATATGCAGACTATATCATGTTGGTAGACCTTGATATTCCTCAGGCATATCAGTTCAACCATTCAGTAGTGGGAGACCACGACGACCGAATCGAGACAGGAAAAAACGAAAATGGGACGCACTAAGATTATGCGCAACTACAAAGACGCTCGCGATTTCGTTCGCGGGCTTGGACTCAAGGACACGGCTGCATGGCATGCCTATGCGGCTAGTGACCAGCGACCGAAGGACATCCCGGTGAATCCGTGGGTGGCTTATCGAAGCTACTTCGCCCAGACCGGCGAGAAGTTCTCGATTAACGACTTCATTGGTGCACGCGCCAAGCGTGGTCGACCGCGCAAGGACGAAAATCGTGGTACACCGGTGAAGACCGCGAAGACCGCGAAGCAGAAGACCGAGGTGCAGAAGAGTGCATACGAGATGGCGAAGGATATCGTGCGTGGGCTCAATTTGAAGAGTCGCGCCGCCTTCACCGAGCTCTCGAAGAATGGCGGCCGCCCCGAGGGTGTGCCAGCTCGCCCAGACCTCACCTTTGCGGGTGACGAATGGGAAGGTTGGGCCGCATTCCTTGGCAATGCGCCGGCACCTGAGCGGGAGCTCGTCAACGCTTAACCTTTATGCCCCGAGACCACATGGTCTCGGGGCTATCGGTGTTTATCATGACGATTAACAACGCTTTTAACCAAATTGCGGCCGTGGTGGCCGAGCTTATTCTCATCATCGACCGAGAAATCGGCGCGATGGAGATGCTCGATAACACCGGGGCCAAGAGTACATTCATCGAGGCTAAGAACGAACTCCAGGCCTCGACCGGTGGTAGCGGCTTTGCCGGCGGAGTCAGGATGTTGAATGCCATCAACACGTGTGCTAAAGCATTCGAAGAGCGCTCGTGTACAGAATCTGAAACACCTGAATATTGGCTATATCATGCCTATGAATTCCGCCGGAGTGCTGAGCACGCGGCTACTGATTTGTTGCACACTGTTGGTTGCGCTCCACAATTCGAGCGTTCATTGGCCGGTTTGCGAATCAGTTGCGCCTATCTTGCGAAGCAACTGGGTTATCGCGACGCGACCATGAGGTTCGCTCAAGGTGCCCTGCGTTTAGCGGCCCCGGAATCAGATATCGAACTTGTGAGAAAAGTAATGCAACCGCATTAGGAGAAAGAAATGCAAATCGCTGGATACTCATTTGAAAATCCGACGCGACACGTATACCTGCACCTTTACAATCCGAGCGCAAACCATGACAAGGTCTATCACATTGTTGCTGACAAGAACAGTGAAGGCAAAGTCCAGGTCTCGGTAATGTGGGGTCGGCGTGGAAGTTCGCTTCGGCACATGGTGAAAACCAAAGACAGGAATCAGCCCGCTTACCTATCAGAATGGTCGGCTAGAGCCGTATTTGATAAGTTGCTTGGCGAACAAATCAAAGGTGGTTATGAGGTGAAAAACGATGAAACGTTTACACCTGGTGCCCCGGTCGTCGTCAACGAAATCGAAATCGAGTCTGAAGAGAGCACATTAATCTGGCCTCCGCGTTCATACGCTGAGAACCCGGTTCGTGCTACGGTCGTCAATCATGACTTTGAGCTCGCTGGTTATGGTATCGTGCTCCTGCCGGAAGGCAAGCGCATTATTACCCTGATTGAGAAGGACAAGAATAAGTTCTTCGACCAACATGGGGCTGAAATCACTGTCGAACAATCGCTGTTCAACGCGGTCTATGACCTTGAAGACAACACGATTATCGACGGGGTGTGGGATGGTGACCGCTACTTTGTGTTTGACATGCCTGGTGAGAGTGATTACACAGACCGCATCAAATCCTTGGCAGAGTATATTGACGGAACGGTCGATGAAAACGTGGTCCAGATGGCTGACATCTATCTAACCACGGCCGAGGCCCAGATGGCTGTGACCGATGCTCGTGAGCGCGGCGCGGCGACTATTCTGGGTATTTTGATGTCCGGCGGAGAGCGGCCTGGACAGAACGACAAGTCACGAGTGATGTTAAGTTTGCGGCCCCGGGCTGTGCTTTGCGTGATGAAAACTGGTAGCGCATTTGCCACACTCGGAGTTGACGACGGGCTCGGACTTATCGAAGTCGGGTCGTTCTTAATTCCAGAAGACATCAAGGCTGGAGACAGCGTTCTTGTCGAGTACGATTCTTGGGATGGTCACGGAAGTGAACTCAAGAAGCCTGTGTTCATCAAGAAAGTAGACCAGGGAACCGACTGCTCAATCGAACAACTGCTCGCGGTGTAATATCCGCGAGCAGGGAGACTCGCGGATATGAAAAACAAAAACCAATACCTCAATGCTGATGGTGAGTATTTCGAAGTCGAAGGCAGTGAGGCGTATTACATGACAGAAGATGAATTATGTGACGCTTCAGACTTATTTCAAAACGAACTCCAAGATATCAAAATGGATTTGCAAGACTTGGTGCACCGATGGATGGGTCATGCGAACTTCGTTTGGGCTACTCTAACACCTGACCACCTGACCGAATTAAACGCTCGGTGTGGGTATATCAAGAAGAACATTGGGTTATTTCTCGAAGACGTGTATCGAGTGCTAGGAACTCGTGGTTCAGACAGTTATTACCAAACAGCGGCTGATTACGAAGATGAGATTTACTGCAATCACGAATTCGAGTTGAACTTGATGCAAGTGATTCAGAAGTCTTTCGAGTTCAGTTCTGGACAAAGCCAAGGTATGGATGGCATCATTGACCTTGAATGGTTTGAACAGAAGTATGCTGGCACATGGATGCGTCGATTGTTAAATCCGGTGGCTGTCAAGCCTTGGAATATGCCTGCTGCGCCTGCTTTTATTGTGCCTGAGCGGCCGCGAGTAATTCTAAAGGTACTGTCGATAGCAGACTGTGCGCCACGAATCTCCGTAGGCCTCGATGACATCTTCTGCGATAAACCAATCGGCACTGGAATCCTAGTTGATGACGATGTGCGCGTAGGTGACAGAGTCATTATCAAGACCAGTGGTTGGAAAGGCTTGGGTCACGAGATGGAAAAGCCAGAATACGACGGCTTGGCTGAGCGAGATTGTCCATGTTCTGACATGGTTGAGGTCATGGAAGCTAAATATAACTTCGACCTTGAGTTTGAACTTGAAAGACATGAAGCACAATGGCGTAAGTCATTTCTGGAAAAGCATTTCACACTCCGTACAGAAGGAGAAATCAAGGAATCCGGCAAACGTACATGCAACATGATTGGAGAGCGAGAAGTGCGGCACCCGGTCGAGCTTTTTGGCAAAAACTATGAGCCAGAATACTACAACCATGAGCCAGAATACTACAACTACGAAGACAAATAATCCCGGCCCCGGAGCCGGGATTGTCTACTTTTGAACAAACCATGAAGCAAATCAATCCGGCTAGTGCCATTGAATTGAGTCAGAATCGAAAGCTCGGTGCAGTCAGTGCAACCTATGCTTCGCAATCAACCTGTCCGTCGAGCTGTCCGCTTCGCAATGCTGGTTGTTATGCTGAGGCCGGCCGTATGGGACTCCACACGCGACGCTTGAATGATTCAGACATCACCAAGCCCGAAGCTGTAGCCCAAGTCGAGGCCGATGCCATCGACCGACTTACCGGCCGGTTTCCTTTGCGCCTGCACGTCGTTGGAGACTCGCCAAACGCCGAGTGCGCGAAGATTGTTTCCGCCGCCGCCGGTCGACATACTGCGAAGTATGGTCAGCCTGTTTGGACTTACACTCATGCGCTGGACGTTCCACGCGAAGCGTGGGGTTCAGTGAGCGTGCTTCGCTCATGTGAGCGCGTTTCCGACGTAGTCAAAGCTCTCGAAGATGGCTTTGGCGCTGCAATGGTGGTTCCTGAGTTCAAAAAGGATACCGCGTATGAGATTGCCGAAGGATTGACGGGTATTCCATGCCCTGAAATGACCGGCAAGGCTGATTCGTGTTTGAGCTGTGGTCTGTGCATGAAGGCAGACAAACTGCGGGCTGGTCGCAAGGTCATCCTGTTCGCAGCTCATGGAAGTCGGACCAAAACGGTCCAGAACAATCTCCGGGTGCTGGCTTCATAGCCGGCCCCGGAAACGGAAATCTGAGGAAAATCAAACAACATGATGACAATGACAGTACATCGTTCAGCATCCTTGTTTTATCGCGAGGGTTCAAGTGACAAAGAATACAATCTGTTCATCGAGGAATCGGCCGCGGGGCCTGGACTGTTCGATGTACGGGCAACATGGGGTCGACGCGGAAGCGCCAACGACACTCAGCACAAAGCCCAAGGGGTTTCCATGCTCCAAGCTGAAGCGACTTTTGAGTCGTTAAAGCGCGCCAAGGAAGCCAAGGGATATCGAGAAGACCCGAGCATGGCACAAGGAAAACCACTTATTTCAGTGCCTGCATCATTTATTGTTGGCAATGCTGGCACCGCATCTATGCCCCTGGAGCGCGAGCTCACTGAACTCAAGCCCCAGTTACTGAATCCAATCACCGTCGATGAGATGGAGCGGTTCATCACCAGCGATGCGTGGTTGGTACAGGAAAAACTTGATGGCAAGCGCATCATGGTTGAAGTCAGCTTTGGAAATGTGACTGCAAGTAATCGACGCTCTTGGAAGGTTGGTATTCCGCAGGATGTGGCTGAAGAGCTCGCAAAGTTCGATGATTGCATTTTGGATGGCGAGCTGGTTGGTGGTGTGTATTACGTTTTCGATTGCCTGTCTCACAACAGTGAAGACTTGCGGCCGGATTCGTACTTAAATCGCTTTAACACGCTTGTCGAGGAGGTGATTGGCGACCGTATGCTGTATCAAGTGGACATCGTTCCAACTGCTTACGGTACGAACGAGAAGCGCAAGCTGGTTCAGAGTTTAGAGCACAAAGAAGGTGTGGTGTTCAAGGAATTGAGCGCACCACACACTGTTGGGCGTCCTAACTCTGGTGGTTCGCAATTCAAGTGCAAGTTCTGGAGTTCGGCTACTTGTGTGGTGAGTGCGGTCAATAACGAAGCTGGTTCTACCAAGAGCAAGCGAAGCGTGGCTGTGGCTGTCGATTCGCCGGAAGGATTCGTTCAGGTTGGCAACGTCACGGTTCCCCCGAACTACGATATGCCGAATCTTGGAGATTACGTAGAAATCAAGTATCTCTACTTCAATCCAGGCGGAGCGTTGTACCAACCCCAATATCTTGGCGTTCGCGATGACGTTGAGATAGATTTACTGTCATCGCTAAAACCAAAATCGGAGGATTCAGACGACTAAATCCACCGGCCCCGGAACTTCGGTTCCGGGGTAAACTGTTTTTGTGAGGAACTTCAAATGAACCAATCCTTTGTAATCATGGCCCCATACTGGGACTACAACGACGAATACAGTTACACTGTTGGCGAAGGTTCGGGCAGTCCGGTTGCGGTTTTTGCAGACCGGGCGCAAGCCGATGCCGAATGTGAACGACTTGAACTCGCGGCCTGGCGAATGAATCTCCAAGGTGAATCCATTGGTGGTTGGATGTGGGACTCATACGGTTATATGGTTGGTGGTGACGAAGACGAAGCCAAGGCTAAGTTGCGCGCCGCTTTTCCAGACGACTATGAACCCGATGAGGACATTGACCTTGATGACTTCATGGTTCCAAGTAAGTTGACCGACGCGCAAGTCAATGTCCTGCGCGACGTGTTTTCGTGGATTTACTTCAATCACGTGGTTGTGGTAGAATCACACTGACATTCAGGAGATAAACAATGCCATTCATCGTAACTGAAACCCATTACGAATACAACGACGAGACCTACAACTCGCCTGATGCTGAACACGGCAAGGAACCGGGTGTTCCTGTTGCTGTGTTCAGCAATCGCAATGATGCCGAAAGTGACCGTTGGGCGCGAGAAATCAACCACTGGCGCGACAATGACGAACTTGGAGGTTATGTCTACGAAATCAGCGAAGGCGAACCTTGGAGTGGTTCCAGTCGGTATCAGGAAGAACTTGACAAGTACAATGAAAAGCGTCGCAAGTTCGCTGATATCACAGGAGTAGACCCGCTGACTGTTGAGTTTGGATATGAATTCGAGATGCCAACCGGGCTCTCTGATACTCAAATCCGAGAAGTCATCGAACTGTTCGAAGGTCCACACTTCTACAATGTGTTCGAGGTCTAACCATGACAAAACCAATGCTGAAGTTGATTCAGGATGCCCGTGAGGCAGGACTCAATGTAAGCGAGAAAGAAAACTTCGTGTCTGTGAAGCGTGGTAGTGTTATTGTCATTTTTTGGAATGACGGCACTATCCACCGAGGAGACGTGGAACTGGCTTTGGCCTCGAAAATGACCCAGAAAATGGCACGCCAAGCACTGGGTTTGTCGTAATCCCGGCCCCGGAGCTTGATGCTCTGGGGTCTTTTCATTCGGAGACATCAAAAAACCATGAGTCACTTTGTAACAGCAGTGTTCGCTCCAACGAACATCGCAACTAACCCGACCCTCCTTGAGAGGTATTTGGAAGATAAGCTCGCACCTTTTGACGAAAATCTTCAGGTGGACGAGTACGACCGCGACTGCCACTGCATCGGTAACGCCGCGAGAATAGCGGCGCGTGAAAAGGCGGATGCCGAGTTTGGGACGATTGAATCGTTGCGAGATTCGTTTTCCGCCTTGGTGCTGACCGATGGCCGTTGTGTTGGCGATATGCAGAAGCGCAACAGTGAGCTGATGTTTGCAATAAGCATCAGTGAAGAGGAGAAATCAGAGTATCAAGCCCTGGATTCTGAACTTGATAAGCTCTGGAAGGGGCATATCACACGACGGAACGATGCTGAGAAGCAATACTTCGATACCCACCCGATGAAGGATGCCCCAGACCCTACTTGTGGTTTCTATTCTGGTGAACGACAAGACTGGTGGGGTGAAGGTGTCAAAGAAGGAGACCGATACAGCGATGGGTCTGGTTGCGGAGCCACTGGCACATATCGTTCGACATACAACCCTGATGCCCAGTGGGACTGGTGGGTGATTGGAGGCCGATGGAATGGCTGGCTTGCACCACCAGAAGCACAGCCTGAGAAAGACCCAGACAACTGGGAAACCTGCTGGTTGTGCAACGGCACTGGTATGCGAAATGATGACCTCGGTCAAAAAGCGCGCGAGGCCGACCCGACGTACACCTGCAATGGTTGTGGTGGCAATGGCAAGAGTGTGGTGTGGCCGAGCGAACAAAAGGATTCGGGCTACAATGTTGTTTCTCCGAAATACATTGAGTCTCTGGGTCTGATTGGCGACCTGCCCACGCCTTATGCTTTTATTGACCTTAATGGTGAATGGCATCAGAAGGGTGATATGGGTTGGTGGGGTATGTCGAGTAACGAAAAGGACAGAGATGCGTGGGTCGAAGAGTGGCGCACTGCTCTTGCCGACATCAGCGATGGTGTGGATGGTTTTCGTGTCGTCGTTGTCGATATGCACATCTAACGACCTGGCCCCGGAACTTCGGTTCCGGGGCTTTTTTGATAGGAGATAGATATGCCAAACTGGGTTGAAAATCAACTAAAAATTTCAGGAGAACCTGAACATCTCACTGCATTGCGTGAATTTATCTCAGGTACAAACAGCGACGGGGAACCCTTGATGTTTGACTTTGAGAAAGTAATTCCGACTCCAGAGGAACTTGCATTGACAAATGCTCCAAATACTGTCAATGCTCAAGAGATGATTGACAAATATGGTCATGCAGACTGGTATGAATTCCGTTACAAACGATGGGGGACTAAATGGAACCTGCATGACAATCCTGAAATCATCGACACCAGCGATACAGTGCTGAAAATCAGTTTTGACACAGCATGGTGGCCGCCTGATGGTGTCATCGCAGAACTGTCTGTGCGATTCCCGCAACTCCGTTTTGAGTTGTGGTCATGTGACCCTGCAATAGACTGGGCGTTTTATATGGAGTTCGACTTAGGTAGTGTGATTCTATTCGAAGAAGTGCCCTATGACCAGGAAATCAAAGAGATGTTTGGTCACGAAGATTGGGATGATGACTATGAATAACCGGCCCCGGAACCGAAGTTCCAGGGCTTTTTTGCACCATGCTAACGCACGAACAAGAAACCGATTACAAGCTCCCCGATGGTGAATCCTGTTGGATTACCGTTGGTGAGCTTAGTATTTACATCTCGAATGGAGCTGGCGTCAGCGGCCAGATTATCGAGGTGTACCCGCTAGGCAAAGAAGCCGAAGACCCTTTGCAGGCCATTCAACTGGAGTCACTACTACAATGAGCGAAACCGCATACGAGAAAGCAAAACGCGAAAGTGAAGAGAACATGAAGAAACTCGGCCGCGTTTGGAATCCAATTGTCTGCGACATTCCCGAGGATGCTTGGGAACCAGTGGGCGATTTCGACAAAGATGAAAACGGGAACATCATCGACGCCCGGACCAAACTCAAGGTTTGTATGAGGCTGTCCGGCATCATGATGCACGTCGAGGCCATCGAGGTTTACGAAGTCGAGAGTGGCTCGGAAGCTGGATTCTTGAAGGCTACCAATCCGTATCTCGAAGTAGACGTTGAACGCATCTGGGCCATTGCTGGTTGGGAAGGCGACAGTCCTGACTTACTGGAGGTCCAGGGTCGTCAATACCTGCTCACGATGTTTCCGTTCGCATAACCACCGGCCCCGGAACTTCGGTTCCGGGGCACACAAACCATTATGATTCACATGATTGAGGTCGATTTCGCGAGCCCTGTGCTACGCAAGTTGATGACTTCCGACCGCACCATACAAGAAGACGAGCAGATGCTCGCCATCTTTAATGGTGTCCCTGAGAACCACACGTTCGTTGACACTTATGGACCACAGTCTATTTTCGCCCAGATTGGGTTGAGCTGGTGGCGCGATGTGGTTCCTCGACTCGATGAGGATTTCGTTCTAGGCCCAGAGGAATGCAATGCAGTTTCACAGATGCTCATGAATGCTATGCCGCCTTCACCTACAAAGGTGATTCAGGCAATGGGCGATGGTACTGAGCTTGCACACTGTGTCGAGCAATATCCTGAGGCCAACGTAATTCGAGACCCGTCTTTGCCATATGACGCAGACGAAATTGCCACTTTGTTCTTCAAATTGGGCCAGCTCACTGGCTTCTTTTTCAATGGACACAGGGGCAACGGCATCGTTGTCTCACCATAGTTACTGGGCGTGCTCTTCGGAGCACGCCCTTTTTTGTTTCCGGGTTTATATAAATCCGGCTTTAATCCCGGATAAATATATAAATAGGCCTGGTTATAAATCCATTAATAACTGGTTTGAACCTAAATTAAATGGCCGAGCTGCACGCTCGCGGACCGGTCCGGCGATTAATTTCGAGCCCAGAATCACAAATCGAGGCGATTTCGAGCCGCGTAGGTTCAAAATCTTATTTTTTTGAGGCCAGGTAATTAGTGGATTAATTAGTTATATAGGGGTAATTAGTGGATTTAATCTAGTTGACTTGCCTGGACCAGCCAGGGCCAGCGTGCTCCGCCGGCTGTCAAGCTGAAAAATCCGGCCCCGGAACTACATTGAGGCCGGTTTAGGTTCAGCATGACCGAGCTCAGACGACAACTCGAATGGATTGCAGGCCTCGGAAACGAACTGCGCGGCATCGGCGCATATGAGCGATTCGTCCTGAAACACGGATACGAATTCTCTGGTGCCATCGAAATCCCAGAACATGTCCAGCGCGGAGAGATGAAGTTATGTTTTGGTAACGCAGCCTTGGTGGCCCTGGCGTTCCCAGAAGAGTTCATCTACACCGAAGGATATGCATGGCAAGAAGGAATACCAATCACTTTGGCCCATGGTTGGATTATCAATCGACAGGGCCAAGTTATCGACCCCACATGGGGCACTGATAAGTGCGTCGACTACTTCGGCGTGCTCGTGAAACCCGAATATGTTCGGCCTCGAGCTGGACTTTCAATGATTGACGACTGGCAGAACGGCTGGCCGTTAATCCAGTCAGAAACGCCTGAAGACCACCTCGTCGAACTTGAGCAGTGGATTTCGGGCTCCGGCCCCGGAGCTTGATTAAGCCCCGAATTTTGAATCAAATCGGTTAGAAACCGAGAGCACGCTTATGGAAACAACTACGAAAACGATTAGGTACAATGAGGCTGTGAAAAGCCTCCCTGACGAGATTAAGGTTGAGGATTTGAAAGCCAATCCTGGAAACTACCACGCACGACAGCTCCGTAATATCGTGGTAGCCTACGGTATTGGTGATGCAAAGTGGCGCAACCTTGCACCTAAGGACGAACTGATTCAGGCACTTCAGGAGAACTTCCCTAATGGTGTCATCAAGGTTCTGAAGGCTGGCGATGAGGTCGTAAAGACCACAGGCACACCAGCGAAGCCGAAAGTCGAAATGCCGGCACCGACGAACATCCTTCCTGGCTTGTTCATCCCTGCCGAAGATGAGTCTTTCGTCTTTGATTCAAACCTGCGTTCGTACTTGTCCGCTCTGCGACGTATGTCTCAACTTACCAAGCAAGAAGAGGCAGATGGTGTCAGAAAGGACATTATGAACACCTTGCTGGTCGGACCACAGGGATGCGGTAAGACTTCGGTGGCTTATGAGTTCGCCGCAAAGACGGGGATGCCTTTGCTGAAGATGAACTGCCCGCTGGTTCGCGAACCCCGTGACTGGTTCGGTGCAAAACGTGCCGAAAACGGTTCGGTGTTCTGGGATAAGGCTTTGTTCGCTGAGGCAATCGCCCAAGGTGGTTTGGTCGTCCTTTTGGACGAAATCACTCGCGCAACTCCGAACGTACTGAACTCGCTTCTGCCTCTTCTGGACTGGACGCGAGAATCGTACATCGAAGAAGCCAAGGAGAAGCTGAAGGTTGGACCAAGGACTTTCTTCTTCGCAACCGCCAACATCGGTGCGCAATTCACAGGCACTTTCAAGCTGGACTCGGCTTTGGCTGACCGGTTTGGTGCAATTGTGGAATGCTCGTTCTTGCCTGAGCAAGACGAATCCGAATTGCTGGTTAAGCGAAGTGGCATCTCGCAAGATGTTGCGAATCGCCTGGTCAGGGTGGCTAACATGGTGCGAAATGAGAATCAGACTAGCGGTAAGCTGACTGAGACGATTTCAACCCGTGTCCTTCTTGACGTGGCACGACTGTACGTTCCTCTCAAGGAGACGGCTTTTCGGTTCACGATTTTGCCGAAATTCTCTGCTGATGGTGGAAAGCAGTCCGAACGAGCGCAAGTCATTGCGTTCATTCAGGGTCAGTTCCCCAATCTTGTTCTCTAATCGGAACGGGGTTGAGCTGACCCCGAACCGACGTGCTCAAAACGGGGTCGGCTATGCCGGCCCCGTAACTACAAAACCCAAGGAAAACAAGAATCATGAAGCGTTCAGCATCACAAGTTATCACGTCCATGTTTGGCTTTGACCGACCAGACAAGATGGACGAAAAAGCACTTTTGAAGGATGGTCTACGAACCGTCAGCCGTGTCTTGTATGCTGCTGGTGGTTTGCATGACAGGCACCTGTCGGTGGCTTATTCCAATGGAGAATCGGTCAACCAAGTTAGCGGTCGTGTTGTCTATCTGGACTCTGACGTGGTTTTACAACCGCGAAAAGAGTTTCAAGACTACGATGTGCGCAACGACGTTCTGGTTGGTTCTGCTCTGGTTGGCGCAAACGTCAAACTGACCGCAGATGCCCAATTTTACGATACGTTACAAGAAGAGGATGAGAACATCAAGCGGATTTACCAATCCACTGAGTTTCGCGCCTCTGAAATGCGCGTTGAGAACGAAGCACCTGGTTTGGTGCCGTACTTGGATACTCGGTCTGACTACTATGTTGATGACCAGCTTGTTCAGACACTGAGCGATGCGGTACAGAATCCTGAGACGCATTCGGAAGTGGCTTGTGCGCTATTGAACAACGCACTGCTACACCGCAACGCCGGCAATGCTGTTGACATGGGTGTTTACACCGAAGCAGTCAACGAAGCTGTTGGGCGTCTTGAGCGATGCAAAAATTCAGAAGTTCGCCATTCGGAAGCAACTGAAATCGTCAACTGGTTCAGGGAAATGTTCGACCCCGAACCTCCTCCCCCGCCTCCATCTGGTGGTAGTGGTGAGGACGAGCAGGAAGACCAAGACAATCAGGACGAAAACGAAGGTCAAGGTGGCGGGCAGGGTGACCAAGACGCAAACCAAGACCAAGGTAAAAACCAAGGTGGTCAAGGTGATGACGGTGACGGTGACGGTGACGGAAACGGTCAACCAGCGAAGCCTGATATGTCCGAAGCCAACAAGAAGTTCGACCAAGAACTGACTGCGGTTTCCGGTCAAGTCGAGAACGAAACTGGTGATAGCCAAGCAGTGCAAGCTGTTTATGGTCAACCATCGAATGGCAACAATACTCCTAGTGAGGGTGAATGTGGCTTGGAGATTGGAGCAGAAATGCCTTGCAATGGCTGGGGCGATGAAGTCGAACCAGCAACTATCACGGTGCAAAAAGTCGCAATTGGTTATGTTGACCGATACGAAGCAATCAAGGCTGAGGTTCGCGTTGGCACTCGTGCCCTTGTGAACAAACTTGCCTGGACTGCTCAACTTCCGACCATGACCGAACACGGTTATCGAAGTGGTGACTTGGACGAAGGTTCTTTGTCCAACCTGTTCTTGAATGACCAAAACCCTGCGGTGTTTCAGCGAACAGAGATTACAGCACGTCCTGACGTGGCTGTAGGCATCATGGTAGACGAATCTGGTTCTATGTACGGGGAAAAGATTGAGGCTGCTAGACGGGTAACCGTCATGCTGACCGAAGCCTTCAGCCAAGTAGCAGGAACACGGGTTCGGGTTTGGGGACACACCACCGGGTATTATCGTGATGATGAATGCGTCGTGATTCCGTATGTCACGGCACAACACAAGTCACCTCACGGTATCTCAACAATGGAAGCCAGAAGTGGCAACATTGACGGTGCCGCCTTGTGGTATGCCGCCCAAGAACTTGCCAAGTTTGACGCTGACGCCGAACGTCGTATCTTATTCTGCATCTCTGACGGATTGCCTAGCGGTGGTCAAGAGGACGGTGTGGAATACAACCGACGCAAGGCAGAAGCATCAAGGAACATCGGCGTCGAAGTGTTCGGCATCGGCATCTTGAATGCCTACACCCCTCACGTTGGCGAACGGTTGTTCGGCAAGGATGCTTTCTGCGTCTTTTCAGATGTGGAATCGGCTGGACAAGTAATCGGTGCGTTCATCACCCGTGTGGTGAACCGCCTCTGACCAGGAACGCCCGGCCCCGGAGCCGGGCGTTTCCTCATTTATCAAACTATGGAAAACTCCAGAGACCCAATGGAAACAGGCACATATCCAATGCCTGACTTTGATGCGCCAAGTACGCATGAAAACCTCATCCTTCAGAACATGGCACTGTTGTTGACGGGTAGGTTTGCTGGCAAGGTCGTACAGTACCTTAGACCGGTAGACGACGTTAGCTACATTGATATGTTCTCCGCCTTGACCTTAGATGTATTGCTGGTCGCCGCTATGTCTATGGAAATGTCCAAGCCTTCACCTGATGCGCCAAAGGACTTTGGGACATGTCTTCAGGCGGCCAGTGAACGAACATTAAAACTGATGGAAGAAGGCCTAGACCCTAAAATCAAGGCGGAAATTGATGCGAACCTTGATGCACTTACGGCTATGGCATCAGCAGTTGACATGATAACTTCACTGATGAATAGGTTAAGCGGCCCCGGAAACCAACCAAAAGCCGATTGAAACATCATGAAAATTGATTGGAAACTCTTAGCAAACCAGAAAGCTACGCTGTTGGACTTAATCTCCAACGGCGTACTTACTGAACAACAGCGCGATGACCTCCAGGGTCTTGTGCACTTCATTGACTCAGAGCAAGACATGGCCGTAGAAAGGCTTGGTGCAGAAGCTGTAGTTTTCTTGTATGAAGACAGCTACCGCGATGGCGATGGAAAATTCATTAGCCATAGCGAATGGAAGCCCGGGCCAAACTGGCGCGAACTTCTGAGCGATGTGGTAGACTCCGAGGATGACACAGGATGTGACGGCTTGACAGTCATTGACAAAGATGCATACCGCAAGTTGTACGATGCCTGGTTGGAGGTGCCATGTGATTAGAGCAGAAGTACACGACGACGATTTCCGCACATCAGCGCGATTCGACGCTACACCTTGGTTTGAGCAAGCATCTGACAAGGAGATTGTAGATTTGGCAAAGATTGACTGGGGAGGAGACTTGGAAGCCGACGAGGTTGCTGAGTTCTTCGAGGGTCGTGATGTTGGCACGCCTGACACCGTTGATGATGTATTCAAGGCTGTAAATGTTCTAGATGTGGGTTTTGAATGCTCGGTCGAACCAGATGATGCAATTCGATGGGTCGAGAAGAACCGTCCGCATCTGATGGAGCAATTGAACGACCTTTGAACCACCGGCCCCGGAGCATTAGCTCCGGGGCTTTTTTGCTTTGTGCCCGAACAGGGCGAGGAATTAACAAAAATGGGTATGGGATTTTCCGGCGCATACGCCGAAGTAATCGAGCCTGACAAGCTACAATCGCTTGTCCCTGACGTATGGAAGAAACTCAAGGGTCTTCTGTCAGAAGACGTGAAAGATGAGTCCATGGAAATGACAGTTCTGGCATATTTGTGGATGCCAGACAACTACGGTTTGGACATCGTAGACCCTGAATGGTTAAACGAGTCATCTAATTTGCTCAACGACGAAGACGACACTATCGTAGACCAGCGTATCGCTGAATACGACCAGGCCTTTGACGAACTCCGAAAGGCATTCACAGATGCCACGGCTGTTGGTGATAGCAAGCTGGAGCTCGACATGGGTTATCACGATTGCGACGCCGTTGGCGACCGATACGATGAAGTCAACGGCCCGTACTTCTGTGTTGACGGGTGCTACGCTGTCACACCGGCCGCGAAACAACTCATCGAAGATAGGGTTATCGAGCGGTGCTGGTTTGTGGTACTCTGCTGATGATGCGAGATGGCGAAGAATATCTCGCGCGGCCCCGGACCTAACCAAATCGAAGGACAAACAAATCTGATGGATGCATTTGAAATCCCCGTAACAGACGAGCAACTTCCTGCTCCACCGACAAAGTTCTGGAAGACCACCATCACTGTGACAATTCTCACAGAGGGTGATGAGCCCCCGAGCTACAACTCACTTGAAGAAGTGGCTATGCATATGTTTGACGGCGACGCAAGTGGCCAGTGGACCACTAACGAATCCGAGGAACTCCAGCCGCAGGCCATGGCCGATGAGCTATACGCACAAGGCTCTGACCCTGAATTCCTTGGCATCCAGGTGGATGACGACGGCAATGTGACAGGTATCGGCTATGACTAAGTTCGAAGTCCGGTCTACCGGCTATGCTCTCATGGAGCAGGTGGTCGTGGTTGAGGCCGAAGATGCAGAGGAGGCCGAAAACATGGTCCGCTCTGACGAGTTCGACACCTACCACGGCAACCAAGAGTGGCAATATCGAGGCATTAAAGACACCTCAATCGAGGTCACAGTCTCCGCCATCTGACATCCGGCCCCGGAATCAAACCGGGGCCTCAAAACAAAATCATGAGTAAAATCATCATCATCACGGACACCGAGGAACCTGGTGCATTTGACAGCACGAGCAGCATGGCCGTTGTTACAATCGACGCGGCCCAGGTGTATCGTTTCCAGGTCCTAACCACAGAACTCAAGAAGAACCATCCTGATTTCTCAGAACTCAGGTTTTGGGGCTCCAATGCTGAGTATTACGACAGTCTGACCCCGGACCAGTTGCTTGACGCTCTGAGCAAAATCGCAGAGGAAGATGCAACCAAGGCCAAGCCCAGAATCACCCAGGAACAGGTTGATGAGATTCATCAACTTTATGGTGACAATGGCTCATTTAAGTGGCCGAGCCACATCGAGTTCAATCTGCGTGATTTGCTCAATATGACCGCAGAAGACTACGGAGAGGAACCATGGGAAGACGAACCTGAGTCCATGCGCGTGGACATCGAGGAAATCGTAGCCGAAGATGACGAATTTCGATGTGCGGCGTACTATGGTGACCAACAGGTCTACACCAAGTATATTCCTTACTCTTGGGCACTTGACGAGGCGGCAGTCTAATGTGGGTGCTCGACCTTACCGAAGAAGGTGGCGATAGCTATGGGATGTATCTCATGGACTGCGACTTTGGAGAGAAAAACGAAGTCGCTGGGCTCATTGGCAAGATTATCGAGGATTTCGACGCGGCCGGTAACGATGAATGGACTGTCACGGACATTTCAGAAGAACTGGCCAATCGCGGCTATCCGAACAAGTACATCGACTGCCTTAGTGTCAGTGTTTGACCACCGGCCCCGGAGCTTCGGCTCCGGGGCTTTGTTTTGCAACGGATTGGGAATCTAACCATGCCATACAGCACAAAAGAACTCAACATCATTGGCTACGCAAAGCCGCAGCCATTCAACATCACCAGCGGCCAGATGATTGTCACCGACCCTTGTTACAACAAGGAGACGTGGTGTCAGGCTAAGCTGGACAACGTCAAAATTGGCCCATGGAAGGCTACTGTCGAATACTCGAACGAAGGCGATTGGGGCGACCGCGTTGCTCAAATCTGGGCTTGGCACGACAGCCTTGGCATCGACAATCCTGGCCGCGATATGCCGCCTTGTTCGGAATACATTCCTGCAGATATCGGAGTTGACTCTGGTCAGGCTGGTTTCTTCGACCTCCAGAAGTATCCTGATGACCCGCACCAGGATGATGCCTTCTATCAGGCAGTTTGCAAGCTGACGCTATCTGGTGTTCCATACAGCGCTCTAGAGGAAGCCGGTGTGTATCCGATGGCAGATGTGGCCAATATGGACGATGGGCTGAAAGCGAAGCGGACGAGTTCTGATTACGATGACCGCAATGAATATTACGGCAACAAACTCCACGACCGCAAAGCTGACCAAAGCAAGCTGGCTGACGCCATTGAAATCTACGGTTCGCTCGGTTCGTTCGGCGTTCTGGACTTTGGTGCGGTGTCTTCGTCCGGCTTTGGTGATGGCGGATACGACCTGTACGTAGAGCGAGACTCTGCAGGTGAGATTGTCGCCGCTCGTATCGAGTTCATCGTTGAGGACGACGACGACTTCTCCGACGACGAAGACGACGAATAATCAGTCATGCCCGGAACTTAGGTTCCGGGCATTTTCACTCCGGCCCCGGAATCAAAAAAACAATCAAAACAAACAATCATGGGATTAACAACCACAGCGCCTAGCGCACATGACTTTCAGATGCACCCCGAACTACTTCGTTCGGTTATCAAGAAGCAAGCTGGTACCTTGGACAAGGCACTGCTTGAAGGCATCATGAACTCCATCGACGCCGGCGCAAAGCGCATCGACGTCACGATTGAACCGTTGAGTGTGACCATCAACGACGACGGTCGTGGTTTCCGCGATGCCGATGAAGTTCGAGACTTTTTCGCCACCTTTGGCACCCCGCATGAAGAAGGCGACGCCACCTATGGTCGGTTCCGTATGGGTCGTGGTCAAATGTTCGCATTTGGCATCAACTCATGGCGAACTGGCACGTTCAAGATGGACGTTGACATCAACAAGCGTCTTGGATTTGAACTGGAAACCGAACTACCCATGCAGGTTGGTTGCAGTATCGAAATCAAGCTGTATGACGTCTTGTCGTTGGCAGATGTCCACAACACGACTCGTGCTATTACGAAGATGGTCAAGTACACACCTGTCCCCGTTTTCATCAACGGCGAAAGGGCGAACGTTGACATTGACCCCAAGAAATTCCCGCAAACCATTGACGAAGCGTACATCAACACGCAATCGGCGCAATATGGTGGGTTGGATGTTTACAATCTTGGTGTTCTTGTCTGCACCATACCTGCATGGAAGTTCGGTGTGTCTGGTGTTGTCATTAGTCGTCAACAACTTGATGTCAACTTCGCACGAAACGACATTCTTTCGACGTGCAAAGTGTGGCGCAAAATCAAGGCAATTGTTGACGCATCTGGAAAGAGAGAAGTCACACGACGTGCAACACTGACCGAAGATGAACAAGAGAACATCATTAATCGGTTGGTCACGAAAGGTCTTAATGTTTTCGAAGCAGACGGTATTCGGTTCTTGCGTGACGTAACAGGTAAGGCTTGGACACCTGCACAAGTGCGACGCGCAAGGTTTGAAGCCTATAGTGTTGCACCGCGTGGTAACACCTACGGCGATAAGCTGATACAAACTGGCAAAGCTATCGTGTTTGACGAAGCGTGTATTGCACTATTCGAGTGTGAACCGCACGAAGTATTCAAGAAGTTCCCGTTCAAGGGTATGCCGTCGTTTGCGACTCTTGATAGTCTGACTACTGGCATTTCTGCGACTGGTACAATCTTGCCTAAAAAGCAATGGAAACCAACCGAAAAGGCTTGGAATGCTGTGGCACGTCGAATGCAAGGCTATTTGACACAAAGCAGATGGGATTCTACGCAACGCCGATACGTCTATGACTACAAGTCAAGACGCATTGACATTGGCACAAGTGATGTTGCTAACGGTTGGACTGACGGTGCGACGTACATCGCTATTGGACGTGAATATCTGAAAAGGATTCCAATGTTCCAAAGTGGTGTACCGTCTATTCAGGCATTTACCAAGTTGGCACTTCTGCTTATTCATGAAGCCTGTCATAACACAGATTCGAGAGATAACGTACACTCTCCAGACTTCTATCGTGAGTATCACGACACCACCATGAAACTGGTTGGTGCAATGGTGCAGGACGCTATTGCGTACATGACACCCGCACGATACAAGCATCTGTCAGGCAAGGACGTGGATTTGGATGAAGCGGTGGAATTGCCTACTGAATTAGGCGATGAACTAGACGAGTAGTCAACATTGGGCAGGTGGAAACACCTGCCCTTTTTTGTTGTATAAGTCCACTGCCATGAACGAAAAAGCCACACCAAAAACAGAAGAAAAAGCCAAAGCTGTTGAAGCTGAGGTTAAGCCAGAACCCAAGCCGGAACCCATCGTAGTCAAAGCCGAATCAGCAGCACCAGCACCAGCACCTGCAAAAGTCGAAGCACCAGCGGTCGAAGCATCATCTGAACTGTTCTCTGCCAAGACCCCTGCATATAGCGCATGGGTGTCAAAGAACAGCGAAGAGTCATACTATGCCAACCTAGAACTGGTTAGTGGTTCTGCATACAGTTGGCCAGCAACCTCAGCCAGCGAAGCAGAAGAGCTACTCAAGTATCACATCACCAATCAAAAGCTGTAAAAGATACTTGTCGGTTCATCCATGACTGCACCTCCAATTAGCGCGGCCCCGTAAACGGGGTTGCGCTTTTTTAGTTTATCATGCCCACAATGGACGCAGATACATTCTTTGAACACTACAAACCCATCCAGAACCATTTGGTGCAAAGCGCATCGCATGATGGATGTATGTTTGAGACATACGGCGAAGAACTGGAATTCGTCAGAAAACAAGAGCCCAAGAAAATTTGGACTATTGTCGATGGTGATAACGGCAACCTGTTCTATATGGCCGGCTTTCACACAGTAAACCGAATCGGATACTTCGTTACCGAAGTCCCTTGGGTGACTGGCGACGAGGAAATCGAAGTTGAGGTGACACTCAGCGAGGAAGAATTCGAGGCCCGGGTTGATGCAAAGCTGATTGAAGTCAGGAACGAGTGCGGCGAATACGGCGAAAAAATCAGACCCGAGGTGGCATACCTAATCGCCAGAGATATGGTCTGGGCCGGCGGTAAGCCGGCCCCGGAAATCAAATCGAGGTAAAATCAAACATCATGGCAAACCCACAGGTTCATGCACGTTCTTCAGCCCGCCGCTTTGGCGGCCGCTGGGAAGACTACATCGAGTTGCACGCCTTTCTTGACAGTTCCAAGCTGCATTATGCGAAGGCAAGTCACCGAGCTTTATTGCACCACGACTTTGGCAAGCAACTTGCTATTGTCATCTTTGGCAAAACTGAACTCGACGGTCGTGTGACCATGCCAATCTCAGAGGCTTATCTGCCTGGTAAATACCCTACGGTCGAGTCTGTGGTTGACCAGCACTTTGCTGAGGACTTCACTCGATTCACGCCAAGCGTGAGCAAGTGGTTCGAGGGGTCATATGCTTGCGACCGGCCCGGGATGTCCAAGCCGCCGCTTACGGTTGACGAGCAATGTGCCGAAAGCGTGCGCCACTTTGGTGGCGACCCAGAGGATTATCGAGGACTCCACGAGTTTATCGACTCCATTATGGGTGAAGTCGAAGGCGCATGGGGTATCACTCACTCCACTTTTGGGCTTGGGCTTGCAGAGCAGTATTTCGGCTACACCATCGGACCGCGATGCGTGCCAACCAGAACGGTTGCTGAGAAGCATATCCTTGCTGAGTATTATGCAATCCCTTCAGCCCAAGATTGGCTGATGGCTGTGCCGATTCAGCCTTGGATGTATAACCAAGCGGCTTCCCTGAGCGTCGAACTGGAAATGCAAAATGCTTAGTCCAATCTACGAGCAATGCCTTCAGGCTTACAACAAGGGTGGCTTCACAGCCGCCCTTGAAGTGGCCGAGGCCAATGGAATCACCGACAGCCGCTACTGTGAGCCATGTGAGGCCCAGTCGTTGTGCGTCGATGGCGTCTGCGCTGCGTGCGGCTCCGCCATGCCGGCCCCGGAAACAACCGGGGCTTAGGCCTAAACCAACATGGACGTTCTGACCGAACACGTCAATCATACGGTCTGGGTGTTTGAGACCGAGGTTGGTCCAAACGAATACCCACGCGACTATCACTTCGATGCAGAAGGCTTTGATGCCGCCATGCTCCACGCCAAGAAACTGCTCAAGGAAGCACTAGACGAAGGTCAAGAAGTGTTGTGGCCACGTTTGAGGCCATACGGCCTCAATGCCGATGAGACCTATGAGGTTAAGTTGGACTAGCGGCCCCGGAGCTAAATCGAACAAGGAACAAACAATCATGCAAATTGAACAAATTGCTCAAATCCTTTCCCAGCGCGAAGCTGGTCAGGTCTTCACGGTCGAGATGATTCGCCCTGCTAAGGTGCGAAAGGGCACGTCGCAGGACATTCAGAAGCACAGCGTGTTTCAGGGTCAGCATTGCGACTACGCCAACCGCTCGCCGGTTCGTGAAGCAATCGAAGCCGGTGTTCGTGGCGAACCGGAACTTCCTGGTCACATCGCATACTCGTTCCAAGAGGACGGAGTGCGGTTCTGGCAGGGCAAGAACGGCGAAGTCTACCTTCCCGTGGTGGTGTTTGATAGCCACAAGAAGGCAACGTGGTACAGCAACGGGGTTGAAGTGCTCAAGAGCGACATTGCCATGTACCTTCTGGCTTCGGAGACTTCCAAGCCGAAGGACAATACCGACAAGGGGCAAGTGCCGTTCGTCGGTATCAACGTCAAACACATTCTGGACATCCGGTAATGTGCGACGCTTCCGGGGTTCCGGCCCCGGAAGTCAAACTTCGAGAGAAACAACAATCATGGGATGGATGTCAGGCTGGAATAGCCGCAAAGAACTCGTTGAACACCTTACTTGTCCTCAGACCGCTCAAACCAATGACGGCAAGGAACGTAAGTGGATTGTGACCAAGAAAGTGTTTCGTGGTAACAATCTATGGACTATTCTGGAAACATGGGTAGATGGCGTACTTGAAAGCAAGGGTATCGTTCTGTTCATGATGAAGCGCTTTGGTCACAATGACTGGGGCTACAAGGACGTTTGTGAAACTTCTGGTCCGACTTACACAAATTGCCCAGTGAGTTGGCTAGACGAAGTACCGGACCCTGGCTCGTTTGCTACAGACTGGCGAGCTGCTGTCCGCCAAGGCTCGGTTGCGCTCAAGTCATTCAAGGACGGTCAAAGAATCAAGTTTGACTTTACCGTTCGATTCAGTGACGGTGGTGAATGCAAAGAGTTCACCGTCGAGAAGTATCACCGGCTCACGAGATTCCGAAGACCAGATGGTGTGCTATGCAGGCTCACCAGACGGATGCAACAGGAGGCGAAACCCGCATAACGCCCGGCCCCGGAGCTACGGCTCCGGGGCTTTTTTCTATCATGCCGGAAATCACAAACATTCGAGTAGTCAACGTGTCGTCTTTGTTCAGCGAGGACGACCTGGAACTCTTTCAAGATGAAGTCGAGAACAGGTGGACATGGGGCGATACGACTATGTCGTTGGTGCCCATCACAGATGTACGAGATGTAGCTTTCGAGCTTTCGATTCTGAAGGACGAACACAACGCCCTGGACGACGAAATCTTCGTCAACCTCAACGAATAACAATGCCAAAAGTCGAGCTAAAACCGCCATACGATGAGATTCTTCGCATCGTCCTGAACTATGCACGGTCCAATGCGGCCGATATTGCAGAGGCTATCGAGTTTCCGTTCGCGGAGTCGGACGTTGAGGAACTTGCTGAAATCATGGGAGTCGAACTATGAAGAAGTATAACTTCGCTGTATCTTACAAGGCATCTACCACGATGTCTGTGATTGCCGAGTCTGAGGAAGCGGCGCAACAGGAAGCACAAAAGCGCTTTCAAAATCAGTCAGATTTGACCATAAGTCTGTCTGACACCAAGGAACTCGAGTGGTTCGCGTCACGTTGTGACACCGAACTCGGAGTATGGTACAACGACGAATACGAGCGAATCGAGAGCAATCACGAGAAACTCGGACCGTTTAAGTCTGCTGAGGAAGCGCTCAATGCAACACGAACTCAGTGGGGATTCTGTGGCACATTCCACAAGTCATTCAACGAATCATATACGGCGTCAGACACACAGCTCTCCGGCCTCAAGGACTATACAGTCTACGCCAAAGAGGTCGTTTGACCACCGGCCCCGGAGCTACGGCTCCGGGGCTTTTTTGTGTCATGTCCAAGCACGATTTTTCAGTCGATGACCATGGTTCAATCTTCATTGTCACTCCACATAGCGATGCAGCTCAAGAGTGGTGGACGGAAAATGTGCCAGAAGCACAATCTTTCGGTCTCGGATATGTAGTTGAACACCGATACATCAAAGACCTGAGTCATGGAATTCTTGAGAATGGACTCACCATTACCAAGGATGACAAGACAATGCAGGTTTCGGACACAGGAGAACTGATACTGATATGAAACTCAAAATCTCAGGGGTCACTGGCTGCTATGCCACTTACAGCGGAATCCGCAAATGGCATTGGTACACCTACAATGGCGGACTCAAGTTCAGACTTGAGCGATTGTGGAACTACATCCGCTCACGATTCGGATGGGACCCTTTCAAAGATGAGTAAGCCGGATACGCTACCTGCGTATGGCGACCGGCCCCGGAACTTCGGTTCCGGGGCAAACCTACATCATGAGCAAACCGGCAACCGCAGTCGAACTGAGTCGAAACTCGAAGATTGGCGACGCAAGCGCAACCTACGTTTCGCAAGCGTCGTGCCCGCCCACTTGCCCTTTCCAGAATTCTGGCTGCTATGCAGAAACTGGAATGACGGGTATTCATACCCACCGACTTAACCGCTCGGTTATAAGCGACCCCGAGGCTATCGCACAGTGCGAGGCTGAAGAGATTCGCAAGCTGACCGGTCGCTTCCCGTTGCGTTTGCACGTTGTCGGAGACTGTACAACCGACGCCTGTGCGGATATCGTTTCGCTCGCGGCCTCGGAACATCAGTCCAAGCACGGACAACCGGCATGGACGTACACTCATGCCCACAACGTCCGACGTGAGTCGTGGCGTGACATCAGTGTACTTCGGTCGTGCGAGAACATCGAGCAGGTTCAGCAAGCCCACGAGGATGGCTTCGCCACCGCGATGGTCGTGCCTGAATTCGAGCGTGACACCGCCTATCCGATTGCCGAGGATATTGTGGGTATTCCGTGCCCGCAACAGACCGGCAAGGTTGCGAACTGTATGGAGTGTCGCCTGTGTATGCAGGACGTCAAACTGCACCGCTCGCGACGCACCATTCTATTCGAGGCACATGGCACCGGGCGAACTCGCCTTGTGAACGTCCTCGCCGGCCCCGGAGCTTAACTCCGGGGCGCAACAAACATCATGGCAAATCCGAAAACATTTCAATGCCTAACCTTGGCGGCGGCCATCGACCTGTACGCTAAGACTGGAGTCAAGGCAAACAGGTCGTATACTCCGACCAATATGCTCAGAACTGCCAGCCAATTGACTGGCAAGACGTTCAAACGAGGTCAATATCAAGCGGCCTCGGATGCGCTCAGGGAGTGCGCACAAACATCATGAAACTCACGTTCGACGCAAAACTAGTCCAACAACTGCTGGACGATTCAAAGAACGCCAAGGAATGGCGACTAGCATACGGTGAAGAGTTTAGCGACAAATCTGAAGCCCAACCAGGGCTATGGATTGTCGGAGACCAGGGCGTGTACCTGATGTCCAACTCTAAGACCGGAGTCTTCAAGCCGAGCAAGGCTGGAGAGGAACCGAGTCACCTTGTGGCATATGCTCATCAATGTGACCCAACGGGTGACTTTGACACTTGGTGGGAGAACAAGCGCGCATCTTTTGGTGGCGATGATGGTGTCGAGTTTCTCGGTGCTGGTTTAATCGAATCTGCGCTGGCTAAGGCAAAAAACGGCAAGGTTGCACTCAACGTGACTCCGACCCGAATCTCGGTCTAACGAACCGGCCCCGGAGCTTCGGCTCCGGGGCTTTTTTCATTCATGTCAAGTTTCGAAGTCTATCGAGAACTCAAAGGCGTCGAGCCGCACCGGCTTACCAGAAAAGAGTATGCGGTCTTGGTCCGCGCCGCGTCGCAACGAGTCATCAAGCGATACATCAACGACCGAAATGAGGCCCGAGCCGCCTTTAATGCTTGGAACGAAGCCAACCCAGGCCCAGACCCAAAGAAATTTGGATACAGCGAAATCAATGGCTGGCCCAGCGCTGCCGCACAAGACCGGTACGTCGATGTCTATGAGCCGCATCGTGGACTATGGGGGCAGCAATATCAGGCACTCTATCAACTGGGCCAATATGTCACTCAGCTCAAGAAGAACATCATCTTGTCTCGAATGATTGAAAATGGTCGATATGAAGCGGCAAGCCGAGAGAACAACTTCTTTGTGAACTTTGGAGGCGTGAACAATCCACTCCTTAACCATGGCCAGGACGTATTCCGAGCCCTCTATGCTAAACTTGACATCCCAGAACAAGTTCTGGCCGAATGGCCTGAGGGTGTCGAACAAGTCCGCAAAGAAATCGCGGCCCGGGAACGATGGAATCAACTAAATCCTGAATACACATGAGCATTCGAAACAACCTACACACCGACCACGGCCTTGAAACTTATGCACAAGGAATGTGCAACTCGGCCGGCGACAAAGCACGCATCAACCACTACCTGGTCCCAGGAACTATCTTGGAACTGGGATGTGGCAACGGTGCATACCTGCAAACACTTCCAGAAGACAGGCTTAAGCAAACTACAGCCGTGGACATGAACGCACTGCTGCTGCTAAAAGCCCAAGCCAATCTTCGAGACAAGGCCCGGTTGGTGACATTCAAACGCGCCAATGTGCTTCGAGACGACTTCTTAGAAGAGTTCGACAGCACACAATACGATAACGTCGTACTGTGCAGCGTGCTCCACGAGTTGTACTCAGAAGCAAGGACTCAATCACTTGGCATACGCCACGATGAGCAGATTGCTGAGGTGGAAGCGCGGCAGGTTATAACCAGCTTGCTTTCAAGCATCTGGGACTTGCTGAAGGTCGGTGGTCGACTGATTATCCGAGATGGATGCAAGGCACCGAACGACGACGTGACTATCCGGTTTAAGAACGCTGAAGTGCGACAGGCCTTTGCGAAGTTCGTGGACGACCACCCTTGGTTTATCACGTACACCGAACTGGACTACGGCGTTACCCTGAGTATGCCAGATGCCTACGAGTTCCTAACCAAATACTTCTATACGGAGAATTGGAATGTCGAGGTGCTGGAAAGATTCGGCTGGTGCAACTATAATGACATCATCCAGATGCTCGGAGATAGAGAACTGCAAACCATCGAAGTCACTTCGTACCTGATTCCTTGGCTTGGTTCCAAGTGGGAACAAGACTTCGAGCTATCTGACAGGTATCCACACAGCACTATGCTGGTGGCGATTCAGAAAATCGGGTAAACGAAACCGGCCCCGGAGCTACGGCTCCGGGGTATAACAAACATCATGGGAACAAACTTCTATTGGAATACCGAAGAACCCAGGGTACTCGAAACTATCGAGACACTTGGTTCGTGGCGTGCTCCTTTGCGGTCTGGATACAGTGAACCAGCGAAGCCTGAAACGATAGAGGAACTGCGAGGTCTAGGTGTGCCAGAGGGCGTACTCGAAAACATGGCCAATCCGACACCTCCGTCGTTGAATGACTTGAGCCACATCGGCAAGCGGTCGGCTGCTGGGTTGTACTGTTACAGTTGCAACTCGTGGTTTCACGACCCTGCAAACTGCGATAGCCGGCCAGAACGTGAGCGAACGTCATGCCAGTATTGCGGCACGAAACATGATAACCAGATGGGTCGCTCGGCCTCGGTTGAACTGGGCTTCTCCGAGGCGGCCAAGCAAAGACCAGACTCTGGAGTCAATGGTACATGCTCATTCAGTTGGGCTAACTGGCCAGATACGGTGTATCGCATCGCACTGACCGCACCAGCCGAGATGCCATTGGTGATTGACGAATATGGCCGGACCATGACAGGACAAGAGTTTTTGGACATGCTTCGAGCCAACGTCGATATCACCAAAATGTCGATTGGCCAAATGTTTTCGTGAACCACCGGCCCCGGAGTTCAACTCCGGGGCTCAACAAACATCATGAGTAATCAGGGCATACTCACCAAGTCCGTCAGCGGAATTCCATGCATCTGCATAGACAACACATCTCCAGAATGGGAGAAGGCATGGGCTGCTCTCTACGAGAAGTACGAGAATCATATCTCCGTTGGGTGTGAAGTCTGGCAGTACATGGGAACATGGCTGACTGAAGGCACGACGTGGGTTCACCAGTTCCGACACAGGGACTATCACGGTGAGCGCAAGTACGTCGACATCACGCCCACCGACGAGTTCTTAGCGAGCATCCCAGATATTCTGGCTGCGAGCTAAATCGACGCGGCCCCGGATTTCAAATCCGGGGCTCAACAAGCATCATGACATTCAAAGTCTTTCAGTTTTGGAACGGCCAACCGGCCACTATTCGAGAAGTCGAGTTGCCACCTTCCGTGGTCGATGACAACAAGGCCAAGCACATCACTCACGGAAACGAAGGCGTGCGCATTGGGTTCCTCAATGCCATTTACCACTATGGGCAGAATGAGGTTCAGAACCGAATGTCACCAAGCGTGTCGGTTGGTGACATTATCGAACTCGCGTTGGATGGAGAATACGAGTTTTGGATTGTGGCCAACGCTGGATTCGAGAACTTCGGCCGCGAGAAGCACTTTCTCTTCCAGCCCCGTTTTCAAAGCAACGCCGGAGTGGTCGCCGGCTAAGCTAGACCCGGTCCCGGATGTTGTTCCCCGGGACCACCCCTTTTTATGGAAAATCCGCTCGAAGGTCGAGTACGCAAAGGTAGTCCGGCATACAACGAGGTTTATGACCCAACCCGAGTACCTACACTCAGAGTGTGCTACAATCGTTATTGTGGCTGGACATGGAACGAAGAACACAAACAATGGACATGGACACACCGGGGATGCAATACCCAACTAACACCCAAGAACTCTTCGACTTAGCAGTGCAAAGCACAAGAGTTAGGCATAGTGAATTCGGAAACACCGAAGACCTCGAAAACCTCTACTCATGGGCTCGGGCTTACGCTCTGAGCAATGGTTTGAAACTTCCAACCAAAGAAGACTGCGGACTTTGGGAATAACCGGTCCCGGAAACCGAAACAACCAAACAAACAACCAACATGGCAAACCCATACGGCAAATCTCGAAAAAAAGAAGACCCATACGCCACGTACAAAGATGGCGATTGGGAGTACCGAATCCTCAAACTCAACCAGGCTCCGGCGAACGCCGCGAAGAACCAGTATGCTACTGCGTTCTGTGCAGTTAGTTCCCCGCATACCTACGGCTCGTTCGACATGGGCGACACCTACCTGAATGACATCAGCGGCGTGCTCGTGCAGGGTCCGGATATCCTCAAGGAGTGCGGCCGGCGATAGAGTACACTACGTCGGATGACCACGGCCCCGGAGCTACGGCTCCGGGGCTTTCTTACTTTGTGCCACAAAGAGTGGTATAATTCGAGAACGAATGTACGTAATCGCACAACCCAACAACGAATTCGTCACGGATGGCGCGGGGAAAATCCAGCGCTTCAAGAACCCAAGGTCTGCAAGAGACTTTTTGCGCGATATTGGAATTCGCAAGCCTGACAAGGAAGGAATCCGAATCATTCCGCAAGCCGAAGCGGTCCCGGAACCAGCGAAGTAATCGAAACAACCATCATGTTCCAAGTAACCGAAGAACAAGCATTGCAAATTCGGAGTAAATACTCCCACCTACTCGCAAAGAAAAGCGAAGCCTATCAGGCTGGTGCTATTCGCGCCATCGCAGCGGCGCAGTCCCTGTCAAACTCGGTCAACGAGATGGGATTCGACTACGAGACGTTCGCACAGGTTCTGGCAAGCGACCACCGCACACTGCAACAGAACTCCATGAGGGCGTTCATCGCGTTTTGCCAAGAACTTGCCAAAAGCTACGAGACTGATTTCTATGACGGTCGCAATGAGGCAAGTTGCAAGCTGGCTGCAGAAATCGTCAAGTTGCCCGTGTATCTGCCTAGCGTTTAAGGCACCGGTCCCGGAACTTCGGTTCCGGGACTTTTTTCATTTATGCTCACGAACTACACCGTAATGTTCCGTGAACCAGGGCACTATACTGCATGGGTTCGCATTGACGACACAGATATGTACTCGGCATTGCAAAGTGCCAAAGACCGATTCGGATATGATGACAACAGCAGGACATCGTTCTCTATTTGGCGCACAAATCCGTAGCCGGTCCCGGAACCAAAGAAACACAGGAGAACTTGAATCATGGCGACAATCTACGCAATCGCACTTGGCAGTCGAGACGGCGACACGTCTACCGAACTCAAAATGGCAAACGGTGCAAAAGCCGCACTTGATGTCATGAAGGAACTTGCATCCAGGCATATTGGCTATGTGCTGGAAGGCGAAGAGGATGCTCAGCAATTCGTTGATGAAATCAATGCTTCAATATCTATGGACATGGTAATGTCAAAGTTCAATGATGCTATGCAGGAAGCAATCAATAGCGAACTCGAAAACGCCTACTCTGCCGAACTCGTTCTTGAAGCACTAGAAGTTTAGGCATCGCCGGTCCCGGAACTTCGGTTCCGGGACAAACAAGCATCATGGGAATCACACCTGAAGAAATTCAAACGTTCGCCAGTGGCATCAACTGGGACAATATTCATGACGGTCTTGTGGCAAGAGCAAAAAATGGCGACCCTCGGGCAATGCTGGCATTAGCCAAGAATGATGCCGAGGCAAAAGTCGCCATCGAAAAGTGGCTTGGTGCCGACCTCATCCCGGTCAGTGCAGGCGTAATGATGAGCAATGCGCGACAATCTATGTCGCTTGCTCATATGCACGCATATACCGAGAAGGACTTCCGTACCAGCGAACCGACAGGTAATATCCGGGTCTACGGATACCTGAAAGGCTTGAAACGTCGTGGCGAACTCATACCATCATTCGAGCTAACGCTCGACAAGGAATCAGCAAAGGCACTTGCTGAAGAGCTACTTGCCCAACTGGGCGAGTAGCGGTCCCGGAACTACGCAAAACATCGAAACAAACAATCATGGAAGCAACGCTACCTAAAACCATTGCCACTACCGTGGCTAATCTCACCAAGAAGCCGTGGACTACGCTTGCACAAGCGGACGCCGCCGCTGACTTCATTCGAGAACTTCGACTTGAGGCTCAATCACTCGGTGCTCTCACCGATGAGGAACTCAGTTGGAAGCGACAGATTGACGCCAAGCTGGCTGCCGAAGCGAATGCTCGCAAAGACGCGAATGCGGTGGAAGCGGAACTCAAGCCGTACTTCCTCACTTTCACCAAAGACGAAACGGAGCGAGTAAACGCCACCCTGCCCGTGAGCAAGCATCGCAAGTTCATCGAGGGCAAAGGCTGGAAGGTTCAGCTCAAGGATAAGCCTGGTCAAGTCGTGGTCACCAACCAAGGCGAAGCTATCAAGTGGCTTGAAGCCAATGAACCGACAGCGGTCAGAACTGTCAAGACAGTCGATATGTCCGAAGTCGGACGCGAGTCGGTTGTCGCCAAGCTGAAGAAACTGGGCGCAAAACTCGCCAAAATCGGCATCATGGTGGTAGCCACCGTGCCAGATGGAAACTCCAGTCTGAAGATTCAGGACTTGGATATCCAGTAAGCTCGCCGGTCCCGGAACTTCGGTTCCGGGACTTTCTTCAATCATGCGACTTGACCAACTAAAACAGTTCGCCACCGTGGACGATAGCCTGCCGGTTGTGCCACAACGACCGCTGATTCGACTGAACGCAAAAACCTATGAGGAAGCAATCCGACACAACGGTACCGTATGGGCAAAGATTCCGAACGGTCTGATTGACTGGTGGATTGTCAAGGAAGGTGGCAAGGTAAAGCACAGTCCTGATACGCTGGTCGAAGATATTCGACGGATGATGTAAACTTCACCCGGTCCCGGAACCGAAGTTCCTAGACAAACAAAACATCATGAGCGAAGCAAGAACGCGAAGAATCCGAGTCTATGAAATCGAACACGACGGCGACCTACAAAATGCCGTATACGAAATCAGACGCTGCGGCGCATCGCAAATTGAGGTGGTATCCAGCGACTTCGACTCCGAAGATGCTATAATCAGTTTTGTCGCCACCGATGAGGTGTACGACAAAGTCAAGAACGAGGCAGACATTTGTCTGTAAACAAAACATGAACATCACGTTTATCGTACTCTGCATCACCTGCCTAGTAGTGGCAGTGTTCATTGCCTTTGGCAATAAGACAGCCGAGATGGCTGCTGTCAACGCCGAACTTGCCAAAGTTTGGGTTGGTATCGCTGCCGTTATCTTGGCACTTGGTCACTTCTGGTCGGGCTAACGCCCGGCCCCGGACACGACCTTACATTCGACTGACTACCACATGAGCAGGTTCAAAGAAGGCGACAAGGCACTCTTCGGTTCGTTGAAGGTGCCTTGTACCGTAAAGTGCGTGAATACCTCCAGTATCGGAATTGAGGGTCTAACGCATCGAATCACTGTGCAGTTTGATGAAAGTCGGCGCACTTCGACCAAATGGGAATGGGAACTAACGCCGGCCCCGGAATCCAACATCGAACAGGAGCAAACATCGTGAGCAACAGTACAGAACTCATCAGTCTCGCACAACAGATTGCACGACAAGACCGCGAAACCTGGAGGCGCGAGAACAATGGCAAGCAGATAGTGCTTCCAGATTTCGTTTATCACGACTTCGAGCAAAAGCGGTATATTCATCTGCTCGAAGAAATCGTCAAGGGCGAGTATGACGAAAGCAACTTACTGTTCTTCAAACGATTGAACGACAAACGGTTGTCAGAACTCCGGGCGGCCCCGGAAACCAACACCAAACAGGAGCAAATAGCGTGAGCAACATTTCGCAAATCATCAATCTCGCACAACAGATTGCGCGACAAGACCGCGAAATCTGGAGGCGCGAGCATCATGTCAAGGGGGCTGTGTTACCAGATTCAGCCTATGACAAATACGAGAACTTGCGATATATTCATCTGCTCGAAGAAACCATCAAGAACGAGCGTATGCTTAGGAATCAGGATACACTAAAAATCCTACTAGGCTTGAAGCAATTGAACGACAATCGTTTACAGGCCCAAACCACCGGCCCCGGAAACCAACATTTATAGGAATTCAACATCGTGAAGAAACACACTTTCACCAGCAAGACATTCTGTGGCACTCCATGGTCCTCTCCCGAAGAAAAAGCCAAGTTCGCGAACGACTTAGCCGCTCTCGTGCGGTCTGGTTTCAATCGGAATAGGTTCCACAAGGGACTCTACAATCGACTGAGCACGACGTTTGGCCATATTGCCCACTACAATATCGAGGGCTTTTATGGCGAGTGGTTCGAGACTCCGGCAAGACAGCTTGCATGGGTGCAGAACGCACTTAGGTATCCGTGCTACGGTGACCCTGGGTTTACTTACTCAGACGCTGAGCGCCAGTTCCAGAATTGGCTGCAGTCCGACGAAGGCCAAGAGCTTATCGCCGGAATCGAGCAGTTAGCAAGGGACGCCGCGATTGCCTCAGCTCGGGCGCAGAAGGAGTGCGCCGAAGCTACGCTGGCATCATACGGTGTGTAACCCAACCGGTCCCGGAGCTACGGCTCCGGGACTTTTTTCATTCATGCCCAAACGCAGTTACGAAAACATGAAACAGGGCGGGAACGAAGAACCTATGATGACACAGATACTCAGTCAAACAACACCGTGGCTCGGTACTCAGCAAGCTGAGGACTATGTAGAAGGCAAGGAAGACGTTACCGACTTCAAAGTTATCACACTATTCGGTGAGACCAAGCTGCGCCGATTTGGAGTGATTGTCGAGATGTACGACAAGAAAGAATATGGCCGAGCTAATCGAGCATACCTGAGCCAGTTTACAGAAGCAGAGCGCAAGGTCATGTCCGCATGGTATCTCAAGATTTATGCTTGGTTCATGCGTTCTGGCATACCGAGAGGTGGTGTGCGAATGTCCATCAAGACTTACCACACGCTTTGCAGGTTCGCGGACTTTTTCGCGACCATTTGAAATCCCGGTCCCGGAACTGAAGTTTCGGGACTTTCATCAATCATGCCATCCACAACCGAACGAACCCGAGAGGAACAAAAGCGTGGTGAAAACACACTACTTGTTGCTCTTTATCGCGCAAATGACCATTACTCTTTGATGTATATGGACAGCCGCGAGTTGCGTGTGCAGTGTGAAGGTCAATTCAGGTCTTTCTTAAGTGATGGACCAGTGCTGGTGATGTACGATAACGGCCATCTCATTCCTATCTTGTGGTCGGAATCTAAGTACCAAGAATCAGCAGGTAGCGCAATGGATAGACTGATTGCCCAGGCGACCAAAATCCAAACGCATTTTACCATGCGCGGTTTTTCGCCCTTTGTAGCTTTCTGCGATGGTGCTGCATTTGGGATAGACCATGCAAGACGTGATATTAAACTCCACTTTCGAGAAGGGTTTGAGTCTACGTTGCCTTGCGAGTATGGCAATGCCTTTATCAAAGCCACACCTTGGAGCATCGAAGAAATCACAGAAATCCTAATCGAAATCATTGACCGGCGGCTCAAAATCGCCGGTCCCGGAAACAAGAAATCAATCGGAAACTAACATCATGTTCAACGCACAAGTCGACCAGAACAAGCCTGACCACTTCATGGCTCAGTTGCCACTATCGGCACTCGAAGCTAACCTGATTGCAAGTGATGTACAGCGCCAACCCGACTTTCGAAGGGCGAAAGAAATCACCGATGAGCTGCTCGCTGGTGGAGAAATCCACGGTGTCTTAACCGCCGAGTATCGCCCAGGAACTCTAGAATTCCGAAACGGAAAGCTCAAAATTCTCAAACCCGCAGAGCTGTTTGACGCGATGACGCGACGCAACGGTGGTGTTGGAGCGGTTCGAATCGACCCGGTAACGCAAGGTAACAAGACTGCGTGGGTACACTTCATCCCGTATGTTGACCGACGCACATCGGAGTATCGCATCGCTGAATGGAACAAGGCTCGAACTATGGACCCAGGAGTCATCCAGTTCGGTTCGTTAGAGCCAGCCGACGTATGGGCACGAGACGTGTTTGAGGCTTCTAAGTTTCTTGTGAAAGACGAGAATGTTTGCTTAGAAAGCAGGGGCAAGGGCGATAAGTTCCACTACAACGCTATTGCAAACTTGCTCAAGCTGTTCTTGCCATTGTCTCGACAATACGGCTGGAATACAGCGCAAGCAGCGGATGCTGTGGACTATGTCCTGTCACGGTTGTTTACCTTGGAGAACTCACTCTTGAAGAAGCCAAACATCATGAGGGCAGTAAGCACTGCTATCGTTTGGTTCATTGAAGAGAACCCAACCAACTGGAAGAGTCAGCTTCGAGTCTCGATTCCAAAGCTGAAGCTGAATGTCAACAATCCAGCATGGGAAGGTATCCTGTACTTCAATCGCGAAGGCAAGCCGCCTACTATGGTCACCGGCGCCGGTAACGTACTATCGGCATCCCGAACTATCCGCCAGCAACTTGGCGGATAGGGTAACGCGAGCCACCGGTCCCGGAACTGAAGTTTCGGGCAAACTAAGAATCATGGACACCATCGGTCACATCCTAACTAACTTCGGACCTGCAATAGTCATCGCCACCACCTACGAAAATGGTGCCACGGCTGTTGTCATTAAATGCGTAGACGGTTCGCCACTCTGTATCTTGTCGGTCAATCTCGGAGACGTCAAGCTGAAGGATGGCGAGTTCCTCGCCAAGACCTGGAGCGAGAATGAAGATATTGCAAAATCTGCCTTGGATTCCGGCTTGTTTGAAGACACGGGTCGGCGGATTCCCACCGGATGGGTTGAGGCACAAGTATGGCGCTTCAAAGTGCCTGTGCCGATGCAGTGCTACGATGCCTGTATCGTGCAGGATGCCTGCAACCCAAGCGGAGTCCTGAACTCATTCATCAACCTGTGGAAGATGGAGAACTGGGGACCAAGCAACCCGATTGCAGTCATGTATGCCAGCAAGCTGTGCGACATGAGCGGAACCCGTGACGATAAAACGTCGCTGAATCTCGACTGGAAAGCTCTACTGCCCCTTGCAGAGTCCGTACTGGCAGAGATGAACGGTCTCGACACTTACGATAAGGCGAATCTTGAATCGTTCAAGAGTTGGTGCGCTACGCTTGCTGCATGGACACGATGCTGCAACTCCCAAGTATCGAACGTAGTCTTCCGACGCGTTGTGGAACTCGCTGACTGGACTGGGAAGGAAACCCAACGCGAAGGCTTTGTAAACCGCTATTGCCGAGATATGGCAGTCAGCGGTTAAACCGAATACCGGTCCCGGAGCTGTAAGCTCCGGGGCTTTTTTCATTCATGAGCGAAGAACTCGATATGATGAAAGCCATGCTTGGTTGTCACTTGCTACGGGCACCAGGTCAAATCTTGTTGCAACGCGGAAGAGAAACCAAAGAAGGTGGTCACATCACGGTTGTAGGCGCCATTCTGCATACTCCAGAACCGCTATTCAGCCCGCAAGCTGTAGAAATGGGTGCTGTGCATGAGCTGATTATTGGCGAAATGTTGATTAGACCGTTAGGAAAGTTCGCAAGTACCAGATACAAAGGGCGCGGTATTGCGGCTTGCCTGACCGGCGATGCTATGTTCCCATATGGTCACGAAGTAGTGACACTGGATAACGGATACCCTGACCACATCCGGCCCCGGAACCCGGAACCCACAACTTCAAGTTAATAATGGACGTAAAAGACGCCAACAAAATTATGCTGTCTGCTCGACAAGTCGCCAAAGACGAAATCGAACATCAGTTCCAAACGGCCATTGACGCAATCGAGACTGCGGTTTCAACAGCCGCTAAAAAAGGTCTCGGCCGCGTCAAAGTGTTTTTCAACACTAATCCCAAGGTAAGAGGTTGCGCCCGACACTGGTTGGGCGAACTTAGTGTCATCAAGTGGGATGGTGGAGAGCGGACTGAAATCAGTGAACAATGTGTCGAACTTGCCAGGAGAATAAGCACAAAAGGCTTTCAGGCTTCAATTGAGTTCGATGGTATTGACATCATCTGGGAGAACGCCGGTCCCGGAACCTAGGTTCCGGGGTTTCCCAAACATCATGGACGCATTCACCCAAGCATACATCGAAGCACTACTGTGGTCGTCTTCTGGCGACCATGGGTCACCACTGGGGAAGGAAGCCAACGTCAGCGAAATCAGCCCGGAACTGATGTCTCGGATTGAATCTGATTGCAAGAACTTTCAGCTATTCAACTCCGAGCACTTCGATGGAGACTACAAACAAGCTGGCCACGACTTCGCACTCACGAGAAACCGAGTCGGTACCGGCTTCTGGGACGGAGACTGGCCAGAACCTGCTGCCACGCTACTCACCGATGCGGCACGTGCCGTTGGTGAACTCGAGTTGTACCGTGGCGACGATGGTCTCATCTACGCACTGTAAACGAACCGGCCCCGGAGTTTGAACTCCGGGGCTTTTTTTATTCATGTTCCACACATTCACTCAAAAACACGACGATGAGCGAGGGTATTCGGGCTGGGTGCTCGATGCTAAGCCGTATTTCGACCCCATGAATGGGGCAGGTGTGGCACACGATGTGCTCGAAGAGATGCCGCACGGTGGAGAACAGCCACACGACGAACTGATTGCACTTGGTGCTGCGATTTTCGGCCGAGCTAGTCTTTCTGGTGCATTCAACAATCGACCCGCTTCCGAGGTGCTTTCATATGAGTTTAGCGAACTGTTTCGCCATGCTTTCAATGAAGACCACTATTGGCTTAGTCCAGCACCCAAAACATTAAGACTAGACCAGGGTCGCTATGGTGAAGACTACGAACGAGAAGAGGCTATTATTCAAGCCGTCGGACCACTTGTACTCGAATACATCGACAAGTACGGTGCGGATGAGTTTAGCGACAATGAAGACAATCTCGAAGAGGCACGGGCGTGGATACCACATGCTCAAAACTGGCTTCGAATCGGCTTCAGACGGGCACGCCGACGCTTTTACCCACACATGGACGGGTGCGATGTTGCGTTCATGTTTGAGCGCATTGAGCGAGAAGTAGAAGCACTTAAAGGCGTAGAACTTGGCGACCGATTGACCATACAAGTCAAGTACCAACGCAACGACCTTAAACTATGGCATACGCCATACTACGAACTGCCTCAGTGGTAAAACCACCGGTCCCGGAGCTACGGCTTCGGGACTTTTTTCATTTCATGATACACGGTTTCGACTGGACACACACACCGAACAAAGAAGACCTCGAACGCGATGAGCAAGCACCGGAAACGTACAGATACTGGAAGAAGTTCCGGTATATTAGAACCGCAAAGAGATTCGGTATAATCGTACACACCGAGGTAATCACCGTATACGTTCGCACTGAAAGGATTTTCCATACTTTGCTTCGGTGGTGGAATGGAAGCAGTACGTCGAGCGCACCCCTGAACCCGGGCTTAACGTGGCACTACGCCCCGGCCCCGGATTCGATTTATTGATTCAATCTAAAACATCATGGGAAGCATCAAACTTTCACCAAAACACGGGGTAAACCCAAGCATCGCCACTTGCTTCTGGTGCGGAGAAGCCACTAACTCGCTAGTACTGTTTGGCAGATTACCAAACGACCAAGAAGCGGGCATGTATTGTGGTGCTCTGGATTACGAACCTTGCGACAAGTGCAAGGAAAACTGGTCTCAGGGTATCTTGCTCATCGAGGCTGGTATGTCTCCACAATCGGAGAACCAGCCCGAAATGCAGAAGGGCGTATACCCTACTGGTCGATATCTAGTCTTGAAGCCTGAAGCAGTAAACCGTATCTTTACCCCAGATGCAGCGGCCGAAATACTGAAGCATCGAAAATGTTTCATGGACTTCGAGACCTTCGGTCAGTTCGTCCCGGTCCCGGAACCCCGATAGACGGGGTTCCTTCAAATCATGGACAAAGTGCTCTACAACCTGCACAAAGCCCGCCCTGGTGTTGGCGGCTTTTACTGCAATTGCTGCAACCCGGCATTTGGTAACTTTAAGGGTCCGAACTCTCGTTGCCATCGCCAAGCCGCCAAGCGTGCTTTTCGTCGCTCCGAGAAGCAGAAGAACCACAATGCTGGTGCCATTTATCTACACCAGCGGTTTATTGAGTCTATCCATGAATACAACAATTGTATGATTGATGTTGGTATGGAGCACAAGTGCCTAGAATACAATGTGCTTTTTGGTGTGATTACTAAGCCGGTCCCGGAACCCGACTTCATCGCTTTCTAAACTTACAATGAACATCACAATGAGTCCAATGAATTTCATCGAATTCGACACGACGCCGGCAAACGAATCGTGCGTTAGTGTCAGCAAGACCGAGGAATACATGCCTGCAATGCGGGCTGAAGCCAATCGTATGAAGGAGTTGCTTGAAAAGCGGTTCCCTGATGTGAATGGGTACTTCACAATCAAGAGCATTACACACGACTTTGGTTCGTACCTCGAGATGCGCTTCTACTACGAGGACAACGACGCAGGCATTAAGGAGATGCAACACGTCGAAGCGAACTACCCTCAAACGTGGTTGGACGCCGAACCCGTTTTGCTGTACGCCACGACTTAAAACCCAACCGGCCCCGGAGCTACCGCTCCGGGGCTTTTTTCATTCGTGCTAAAACTTCCAAGCAACATCCCTCTGCTCTATGCCACTAAAAAAGTGGATGCTGACCACAAGACCATCCACGCTCGCCTGTTTGCTCTCGGTTGTAACGCAACCTGGTTGATTGCGGAGTATGACCCCAAGAAAAAACTGGCTTACGGCTATTGTGACCTATACGGTCAAGGTCGAGAAGGTGGTGCTGAATGGGGGTACGTCTCCATCGAAGAACTGGAATCGCTCAAGTTCATGGGCATTCCCCGTGTCGAGGTTGACGCGCACTTCACACCCAAGCCGTTCAAGGATTGCGTGCGACCTGACGGTCGCATCTAAACAAACCCCGGTCCCGGAACCAAAGTTTCGGGAACTTTTTTCATTCATGCCGAAAACAAAGAAACGCTGGTATATCAAGTTTCCGCTCGATGCTTACGCACTTGGACCCATTGAGGCAGATAGCGAAGCCGATGCGCGGCGCTGGGCACGAGAGTTCTCCGGCGTCAAGCGATTGCCTGCCGGGTTCGAGTGTTGGGAAACCGGTCCCGGATTTTAATGGCTAATCACAAACGAAAGAAATGCAAGCGGTCGACCCGTACCATTACAGGTAACCGGTCTAACATGACGGGCAACAGCGAAAGCAAAGCATACGGTCACCACAAGGCTGGAGTGCGATGCGCTCGAAACGTCCGCAACAGACTCACACAGGAGGAACTATAATGCCAGTTGAAATCGGACTTGCTGATGCTATCGAAGAGGTGCTGCGCACTGGTGCTGCCGACATCTACTACGATTCCTCGTTCGATACCACGGAGGACATCGCAGAAGGCGCAACACACTCCAAAGGTGTCCAAAGACACCAGGAAGCACTGCAACGTCTCAAAGAGGCGTATAACAGCCAATAAGAGCCGGCCCCGGAAATCCGGGGTTGGCCAATCTATTCAACCATGCCGAAACCAAGAAAGCCAATTCGTGTAAGTCACACACCACCACTCCGACCAGGGTGGTATGCGTATAGCCACTGTGGTGGCGAGTTTGAAGCAGTCAAGCTGGCACAAGCTGACGTAGACGACGCACAAAGCCGCTATAAGTTATCCGTATTGCTCGACTTACCTTTTGTCGATGTCTGGAGCACGCGAAAGCTGAAGAAGCGCGAGTATGATTGCAACCGGTCCCAGAATCACTCAACTTGTGCGGCATAACCCATCATGGTAATCAGCTTCAAGTGCCCACATTGCAAGGAACAAGTGCCACGTGACATCAAGCAAAGAACGCGTGGAACGCGATATGCCATTCTGTTTGACTGCCCTCGATGCCGGAGAACAATTCACATCGAGGGAATCGCCCAACAATCGCCGCCTAAGGTTGTAAAACTGTAGGCGGCCCCGGAAAACAAAAACCCAGAAAACAAAAACATCATGCGAAAAGCATTAACGCTCATCGAGCTACTTATCGCCACATTCATCGCCGCTATCTTGATTACGGTGATACTTGCCGGAATTCGTGGTTGCACCACCCAAGGTGTCGCTGCAGAAGACTCTATGCGGGAGTATGTAAGCAGGCTGTATCCTGGCCGCGAGGTCATTGGTGTTGCTTGCACCAACATGGACACTGACGGCGACGGTTACATCAGTTGCACCGCAACCATCGACATCGACAACGGACCGAATGTCGTGGAAAGACAAATCAATGCCCAGTGTGCAACAGGACTCTTGTCCTTCAACAGTGGTTGTAAGGCTGCGATTCCTCAAGCATATCCACAACAGTAACCTACCGGCCCCGGAGTTCCGTGCTCCGGGGCTTTTCTCATTCATGCCAAGTTGCGAACGCTGCCAAAAGCCAACAAACGTCACAATTATGTCCATGTTCAATACCCAAACCATTTGCATGGACTGCAAGGACTCGGAGAAGAAACATCCGAAGTACAAAGAGGCACAGCAAGCCGAACTTGAAGCCGTAAAAGCCAATAACTACAACTTCCAAGGAATCGGATTTCCGGGCAACTGAACCCGGCCCCGGAAGCCCAAATCAGGGCAACATTACACATCATGAGCAAGAAGCAAAAAGCACAAAAGCCCGCCTACACCCCGGTGCCCTTCACACGGGCACACTCCAAGCCACATCGACTTGAGGAGAACAGTCGTGCCCGACGAAAGCGCGAAGAACGCGATGCCAAGAACGGCAACTGGAGACAGGATTGATAACTGAGTTCAAAGGTGAAAGGGGACAATTCTCAGTATGCCATGATGGTGAAACGCGGAGTCTTCAGGCTATCGTGTATGCATTGGAACCACCGGATGAGTTCGGAGTCAAACACAAGGAACCAATTGACTGGCGATTAAGTGAGAAAAATCATTCACCGACCGGCCTTGAATGGGGATATGGTGGCTCCGGACCAAGCCAACTTGCATGGTGTCTGCTTCGTGAATGTGGACTGACAAAACCCCAGACAGAAGCACTCTATATGCGATTCAAAGCAGATGTAATAGCTAACCTGCCGCGAGAAGGCTTTACCCTGACAAAGAAACAAGTGATGGACTGGGTCAAGAAAAGCGGCCCCGGAAAGTAAACCGTGGCATACTCATCAAGCATGCCACGATACACACTCGACACACCAAGTCAGCACTTGCTGAACCAGAAGGATAAGGACATCACCTACTACGGTATCCTGCTGGACGGCAGGGTGCAGATTACTGGTGCCCTGTTTAATAGCAAGGCACAAGTTGTCAAGGCTATCAAAAAGCTCAACAATGCCATCGAGCAAGGCTTGCCCAAGGTAGAGGTCGAAATTCATCGCGGAATGTACTTGTGGGACTTGCAAGAGCACAATCAAGGCATACCCGTAAAAGGTGTGGAAGTGTCCTGACTGTGGACACTCTGTCACCAAATGAAACAATCGGTCCCGGAGCTTAGGCTCCGGGACTTTTTTGCTTTATGAGAAACATCCTCACGAGAAAAGTCTTGTTTCCAGTATGGTTGCTGTGCTTACTGGTCATGGCTGATACAGCATGGACTATTTGGGTTGTCCATCGCGAACTAGCTATCGAAGCCAATCCACTGATGGCACACCTGGTCAATTACAATGTGCCAGCTTTTGTTGCCATCAAAACTAGTGTTGTGCTTGCGTTTGCCGTAATGCTCGAACTCATACCCGACCAACGACGCAAGAACAGATTCGCACATACAGCATTTGGATTGTTTGTTGTGCTATACTGTATCTGGAGTATTTGTTAAAAATTCGGCCCCGGAATCCCAAAACAACACAAACCCAAAAGAGTATGAAGAAAATTCAACGCATCGCCACTACCCTTGGTATTCCGGCGAATGAAATCACCAAAGCCGAGCGTAAAGCTATTCAAAAAGCCAACTCGGCCACTGAAGTTTGTCGAATACTTGGGGTCGAAGTCGCCGGTAATGTACAATATGTGCAAGCCGCTATGAAGCGACCGAAGAAAAAGAAAACGCAGGTGTATGCGTATGCCGCGTAAAGGAGGACACAAATGACACTACAAAGCTCAGGATGTATGTTCATTCTTGGAATGATATTCTGTGGAATTTTCTGGGGTGGACAAGGCGTGTTTTGGTGGGTGATTGCAAGCATCATCATAACCATTTTGGAATCCGATAAAATCTAAGCGACCCCGGAACCACCAAGACCACTGAATCAACAAATCATGTGGAAAACACAGCAACAAGCCGACACCTTCAACCGATGCCTTGATGGCGCAAAGCAGACAGGATTCAACGGTTGTATCACTTATGCCAACAAAGCAGACGCTGACAAGGCTTGCGCCACGCTCGTGCCGACGATTGATGAGGCGTATGAACTAACAGCCCATCAGGGCAAAGTCTATGCCGAAGTCAACCAAGAGTACATGAGCGAACCACGTTTGCGAGTTACAGGGTTTCTCGAAGCTATCATCGACACCAACCCGGTGAGTGCCGAGTTTGAAGCCGAGGGCGAGGATGGTGAGCAGTATCAGATACACTTTGAGTCTGGCAAATGGGTGCTACTTCAACGCCCTTACAACTTCACAGAGGTAGCCTAAGATGCGGTCCCGGAACTTCGGTTCCGGGACTTTTTTTATTCATGCCAACAGCAAAAACACTCAGGGAACTTGGCGAAATCATCACCAAAAACTTTTCGCAGGAAAGCATTCGCGAAGGGTACCAAATCGACCCCGCCGACTTGGAAGAAGTTGGTCGCCAAGCATTACTCTTTGGCGACATTCAACAAGACGGGACACTCAATTAGGCGGTCCCGGAACCCGGACTAATTCGGACTCCCAACAAGCATCATGAAGACATGGCTAAGTGACGAGGACGCCAAGGCAATCTGCCGACATCGTGCGAAGTCAAACGATTACATTCGACGTCAATTGTCCTCGGGCACCCAAGTACCACGAGCAACTTGGATGCAATGGGCACACGAATACGATGCCGTCCGTACAATCCTTCAGACACTTGCTAGAGTCTGTGACGGCGCAAAGTCGCACGATGGATGCGGGTTTAACAAACACGATTCAAGGAAAGGGAAGCAACTTGCTTATCAATCCGAACTTACGAACGAGGAATTTTGGATTGGAGTCAGAATCGTCCGCAAGTATCACCAACAAATAAACCCGGCACTAATGGCGTGGATACCCCGGTCCCGGAAGTCCAATAGTCCGGGTTCCTAACTCACATGAGTGAAACAGAAAACTCAGCCGACCGCTTCATCAAGTGGTTGGACTCAATCGCCAATTCAACGCTCGGCAAAATCGGGGTGTCAAAAGGATTCCATATCTGGCACTCAGGTGGTGGTTGCCATCACTTCCGAAAGGACGCCGAGAACGGGTGCTACGTTCTTGTGTGCCACGAGGGGGAGATTCCTGAAACCGACCCAGGTATTTGGATGGTGGGAACCTACGACGCCGAAGGCGAGGAAATCCACGTTCTTGACCTCGAATACACGCTTGAGGAAGCGTTGGACTCGGCAAGCAAGTTGCTTGCCGAAGTCTGAAAACCACCGGTCCCGGAACCCCGAAAAGCGGGGTTCCCTAGCAATGTCCTAAGGAAAGGAAAATGAGTCGACACACAACCAACACCAGCAAGTTCGAAATCGTACTCGGAGTAGACCGACCGCTCAATCATGTGTTCGCGTCGGTTTTCGACCGAAAAGGCGAAGATGCCAAGGGTTTTGACCCGTTCTCGTGGTTCGCTCCGACTTCCGCCGGCGTCGAAGATGCTATCAAGGCGGTTGAAGGATTTACCAAGTCAAAGTTGCCCGAAAGCATCAGGGAGGCACTGCTGGCTGACCTGATGGCTATGCAGGAAGGTCAAAGCATCAACTATTCCAAGACCCACGGTGCTGCCCTGTTCGGGTTCGCATAACCCTCCGGTCCCGGAACCCCGATAACGGGGTTCCTCTACTTCATCACCACGAAAGGTGAAACGAATCATGGAAGATAACAAGACAGGTTTTCAACTATGCCTGGAGCGTGCCGCCGTCAAGGTAGCATGGGGCATTCTCGTCACTACTATGGCACTCCCCACTGCATGGAAGTGGGCGGTCGCCATCGACCCTGATGGCATCTTGGGCGTCACGATTGCGCTTGGCTTCCTTGGAAGCGTTGCGCTAACGCCACTGATGCTTGGATGCGGGTTCGCATCCGATGACTTGCGCAAGGCACGACGTATATGGCGTGCTTCACGACCAAGCCGGTCCCGGAACCACCGAATCGGCTAAACCACTTATCATCGCCAAGCAAGAAAGCAAAGCGATAAAGGAGCAACAACACAATGATGAAGGTTCTTAAATTTGACGCAAAGACTGGTGTAGCCACCATCGAACTTCAACTCGACATGAAAGGTCGCCCGTCGACCTCTGGCAAGACCACCGTTCACTTCAGCACGAACGGAAACCAGCGCGTTGATGAAATCCAGGTGGGCGGTCGCCCGTTGGTCATCGGCATCAACGCCTACACTCCCAAGGGGTAACACCTATATCGCCGGTCCCGGAACCCGCCTAGTGCGGGTTCCCCTACAATGTCCCAAGGGACAGGAGCAACACGATGCCAAAGCAAGACACAAGTATCGTCAATGCCGTTGCACAATACACGCAACGCCAGACTCGTCAGCAGGTCAAAAGGTTGCTGATTCGTGCCGATAAACTCAACGGCGACCGGCTTGCCCGCATCCCTGGTGCCGGGGATGAGTTACGCAAGCTCTTGGACAAAGTCGCAACCTTAGACCAAAAGGCTGCCCATGATTTTGCCGTGAGCATCGGGTGGGGCGACCGAATCCCCGCATAAATCGCCGGTCCCGGAACCCCGCTAGGCGGGGTTCCCTAGCAATGTCCCAAGGGACAGGAGGCACCATGAAGGTAGTTGATATTAGCCTGACCGCAACGTCGGAAGGCACGCTTGTCAATCTCCGCAACGCTCTCGGCCAACGCGTTGCGAAAACCCACTTGCCAGGATGCGGGGACTTTAACGTCCTCGGTTGCGATGTCATGGTCAAGATGCCGGCAAACCTCGTCCGCTCGCTTCTGAAAGGGAAGGGTGCATACATCACGACCAACAAGACCGCCTAATCGCCGGTCCCGGAACCCCGCCTAGCGGGGTTCCCTACCAATGTCCCAAGGGACAGGAGGAACAAGCATGAAACTCGCCATCTCCCTCGTCGTAGTCTACGGACTGGTCTTTCACACGACCATGACCGTTGTCATCGTTGTCGCGTTAGCGGTAATCAAGGCGATGAAATAACGCGGCCCCGGAACTCAACCGCGTCCGCCTACCTAAAACATGGCAAGCAAGGTGCAATCATGAAGTATTGAACGGAACGAAATTTGGAACCGACAAGCCGGGGGTGGTGCCCCGGCTCCACAAGCCATGCCGGCCCCGGACATCGAAGATGCCGGCGGTGATTAACTCCCGCCACAAACTCTTTGGTCGCCGCGGCCTGGCTGGCGACCAGCTTTGCGTTTCTCTAAGGATAGGGGGTGGCATCAAGGTTTAGGTACCATATCTGAAATAGTAACGTCCGTATACGGGATGTTATTTTTTCTCTGTGAGCCACATAGGGGGGTGGACCTAGAAAACCGATTTTTGATTTGAAAAGGCCATTTTCGAAAAAATACCACACAAAAATTTAGCTTAAAGTTTTTGACCCTTGAATTCTGACCATGATATGTTTTCAATAAACCACTTTGGCACACTCTTTTTGTGTTTGCCCCTGTGACATGTGGCACACAACAGCTCGCATTTGTCTAACTCTTTGGTAATTGCATCAATGTTATATGAATCGCTCTTATTTATTTCAAACAATTTGTCTCTTGTGTGGTGAAAATCAAATTCACCAAAATCGTCAAAGCGATTAGACTCTCGACCACAAGATTCGCACCGCCACCCCTTATATGACATACAAAAATAACGATACTTGTATCTATTGAATGAATTACGACATGTAATGCACAACTGTTGTTTGCGCTTGCCTAAAACTGTATTACAGCATTGACAAGTATAATAGTCAGGTTTGGGCACACGAGTTCCTCTAGCAATGTATGGTTGTCTAGTAGTATGCGCAACTGGCAATCGTTCTGCGTTTTCACCACAATACGGTTTACACTTAAAACAGTTCAGGCGTTTATACCCACCAACTCTAACACCAACAGAAACAACAGGTCTTGCATTAAATAACTCGCCACATGTCTTACAAATCTTTGTCATGTTTGTTTTATACAGTCATCTAGTTCGTATTTTTTCAAATATGGTACCCCCGGTGGGTCGGAAAAACCGATTTTGGTTTGAAAAGGGCCATTTTCGAAAAAATACCGCACAAAATTTTTGCCAAAAGTTTTCGACTTGCAAAATCCGGGCGCATGTGGTAAACTGGTTGTAATGAGCGTTGCTTTGCCTGAAACACCGATACAGCCTGAACCTGGAGCTGAAGTTCCACCACCGCAACAACCACCGAAGGCACCTCCTGTGAGTCCGCCGGAGGACGACCAATGACAGGGGATAGACATGACAATTAGAAAAATCACACCTGTTAAGCCACGCTCTGAGTTCAACTGTACACTGTACTTAGCAGATTTGGGTATCGCTATCAAAATGCAAGGCCACACAAGCTATCAAAGCCATGGTTGGCGAGACCACATTCTTATGTTGACATTTACCCCATCATACCCGCAACAAGCGGTGTATCATGGTTCTCAAAATGTCGTTGTGTTTCATGAGGCTGGCCGCACACATCATTTAACTAACTTGCGTATTCACAAGTTACACAATGGTTCGATGTATTTGGAGTGCAATGGTGTCAACCTGGTGCAATTCGAAGAACCAGCTTGCGAGTGGTTCTCATTCGACTTGGCACGATTTGATGAAGTCCTGCAGTTGCCACGGCCTACCATGGATGGTTTTTGGTGGCGGTATTCTGAAAGTCACCATGAATCTAGCTTATGTGTAGAGTATAGATACACAACACGCCAGCCCAGCGTAAATTCTCTTGGCACAAAATACATGAAACCCAACAAGTTGGACATAATGCTCGAGGAGTTAGTACAATGAAAAAGCCAGTTGCAATCAAACGCGTCGACCAGGGTTCACGGGGAATTTCTGACAGTATCAGCACAAAGACATTGCTCAAAACCCATAGAGTGCGCAATTTATTCAGGAATCATTACATTGGCCATCTGTGGAATTCCTCAGAGAGCCACGAAGACGACACCTGCCACATCCAGATTACATGGGCTGAAAAAGACTCTGATGGTCTCAGTTTACTAATTGACCCTGGTTTTGAGTATGCGATTGGCGAGTGTCTTAAAGACAAACACATGAAGCACTCTGGTGCAGTGAGCGAAGCTCAATCTCAATGGTTCCGCGCATTCGGCCGCAGAAACGACGGCATGCTGGCTATCAACCCACTTGACAGGGTTTTGGAATACGAAAAGTACTTCGGCAATAACATCGCGCAAGACCGCATTGCCTATGCAGAGGTCGTTCCACCTGGCAACGTGCTTTGCTTTAGCTGGCTAAAAGCCAACTACATGCACTTAGAATTCAATGAAGACCGCACAGTAGACGTGTGGATGAAATACCATACTCAAATTAACCCTAAAATGTATGCTTCGCCAGACGATATTGATTATGATGAGGATGAAGAAGAATTTATTGATTCAATGCTTGTAAATATTCGTGGACTTCAAGGGGCGTCCATGTTGGATGAACTACTCAATGGGCTCATATAGAACACCAATTAAGCACGACTGGCGATTAAGGAATATTGTTTATGTGTTTCTTGGTGATGCCAACCTGGTCATGCGTATCGAACTAAGTGTGGTTCAAAAGCCATCTTGGTATGACAAAAGGGTTTGGCTTGCGTGTCACATGCACGAAATTCAGTATGCACCGTACTCAGGGCATTTGAACATGATACACACGCCAGCAACGCGCCGAACTCACCCGTTGATTTCATTCAAATTAAACAACAACGTGTGCGCGAACGATAAAGTCCGCTGGGTTATTCTTGAGATTAACGCCATTGACAAATACGAACACCCATCCATACCAGAAGATTTCCAATATCTAAGCCCTCTCGATGTCATACGCATATCAAGATGTCCGGTTCCACAGCGACTTGACATAGATTGGAGTGCCGGGCATAAAACCTCCACCTTAGAAATGTCCGCAGTAAGTCAGGAGACTGGAACACCAACCGATGCCGGCGCAAGAAGGCGCATGGAATCAGACCCAAGCTACCTTGATGACATATTCCAAACATGGGGTTTGGCAAATATCACATAGTTATGGTATACTAATACCATGAGCAAACGAACACCATTGAAGAAAGGGGAGACCGGTTACGCCTATGTGTTTTTGTCTGACCCAGGCGTTGTGTTAAAGATTCGAGGTAGTGTTGAGCATTATTCATGGAATGGCAAGCGTTTGCATTTGGATATGAAGTCCAAGAGTATTTCGATTGCAGAGTACACCGGGAACCGTGACATTGTGTATTTCCCTGGCGTTGACCGTTGCCGTCCACTAGAGAGTTTTGATTGTTATTTCAGCAATAGTGGTTCTGAGCGTATCACGATGGAATTTAATGGCGTTGACACTGCTAATCGGCCGCAGGTTCCAGATAATTTTGACCCCAACGCATCTACGTTGAATCTTTTACGTCATTTACGTGTACCACCTCCGGTGAGTATACGGTTGAATTGGGTTGCATCAGACTATCGCAGTAAGCAGTCAAAATATTCATGCAAGCTGGAGTGCGTAGAGGGCGACCGTAAGACTTCTTCTCGTCGTCAGAGTGAAGTGGATAGAGTTTTAGATTCACTGCTATGAAACCAAGAGTTTACAAAGACCTAAGGTCAAAGCACCGCTATCAAAGCAGTTCTTTCTGGGTCACTCTTGTAAAAAAGGGCTACCACCCTCGGACTGGCGCACATAAGCCTACAGTGAGCGTTGCAGATTACAACGATTATCTTCTCGAGGCGCAATTGAATGCTGGTTTCTTTGAATTTGATGGTTGGAGCTATCCAGTTATTAGTTGGTCGCTTGTCGGCCGCGTGCATGACGACAGATATGATTACACCAGGTGTTTTTATGAACTTGTGCTGGGTACAACCGCATTGCCAGCTCGCAAGCCCGAGCGGATTATTTTGGACAACGAGCGTGGCTACGGTGTGCAAGACGCCAAGACAAGACACTGTTATCGGATTAGCAACTATCGTTGCAAGCTGGTTAAGAAAAGCGTGAACGTTGACCAGTCGCACCATGTCATAGTTGTTTCAATGAAATACTATCACTATGACGCATTAAAGTATTGGCTCAAAACCAACGATGTTGTTTCTTTCAACCATATGCTATACTTGGTTCTAGGCTGTGAAGATATTCCTCGCCACGGTGCGTTGAAGAAAGACGGCACACCTTATTGCAGCAACAATGTTTATGTTCAATTGAAACTCAAGGCCCCAGGCCGCAAAATCCAATACGACCATGAACGGCCCAGAAGCATTTTAGACGAGATACTTGAGAATGTACATTTATGACGACCGTTGGATATTGAAGAAACCTCTAACGATTGTCGAGTTCAATTTAGACGAGGTTACTATTTTCGAATGCAGGGCTCTGAGCGGAGAGTTTTACAACAATCGTCTTCGCAAGTTAATTGTAGCCGACCTCATCAATATTCATCGCGCAGAAGCCTACGATGGTCACAGCACGCCAATTACTGAATCCTTTCGCATTCAGCATGGAGAACCAATGCCCAACACACGTTATATTGGAATTGCACAAACAGCGTGTGTAGTAGACCGTTATTTCCGCATTCTATCGCAGCGCGTTACGTCCCCAGTAGGTTATTTCATGGGCATATACGAGCTCGCTGGCTTACCTGGAGAGGGGCAAGGTATGCTGGACGATGTGCTAGAGGAGTTTGTATGAGTGAATTAGAACTTGAAATAATTACAACCAGCTTGCTTCTGGCCGCGTTCTGTGTGTACCATGTTGTTCGGGGTGTCAAGCGCAAATGACGTACCGTGAGAAGTTCAGTGTGTTCTTCAACAATGCCCGTTGTCGTAAAGTCGGCCGCATGTACGTGGTCACGTGTTACAACTACGAAGTGTCACACGACAGAATTATAGCCAGCGAAGCGTTAACTGCTGAAAAAGCCTGGAGTGTTGCGTGGCTTTCTTTCAAGCGTCACATCCTTGTCGGATTGAGTACTGAATACTCTGAACCATGGCTTGAGTTGCCCGACGGTGTAATGCTTCCTAGCAAAAACGACATGCGTTGGACTTGGCAAGATTTTAGAGACGACCCCACGGTACGTCATCTTTGGATTGATATTCTCAAGCCGTCACCACGGTTTGGTTCCATGTTAGATGGTATTATTCAGCTTTTGGAACAGGAAGTCTGTGATTGAGAATCTTGTTCGCAGCCGCAAATTTACCGCTTGCGATTGTGTAAAGTCTTTCATCGAACGTCTTAGGCAGCCACATATACGTTTCGCTTACATGCCTGTCCTGGCCTCGTCTCCATGCCCTGGCGTATGCCTGTTCATAGTCGATAGGGTTCGGCATGAGTTCCGCATGTATGACTTTGTTCGCTGCAGTCAGCGTGATACCTTCCTTCAATACTTTGTACGATGCAACAATAGCTTTGACGTTCGGGTCGTTTTGGAATTGTTCAAACGTTTCTTCGCGTTTTTTGTCTGATGTGGCACCATACACGATGGCCACTTTCCATTCTGGGTGTCCCATTTTTATGAATTGTTGTTCGATACCTGCCGCAATCGTTTCGATAACGTTTTTGTGATATGCGAACACCAGGACTTGGTTTGGTCTGCCTTCTTCTGTGCCTCTAGCCTGAATTGCAGCTTCGGCCGCTGCGTATGGTGCTTTTTTCATACCGATGGCGTTTCGCACTTTAGCCACACGTTGGAAACTGACTTTCACCTTGTCGTTATATTCGTGTTCCAGCTCCGCCAATTCGTCTTGGGTTGCGCCTTTGTTCTTGGCTTCTATGATTTTTTGTTCTAGGGACGACAGTTCTGCCGTGCGAGCGTCAAGGCCTGTATTGTCTTGGTTTTCTACAATCGCGCGATATGTTGGTTTTGTCTTCGGTGGCCAAGTATACTGGTCTCCCAGTGCTTCGAGGTCTTTATGTATCCTTCGCATGATAATGCCATCGAAGTGTTTTCTATTGCTTCCAGAGGTGTATGTTCCTCCGCCGAACAGTAATTTGTTCAACAGTGTCATGTTTTGCGGTCTTACTGGTTTGGTAATGAACAGTCTGTGCAATTCCGGCGCTCCGGTGTTCTTGTTCTTTCTCCACGCTGTGGTTCGGAACGCTTTCATCACTGCAAACTGGTACATGAATTCATCTTCATTATTGAAGATATCTGGTCGTACAAATCTCAAGTTTGCATACAATTCCCATGCGTATGACGGTATAGGTGTACCAGTGAGCAAAAGTCTTCTTTTGCTCGGTACGCCTGGGTATTCTCCATCGTCGCGGCCTGGTGCTTTAGATTCTGGTATCAGTGGGTTTTCGGTTTTTCTGCGCTTTGGTCTTCCGCCCATAATCACACATGCTTGAACGCTGTGTTCGTCTTTAACGCGGTGTGATTCGTCAAGGATAACGTAGTCCCACGCTCTTCCTCCAATTCTTTCTGGGTTTGATATATCCTTAGACGCCTTGTTCAGTGATTCATAGCTCATCACCGTGATATCCGGCAAGTCTTCGTTTTTGTTATATCTTCCAATTGTGACTGTAAGTCTGTTGGTCACTGGGTTGCGGACATGGTCTCCGGCGAGCCATTTTCTCATTTCCCTTATCCACACTGGCACCATAACGCTCGGGCACACTACAAGTACTTTTTTAATGCTTGGGTTTGTGCTGATAACACCGATAGCGGGCATTGTGTTATGTGTTACGATGCATCTTTCTGTCAAATATGTTTTAGATTCATGTTCAACACTAATACACACACATTCATCTATTCTAGAATATCGAATATCTTTAATTGCTCTAGATGCCGGATATTTAAGATGTGGTTTCCATTTTTGTGCTTTTCGTTTTAGTTTGAACGGGCATTTTGAAATTTTAATTGTTGCAATATGATGTGCTTTTCCAGACGCACTGATTTTACTTGTGATTCTACAAACGCCGCCCAGCGACTCTACTAAGAATGCAACATTGTTAATTAGTTCTAAAGAATTGGACGTAAACTGAATAGAGTTATGCTGAAGGACTGTACCGTCTGTGTCCATCAGCCCTTGCAGTAACTCCATTCTCGCCTTAGCATGTGCAAAAAGATACATTTTTGGCACATGTTTATTGTCTGAGCTATCCCCCCAAATTCCAAGGTTTTTGAGTTGTCGGATGAGCAAATTGCTATTTTCGGTACTCGCAAATCTAAAATTACATCCTCTGTCATCTGTTGGGTTAATTACAATACTGTTTGGAATTCTTTTTTGTATTTCTTCCAACAATTCTTCGTCTTTCGTAGAAAAAAGAATCTGTCTTTGTGTAATACTGCCATCTCCAAGTATGCACCCAAGCACATACGGGTCTACGCTCAGTTCTTTATATTCAAACTGAACTTCTTTAACAATAGGAATATAGTGTTGTCTTTTTCCTGAAGACATCAGTCCCAAATCTTTGATTTGTTTCAGTGATTTAACTCTTGCTGGTAATTCGTGTTTAATACGATATGGTGTGTTTACCACCCATAGGTGTTCATCACAACATTCTGTGCTTGAGTTATCTGTAAATACGATTTCAAACACCTCTTTTTCTCCTTGTGGAAACACTCCTGTAACTTTAGTAACTGTTCCATCTCCGGCAAATATATCATCTCCGATTTTGATTTCTCCAATTGGTTTCCACCCATTGGGTGTCAGCACTGGTGTTGTTATTGGTTGTGCTTTGCCAATGCCCGGCGAGTCAGCAAGTATTACGCCTCTTTCTGCGTCTGGTTTGGCGTCGTCTCTGCCACCGAGTCTTTGATTGATAAAGTCGACTGCCGCTATTTGGTATGGCAAATATTGAAGTTGTGCATCGTCCTTGCCAATAGCGATTTTCTTTGGTATTGGGATTGCCGTTGTCCGATGTGGGACATGTGCGTATGACTTACGATGGTTGTCTTCGTTGTATCCTTCTGCAGAATATGGTTGTCTTGTTCTTTGAACACGGTCGATATTTTCTTGATACTTTCTGCGTTGCTGTTCGCTTTCTTCTCTTCTCGAGTCGATGGCTGCTTGTTCTCTGCGGCCAGCGAGTGCGACTGGATGGTTTGGGTTTGACCATGCCGCTTCTACTGCGTCCTTTCCGGCCGTTCCGACAGACACATACATATTGGCATGTTTTGCGTTTCTCCAGTTGTTGGTTTTAGCTGTTGGTTTCGGAAAGAAGTACACCACCATTGGTTTGAATCCAGCGGCTTTAAGTATGCCTTCGTACTCTGCTTTGTCTCCAAATGCCGCGTACACTGGTTTACCATCTGGGTACGACACTGCGCCTACGTCTTCAATCGTCATGTCTGCGACTTCGTCATACGCGGCATCTGGCACCGATGGCATTGCATCGAGTGGCGTGCCCGGTTTTGGCATTGTCAAGAGTGCGTTACCACTTGCCACTAATGCCTGAAGTTTTTCTGGCACCGGATTGCTTTGGATATAGGTCTGTAGTTCCGTATTGTTTTGGCCTTGTTGTTGTTTTTCTATGGCGTCTCTCAATGCTTGCATGCGTTGTGTTTGTGAACCTGAGAGTCCTGGTATATTGTTTGCGTCCTTCTGCGCGCTTGTTGATTGTGGTGTTTGTGCCGGCGGCGCAGGTGCCGTAGGTGTTTGCGCCGGGGGCACAGGTGCAGGTGTTTGCGCCGGGGGCACAGGTGCAGGTGTTTGCGCCGGGGGCACAGGTGCAGGTGTTTGCGCCGGTGTGGTTTCGGGTTTGTTTTTAATCCAGTCCAAAGATATTTTTGGTTTTGGGTTTTTTGGTTCTGGAGTTGGTTCTGGGGTTTGTTGCGTTTGTGGTGTGGTTTCAGGTTTGTTCTTAAGCCAGTCCAAAGATATTTTTGGTTTTTCGTTTTCCCCGGCCAATCTTATAAATTCGTTCACCAGCGCAGCGTGCACTGTGCTGTCGTGTATTTCGATTGTTTCCGGGTGATACGCCACGATTTCACCCATTTCCTCTGGTTTGGTCGCTGCGTCTATAAATCCGTCATAGCCTTTTTCCTTCAGCATTTGCGGGTATTCGTCGCTTGCTCTGAGTTTTGCGCTCGTCCAATCCAGTCCTTGTTCTTCGAGTTCCAGTGTTCGTTTTGGAATCCAGTCATATGGCATGATTGGGTCTCTCCAATTTTCTCTGGTTCTGATAAGTGGGTTGCTAAACTTAAACGTGACAGATTTTAGTTTGCGGCCGGGTTTCTCGGCGTACCGTTTTCCGACGGACTTACTTCCTCCGTACAGTCCTCGACCAGCGTAGCCTGTATCGCTGTGTCCGAATGTGCTCATCACGTCTTCAAACGTATTGTGGTCTTCTTTTATTCCTGACCATGCGTGTACCACCAAGGGGCCTTCGTGGTTCTGGAAAGGTTCTGAACCATCTTCGGTGTCATAGTGCGGAACTTCTTGTTGTGCAAGCAAGGTGTGGCGCAACACCTGGAGTTCATCGGTGTTGTAGTTTTCCTTGGCGACTTGTGCGAGTGCCTTTTTGATTGCACTATATCTGGACATTAGCAGCTCTCAATAGATTCTTCAATTCGATTAAGCAATGCCTGCAGTGTTGCGGTTTTATGTATTAGTGCCTGTTTGGATTCTGCGTCGACTTCTTTGCTCTTTTGTTCTTGGGCGATTCTCAATGCGTGTTCTGTTATTTCAATCATATCCATGATTGCCATGACGTTTTCATTGACATGTTGTTCTTGCGCAACTTTCATCGCTATTTTCTCAGTTGCGGATGCAGCGACATGCGCTCCTCTCGTGGTCATTTCCGCGCTGAGTTCTATTAATTGGTTGGTTGTTTCGTATACGTGGTCCACAATTGAAGTTTATCTATGTGTGTGCTTCAGACCTTCTGGATTAGAAAAATGAAGGCGTCAATTCGCCCTACCTACTAGCTGTATCGACCGAAGGGAGATACAGCCATTGGTCATCAGATGGGCGAATTGACGCTAGTCATTATTCGAATTCAGAGAGCATAAATTTATGCGATGAACTCGGAATACAAGAGAAATATTTCTCTGTCATAAACCAGAACCAATGTTTTGGTTTCTCTGGATGAATGTTGTCTCCATATCCATCAGTGATAACAAAGACAGCATCAGGATATCTTTTCATTTCTCCAGATTTTAGTTTAGCTTGGATAAAGTCTTCCATGATATGGAAAGACGTTCCTCCACCGCCAACCATCTTCGGAGAATTGATATCCAATTGATAGACTCTTGTGTCGAATGAGCAGAGGTGAACATTGAATACATTCCTTGGCACTGTCGCTGCGGCTTTGAAGAATCTGTCAGCCATACCATAACACGAACCAGAGGCATCAAGAAAGAACACCAAGTCAATCTTGGCTTTGTTCATTACAATGTCATAATCTTCGATTTCTGCTGGAAGTTTCAGGTCTGTTGGAAGACTCATGTGATTCCGTTGTTTCTGTGCCCACTGTTCAACCATGCCATATTGATTTTGGATAATCATTTTGACTTTGTCTCGAACGATGGTTTCCCATTTAGGCTTCCGAATCGGTTTTGGTTTAGAAACGAAAATCCATGCTCCGACAGCGTCTTTTCCGGCTTGTTTACCGTCCTTGCTTGACTTACTGGATTCTTTTCCTTCGCCACCATCAGGTCCACCAACAACATGTTGTTCAATCATGTCCCTGAGTTGTTTCTTCTCATCTTCTGACAGCGATTCGTTAAGTGCCTTTTCGATTTGCTCTCGGACTTCTTCTGGAATGTCAAGGTACTCGTGACTGTCCATTAGTCTAAGTGACTTGGAGTTACCCATGTCTTCCTTAAGAAGTTCGTAGTAGTATTCAAAGCACTCGTCTTGTGGGGTGTTTGGATTGTCAGGCCAGATTGTGTCCACCCAGCACCATTGTTCCCATCCTTTCATCATGCTTCTATCGAAACCGAATGTGTTCAGTAGAGCATGATTGATAACAACGTCTTGTGCGATATTTGCCAGGGCAGAATCATCATAGATGTACTTACCGTCTTCAGACACTTTGTATCGCTTATCCAGTGCGTGTCGTTTAATGTGATTGAACAGGATGTGAAGACTTTCATGACCAAGCACAAACGCCCTTGTGTAGTTGTCGATGCTGTCCCAGAATTCTGGGTTCATATACCATCCAAGTGTCTTGCCAGATTTATCTTTTGGGTCATAAACGACAGCGGCGGTTGGCAAGTCATTGGTAAACACAGGGCGTCCCATTTCCCAAATCATATAGAACAGGGAGTGGTGTCCCTCAAGCAATCGCGAGACACCGTAGATTTCCTGCAATGTCATACTGCGGTCACACGCAGTAGGCATTTTGATTATCCTTTTTAGTTCTTCTTCTGTCATTGTGATATTACTTGGTGGTAGGAAGTTTGAACAGGTTTTCGAGTTTGTATCGCTTAATCAGCACGACCACGTGGTCAATGTGTTGATGGTTTCCATTGTGGTCAAGGAACATTTGTATTGCCTCTTGGAATTCTGGAACATCCCCTGCATTGTTCACCATGGTTTCCATGACATATCCTTCTGGGATAAGTGACATAAGTCGTTCCTTGTTGAGTAGCGGCAGGATGATTTTCGCGGCCTTGGTGCTTTCAATCAAGTGTGGTTTGAGTTGTCGATAGTTGTTGTCGTCCTTGAGGTATTCCCTAAATCCTTCCATGTCATTTTTCTTGATGAACTCATACATCTTTTCAAGAGCAGGTGCATCTCCGAGGTCTTTTGCCAATTTGTCAGGATGTGATTCATATGGAAGGATGTCTCGAACGTCTCCTGATTTCATGTGATATTCAAGAGCGGCGCAGAGTCGACGCGGTGAAACTTTTTCTCGGACTTTCTCTGGTAATTCTGCCCACCATTTGAGTGCTGGTGTTGCGTACTGCTTTCCGTATTCGTTGACCATATGCACGGGGCACGGTCGATAGTCAAGTTCAACCTTGACTACAAATCGGTCTTCAAGTGCTGGGTCTAGCGGTTCGACGTCGTACTCAATCTTTTCTTCATCGTGCGGGTTGATTGCCGCCCAAACAACCTTAAGATTGGGGTATGGCACTCCATTGATGGTTTTGAACTGAATAAGTTCCATGACTGCGTTGCGCACTTTCTTTGGTGCGCGGTTTAGTTCGTCAATGAAGATTGCTTCGACTTCACCTAATACAAAACGTTTTGGTGGGATGATGTCGCTATATGTCTTCCCTGTTTCGGGGTCATTGCGGACAATTTCTGGAATTCCAATAATGTCCACCCATGGGTCGAGTGTCGAGCCGCTTAGGTACAAACCCTTGACTTCATTACGCTCAAACGTCTTCTTGATAATTTGTGTCTTTCCTACTCCATGTTTTCCGACCAGCAACACATTGAGTCCTAATCCAAGCCAGAAATCCAGCTTATTGGGGTCAATTAAGACTCCTTTGTTGATGATGTCATTTACGGTTTCAGCCATAGCGTTAGTATTCTACCTCAATCGAATTTACGATGTCAAGTGCCCTTCTGCATTTTGATTGCATGTTTTTGTCTTTAATTGACCTAAAAGTATGATTATGGATTTCATTCCTGGCTCTGAGGCGTTTTTAGCGACCGACCTCGCCGGCACATCTTTGTTGCGAGGTCAATGTGTCGTTATTATAGCATGTCGCGAGAACACGGTGTTGGCCGAAGTGATTGATTCAAAGCCAGGAGAGCGTATCATTTCGATTCCAAAATCCATGCTCGTTCCAAAAATTAGTGATAATGAAGATATAGACGCAGGTTGATATGAGTAAAACAAAAACGTTATTTCCGAATCCGTGGTTATCTTTGATGCAAATTGAAGACCCTGACCAGGGTGTTTCTGGTTATGTTTACGCGCACGAGACGCGTTGCGATGGCAAAGTTGTATTAGTGTTGCCATTTCGTTCAAAAGACGAAAATCAATTTGGCGGGATAGAGGTATTATTTAGGCGTGAAGTTACCCCTGCGTGGGATATGAGTCCAACGTTAAGTGGAATCACTGGTGGGGTTGAAGATGAAGACCCCGCAGAAGATGCATTGCGCGAACTTGAAGAAGAAGCAGGGTATACTGTATCGAGAGAAGATTTGATTTTCCTTGGGACTACTTATGCCTCAAAAGCAATGGACACGGTATATCATTTATATGCGGCCAATGTAGAAGGAAAATCTCAACAAATGGCATCAGGTGATGGTTCAAGACTAGAGTCAGAAGGTAGTGTAGAATGGCATGACAATGCTATGGGCGTCGAGGATGCGGTCGCTTCGTGTGCTTATTTTAGGCTAATGTGGGCGATGTTACACTGGAGACAAGGCAAATGAAAAAACCAAAGGACAGAAACTTTTTCTACAACGAGCGTTCGCTTAAATACTCATTTGGTGAAAAACATCCATACAATTCATTAAGATTGAAGAACGCAGTAGACAACATTCGTTCACACGGATTAGCGTGTTGCGATTACGAAGACGCATCACACGACAACATGTTGTCGATACACACCATTGATTACGTCAATCATCTCAAGCAATGTTCAGAAACCGGTCAATCTAAACTGAAATATGGAATAGGAGATGGCGACACTCCGTCTTTTATTGGTATGTATGATGCATGCAGGGCAGTCGCCGGTGCTACGCTCGCTGCCGCTGATGTTTTATGCCGGGGTGTAGATATTGCGTTTAACATGGCTGGCGGTTTGCATCACGCTCGGCAACATAGGGCTAGTGGATTCTGCGCCGTTGATGATATTGCACTTGGTATCAACTTACTACTGTCTAGGTTTGACAAGGTGACATATTTGGACATTGATTTGCACCACGGAGACGGTGTAGAAGAGCGATATGCCAGAAATAAGCGTGTTTTAACCGCAAGTGTGCATCAATATGGCTATGGTTTTTATCCTGGTTCTGGACTGGAATCAGAAGAAGGAGACTATATCAATGAACCACTCGACGGCGGGACTAATGGAAGAGACTGGTTGTGTGCTGTTGACAGGTTGATAGACCAAATAAAAACGTACAATCCAGATGTGATTGTATTGCAATGTGGTGTAGACGCACATTATTCAGACCCGCTTGGTTCATTGAATGTCACTGCTCGAGAGTGGTTTGAAGCAGTTCAAAAAGCCAGAGATATAGGCAAGCCAATGTTGGTATTGGGCGGAGGGGGATACGACCATCGAAACCCAGCTAGAATGTGGCCAGCCGCAGTTTTATCACTTTGTGATATGAAATATGATAACAAGTGGTTAGATGATGACCAGGGACCTTTTTAATGATTGATGTTTCATTGTTTTCTGATGCTATTTCTATTGTCAAAGAAATTGGCAACGGTGTTGTGGGTTTGGTATCTTTGCCTCAAAAAAGACGAGAAGAGTACCATGCAGTTGTGGATGAAACATTTACGTTACTAGACCACGCATTGTTGTGTGTGATTCAGAGGCTTTCAGATTGTGTGCGTATTCAAAAAGAATATGGTGACATTGCATTTGCTACCGAATTGCGCTCGTTACAATCAGTAAGTGACTGGGAAAAGATTGAGCGAGATGTTCGATTATGTCATTCTCTGAGAAAGGCCAGTGGCGAGATGCGAAGTTTGATTTCGAACATTGGAGACAAATTATCACTCAGTGATACTAATAAATTCTGGTACCTTGTAAATGTTGTACTTGAGGGCGAGGTCACAATGGCAACTCAAATTGCCAACATGCTTTATCACCTATCAAATATTGCAGACTTGTCTGAGGCACTAGATACGACTAACGAGTGTATTCAAGATTTGAAGTCTCTGCGTCGTGATTTGATTGAAACGCAGGTTGAGCTCATGAAACAAATCTAATAGACAACCATGGCAAACAAATTCCGATGGATTGGTTTTGGCGGTCATTGGACTTGACTGTGTAACACGATTCGTAGCTTCCGTGAGAAGCTAATTGCCTGGAATCTTAAAAAACGCAGAAAGCCATAGGTGGATTATTACATATGCAAACATTGTGTGTAATAATCCACTGTTTTTTATATACATGATAAACCCTTTGACAATAGAGGGTTGTTTTTCATGCGTGCAAACGTATTCGACAAACTTAGTATTGTGCTCAATTCCAATTTTAATTGCTTGGTCGATGTCTTTGTCTCGCGCGGTCTTAGTGGTAAAGTGTTTCTGCAGAAATCCGCCAACCGTACCTGAACTCCAAGATGTAAAAATAAGCGCTGGAATTATGCAAACAAACTTGAACCATGACGCAACTGGCATTTGCTCAATTAAACTGATGAAAACGCTCAGCATTAAAATCAACGACATAAAATTTGTGCCGCATCGAGGATGAACGCGGTTTTGGCTTTTTACAGAGTCTCGGCTTAGGATTTCATCTTTCTCCATAGCGTGTATAAGTTGGTGTTCTGACGCATGAATAGAGGAGATTGGTGTTATCCTAAACACAATTAAGTATGCAGCAACCGCGACCAATAACGAGAGTGATTTGTCTATTGTAATTTCGTTTATTGACTCCCAATACCCAACAATATACTGACAGGCAAATATGATGAATGAATACAAGGCACCAGACAAAAACATTTGCAAGTCTGTGGCTCCGGCGTTGGCAAGTGTGGTGTAGATACGAATTCCAAATGGTGTCGCCATTCCTCCGTATGTCATCTTGTGGTCTCCAAGGTCTGCAATAAGGATTTCATCGCCATCTTTGAATTGTAATTTAGACATCACTTGCATTATGTCACGAATGCGTGGTACAATGCAAACCTTAATCAAGAAAGGTGAAAAACATGAACGAAACGAACGAACTTGGAATGCAAATTATTGACGGAATCCCGGTTTTCGGTGAGCCAGTCGACCAGGGCGCTCTTGAACAAATCAAGAACGCTCAAGGATACTATGCGTCAAAAGTTGCGCTAATGGCTGACCATCACTTAGGTTTTGGTGTGCCTATTGGCGGCGTTGTTGCATATCCAGAGCATGTTTCACCTAGCGGAGTCGGTTTCGACATTGCTTGCGGAAACAAGGCTGTGTTGACTGATGCTAAGTCGGGCAAGACCAAGGCACAAATCCATCGTATTATGGATGATGTGTTCAAGAAGATTTCCTTTGGAGTTGGTCGTGTAAACGAAGAAGAGGTCGAGCACGAGTTGTTCGATGACCCTTTGTGGAACGAGTTGCCAGTTTTAAGGGCGAACAAGGATAAGGCTGTTTCTCAGCTTGGGACTGTTGGTTCTGGAAACCACTACGTGGACATTTTCATTGACGAACAGGACAGAGTTTGGGTTGGTGTCCACTTTGGTTCTCGTGGTCTTGGTCACGCAATCGCGACCGAGTACATTGAAATCGCAAAGTCCAAGGGATACTTCCAAGATGGAATCAGTGTGTTGCATCAGAGTTCTGATGCAGGCGAAGAGTACATCAAGGCTATGGACCTAGCAGGACGCTATGCTTACGCTGGCCGCGACTGGGTTTGTGCTAAGGTTGCAAAAATCATCCATGGAGACATTGTTGATGAAGTACACAACCATCACAACTTCGCTTGGAGAGAAACTCACGGTGACGAGGATTTGTGGGTAGTCCGAAAGGGCGCAACTCCTGCATTCCCAGGTCAGCGCGGGTTTGTAGGTGGTTCAATGGGCGAAAATGCCGTGATTATTGAGGGTATGGGTGGAGACCTTGCGGAACACACCTTGCACTCAACTGTTCACGGTGCTGGACGTGTCATGAGCCGTACTCGAGCCAAGGGTAATAAGAAGAAGGGTATTCAGGGAGAAATCTCTGAGCGTGCTATGCAAAAGTGGCTAGACGAGGCCGGCGTTGTTCTTCGAGGCGGTGGTGTTGACGAGGCACCACAGGCATACAAGAGACTGACCGACGTTCTCGACCATCACGGTGACAGCATTCGTGTTGTCCACACTTTGAAGCCAATCGGCGTAGCTATGGCCTCTGCTGATACCAAGGACCCTTACAAGGACTGAGTCTTTATTTGGCATTCTGTATTTATCTGTATAAAGACAGAATGCCAAAAGGATTAAAACACACTCAAGAAGTCAAAGACAAAATATCAGCGGCCGCAAAAATAACAATGTCTCAGCCAAACGCTGGGTTTAGACAACGTGTAAGTTGTGGTTTGTGTGGTCAAGTCATGAGTCCTGCCAATCTTGGAAAGCACTTAACCAGGTGTGAACAAACACGAGGAATGACTCTAAATGGTCATCAACTTAGCGTTAAAGAATTGAAAATTCTTAAGACTCGATTGAAAAAGAGTCAATGGACTCTTCAAGAATATCTAGTGGCACACGAAGAACAAAAAGGATTGTGTATGATATGTAGTGCGCCACCGACTAAATCAAGGTTGGCGGCGGACCATTGCCATCAGACAATGCAACCTAGAGCATTGTTGTGCGAGAATTGTAATCTTGGACTTGGTGCGTTCAAAGACAATGTTAGTATATTGCAGAAGGCTATTGAATATCTTGGTGAATATAGTAAATGAGTTGCCATAAGTGTAATTCAAATGATTGGGCGATGGGGCCAGAAGGAGGAGGAAGCCAGAATGTATTGTGCAGAGTCTGCCACACAGAGTACTGTGAGTCTGCGCGAGGGCTAGACCAATTAGAATATGACGAACGTAGGATTCGTAATATATATGGCATTGCCCCAAACAAGTCGGTTGAAGAACACAAACCAGGGTATTCCATTATCGACTCAATGCTTGAAAACTTGGATGCGATTGGAAAATAACGCAAGTACTAATCAATAAGTGCATCGAAGAACTGATGTCATCTCAGATGGATTGAACTGGTGCTCGCATGCGTCTACAAGATTGGACATAAGCGTTTGTCATTGGCCCGACCCACCAGGCACCGGGGGTAATATATGAAGCCTTCGGTGCCACTTCTTTTTGTCTAAATCGTGCGCGAGTGCGACAAAATGTGCGATAATAGAAGCGACATGGCTAATGGCAACGATATCCGTATTTTTTGTGGAAATGCTCATCGCAGTCTTGCTGAAGAAGTGGCATCCAGTCTTGGTGTGCGTATCGGAAAAATGACATGTAGTCGCTTTAGCGACGGAGAAATTCGAGTAACCATTGATGAGTCGGCTCGAGGAAATGATGTTCACATCATTCAACCGACATGCTCCCCAACGAATGACAACCTGATGGAACTGCTCATTATTCTTGATGCGTTCAGAAGAGCCTCAGTAGATGAGATTAATGTCGTTATTCCATATTTCGGATACGCTAGACAGGACAAAAAAGTCAAGCCAAGAGAGCCAATTACTTCTGCCCTTGTTGCGGATTTAATTCAAACTGCTGGTGCGACCAGGGTTATGGTTGTTGATATACATGCCGAACAGATTCAGGGTTTCTTCAGAATCCCAGTAGACCACTTGTATGCAGGCCCAGTAATTGTCGAATATTACGAGCAAGCTGGTTATGTGGAACGAGACGATATTGTTATCGTTTCTCCAGATGTTTCTGGTGTTGCGCGTGCTAGAAATCTTGCAGAAGCACTGCGTGCACCAATTGCAATTATTGCTAAGCGACGGCCAGACGCAAATGTTGTGGAAATCGTTGAAGTAATTGGTAATGTTGCTGGCAAGCATTGTATTATGATTGACGACATGCTGGACACTGGTTCTACAATTTTAGCGGGGGCCGAGGCGTTGATTAAGAACGGAGCCACGAGTGTAGAAGTTGCTGTAACCCATCCAGTACTCAGTGGCAATGCATCTCAGAGACTTCAGGAGTCAGGCGTAATTACACGTGTTACCTGTCTAGACACCGTTCCAATTCCATTTGACAAACGTTTTGACAAACTCAACATACTGTCTGTTGCTCCGCTAATTGGAGCCGCAATTCAAAGACTACACGACAATCAATCTGTCAGTGAGTTGTTTAGTAAGTGGCGACAGTAGGTAAAATGTCTAGTGTGGATAAGTCTATACTATGGGCGACGCTAAGGTAGGCATACTTTATGTGCATGGAATAGGCACACAAGGTCATAATTTCGCAGACAGAGACATATCTCTGATGAAAAAGATGTTAGGAAAAGATGCCGAGCATGTTGCATTCTCGTCTTATTGTTGGCAGTCATTAATTGAACCCAGAGAACGCGAGCTGATGGAAAAGAATCAACGCGTGCGTTGGAGATTTTTGCGGAAATTATTGGCATCTTATGGCGGAGATGCATTGTGCTATCAGCCACGTCACGGACTTGACTCATTTTACAAAGAGGCACACAAAGGACTTGATAATGCTCTGAATATTCTGCATCACAAAATGGCCAAGGACGGTAAACTGATTATTGTTGCACACAGTCTTGGAACCATAATTGTAAACAACTTCATATGGGATTACCAAAACGAGGGTTCTGTAGGCTCGGCCGCATATGAGCCCGAAGGTCGTGCACTGGATAGATTAAGGGTGCTGTATACACTTGGTTCTCCGCTTGCTATTTGGGCAATGAGGTTTCCTGATGGCGGCAAACCGATTGATTTACCAAATCAGTGTTTGTGGAGAAACATCTACAGCCCTTCTGATATTATTGGCTGGCCAATTCGCACAATCAATTTTTCATATATGACACTGCCTGGCTTGCGTGATTTCAGAATGTGGGTGGGTGGAATTTTGACCATGTGGAATCCTGGTTCACATCTTGCTTATGCTCGAAGTAAAAAGGTTATGAAAATGATTGCAGACGACGTGTGGCGTCTTATGCAATAAACTCGTTGAGTACAAGCATTTGATACCATGTTTGTGGTATCATTTTGGTATGTTGAAAAACATCGGTGCGGTCAATGATATGCTCCCAAGCTCGCTTCAGGGCGAGTATCGCGCGTTTGTTTTTGTGCACGTTGGTTCGGACGGTTGTGTTTTGCACATATATAGCGGACCAGAACTTCAAAACGTAAATGAAAAGTACTTAGAGGATTGTGTTTTCATTGGTGGCATGCATCGCCTCAATCCAGACAGGATGACAATTATTAAGTCTTTGGTGGCGGTTCCGGTGCGAGAAACATCGACTCATGCCGGCATTGTCCTTGCACAAGAATGCATTTCTGAAAGCCATTCAAGGTCTACTAACTTTGGATTCAACGAACCAATCTTGCTTGAGCATTCTGACAAATACCGCATCAATATTGCCGGACGAAATTCCAATCCAGAATTCTTCAGTCAGTGCCCGTCGTTTCAAGAGGTCGACAACCAACATTGTCCATTTTTATTGTTTGAGATTGAATCAAAGCAGTCTGAAGTGCGTATCATACACAATCCACAACAATTACTTCAATATCCCAATTACACTCAGGTAATGGTTCAGTGGCCTGGTAAATGGTCTAGTCACTTTTTTACATTCAAAATAGGTAAATTGTTGGATTATATGTGCGACAATAATATAGACGTGTCAGCTTTGGGCACCAAGAACTTTTCATCTGGACAACAAGGATGCAATACTTAGGTCATCATATCGTTCTCGATTTTTACGACTGCAACCCCACAGTACTGGCTGATTGTGGTGCTATGCGCGACATCATGCGCGAAGCGGCCGTTCGTGCAGAGTGCAATGTTGTTGGTGAATACTATCACGAATTTGAGCCACACGGGATTAGCGGATGCACTATTATAAGTGAGTCACATATTACTTTACACGCTTGGCCAGAATACGGATATGTGGCCGTTGATTTCTTCTATTGTGGTGATTCTGTTTTATCAGACCTGGCTGTTGATTACATGAGTGAAATGTTTCAATCAAAGCAATTTGACAGGCATGAATTAGGTCGTGGAGCAATGAATAATTCCGGGGTTTTTGGTTCAGTTTTGATTGCTGGCGACGACTTTGACAAATAACAACACCACAAACACAAAATGTGGTATGATGACTATGTAAGGGTGAAAACCCGGAGAAACAAACAAAATGAATGTACATCTTCTGATTATTGACCCGCAGAATGACTTCTGCGACCCAACAACAGGCGCATTGTACGTTGGCGGTGCAGACCAGGACATGAATCGTCTGGCGGATATGATTGACCGGCTAGGTTCTTCAATTTCTGACATTCACGTGACCCTGGACTCGCATCATCTTAACGACATCGCCCATCCTAATTGGTGGCGAGACAGCGCAGGTAATCCTCCTTCTCCATTCACCATCATCACAGCGGCGGATGTTGAAAACCAAGTCTGGACTACTACAGTCCCTGGACTTTATCGTCGTTCGCTAGAATATGTTCGGTCTCTTGAATCGAACAACCGATACCCTCTGTGTATCTGGCCTCCACACTGTCTCATTGGCACTAATGGTGCGGCAATCTGGCCTAGGCTTATGGACAGCCTCAACAATTGGGCAGGCAGTGAAAATTGCACTGTTGATTTCGTAACTAAGGGTTCTAACGTGTTTACCGAGCACTACTCGGCTGTCAAGGCAGACGTTCCAGACCCGCTTGACCCCACAACTCAAATCAACACTCGCTTGATTGACGTTCTACAAAGTGCAGATATGGTTGCGATTGCTGGAGAAGCGTCTTCTCACTGTGTTGCCAACACAGTTCGAGATATCGCAGACGCATTCGGCAATGACAGCTATGTTAGAAAGCTGGTGTTCATTTCTGATGCATCTAGCCCAGTTACAGGCTTTGAGCAATACAGTGATTCGTTCATCAAGGAGATGACCGCACGTGGTATGCAAATCAGCAACACAGCCGATTTCCTTGTTCGACAACTAACCACGGTTTAAGGAGAAACAATGCCAAAAATCTTTGACCCAACTCTAGAAAACCACAACTTGGCAACAAGCCATTACGGCTTCTCTGCCGAGAGCATCAACAACCTTGGTGCAACCGAGTACACACTTGTCACTGTTGCCGCTGACACAAGTAGCAGTGTGACTGGATTTGCAAACGAAATTGAAGAATGCCTAAAAAACATTCTTCGGGCATGTCGTTACAGTCCCCGCGCTGACAACCTCATGATTCGCGTTGTCGAATTCAATGACAAAATCAACGAACTTCATGGATACACTCTTCTTGAGAAGTTGAATGAAGACGATTATAATGGAGCGATTCGTCCCAGGGGCAGCACCGCACTGTACGACGCTTCATACAACGCAATTGAGGCCGCGAGTACTTATGGAAAGCACCTCAATGACATGGACTACACTGTGAATGCTATTGTCGTAGTACTGACAGATGGTGAAGAGAACTCAAGTTCAATTCGCTCAGCACAGATGATTGCTGACCAGGTGTCCAACATCACTCGAACAGAGACACTAGAATCAGTAAGGACAATTCTTGTTGGTCTCAATGCCTCGTCACAACTGAACTCGTATCTGACCGACTTCAAGGACAACGCGAAGTTTGACCAGTATGTTTCAGTTCAGGATGCCAGTCCAAAAAGCATCGCTAAGGTCGCAGACTTTATCTCTCGCAGTATCTCTGCTCAGAGTCAGAACCTCGGAACAGGCGGGCCTTCTGTGCCGTTGACATTCTAACTATACTAGAGTGCCGACACAAGTCGGCACTCTAACTAACACTCCAATGCCAGCAGATTCTTATTACACGAAAGGTTGGACACACACTGTTTGCCAGGATTATGCGATTCATGGTTCTCTGGTTACTTTGTATGACAACGAAAATACACGCATGGACTACGGTCTGGTGTCTGATGGTTGCTCGTCAAGTGATGACACAGATATTGGTTCGCGTTTAATGTTGCGTTCGGCATATTGTCATTCCGGTTGTATGCAAAATATATTGCGTTGTGTAGATGCTGAGGGCGGTAACTACATGGGCAATGCTAATGGGCTGTGGACTGATTTTGCACACAAGACGGCGATGTACGCCAGTAAATGGGTTGGTGAAATGGAGCTAGACCAAACCGCATTAGATGCTACGCTTTTGGCCGCGTTTGCAGATAACAAGTGGGCGTGTACGGCAAGCTACGGCGACGGTTCTCATATTGTCTGTAGAAGGGTTGGAACAGAGCGAGTTATTGAAATCGAACACATTGATTTCTTGGCCAACGCGCCGCCATATCCGGTTTATTTGACAGATGGAGAGTTACAAAGCGCGTTTGCCAATTACATCGGAAACACCAAGCGTGTTATGCGCTGGACATCCAAGGGTGAATTCGAAGAAAGATTAGGCGGTGAACCAAGCCATGTTCTCGTTTATCCCGCAGAAGATGTCGAGTTTGTCGCCGTGGTTTCAGATGGTGTTTCTTCATTTGGAGACATTGGGTGCTTTGAGGTTATTCAGGCATTCACAGCATTCAGAAATTATGCTGGAGAATTCGTCAAAAGACGGATGATGCGAGCTCTTGACGAATACCAGAAGAGTCAGCACTTCCCATCTGACGATGTTTCTATGGCTGTTGTTTACTCACGATACGGTCATGCAGTATAAAGTTGGTTCCAAGAATATTACCCTCTCCAACAAAGACCTAAAGGGTTCTGGAGGAGAGGGCAACGTATATGTCAAGGGTAGTTATGCTTACAAAATCTACCATGACCGCAACAAGATGTTGTCTCTTGGAAAAATTCAAGAATTGTCCGCAATCCAAGACCAAAGGGTCATTAGACCACTAGAAGTTGTTTCTGATTCCCATGGTCCAGTTGGGTACAGTATGGTTGCAACACCACAAGATTCATGTGTGTTGTGTCAATATTTTCCACGTGCATTTCGAACTAGGTTCAGCCTTGATAGTGCTTTTTCAAACGCACTCGTAGAAGAAATTCGTTCAGGTGTCGAAAACATCCACAAATCAGGCGTGTTGTTAGTAGACCTTAATGAAATGAATTTTCTTTTTAGGACACAGAGCCCAGACGTGTTTTTTATTGATGTTGACTCATACCAAACACCGCATCATAACGCTACGGCGTTGATGGAGAGCGTTAGAGACAGGCACGCCAAACCAAATCAGTTTAATCTTGGCACAGACTGGTTTTCGTTTGCTATTGTTAGTTTTCAGATTTTTACCGGCATTCACCCTTACAAGGGCAAACACCCAAGCCTCAAGACCATGGATGAGAGAATGCTTGCAAACATTTCTGTACTAAACCCTTCTGTTAGCGTTCCAGGTGCATGTTTGCCATTTGATGTAATACCAACCAATTATCGTGATTGGTACGAAAAGGTTTTAGAAAAGGGTGAGCGTTGCTCACCACCAACATGCACTACTTCACCAGTGGTTGTTCTAAAGACTGTCAGCCTTGCTGGTGGAGGAAAGATTCGTATTATCCATGTCATGCAAGCACAATCAGATATCGCAGATTACTACAATGGCGCATATGTCTTCTCTGGCAACGTATGTGATTCACATGGAATTAGAAAGGCGTCTAATCTGATTGGTGCGGTACGATTGTTCGGAACCAAGACTGGGACTGCGGCGGCTTATGTAAAGTACGGTATCCTTCATATAGTAGACCTGAATACGGGAAATGATATTGATAGCGGGATTGCATGTAGTTCTATGTCAGTGTGTAATGACAAGCTGGTGTACCAGTCTGGTGAATACCTTTATGCGGCCGATTTGATGCCAGCCGGCGCAAATATCTTATTCACCAAAAAACAAATAGCTAACGTATTGCCACTGGGCACACAACTTTATGACGGTGTTGCAATGCAAGATTTGCTCGACGCCAAATATGCAACGATTATTTCTAAACACGGCACCCATCAAATCAAGCTAACTGAGATTTCTGGCCATCGTGTAATCTCGGCAAAATGCCTTGGCAAAGTGCTTGTTGTCATTGCAGAGTCTAATGGTATTTACAATCGTCATGTCTATAGATTTGACGATACGTTCCAAAAATATGACCACAGAATTGTGGACGACGTTGGTATTTGTGAAGCTAACTTTTGTGTGTTGGACAGTGGTGTAACGCTACTTATGTGTAATGACGATACACTTGAAGTGTTCTCGTCTAATATTCATTCTAGTAGTATTAGCACGGTGAATGACCCGGCAATCAACAGTAATTGCAATCTGTTTTCTGTTGGGTCTAAGGCAATGTACATTTACGGAGACAAGGTTGAACAGTTCACCATGTCTTAGGTATACTAATAACATGCAAGTAAGTATGGCGCAAATCAGAGTAAAATCTGGTGACATCGAAGGTAATTTAAGTCGCATTCTGGGTGCGCTTGAAGAGGTTCCTGAAAGCACAGATGTTGTCCTGTTCCCAGAAATGTGTATCTCTGGATACAACGTTGGATGTTTGTTTGAATACGAACAATTCATCCAAGATTGCACTAATGCGGTTGAACTTGTTGCTCAGGCGGCCAAATCAATCAGAGAAAATCTGATTGTGGTTGTTGGTGCTCCGCGATTTGCAAACAATCCTATTGACGACCAAGGAAATGTTCGCCTTCACAATTCGGCTTTCGTTATCAAGGGTGGACAGGTCATCCATATTTACGACAAACACATTCTTGCTAACGACTATCATCACGAAGACCGCAAATATTTTGTGCCTGGCACATCATCGCCAGTTGTTCCTGGGCATCCGCTTGCTGTTCTTATTTGCGAAGACATTTGGCACAAGGAAACCCTCGAGAGCCTGACTGATAACATTCGTTCTGCCGAACTCAATGGGCAACCAAGGGTAAACGAGCTTCTGGTACTTAACTTTTCGTATTACTGCGCAGACAAGCTCCCTTCACGACACTCAAACGCACAGCTTATTGCCACAAATGCTGACGTAAACGTGTATTACTGCAATGCAATTGGTCTTGGAGATATTAGTAAAAACATTCTTGTTTATGACGGAGCAAGTTTTGTTATATATTCTGATGGAGGCAGACTTGATGCACCAAGATACACTTCAGGTGTATATCACAATGGCAATATGTGGCCGAACTCGTACCCATCGTGGGAAGAGGAAACCACTGAGTCTTTGGTCTATGCTGTGCGATATGCGTGGGAAGAATTTGGTCTTAAATGTGCGCAAGTACACCTGTCAGGTGGTGTAGACAGCAGTGTGGTTGCTGTAATTGCCGTAGAGGCGCTTGGAAAGAAGAACGTTACATTTGTTACCAATCCAGGCGAACACACGTCTAAAACGACTCTCAAGCTGGCAAAGCGGGTTGCTCAAGGGTTAGACGTTCCTTTGACAGTATTGCCTGTCAAAACCATGGAAATCGCACTTGGTAAAGTATTCGCGAAGATTGGTAATGTTGCTTCAATCACCAAGTCGACAATTTCTGCCGTTGGCCGCACTGTGGTTGGTCTTGCAATGACAAATCAGCAATTTGCAGACGGTAAACCCACTGGTATTTTGGCAACTGGAAATCACACTGAGAACTATCTTGGTTGGTGCAATTTCCATGATATTGGAAGTATTGGCGTCATGCAACCTATTGGAGACTTGACAAAGACTGAACTTTTTGCTCTTTGTCGATACATTAACTCCATGAACGAGACCGACCTAATTCCAAGAGAATTGATTGACGGTCGTGTTAGGCCGATGGCAGAGCTGGCTGATACAGACGTAGACCCGTTCGACTACTATCTGTGTTCTGGTATTTGCGCCGAAATGCTTAGGGCGCGGACTACACCCAGGCAACTTCTGGAGCAGTTCGACTCAAAAACCTTAAATACGAATTCATTCCCAGGTTCTGAGGTGTACGAATATAGTCGTGCGCTATTTGCGTCTACTTGTGAGGATGTTGCGCGACGCGCACAGCGGTCGGTATACAAGTCTGCGCAGCACGCACCAGTATTGGTGTTAAGTAAGAGAACTCGTGGTTTTAGTGCAAGAGAGACACTTATCAATCATTACAAGTGGAGTTCTGCCCGTCCAACCGGAAGAAGCACTAGTGCAAGCGGCCGAGGCTCAGATAAGTCCATCCCTGTTGTTTGAGCCTTTCTTGGTCCATAACATTGCGTGCATCTAGAAACACAGGATTGCGCATTTGCTCTAAAATGTCACTGGTGTTGGTATTTATGAATTCTGGCCATTCAGTAAGAAGACATATCGCATCGGCGGTTATAGCCGAATCATAAATTGTTTTAGATTGTTTGATAAGCCCGGTTTCTAGTTTTACTACAGGGTCATATGCAGTTATATTCGCATCTCTTTCAAGCAATAGATTGATAAATTTGATAGCCTGAGAATCACGGATATCGTCAGTACCTGGCTTGAACGAAAGTCCCCATATTGTAATATTTTTCCCCTGGATTCCACAAAGCTCATCTTCTAATAAGTTCATGTACAGCTTGGGCATATAACGATTAATGTCTTGAGTCGCCTTTAACATGCTACTGTCTATGAAAGCATTATCAGACATGTGTATAGCTGCGCTGACGTCTTTCGGAAAACAAGAACCGCCATACCCGATTCCGGCGTTTAAGAACTCTTGACCAATTCGATGGTCGCTGCCCATTCCTCTTGTGACCTCTGTAACATCGGCTCCATAATATTCAGACATTTGGGCAAGCCAGTTTGCGAAGCTAATTTTGGTAGCCAAGAACGAGTTGCTCGCGTATTTGATGAGTTCTGCGGACTCAACTGAACAAATCTCAATTGGTGCTTCGAACTTGTCATACACTTTGGTCATCGCCATAATTGCATTAAGACTTTTTGCGCCAATGATAATTCTATCAGGGTTCAAGGTGTTTTGCAATGCGCGACCTTCCTGCAAAAACTCTGGATTACTAACCACCTCACAAGGTATTTCTGGTCTAGTCTGTTTGATGTACTCTTGCGCCCATTTGGCTGTGCCCACCGGAACGGTTGACTTATTTACAATAATTTTAGGTTCGTTGATGGCTTGGATAACATCGGTGAGCACTGCTTGGTATTGGGCCATGTCAACACTTCCATCTTCATTTTGTGGTGTGCCGACACAAATGAAGATGATGTCGCTGTTTCTTACTCCGTGCGCAAGATTTTGTGTGAATCTGATGGTGTGCGATTTAAGGGCATTGTTCATCAATGCCTCGAGGCCCGGCTCGTAAATACATGGCTTTCCGCTACTAAGGGCCTTCACTTTTTCCGCGTTTTGGTCGACACAAATTATGTAATGACCCTGGCTTGCCAATACTACGCCAGTTACAAGTCCAACATAACCAGTACCCAAAACACAAATATTCATCTAGACCGAAGACCATGGCAACTTCTGTGACTGTGAAACTGGTGTGAGCACTGTGTAGCCGCCCTCGGAATAAATGGTATAGCTGCCGTTATGACCATTTGGTGTAACAGGTGTTTCTGCAGAAAACAGAGTACCGATTTCACCGACGTCTACTGTATGGGACTGACCTTCTGAAGTTACTATTCGGACTGATTTTCCGACGAGTAACTGTTGAAGTTCGCCAATAGTAAAATGAGGTGAATTTTTCACACCTTATTTATACACAACTCGGCTTACTGTGCTACTAATGCGCCTTGCCAATTGTTTATCGAGTCGCAATATTTACAGAAAGAGCAATCTGGGTTTGGTTCTGGTGCTTCGGTTTGCATCAACAATCCGGCTACATCGTGCAGCATTTCCCTGAACCATTTCTTGTTCATTTCTAATTCAGTCCAGGTGATTTTACCGTTCAACTGTGCTTCTACACCCTCAACATTAAACACTTGTGGTTCGTAAACCAAAAGACCAAGTCGAGTTACAGGAGCAAACGAAACAGCATTTTCAGCAGCTTTACTAAATGCAAACGCATAAGAGTGCAATTGTGCTGAATAAATAAGCAAGTGTTCTGGTTTGGGCATGCTGGTTTTATAGTCTACTATGACATAACCCTTGGAGTCCAGGTCTTCTGCGATACCGTCGGTCTTGCCATGGACAAATACTTGCGCACCAAGGTCTGCAAATTGAATTGCCTCAGAAGTACATGTCATGTTCTTGCCGATGATTTTGATATTGGGCAAACTTGCGTCAATTTCTGATAGTATTTTACCTTGAAAGAATGACTGCATTCCGCCATCAATAGTGTTGAAGATTTTTGCCATTGGTGTAAAAGGTCTTGGTACAGACTGTGAATACTTGAGCCAATAGCATCGTTTGCATTCTTTCCACAGAAACGCAAAATCACTGGGCGATAGCTTAAAAGTTTTCATTGTATGTTGCTCGTTTAACCACCCTTCAACAATTTGTCTGTGTTCTGGGCGGGACAGGTTGTATACTGGTACATTGTATTCGCTTGCTATACGAATAGCTTGACCGGTTCCGCCTGTCTTTTTTGTAGTCTCACTTTTAGTTATCGCACCATCGGGCGTCCAACACACAACAAATTCAACTGGGCTTTGTAAATCCGGGCCTAATACTTGATGCACATTTCTCGAGTGCAACTTTTGCACAAAATCCCCAAGATACGACCATCCTGGATGCATTTTGCTGGCTATCTCCATCGCAGGGGGCCAATTTGGAACAATGTATGGCTCTTTCCGAGGCCGGCGGTTCCAGCCATTCGATGGAAGAAAAATGACCATGTTTCCATTGCTTGATTTACACCCGTTCTCAAATCAGGTGTGACGCGACACGTTCCATCAGTGCGATAATATCTTGTGGAGTCTGGCGCGAACCAATTCCAGCATACGCTTTCATCATACTATTTTACCATGTTTACCTTCGTTGATTTGTTTTCAGGAATTGGAGGCTTCAGAATCGCCCTCGAGTCTTTGGGTGGAAAATGTGTGGGAAGTTCGGAAATTGCCGGTCCCGCAATCAAAGTCTACCATGATAATTGGCCAGAAGACGATAATGTCGGAGACATAACCAAAATTGAAGTACTACCAGAGCACGATATTATGGTTGGTGGCGTGCCATGCCAGAGTTGGTCAATTGCTGGAAAAATGAAGGGTTTTGAAGACCCTCGTGGTCAGCTATGGGGTGATGTAATTAGGTTATTGAACAAGAACCAGCCCAAGGCATTCATATTTGAGAATGTTAAGGGTTTAGCAGACCCTCGCAACACAGTTGAGCGGGAATTCTTGATTGAACAGATGAATCTTGCAGGCTACGATGTTAGGTACAAGCTATTGAATGCATACGATTATGGTGTGCCGCAAAATCGAGAGCGCATATTCATAATTGGAGCAAAAGACCTAAGTGATTTTCAGTGGCCGCAAGAATGTCGTTCACAAACAATGTTGCTTGACTACATGGACGGTATGGAGCATCTAAGGATTAACGCTGTGCGCAACAGCGACCCTGCAATCAACCAGGCGGCTACAGGAAACAGATTAACATTGCATGGTGAAAGAAACGAGTTTTTTATCTTCAATGATGTGAGAGATGGCGAAACAGTTATCCACTCATGGGACATAAAGGAGCTATCTAAGAGAGAGTGTGAAATCTGCAATACGATATTGAAGAACCGAAGAAGTAATAAGTATGGCCCCAAAGACGGCAATCCGTTATCATATCAAGACCTATTGGGGCTAATTCCAAATCTTATAGAAGCAGAACTGGTCAAGTTGCTTGATGCTGGTGTAATTGTAAGATTTGACCAAGGCAAGTATGATTTCAAGAATAGACGACAACTATCAGGAATTGACGGAGTGTATCGAATTTTCTTACCAAATGCGAGATTCTTTTCAACACTAACCGCTTCTGGAACTCCAGATTTGATTGCAACCACTCTGATATCTGCAAATACAGACGAAGAGTATCGTCGTGAATTTATTGAAAAGATATATAACACCAAGGCATACAGAAGACCAACGACTCGAGAATATGCAAGAATTCAGGGTTTCCCAGACACACACCGCTTGCATTCATCTGATAGTGCTAATACTAAGTTAATTGGCAATGCTGTGCCACCACCTTTGGTAAAGCAAGTGGCACAGCAATTGGTCAAGGTGCTTAGATAGGCCAGCCGTCGCCCAGGCCAAGATACTCACCGATATTCTTATTGAACTCATTGATTGAATTGTAGTATTCAAATCGCTTTGCGTACCACACTACAATCGGTTCTTGGTTCATTTGCATCAATGCGTAGTTAAGCAGGATTCTTCCTGTTCGTCCATTGCCATCAGCAAATGGGTGGATAAACTCAAAAGAATGATGAATCCCCCACGCAATTTCCAAAGCATGTTCTGGAGTTCCATCAAACGATGCAAGTTCTTCTTCGACCTTGGGTGCCCAGCGCTCTCGCATTAGATGGTCAACAAACATGTATTTGGGACATATGTGACCACCTACGGTGAGTTCTTCTTTCCGATAGTTTCCAGAAAGACACTGCGCCTCATACCATTGAATACCTCGCGTTAATACACGATGAATGTCTCTGACAACACCGTCATAAAATGGCTGACTGGAAAACTTTTTTGCCAATTCAAATGCATTGACAGAATTGTCATACATCAATTGACCGGGCTTGGTAGCAGGCAAAAGTTTGACTGGCATGTCCCTGTCGTCATATTGCGGGTCAATCAAACACGATTGTGTAACAAATGTGTGCAAATCAAACCCGTTTTTTCTCGCGAAAGTCATGATTATTGACATAATACCATATCTCTGGTGAAATCTGTATAAGACAAACAAGAACCAGGAGGTTGCTTCGACAAACATGAACACTAAAGACAGAATCATTAAATCGCCTGAAATCAATGCTGAGTTCAAAGATTCAGGTAGCGACACTAAAGAACTCGTTATTTCAGACGAGCAGTATGCTCAGCTTAGCGAGGTAACCAATTCCGAGCAAATAGCAAAACTGCGATGTTGGGACATCCAAGAATACATTGATGGTGTGGAGGCACAAAAATCCCAGCTTGATACCGCACTTGACAGCGCAAATGAACAGCTCGAAGAAGCTAAGTCAAATCTGATTCAGGCTCGAACTCAACTGAAGTCAACATTTGATGTCATCTTCGGACCGCTAGGTCTTGACAACAAGATGGTTTCGGTTTCGCAATCATCACCACACGTGGTCACGATTGTCGACCCACAGGCCGCAGCCGAACAGTCAACAAGCGAAGAATCGTCAAATTAACGAGTCGACAGGTAACAAAAAACGGGACTGTTTGCTCAGTCCCGTTTTTTGTTACCTGTCGAGAAGAGCAAATGGATATGTGTTGGCAGAACACAAAAGTGCCGGCGGCTTTGATGTCTTGTCAATGCTTGCATCCATGAATGTCATTGTCAAAACTATATCGGTATCTTCAATAAACAAAAACGCAGCCAGGCTGTTAAGAAGTGTGTCGTCTAATTTCCACATTATGGGACTGTCGTTAAGTTCTCGGACTAAACGATACATTTTCCAGAAAAGTTCAATGTGGTCATCATCTGGATTGAACTTATTTTCTGTGAACCGAATTAACATTTCACTCCAATGTGTTATTCATACTATGCAAATACACTCCCTATTTGTTGTTACGATATTCTTCATATGGGTGACGTAGTCGTCTAATGACAATTTCCACCCTTGGATTTTCTGGACACTTACCACCGAACCAATGATGGTCAAGTTCGTTGTGCCAATGAATAAATTTGTCGTTTAATACAACCCCCCAAAACTGTAGTACATCACCAATTGCTTGCAAGTACCCTGCATGGTCGCCAACTTGCCATGTGTCCGTGTACACTCGTACATTAATTGCAACTCCAAAATCCATAGGTGTTTTACCAATAAGTTCCCAGGCTTCTCGACACTCTCTTTCGGCGCATTTTTCAAAGTATGCATACTGAGGACTTGGTAAAACTCGAGGCATTTTGCCCCTAAACACGGCTTGCTGGTGCGTCTTTTTGGTGACTGGCTTGTAATTTATGGTGAACTGACACAGTAGTTCACCATCGGGCTTAGTTTCATCTTCTGTAACAATACGCGGTGCAGAAGCAACTTCTGCTTCATATTGTTTCATGAATTCTTTTTGCTTAGTGGCACCGCGTCTGAGACTCCAGTCTTTGTGTGGTGCCGGTCGCTGTATTTTTTTAGCCATATCTGGCCTTGTACAGTTATGGTCTACGGTCTTCGTCGGTAACCAGTGTGCTTGAGTTCAAGAACGCCTCAAACGAAACTGTGGCAGTTGTAAGTGCGCCGGCACTCATTGAACGGTTTAGATTATTGGACACGTATGCACGACCAAAGCGGATAATGTCCCAGTTTGAGCTGTTTCCTACTTTGATTTCAAATTGTTTGGCGCGATATGTCTGGCTTGCCTTGACTGCATTTAGCACACCAGCAGATTGCTTAGGCATAAAACCCCGACCGCCTGTAGAGGTTAAAAACGCCTCAAATTGGTTGGGCGCAATTAAGAACGTGATTGTTCCAGAGCAAGTATATCCAGAAATTCCAAAGTATGGATATTGGTCAGTTCCAATCAAATAGTTTTGATTGATTACCGGCTTGAAATTAATATCCATGTTCGTAACTTGGAAGTCGCCAGAAAAGTAATTCGCGGAAATATGCAACGAAACATCATAATGTCTGGCAGTTCGTGCCGCATAGGATACATTTCCAGCTACATAGTCGGGGATGAAGGCCCCGCGGCTATCAGAGATAAAACTCATTGAGACATTGACGCCCTGGTCGTTCATTTTGATTCCGCCAGAATCAAGCAAATATAACGGCGCATTAGACGGTGGTATAGGAGACCCCAACAGTCCTGAGTTGCTGGCATCAATTGGTGTCTGTATAGTCCGCATAGCATAGGCAAGTAGCCCAAATGCAGATTCAACTTTCATGTTGGCAGCATTGTTCTCGTCGCTGCAGTTGCCTATTGGGTTTTCAATGATAAGCACAGGACTGGACACAGTGTATTTCCAGTGCATGCCGCCGATGTCCATAACCCGCACGCCGATATCTCCTTGAATCAGTGGTTTGGGTTGTGCGTTTTGAACTTGGTCTTCTGCCCAAGACTCGAAAATATACGCGATGTTTGGGTTCAAAACATTGCGCAGAATGTACCAGTTTGATATGTATTCTGAGGGCAATACAGGCATGGTTTAGCTCAATCTTTAGAATATCTTGTACAATTCGATTGTCGGAGAAATAAAAAAATGGACATGACTTATAACAACCTACGTGGTATTGAGCAATTTAAGAACAAGTTGACCTCATCACTGCAAAAGCGAAATCTTTCTAAAATCGACATCGACAAATGTGTTTCAAAAGCAGTAGACCTGTTTGGTGATAAAATTGGTGTAATGCCAGTCGGTGGTGCCATTTCGGCTATTAATGCGGTTTCCGCAATTGAAAAGCATTTGGATGATAACCCGGTACACGATATTTTAGATGCAATCAATTCGTTCAGCATTCATGAATTGAAAATTGATTCCGAGCCATCTGGTTCTTTGCGCTTGTCACTAGACGATGTTAGAAGCGAAGGAAAAATGGATGACGCTAACCTGGACAAAATAGCCCAGGAAATTCATGAATCTGTGGAAGACAGCGATAATCTGGTCAGTGTTATGACTTACGACGAATATGGTCGACCGGTTAAAGAGTTCAAAGTAAGCAGTGTTAACATGATTGACTACATGGAAGAAGAAGACTTATCAGACGAGGGTCGAAGGAGTCGTGGATTCCTGCCCGCTGATTACGATTCGACTGATGTTTTGTCAACAACAACTTCTGTGAGCACAGGCAGCACTAGAACAATTGGCAATTACAGACACGAATCTGATGGTAGTATCTATATCCAGTGCCCAAGTTGCTTAAGCAAAGATGTGATTCCGGTTGGCGCAGGAACATATATGTGTCTTACTTGTGAACCCGAGTCAACTTTTGATATTGATTTGCTTCTGGATGACATTAACCCAGAGATGAACTAGTCTTCTACAATTGCTCTGTATACCCAGTCTGTAGTGTGTTCTTCTATCTTATCCATTCTCGAGCATAATTTCTCTAGGGTGGATAAGATTTCAGATTGTTGTGCCTTGACTTCTTTTAGATGTCTGCTGGTTGATTCAAACATTGCAGCAAGAACGAAAATTGCGTCATTAATATCACCATTTGAGTTTTTTGCTTTTTCTACGATACTTTGCAGTTCTTCGACTTTCACGAATCTAGTTATACACTTAATGCTGTAGATTCGTACCAGTTCAAATATGAATCTGGTATTCCGTGCAGTTGAGTACCATATGAATAGTGAACCGCCAGCGCATTGCCACAAATAGCTTTGGTCATTTGTTTAACTTCTGGTAATCTGACAGACATTTCTAGTTCTTCGTTTTTATTTACAAAATCTCGACCATCCTGGTACATATCTTTACCAAACCACGAAATTAGATTGATGCAAATTCTTGTGTTCTGCCAATCAATCCACTGGTCAAAGTGATACTTGTAAAGTTCGTCGTTCTCAAAGTGAGTTCTAAAGCAATCATGTGCCTCTCGCGCCACCTCTGGATTTGCCATTGCGTCTCCACATGATGACTCGTATGTCAGCGATGCGGAATTGCGCGACATAACACCCATTGCCTGGTGCAAGTATGAACATATGTTGTTGTTAACAATGTTTGCATATACCAAGAAATGCTCTGGGTTATATATTCTGAACTGCACCAATTTTGACAAACAATCATGTGCCATCCAGCATACATCGTCGTCAATGCGAACATATAACACATCTGGGTCACAGCAAAACCTCATGAAGTGCCTTATGCTTCCAGAACCTTCAACGCCCCCACAAGGAAGTGGTTGAACACTGAACTTGTCACTGTGTTCATTTGCGAACCTGTGCATAAATTCGATATCTTCTGGGTTATTGGTGTTTTCCCATATCTCGAATTCATCAATTCCTTCTTGCCGCAACAAATGCGGAAACAGAATCTTCATAAACCGGGTTCTGCCGGCCGGAATGACACCTACAACTTTCATATTGTATTATGCCAATTATTGTTCAAAGCCCACGCCTAGTGGATTGTTTGATTGCACTGTTAAAGACGGATTTTGCATTGCATCAAAATTAACTACAGCACCTTGCAGACTATTGTTTTTGGAATTAGAGTTAGATGTTTGCATCTGTTGAATTTGTTGGATTTGCGATGCAAGGTTGGCAATCCGACGATAGATGTCTTGAATGTATTGTTGTGCAGTCAGACCAACAGGCGCCACTTGTGACACCCTAACCATGCGCAGGTCGATATCGTCTACTTCTTGCGACAGCCCGTATTTATCGGCCAATTTCGCTATTCGATAATACACTTCTAACAACGCTTCACCTGAATTCTGGCATGATTATTTTGTAGTTCCAGGTTTGGTGCATGGATGATATGCTCAATTATTTTGCTCAAATGTTCTCTGGCATCAGTATTTTCAACTGGAATCTTTGATTTCAACAAGTATAACTCCTCTACGAGCGAGTCTCTGTCAACCTTAACTAATGTCATGTCCGTTCCTAGTGTTGTATTATGAGTGAAGACTTCGAAGACCTAGATATACCGGCTACTGGCGCAATCATTCTAAATGGGGCCGGTGCTGTGCGGTCTTATGGCAAAACTGTGCATGCTTGGATTGCCAGGATGCCATACGTCAACGATGGTGGTATTGTGTTTGACAACGGCGTCGATACTAAAATCAACGTGTCAACAAATTCACCTTTATATATCGAAGACCACATTCAAGGCCGCGTTATCAACGGTTCTCGCTCTAGCGATGGTCATTACGTTGTGCGCTCAGAGGCCGACAAACTTCCAAAATGGATGCTAAGGAATGATTGTGGATATGCGTTGCCAGAATATGAGCCCAAAACCATCAAATGTTCTCGATGTGGAGTCGTTCACCGTCGTCATTCCACGCCTTGTGAATGTATATTTTTGGCACCGGCTTTGATTTTAAGTGACATTTTGGTTATTGGGTTGAGGGTTTACAAGCGTAGATGCGATGATTATATAAAGGCAGAGCGTGAGCGATTGTTGAATTGGATGTTTGCCCCAGTAATGCCCACAACACCATATTTTGAACCAAGGCTTAATAATGCAAGAACAACTGAGATATCTGAAGAAAGTACAAATACGGAACTTCCAGAGTCATCGTGACACCGAGGTGCACCTTGTGCCCGGTATCAATCTTATTGTCGGCACAAGTGATGTTGGTAAATCTGCGTTTATGCGGGCATTAAATCTGGCAATGCATAATGAGGTGCCAAACCGAGAATTCGTTACCTACGGAGAGAAAGATGCAACTGTAATTCTGGAGTTTAGTGATGGAACTGTAGTTGAAAGGGTTAAAGGTTCTACAAAAAATGCCTATTACGCAACCCTACCAGATGGAACCAGAATTGAAAAAGAGAAGCTGGGAAACACCACAAACATACCTGAAGAAATCTACAAAGCACTTGGTTCGCCACCGATTGACAAAAAACACGGGCCTCTGGCATACGCAGACCAACACAGTCCGTTGTTTCTCGTGTCTTTAACTCCGACCGAATTGCCGCGATGCATCAGCGAACTAACAGGACTTGATGATTACGAGACAGCGGCGCTTGAATTGGCAAAAAATGCACGTAGATTTGACCGAAAAGTCAAAGAGGTCAAGGACAGAATCACTTCAATTGAGGCTGAATTAGAGCAATACCAAGGACTTGATACAGAAATTCAATCATATGACGAAATGGCCAAGTTAATTGACACAGCCGAAGCCGCTCGTGTTGATGCAGAAGATGCGGAGAACAGGTTACAAGAATACAACTTGATTATAGAACAAGGTCGTCAAATCATTGCCGATATCAATGATGCAAAAAAGATTTTGGTTGTCGAATCTGATTTTGGCTTAGCGAAGGAACTCGAGCGTGAGATTGACAGAATACTTGATACTCTTTCAGAACACAGTGAAATCGAAGAGCACATTGACCAACTCAAAGTAGAAATATCGAACACAGGACAGATACTTGAGTCCGGGTTGCAGTCATTGATTGACGAGGCAAAGGGCGTTGGCACATTGTTGACCAATGCCAGGCGAGTTTTGAATGAATACAATAACGTGATGGCTGATGGTCTCAAAACCAAAGCTGAAATATCAGAAGCCGAGGAAGTATTGGCAAGCCTTATCAACAAACAAGAACAGATGATTGAAGAACTTACTGCCGCCGGCATGTTGTGCCCTGAGTGTAAGCAACCAATAGCAGGTGTGGCATGAGCAAGATAATTCGAGGCATGGTCGTTGGAGACTTGCACAATGATAACAGGCAACCAAAAATGCGCAAAGACGATTACTGTCAAGCATGTTTGGACGAGTTGAATGAAATCATTGATATCGGAGAACAGAACAAGGTGGACTACATTTTGTTTTTGGGAGATATATTTCATCGCATGGACCCATCTGGTTCGTGTCGGAATGGTGTAATCAAGGCACTCCAGCGAAGCACAAGGCGAAAGTTGATTGTCGTGGGCAATCATGATATTAGCAACAGTTTCTCAAACTTGATGCAAAGTGCTTTGGGTACATTGATTATCGACGGTCACTTAGAATTTCAAGAATATTTCCCAGAGTTTGGCCTGGGAGTGTTGCACTACAAAGAGGGTATTCACCAACAAATCTATGATGGTGCAGCGACAAAGTACCCTGCGCTTGTGTGGGCGGCACATGCGTATATTGTCCCAGGTCAGTTCTTCGATGCAGAGCATGTCATCTTTAACGACATGCCGCTAAATCCAGAATGTAGGCTGGTTACAGTTGGGCACCTCCACACGCCCATGGAATTGCAGAGAGATGACAAGGTCAATCTGATTAACCCAGGAAGCATTGGCAGACCAAAGGCAAGTGCAGAGCACCTTGGTCGCCAACCCAGTGTGCTGTTGCTCAAATACACTTTGGATGGAAACGGAGAAGACCTCCAGCACAAGTACGTAGAGCTTTCGTGCTCTCGGGCACCTGAGGAAATCTTCTACTTAGAAGAGGCTAAAGAACAGCGCGTGAACAAGAAGCGTGCTAAAGAATTCGTTCGTCAAGTGGCGCAACTTAGTGCATGGACACAGGGAGAAGACAAATATCTATCTTTGCGCAACAGTGGTAAACAGAAAGAGGTTCCAGATGAGATAATTGATATTGCCGAAGCGGCTTTACGCGCAGCCAATGAGGGGCATGCAATGATTAACGACTGAGGTTACAAATGAACGAATCAGAAATACAAAAATTCGAAGAATGCAAATCTAAACTAGACGCACTTGGAAAATCTATTGACAAGGCGCAGACCACTGTGGCTGTCTTGACCAAGCAAATGGATACACTCAAGGCAAGACGAAAGCAAATAGAGGAGTCGTGCGCCAAAGACCTTGGTGTACCAATTAAAGAGCTACAAAACATGGTTTCTGAGAAGTTCGACAACTATGTAAAACTCACAAAACAAGCGTCAGAAATGTTTGAGCAAATCAATCAAGAACAGGATATGGATGGAAAATCTAACTAAGGATATTGCACGTAAGGTTGACTCTTGGGGCAAGCGTTTGGCCGAACGCAAGGGCGCAAGAGACCAGTTGGTTCGCAACCTAGAACGCGAACAGACCGAGCAAAATACTTTAACTGAAGACCAGCAAAAGTACAAAAAAGCCCACACGTTCATGATGTCTGAATTGAGCGAAAGAAGAGCATTGGCAATCTCGAGCATTGAGGAGATTGCTACTAGTGGGTTGCGTATGGTATACGACAATAGCTATGGACTGAAGTTTGACACTTTTGACGAAAAGCGGTCTGAAGATGGAATTGCAACGTACAAAATGGAAATTCGCGTGAATGGTATATTTGACGGGCAAGAGCGCAGTTTTATTCTTCAGGGTGGAAAGGGCGGCGGGTTGCACGATGGTATCGCATTGATTTTAAGAGATGCGTCGCTGACCTGGAAACGATACCATGGTTTTATGATGTTTGATGAGGCGTATAAGTTCATGAGCAGAGACGATAAGATTGACAATGTAGCCTCATTGCTGAGACAAACAGCAGACTTAAACAATCGACAATACGTTTTTTCAACTCATATGCAGGATTCATTTGCCCCTGTTGCTGACAACATTATTCGTTTTTCACAACAAGACGGAGTTGTCAAGTGCGAATACCTTTCACCGCACGACATTGTAGAAATAGAGGAAGAATATGGCAACGAAGAAGACGATGAGTGAAGATGAAAAAGTATTGCATGCACTAGTTGATGAAATCATGACGAGGCCTATACCACAACCAACTTCACTTAGCAATCCACTGGCGAACAACAAACGCAAGGTCAAAATGTCCGAACACGGTACTATTGCAAGACCTGACAATATCGAAGACTGGAATGTTCGCCATTTGCTAGACTACTTTGCCGAAAGATACAAACAAGAACTTGGGAAACAGTATCGCAAGGCTTTTCAGGCCGACCAGCATGTCTTTCATCAAGTCACAGCATTTATGTCTTCTAATGGCTTAGATAAAATGGAATGGTCTAAGAAATTGATTGACTGGGGATTTGACAACCTAGAGCGCATAATTCTACATCAAAAACACATTTCTCCACAATCACTTTTGCGTATGGTGAATTACTTTATGCAAGAAGAAGTGATGCCATTGGTGGAAGACGAAAAGATTGAGCGAGACAAATACGATGAATCGTTGATTGACGAAATCAATGCGGCAGTCGAAGCCGGTAAACGAATGGAAATTTTCAGCCGGCATGGTATTCCTGTTGGCATAACGTATCTTGTTAACTGTAAGAAATATGACGAAGAACAGACCGTTGAGTCATTTTTGAAATTCCTTAAAGATTTGCAAAAAACCGAAGAAGGCAGGGTGAGAATAAGACGCATGATTATGGCATCAATTCTTGGTTCTCCATATCCTAAAGAGTTTAGGCTGCTAGATTGGCGCAAGCATTTTTCGTTTGTGTGCGGTGCGTTTTACTCGGAATCGTGGTGGAGAGATATTGATTACAGTGGCAAGCCAATGAGCAAGTATTACGCATTGCTAGAGGAGAACGAATGAGCCTTCATCAAGACGCACAACATGAACTGGATTGTCAGATTTGCAGCAACAGACCTTTGATTTATGTTTGCACATATGAAGAGCAACGTGTGGTTGACGCAATCAGAGAGGTCTGTACTTCTAGGTCAGACTCAAAGAATTGGAATCTTGTTAGCTGGGACCTTGGTGCCCAGTTAAATGTAATTGCCGGAGATATTGCGTTGCCAAACAGTGGTGTGCCAGACCAACTGTCGGTGCTCCAGTGGTTCAATGAATTAGACAGTACACAAACCTACACAGTCTTGATACTCAAGGATTTTCACAAGTTGATGGGTGCAGATGGTCACCCAGGTCAAGCCGAATATCGCGTTATACGATTGTTGAGAAATATGGTGCAGAGCATGATTGGCGAATACAAATGTATCGTTATCATGGCACCGGCATTGTTCTTACCAAAAGAACTTGAGCGAACTTGTGCTGTGATTGATTGGCCATTGCCGGAAGAAGAAGATATCAAAGATAAAGTGACTAATCTACTGAGTGCCGCAAGTGAAAAGCCAGAGATTTCATCTAGGTTCAAAACTAAATACACCAACGAAGGCATGCAAGAATCAGTGCATGCGTTCAAGGGTTTAACCCTAGAGCAAATTCAACTGCTCTCAACATACTTGATGTTGACAACAGACGAACTAAATGCAACAAATATCTCTAGCCACAAGCGCGATGCAATACGCAAATCAACAGCACTAGAATGGATTCCCACAAACGAAAACATGGACGCCATAGGCGGTATGAAAGGCATCAAAGAGTGGCTTAATCGACGCAAAGAGGCATTCGGAGACGAAGCACGACAATATGGTCTGCCGTATCCAAAGGGCGCATTACTAGTTGGAATTCAGGGCTGTGGAAAGAGTTCACTCGCCAAGGCCGTTGCTACCACATTCAAGCAACCATTGTTAAGGCTTGATTTTGGTCGCCTTTACAACAGTCTACTCGGTTCTACAGAAGAGAACGTTCGTAATGCGATTAAGATTGCAGAATCTATCGCGCCATGCGTCTTGTGGGCGGACGAACTGGAAAAAGGTGTGTCTGGCGCGTCACACGGTATTAGTGACGGTGGTACAAGTTCGCGTGTTTTTGCAACATTTTTGACCTGGATGCAAGAAAAAACCGCTCCGGTGTTCCTTGTTGCTACAGCCAATGACGTGTCACAATTGCCACCAGAAATGTTGCGCAAGGGGCGTTTCGATGAAATCTTCTTTGTGGACTTGCCGGATGTTAATGAGCGTGAAGAGATATTCAAGATTCATCTGCGTCGCGCGGGAGTGTCTCTAGAAGACCTAGATAAGTCAACACTGCTCGGCAACACAGAGGGCTTCACAGGTGCAGAAATTGAAGCTGTAATTATTGAGGCGATGCACGATGCATTTCTTGACAATCAACGAAAGGTACAAACCAATGACCTGTTATTGGCTGTATCAGAAACCGTGCCACTATCTCAAACCATGAGTGAGCGTATTACGGCATTGAGAAATTGGGCGCAAACACGAGCACGTGCCGCAAACAGTGTTCGTAATACCAAATCTCGTGGTAAAATACAGAGTGCACCTATTGTGATAATGGACGAAGATGATGATTTATGAGGTCAAACATGAATGATGGCTTAGATAGTTGGTTGTCAGAGGATATCGACATATCTCTCAGCAGAGTGCGAACTCGACCTGAAGTAGACCCGGATATGTCGGCTCGATGGCGACGAGAGCGGTATAAAGAGTGCCATCTGCCGGCTGAGTTTTGGAACCTCACGCTAGATGATAACTGGATTTCAAAGCAAGATGTGCGCGGTCATGACCTGACACCACAACAAGCTAGAAAGAAACAATTTGCTGTTGATTTTGTTAGAAAGTACATCAGTGTCATTGCATATGTTTGTCGCGGCAAGGTACTCAAAATGCAAACCAAAGACGCACAGCGTTCTCTTGGGTTTCATTCTGTGATAATTATTGGTGGTGGGAGCAGTGGCAAAAGTTTTCTTGCGGCAGAGATTGCGAAGGCTGCGATTTTGCGCGGAGAAGACGTGCGATGGTATGACTATTGCGCACTGAGTAATTTGATGTTAAGTCGCAGTTATTCTGTTGAAGAAGAACAACATCAAACTATTAAAGAATTCGAGTCAATGGCGTTGATTGTGATTGATGCCGTGGAAACAGACAAGATTGATGACAAAGGCCGCTTGGCGCTAAAAGCACTAGCTCGCGCAAGGCGCAGTTCTGGTCTACCGTGTATTGTCACCTGCAGGCACGATGTGTTACAATCTAACGACCACCCATTGTCAGAGCTCATCAATTCACAGTACGCGAAGCGATTAGTCTTGCCTACCAGCAATGCAGTATAGGGTGGTGCGATAACTAATATTGAATCATTATGGAACAAGGCAAATTAGAGAAAGAGTTTTTGTGTCAGCTTCTGAGTAGTTCAGAAGCAATGATTCGTGCGCAGTCTGCCAATGTCTCTAGTGAATGGTTCACTTATGCAGAAGAAAACGAAGACCGTTCATACACCCAGGTTTTGTTCTTGTTGGCAGAGGAGTATTTCAAAGAAAGCGACGGTCTTTTGCTTACACTGAAAAATCTTGGAGAGAAATCAGCCAAACACGGACTGAAAGAAAGCGTTAAGCGCAAGCTGTTTGCGCTTTTTGGTGAGGTCAAAGAGATTGACACTGACGAAAATGATTTTCACCTATTGCTAACAGAACTTAAAGAGCGAGTGATGATGCGCATGTATGGCAGTGCTATTGCAAAAGCGCATGAGACCATGACAGATTCTGGAGTGGCAGACGCCAGGACTATACTTCGAGAACATTTAGACCGCATGGACGAAGTGGACAACGAGGGTTATTTAGGAATAACTGAAATCAATATCGCAGAGTCTTCTGATTTCTTCAAGGAAGAAATCAAGCGAAAGCGAGAAATGGGTGATGACGAAGGCATATTCTGTGGGATGCACGAGATTGACGCCATAACCCAGGGTTGGCGGCCTGGGCAATTTGTGGTAACAGTCGCGCGTTCGTCAGGTGGTAAGTCTATTCTATTGCTTAACTGGAGCGCACATGCACATTTGACTCAGGGGAAAAACGTTCTATATTTCTCGCTTGAAATGCCTGCGTGGCAATGCTATCTCAGGCATCTCTCGTATCTCACAAGACCAAGCAACGAAGCAATTGAAGACGGAATAACACACAAACAACTCAAATCGGCAAAAATTACCGATGAGCAAATTGATGGTATTGCAGACAAACTACAAAAGTTGTCTGGCGGCGCGTACTTCTTGTATGCTGACATCATGGCTGAACCAACAGCGGCAGCGATTGAAAGAAAAATTCGAATGGTAACCCGCGAAATGGGTAGACCAGACCTAATTGTTGTAGACTATGTTGGAAAAATGACTTCTCATGATGTACGCAGGAACGCTGCTTTATGGGAGCGCTCTGCACATGCAGGTGTTGAACTTGACCGAATTGCTAAGAAATACCAAATTCCGGTTCTGACGGCAGCGCAGTTAAGTAAATCAAGCATTGGAGAGCATAGAAAGCAAAGGCAGGAAGGCAAATCTGCACTTGTTGCAATGGACCAGGATATGGTTGCTGGTTCGCACCAATTGGTTTCAGATGCTTCATATGTTTTCGGGTTTGATTCAAACCGAGAATCAAGCACTATGACATTCTTTTCTCTGAAGATGCGCGAAGGCGGTTGGTTGGTTCCTTTTCAGGCAAAAGTAAAACCAGAGTACAACTATATCTGTGACCCAACTCATGCAGAGATTCTTGACTTCAGAGAAACCAACGGTCTGTTTACTGGCCTAGCGTCTCCAGATGCTGCTTCGGCCGGAACTGACAGCGATTATGCATCAGAACCATATGTCAAGCGTAATGACGACAATACGATTACTGTCGGGGCACCAGGTGGCAAACAAGACTTTACTGAAGACGACCTAATATTTCCATTTGGTGATGATGATATATGACAGAAGCACAAAAACTGATACTATCAGACCTCAAGGCAGAGATATTGTCGAGTATCAATATGGTTGAGTATATTGAAGATGAGTATGGCGTGTATATGGAGCCGTCTTCAAATGGTTGGTATAAAACTAACTGCTTAATGCCAAAACATAGAGACAATAACCCTAGTTTTGGTGTCAATCCAGATATCGGAAAGTTTAAGTGCTTGAGTTGCGGAAGCAAAGGTGATTTAATTGAATTAGTCAGGGCAGTTGAAGGATTATCATTTTTTGAAGCACTTCAGCGATTAGCAGAATATGCCGGCATCGCATTAGACCAGAGCACAGATGCCCAGCTTAACAGGGTAGTACGCCAAATCACAAGAGATGTCAATGGGTATTTAACAGGAAGTCCTGATGCGATGTATCCAGCGCAGATGAGCGAACCAGCCTTTATGTGCGCGGTGGCGACAAGGCTTCGCAGATACGAAAAAGAAATACATGATACAACATGGGTAGATGAAAAGTATTTACAGCTTGACACCATGATAGAAGAACAGGATTATAGTGGCTGTGAGAAGTTTTGGAATAGGCTCAGCGACGACATTAAACTGCGTAAGCGAGAATTGGCACAAGGAGCATAATAACACATGGACGAAGATATTCAAACATCACTAAGGCAGGGAGCAGGTATTGTAGCGCAACAGATGTCTCAAGCATTCAATGAAACCGAAGAGTTTAACTTCAATATAAAGCTCGAAGGAGAACTTGCAAAGCGCGTGGCTGCGCTGTGTAAGATGATGGAAGTCGCATATGGAACATCAAAGGAAATGGTGTGCGAATACATTGTTTCTGTTGGAGTTCAAAATATTAGACAAGGTACAGAACAAATTCAGGAATGAACAAGCACTGGCCTATTGTTATCTACCCAGAGGTCGCTGCAGCGGCGCTCAAAGCCAAAGTGCACGCCGCATATGCGGTATTCATAATTGTCAAAGTTTATGACTCACACAGAGGTGGTTCAGGTCTTGTATCTATCCGCGAACTTGTCGAGATAGCGCAGAAAACACTTGGCGTTAGCAAAAGCCAGGCATATCGAGTCATTTCAGGTGGTATTGGTGTGTTTTGGAGGGAACCCAGGCACAAGACCGTGGGTTTGTTTTCTCACCTCAGGGCATATTACAATCTCGGTATTGAAATGTTTTCATCCAAGCCAATTCGTCTAACTGTTGCACAAATTGGATATGATTCAGAAAATTATAGTGGGTCTTACATTAAAGACCTGATGGTGAGTTGCGTGGCTTCTTGGGACAGCGGTTGTTCGGCAATTGCTGTTGAAACCATCGCGGAACTTACAGGGATTTCAACCAGAACAATACGGAGACAAATCAAGTATATGTCATGTCGCTCTAGTGGAATTGTCCTTGATGTTTCAACATGTTACAAAGTAAAGTGCGATAATATCAATCAGACAGAGGCCAACGCACGTGTTCAGCAATTGAATTCAAGCGGGATGGTTAAATATCATTCGGCCCCAAAAGACGGCAAGTTTGTAATACTTGAAAGAACTGGCAATCTATATAGTTTGAGTGGTGTGGAGCGACTTGGGAGGAGGCGCAGACACAGGCATCTGAAACATGTGTCAAACTGGAGAAAAGACTAACATGTGTAACAGCAAACAGAATTTCGTACATCTGCACAACCACACTTGGTATTCAGTCCAGGACGCATTACCTTCACCGACTGACCTTGCAATGACCGCAAGAAAGGAGGGTTTTCCAGCCGTTGCTATCACAGACCATGGTCGAATGGGCGGATGTATTGAGTTCTTTGAGGCATGCAACAAACCCGTTGACGGGTTAGACCCAATTAAGCCCATTCTTGGTTGTGAAATGTACGTTGTTCCAGACCGGTTTGATAAAGACATGGTCATTGATGAATACGGTAACAAGCGAAGGAGAAAGACATGGCACTTGACCATGTTGGCCAAGAACCAAACTGGATACCGTAATCTACTAGCACTAAGCCGTCTTGGTGCAGAGCAAGACGCTTATCACTATTTTCCTCGAATTGACTGGGACATTATTACCCAGCACAGCGAGGGCGTTATATGCATGAGTGGATGCTTGGGTTCTGAGGTCAATCAACAGTTATCTCGAGAAGATATTGATGGTGCAAGAGAGACGATGCGCCGATACAAAGAGGTATTTGGAGATGACTATTATGGTGAATTGCAGTATCACGGTATTGATTTACAAAAACACAACTTGCCATTATTGCTTGATTTGTGCAAGGAATTAGACATCAAGACCGCATGCTCTAATGACATACACTATCTACAAAAAGAGCAGTGGGAACTGCACGATGTCTTGATTCATATGCGCGAATCGCTTACCAAGGATAATTCAGAGGTAAAGGAAAGCGGCAAGCGTGAAGCATACGGAAGCCACGAATTCTACATGAAAACAGAAGCACAAATGCGCAAGATGTTCGGCAAGGTAGAAGAATGCGTGGACAACACACTTGAAATTGCTGATAAAGTCGAGAATTTCATGCAAGCCAACGTGCCGCACATGTTGCCCAGTGCAGAGATTCCATTCAATGACCAAATGTTCAATGATTTCAAATCAAAGCACTATCCATACCACAGGCCAAACGAGGCATACTTGGCTTATCTTTCCATCACTGGACTAAAAGCACTTGGTTTAGCTGACAATCCTGTTTACAAGGCACGACTGAAGTATGAGTTGACTACGGTCTGGAATATGGGTGTAACTGACTACTTCTTGATTCAGCGCGAGCTGGCTGAATTTATGAAACAGGCGCATATTCGATTTGGTATTCGTGGTTCTGGGGTCGCGAGCTTAATCAATTACTGCCTTGGAATCAGTGACATTGACCCGGTGCGCTGGAATCTTATGTTTGAGAGATTCCTCAATCCAGGTCGCGGCACTAAATACAAACTTGAATTCCCAGAAAAGCCAACAAAAGAATGGTTTGATGAACATGGCAAGCAACCTCAAGAAGAGGCGTGTGAAAGAATCAAGACTGTTGCTAAGCAAGCAATAGCAGAAAACGCCGAACTCCGGCCGCTACAACCACAAATCCAAAAGGAAATCTGGGCGCTGGAAGGCCAAAAACTAGCCTCATATGTCTGCGACCTGGCCGATTCTGGTTTCAAAACCGACAAAAACACCCCGAATCTTTGGAGTGCGTATTTCTTGGGTATTACGCCAGAAAAACCCAATGGTGATATGGTGGTTGGTCAGGTTGCGACGTTACCTGACGTTGATACTGACATTGATGACCGATATCGAGATACTGCCATTGAGTGGGCAAGAAGAAGGTTCGGAGACGAACATGTTGCCATTGTTGGTAACTGGGGTACATACGCAATCAAAGCCGCTGTTACTGCTTGTTTGAAGAGCTCGAAGAAGTTCCAGCAACGATATGGTGAAAAGTCGCATATTGTAGCACAATCAATCTCAAAATCTATTCCGGTTCAACCGGCTCACACGGAAGACCCAGAAGAGCCACTGGAGTTTGCGATTAAGCAAAACCCTGACTTGAACCAATATGTTAAGCAGTTCCCAGATGAGTTTGAGTCTGCCAGAAGATTGATAGGTGTAGTTTCCAATCTTGGCGTCCACGCTTCGGCTGTTGTTATTGCAAGCCAACCCATTAACTGGCACACACCACTTGAGCGCTCAAACAAAGGCGTGGTCACAGCCTACGACATGAATGATGTTGAAAAGATAGGGATGGTCAAATACGACTTTCTGGGTTTGGCTATGCATCAAAAGATTGAACGTGCTTTGAAGTACATCAAGGAACGACACGGCAAAGACATTGACTTGCGCAACATTCCAATGGACGACAAAAAGGTCTTAAATCTCTTTAATGAAAAGAAAACCACCACGCTCTTCCAATTTGGCAGTGATGGCATGAAGGATTCTTTGAGCAAGGTACAAGTTAGCGATGTCGAAGACTTGATTGCCGTTGTGTCTTTGTTTAGACCAGGGCCACTTCAGTTTATTCCTGACTATGCGTCATACAAGCGCAATCCTAATACTGTGCGCTATCCGCACGAAATCATCAAGCGACATCTTGGGGTTACATATGGCATTCCTGTATATCAAGAACAAGTCATGCTTGTTTGCCGGGATATGGCAAATTTTGACCATGACGAGGTCGATAGCATGCGCAAAGCAGTGTCAAAGAAGAATCCTGTAGCTTTTGAAAAATGCTGTAAGTTGTTTAAGGAAAAGGCCACCAAGGCAGGCATTGACGGAAAAATTGTTGACATGACACTGGAAAGCTGGAAGGGATTTGCAGGATACGCATTTAACCGAGCGCATGCTGCGTCATATGCCATTTTGGCTTACCGTGGTGCATATCTAAGAGCGTACTATCCTGTTGAGTGGCTCGCAGCGTGTATACAGACAGATATTACAGGAAACAAACAAGACAGGGTTGGAGACCATATTCATGAATGTGAATCAGAGCGACCACGAATTGTAGTATCTGGGCCAGATGTTAATATATCTAAACTCGAGGTATCAATTACTGAAAATGATGTCATAGTTCTACCACTCACATATATTAAGGGTATTGGTGCCAATGGATGTGAGTTCATGGACGGTGCTCCATACGAAGATGTCAAAGATTTCATCATACGTGGCGAACCGTCAAGAACGATGCTTCGCAACCTGGTAGAATCAGGTGCGCTCAGAAGTTTTCCTGACTACAAAGGTGGCGACATTGATAGATTTATGGAACGTGTTGAGCCATATTATGTAGAACTAGACAGTATAAAACGTGAGGCAAAGAAGGCCGAGAAGCAACGATACACCTCAATGTCACCATTGCAAAAAACCAGCACTGTAACCGCGAGGCCACTTCGGGCCGCCGGCAAGCCATTTAGGCCTAAGTCTAAGCCATCAATTTTAGATAGTTTTGAGTGATATTATGAGCGAATTAGAAACAGAACCAGTTATTGAAGTTGAAATCCCACAAGATTTCAAATCATTGATTCATGTTGACTCAACGGCTTTAATAGCTCATATTATGAGTCTGGATGGAGTTAAAGACTTCAATGAAGAGTTCATGATGTGGCAAGAGTATTTGTCGCGTTTGGAGCCATATGACGACGATACAATTAGTGAAAAATTAAGAAATGTAGACTTAACCAATCTTATGCCACCAGAGCGTAGCAACAGCGTAGACAACGCGTATCAAGCGTATTACCGACTTGTTGAAACCCAAAGATACCTTTACAGTCTTCAAAAACCGGTATGGAATAGAGCCGAAATGCTCAAGGATGCCATCAAGTCACTAAGGTCTGCCGCGAGGGGAATGTTTAAGGGCACAGACAAAGACAAAGAGGCTCACTCAGACAGAATGGTTCGTAATTTTACAGCAGAACTAAGCAGAGCAAAATGTTTGCTTGGTGCAATCAATTCATCAATTGAAACCGTTGAGTTTGCGGCCATGCAAGCCTCCAGGGTTATCAAGGAAAAAGAATTTGAACTAAAGGTCAATGGCTCGTATGCTTCTCAGGGTCAGTCAAGTATCTACAATAGACATTTGCAAGCTGAAGAAGAAGACGATGACAGTCCGGTTCCATCAAAATATCGCAGACAAACATGAATTTCCTGATGCGATGTGCGATAAGTAAATTGTAGGCGAAAAAAGTCTACAAAGTCGGCAAGTCGAAGAGATTTCTTCAGAAAATCTTGTATAAGACTAACGGCACGAAATAGACAGATTAGGAAATGCGGATGAATTCCAAAAGCCATTTCCACTGCACATAGCCAGGAGAAAACATGTCATATAGCAACACAAACCAACGCATTGCCCAGGGTCAAATGGGCGGCAACAATCGCAACAGCCTAAAAGATGGCTACGTCGACCTTAAGGTCAGCAAGGATGCAACAGAAAAGGAAGTTTGCGTCCGTCTCATTGGTCTCCCCTACGCATTTACCCAACATCAGGCTAAGGTGTACAACGAGGAGCTCAAAAAGCGAGTGGATTTTCCATTCCCAGACCACGACGAAAAGCAAAAGTTCTCAAGAAACTGGCTCAGTCCAGACGCAAAAGATGACCGTTATCCAGACGTCAACCCATGGGCTGAGGCTGGGTATCCTGGGTCTCTTCGGTATGCACAAAACGTGCTACTCAGGAATCCTGATGGTTCATTTAGTGTTAAGATTCTTGAGAAGGGCAAGATGCTCTTCGACCAATTCACCGACATCGAAAAAATGAACATGCGTCGCAATGAGCAACGCAAGAACAACAACTTGGTCACATGTCTTGGTGGTGAAATCACTCACGACATCTACGTGCTGGCCCAGTTCAACCCAAAGAAGCCGTTGATTCCAGACCTCAAGGTGTCTCTTGAGACTGAAACCTGCGAAATCACAGATGAAGAAATCGAGGCATTAAAGAAAATCGGATACCCAACCGAAGAAGAACTCGAAGAGATGTTTGCTCGAGAGCCGTTTCTCGAAGAACTGCCTCGTTGGTTCTGGTATGGTTACCAGCTTCATCGCATCTACAAGCCAGACCTGTTCCCAGGTTCTGAAGAGGTAACTGGTCGCGCAACTACATCTCGCGGCGAGCTTGATATGAGCAATGCCACGAATGATGACGAAGATGAAGAGGAAGCAAAGCCAGCGGCAAGGTCTACTCGTTCATCTTCGACAGCAACCGCCGTGGCTGCAAAACCAGTCTCCAAGCCAGCAACCGCCAAGGCACCAAAGGTTGATGAAGAATCAGAGGACGAAAGCGCCTTTGAGTCCGAAGAACCCAGCGAAGACGACTGGTAATCTCGACACAAATCTAAGGGTGCTGTTTCCAACAGCACCCTTACTTGCCCAAAATGCACCAAAATTATGTCAAAAAATAACGAAAAGAAAGAAAGCCAAGACTTGGCACAGCGCATAGAGGAGCGGAGAAAGGTCGTTGAGGCTCGCCAGAAGAAATTCGGAATCCCAAAGAGTACACTGTTGGTAGGCGGAGAGCACGAGAAGTATGATTTTGTACCACTTGGTATTTCAGAAATCGACTCTAAACTCAAAACCAAAGCCATTACCGGAGAAGAGCAATTTGGACTATTGCGTGGCACTATAGTAGAGTTTTGCGGACCATCTATGTCTGGCAAAACATACGCCGCATATCATTTGGCCAAAGAGCATCAGAAACTTGGTCTTAGGGTACTCTTTGTAGATATTGAGCGCGGTTACTATGAACCACGGGCTGTCCAGCTTGGGGTGAATATTGAAGACCCAGACCTTTGGGAAGTCCAGAAGGTTACATTTGCTGCAGGTACAGTTGGCGACTATGTCGTTGAATGTGTCAATAGCGGCGATTACGGACTCATTATTGTTGACTCAATTGCCACTCTTATTCCAGATGCTGACTTTGAAAAGTCACTAGAAGACAACGCTAAGGTGGGTGCTCACGCCATGTTCATGGGGCAGTTTTTGAGAAAACTTGTCTCGAGCAAAATGGAGGAGAACTTGACCACTGTAGTACTCATCAACCAGTTCCGAACAGGTTCTGGTGCCATGCCAAACAGCTTTACAGACAAATCGTCTGGTGGCAAGGCTGTAGAATACTGGTCTCGTATCAGACTGTGGTTTGCCAGAATTGGCGGCAAAGATGGATGGGTAATAGACGGCAAGGGCAATCGCATTGGTGGTCGGTCTAGATGCACCATTTACAAAACAAAAACCGGAGGTCAGGACGAAATCGCAGAGTTCCCTGTGTATTTTGTGCCGGCTGACAATGATTTGGTAGGAGAGTTCCTTCACAGGACAATCAACAACAAGGACTTTGAGGGCATTGTAACACACACTGCACCTCGTGGCAGCCGCGAAAAGCTGTTCCGATATGTTGATGAGACTACTGGTGAACTTATTGCCACACCAAATAAGTATGAGTTCTGTATTGCGATGATGCACGCTAGTCCTCCCGAAAAGCGGCCGCGTACTGATAAATCAGATACTATGTTTGAGTACATGTGTGCTAGGCTGAAACTTAAAGAAGACCAGGTGGAAGCACTTGTAGAGCGCATCAAAAACCCGCCTGCTGATGACAATGACTCAGGTCTTGACAGTGAATCAGACTAATGTCAATGGACAGTCAATGATGGCATCTTTCTGCCAGTCGCTATCCCGTTCTCAGGGCGGGATGGCATATTTGGCAGAAAGAAACATTCCTGAATCGTTGGTTGAACAAGGAATGCTCGGATACATACCGCCATATTCCAGTCACTGGTTCCCATTATTGAAGGGCAGGCTAGTTACACCGATTTGCGATGCCACAGGCAACATCAAGGCATTGGCAGGAAGACAGTTGCCGTTTGCAAGAGATTCTGTTGCCAAAGCATATCGAGAGTACAACTCAAGCAAACACGCGCAAGAACTGATTGACAAATGGGACCGTGCAAAATGGATAAATGAACCATATCCAAAACGCAAACTGCTTTACAACCTGCACCGAGCCAAGAGTTTTGCGCGAGAGCGCGGATATATCAATCTGGTAGAGGGGTATCTAGACGCAGGGGTTTTGTCGTGTAAGCATATGGAAAACACAGCGGCTTTATGTGGCATCTCGTTAACAGAACATCATGCTGCGATAATATCTAGATATTGCGATACCGTTGTGTTGCTTTATGATGGTGACCAAGCTGGTGTAGACGCCGGGGCTGAATCCAGAAGAGTTGCAGAACAATATGATTTGAAATGTCATGCAGTTTTGTTGCCAACTGGGTGGGACCCTGATGATTTTGTAGTGAAAAAGGGCGGCAAAAATTTACGCCGGGCTATTGAGGGGATGATAGAAAGAAATGAGTATGAACTCGAAATCAAAATCTAAAACAAAACTCCCGACCGAGTGGGTTTACAAAGATGCCGACTATGGCACCACGTTGCGACTTGCCAAAGACCTAAGAATGGTCAGGCCTGTGGCTGAAATCCTTGCTGGAAGGGGTTTTGAAGATGCGCACCAAGTGCGTGAATTCACCGAGTTTAACATTAGTCAGTTGCACAACCCGATGTTGCTACCAGACATGAAGCCTGCGCTCGATAGACTTGAGGCCGCTCTGGACGCAGAAGAAAGCATCTTTGTTTGGGGTGATTATGATGTTGACGGAATCACATCAACTGCCATCATCATTCATGGAATCAGAATGCTAGGCGGAGAGGTTCATTATTACATACCACACCGCATTAAGGACGGCTATGACATTAAGCCAAAGGCAGTTGATATGGCATTAAGCAACAATTGTGGATTGTTGATGTCGGTTGATTGTGGGATTAAGGCATTAGAAGTTGGTGAATATGCCAAAGAAAAAGGAATAGATTTGATTATTACTGACCACCACCACGCACGCACAGATGGGTTGATTCCTGAATGCATAGCAGTAATCAACCCAAATAGAATTGATGCAACATATCCTTTCAAGGGAATGGCTGGTTGTGGTATTGCGTTCAAGCTAATGGCTCAATTAGCCAAGAGAAGAAAGTTCAGTGTGCAAAAGATTTGCACTGAACTTTTAGAATATGTTGCACTAGGAACCATAGCAGACGTTGCTCCAATGTTAGATGAAAACCGATATATGGTTCATACAGGCTTGACGCTTATGGGTGATACGCAAAAAGCCGGCATGCGTGCTTTGTTAGATGAAGCCAATGTGAAGAACAGCGTCGACACAATGGCGGTGGGTTTCAGGCTTGGTCCGCGACTCAACGCAATGGGTCGAATTGGAGATGCCACAGATTCACTGCATTTAATTCTCGAACAAAACCCACATCATGCACGAAGACTTGCAGAACAGGCTAGTCGTCTAAACAAGAATCGCCAAAGCATGCAAGAGCAACAATTGCGCGAAGCTATTGCGCTAGTTGAAGAAGAACAGTTGGATAATGACATTATTGTTGTATCAAGCAACAATTGGCATCTTGGTGTTGTTGGTCTTATCGCGAGCCAACTAACACAAACATTTGGTCGACCGGCCATGGTTGGTGTTGATATGCCAAATGGAGAAACGAAGGGTTCCTGTCGTTCATATAGAGATTTCCATATTCTCAATGCAATGGAGTCAGAAAATGTTCGAGGATTGTTTGTCAAGTACGGTGGCCACGCAATGGCTGCCGGATTTTCAATCAAGACTGACAAGATGCCAGAGCTTGTGGCTAATATCAATCAATATGCAAATGGTCAAGTCCCGGAAGAAAAAGCCAGAGTGATTGAAATTGACGCTGAAGTTATGTTCAATGAAGTTAACAACGCTTTGTACCTGGACTCCAAGAGGCTAGAACCATATGGCAACGGTCACTCATCTCCAATATTTGGGTGTGTTGAGGCATTGATTCACAAAATTGATACCATTGGTGAAAAACATTTGAAGTTGATATTCAAGGAACCCAATGGAAATCAAACCATTCAAGCAAGATGGTGGGGCAATGGGGCAAGAGTTAGTGAGTTTCCAGTAGGCAGTAAGGTCACAATTGCGTTCAAATTAGAGCATAGTGACTTCGGCGGTCAGGACTTTTTACAAATGACTGTTGAAGATATGAAATTGTTGTAGTTTTTAGGTCTCTGTATAAACTATCTCCACAGACACTATTAAAGTGTAGGCGACGCACTGTAGCGTTTGGAGATATCAGTGGCAACAAAAACAAAAAGCAACAATGAGACCGTTGCTACGGCATACTATGACCATGCTGAGCTAGAGTCTAAAATCTTAGCATACCAACAATCTCTTGTGGACAAAGACACAGTTTCACAGGAGCATTATTTCAAGAGCGTTTGTGATATTTACAAACCACATGAGTACATATCTAAGTGGTATGCACATTACAAGCATCTCTATGATTCACTAGAGGACTTCGAACAAGATTACATGCGTGTATTTTGTACCACGCTTGCGGCATGGAAGCCACGTCATTTACGCAAGCCGTCAAGGTATGGCGGTAAGGGTCATTTTCAGAATTTCTTCTGGGGTGCATTGTCTCACGCATACATTAACGGAGTTAAGTCAGAGGCTGCTGCTAAACGAAATCTTCAACAACAATGTCCGATATGCGGTGATTGGTGTAATCCTTTATCAACCCACTTGCTCAACAACCACATAGACCTTCTGTGGGAGCGATTGAATGAAATGGGATATTCAATGACAGAATTAACTGGATGTCCATTTTGTCGTTCGTTCAAATTACCAAAACGCCAAGGACTTAGTGATGCAGAGTATAGAGAAAAAATTACTTCAACTCTGCGGAAACATATGGCATCAATGCACAGTTCTGTATTGTTCGAGACATTTCATGAAAAATTTCCTGAACATCTTACAGTAAGTGCAAAGGCTGTTTCTGTTTATATTCATGACTCAGATAATGAAGAGGAATCAAATGCATATGATGGATTTGAGTCTAGACCAGGCATAGACAATCTGATGTCGCTAGATTTGACACCACTGCAGATATTGATTATTGAGCGCATTCTAAATGAGGGATTGGTGAATTTACACTATGATGCGCATTATGAATGCACAGAAGAAGAATTTCAAGATGCATTGAGCGGTCTGCAAGATGCATTAGTTATAGCCGGCATTGACACGGGTGTATAAATATGAAAATAATGACAAATCCTGAAAACAGCATTTCAGAAATTGAAGAGACCCCGGCAGTTGAACCAGGGCCAGGAAAAGACCCACAGGTCATAAGGGTTCGCGCAGGTGACCCAAGAAGTGATGACCCTGACAAAAGACCAACAAATCCAGAAGGTCTATCCAGAAGTATATTGCATGTATTGAAAAAACATGACTACGTGCAAGTTTACTCGGTAGGCCCAAAGGCACTGAATATCACCATGGCTGGATATCGTGGGGCCAAGGAGCGATTTACCAAGGTCTTAGATGGTTGGGTTTTGGTTTGTTCACAATCAGAATATGTTGCTGAAATTGGTGGCAAAACCACGCTCGGAATCTGCACTCGAATTTATCCAATTCCAATCAAATTTGCTCAATAAATTGAGAGCAATCAGAAGGATTACATTGCCAAACCGGATAAAAAGGTTGATAAGCCAATAGCCCGCTGAGAACCATTGAGTGTATGCGGTCAAAATGGTGAAAACGTATTCTTCAGCCAATGGCTGAGGGTTATCGAGAGCACAAAAATGCGCCAGCTACCCAAAGAACTTCAAGCAATTGATTGCCCTGACTTGCAACGAGCAATCAAAGAGTGTGTCGAGGTAGCCGCTACTAATTGGGGCATGGATGCAAGTGAAGCATCTGATATAGTGATTGACCGCCTCAAAAGTAACTTAATGTCTCGAAAGTCCCTGGTTTCCGCACGTAGACATCTGAGAGAAATTCCAGAACAAGACTACGGAGACTATTAACCATGGTCTGGATGCGCTAATGCGCGATTCAGGCCATTTTTCATATATCAAAGCGGCTTTATGTGCGATAAGTAAAAAGAACACAACGCAATAGCGAGCTCGCAATGGAGCAAAAAAAGAAGTGATAAAAACAATGCCTACAGAATCTGAATCATCAACCCAGTCATATGCGCATCACCCTGTGCCGCAATTTACTATAGCGCAAGTACTTGCAAGTAGTATTGAGTATTTTGGTGGTGACGAAATGGCCGCCACCACATTCGCCAACAAATATGCACTACAGACCAGTCTTGGTGGTGCTACGCCATATTGTGAACTTAACCCCAACGATATGCATGACCGAATTGCTCGAGAATTACATCGTGTAGAGAGCAAATATCCTAACCCAAGAAATTACAAAGAGTTTCGAGATGCCCTTCAGGGGTTTGAGAAAATTGTACCTCAGGGTTCTCCAATGTACGGAATTGGCAACCCATACGCTATTGTGTCTTTATCAAACTGTGTTGTTGTAGAAAGCCCAGAAGACAACATGTCGTCAATTTTTGAGGCCGGTAAGGAGCTGGCTAATCTCTATAAGCGACGTGCTGGTGTAGGCTTGTCGCTTGATACGTTGCGGCCGGAGAATGCGCCTGTTAGCAATGCTGCTAAGGCGTCTACCGGTGCGTGGTCGTTTGCAGATTTCTATTCTAATGTCACAAGAATGGTTGGTCAAGCAGGCCGGCGCGGTGCGTTGATGTTAACGATGAACATGTTGCACCCAGACGTGCACAAGTTTATTGGCATGAAACAAGACATCAGTAATGTGACCGGCGCTAATGTTTCAGTAATGCTTGGCGACTCATTCATGAATGCGGCGACTACGCCTGGTGCGGAATGGATTACCAGATGGTCTCAGGATAAAAATATCCAAATGACCGATGAAGAAGTTGAAGAATTGCTTGCTCTCGGAGGAGAGTGGGTTTATGCAGGGGTGTCAGTGCCGACATTGCGCGACACTGATGAGGCGCATCCAATCTTGAACACATGGACGTGGAAGTCATCCAGTCCTGATTTTCCAAGACTCACTTCATTTAGAAAGTTTGTAGCTTCTGAACTGTGGGAGTTTCTCAATCGTTGTGCCAGAAATACTGCAGAACCAGGATTGCTTTTCTGGGACAACTATGGCAGAGAACTCCCTGCTAACTATTACCCAGGATTCAAGAGCACGTCTACCAATCCATGTAGTGAAATCGCCCTGAGCCCATACGACTCTTGTCGATTAACTTCTTTGAACCTTAAAGGATTTGTAAAGAATCCATTTACTCCAGATGCGTACTTTGATTTTGAGGAGTTTTCAAATTACGTGCGACTTGGCATGAGGGTCATGGACAACATTGTTGACCTTGAAATTGAGTGCCTGCAGAATATCATTAACATGATATCTGAAGAGGATGAAAAGGTTCTATGGGGCAAGTTACTTAGTGCCGCAAAGAACGGTCGAAGAACTGGCCTTGGAACGCATGCACTTGGTGACACATTGGCCTGCCTTTGCTTGAGATATGACAGCGATGAGGCGATTGCACAAGTTAACAGCATTTACAATTGTTTGAGAGACAACGCGTATCGAGAAAGCGTAAATCTAGCCAAAGAGCGCGGGTGCTTCCCGGTTTATGATTGGGAGACAGAAAAGAACTGTCCGTTTATTCAAAGGTTGCCAAGTGACATCAATGAAGATATGAGACAACATGGCCGTCGAAACATTAGCTTGTTGACCAATGCGCCAACTGGTAGCGTGTCTATTGTTTCGCGCACAAGTTCTGGTATTGAGCCGACATTCAGGCACTTCTATGTGCGACGACAGAAAATCAATCCAAACGACGCTGATGCTCGAGTGGATTTCAAGGACGCAAGCGGTGATTCTTGGCAACACTTTGATGTGTTTGAGCGCAATATGCAAGAATTCTTTGAATTCAATCCAGAAATAAAGGCTAAGTGGAATGAAGTTTATCAGAAGTCACCGCACAAGGATTTTGCTGACAACATGCAGTTCTGGACGGATGAACTGAACAAAATCTTGCCAGATTACTTTGTTTATGCAGAGATGATTGACCCGCTTCAGCGAGTTAGATTACAAGGCGTGCTCCAATCATATATTGACCACGGTGTTTCATCTACAATCAATATGAACCAAGACGTAACATCAGACTACGTTCGTGGGATTTACGAAGAAGCGTGGCGATGTGGTCTGAAGGGGGTTACTGTCTATAGAGACAAATCACGAAGCGGCGTTCTGGTTACCAGTACAGACAGCAAAGCACCAACCGGAATTGTGGAACATGATGCTCCGAAGCGACCGGAAATTCTACCGTGTCACATTGAGCGCGCCACAGTAGAAGGTGAAAAATGGACTATCTTTGTTGGTTTACTTGATGGCAAGCCATATGAAATTTTTGGTGGATTGGCAGAAAACATTGAGATTCCAAAGAAGTATACTACTGGCTACATTCGCAAACGCAAGTGTGAAAAACGAGAAAACACAGACGAAAATTCTAAGCGAAAAGCATGTTATGACCTTGTCGCCGGCGACGAAGACGACCCACTGGTTATCAAAGATGTAGTTGTCAACTTCAATGATGACAAATATGGTTGGGGCACCAGGATGCTATCGACCATGTTGCGCCACGGTGTACCACTTAAGTACATTGTTGAACAACTACGGCGCAGTTATGCCACATCGTTGCATTCGTTTAACAAGGCCATGGCAAGGGTATTGGCAAAATACGACGATGTTGGTGGTATTGGTGAAATCGAAAGACCAGACAACTGCAGAACAGGAAACTGCGAGTAATCAAAACAAGAGTGCCGGAGCAATCCGGCACTCTTGTTTTGAACTTGTATAAAACGCATCATGGCTCATAAAACAATCAAGGCAGTCATTATAGACGCTATGTTCTCTGAAGCGTATGTAGAAACACCTAGTGGCGAACAATTTTTGGGTTCTATTGAACTACAAATTAGAGACATTGCATCAGATGATATTTATATCAAGAAGCTCACAGAGGCGGATTTGTGCGAAATTTCTGGCATTGACAAGGCATTCTCGCCACTTGAAATCATCAAAGTTGCCGAGCACTTGCGAAGATTTACTCAACCTATTGAACTAGATGTAGATGACAGGACTCATTTGATTAGCAACGCTATGATTAAGGGCGATACTGTAACAAAAGAGCCGCCTGCGACTACGGTTCGCAAAAACCGACCAGCAACGAAGTCAAATTTTGGATTCAGTCCAGAAAAAGCGGGGGAGGCAATGGCTTCTCGCAAACGAAAACCAAAACCTCAGGCATAATAATGTATGCCCAAATCTGAAACAACATATCGAGAATCTGTTAACCTATATACACTTGCTCGTCAATTACAAGAGCGGTATTACATGCATCTTGGATATATTGACATGGACGCGATATATTTCGCTGATAAAATTGGGGATAAGCCTCAAAAATCTTCGATAATTGATTTAAGCGGAGTTCGAAGTCAATGGGTGCGTCAAGTTCTTAGCCACACGTCAAACAATAAATTGTATTGTATTGCGGCTTGGTTTACCGAATGGAGCGAGTTGCCATACAATCAGCAAGAGTGGTTGATGTTTGACACACTGTATTCTATTGGTGTTGAAAACGACGGCAAGATGCGTGCTAAAGATGTGTTTGAGCATGGAATTATTGCAGACTTTCTTGGCGTATATTGGCGCAAAGACAACGAAATTCCGTCATTGCTCAACTCCAAAGAACCACTGCCAATTCCACCACCGCCTTCGCTTCATGAAGATGAAGGCAGTACTCTATAGTCAAGAAGGCACAAGTCACTCAAGATATCTGGTATGATACACAGACTGGTATCTTGAGATTTTAATATGTCTACCACATCACTTTACAACAAATACAGACCATATCAGTTCGGTCAAGTCAAACAAAACTTCGTGTCGCGAGTACTGCGCTCACAAGTATCAGCAGACAAGTATCCGAATGCATATTTGCTTCAGGGCCCCGCCGGCACTGGAAAAACCACCCTGGCCAGGATTATGGCGGCCGCTATGCTGTGCGCCAGTCAAAATCAGGATGGTGAACCATGTGGCGAGTGTCAGTCTTGTAAATTAACGCGCAATGGGAAGAACCGTGATGTCATGGAAGAAAACTGTGCGGACAACAGTGGTATTGACGATATTCGTGCAATCATTGATGAACGATTGCGTATTGCGCCTTCGATTGGAAAGTACAGAATTTTCATCTTAGATGAAGTCCAGCGACTATCTCGAGATGCGCAGGGCGCAATGCTCAAACACTTGGAGGAACCTCCGGCATATGTCAAGTTTTTCTTATGCACAACAGACCCTGAAAAATTGTTGCCTGCTTTGCAAACTCGTTGCCAGAGACATGTATTAAAACCGCTCTCTGAAGACGACCTGGTTGATTTGCTCACAGATGTAAGTAACCAAGAAGGCATTGTGTATGACAACGATGGATTGCGCATGATTGCGGAATCATCTCAAGGAAGCGCAAGGCAAGCCTTGGTATATTTAGAACACGCCGCCACGATTGAGTCTGCCACAACAGATACAGTGGGGCAAGTTCTAGGCAGAGGGCCAGTTGGGTTTTGTCGAGATTTATTGAATCATGTGATTGATTGTGAAGATGTTGCTATTCTGCAAATGCTAGATGTGGTCAAGACAGAAGGGCTAGACCGGGTTGCAATTGCTTCTGAATGCCTAAGATTGCTAATGTCAGTACAGCGTGCTAAAACACTTGGTGAGTCTCTGGAAAGCAATCCAATTCTTGAACCATTAGCACAAAAATACAAAAAGGGTTCAATTAATGCGGTTGCACAATACTTAGTCGAATCTTTGACCCATATGCGTGGGGGTGGCGTTGTAGACGACGCCGTGTTGCAGATGAACTTGTTGCGTGCGTCTGAGTTTGTGCGTGTTAAACGCGCCGAAGCCGCAACGAAGAGCAAATAAACCTGCAAACAGGACACAAGCACTCATGGTGAGAAAAACTCATCATGAGTGCTTGTGATTTTATGAACGACCTTAGTAAGTCATACAACGTTACCAAAGCATACGCACAAACGATTGTATGGATGAATTCAGTTGAGATTAACTTTCTTTATGGTCGAGCGCCCAATGTTGTTTATATTGACAGCATTATAGCCAAGCAACCAGGTCAGAAAATGGGCACAATGGCAATCAAAGAACTTACATACTACGCAGATAAACATAACGTAGTACTTTGGCTTGAGGTCAAACCAATTCCACACATGTATGGCAATAAGCCGGCATTGACCGAAGACAAGCTAGTTGAGATATACAAACGATTTGGCTTTAATCAAATTAGTTTCGGGAATCGCACCGAACTAGGTGGATTTATAGACATGCTTAGACATCCAAAATCCGTACAAACCCTAACTTTTGAAGTTTTGTGTACAAGTGTTATTACGCAGTAATGCGTATGACCCGAATAACACAGACGACGCCGCCTGCTCTGCGCAGCCGAAGATAAATACTGAAGACACTCCGGGTCAAGAGTGGGGTTTATTTGAATTACGACGAAACACGTCTGATGTTATTGGTAAATAGGGCTCGTGGTGGCGACGAAGCGGCTTTTAATGAATTAATGCGCATTTTTGAACCTGAACTGCGCATGATTGCACAGAGGCTTTATATTGCTGGGTCGGATATTAATGATGTATTGCAAGAAACATACATAGGACTCTGGCGTGCCGTCCTTGATTATCGAGACGACGCAGGTACATCATTCCACAACTTCGCCATAAATGTTTGTTGTAAACGCAGGGTCTACACTGCCATTAAGGCAAGTAACGGCAAAAAGTTCAAAATCCACAACACGGCTGAAAGTCTTGACAGGTCTATAGTCACAGACGATGACGACAGTGGCCAAACCCTGGCAGATTTCATTGTTGACCATAGTCCATCGCCGTTAGATATGATTGTCAACAAGTTAGAATATACGGATAATGTTTCAGAACTGCATTCAAAGATGACTGGCATGGAGCAAACTGTATTCGACAGTTTCACAAAAGACCACACTTACGAAGAAATTGGTAAAGAATTAGACATTAAACCCAAAGCAGCAGACAATGCACTTATGCGCATCAGAAAGAAGGCTGCAAAAATCTACACAGAGTACAATTCAGAAGAACCCAACCCTGTCAAAAAGCCGAGGCGAAAAAACAAGTCAAAATAGCTATTCGAGATGCGATAATCCATATTGGATATCAGGTATATTGAATCTCGGAGAAATCATCAGTGAAGTTTTTCATTCAACGTAGCATCGTTTTGCCACTATTGGCGCAAGCACTGGAAACATGCAGTGCCACAAGCAAGCAACATTCTTACACCGACTTCCTTATCGAACTTGGGGAAGGAAAGCTGCGCGTAACTAGCATCAATAACTATGCGCAACAATCCATTGTTGTTGATGTCAAAAACATGGACGGAGATGCAACTGCGTCTTTTACGGTTATCGGAAAGAATTTAGTCGACCTGCTCCGACAGACGCAAGATGAAGAACTCGAGTGCACATACAGCGAAAAGAAACACGCCCTAAAAATTGCCTCGACCACTCGTAAAATGGAGTATGTTTTCGTAACCGGAAATCCTGAAGAGTTTCAGCCAATTACATTTCAGCCTGGCAAGAAGACGTTTTCTATGCCAGGCGTTGTTTTAGCACAGGCATTTGGGTACACATATCCTTCCACCAACAAAGAAAGTTCACAGAGACCTTTCACTGCGGTAAAGCTCATTATCAGTAATGACAAACTCGTTGCCGAGTCGACAGACCGAAACCGAATCGCTATTTATGATTGCGAAATTCAAGACACAGGTACAGATAACTTTGAGGTTCTTATTCCAAGAGAAGTCGCAGAGTCTGTTTCAAAGATTGTTTCTGGCATCGAAAGCGTAACGGTTCGTCCGTGTAATCGACATGTGGTGTTTGAATGGGAAGACACTGAGTTTGTTACATCGCTTGAAACCGATGAACAAAATGAATTTATTTCACTGAAAGACTTCTTTGAAAATCCTGTAGTGGCCTCATGTCATATTAGTCGTGAAGACCTGATTCGCTCAATGAAGCTGGCTGCATTGCTAGATTCAGATGCTGAAATTTATGTTTCTTGTGGTGCAGATGGCCTTGAACTCAGGACAGTTGAGAACGAAATCGGGGCTGGTATTGACACCCTGCCTGCAAAGGACGTTGAGGGAGAGTCAATGTGCTGTCTGCCACTAAAGCATCTACAGAAGGCGGTAGAGTCATGCGATGAAGCATGGATTACCGTTCATTGGTCTCAGCTTGAGAATGGTGAAATTGGTTGTGGAATTGAAGACGGCAATGGTTCTTTGAGATTCTACGTATTTCCTGTTAGAAGCAAGGATTATGAAGAAGAAATCGAAAACTGATGTCATTGGCATATGGTCTAAAGTCTACGTTATTGAGGGCGAACCCACTGGGTGCGCCCTTGCTTTAGAAGAGCTCAAAGACACGCTTAACAGCAAAATAGTGCGTGTGTCTGATGCGGAAACACTCAGGGCTACATGTCAGGCATTTCAATTTGGTGGGACTGGTACTATTGTATTGGTTCAATCCCCTAAAGCCGAAATGCTTGCCTCAATGTTGGATATTTCTAATGCACCAGGAGCGCGTTGTACCGCACTGATAGCTTATTATCCTGGTGCATACGCCGACCGCAGAACGTCATTTGTTTCTGAGGCCAACAATCGAAATCGCATTTACGAATACGCTTATCACATTGTTAATGAGCCAGAAGAACTTCGCAAACAGTTAACAGACTGGGAGTCTCGGTCTGGTGTCAAGATTGCTGTAAAAGCCAAACCATGGCTTATAGAACACGCTCCAGTTAATAAAGCGAGTGTCAAAGGCCCAAAAGGCGCAAAAGAAGAACTTGTCTATGACATACCATCGCTAGAGTCAGACTTAAACAAGTTAGCGGAACTTGCAATCTCAGAAGGAAGAGATATCTTATCTGTCGATGACTTGGAGATGGGTGTTTACACTACATCAATAGACAGTCAGTGGGATTATTGTGATGCCTTCATTATTGGAAATGAAGGCATTTTGAACATGGAACCACCAGAACAAAATTACGTTGGTGCCACCAGAATGCTTGCTTCACAGTGTCAGTTTGCTGCTCAAATAAAGGCGTATGGAGACAGTGCAATTAACAACTCAGATTCGGTGGCGACGCACATTGGCGGTGCTGAAATGGCTGCCAAATATACGTTCCTTGGCGGGACTGGAGAAGGGTATAAAAAGGCACACCCATTCAGGGTCAAAATGGCGGCTCGAAAATTCAAAAATGTTTCTTTGCAGCGCATAGTGAGTTTAATAGAATTGTGTGATGTCGCAACTAAAGATATGCTTAGTGGATACGCTCATCAAACGGTATACAATATGATGATATTGGCCTCTTTGAATCAAATGCAATACTGTAAGTTCACCAAATAATGTATAAGTTCACTGAGGCTTTCAGTGAGAACAAGGCACTACGAATACATAGATGAGTTAGTTGTACGCGCAAAAAATGGCGACGATAACGCCTTGTTGTTGATTATTGACTTCTATCAACCGCTACTCAAAACATCCATAAAGTATTGTGTCTCTAGATACCCGCTCGCCGCGAGATACACTGAAGACATTGAGGCAGACCTATATCTCATAATGCGCGAATTAGTTCGGCAATATGATGCAGAACTGTCATTTTTTTCCTACTTCTTGTCAACTCGTATTGACTTCGTGCTTCAAACACATGTGCGTAAAAATTATCTCGACAGCAGTGTTGGCGGAAGGAGGCCTAGTGAAATTTTCATCGAGGATATGCCAGAAGACTGGGAACCATTCGTAGACCAAGACCCGGTTGGCAAAATTATTGCAAGTGCTGATATTTCTTCAGCGCTTTTGAAACTTGAAGACAGGTATAGAACTGCGGTTCAGTTGTACTTTTTTGAGGGTATGAACCAGCAACAAGCGGCTGAACACTTATCCATTACACAGTCTTCATTTTCAAAAAGGCTTAACAAGGCACTAGAGCAATTAAGAGATTTTATGACTGATTTCGAAAAAACTCTTATCACAAAGGAATAATATCAACATCTGCATAATACTATATAATTAGGCTTCTCATATGTGTCACTGTCGGCACTACTTAGTACGCGCGTGTATTAAGGTATTTTTGATGAAGCCACACGAGGACAATAAAGTGGCCACTCAGTCTGAAGAATTTCTTTACAATTGGAACAATCAACTAGCTTCGGGTACCCAGCGTGAGCGACAAACTCTATTGATACGCGAGGCACAATCATTACGAAAGGCAGGCTATGAGCAACGAGAAGCCCTTGATATGCTCTTGGCTGACCATCAAGATGTTGTTGCAGTCGAAGGTGCAATTGGGTATGTCTTTGCTGACGCAAAGACAGAAAATGTGAAAGAGGTTTCCGCAGAGGCGGTCGTACCGACTTCATACAAGGATATTGCATCCATTATTGAAAGCCGATTGGCAGAAATGGGCCCAGAAAAGTTCATTAAAACATTGTGTGATGCTGCATATCCGATTGTTCGCACGTCACAGCATGGTCGAGAGTCATTAGTTCGCCTGGCTAATTCTGCACTGAATATGCGTCATGCAATGAGCCTGCTGCATGAAACACTGGCACCGTATTTTGAAACCGCAATGCTTGATTCTGTATTGTTGGCAAACAAGTTGGAAACCAGGGTTGCTGAAAAGCAAGCAGGTGTTTACGATTGTGAAACCAATAAAGGTTCGGTAACTGTAGACATTCGACAAGCCTCTAGTACAAGCGATAGATTCGTAGGTGGAAACTTTGCTGAATTTGGATTGGCTTGCGAATACATGGTCAAAGTAGCGGATTGTATTTCTCCGCATGAGAGGCTGAGAAAAGCTGTAAATTCAAAGTAAGTCGCTACCAGCTTACTTTATAAGTAACGTATGGCCGAAAATAAAGATAAACAGGTCGTTAGTTCAATAGTGGTTCCCGGAATGCGAAAGGCATTTCGTGACTTGCCAGTAGAACAGCGTAAATATATTCAGGATTTGAAAGGGGACGAGCAGCCTTTTTATCCTTTGCCACCTGACCCATATGATGGTGTCACTTATGTTACTTTTCATGAGCCAAAATGTTCTATTTGCTCGTCCCCTTACAAAACCCAACTTGAACATGTGTTTCTAGCCAATGGAGAAAGTCCTAGTGCGGTTTCTCAGTATTTCTGGTATTACTATGGCGTAATGGTCAACCCCGCTGCAATTAAGCAGCACATGAACAAACACTGCGTACTCAATGAAATAACAACATCGGGTTTGGCACAACTTCAGAAACGTGCCGAGGAGTTTGACTGGTGGCGATTGCGCAGAAGCGAACTGGTAATCACAGGGTTATTGTCGCAAATTGACCGTATTGAAGGTATACGCACAAAGGGCAACCCAGACCTTGAACTAAAGAAATCATCAGAAATGCGCGCGTTGCTTGCATCATACTCTACAGCACAAAAACAATTTGAAGAAGAAGCCAATGAGGTCATTAGCGTTCGTCATGTCTTGGCAGACATTATGAACCTATTGACTGATGAATCTAGTAAAGAAATCATTCGCAAATACGTCAATGACCTCAGAACCAAAATTCGAGGGGATATGTCGTAATGGCAAAAGATAAAAAACAAGACAATTTGCAACAAAAAGAAGACCTGTTGCGAGAATTGACAGAATTCAGCCAAGTTTTTAATACCGATGCTGAGATTGCAGAAGAAGAGACATTATTTACGTTTACTTCTCAAGCACGCAGCGAGACACCAGCACCACCTGAGCCTCCGAAATCTCCCAAGAATCCATATGGATTGCATGATATTATCACATTTTGTGAGCACCCATATTTTCTTGGTCAAACCCTCACACCAATGCAGAAAATAATCCTAAAGGCATGGTGTATGGGTTCTGAGGGCAACCAACATTTGACACTGACCAATGAAGTCACGTCAGATTGTTCTGGATGTGCATGGGATTACGTCCGAACCAAAGAAGAAGAACTGTCCAAGATTACGCTTGGAGATGGTGTTTACAAGTTGCCACCTGGCAGAGTGCCGTCTGAAAATGCGCCGTGTCTAAATTGTACTAGATTCTGCCCTGTTACAAGAGCAAAGCGATTTGAGCAACTCAAATACGAAACCATTAATGATTTTGAATTGGAAGATGTTAAACAACGAGAAGAGGCAGAATTAGTTGACCGTTTTGAAACGGAAATGATGATGCTCGAAAGAGAAGGCATCCCGGTTAAAACCAAAGACCAAATTGTAAGAAAACTCGGTCGTGCTTTCACAGAAATGATTTTGGTAATGGGGCGTCGTAGCGGAAAGGCACTTGAACTCAATACGCCGGTGTTGACAACTAATGGATGGTCGACCATGGGCGAGTTAAAAGTCGGTGATTATGTATACGGAGAAGACGGTAGACCAACTAAGGTTATTGCAGTCAGTCCAGTGTGGGAAAATAGGGAGTGCTTTGAAGTTGAGTTTACAACTGGCGAAGTTATTATTGCAGATGCTGCTCATGAATGGACTGTATCAGATAAAAATGCCAGAAAACACAAAGACAGATACCATGGAGTTGTTAAAACCAAAACATTAGAAACTAGAGAACTGGCTCAAAAAGTTAAAATTGGCAAAGAATACAACTGGGCAATTGATGTGGCAAAGCCGTTAGAAAAAGAGTCTGTTGAATTACCAATTAATCCATATACTATGGGTGTTTGGCTAGGAGATGGTACTTCTCAAAACGGTTTTATCACATGCCACGAACATGAAATCATGCAACGAATTCTTGCCACTGGTGAATTTGAAAAAGTAGAACAGCATGCAAGTAATCCAAATCTATGGACATGCTTCGGTCTCAAAATAAAACTAAGAGGACTAGATGTGCTTGAGAACAAGCATATCCCAGATGTGTATTTTTGCGGGTCTTTAGAGCAAAGGTTAGAATTGCTTCGTGGGTTGGTTGATACAGATGGACATGTAGATGCGCAAGGACATGTAGAAATTGTCAGTGTGAACGAGCGGCTTGCTAGTGATATATATGCACTAGTGGCATCTGTTGGTGCAAAAGTAAAACTTTACAAAGACCGAGCAATGCTCAATGGAGTAGATTGTGGTCCTCGATATCGCGTGTCTTTTTGTCCTCGTGGCGATATAAAAATCGCGCACCTTAAACGCAAACAAAGTAATTGTAAACCAACAGTGCACACATTGCATTCATCTCACAGAATTCGAGATATTAGACCGTGCAACGAAAAACACAATACTGTATGTATTGAAGTGGATAATCAATCACACCTATTTCTTGTTGGTCGCTCAATGATACCAACACACAACAGCTATCTTGTTGCAATTTTGGCACTATATGCCGTATATCGCTTGATTAAAATGGAGCATCCGCAAAAGGCATATGGTCTGATGGATTTCGATATTATTACGGTGTTGAATGTTGCTAAATCAGAAGACCAGGCAAAAGGTGCGGTTTTTGAGAAAATCTTTTCTCTGGTTCTTACGTCTCCGTTTTTTGGACCGTTCGTAGCACACTACACTCAAACCACGCTACACTTTATGACCCCAAGAGACTTGGAGGAGCACGAACGCAGAAAGCGACGTGGAATCACAGAGAAAAAAGGAACAATCAATCTGATATCCGGTCACTCCAATTCTAGCTCTCTTGTTGGTAAAACAGTTATCGTTCTCATTATTGACGAGATGGCCGAAATGGCCGGTAAAAAGGGTGACGACGGCAAAGATAAAGAGCTTTACGAAAAGCTGAAGAAATCACTTGCGACATTCGGCTCTGATGGTAAAACAATCTTGCTGTCTAACCCACTGTACGAAACGGGGGAATTTTATCGTCTGTATGAAACTTCGTTTTCTCGAGAACATGTATTGATGTTTCAGGTTCCAACTGAAATATGTAACCCAACTGTTGAAAAGTCTTATCTCGAACAAGAGCGCAAAGATAGTCCAGAATCATATTCTATGCATTTTGAGGCCCAATTCGCATCAAGTAGTAAAGACCCATTTTTGCCACCCGATATTGTGTCCGCTGCATTTTTCAGACTTGAAAATCAAGGCCGAACAGAAATAGGAAAGCCTGGAGTCAGTTATTTTGTTCATCTTGACCCTGCATATAACTCAGATATGTACGCTCTAGCCTTAGTACATGCAGAACCAATGAAAGACAAGAAAGACAAAGATGGTCGACCATTGATGGAAGTCATTGTCGACCATATTCATATTTGGAAGCCAAAAGACAAACACAACCCAGTCAATCCAGAAATAGTAAATCAATATGTAATTGATTTATCAAAGCGATTCAACATAGTTCAGGTTACATATGACCACTGGAATAGCGAGTCGTCTATTTGGATTCTCAAAAGCCATGGTATCAATGCCGAGAAACGCGTGTTCTCGCCTGGATATCAAGATATGATTTTCCAAAATATCAAAGACTTAATGATGGGAGAGCGCATACACTTTTATGGCATAGATACATGGGCACAGGATAAAAATGGAGTTGTGTGTGTGCGGGAAATCACTGAGGCAAAGAAGCAGTTCACATATTTAGAAAGAGTCATCAAACACAACAGACCTAAAATACAAGCACCATATGGCATCAATGATGACGTAGTTGATGCAGTTGTGGCCGCGGCTTTTGAGTGTATCAACACTAAACAATACAAAACAACAGCAAGGCCTCGCGGTGTCAGAATGCCAAGGGCATTTTAATCGTAGGTGTATCACGATGTCTTGCTTAAAATAGAGTCTGATGAGTGAGTTTGCTCGATATCTGGATGCTGAGCTAAATCGCTTTTTGTCACGAGAAGCGCAATTTGGTGGTCGAGGAGGCCATCCACAACCATGGATGACAGGTTTTGGTGTTGGCTCGCTTGGTCACGAGCGCCGCACAGGACCCGGCGGCCAGAATAATTTTGCGCCAAATATGAGTCTTGATAGTATCATGGGTCGAACTCGTCGCAATCTTGATGATGCAGATATTCCAGATATTAATATGGAAAGGTGGTTAGAAGGCTCACACAGTGACGTTGAGAGCGATAGAAGAGGATATGACCTAAGTCCAGAAGAAAGACAAATGCAGAACACTCGTGAGAAAATGCGTCGCAGAGAAATGTTCTTGGACTCAGAAAGAAATCCAGAAAAGCCAGTTGATGTTCCAAAGAAATTCAAAGACGGCAGCAATAAAGAACAGCATCAAACACTTGAGTCTACGCTTGAGCACAGACATGAAAATGACGGCAAGGAATACAGTGACCAGGCTTCGCCACAAATACAGCCCACACGCACATTTGGTTATGCAAGCACGTATCAACGTATGCTGAGGCTTGCAACCAAGTCGATATTTGACCAAAACAAAAACTCCCGCGAAGTAAAACGCACACATACCAGTACAGAGGCTACGCCGGTTATCACATCAAACGAAGAAGCTGACCCAATGAGTGCAGAAGAAGTGTCTAAAAAGATGCCTGCGCTTGGCAAAATGACTACCACATTAAACCCAGGGGGGATTCCAACATCTAGGTCTGATTTTGAAAGGGCCATAGATGAATTAGCACTAGATGACGCTGGAAAATCAGACTTGGGTATGCATAATGAGGGCAATACATGGGGTGAGCGAACTCTGACATTTGACTTGCCGGCGGCAGATGAAGTTGGCGACCATTCTGGTAGCAAGATTCTGCACAAAGACATGCTTGTTGATATGGATAGTGATTTGGATGCATTTCTTTCTAAAGAACCAGATGAATCAGCCACAACACTAGAGGAACAGCTTGAAAAAACGCGGCCGAAACGCAAGTTTAGATTGCAAGACACAGACCAGGTTGACGGTTTCAGTGAGACAGAAGCAAAGCACTTAACAGACCCCAATTTCCCACATGTTCCTTGGGGATTATCAGACTACTACAACGGTGGTGCGTTTGCTGACCATGGCGTACCACTGCCTAAGATATAGCGTGTATAACCCGCTATATGGGACTAAAAAAGTACGACTTTCTAATTGTTGGTGCCGGACTTTTCGGTGCAACATTTGCAAGACACGCAAAAGACAGTGGCAAAAAGGTTCTCGTTATAGACAAGCGAGAACACATTGCCGGTAATTGTTACGATGAGAAAAAAGAGGAAGTGTATGTCGGATTGTATGGTCCTCATTTTTTACATTGCCCAGATAAAGAAACCTGGGGGTTTGTCAATCGGTTTAGTGAATTCAATAATGTCCGAGCCAGACCAAAAGTGAACTATCAAGGGCAAATTTACAGTTTCCCAATCAATTTGATGACATTTAGTCAAGTATGGGGTGTCACAACACCGGCAGAAGCCAGGGCGAAGATTGAGGAAGAGCGGATTTTAATTGAAAACCCGGCTAATTTTGAGGAGTTTGTGCTTTCTAAAGTGGGTCGGCAAATCTACGAAATGTTCTTTGAGGGATATACAACAAAGCAATGGGGCAGACATCCGTCAGAACTACCGGCGTCTATTGCGAAAAGAATCCCAATTAGATTCACCTATGATGATAACTACTTTCCAGACAGTCATGTCTACCAGGGAATTCCAACACAAGGATATACTAATATGTTCAAAAATATGCTAGACGGAATTGAAGTTGAACTAGGTGTTGATTATATTTCTAACAGAAAATCATTAAGTAAAATAGCCAAGCAAGTACTGTATACCGGCCCGCTTGATGCTTTGTATCATTACAGATACGGCAAACTTGCATATCGCAGTTTAAGATTTGAAACCGAAAGAGTTAACGGTGATTTTCAAGGAAATAGTGTAATCAATTACACAGACATCAATGTTCCATACACCAGAATCACCGAATGGAAGCACAAATACAATATGGATTGTGAATATTCATATATCACACGTGAGTATCCGGCTTCTTATGAAGAGACCGGTGAAGCGTACTACCCAATAAATGACAGCGCAAATAATGCACTACACAAAAAATACCAACAACTAGCCGACGCAGACTTGTTGTTGACTGGCGGAAGAAATGCTGACTATAAGTACTATGATATGAACATGGTTATTCCGGCCGCCAGCCGGCTTGCGGAAAAAGCCATTGGGGTAGGTAAGCGCAGCTTAAGTGTGTAAAGAATGACTGTGAACGCGGAAATCCTGTCACAAATTACCAGACTAGCCAGCGCATATGATGCGCATGGTCAATTAGAGACTGCAGACATTTTAGACGCAGTTCTAATACGCGTTGCACAGGCCACCGGACCATTCAACATGAATACACCGATGGAAGGTCGTATGCAAAAATATGACCGTTATCACGAAAAAGAGCTTGATGGTGTTGAACAAGACCGTCAAAAACACCCGAGATTAAGACCCACAGATTATGTCGATGATGGCACTACAGACGAAGACATCGGCAAAGACGAGGTAGTTCCGACTGTTCCAAAGCGCAAGAAATTCAAAAAACCTGACAGTGAAACAATTTTTAGCATGGATGATACAGACCCAAAGAAGGGCGGAAACCCGTTCAGAATGCACGACAAGGGCACTGCTGGTTGGGGATTCATCACATATGCACCGGATAGTGCGGGTATGTCTGGATTAGACAAATTTACTTGGGAAAACAAGCGTGGAATTTATGACAATGCATCTGACAGATATAAACTCTTGTTGCCGCAGACTTAATGTGGAAACTTTCAAAAAATCGTAGGTGTTGTAAACACAAATTCCTAAAGGCATAGCAACACCTAGCGAGGTAAAACATTATGCCCACACCAATTGGTCTAGTATCACAACAATCATCTTGGGATTACTTGACTCAAGGCCACGACAACTTTAGTCTTTCTGACATTCAAAAGAACCTGCTTGAAATGAGTGGTGTTCCCATTCGAGAAGCGTCTAAAACTGACCCAAGAATTGTTGTTGCGCTTGAGATGATTCTCAAGAATGAATCACAGGATTTGACCGCTCTGGCAGAAGCGGTTGGTAAACCGCGACACGTATATAGCGTGCCGAGCGAAATTAGCGACTATGAATTGATTAGCCTCAAGACTGCTGGATTAGTCCAGGGTCATGGTCGCGCAGTCAGTATTACTGACAAAGGCAAAGAAGCCATTCGTATTTATTGGCTTAACTCAAGCAATAAATACAAGGATTCTAAGTCCGCTGAGTTTGTACATCCATGGAGCAAGCAAGCGTCAAATACTGACGAAAACATTAGGACTGCATCTGTGCGCCGGCGAAAATTTGCCGATAGCAATTATCGCAAATTCCAAAACGAGGAATAACATGAAGTCTACACTCCATGCGCAAGCAAAAGAAATTGCTAAGGTAATGCATCGCATTGCTGCGTGGAGTAACGACTATCCAGAGCGCAAAAAGAAGAGTGCCAACCTTATCAAGCTGCCACCAGTGTTTCTTGGCGGAGACAGTGGTGAGCCGATTGATGGAAGAAAAAACCTTGAGGCTATGATAAAGGTTTTGGCAGATTATCAGGTTAGCGGTCTAACACTCAACGAATTGCCCCAACGATACGCGTCTTATGGTGGAACTGTTAAAGGCGAAGAAATAGGAACCAGACGAATTCATAACTGGATGCATCAAGTTGCATTCGGAATTCGCGCGGCGATGATTGAAATGAACGATGACGAAGGCGACGAGGCCATACGGGTGGCATCAAACGTCGTTGAAGTTCTCGAGCAGTATCCGCTTGTATTTGTGGCAAGAGAGGGCAATGAATACCGGCCACTGAGATACGCTTCTAGAGATGCCAAAGAACGATGGTTATGCGAAGAAGTAGTACAACAAAGACTCGGTACAAACTACAACAGTTATGGCGCACAAATCACTGATGATGAATGGTGTCAAAACGGAGTTGGTATGCAGTACCGAGTGGCACACTCGTCACTCAAAAGTAGCATTGAAAAATTGGTGAAACAGGCCCAAAAACTAGACCAACTTGGTCAGTATACAGAAGCTGACACCATAGATGAGGCTTTGTCTAAGATTCAACGAGGAAGCAACGTCTTAGATACATTTAACAACACACAGGAAGCGAATTAACGTGAATATTAAGAATCTGCTTGGTAAGTTAAGCATTGGTCGTGCTGGGGTATCCACCAGCACAGGTAACATTGTGCGCACAGGTGCGCCAGAAGATGCATTTCGTTCTGGTGCTTATGAGTTTATTCGCAAAGCACAAACTGAATCCGTTGAACCCACAAAATCCAATATTGCCAAAAAGCGCATGACACATCCGGTTGTACTTGTGTCTCGATTCAAATACCCATATGTCAAAACCAAGAAAGTACCAGGCGCTGAAGAGGGCGACAAAGATACCAGAGTTGAAACTGGAGAAATTGGCTGGAAGACGACCGTAAACAAAGATGTTGCAGATGAAGCAGTTAATCAATTGTATGCATATGAATTGTATCTGTATCATGACACACAAACTGGTCAAGACCTAATTATTGGACAACCAATTGAAGAATATCTTGCAAAATCACAAGCCAAGAGTCAGCAACCAGCGTTTGACTTAAATGCACCAAGTACTCCAATGGAAGAGCCTGAGTGGCGCACAGAACAAAAAGCAAAGGCAAAGGCAAAGGCAAAGCGTGCAAATAAAGCAGATATTGATGCACTAATGCGAAGATTCTCTGCTGGAGAAGCTGCAGAAATGGATATTCCAACTGGAGATTTTTCACAAGATAGAGAAAATGAGCCAGAAAGATACCAATTCAAAGGCAAGATTACAAGGTTTACTACACAGCCCAATGACCCAGAGGGTCAAGCTGCTAAACTGGGTGCCAAAGTCGTGCCAGCTTCTGAATTTGGTTATCGCGCATATGAAGTAATGCCAAGTCCGGTCGCGGGCGATTTATACACAGAGCCAAACGGCGAAGATGAATCAAAAATACCAACTTGGACAAAGGGTATTCATATACCAACTGAAGAGTCTCCGTCCGCATATGGGACAAGTTTCAGATATCGGTTCTCTAATGGCGAACCGGTCCCAACACTTAACGGTGCGAAACACGTGTTGTCTGAGTTATTAAGTGTTAATGGAGAGAAGGCCGCGAAAGACCCAGGTATGAATGCAGATTTCAATATTTATGAATTCATGACTGCAAACAATCTTTGGGACCAAATGGATAATTCCGGCCGCTTGCCAGAAGGCACAAAAGCCCAAATTGATAATACCGAAGCACAAATTGAATCAATACCAGAGCTAGAACACTTCACGCTTGGCGGCGGCTCGCTGGTAAATCTTGGTGGCAAGAAAGATTCTATTATGTCAGAAGAGAATCTTTTGGCAAGAGCACTGTGGCGATTGACGAATCCATCTGTTTTCACTTACATCAACAATGATGGAACCGCTGCATTTAGCCCCAAGAACCCAGATGACAAAAACATTAGTCCATTGGTTGCGCTCGACAAGCAACTCCATGCTGCGCGTCAGGCGTATGTTGAACTGTTTGATTCACTTAGTCCGGCAGAAAGAAAGGTAAGTCCAGAGCTTATTGAGGCGGCAGACAAGGCCAACAAACTTGGTATCAAGTTTGTTGACACAATGGCAGCCAAATACCCGTCTAAGTTGCGCGAATTTGTACTTAAACAACCATTTGTGGGTCACGCGCCCGCTGGTCGATATGGCAAACCTGGTGAAAAAGTAGAGAGCGAATATGCGCTCAGCACTACATCACACTTATCAGACAATGGTCGAACTATTGCTACATATGAATCAGGTGGCGGACTTCAAAAACTGAATGACGATGACAGAAAGCTGTATGCTCTTGTCAAGGCATTTGAGCGCAATGCAGACACTGCATTAAACAATCAGGCAAGAACGCTCCATAGTCAACATCATGCCAAGTTGGAAGATTTTACATCTAAAGACGATAAATCATACAAAATTCCCACACCAAGGTCGGCTGACGGAGAGTGGTCTGAACCAGCCGGTAAGTCTATTGACTTTATTGAGCAACACTGGCTTGCAAATCACTTGTTAAGTACGGAAGACAAAAATGCAATTTCAGAACTTCGGAAAAGCCTAGCTGCTACAGGTAAGAAATATACCTGGGGACAGGCAGCAATGGCGTATCTCAAAAATCAAGACAGATTAAAAGTAAAGAAATACACACAAGGTGCTGGTATGTTGGGTTCAACAGACCACTTCTTGTCGCAAGGACCTTTTACGTTTGAGATTCCTTCGTCCAATGAAGACGAAGGCGAAAATGAGCTCATAACACTAAACAGGTTTACACCACAGTCTGAAACCGCAGAAAAACTCAAGCATGAAGTGCTCAAACAGCATTTGTTTAATAAACAAGAAGTAGAACTTGCAGAGTATTTGGCCGGTAGAGTGCCGTTTGAAAATGAAGACGATGCGCTATTTTCAATTTGGGCCAACTGGTTAATAAAGGCCAAACGCACTGAGTCAGCCAATAGGGCTGAAAAAGCTCTTGCCGCTCAAGAAGCCAAAGAAAAGTCTAAATCAGAAAATGCCAGGGGTAAACCAAGTGGCTGGCCTTATGCTTTGACATCTCAAAAATTTAGCGATGAAGAGCGCGAACAATTTGCTGGCAATCTAGAAGATTTTGTCAATACGATTAAAAACCAAGCCGGTGCGGTAATAGACCACCATCGAAAAATGGTCTATATCAACCCAGATGGTTCTCAAGTTGAGTTGCCAAGTGCCTTGCCAGTGCAACTACCGGAAGGCGCAAGAGTTCCAATGCCAGTAAGTATGCTGAAGAGAATCAAGGACGATGATGTATTGGCACAATATGGTTTTGTGAGAATTAAAAACGCTCTATACAGTGCTGTAAACAGCCAGCCTGTAACAATGCAAGATGGCGTATTGGCTATTGGCGATGAATTGGTTCCTGTTGAATCACTGAACAATATGACGCCTAGCGACATTGTCAAAAACTACAATATTTTCATGCGAGATGGTAAGTACTATCACGTATCTGAAAAAAATAGGGTGAGCAGTCCTGTTGTAGAGGTTATTGCACGCGGTGGTGAAAAAATTTCATTGCCATCTGAGAACCTGGGTGAAAGCGGGTTGCAATTGCTTGTTAAATACGTCGAACAAACAACTCGTCAAAAGCTCGCCGGAGGACAAGTGCACGCATTCGAATCTGATGATGACAAAATCAAGATGAATGATGTATATACTGCGATGCTTGAGAATGGAGCGTCCCCAAAAAATGCGTATCTGGAATCTAAAAAGGCTGTAATGCACGAAAAACTCAATAGTGTTGCGGTGCAGTGCTTGTCTAACGGCAAGGATGCAAGTCCACAACATATGAAAGCTGCGGAGGTTTGGATACCAAAAATAATTGAGACACTTCTCAAGGATGGTAACAAACAGTCAGTCGAAATTATCGCAGATAACTACGATGGATTGGATAATTTGATGAATGCTGCTCGGGCTGGCCGCCTAGATGTTGATGATGCTCAATATCTAGTAAATACCTACAATAATTTAACCGGAACAACCCCGCAACAAGGCGCATACATCAAACCAATAATGCAAGCTGTTTTACTGCATGGATATCAAAAAGAATCTGTTCCTGGTTTGCCGAACAACAAATTCTGGCACATGCTAATGTCCAACGCAGGTAAGAGATTTGTAGACCGCGCGATTGATACTGAATCTGGAAATGACTTAAGTGCCCAGGCAATGTTACACTTAATGGAAAAACCGGAGTCTCCACTTGAGGGTTATGATTTGGGCAGAATTTTGCCCAAATCCACAGTATCATTGCTTGAAAAAACACTTAAGGCCGATGAGCGAAGAATGCAACGCGCAAATGGTCGATACAAGACAGGGAAAAGAACCGTTGTCGAAGAATGGCAGGCTATGCCTTTGCCAAAACTGTTGGCTAATCATATGGATTGGATTACTAATCCACAGATTTTTGGTCAAGAAATGATTGACAATGCACACGAACTTGCTGATACAGAACTGGTTAATCAAGAACGCAAAAGACTATTCCCAGCATCATTAGAACATTTGTCTCCTGCTGATGCCAAACGATTGGAGAATATACAAAGAAATGCCACTGCAATGTATATTCTATTACAACGCCAGGCTTCTAAGCTAGAAAAGTATCCTCAACAAGACGTATGGGATATTATCATGAGCGAACCCGGCCTTGATACAAGTTCACCTGAGTGGCATGCAAAACACAAGCTAGCTCAACATGAAGCTCGTATAGAAAAAACTTCTGACTCTTTGCAAGAACAAGCCAAATTAAGAGAGCAACTATCAATCAGAAGCATGTTCGATGTTCCTGAAAATGAGCCAGTTATTAAACTTAGTAACAAAGATGCCGAGTCTATTATTGACCAACCCATGGTTAATGCCCTGGCGTCTTCGTTAATGCATGCGCAAGATAGAGACAGGGTTAGTATTTGGGGCAGAGTTAATCGTGCCTTTGTAGAAGAGGCAAAAAGCCAAAAGAGCAATCATGCCAAAGGGGTTGTTTATCCTAAGCATTCCGTAGCACTCACAGACACTTCGCCAATCATGATAACAGACGACGATGGCAAAGAGCGAGATGTAACTGGATATACGCCTGAAGAGTACGAAAACATTAATAACACAGATACCAAATCGCTTTACAGTGATGACAAGGTGTTGCCTGCTGAAATATTGGCTCGAATTAACAAAAACACACGTAGCATATTGTCTGGCAGTAGTGATGGCAATTCAAAAACTCTATTGGGCGAATTCAGACAGAAGCTAAACGAAGACCTTATGGGAGAAAACCAGGGTCAGATTACTCGTGCACAACGAGCAGAAGCCATGTACACAAAAATCTACACTATGGTGTCCAGGCTGAGACGAAGTGTGTTAGAAGACAAAGAAACTCTGGCACACATGGATGCACGTGGTGCCAAGAAGGCATTGCTCAATAAATTGAAATCAAATATTGAGAACGACACCAATATCTTGGCAATGGTCGAATCATATAACGTGTTTGAACACCTGGCCAAGATGATTCATTTTGGTAAGGAATTTGGCAAGAACATTGACAGGCTTACAAAATTAGACTTAGAAGAAAAATCCATTGTAGACAGACTAAAAGACATATACCCAAGTGCGCAACAATCTCCGATGGCTTCTGCAAAAATGTATGAGCCGGAAATTGCAGATAGACTTATAGAGATAGGCAAAATAAGAACTGGACTTTGCTATATGGCACAAAATAATGCAATGTCTTATGATGAAAGTGCTAAAGAATTGTGGAACTTTGTTACTAGAACCACATACATGGACAAACGCAATATTGTGAAAGGAGAAGCCAATGATTTTGGCGTTAATATCAGTAACGAAATCGCCAAAAATGAATCCAGGCTTTCTCAAGATGACCGAGACGAGGTTGCTAACATGGTGTTTGACAAACTTGATAAACATGCAAGATGGTTCGAAGCACCTAGTAACGAAGTGCCGGCATACGAAAGCAGTGCTATAAGGGTTAGAAACCTGAAAAACATTGAGCCACTTACCAGCGAAGACAAAGAAATAACCAGTGATATTGATGCTGATGAATTAGCAAGATTCTTGGGTAGGCGCGGTGTGTTGTTTGCTTTAGAAATGGGCAAATTGGACGCAATTTCTGGCAGACAAAAGACAGCCAATGTTGATTTTGGGGACGATAGCAAAGCCAGGGTTAAATACACCCAGGACTTCACGCAACCAAAAGACATGTCTTGGTTTATTCACAACTGGCTGGAGAATGCATCGGTTTCAGATGAAGCCACTGTGCCGGGAAGAAACGGGTTAAGTGCACTTGACACTGCAATGTGCGAACTCGAAAGGAAGTTCGCCAAGCCAGGTGGTATTTATTGGACTACTAATGGAGCAGAAAACCCGCTTATTCAATACGCAAATCCGCATGCAATGGGTTACAGTTTGTTCGCAAAGTATGTTGATATGACGTCTCGTGTAACCCCTGCACCTTTAGAACAATTAATGACAGATGCGTGTAATAAGATTTCACAAGATGTTGACAGCATTCGAGCAAGCATTAATTACGACCAGTTGCCAGATAATTCAAAACAAAAGGTTGATGAAGCAATTTTGATTGCATCTAACGCTTACAAAAACCAAGGAATGAAATCTGCATTAATAGCAGACTACACTAAAAAGAACAATCCAACAAAGTTTGTAGGAACAGACCCACAAGTCTTTACAGATGCTAAAAATGCAGTATCTATACAAATGGCTAATCATTATGTGATTGATGACTTAGTGCGACGGGCCTCTGAAAATCAATTGTTTGTTAACAATGGCTCCGAATGGAGGTTCTCAGAAAAGGAAACGATAGCTTATATTGCGCACACCGTTGCATCAGAAGTTGTTTCATCAATCAAACATCTTGAGACTCCTGGCCATTGGGAATTAGCGCCGCTATCACCAGTTCAACTGTACACAGGTATTAAGCCTGGTGAAGTACTTAATACAGATGAAATTCAAGGATATATGTCGCATAGACTACTTGAATTCAAAAAAATGTTGACAGAGCAATGGAAAGTGGAAACGGTTAGTGACTTAAGCGGAACAAGTTCACATATGATAAAAATTGACCGCATTATCAATACGGCTCAAGATATACTTGATGGCTTATTGCACTCGAGCATGGGCGGAGATGGTAATGATATTGAATTACCAATGGCACAAGCCATGCAGTCGCTACATGCCAAGTCACAAACCGTTAACACTGCGTTTCAAGAAGACCTTGATGAAAAAATCAATGACCCAAGAACAAACCTAACGCAGTTCCATGATACACATGTGTTGCCGGCATTGCTTAATTCCGGGCAAGGAAATATTGAACTTGCGGCGGCAAGGGCTATGCGTCAATTGTCATCTGGTGAATCGACATGGCCAATTGTGTCAATTGGAGTCAAGTCTAAGGTCAGACAGCGCAAGGCTGACGAGACACAAGAAGATTATGATGCGTTTCTCAATGCAGAGGCTAAGAAGGCTAAGAAAAGCGTTTCATCCTTGACTTCATACGGTCCAAAGGACATCAAGCGTATAAATTCTGATGCACTTCGAGACAATGTTATGTCTCAGAGAGTTCATGCCGTGCTTTCAAAGCAAATCTTTGATAGACTAGGGAGCTTGAAAAATGGTGGCGATTACAATTCTGCCGTTAAGAACAGTGACAGGGCGCACTTCGATAAATTGAAATCCAAAGGATATTATGGTCATTTGGACGAGGCACCCACTGGCACTGCTGACTTCGTTCATGGAAATATTGGTGTGCTAAACCTTGATGTTTTGCATCCATTATATGAGCGACTGACTGTCGGACATCAAGTGGGAATTAGAGGTCTTACACAAGAGCAAAAAAATCAAAGAAAGCCGATAACCGAAAATGCGCCAGAGCCTTTGGCACAACCTGAAACTGTTGTAGACGCGCAGACCCCCAGCACGCAGGCGGCAGTTATTGATAAACTAGTGCGCTATGCGACCAGGTTAGACGCAAGAGGCAGATTTGCAGAGGCCGATTTGGTTGATTCATTAATCCATAAGCTAGAGGTGGGTGTGTGAGCCATAGACTAGCAGTTAGATTTGTCGCAGATTGCGATGAAACACGAACTCGAGGACTGATGTTCGCGAGTCCACTTGACCAAAACGAAATTGCTCTATTCGTGTTCCCACGAGCTGAGCGACACGCGTTTTGGAATAAGAACGTCGAGTTCCCATTGGACTTGGCGTTCCTCGATGAGAATGGCAAGGTCGTAGACTTCAAACATTTGGACGCACAGTCCGAATCAAGTGTACGGCCTGCTAGTCCGGCGCGTTTCGTAGTAGAGGCCGCCAAGGGCACATTCGACCGTTTGAACGTTGCTATGGGCGACTATCTTCTCTATGAAGGTTCAAACATGACAGTTGTGCGTACTAATCAGCAGGTGAATGCTAGGCAGGCGTATAAGATAATCAATTAAGCATCCGTGGAGGATACATAGAAAAATGGCAGACCGCATATTTATCAACAAAGACTCAGGTCAATACAGTGAGCGAGAACTCAATCGTATTGACTGGAGCCAGGTTCGAGACGGCATGGTCAAGGCTCGAAAGGCTGCGAATGCTGGCAAAAACCTAAACCCGTTCGGTATGGTTACCGGACTACTTGACACTAGGCTGGCACAGCTTGAGGGAGGCAAAGTTTTCGAGTCTCCTGTAATGGACATGCCAGAAGAACCAGGCGATGAATCACGCATTCAAATGATTGCTGATGCAGTTGCAACTGGTCAAGACCTTGACACAGAGGACGCACAATTTGGTCTCGACAATGTTGAGTCTGTTGCAGCTAAAGCTGGCTTGGAGCCAGAAGAGGTTGCAGCTACGCTTCAAGATTATGTTGGGCTAAACATAGACGAGGTTCCTGCGGAAGAGGGTGGCATAGAGGATTCAACTTCGGAAGATGGGTCTGCTATGGAAACCTTCGCCTCTCGCATAGCTAAGAAAAAGCTACCTGCTGCTTTGGAAAAATTCAAATTCAAGCAAAAAGGCGGCGACAACCCAGAGAAGCACAAGGGTAAAGACAAAGAAGAAAAGGACGATGACGAAGATGGAGCAGAGGCTATGCTTCGCAAGGGCAATGAACACTCTGATGAAAAAGTAAAGGTCAGCCGCAAAATCGTATTCACCAGTCCTGCTCAATTGAGCGCGGCCGCTGTTGAGGCCGCTCGCGCTGCTGGTGACGAAGAGTTGGTTCGTGCAACATTGGCTGCACGTGCAGAACGACGAGTTGCCATTGGTCAACTTGCCGCTGAAGCAACTCTTGAGCAAATCACTCGAGAGGCAAAAAGCAGACGCCGAGCCGCCACTGCGACCAAGGTGGAAAAACCAAAAGAGGTAAAAGCTAACGTGAAAACAGACAAAACAACAACCGGCGAAGACTTTGTCAAGCCCACAGAACTTAGCACAGGTCAAAAATCGGCATTTGCAAGCAAGGCTCGTGAACTCGGTTTCCCTGAGAGGTACATCACCGCATTGTTAGGCACTCGCAACGCGAACACTGTCACAGAAGACGACGTTCGCAATATTGCAGAAGGTCCTGGCAAATACCAAGAAAAGGTAGAGCGTGTGGCCGCGATGATTCGCGAAGCAAAGCTCGATGAAGCTAATCGAAACCGAATCGTCAAGTTCTGGGTTGAAGAACTCGGATACCCGGCTGACTACATCAGCAAGATGGTTGAAGATTACCAAGCGTAACCTTTAACTCCACGATGCTATCTGGGCACAGATTCTGTCAACTGTGCCCAGAACCAAACCAGACAGGCAGTAAAACAAAATGTTGAAAACAAACAGAGTACAAAGGGTTGACGCAGGCGATATGAGCGCATTGGTTGAGGCTGTCAAAAAACAGATGAGCAACCAAGGCGATGCTTTGAGCAAAGACGCCTCTAAGTTATTAGATGGGCGAAATGGCTGTAATGGCTATAGTGCCGATGGCACATCGCAACCCGCCACAATGACTGGTAACGGCATTGTAATTTCAGAATTGTAAGAGGACAGAACAATGAGAAGAGCATTCCAAAAAGTATCGGAGCAAAATCAAGCACCTGATTATGTGTTGAAGCGTTTTGCTGCCACTGAAGACAATCTTGAAGTAGACCCATATGAGGGCCTGCGACAACGTGCTGCCGAGAACCAACAAAGAATTGCACATGATGAATTGGTGTACGGTCGACCTGAAGCACCAAAGCCGGCGCGAGAGTGGGAACAGGAAAGAATTGCAGACACTTATCGACCACGACAAATGAGCCGGACTGCAGACAGTTTTGAGCCAGAAGACCTTAGTAGACGTTCTGTGAGGCGTGTTGAAACCGCAGAATCACACAATACTGGCTATCGCCCAATGGAAAGCTATAATAGCGGCGGCAACGAACTTTACGTTACACGAATGGACGCTGAACGAATGCTATACAATGGCGAGTCGTTCTTTGACCCACAGTTGGCAGAAATCACGTCAACAATTGCAGAACGAGACATGCGAAGGAAAGCAGAACAGGCAATGCGCGACAAGCAGTCATTGGTTGGAAGCAAATGGGAAAGCCAGGCATCTGGTCGCGCTAAACGCGAGCACAAGCGTGTACTCGACAGGTGGAGCAATTTCGACGCAGTAAATGGCGGATTTACTCGAGTGGCCAACGAACGAGAGACCGCGAGCCGATTTGGCATGACAGACCCAACTGCAGCATTACAGCGAGATATGCTTCGGCAAGAGGCTGTTCAAGAGCGAATGCAAAGAAAGGCGGCAATCAAGGGAATTGACCATGAAACACCGGCACAACGAAATTCATGGGAAGACGAAGTACAACTGATGGCAGGCACAGTGCAACAAGACCACTCAATGTCTTGGATTAGTGACTTCTTCAAAGGTAAGTAAGAATGGACGGGATGCTTTTGAATTCGCCTGGTGGTTCCGACGGGCTTGTTGATTACGACAAGCTCAAAGCCACTTTGCGCGATGTACAAAATGCGCCCAGCGAGAATGTTGCTGTTGTAATACAACAGCTTCCACAAAGTACTGGAGATGAATTCCTAGATTCTAAGATTGAGGTAGTCAAATATTTGGCGGGGCCAACCGGAAAAGTTAAGAGTGATGGCGATGGCAACATGAGCGATGTTATCAATGAAATACAGATGTACATTGATAATAAGTCTCAAGAGTCAAAATCACAAAATGGAGTAGCTATGGCAGATAATGCGTTTAATTGGGTTAGATATTGCCAACAGAAGAAAGAAACTGAAACAAGTCCTTCTGCTAAGAAAAAGAAGAAGACTAAAGCAAATCCGTTTCGAGTTTTAATGGGTATGGTTGGAAAATTGCTTGACCATGGTGTACCCAAGCCCACTGTTGTCCGACACGTAACAAAGAATACTAGCTTTGATGAACCAACAGTTGACCGGGCTGTGGACATTGTGCGTGAATATAACCGAAAACAACAGCGACGTGACGATGTTGAGCCAGAAATTGATATGGAACAAGGCGAAAAGCCAGAAAAGCGCGACGTTGATGCAACTTTTAACTATGTTAAGTACGTCAAAGCACAGAAAGCATCGTCTGCAGGTGAAAGCAGAGAACTATACAACGCAGAACCTCAATGGGAGAAGCGTTCTACTGCTGAGTTGTTCTCGCGTCTTGGATGGTTAAATTCGCTTATGGGCTATGACAGCGGCATGCCAATGGGAGACGGCAAAAAAGCAGCAGATAAGCAGGGCGCTAATGGGCAGATAGACAAAATTACATCAGAACTGCAACGTCGTGGGTTTAATCAAGAAGAGATTGACTCCCTGTTGCAGGTTAGGGGCGCAACCAAGGGATAGTCATGAGCAAAGAGCATAAGAAGACTGATAAAGAAAAGGCGCCAAAGAAAACAAACATTGAAGATTTTGTTTGCGAGATGCTGGAAAGGCTTCACGGCACACTGAAGCAAATGAAAAAATCGGTTGAGCACGAACCGATAGATTTGCCCGATGCGATTGGTCCGGCTACCGATGGTGTACTCAAGGATATTGCCGATAGCGGGCCTGTGACCAGGGTGCGTAAGCTCATTATCATTCCTGGTGGCGACAAGAGCAAAGTAGAAGAACTCATGGGTAAATTGATGTCAGCGCGAGAGGCTGATATCAATAACGGATTGCGCACCGTATTTGCTCAGGTGCACAAGGCAAAAACAAGCGGAGAAGTTGCGTATCAAATGCACGCCGTTCGCAATCTGGATACCTTGATTAGAGAAGCAAACGGCGATACAAGAGAAGCATTAACCAAAGTGCGAAGCCTGGTGTTGTCGGGAGACCAAGCACAACTTGACGCTGCTAATTTTAGATTGCGCAATGTATTCGCGTCTATAGTTAGCACAGAACCCAATACTCGACTTGCATACACATCATTGTCGACTCAATTTGGAGAAGGCTATCAACTATGTCCAAAATCTGTACACCAAATTGGGAAAGCTATTCCTATGGAGATATCTAAGTGTCGCGACAACTGTATAGATTGTCGTGTTACACGTGATGGTGCAGTAACTTGTGCATATGCAGATTGGCTTAGAAAGTCTGCTGACAATCACGAATTAGTCGAAGCTCGTTTGGAACGAGTAAAGCACAACCTAAATGGAACAACACTCAATAAAATTGGTGCTCCAGACCCAATTAAGAACTGGGAAGGGCAATTAGAAGAAATTCATGACAGGTACCCAGAGGTTAAAGAAACATCAATGGAAACTGCACTTGGTGACACAGACAAGGGCCTGTTCGGTCACCAAGGAGAGACCATCAAGCGAATACAAGAACTGCTAGAATCCAAGAAAGATTCAGGCAAGACTCGAGAAGAATCACTTGAAAATGACCGCACCAATGCAGATTATGATGATGAGACGCTTGAACAGATGCTTGATGACGAACGAGAGCCGTTCAACGAGCAAGAGCTCGACATGATGATTGAAGAGCTGCTATCAGACTCAAGAAACAAGGAGTAAGTAGCAGTGTGGTACAAATTCGCCAACCAATACGGTGAACCAACGCCATTTATTCCAGAACCAACTCGTGAATTGGGTTCTAATGAGCAAGAGGCCTTGGCTGACGACACACCTGCATTAGATAAGCGAATCAAAGAGTTAGCAAATCCAAAGAAAGACCCATACCAGCAAACAATTGAAGGTCAGCTTACTTCTTTGCATCACGAGAATAAAAACATGCTAGACCCTAACGGAGAGGAGCCAGATGCCTTGTGGCGTGGTTGGGGGATTAAGGCGCAAAGTGATGCAACATCGCCAGATAAGAACTGGCCAGCGGCTTTGAGCAAGGTACAAGTTTAATCTTGCTGTACAAGTTGTATCATGAGGAAAGACGGACAAAATGCACCGCGCCTACAGAGTGTTATTACTGAAGCTGTAGAAAGAGTCAGCAACATACAACCGAGAAACACCGTTGGTGCTCGAGAACACCCTACTATTCGCAGTGCTCGCTCATCATCAGATGTAAAGAGAGACATTCGTGCGAGATATGCATTTGTTAGTGGTAGCCAAAACACCATTACAACAGCGCCTAATTTTTACACTCCGTTCACGACACCAAGTTCTTTTCAGATTCCCACAAACAGAATTGAAGAGTATTTGTGGGCGCAATGGTTTTTTGATAATGAACCTGCCGTTGCGGCATCTATTGAGTTTTACACAGACTTTCCGCTTTCTGGTTTCGAACTAGAATGTGGGAACTCTAAGGTTCTTGAGTTTTATCAGCAAATGGTCAAAGATTTGGATTTTGCCAGATTGCTTCCGTTGATTAGTCAAGAATACCATCTTCGCGGCGATGTATTTGTTTATGCCTCTCTTGATTGCGAGCATTGCGGAGGAACAGGCGTCGACCAAGACACTCATGAGCCTTGCGAACACCTAGGTGCTAAATGGAAAAGCATCACGCTGCTAAACCCCACACAGGTAGAACTTAGTCCATCAATGATGGACATGCAACCAATTTACTATTACATGCCAGACGAAGGCATGAAAAAGGTTGTTCAAGAAAGAAAGCCAATTGCAACATACAAGTCAATTCCAGATGCAATTAAGGCTTATATCATGAAAAATGAGCCAATTCCGCTAGACCCAGTGTGTATCCACCACTTTAAGAGAGGTGCGGCGCCTTGGCAACCATTCGGCCGAAGTATGGTACGAAGGCTTTTTCCCACGCTTGTATACAAGGATAAGTTACGACAAGCACAGTATTTGGTTGCAGAAAGGCATATTTTACCATTCAAGATTGCCAAGTTAGGCAATGACGACCGACCAGCCAGCGAACAAGACCTTCAAATGATTGCGGAAGAAATCGCTAATGTCGCAAACGACCCTTTGATGACAATGATTGCACCGCATACATTTGAAATTGATTATGTTGGCGCAAGTGGAAAAGTACTACAACTCACAAACGAATTCGAACTTATCAACCAAGATATTTTCGATGGATTCATGCTTAACAAAGCATTGCTCAACGGAGAAGGTCCTTCCTATGCCAATGCACAAGTTGGTCTGCTTAGTATGGGCCAGCGCCTCAATAAATTGCGCGGAGAAATCGCGCACTGGATTGAAGAAAATCTATTCAAACCAGTTGCTGAATGGAATGGATTTGAGGTTGATAATAAGCGTGGTGGAACTAAGTTGGTTTACCCAACAGTGAAATGGGATGATTTGCAATTGCGTGATAACACCAATCTGCTGCAAATTGCCATGCAAGCGCGACAAGCCGGAGACCTTTCCTCACAGACAATGCTCGGACTCATGGATATCAACTACGACCAAGAAATTGAAAGACTACGTATGGAAAACAGCTATGCCGTATCTACGTCTCCAATGTTGCCTGCTGGCGAAATGGGCAATGGATATCGTGGACCAATGGGTGGCGGAATGCCGCCGATGGGTGGCGGAATGCCACCAATGGGTGGCGGAATGCCACCAATGGGTGGTGGAATGCCGCCAATGGACGGAGGAATGGGCATGCCGCCAGCACCTGGCGGCATGCCACCGATGCCAATGGCTTCAAATAATACCCCAGAAGAAAACTATCGAGAAGCCGTGTCGTTTACCAACGCAGTACATGACAGTGTGCGCACAAGTTTCTACAATCACACACGTCAGGTTTATGCCAGCAAGTACAAATCTGAAGCACATCGGAACTTTGTTGAATCACAGTGTCCAATTGATGGAACTGGATTCCGGGGTGTATTGGCCTCAGAAATGAGTCCATTGATTGACCCGCTAGATGATTATGGACAATATCATGGCGGAGATGAGTCTGTTCCTATGAACCCGCTTGCAATGCAAGAACGGCAAAGTGATGTGTCAAACGGTTGGGTTCGCGAAGCAAGAAAGCCATCAAAAGATGAGGACATCAGACCAAGTCCATATCAGAAGTTTACAAGTTGGGAAAACAAACTGTACGGAATTGTTCTGAGCATTAACCCTCCATTGCCATTCTATGCACAATACGCGGCAGGGCCTGATGACCAGTACAGGCTCGATGGTGCGTTCCCTGATATTCAACTGGGTGTTGAGGCAGATAGTGAAACCTATCATTCAACTCCAGAATATATTGAAAGAGACCGTTACCGGGATTCACAACTAGCGGCCCAAGGATGGACTTTGTTGCGATTTACAGAAAATGAACTTAAAGAAAGACCGGACGAGGTCCAGACGTTGATTATGCGTACAATCCAACATCTAATCAAACGCAAACTCGGGAACTAATAAATTGGCGACAGAAGTCGCCAATTTCATTTATTCCAGACGATTTTTTGAAAACAAGTAGGTCTAAGGGCAAACATTGCCGAACGCACATATAGACGTTAACTTTTCAAAAAGTTGTTTTGGAGCGAGCATGTTACGAAAGGGTATATCAGGAAACCTAATTGGGCGCAATCAAATAGAGTTCATTGACCCGGCCGAAGCTCGGCGGGTCATCATTGCTGCCAAAAATGGCAAACAAAGCCTATATGCAGACCCAGCAGATGTGCTCAATCGAGACGTTGAAGGCGATTTTGATTTATTGAAAGAAATGAATGACCGCCAGGGATACAATCTCTTGTGGGTCAGATGTCGTGCTATTGACGCTGATACGATTAATGCCAATGGTGATTATTTCTCAGCAGAAGAGCTTCTTAAAGAAGTCATTCACCATGGAAAAAAGGTTCCGGCTTATAAAACCTTTGAAGGTTGTCCAATCCACACTAATCACGATAACAAAGACATCACCAAGGCTAAAGGCGAGGTCGTATATGCAGAGTGGGATGATAAAAACCAGTGCGTGTGGTGCACGTTCTATATATCAGAAGACGCATACCCAGAAATTGCCAATGGTATTCGCATTGGTATGATGAGCGATGTCTCAATGGGATGTACTGTTGAGAGCGGCTTGTGTTCTGTTTGTGGAAAAGAGGCCGTTCGTGTTGATGACTACTGCGAACACCTTAAAAAATACAAAGGCAAGAAATTGCCTGGTGCGAACAGTAAGGTGTATGAAAAAAACAAGGGTATCAAGTTCATTGAACTGTCTCTGGTTAATGATGGTGCATTTGACAGTTGTGCAATTAGCGAACTCTATGACCAAGACGAACTAACTCAAAAAGCACTTGAATTCAACCGAAGAGTTGCTGAGATTCGAAATCATGTTTTGACAGCGGGTCACCTTACTGCTGAAATGACGCCTTCTGTGCGCAATGCATATGAGGGCATGCTAAGAACTGTTGTGAGCACAACCACAACTGCTGTTAGAGTGGCGCAGACCCAAGTAGACAATCCACAGTTACTTGCAACTAATGGTGCAAATGCCAATTCTACCGTTGCTGGAATTTTGAAGGCACTTGGAATGGACGCAAGACAACAACTTAACGTGCTTGACTTGCTAAATGTTGCGCTTAACTTCCTTGAAGTCGCAATTATGCAGATGTTCACTCGCAAAGATAATGTTGATTTACAACACGTATCAAAGATTGCCAAAGCTATGTCTGACCTTCAAGGAACCATGCAAGACTTAATTGACGATGGTGTTGATTCACCAGTAGGTGCCATTGCCGGTACTGGTGGTGCTGCAGGAACATTGCTAAATCCAGGCGGCGGACAAACAGGACAAACCTCTGTAGCACAGGCACCAGGCCAAGCACAAGCACCCGTACAACCATATAATCCGGCAGAAGGCGGAGTCGGACAAATGATGTCACCTGTTCAAGTAAGTGAAAGGTCATTTACTACTGAAAAACCACTCAACCCATTATTAGGCGAAAGCAATAGACGCCAATTGGTATGGGCAAACAAAGATAGTTCAGAGGAGCGAGAAGTATACGCATCGCGCAAATCTAGAGCCAATAACATAGAACGATTTGGTCAAAGCCTATTAGCTTTGGCTGAAAGCGTTGGGGCTGGCCCACTGGCGGCACCAATGTCTACACGTGCCGCTAATAACGAGCAACCAGTGAGAAGTACTAAAACAGTGCAAAATAACGGAGACACAACCAAGATGAAAAACCCATTCCAGAGAATCGCAAGTAAATTGCGTGAAAGGAAGCCACTCGAGGTCTCATTCTCAGCAGAGGCTCACAGTCCTGATACAAACCACAGAATTGTAGTTTCAACGAAAGGAGACATCGAAGGCTACTATATGAACCGGCTTGCCAATTGGCAACCGCAACTCAACGACCACCTTATTAGTGCAATCGAGCAAGAGAACCTTGATTATGCGCTTCCTGTTTTAATGGAAGACTTTCAAAATCATGTTCGAAACGCACAGACTAAAAACATTGACATTTGGTCAGATATTGACCTTGAACCAGAGGGTGAAAAGGATGTCAAGGAAAATGCACTTGAGGGTGAACGACACCCGGTAAAGGGCGATGGTGAAATCATTGACAGCTATGTCAAGACAAAGCGAACAAACCCTGCTGGTGACACAACCATAGAGGACGAACTTGAAGCCAAAAGAACAGGCACGGATTCTAAGGCTAAAGAAGAGTTGCTCGAAAATGCTGGTCTGTATGCACGTCGAGATAATGGTCAGGAAGTACATGACTTCCTGGTTGACGATGCACGTTGTGGATGCCCTGACGAACATATTGAAGAGAGGCTCAAGGGTCGACACGGTCGCAATGACAAGGTGGAAACACGCAAACTTGCAAGCAATATCGCCACCGAACTCGGCCGCGCTGCTTATGCTGCTCGTGTGACACCAGAAGAGATTATCGAAGTCTCTACAAAAATTGCACAACGAGAAGACCTTGAGGAACTTATCGCTCTGGCATCTCTGGGTACAGATACCAGAGAGCGAACTGCACAAAGACACGCTTTCTTTAACAACTCATCTGTAATGTTGGGTGCTGAAAATGCTATCTATCACGGTCTTGGCAAAATCGTCAGCGATGACATTAAAGCCGGTGACGTTGTAGACGGTCTTCGTGCTGTAATTAGCGAGCGAGAACTTGCTGGAAAATTGATTACTCGAATTGCAAAAACAATGGTTGAGAATGCACCAACAACTTATGCTGATGTTGTGGTTAAAGCATCTCGCGAAGAACAACTGCGAACTGCTTTGAATTCTCTTGCAGATGGCGAGACTGAAACCAGTCGGGGTCATCTCAAGGCTGTGCTTTGCGCTCTAGCAGGAGCTGCAGATGAGTGCCAAGCCGCGCCTGAAGAGGTTATCAATGTAATTGCATCACGCAATTCTGGTGAAATCTTCGAAACACTCGGCATGTACAACAGCGCAAGTGCACGAGAGGCCAGAAATACTCTTAGACAAAGAGAAGAGTTCTATGGCAAGCGAATGGCATCTAAGAAAGATGTCGAGCACACCGTGTTCGGCTGGATGTCAGATTTTGTCCACGATGGTCAAATCGACAGCTACGCGCTTGCCGAAGCGGCAAGCCTTCTCGGAGCTCGACCTGTTGCTGCGACTAATTTACTTGGTCGACTGCTCGAACGCCAGGCGGCAATTTCGGTTACAGATGAAAAGTGCACAACCAAGAGACTGACAGCAACTGTTAGTGACTTTGAAGACCTAGACCCCAAGTCAAATGACTTCGACCAACAGTTTAGAATGCGTGCAATGGACATCTTCCGACAAGCTGGTTACGATGTTGACGATGGCACATTCAACCTAACTAGTTTGAGTGTTGACCAGTCTGGAAACATTCAAGCTGAAGTCTCCGCACGACTCACCAAGACATTCTGTGTCGAAGGAAGTAAAGTTGGCGCGGGCATGGATGCGGTAAACGAACTTCCAGTTGAAGCCACACTTGCAGAAAACACACCAATGGAAGATGAATCTGGAAATCTCTACACTGTTTCGGCCATGGATGTGCTTGGAATGGAGCGAACTGCTCAAGCCGCACCAGGAATGGGTGGCGGAATGGGAATGGGAATGCCGCCGGCTGCACCAGCGGGTGGTGGTGTTGACCCGTTGGCCGGGGCTACCGACCCAATGGGCGGAGGCTTTGCTTCAATGACAGTACCTAGTGAATCAGGGGCGCCAGGAACTGAACCAGTTACCGACACTGTAAACGCAGACGATATGTCAGAACCGGGCACAAAACAACCATGGGGGACAGTGTGTCCTGTCTGTGGTTCAAAGGACGTTAGCATTGCTAACGGCGAAGGTGAGTGCCAGAGCTGTGGTACACAATTGAAATTCAAGCTGATGGTCGAGGCCGCTCCGAGCACCGATGATGCTGGCGGCGGAGACGAGGGTGCCGATGCTGGAGTGGATGACATGGGTGCAATGCCTGGTGGTGACATGGGCGCTGCACCAGCCATGCCTGCGGCTGGGGCACCAACAGACCCAATGATGATGCAAGCAAGTTGGACAAGTTCGCCGCTGGTATGGCAACGATTTGCTGCGGCTGGTCAAGGCGTTTCTGAAAAAGAAGCAACCAAAGCCAGACAAGCAATGAAACAATTACCAGTCGGACATGTTTGCCCTGGCTGTGGCGACCGTGAACAAATCGAGAAGATTCGAAATAAGACTATTTGTACTGCTTGCGGTACGGTGGCTGTTTCCAAGGTTGCGGCAGTAGAAGGACAGCCTAATCTGTTGTCCAATACCATCTACTGGATACTCGAATAAGGTTTGCCGCGAACCCATCGCGGCAAATTATTCCCTCTTAAGGGACTTTTTTAAGAATCTCGCTCACTTTCGTAGGTGAGCGAGATTCTTTTTCATAAGAAGCCAGATAGACGAAGTGTTGGCAAAAGCCGATACCCCACCCAAATCATAAATTAGGGAGCAAATCTGACTATGGCTACAACAAAACAAGAAGGAGGACTGGACGCACGCACCAAAGCGGTTCGCTTGGCAATGCTACAGGAATCCGACGCGGACGATTTTCGACAATGCGTTCGTGAAGTGCAAGCCAGCACAGGACTTTCCGCAGCGGAAGCTCGGATTGTTGCTGGAGCACTTAGAAGTGAAATGCTTCCCAAAGTTGCTGAATCTCTCGGACTAGAGGAGGATGACATTGCAGATTTTGCAAACAAACTTCCAGACGAAGAAGATGATGTAGACGGGGAGCAACCGACCACAGATTTCGCTGACGACAAGGTTGAAGACGAAGATGACTTCGTTGAAGAACCACAAGATGATACAGCCGCCATTCGAGGGGATGCTCTCGATATGGGTGGTGAAGACGCCATCGAAGACGACATGAGCGATGAAGACGACTTGGGTACAGAACAGACCCTTGAGATTCAGGTGCCTACGGGCAAGGTAGACGAGATTCAAGAAGCGATTCGTTCGATTCTTGGAGACGATGCTTTTGGCCTTGGCGGAGATTCTGAATTCAATTTCGAAGATGACGAAGAGGGAGATTTTGGAGATGAAAATTTCGAAGATAAACCTTGGGGAGACGACGACGATTTGAATTTAGAAGATGAAAACATTGGGGAAGAAGCCCCGAACATAGGAAAACAGGTGATTAGCATGTCCAACAAGCAAAAGGCTGGCCGTGAAGTCAGGGCTGCTGATGAGCAGGTGAAACCAAAAGACCGAGGTCTTGGAAGTGACACTAGCCACGGAGGCAAACCTTTCCAATATGCGGCAGATGCCCAATATCAGGGTGAAGACACACGACCTGGCATGACTCTTGAGGACAGTGCCGGCAATTCACTCCGCGACCAAAACCCGACTTTCGCAGATGCGACAGTCCCCGCCAAAAACCCCGAGAGACTTCAGTTGAAGAATTCGTACAAAACCTTCACATACGAAGGTGCCGATGGTGACATCGAGTACGACATGAGCAGCGAAGTTTTCGAAGTCCCCTCTGCTGGCGAAAAAGCCGGCGGCGAATTTGAAGTTCCGACTCAAATGACCAGTACTCTTGACCGCAAGACTACTGTGGCCACTTTGAACAGTAACGTCGAAAGAGTAGCTGGGGAAAAAGCAACCGACGACAGTGATTATGTCACTGCAAACAACGAAGAGCTTTATGTTACTTCTGACAATCGCACCGTAGGTCGCGATGAATTCGAAGAGCATGTCATTGACACCTTGGTGGCAAGTGGCATGACTGAGAAAGAAGTACTTGCAATGTCATTCGCAGAAGGGCTCGAGCTATACGGCAATATTGTCGAACAGCGCACTGCTGCAAGCAATGCAATGGGAGAAATTACCCGCGCACATGCCGAAAGGCAGGCTCGTATCAACAAACTGGCAGCCGACCTTACGGTCGAGATTACTGGTGGAACTGAAGAGCCAGATGGTACAGAAGAGACACTTGAGGAAGCCCTTAAGGAATCTCGAGAGGCCATGAGAGACACATTCATCCGCGAGGCTGAATTGTTCAAAAAGCGCGTTAAAGCCGCTTATGGCGTAACTACTCGACTCGTAATCGCTGGAATTATCAACGATAACGAGGTCGACAATCACGTAGACACTTGGCTCAAGGACAACCTGAGCGTGGGTGCCATGCTTAAGCAAGGCAACTTCATGCTGAGGGCTGCGTCCAAGACGACCGACCGAACCGTACAAAGTGGCAACAGTGGCAACACTCGAACTGCTGGAGTATCGGTAAACCCTGCCCTTGTAACACCGAATCTCGGTAGCACACAGGAGGTTAAGGACCGTCTCGCCAATCTTTTCACTGTTGGTGGTATCCCACGTAATGCATTTGATGCTTACAAAGATAACGACAACAACAGCAGGGACTTTTAAGCAAACAGGAGAAATAGCAATGGCAATTTACGAGCTTCAAAGCGTAGTCCACCTTCAATATGATAGCAAAGCCGACGCAAACGTCCAGAATCTCTGGCACGCAGGTCAGGTCCTCGCTATGGAATGGGCGGCTTCCGCTAATAACACAACACAAGGCTTGGTCCGCCTCGCAAACCGTGGTGACAGTTGGACAGGAAACTCGTCCGGTGTACTTGACAACCCCGGTACCGAGGTCCGAGCTAACATCGTAGGTCTTTCTGCCGACGACACGTCGAGAACTGGCAACACCGGCATTTATGTCGACCCAGTCGGTTCAACATTTGTCGGCACAGGTGTGGGTTCTGCCGCAACATTTACTGACAACACCAATGGCTTCTATTCAGCAGCCAAGCGTGCTCTCGGTGACTATCAGGACGAGCGCATCACCAATGTCACAAACTTGACTGACTCGAATTCCGGTTACGCCGGACCGAGACGAGAAGTCGCCGTTTATGCAACACCGTCTGCGCAGTTCATCGTGGATAACACAGCATTCGTGTCAGCACAAACAGCCACAACCAACGGTACGTATCTGGACCAATCTCTTGGTACAGCGTTCGCCCCTGGCGACATTCTTACAGTTGGAGCAGGCGTGTTTGCGAGCGTAAGTAACTTCGGTTGCTTGGTTCGACGCACAGCGGCTGCCGATGGTACTGCTATCGCCCGATTGGACGAGTACAACAGCACAAGCGGCCTGATGAAAATTACACTCTTGATGAGTCTGTAAACAGGGGTATAGGAGATAACTAATATGAGCAACATCCGAAACGTATATGGCATTGACGAGCAAAACGAAGAGTTTCTCGCAGCCGCTATGGACACCCCCGAAGGTCGCGTCGCACTTGCGCAGGCAATGGTTGAGCCCATCAAAACATCTTTGATGTACCAGGGCGTTGGCCGAAAACTGCTGATGGTTGACGAACTACCGCAGGGTGCCCTTCCTCGCTACGAGCGAGACATCGCAGTTAAGTCTTACGTAATGAGTAAGCGTGGCTCAGTTCCAACGTCTATCGTTGAAGCTGAAGAGTTGATGGTGCCGGTTCTTGAAATCGCTTGTAACCCAACCGTTAAACTCAACGAAATCCGTGCACGACGATTCTACATTGTAGACCGAGCACAGGTTCGTGCGAAGGACTCATTGCAACGACAAGAGGATGCAGAAGTCTTCCGTGTTATTAACGCGGCTGTACCTGCGGCACACAACATCACGGTTACTGGTTCACTCCAGCCCGAGAACATCAACCTCGCTCTGTCTCTCATTGAGGAACACGAGTTGATTGGTGCGAAGATTGTTGTGCACCCTCAGCGCTACAAGGACATCCGAACATGGGGTAAGGAATTCTATGATGAAGCGACAACTCGCGACATCTTGATGACCGGTCTCTTCGGCCACCTGTACTCTGCAGACATCCACGTCAGCACAATCGTTCCAAAGAACGCTGTCTACGTACTGGCACCTGCCGCCTTCGTTGGCGCGATGCCTGTTCGCCAGGACATCACCGTTCTTCCGAGCGACGACCCTCGACGACTCCGCCTCGGCTGGGTCATCTTCGAGGAACTTGGCTTCGCCGTTATCAACGACTACGCCACCGCTCGAATCATCGTTAGCTAAGGTTAACGCTGAAAGACTTACAAGCCCCGCCATCGGCGGGGCTTGTTTGTTTGTACAAGGTCATGCAGGTATAAAGATATTCAGAAAATGGAAAGAGACTACGTCAACACAATACGAGAAAATTGCATCAATTACATGCGTAGTTATCTAGGTCATGACATCAAGTAATATTCAGAGACGTCTTGACCCATGGCCGCCTCACACTTGTCAACAATCTGAACGATATAATCAGCGATACTCTTGTGCGCGACCGAAGGCAATTTAGACATTTCGCTTAACGTGTATGTCATTTCCTTAAATGACTCCATTCTGCGCTCATCCTGTGCCAATATTTGCTGACCAATTAGCACACCAAACATTTGAGGGTCTTGAACTCCAAAATCTTTACTGTGATATTTGATAGAGTGAATTGCACGGACTGCATGTAATGCATGCTCGAACTCTGTCAAACACCGAATCAAAGAAGTGTACAGGGCTGCCAATTCGCCAGTCATTTGAATTTCTCCAGACACCAATACAGGCAACAGACTGTATTGGACTGTTCTAATACACGCACTCATTTCTGCGTTTGGTTCAAATACCATATTGGATGGCATTTGGTCTGGCGACTCATTGAGTTGTTGTTGAATATTCGACGTGCTATTGTCGATTTTGCTCCGCTCAATTTCGTTAATATCGTCTGGAATACTGGCCTTGCGGAATCGTCTCATTGTAGCGTCAATAGATACTTGAGTTTATTCATTGCAGCAAGCATCTCATCCCTAAGATTTAGTAAGTCTGAATCAGACTGCTCGAATACGTTGTTGAACTCTATCAGATATTCAATGCAGTGACCTATGAATTCGATAGGTTCAACATTGACAGAAAGCGATATGTTCAATTTGTCTTCGCGGATTCTGCCTTGGGATTTGCCTAAATACACTTCAACAAACTCATCAACAAGTTCATCTAGTGCCTCATAGGTTTTTCCAAACGCTTCGTGTTGCGCGAAACTTTGGGTCTGCCAGTGGAACACGCGAATTTGTTGTTGAATCGTGATTAGATTTCCAATTAGCTGACTCATAGTATATTGTTAGTCATGAATTCAGCTATGTCCTTTTATTGGAGAATAAGTTCTTAATAGCTTGTTAGCCTTCGGTAGTGCTTGTGTGTGTGGTCTGAACATTGGGCAAAAATATAATCTTGCCTGATTGTGGGTCAAATTCTGGCATCTCGCTTTCTTCCAATCCAAATGGGTCTACATAATATGCTTTGAAACCATCTGTCAGCTTTTTCTCAAAAAACTGTTTGGCGCGGTCTACATCATATTCATCACCGATGTTAAACTCAAATAAAGTGTCTCTACTCTCATTCAATTCGCGCATAATCAGCCTACTGGTCACCTGTATGGATTCCATACATATTATAGCATAAGTTGGCGCCAATCAGATGCAAACATAGCCCCAAGTAACCCAGCGGTATTCCACGCGTCCCAGTCTGCACTGTGCTCTTGGCCCTCCCATACTAGCCCGAAAGCCTCTACAGCGCGTCGAAGACCTATATTTTTGTAGCTATTAAACGCCAACTTTGTTAACGTTGCAACATCAATACACTCGTCAGACAGAAACATTTCGCAGTTTGCAAATTCGCATTCCTTTTTTACACATGCCCAGTCGTCTCCGTACACAGCAGTAGCGTACTGCTTCATACCCATATTTGTCATACGAGCAGCAGTGGTTGCAAGCGACTGGCCACGGCGGAGAAGTGCCGGTGTAATACCAGTCAGGTCTGTACAATACGCACTGATGGTAGAGTTCTCTGGCTTGACGTACAATGCATCACGACCAGAGCGCTCGCCTGTTTTTGGGTTCAAAAAACACCATCCAATTTGAATGATTTCAGGAAACATTCCATCTGGAGATGGCCCGTCCCAGCAAGTGAGTTCTAGGTCGAATACCAGCATTTTATCGGCACGACGAATCATTTTATTAAGATACCAGAAGGTGCGACAACAATGCAACCCTAAATAAAAAAACAGAGCTTATACTCGAGGCAATACAACATGGCAAACACTCTTTATGACAAAGGACGCGAAGCATTTCTAGCCGGCGATGCTGACTGGGATGCCAACACTATTAAGGTGAGCTTATTAAGCTCTTCTTACTCTTTTTCTCAAGCACATGACTTTTTTAACGACATTACTGGCGTTGTGGCCACGTCATCTGCACTTGCAAGCAAGACGGTAACTGACGGGGTAGCCGATGCTGCGGATATTACTTTTTCTGCTGTTAGCGGTTCTCAAGTTACTCAATTTATCATATGGGCAGATACTGGAACTCCAAGTACTAGTCGACTGCTGGTGTATTTTGATTCTGCAACCAACTTGCCGGTGACACCAAATGGTGGCGACATTACTATTCAGTGGTCAAACGGCTCAGATAAAATCTTCAAACTTTAAGGTGAAACATATGGCAGACTATAGTAATTGGACAATGGAGCAAATTTTAGAGCTTAAGCGCAGCAAAGAGATTGAGGCGCAGGCATTGCGTGAAGAGATTCGCGCGCTTGCTCGAGCAGAAGAAAGAATTGTAAGATACGAGGAACTAAGGCGTCGTATGGGAGACACGGTTACACCCGAAGACCTTGAAATGCTCTCGGAAATAATCAACACTCCTTCTGGACAAAGCGTCAGCGTTGATGGTGTTGGCTCCTCTGAGTCAATTGGAGAACCAGGTAAGGATTAAAGCATGTTAGCTATTCATGCGGACACATTGGTAGAAACTGGTGGTGTACGGTATTACACAATCACAGGCGGTGATTACGAAGATACCGACTTAGTAGAGGTGTATCGAGAAGGCGATGAACAAAAAACATCAATTGGTGCTTTTCATGCACACTATATTGTACACGGATATCACATCGGAGAAACACCAACAGACTAAAGAGAGAGCAATATGGCTAGAGTTTCAGTAGAGCACAGATTTACGGGAACCACGGGTCCAATTGATAGTTTATCTGCTCCAACAGTTAGTGTTACAAATATTGGTGTAACGGGTGCTACCACTTATGGATATAGGGTTTCTGCCATTAATAGTGTCGGTGAAACCCTCGCTTCTAGTACAGTTACCACAACTACAGGTAACGCTGCTTTAACTGGCTCGAACTTTAACCGCATCTCTTGGACACGTGTTCTCGGGGCAACCGGATACAAAGTTTATGGCAGAACTGCCAGTAGTGAGTTGCTGATGGCGACTCTTACTACTGCTAATCATTATGATGACACAGGCGCTGTCTCCCCTTCTGGTGCTTTACCCTCCACAAACACTACTGGTTATTCGTCAACGCGCACATCTATTGGCACTTTAATGAAACAGCAGACTGGTTCTGCTGATATTGACAAGTGGATTGGGCCGATGCCTGTTGGCATCAGCCGTCCGATGGAGGGCAGTACGGCTATTCCTGGTATTATGCCCCACGTCATTCGTTGGAGTACGGATATTGACTGGTTGTTTTTGGTTGATAATGCCGCCGCCACCACGAGCCGAAGAATTATTTTCTATGTCTATAACCGCGCAACCAATGTATTGGCATGGGAGGGGTTTATCACTGTCACTCACCCGTCTCTCACGAACGCCACGGTTCGTGGATTTAAGATGACATATGATACCTATACCACTGGTACTGCCAGTGCATCTGGTACATCAGTTACCGGAAGTGGAACAGCTTGGTCTGCCAACCGTATTGCTGTTGGTAGTCGTATAGGTTTTGGTTCGACAGACCCCAATTTTATCACTCGATGGTATGAAATTTCCGCAATTGGTAGCGACACGGGTATTACTCTTGCCGCTGCGGTGGATGCAACTGTTGCTGCAAACACCCCTTATGTAATTGAGGAGTTACGTGCTGTCATGGCACAAACAAACAGCACTGCTGCCTCTGGCGGACTTTTTGTTGCAAAAGGCTTAAGACCAGAGTTATTCATTACTTCTGGCACAACAATTGCCGCAGCAACCACTACTGACAGCCAACGCGCTTGTTATTGGCTTGCAGATGCGGCATCTGTTCTTAACCAAACTTCTCTTGGATTAGCACTTCAAGCAAAAACATCATACACAGACCAAAATGTGTATGTGTTAGATGGGACTACTTCTTGTAGGGTTTATGTTTATAACATTCGCGCCGCGCTGTCGGGTTTGGCGTCAGGAAAATCAACATCTGCTATTAGATATTGGACAGGTACGCAGACCTTAACAGGTACTGCAAGTCAGGTGAATAATGCAAGGTTAGCAACTCTGAACCACGGACCTGGTGCTGGTGTTGAATGTTTGTATTTTAGCACAACCACACGTATTTATAGGGCTAGATTAACAGATATTGTTAACTTGTCTACTGTGTGGGTAGCCGACTGCATGGTTGAAATTCCACCTGGCAGCACGAACACGACTGCTTCTGCCAGCGTTATGAACACACCAGACTACATTGACAATCTTGATAGATTGATTATTTCTAGTACAGGCGGTACTGCATCAAGACATTATGTAACTAGATATCAAACCAATGTAGAACAGTTCGATTTGATTTGGGGAGTTGATACTAGACAGCTTGACTCAACACTGGCCGATGTCAACGCGCCCATTTTGCCAGGTAACATCTTAGCTACCCCATTTACATTTTGGACTGAAAGTGGTTTAACATATATTGCTAGAGTGGGCGCTGCTACCACCTCAAACCATGTCTATGTGGTGCCATTCGGCGCTCACTGGGGGTTGCAAACCAACCAAAGAGTAATTACTCCAGAAATTAGCACACCAAACTGTGTATCATATCATAGAGCGTGCATGTCTTTTGTTAGAAAAGTAGGTGCTGATAAGTTTTCAGTATCACCCGAATCTATCAAAATGTATTATAGAACTAATGGTATCACTGATAATACTGGTACATGGTATGAGTTGGATGATTATGCAAGTTTATCAGGTGTAGCCCCCAGTTCAAGCATTCAGTTTATGTTTGAATTCAAAACTATTGGTACTTTTTGTTTACCAGGAAGGCTTTTGGATTGCGAGGTTATGTACGAAACGGAAGATACTCTTCCATCTCATCTTCAATGGAATTTTGCAGATTCTAATAACTCAAATGGAACGATTGGTTTTATTCAAAAATCAACCTATGGTAGTGTTCCAAATTTGCAAATTGACTACTATCGAGCAGATAATGACATTAATCTTCTAACACAAGCCAGCACAGGTACCACAAATGGTACTTTTGAATATTGGACAGGAGCGGCATGGGCGGCTGGTTTGGGTTCTGATGCGGTTGGACAAAGACGTAGATTCGTTCCGTCTGCCGGACTGCCAGCAAGCACAAATGTTTACGCGAAAATACAGGTGATTTAATGAGCAAGGTGGTAGTAGAATCGTTATTCAATACCGCATCTAGAGTGCCTATTAACACCATAGGCACTCCATCTGGTGTAGTTGTCACAAACGTTGGCACTACTGGTGGCACAACATATGGTTATCGTATTTCTGCGGTTAATAACGCAGGTGAAACACTCGCGTCTTCAAGCACAGCCACCGCTACTGGCAATGCGGCTTTAACGACATCTAACTTTAATCGCATCACTTGGAATAGGGTGGTGGAGGCTTCATCTTATAAAATTTACGGACGAACCAATGGTGCCGAATTATATATGACTTCCACCACTGGACTTCATTTTGATGACACAGGTGCTATTTCTCCGTCAGGCGCTCTTCCCGGTTCTGATACCTCAGAATACGATTCAACAAAAGTGTCTATAGGCACAGCAATGAAATATGTTGCAGACGGAGGCATTGGTCCTTGGCCTGTCGCCATATCGCGTCCAGGCGAAACAAGCACGGTAGTTCCGGTTAACATGGTGCATGCAGTGACTTGGAGTGGAGACATCGACTGGATTTTTGCGGCCGATGCTGCTTCCGCCGCTGCTACTCGCAGAGTTGTAATGTACGAATTCAACAAACGAACTGGTATTTTAATCTGGAAAGGATTTATTACGCTTACGTATCCGCCTAACACTAACCACACCATTCGAGGAATAGCCGCAGGATATGATGTTTACACCACAGGTAGCGTGGCAGTTTCGGGTACTGCAGTTACTGGCACTGGTACTACGTGGTTAGCCGACAGATTAGCGGTAGGTTCTCGTATAGGCTTTGGCTCGACAGACCCATCTCAAATCACTCGATGGTATGAAATTTCCGCAATTGGTAGTGACACAAGTATTACTCTTGCTGTGACAGTGGATGCAACTATTTCCGCTGGCTCTGCATATTGTATCGAAGACCTACGTATTTATACCGCAACCACTAATGCCACTGCCGCAAATGGAGGGCTGTTTGTGGCAAAAGGCTTAAGAGCAGAAATTTTTTCATTTGCGGGCACAACAATCACCAACGCAGTGTCGACAGACAATATCCGAGCGGTGATGTGGCTTGCTGATGCCTCAGTCGTAACTAACACTACCGCTTGTGGTGCGGTGCTGGTGGGAAAGAGTAGTTGGACATCCCAATTTTTATATGTGTTGAATGGTGGCGGTACTACAACAGCTAGATTTTTCAAGTACAACGTTCGAGCAGCATTAACTTTGGCTAGTGGAAAAGACACGACATCATTAAACTTGCAAACTGGAAACCAAGCAGTCAGTAACAACTTGCAACAATTAGGCAGCACTGTTATAGCTACAACATCTCACGGTCCAGGAAGTGGTGCAGAGTGTATTTATTTCACAACTACGACCAGGGTACATCGTGCAGCAACCAGTGGTATTACAGCAGCAAGTACAACATTTATAAACGACAACATGACCGAGGTGCCACCAGGTGGCACAAACACATATGCCGCTACAAATGCGCTACAGGGCATAGACTATATTCCTGGTATTGACAGGTTCGCTATATACACCACCAACACAGGCTCCACAAGACATTATGTTACTCAATATCAAACGGGCGGCAGTAACTACGATAGCATTTTTTGCGTAGATACCAAGCAAGTTGACCAGACATTAGCGAATCCAGAAATAGCACCACCATCCATTGTGAATAATACAACATCGGGTCTTACTGTTACATCTTTTTCGCTCTACAATACGACCTATTTGATTAGAGGAAGTGCTACTGCTAATATTTGCTGGTTGCACGCTTGTAATTTTGGTTCAGATTACACATTCTCAAGCATTACAGGCAATGACCAGTCTATTATAACTCCAGAAATGACATGCACTGATAATGTCATGTTTTATCGCGTTTATGTAAACTATTTGCGAACACATGGTTCGGACAGGTATAATCATTATCCAGTAGAACCATATAAAATTTGGTATCGTACATCTGGTATTTCTGACAACAGTGGTGGTTGGACCGTTGTTCCAACTGGTGGTGTTTTAACTGCGGTTACTCCCACTTCATCAATACAATTTAGAATCAGATTCAAAACTATTGGCACTCACTCGTTGCCAACTAGAATTTATAATGTATGTGTAGTGTACGAAAATTCTATAGATATTCCGGCACATCTAAAATGGAACTTCAATGATACGAATAATTCGAGCGGAAACGTCGGTTTTATTCAATGTTGTTATTATGGAAGTGTGCCAAATTTACAAATCGACTATTATCGGTCAGATACTGATGCCAATGTGTTGTCTCAAGCAAGCACGAGCAGTACAAATGGTGTTTTTGAGTATTGGGATGGCAGTACGTGGACATCTGGTTTGGGAACTGATACAATAGATATTAGACGAAGGTTTCGACCAACTGCGTCCCTGCCATCAGGTGTTAATTTATATACGAGGCTAAAGGTAATCTAATGGCTAAAATTGCAGTTGAACACGTATTTGGAAGCGAGACAGTGCCGCTCGTGGCATTAGAAGAACCATCAGGTGTTTCGGTGGCTAATTTTGGCACACCTGGCGCTACAACATATACGTACTATGTTTCGGCTTACAATGCCAGAGGAGAAACCCTCACCACAACCGCAGTTACAACCACGGGTAACTCAACTCTTTCATCGACAAATTTCAATCGCATTACATGGAACAAAGTGTGGGGCGCAACTGGATACTATGTTTATAACGCAACTGGTGCATGGGCTCCAACATCCAACCTACATCTTGATGATACTGGCACAAGTAGCACAGCTAGAAGCCAACAGATAGAAAACACTACAGGATACAATCCACTGTATACCTCTATTGGCACGCTGATGTATCAATCGGGAGGTTCCATTGGACCGATGCCAGTAAAAGTTGCGCGACCAATGCAGGAATCAACAGCGTTTCAGTGTGCGTTTCCTGCTGTTATACCGTGGAGTCCAACAGTCGATTGGATATTCTTAATCGAGGGTTCCGCCGCTGCGCCCACACGGCGTGTCATGTTATATGAGTTTAACAGAGGCACAGATGCCTTTACCTGGAAAGGCTTTATTACGGTTACATTTCCACCAAACACCAACCATACTGTTCGTGGTTTTTCGATGGCTTACGATGTGTACACCACTGGGACAGTAAGTGTGTCAGGCACAGCAGTTACTGGTACTGGTACTACATGGACAACAGACCGATTAGCTGCTGGAAGTAGAATAGGTTTTGGTTCAACTGACCCAAATCAAATTAGTACATGGTATGAAATTTCAGCCATTGGAAGCAACACCAGCATCACTTTAACCGGCAGTGCTGGAACAATTAATGCAAATTCAGTATATTGTATCGAGGAATTGAGGGCAGTGGTTGCAACGACTAACGTAACAGCTACTAACGGTGGACTGTTTGTTGCCAAAGGATTGAAATATGAAAATTTTGTATCTGGTGGAACAACAATTTCTGCTGCAACAACTACAGACAATATCCGAGCCGTATATTGGCTCGCAGATGCTGGCAGTGTGACAAATACTGTCGCCTGTGGTAATGCGCTTGATGACAAAGAAAGTTGGTTGACTCAATATTGTTATGTCATAGATACAGTCGCCACCCCAAAAGTTTATAGATACAACATTCGTGCATCTTTGTCTGGATTGGCGTCAGGGAAGTCCACATCAGCATTTACATTTGTTACAGGTACTCAATCTGTAACAGGAACAACATCACAGCAAAATAACGGCGAACTTATTACAGCCAATCATGGACCCGGTAAAGATAATAAATGTTTGTATTTTGTTACTACTACACGAATTTATAGAGCAGATTTAGCTAATGTTGTAAACGCAAGTACGGTTTGGATATCTGATTGTGCTGTTGAAATTCCACCAGGTGGAACGACTACTTTTCCAGCTACTTCTGCTATGGCTTATGTTGAGCATGCAGATTTTATAGATTCGTTTATTGTCTACACAACTGGAGCAACATCATTTAGAAGTTATTTCACGAACTACAGCACCAATGTTGCTCCTTTGAACTCTATTATTGGTTATGATTCAAAACAACTAGACCAATCAACAGCAGATGTGAACTCTGCACCACACCCTTCGATTGGTGTCTCTCAGTTGATATCTTGGAATGAGGAAGGAATGCACTATGTATTAAGACAAAATTCATCCTCAACATTAAACCAATTATATGCAGTGCCTCTTTCTGCTTGCTACACATATGGATGGGGAAGCGGATATGAACAATACGTTGTGACACCAGCATTGCCAACTCCAAATGGAGCAACTTTATACAGAGCGTATGTTAACAATTTACTTGCGCATGGAGGAAGTGACGCCTTTGCCATATTACCAGAGAGTATACGAACTTGGTATCGAATCGAGGGAATCTCAGACAACACGGGCACGTGGTATTTGTTGCCAGACAACGGTAGTTTGGCCGGTGTTGAGACTGGTAAAGACATTCAATTTAGATTGGATTTTAAGGTTATTGGCGGATATCAGTTGCCATCAAAAGCATATTCAGTCTGTGTCGTTTATGAAACAGACACAGATATTCCATCGCATTTGCAGTGGAATGTTGGAGATTCAAGTTCTTCTACTGGTATTGTTGGATTTATTCAAAAAGGCACATACGGCAGTGTTCCCAATTTGCAAATTTCTTATTATCGCACAGACACAGACGAGCTTGTTTTAACACAGGCCAGTACAGGAAGTACTTACGGCACATTTGAGTACTGGAACGGCTCTATATGGACTTCTGGTCTTGGAACTGACACTAACGGACTACGCCGAAGGTTCAACCCAACCATAGGTGTATTGACCGGAATTAACGTATATTGTAAATTGAAAGTGGTGTAATTCACTGGGAAAATAAATGGCAGATGGAGTTCAGCTAGGCGGAGGACCACTGCTTCTGGCCCCATCAATCACACTTGCGTTTAACGGTACGGTCACCAGCCCCGATGGCGCAGATACTATTGTTGGAACCGGGAGTCAGTCTGGAATTTCAGGAATCGTAACGATTCCTGAAGAATCGTTTAACATTGCTGGTGGTTCTGGAACCATATCGTTTCAGCCAGTATTTAGCAGTGGTTCAATCGTTCTAACCGGCATTGGAAGTGCAAACCAAACCATCACTCACACGAGTTTGGCCTCTGCTGCGGCCTATGGTACGCACACGTTGTCAGCAACTGCGACTATCACTCATACAAGTTTGCCATCTGCTGCGGCTTACGGTACTCACACGCTGGTTGCTGGAGCAGTGACTATCACTCATACGAGTTTGGGAACAAGCGCTGCTTATGGTACGCATACGTTGGTTCGTGGAGCAGTGACTATAACTCATACGAGTTTGGGTACAAGCGCTGCTTATGGTACTCACACACTGGTTCGTGGAGCAGTGACTATAACTCATACGAGTTTGCCATCTGCTGCTGCTTATAGTACACATACGTTGGTTGCTGGAGCAGTGACTATCACTCATACGAGTTTGGGAACAAGCGCTGCTTATGGTACGCATACGTTGGTTCGTGGAGCAGTGACTATAACTCATACGAGTTTGGGTACAAGCGCTGCTTATGGTAC